ATGAAAAATGGTGGTCCGATATCGGCAAAGAAAATGAACTAACAGAAGATGATGGTGAAGAATCATGACAAAAGATAAGCTAAGAAAAAGAATGTCAAGGGTTGAAGCTACTCCGCTTCAGGCAAAAGTTGATCCCTTAAACAATAACAGAAGAGGTAAAAATCACGTTGACATGAGCACAGAAGAGGAGCTATCTCACGATGATTTCTTTGATTTCGAAAGGGATCTTGTTGACATCAAGTCATCCAGAAGCTTAGCTGCTGATGCTCCTGGCTCTCAATCCTTCTTTACTACAGACTCATACACTGGCAATACTTCGGCTGTAGATGAGAAGCCTCAGCCATCTTTTATTATGATGGAAGAGGCTGAAGAAGAAGAGGAACCTGTGCCTTCTTTCGGAATGATATTGGATGAGTTAGATAATGAAGAGACTAATAACGAAATTATAGATGAAGCGCTCGATGCTGCTCATCTCGTTGGCTTTGCGTTTGTCCGATGTGGGGCAACAAAAGGCAATGGAGAGAGGTGCAAAAGACAGGCTCCGAAAGGATTTTCAACCTGTTCTATAGGCGCTCACAGGAAGCAGGAAGCTTCTATTAATAAGGAGAGGATTGATGAAGACGGATGATACGACATATAAGACCTCTGACTTACCTTTAGCAGCGTACCTTTCTATGAGGGGTCTAGCACTCTTAAAGGCAACTAAAGGCAGTGACGGTAAATTTGAGTTTCAATTGGATGATCCTGAAGATGTAGCTGACATTCTCGCTGTCGAATATCTTAATAGTGACTGTAGTAAATTCGATTACCACGTTCGCAGAATTAAAAAGTTTCTATACAGCAAGTAAGGATAAACAATGGCAAACCCAAGATCATTAGCCGTACAAGGACAAGAAGTAACTCTTCAGGTTCAGTTCTACGACGCCAGCGGAGACGCTGTTGACGCCGACTCTACGCCTACGATTTCCGTAAGGAATACCGATGGCGAGGAGATTTTGGCAGCAACGTCTCGCGGTGTGCTTTCTGTTGACACTGGACTGTACGAGTATACTTATAGAGTTCCTGATGACGCAGAAGAAGGATCTTGGATGGACGATTGGACTGCCATCATTGATGAGGTAGAATTCGAGACCACACTATTCTTCTCAACCGTAGCACCAGAGGTGACTCTTTCTGCGGATGTAGGACCGGGCATTATCGCGATTGCAGATGATGTAGTTTTTGATTTTGCGGAAGCAGAAATCTATGGAATTAATGTGCTCCTCAAGTACCTCAAAGCAAGACTTAGATCAACAGGCTTAAGGCCGGTTCGTGATGAATTCGGAGCTTTCGTTAAGGATGCTTACGGTGAATTCATTACAGAAGAATGCAATGTTTTTGATGATGACACACTTGTGTGCTTCTTATGTCAAGCTCTATCAGAGTTTAATATGATTCCATTCTTCACAACCTACGGTTTTCATGACCAAATTATTCAGACCCTATTTTCTTCAGCCATCGTTGAAGGGGCATATATTTTTGCAATTGCATCACAGGCAATCATCGAGAAGGGTCGTGACTTTACAATTACTGATGGCGGAGTTAGCTACCAGCCTCCACAGTTGGGTGACTTCTTGCAGTCCCACTATGGCACTTGGCTTACCAGTTACAGAGAAAGACTGAAGTTTATGAAGAATAGCATCAGACCTGGGCCGCGCGGATTTGGAAGCTATTCCAACATGGCAAGTGGAGCACCTGCTTTCACAAGGCTCCGTCACCTAAGAGCAAGGAGGATTATCTAATGGATGCAATTATCGAATACTTAATTGCTAAGGGCGGGATTTGGGGCGTGCTACTTGCAGCTTCTCTTGCCTGGATCGTTTTCAGAGAAAGGGCATGGTCCTTGACCGGAAAGGACAAAACTAAGAGCGTTGATATCAACGATTCTCTTAAGAAGCTTTCTTCAAAGCATGAGCTAACTTATAGCAAAATTGAAGATATCGGCAGAGCTATGGATGATTTCAAAGATATCAACCGCAAACAGGCCAAAGCCGCACATGCCCTACAGGAAAAACTACAAGAAGTCAACGATGAAAGAGTTGATGAGCTTAAGGAAGTCTTGCAGGATTATAACAAAACAATGGCAGAACTTTCTCTTGGCATTGATAAGATGAATTTCATTCTTGACATGAAGCTAGGAGATTAACATGACCTTTGGAAAATCCTCTGATAAAAAAGAAATACAGAAGCTGCTTGATGAGTGCCTCAGCACCAAAGAATCATTTAGGAAAAGCCTAAAGAAACTTATTTCAAAAACAGAAGAGATGGGAAAAGAAAAGGAAATGAAACTTTCCCCTATTGACTCAGAACAAAAAGGAAAGCTTAAAGCATCAGTATGATTATCATCTACGCCAGCGAGAATACCGAAAAACTATATCTCTCGATTGAGAATTCTGTCAGATTGATCAAAGAGATCAAGGACGAACTTCGCACAAGAGACGTAGTAAAAGAGGTATGCAAAGAATATGGGTTCACTACCGATATCATTGATGGCGTTGTGATCAAATTTGATGACATCGAAACCTCTGCCGAAACTGTTAATGGGGAAATGGTATTGAATAATGAACTCATCAAAGAAGAATTTGATGTGCTCATGCGATACCCCGTCCATGAGCTTGTCCATGTCTTCCAGCATATGAGAAGAGAAGGTACGGGAGGAGATCCCTATGAAGGAGTTGAATACATTGACCGACCAGATGAGCAAGAAGCCTTCATCGCCCAAATCGAAGACGAAAAAGAATCAAGAGGCGAGGAAGCGGCTGAGGAATATGTGGATGAGTTGCTTACTTATCACAAAGTACCGGAACAAGAAAAGCCAGAAAAAAAAGAGATACTCTTAGGACTTAGTTAATGTTGTCAATTTCAGGAAAAACACCCGCAGAGGGTGAGAAGAATGTTGACCTCGACACCACAATCGAATTTTCTATTATCGATGATGGTACCGGGATTGACATATCTACGCTTATCGTTGAGGTCAACGGAGCCAGAGCATATGATGGCTCCGGGTTCGGCACTGGCTATGATGGAGCTTTTTCTGAAGTTACTCCTGATGGTGATGATTATACAGTAGTTATTGATCGCGAAGCTGATTTCCTTCAGAGTCTTGTTGTTGGAGTGCAGGTACAGGTTAAGAGTGTTGATGAAGATTACTTAAATGATCTGTGGGCATTTAAAACGGTCCTTGCGGAACCTCAGCTTACTGACAATTCTCCTTCACAGGATGAGGAGCTTGATCAGCCTCAGCTAATCCATTTAGAGTTCGAAGACCTTATTGACGGAGTCGATCTTACTTCGATTGATATCTCCATCAACGGCTTAGGCTACATCGTTAGCGGAACTATCCAGACAGAATGGAACGGTGCTCTGTCATCGATTTCCGCTACGGACGATGGAGTCATCGTTCGCATAGATCCTCTGGAGTCCCTGAAGAAGGGAGCCTACACGGTTCAATACTCGGTAGCTGATAGCAACTCCAATTTTCTCAATGGTGTTCTAGACTTCTCTGTTGTTAAGAATTTAACGCTTCCGTCTGATATAAAACAAATAGGCTTTACAGGTTTTTTCCAAGGAATTAAGAAGACATCAGATCTTGGTTGCGGAGATTCCATCCGAGTCGAATGGCACAACCCTATTGTTAGAAGCGTAAATTACGAATCCTTTCTTTTGCTTTATAAAAATGAGAGTAGGCTGTCCACATTTGATGGCGATCCCTCATACATCGCACCATCAACAGTCACTCAGGGTGACATCAGTGGGCTAATTCCAGGCGACACTATCTCTTACGGAGTTAGGGCCATGGAAGCAACGTTAGATGTGTGGGACCTTTCGGGCATGCAAGAAATGGATGATGGTCTTTACATCATCCCAGGTAGGGCATCTGTTAGTACAAGCGCAACAGAGACGGATCTTAGAATTGAAGTAGATTCCACAAGTGGCTGGCCCGAGTCTGGCCTCATTAAGATCGGAAATGAAGTGATGAGGTACACCTCAATCTTATCTGATTCGGATACGTTTGTAATTCATGATGACGGCAGGGGACTCTTTGGTTCAACGGCTGGCGTGTACGTTGAAGGAGATGAGGTTAGCCTCTTCGTGGCATGTCAGGATAATAACTCAGTCATCCTAATGGCTACACCGTCCTATCACGATGGTTACCAGTCAGGGAGAGAGATTAATTCAACGGGAATCATTGTTCCTGACTTCTCAGATAATGATAGTAAAGTTTTTCAGGGTTTTGATTTCTGCGGATATCACCATCCTCTGCCACAGCAAGTTCTTCAGAATGAGAAGTGCGGAAGCTATCTCGGCGGAGAGCATAATGGTTGGAGGGGTATGGACCTTTACGACAGAATGCTCAATAGGGAAGAAGTTCTTCTCGACCAGACTGGAGAGCCGATCATTCTATTGAGAAGGATTTGGGACGGAGAGAAGTGCTCTTGTGCCCACACAAGAAGAGACCATCCGAAGCTGAAGTCTTGTGCTGAATGTTTTGGAACAACTTATGTTGGTGGCTACAGTCAATTCCTTAATCAGAGAAGAGCCGACAAGAGGATTATGATGAGCTTCAAGGAAGCTCCAGAAGATTTGAAGCATGGCGATCATGAGCAGTTGCAACAAGAGTTCGAGCCAGGGGCTTGGACATTGCCGATGCCAGCAATTAAAGATAGAGATGTGCTTGTGAGATTTGACTTCACAGATGATATTGAATACATCTATGAAGTATTAGATTCATCAAGAGAGAAGATTTTGTACCGACATTTCGGAAGACAGAACCTTAAGCTCAAGAGAATGGACAAAACTGATATCCTATATACACTAATAAAGAGTGCTATTATAGACAACACATTGTTGCCCACAATTGAATAGGAGAGAATATGTGGATTAAAAATACTTCCGGCAAAAAAGATGCAATGCTTACCTTCGCGTTAATCGCGTTTATGGTGACGACTGCAAATGTCTTGCTTTCTACTATTGGCAGCTTTTCGGCTGGCGATTTTCAGATTAGCTTTGAGGCGTTAGATGCAGCCATTATGTCGACTTACCTTGGAATTGCATTCTCAGCATACGTTGGCAGAAGATGGACAGATAAGAAATACGTGGACGAACTTGGTTTGCCGAGCGATCTGCAAGAGCCTCATTATGACGAGGTTGAGCAGGAAGAGCATTACTCCCAGGGCGAGGAGCCACCGGAGCCACCACCAAGTCTGCTGTAGGGAATAAAATGAAATGGTTTAAAAAGTTAAGCGCCAGAGCAAAAGTAGTGCTTGGCGTTATCACTTCTATATTTGGTTTCATCTTTTTTGTTTTCGTTAGAGGCAAGCTTAATGCAAAAAGTAAACTTAAGCATGAGCTTGACAATGTAAGGCGCCAGACAGAGATGGTCAATCTCGAAGAAGATTTCGAAGAGAGGGAGCGCAAGCTTTCTTCTTTAAGACAGAAGGAAAAAGATCTAAGAAAGAAGATTAAAGAAGTAGAGGAAAGAGAGTATAAAGGAGAAGAGGTTTCCGTTGAGGAGATCGATGATTTCTTCAAAAGACGAGGTTTGATGTGAAAGAACTTAAATACTTAAAAATCGTTATCCCTCATCTTGATAAGGACATGCGTAAGCTCGCCCAGTTTTTAGCTGCCGGTAAGATTACTATTGATCTATACGAGTTAGAGTCTATGATTAACCCTGAGAAATTCGAATTCCCTGAAGAAGAAGTTGAAATGGTTGGAGTGGATCTGAATGAATAAGGCATTTAAGTTTATAGGAAAAGTTCTTTCGGTGATAGCGGTAGTTATGCTTGTAGCTTTTCCTGCGCATGCTGGTAAGAGATTGCCAGAGGGTACAGTCTTGGCAGAAGAGTCATACGTATTCACAGTTGATGAAGCCACTGAACTAATGCAGACCATCGAATCGTTGGAAGCAAAGGTAGCTCAGCAAGAAGAAACAATTGTGCTCCATAAGGAGCTTGATGAAGTAAACGAAGAACAAGAGGTCGAGCTTGAGGTTCTATTGGAGATCAGGCACGAACAGATTACAGCTTATGAAGAGTGGGTGGTCGCAGACGCCGCAAGGATTAAGGCACTTGAGAGGCAGAAGAGAATTACACAGTTGGAGAGGTGGGGTTTCCTCGCTATTGGTGTCGTAGTTACTGGTGGGGCCATAATCGTGGCAGACCGGTTAGATGATCGTGTGCTTGAAAACAACTAATTTCAGCATCCTGTATAGTGACAATATTAATTAGAGAGGCGTTCTATGGGTAAATCTAAATATCCATCACAATTAGATACTTCAGTAGAAATTCCTGCTGTAAGAGATAATATTCTTGAGGTCGGCTCCGAAGTTATCAACAGTCTGAGACATGCAATTTTTCAGATTGAGAGAACTCTCGGCGTTAACCCCCAAGGTGCGTCTGGAAATACCGTCACGAGCAGACTTGACAAGGTAGTCGATGGCAATGGAAACATTAAAAAAGAGGCTCTCACTCAGGCTAATGTGCTTGCAGGTCCAGTCACCGACGCTGATGTATCAAAAGTAGCTGCAATCCGAGAGACAAAGCTTAAGCTTGATTATCCAACTAAGCTTCTACAGTCTGAAATTTCCGTACTTGGTAATCAGATTGATGCATTAGTTTCTCAGCTTGAGGATATGAATTCGATACTTTCAGTACACGTACATCCTGATGCCAAGAATAGACACAAGGCTACTGCAATCTCTGTTGAGACCAGCACGATCTCCACAAGCTCAGAGGCAACTGCCGAGCTTGATGGTACAGATGTGCAAGCAGTCCTTAGCTCACTATATGATGGACATATAAATTACGATGGCTCCGACATCACAGAAACAAATAGGTCTCACGAGGCTATGCAGATTTTCTTTGATGATACAAACGTCTCGGCACTTGTGCCGGCAGACAACGCACAGGATGCCATTGAGGGAGCTATCAACGCAGCTACACTGTCCCAGATTAATCATCAGGACTTGTACCACGCCAATGGTTTCCATAGAGTTTCAAAGATTTACTCTGCTGATGACAGCACGGTAGGGACTCCAGTTATATCAGAAGAGACGATTACGTTCGCCAAAAATGTTGGCGATTCCGATCCGACATTCTTAGTTACATTTTCATCACCATATGAGGAGTCAGAGCTTACTGTGGAGAATGGTGATGTTCTTACCATTCTTGACGAGAATGATGACGACAGCCTAATTAATGGTGACTACCAGATTTATAAAGTTTCAAGAGATGGAGATGGTTACGTAGAGTCTGTGAATGTATTTGGAACATCAACCGAGAACTCTTCGGCAAGTGTCGTAGGAACAGTAAGGAAAGCATTTAGAAGAAAAACAAATCAGGCAGGGCTATTGGTTACCGCAAGGCAGTCCGCAGATTTAACATCCGCAAAGGTGTTGCAGGTCTGCGATCCAAATGCGGTCAGAGTTATCTCAAGATACATTCGCCCAGCAGAGATCACAGCATCCTCAAATACGTTATCAATCGAGGTTGACGAAACAGATACTTATGATTTCGAACTGCATGATTCTACAAAAACCAGACAATCTATTGATTCACTCATTGTGAAGTTTAATGAGAAAGCAGCAGAGGACAAGATTCCTTTGACAGCTTATCGTTTAGACCAAGAAGCAGGAGGTTCAGAACTCGTAATTGCTCATATTTATCCAGACGAATCGGATAACTTTAGAAGCCTCAAGTTAAGTCAAGGAAGTGATGACGGAATCACCGCTCTTGGATTTAGCCACATTGAGGATGTTAAAGTTGTTGCGGTTTATGGTTCGCCCTTTTCCATAAAGGGCAAAGACTATAATGGACTTGTTGAAAAGCTTGATACGACAGATCTTGTGTTCTTTGCTGGCCTCAGAACAGTAAGCGTCGGAGAAGGCTCAACTGATTTCGAGGAGATTGGAATTAGGGAGGGAGATGTTCTTCTAATCTCTGGGTCAGAAGAGGCCAACGATAATGGTGCATTTGTAATTGAAGCTGTTAATGCAACCGAGCTAACACTTGACAACGGACAACTTCCGTCAGGCTTTACGTCATCAAGTGGTGAGGACCTTAGGTTCCTTGTTTATAGCAACACTTTAAATATCGAATCCATTACTTTCAAAGAAGTAAGCGGTTCCTTTTCCTGTGCTCTTGTTGATGTCTTTATGGACGAAAACAGAAGCATCTTTGGTCAAACAGCAATTGAGTACGCTACAACTCTGAACGGCACAAATGCTTTATTCGAAATTGTAGATTACTCTGGAGAGCTTGACGGCCAAACCATTACTCTCAGTATTGAGAAGAATGATAGCGGAACAGGTGTGGACGTTTCTTTGGATGGCGGTGATGCGCTTCACGTACTTGGTAAGGATAACTATATCAAAGTATGTTCTGGAACTTACAGTGTTGAGTTCACATTGCTGATAGACGATGCGGATGAGGTTTACACTTGGATTGATACTAATTCTACAATCTCAACTTCTGTGTATACCTTTAAACAACTTGATACACATTCCAACCTTCATATCGCAAGAGTACCTTTCGGTAGCTTCTCTGGCCGAGTAATCGGTGGACCTGAAGGAACAGGAAGAATTACCTCCATTCTTGAAAAGGGTGGTCTTGGTGTTGATGATATCGCTACATCAGCGAAGTATGCATTAATCGAAAGGCCACTTGATGAATTGAGAAGCAATGGTGTGGTTAAGAATGTAGAGATTAGTGGAGTCGGATTAGACGATGGTAAATATCAATTTACCCTATCTGCTGGTGTATTCTATGTTGGCGGCTTAAGATATGATTACCCTGGCGGTTCATATATCACAGATCTTGACTCAGGAACTTACGATAAGATTTTCATCTTCGCAAACACAGACGGAAATATTTGCTTTGAAGCAGCATTGAGTGCTCCAGCTTGTACATCTCCTGCCAGTGACAGTGATGTTGTATCTCTTTACACCCTTGAGTATAGCAGTTCTACCACTTACGCTTATGATATGAGACTCTTCATTACAGACCTTGATCTCAAGGTGCTTAATGCGGTCATCGTAAGTAACCAGCCCGGTATGGGACACTTCACCGATCTTAGAAAAGCTTTAGATTACACAAGAAGATTTTCTCAGATTTTCCCGAAGGCAGGAACTCCATCTGTTCACTTCAAGTCTGGCACCTATGACATTACTACCACTCATGATTACGCCTCAGTAACTGGTGTTAGTTATATTAATTGGGTCATCAACTTTGATGGCGACGTAGGTTCTACCAGAAAAGATTATTACGATGCACTGTATGAGAATGGGCTTTTGGTAGACTTTCCTGTAACAATTACTGGAGAGGGCGATTCTACGATCTTCAAACTCAGAGATAGTTTTGAGTTTTCAGACGGAACCTTGATTGGAAGAGGTCCCTTTGTTTTTGTTGGAAGTGCTTTTGCTCAGACAACAAAGCCGATCACTGCTCCGACCAGCGGGTTCACATCAATTAAAGATATTCGATTTGAACAATCATCCATTGGCTTATTAGACTACAACATCTATGATCCAACAAGTGGTGACGCTCAGTTCTATGGTGTAGACATTGAAAGCTGCATTTTCGATCTTGGTGATGATACTGATGGTGATATCGATATTGATGTTACAAAGACGGCGATTCTTTTCGGAGAAGAAAGTGATACCTCCAATGAGAAGGGCAACCTTACAATTTCTAAGTGCAAATTCCTCAGAGGATTTATTAGGACTGGAGATTTTGGAGCCTCCTTCCCAACCAGAATGAACAACATTACTGTGATGGGATGCTCAATGTATGGAGAATTTGATGACGGTATGACTAAGGGTGATATATTCTCCTTAGACTCTGCTGACAGAGAAGAGGAACACAACATCTGCTTTGTCGGAAATCAGCACTTCTCTAACCAAAACACTTTGGCGAGTGGAAATGGACCTGACATGATTGATGCCAAGGGCGGAGATCGTTGGGGCGAAAGATTCAGCAGAGACGTTCACGTTGGTGCTGAGCTGGATGTAAAGGGAGCTATTGTAACGGAGACTTCAGTTGAGTCTCCGACATACACTTACGATGCCACAAAGACTTTTACACAGGTAATTACCTTTGAGCATGCAGTGAATGCTACCGGAGGACCCGCAAGCTATGCTACGAACAATGTAACTTATAGTTACGTTTTCAATGTATCAAATGGTTTATGGTGGAGAATGGATATTCCTACCGGCGACTCTGCCTATGTAAGAATTTTCCCTCCAAGTGGAGTTACCATTGAGGATATTATAATCGGTGTAAGTAGAGGTACCACGTCGGCAACTCAATATGATTGGACTGCCGAGATCCATACGCAAGCTCTGGATTCAAGTGGTACAGCATCAGTATGGGGATCATCAACCGTAACCTCAACAGAACAGGGGAGCGGTAATAAGCCAGTTATTGCCTCATTCACAGATATTAATTTAGCCGTCAACTCTGACGATAATCTTTACTGGTTAGAAATCCTACATGATCAGGCGAGCACAGAAGAAGTATATTGGATCAAGATTGTTTACGATGTCAGTAACCTTGAAGAAACCCTTGGATTGTCATAATGCCAAAATCTAATTACCCAGATAAAATAGACACATCGGTAGAGCTTCCGTTGGTTAGAGATAACATCACGGAGCTTAACTCCGAAGTTATTAATAGCATGATTCGTGCTATCATTCAAATTGAGAGAACCCTCGGTATTAACCCTCAGGGTTCAACTGGTAACACCGTTGCTACAAGAGTATCAAAGACTCTGGATGGCAATGGAAATATCAAGAAGGATGCCTTAACTCAGGCTAACGTATTGGCGGGACCAATATCTGATGCAGATGTTTCTAAGGTCGCAGCGATTAGGGAGTCTAAGCTTAAACTTGATTTTCCAACTAAATTACTTCAGGCAGAGGTATCCATTCTTGGAAATCAACTTGATGCTTTAATTCAACAGTTAGAACAGCTTAACTCTGAGTTCTCTGTTCACATTCATCCTGATGCAAAAAATCGACATACCGCTTTGGCTATCACAGTGGAGTCAGATATCGTTCAGGAAAGCTCTGTAGCTACCCTTGCCTTGGAAGATGGTACGGCTCAGGAAGCGTTTGAGAAAATCTACAATGCACACATCAACTACACCGGTGATAACATTTCCGAAACGAATACATCTCATCGTGCAGAACAGATATATTTCGATAAGGATGATGTCAGCGATGTAATTTTCGGAGATGACCTGCAAACTGCTATGGTAGATCTTGCTGGCTTGCAGTCCGCAGGAATCAGAAATTCTGCTTTGAACTTAAGTTCAAATGGCAGGGTCAGATCTGGTTCTTCAACCGATGGGTTTGCGGAGAACAGTCTTGGAAAACTACTTTTAGAATCGTCTTCCGTAACATATACCCAGGCAGGTGGGGCCTCAAGGACCACTTTTGCCCTGACCTCGCCGATAGAGCCAGAAGAGGCCGTAAGTGAATTTGATATCCTTACACTTTCTAACTCTACGACAGAGGCCGATAATAAGGAATACCAGATTGCATCCGTGACATTGTCCGGAGATAGCGTATCCTCAATAGATGTATATGGTGGCCCATTTGGCGACCCAGAAAGCGGCATTTCAATTACGATTAGTAAGCCTATCTATGGAGCTTACAATCGAAATGGTTTAAATTCTGTAGTCAGACCAAGAAACAACAGATCTAATACTCCTGATGTTGTCGTTGCAAATCCTGACGCAGCAACCATTATAACATCAGGAATCATCCCTGGACTAATTACATCAGATGTATCTTCTTTTGATCTAACTATAGATGACGGAAGTGCTTTAACAATTGAAGCTTACCATAGCGACGAAACGATTCAGACATTTGACACAATCGTGAATAGAATTAATGAGCAATTCGTAGATCAACACCTCCCTGTCTTGGCATTCAAGGCAAAGGTTGGTGCTTGTTATGAACTTGCCTTAACACATATGGTTCCTAACTTCGCAGGAGATGTAAAGAATAGGACCTTAATGGTGTCAGCAGCATCAACTACTGACGCCTCAGCAGAGCTTGGCTTTACAGACGTTTTAGATACAGAGTATCAGGGCGCAACAGGTAACAACGTTCATATCAATGGACACCTTCTATCTAATTTCGGAAAAATCATTATTCTTGACAGCACTGACGCAGAGCTTGTTCGGGGTTCATCTAACGTTGGATTATTCTCAGGAACCTTTGAGGCTCTCGGGGTAAGGGATGGAGACACACTTGTTGTCACAAATTCTGAAGACTCAACTGATGATGGGGCTTACAGGGTTAGAGAAGTTAATGGAGACACGGTTACCGTAGATTATGATGACGGCACATTCGATGGTGCAATGGGAGATACGTCTGCTGTTTATATCATCAGAAATGCCGCAGTCATTAATGAACTTACATTTACAGAATCAGTATCTGCAAATGGCTCAATCCTTTTCGATGTCTTCATGGATCAGGAAAAAGATGTCAATTACAAAAAGAGAATGGAAGTTGGTGGTGCATTGAGTTCAGGTTCATTCACTGCGGCAGTTGCGGATATATCAAGAGGGTTTATTATTGGCGGAGAGACTGGAGAGGTTGCAGTAGGAACCGATGGTTATGCATATGTGACAGGTCCAGACTCTCAGGTTGGAGAATCATTATTCGTTGGAGCAACAGGAACTTACAAGATTCGTTCTTCGGACACATTAGAATACATTTTGCTTGAGGTAAATGCTACAGGAAATCCATCTTCTCCAATCTCAGTAGATCTCTACGGCTTTGATGAAGTAGCCGATCATAACTACAGACTCAGCAGAGGACTGTTTGGAACATCTCTCGGCATTATCTTAGGAACTTCTTCTGATGTAGGTGTGCCAGTACTTAGAGACAAGAGAATCAGCGGAACAATGGATGACACCATCGTCGCAGAGCCTATGCTTGAAAAGTATATCGAAGGCCCAAGAAACGAATTAAGAGCTTCCGGTATCATATCAGGATTGGGTGTGAGCGCAGTGACCGATGGTGGCACATATTACACGTTCGATGTATCAGCCGGAGTAGCGGTAGTTAATGGTATCAGATACGAGTACCCAGGAGTTCTTGGGTTCAGGGTAGACTTTACAGACTCATTCTATGTCGCTCTTGATGATAGAGGATGCATAATTGCTGGAGAGGAAATTGGGAATCCGGGTGGTGCAGATACTGCTGCTGGACTTTCAAACGTATCTCCATTCCACACAAGGAACGTAGCTCACTTAGGGTATGTGGATTCATCAGATGACTCCCTAATTGATTTGAGGTTCTTTGTCAGCAGACTTGATTACAAGATGGCGAACCACATTGTCGTATCTTCTGAGCAGGATCACGGACACTTCACGACCCTGAATGATGCGGTTGATTATCTTAGAAGATTCACTGGAGTCTTCAACACCCTTGGAACACCGAAGATTTTAATCGGGCCAGGAGAGTTTGAGTTCTCATCTCAGATAGTGATTGACTACGATCTTCTTATCGAAGGTAGTGGGCCATCTACTGTTCTTAGAAAGGTATCAGGAAGCACTCTTGGAAATGGAAAAGTACCGAGCGGAAGCGACATCTTTATGAGCCGCGCCCTTTTCTTGGTAGGAACTGATGCGGAGACAGCTTCAAGTAGGATTGAAAGTGGAGTAACGTTTAGAGATTTCACATATGAATCTAATGGTTTAACTAATGTAGGAATTGTAATTGCAATTGCTCAGGACCTTGATGCGTCTCCAGATGCAGCATTCAGAGTTGAGAATATTAACTTCGAAGGACCAGACACAATGGATGGTTCCGTAGCTGATGCTTCAAAGATTGGAGAGTATGCGGTATACATGGGTCAACAAGATCCGACAACAGGTTCTCCGGATTCAAGCTTGAATATGGGTAACTTAATTTTCAGAGGAAATTATTTAAACAAGATGGGACTTGGCAATGGAGCAATTTACTTCACAGAGTCTTCATCATCAACATTTAAGGATGTCGTAGTTGTTGGAAACATTGGACAAGACTTATCTCCGAACGTAGGTAACACGTCAGTGACTATCTTAGAGGTTCCATCAACACCGACTTCCACAAGATTCGTAGAGACTGGAAACGCAGTCTCCGATTGATAGGAGATCGAATGAGTGAGAAGACACGAGAGCAATCTGCTGTTGATGTTATCTATGAGATGAAAAGTCTCGTTGAGAAGCTGGACAAGAAGTTAGACATTCTTGACGGAAACATCAAACTGTTGAACAATAAAGTTGTAAAGCTTCAAAAGACCGTGAACAACCTGACTTTGGCTCCTGCTCCCGCAGCAAAACCTAAGGCAGCATTGAAATCTCAGAAACCTGAGGAACCGAATATAATAAGGACTGGTAAGCGTTCTGATAAATATGTGACCGGACCTATTAGAACCTTTGGCAAGATTATGTCAAAGGGTAGGAAGCCCATTCCGGACGTACAAGTGGCGGTGTTCAACGAGCAGAACGAGGTTATCAAGACGAGGAAGACAGACTCCAAGGGGTATTGGGAGGTCAGATTGCCGGAAGGCAGATATGGTGTGCAGTATACACACAAGAAATTTAAGCCGATTAATATCACAATCGAGCTTGACAAAAGCATTACTGAATATGAGGTGAAATAATATGCTGGTATTGAGATTTAATTTACCACGGAATAGACGTGGAGAAGAGTTCGGGGATTTGATTAAAAATCTTGTAAATCATATTGATAGTGATTTGGGGTTTGAAGAGGTGAAGGTTATGGTGGATAGGGACACGGTAGAGATAACTACTAAACCTGACTCACATAGTGGAAAAGTAGAAGATGATCTTATCTCAGTTGAACTTATGGTATCGAGGAATATGGTTATTAATAACTCTACTATAGGTGAAGACGAAAGTTATCAGGCAATAAAGTCTGAACTGAAACGATTCATTAAAGAATAGCAGGTAGACAGCACATGGCAAATGATCTTCAAAATTTACCCGGAACAGGTTTAAATGGAGATCATAGGGTATACTCAAATTTCTTTAGCGATAACTATATCATACAACAGGTATGCATTGTTCAGCCAAAGAATTTGCTTATTGACGTGCTCAGAAGAAGATTTAAGCAGGACAATATCTACACCTACAGGACGGATGAATTTGGTTTTCCATTGACTCCTGACATGACAGGTGGAGATATTGATAGTGAAGATACCACTAAGATTGTCATCTCTGATGTATACAGATATGATGTAAAATTCTATCCTGCAATCACGGTGAAGACGGGTGGCGGATCCTACAAGGCTCTGTCTATGAACCAAAACGCAACCTTCAAGTATCGAAAGGATGTTGTAGAAAATGATTATGGGAAATTGGTCGAGATAAAGACTCCTACACATAGGGTATATGCCGGACTGTGGGATATGAGCTTCGACGTAACCATATACTCAGAAAGCCATACAGAGCTTGAAGAGCTTACAGAAATTGTATCGACTGAGCTTCAGTATGTATCGTGGAACGATCTTCGTGCCAATGGATTATTTATTCAGGGCACATCAATTTCCGCCGAAAACGCTGAGCCATATGCTAATGACTATGTGTACAGTCATACGGTTACATTAAAAACTCTGACTGAATGGAGAGCTGAAATTCCACTGGACAATGTAATCGAGAAGATAGTATTTTATTTCGATTCGACAAGGACTCCAATTCCACCGAACGCAACAGCAGAAGATGCGCAGCAACTTATGTTTGATGATGTTCTGGAAATAGTCTCGATAGAGATATAATTTAACCTACTAATATAAAAGAATTCAAATGAATCAGTCTGATCGAATATTTCGGAGGAATTAATCAATGCCTAATTTTCCAGGTCAAAGCGGATATCAAACCCCTAAAGTGATTGCAAGGGATAGAGTTGTATCCAGAGGTGTATCTATCCCTGGAGGTCTAAGGTTACCCTGCATCGTCGGTGAGGGTCTTAAAGAAGAAATCATAGTAGCATCTGCCGTTGGCGGTGGTGCTGATGGTAGTTCTGATTGCAGCCCTACAGGTTCAGGAGAAGGTAAATTCTTCGAGCTTGGAGTTGAAACTGTAGTTAGCGGTCGTACAGAGTTACGCCTTAATGGTACCTTACTATATGGTACCGAAGATGAAATCGATGCTAACGGTTTCAGCAAAGAATTTGACTATAGAGTTGACCCAGACACCGGTTGCCTTGAGTTACAAGGTGCATCTATTGGGGATCAGGACGGAAAGAGCTACTCAGCAAGCTCTCTCAGCACAGGTACAGGAGTTATCATCGATGGCACCTGCGGTACTTTTGATTTAGTATCAGTTGTTGACGATTCCGCTCCTGCCGAAAGATGGACTGTAAGATGCGTAAGCGTCATTAGAGATTCAAATGGCGACCCGGTACCGGGCAAAGCTAAGTTCACATTAACAGGCTCCCTTTCTGGTCAATTAAGAGACGAGAGTGGTGGCGCAATCCTGTTCGACAGTGATTACAAAACCGGTACAGCAGGCGCTGTTTCCGGAACTGACGACATTTGTGCTGACTCATTCATCGTAGCTGATAGCTCCGACTTTGAAGTTGGTTCTGCCGTGCTCAATGCCGGTGATGATTCTACTGGAACAACTGATACCTTCGAATTCCTTGGCGACTTGGTAACTCAGGGTCAGGCGCTTCCAGGTGATAGTCTCTGCATCGACGGTTACATTGGAATCGAAATCGATGAGATTGAATACGATACAAGCACAGGAATCACAACCCTCACACTTGAAACAGACTCTCTTTCGACTGGTGCCCTTGGTATCGATTGGGAGATTAGAGCAAATGATCTCTTTATTGATGACGACTCTGTAGCTCACAATGGCGTAACTGGAGCCCCAGCTACCGCAGGTGAGTTTGCCGCATCCGATATTGGAAAGGTTCTTATGATTTGCAGTGGAGATTCCGTTGGCAAATACGAGATTACCTCGATCACCTCTTCGAGAAGAATAAGGGTGGCACAATTTGGAGACCTAACGGCAGGCTTCCCAGCGATGGCTGATGATGACGCAGATGGACTTGCAGAAACAGGTCTAACATGGCATCTTCTTCAGGACAATGGAATCCTATTGTTCGCTATTGATGAAGGAACAGTACCTTATGCAGTCGGAGATAAATTCTTTATCGATGTAGACTCAAGGGTTCTTGCAGCAGGTGATGAACTTGAAGCAAGATATGTATCTACTCTCGATCTGAACGATCCTGAGTTCTTCACCAGTGCAAACGAATTGGTAGCCAAGCATGGAACACCAAGCTTAACTAACACAGTGTCTCTTGCCGCACAAATGGCATTTGAGAACGGTGCTCCAGGCGTCTGGGCAGTTCAAGCTGCACCGGCATTGCCTGCGAGAACATCCCAGACTCTTGTAGAGGAAAGGGATAGTAACGGCGACGGTGGATTTAACGCTTGCGGTGGAAATGCAGATGACTGCGAGATTGACGATCTTAAGTTCATCATCCCAAGACCTCTTGAGGGATTGAAGAATGCGAAACCAGATGGTGACACTCAGGTTAACATCTTCGTGGTCAGAGACGACGAAGAGACTCAGATTTTCCCGAACAAAGTTTCCTTCTACAACTCACAGTTTGATAGTTCAGTAGGACAGAACACTTTCATTACAAGTTCTGACTATACTTTCTCTTACACAGTTGTTAACACTGATACAGAGATTATCGCACAAGGTTATGACGGCGCTCTAACCTCCGCAGACGGAACATTCTCTACTGATGAGGTAGATTTTGATGCCGAGCATGTAGGTGCAATCATTGTTGTCCAGGCAGTTGAAGATGTTGACGGAGTTGTTTACACAACCGCAGACGACATCAGCACATATCTCTTTGGAAACACAAGCACAGGCGTAGAGCTTATCGTTAAGTCAATCGAGGACGACAACACAGTTGATGTTCTTGGTAACGATGATGACGAAACAGCAATTATCGCTAACGGTTATGACATTCAGTTCTTTATCAAGGACGAAAGTGACACAACCAATACCAGCGCAGCACTGATGCTACACAAGGACCTTGTAGATAGTGGAACCCTACAGGATGGCGACGGTCTTAGGATCTCTTACATCGATGAACTCGATGCAGACTTCTACGATGTCAACTGGTTCGAGGCTCTTGAGTCTCTCGAAGCAATTGATTGCCAGATTGTTGTTCCTGTTCCAACACAGAATAAGAGTGGAATCTTCAGAGCCACAGTAAATCACGTAGAGACAATGTCTTCTATCGCGATTCAGAAAGAAAGAGTTGCTCTCATTGGTGCGATGCAGGGTGTTACTGCTGACGCATTGATTGGTAACGAAGAAGTTGCAGTCGAGGACATCGGAGTTCTTGAAGGAATCCAGGGCGACGACGCCGAAGAGGTTCTTGATGGAAACACCGAAGACTTGGTGAACTACAAGTTAAGCGATAACTTCACGACTAAAAGAGCTATGTACTTCTGGCCTGACAGGATTGTCAGAAATGTTGCAGGAACAAATACCTACATCGATGGATTCTACATTGGTGCAGCAGCAGCCGGTTGGTTCTCTTCACAGCAGAACGTCGCGATTCCTTTGACTAACAAAGAACTTTCAGGATTCTCTATCCTTAGAGATAAGAAGCTTAAGCCACTCACCATGAATCAACTTGGTGGTGTCGGAGCAACTATTTTGCAGCCTATCACAGGCGGCGGAAAAGTGATCAATGGAAGAACCACAAGTCAGTCCGGATTTATTGAAGATGAGGAAATTTCCATAATCTTTATTAGAGACAGAGTAAAGGAAGTTCTGAGACAAGGTCTCCAGAGTTTCATTGGTACGGTTGAGGACGTAAACACACAGGGTGTTATAACTTCCAGGGTTGTAGGTTTGCTTAGCGCACTTGCAACACAAGGACTTATCAGCAGCTTCGAGAATGTCAGAGTAGAAAGAGATAAGGTTGACCCAAGGCAGTGGAACGTGTTCCTCAGATTTGCTCCGGTCTTCCCAATCAACTTCGTCTTCATCGACATCGAAGTTGGCGTTAGCTAAGGAGAATATAAATGGCTACATATCCAAAATCAGGTAGCATTCTTGACAGCACCGTACATACCTCACTATCAACTCAGATAGTGATCATGGTTAACAATGAACCTGTAGGTGCGGTACAGTCTTTACAGATTGAGCAGAACAGACAGACTGTCCGCGTAGGCGAAGTTGGTTTCGATGGCACAATCGAGATCGTCCCGAATGCCAAAACTGAAATCACACTTCAGATCGAAAGAATCGTTTATGATGGCTTGAGCATTACGGAGTCCTTTTCAAGAGGCTTCCAGAATATTCAGGCTCAGAGGATCCCATTCGACATTGTAGTAATCGATCAGTTCAGCGGAACCGGTAACGATGCTACTATCACAACATTCGTTAATTGTTGGTTTGAATCATTGAGCAAGCCATACAGGGCTGAGCAATATATCATTACTGAGAACTGCCGTGTCGCTGTAGAAACAATTCATACACTCAGAGGCGGAGAAGCAGTTGCGCTCAGTCAGGGTGTAGGTGGCGGTAGGCAGCTTGCCGGTACACAGTTTGATGACATTGAGCTTGCGGCTGACTCTGGTTCCAGAAGAGGTTCTCTCGACTTCCCAGGTCTAATCTCCGCATCCTTCTAAATACAATCAATAACTAATTCAGTTTAAAAAGCGATACCTTAATTGGTATCGTTTTTTATCTGTCTTAATGGTAAAATGTAAACTGAACTATCTTATGCATAAGGAGTTGTGATGAGTAAAAAAGTTGGGTCTGACCACCCTATGGCTGGCGGCAGAAGAAGAGGGCGTGGAGCCAAAGATGAAGCACCCGAAGAAGAGGAGTTAGCTCCCGCTAACCTTACTGGTGCTACCGCCAAGATGCAAGAGCTTATGGACTCCGAGTCTGTAGGTAATAAACCTCTAAAGGATTTCAAGCCAAGAGAATTGATGGACCTGAAAGATTTGGTCTTCTTGGGAAGGAATACTGCCGAAGTTGAGATTGGCGGATATAAGTTTAAAATTGCCACACTGACAAACTCTGAGAAAAGAGTTGTGATCAGAGAGCTTGCGAGCCGTGGAAAAGAAATGGCATCTTATGTTCAGGCATGCACGTTGGCTATGTCCATACAGAGTATCAACGATGTCCCATTGAAAGATATCTATGAAGGGGGCGAAGACAGGGAGTATACAGATTACGAGAACTGCCTTCTTTATGTTGACACATGGCAATCAATACTTGTCAACAAACTGTTCCTTGAATATGAGAAGTTAAACTCCGGGTCTGAAGGGATATTTTCCGATGATCCCGAAGGTGAGGACAAACTAAAAAAATAACGCAGGAGTCCGTAAGCAGGCTCCGCTTTAAACTATGCAAGATGTGGCAATGCACTGTTGACGATCCTGTGTTCGAAAATATTAATGGGGCTCAGTGGCGCTGGTATGCTCACATGATAGCTGCGGAAGAAGAAGAGACATTTAAGGGACAACTTGACTTGGTCGAATACCTCGCATCCTTTACGAATGCTGATGGTGTGCGCAAAGTCAGAGACTACAGAGAAAGAAAAGAGAACCCACACCTTGATGAAGAACTTAAGGATGCTGTTGAGAGTGGCGACTACAAGGAGAATCCATTACTTAAGGCTCTACAGAAGATCAGAGAAAATGCTAATTTAACTGATAATGATGTAGAAAGTATGAGGCCCGCTAAAGTCAGAAGAGTTAAGGCTCCGATTGACTTAGATGAGTTGGCTAAAAAAACAAGGATTTGATTCTAAATGAGTATTGACGGAACAAGAGCGGGGTTCGAAGGGGTAGCTGCTGCTGCCGGTCGCACCGAAGATGCAATAACACAACTGACAGAGTCTATGGTTACTGGTGGTAGGCAGTTCGAACTTATGCTCGGTGCTGCAAACTCAATGGTCGATGGGTTTGCCTCTGTTGGAACCGCAATTCAGGGAATTACTAATGGCGTGCCTGGGCTTGAGCTTCTTGGTGGTGTAATTGGTTACGGCAGTAATGCTATGGATGCTCTTGCTAAAAGTGTCACTGCCCTTATGGATACATATTATCAAGGGATGGGAGCCTTAGACGCTCTGAGTGCTGGACACAGAGCTCTCTATGGCGACATCTATGATGTAGGTACTCAATTCGGCAAAACTTTTGATGAGGCTCGTAGGTACGGTCAAAACATTAAGATGGTCGCAGCATCAATTATTGGTGCTGATTTTGGTTGGCTCAAGGAGGAAAACCTTGTCGAGACTGCCAAGGCTCTTGCCGGTAACAGGGTAAGCCTTGATAGATTTGGAGATTCAATCATTTCTTCTGCTGGAAAAATGGATCTTTTAACCGCAGCAACACTACAGGCTGGAGCTTCTGGTCTTGAGACGGCAGACTATTTCCAAACACTTTCTCAGGCTATGATTCGACAGGGTCTTGAATCGCAAGAAGCAATGGAACAGTTGGCTGGGTTCAAGGATACAGCGGAAGCAACAGGTCTCTCTGTCAAATCAATCTCCGATGCACTTTCGAACCTTGGAAATACATTTTCTAAGATTGGACTCGCAGCAGACTTCGGCCGACCACTGGTAAAGAGCTTTGGTGATACGATTAGCGACATGGGGCTCGGTATTGAAAATGCAACTGAGCTTGCAGCAACTCTTTCAAACTCATTAGGAGCATTAGCTACCGATTACTCAACCATGTATGTGACTGCTCAAAGAGGAAATCTCGGAAGCATGATGGGTGGTGGAGCATTGGGCGCAGGCATTCAATTCCAAGCTCAGTTACTTGAAGCTGAAGGTGACCCGCAAGCACAAGCCAAACTCGGTGGAGAAATGGCGACAGCACTGAGGGATACGATTGCCTCATTTGCTGGTGGAGATATCACTACGGTCCAAGAGGCTGCATCTAATCCTGCACTCGAAGCTCAGTTCTATACTCAGCAGAGAATGTTGCAGCAGATGTACAACTTAGATGACCAAACAGCAATCAGAACATTAGACCTTCTTGATAGAATGGGCAAGGCAACCGAGTCTGGAAACTCAGACCTTGCACAAAGTCTTGGCGAAGACCTAACAGATATGATCACTAAGAATGATGAGACAATGGATCTACAGGAAAAGGCAAACGCCTTCCTATCCGGTTTACTCTCAGAGGCTATGTCCACTAACGAAGCTCTTTTCTTTATTGGAAGAGAGACGCTGGGCGAAGCTGCCCTTTCAGAGATGAATGACGGTATGCGCGGGGGCCTTGATAAATTGCAAGAGGTTATGGGTGAGCATAGATCTGCTGCTGAAGATTCAATCAAAGCTGCAAGGAATGGGGACAATTCCCTTAAGGATCATATCAGTTCTATTTTCGGAGAAGCCTTCGGAACATCTGATGATCCAAAAGATGGAAAGGAAAATCCTTTAGGTGGAATCTCCAAGTATGATGAAATGATGTCGAATATTGATGCAATGATTCAAGATAATATTCTGACCAATTCTGCGGTTAGACAATTTATGAGTTTGGTCGGAGGAAACACTGCGACCGTAGATGCATCACCAAGTACAGGCCCAGGAACCGCTGGCGCCAAAGCAAACTAAGGGGATACAATGGCAAAAAGAAATGTAATGCGATTTATCGTGCCGGTGGATTTGGATAGCCTTAGTTCATTCAACGTCTCAGCACGAGCAGTTATACCATTCTATGTAAACCCTGAGAACATTCAGATTCAGGATACAAAGCTGATTCAGAAGACACTAACGAAAGGTGGCTTTTCTGTTCAGTATTGGGGAGAGGACTTGTCCACCATGAGTGTCAGTGGCACAACTGGATCAGGCGGTATCGAGGCTGCTTATTTGTTAAGAGACGTATATAGGCACGAGCAAATTCAAATGAATGGAATTATACTGGAGCGGATTAAGGAGGCTCAGATAGCCGCAGTCGCTGCATCAGCCAATGCAGAAGCATCTCCGGATACAGCTTACAATCTCATTGACCAATTAACTGGTGGAGCGGTGTCTCAAGTTGTTGATGGATTCAACTCTGTTATCGATGCAGTAAGCAACTCTTATTCGACAGAGGATCCTTCAATCGAAAAGATATACTTAACCCCAACAGCGGCAGCATTTGCTACATCTATTGACCTTTACTTTGGTGGAGAAAGGTATAGAGGTTACTTCGAAAACTTTTCTATTACAGAGAATGCTCAGTCTCCTGGTATAATAAACTATCAGTTCAGCTTTGTCATCACACGTAGGTGGGGTACAAGAAAGAACTATATGCCATGGCACAGAAGTCCCAGAGATATTGCTGGTAAACCTGTGCCTGCATCACCACCATCACAAGGTGCTGCTGTCGAAGAACTTTCTTTTCAAACAAGAGCAACTCAGCAAAGTCTAACTAACCCAGACCTTAGAAGCGAAAAAGATTCGCTTAACGAATTTGTTTCAGATGAAATTGTTCCCGAAGTAAACGCAGTACCGATCAACAGATCGGACAGTACTAAATGAGTTTCAACTTATCATTAAACAAAAGCATCGAGAATATTCTAACGGGAGCCCTATCTGGAAAGTATCCAGTAGTGGGTCGAGGTTTGCGTATTGATCTCGGTGAGTCTGCCGTAACCGCGACACAACCTGCATCAAGAAACATCGTAGTGCAAGAGCCTCAGGCATCTATCATTATAAAGAAGAAAGAGTTCTCGAACTTCAAACACCTTAATGATTTGCAGTGGCTTGACAGAACAGAGAAAATGTATCTCCGCACAGTCAAAGCTCTCTTTGCATATAAGTGTGCTCAGATTAGAGCCTATGAAGCATTGACAAAATTTGAACAAGTTTTCGCCACAGATCACGAGGTCCCTCTTGAGATTTTCTCAGACATCCTCAGCACTGCCAAGTTCTTTGAGACCACAGACCCTAATGCTTTCATCACGAATTTCGAAGCAGCAACCCTATTTCAGAATGCCCTCACCAACTCGTTTCCTGCTAAGGAATATAACGACGTTAGAGATGATATCCTTAAGATCGCAAAGCGAGGAGCCTTCCAGTCTTCACTTCCATTTACGACTTGGATTGTAGACCCTGACAATATTGAGAATTTTGGCACCGGGCCGGGAACTGGATCAATGGAACTTGGCACATTCACCAACTTCTCCACCTCCTGTGACCTTAATGCATCACCATCGAGTGCTTCTGTTTATATGGAAGACCCATATAGGATCACACACATAACCGAATCAGAGATTGAACTTGCGATTGAAGAGGCGCTCTATGGTACCCTTGGAATCATCAATGAGATCGGAATGGGTACGATTGATTTAGCAACTTTTGATGCCAAAAGTGTTGTGGGTGCTGCGTTTGAAATAGCCGGAGGTCCGCTGGATACTGGCATCGACACAGACTACATTAGAAATCAGTTAAGATATAATTACATGGGCAAACCATTCATCAATGCTGGCGATGCTATCAGCGTATTCATTAGAGGAAATAAAACTCTTCAGGATTATGATGATGGGCACCTCTTTAATGAAGATTTGCTTGCTATCGATGAAACGATTCTTGAGGCGGAGAGGTACCTCTACACCGATAAGAAGATTAGCTTTGAGGATTACAAAAAGATTCGTTCTCTTCAAGAGAACTCTTTAGCTATGCAGCAGGTATATGGTGGAGTTGTTCTTAAAACCTCTCGCTCATTCTCCAGTGGATTCTGGTCTCTCAGCTTGGAATGCGAAGACAACATGAAGTGGCTTGACTGGTCACGCTTTATGATTGAGCCTGCTCTACAGGATCCGCAGGGAATCCTCGAAGATCCATTAACTCCATATGAGATTAGGACAGACGCATTAGGAATTCCTCTTGTTGGAGAGGGGCCTAAGCTTATTGATGAAAACGTTGAGCTTCTAAACTCTGGGCTATTGGCTTATGATTCAGGCATCTTCAATGGGCAGTATGCCACAGAGACTAACCTGCTGCAAGGGCAATATAACCAGACCGGTTCTGCATCTGGAACTAAGATTATGCAGCACGCTAATGGCTTTGTATATAGATGGAAGACCGGCATTATCACAGCTACCGCAGGAGCACTACTTAGAGATCCTTTGAATGAAAAAGATATCACCCTTAAAATGTTGAATCAGACATATGGCCTGTCTGTAGCAGAAGATGTGCTTAACAATCTTGATGTTGCAAACGTGCTCAGCTTGCTCATTGTTGGGCAACCATACAATGTAGAGTCCTTTATGGAGCAAGCATATCAAGCTCATAACATCAGCAAAGCTACGTCTGCGTCTTCACTGTCCCCGACCGATCCATTAACTTCAGTTATCGATGTCATTAAAAGGCAGAACATTCGAATCGGTGGCTTCCGACCATACAGAATGATTACCTTGAGTCAAAGCTCTCTTGAGGAGACAGCTACGTCTAACCTTATTAGAGGAGAACTCAATGAAAAAATTAAGCTCCTTAGGCAGAGGAAGATCGAACTCTCCACACTAATTGGAAGACTTAGAACTTCTGACTCTGAAGGTAACGCTGTTTTTATCAGGACAATGAACGAAGAACTTCAGGCTGTGCAGTTGGGTATTCAAGAACAAATCAAAATTGCAAACTCTACTACACTTGATACAGCGGATCTTCTAACATCCAATTTCAACCTTCTTGGAAGGAATCGTGTGTTGCCACTGACTGGTAACTTCTCTGCGGATTATAATATCACCAGAGCGATGATGATTGTTGGTGCAAGAAGAAGAATTGAAGACGTAAGGCTTAACCGTGACGACAACCTTTTCATTGTATCGGATCAGTACGAAGAGAACACAGACATCAGAGCTTACATCCTGAAACTCAGAGATTCAAATTACAGAATCTTCGATGGCAACTTCATCTCAATTCTTGAGAAGTGCCAACATGCAACCAAGTTCATTAACTTTGAATTCTTCTGCAACCCGCAGGGGCATCTTGAGTTCCGTCCGCCACAGTGGAACAGGACTCCTCTATCTGTGCTTGAAAGATTATTCCAGATGAGCGAAGAGGAAGGCAGAACTGTCATTCCCCCATTCCTTACTCAAATGTTTGAGGATCGTTCATCCTCATTGAGAAGAGAAGTCCACGGACATAATATACAGATTGTGCTCCTTTCGCTGCTGCTTGGCAGGTACCCTGATAGTTCTTTGATCCCTAACTTCAGAGACCCATCTCTTGTGACTATTTGGAAAAGAGGTAATGAGGCTATCACCAGAGCATACCTTAGATTCTTTGGTGTTAACCCTGAAGGTTTAGCATCCGGTGGAGATAAAAAGACTCTGCTTAGGGCAGGCTTCACAGCAACGGTGCTTGGCGATCTCGTCAACACAGGCAATCAGTTAATTGGAGATGGACTATCTGTAAGCTTCGGAACCGGAGAAGATGGCGATACCATCAACGCAGATACTTCAACAATCCTCGGCATCTTTGATCCTATTTTTCAAGAAGAGAAGAACCTTGTAAATAACTTACTCACAACCTCAATGAACGTTGAGGGTATTCCTGCCATTGAGTATGCTACGGCTGCTGGGCTGAATGCGGTAAGAGATGAGTTCAGAAAGGTAGGCGGATTCGATGCAGCCTCGGGAATCATTGGCAACACCCAGAGATTCTCTGAGAAAGATTTTGTCTTCTTTGCGGGGCATGATGAGGGCCGAAGGGCTGGGCTAATTGAGATGTATCTCGATGAATTAGCGTCTACAATATCCAGCAGAGATAGGCTCGTAACAATCCTCGTCAGAAACGAGGAGAAAGCTACTGAGCTTGATGAGATTAACTCCATTCTTTCTGGTGAGTTTACAGAGGCTACAGGTGGTGATGATGGTGAGTTCGAAACTCCCATCTCGGACTTCATTGAGGGTAACATCATTGAACCGCTTGAAAAGACAGCCACAGCCATCAAGACAATTAAGGATATCTTTACTGGAGAGGCAACAAAGAACTCATTGTTCGACCATCTCGTTGAGGATGATACAAGAAACCTTGTTGGCCCAGGCTCAGGAAGAAGATTCATCATTGAGGACCATGACATTAGATCATGCACATTCACCGAGACACCTCCAGAATTCAATCGAATTGATGTTGTTGGCGATGCACCATTAGGACTTGGTTCGGCTTTGCAGTCAGAGTTTGAAGACAAATACTTCTGGGCAGGAGCTACTGATTTTGATTCGTGGAGACAGTTCGGTTACATAAGTGGTGGAACAAAACAGCTTCCATTCGCAAGTGATCCTGAGCTTCAGTGTAGACCTTATGCGATTATGGAATTGCAACTTCAGAGAACCCAGATCAATAGGGGGGTAGTCACAGTAAACGGAAACGAATTCTATGCTCCGGGTGATGTTGTATTCATCAGAGATCAAGGCATGCTTTATTATGTCACGAGTGTATCGCATAGCTTTGCTTTTGGCGGCGCCTTTGAGACGCAGTTAAATCTTGAGAACGGACATGCCCCAGGTATCTATCTTCCAAGCCCAATTGATATCATCGGACAGGAGCTTACAAAGAACTTCCTTGAAGACGGCGCAATGCTTGTATACAGAAACCAAGATGGTGATGATTCATACAGAGCACTACAGCCAGACAGCAATCTTCTTTTCCCAGCAGGATTACAAGTTGAGGCTCCGGATAAAAATGTCAGCACTTTCCTTGATTACAAAAACAATCAGGTAAAATACACAAACATGATGATCGATCTTAATACGATCACGGTTGGAAATAGAATGATTCTCCTCAGAGCTTTCGTAAAGGGAGATGCAGATGTTGCTGATGTAACAAAGAGACTTCAGGTTGTAAGACACCTCTTGGAGAATCCAATGCAAATCAGCCAGACAAATGGTGCTGGCGGAGATGATCTTTTTGACCTGAATGTGAATCTGAATGTAAATGTTGGTAGCTCCAAAGAGCTTAACACGATGATTCTTCCTAACGGTCTTGCGGCATCTCCAGTTCCATCTGATAGGATTCTTGAGCAAATAGTTTATCTTGACGGAACGGAAACTACTGAGTTCTTATGCCTGAACTCTCAGCTATTAACTGGGGCTACACTTAAGGATAATATTAAAGCTCAGATTGATAAGCTATCTGTTGATGCAGGCAACTATGCAGCAGTCTTTCCTAAAGGTGGACCCAAACAGAGTAGTTGGTTAGACCTTAGAGATGACTTAACAAACATTACGCGTATTATTGAAGTTGGAGTATTAGATGTGCAAGCTGCTATCGAAGATGCTTCCTCCGAATCTGGAGTATCTGTAAACGTAGACCTTGGATTGTAACACATGTTTTCTGATTTAATTTTTGAGGCAATAATTGTCGACATAAATAGAGCTACAGGACACTGTACTTTAAACCCTACAACTGCAAATGAGAATGATACCGTTCCATCAGTTAAGCTTCCACACTTTGCAGGTGCTGGAAACGCAGGACTATTTGTGGGGCTAAGCATCGGCACAAGAGTTGTTGCGGCATATACCTCTGGCAGAAGCAGAGAGTCCGCAGTAATTCTGAACACTCTTCCGAAGGCAGAGCTATATCCAGATTCTTTTTCAGTCAATAACGGAAAAGGTGTTCGAGTTGGCACACAACCTTACCCAGATATAAAGGAACATTCTACTGTTCTGCGAGGAAATCGCGGAGCAGAGATTGCGCTTCATGATAACGGAGACATCTCCCAGACAATCGCAGGTGGTGGAGGTACGTTCCTCAGAAATAATGGAATGAGAACTTCGTACACTACAGTGTCTGAGGCTATATCAGAATACTCTCAGGCAGGCAGAAGCATCTCTGGTGCAGCGAATAGAATTAGTCCAACAGTGAGGGCTCAGTCTCAGAAGGAAGGTCTTGCAGAGATTCCTTTATTTGCAGATACATTTTTCGCACAGCTTGCAGAGCCAAAGGGGTTCTTCCATGGTAGCCCTGCAAGATTACAGACTCTTGGCACATCACTCAGGAACCCTGAGATGTCAGAACATAGACACGTCATTAATGAGTTCAGTACGGACAGCATGTTCACAGGATTTGTAGATGAAGTATCTCGACTGCAAGGCAACTTATCACTATTCACATATAGTGATGCGTTCCAAAGAAACAGGGAACCTGCGAACTCTTTACATATGGCGGAGCACGAACTTGTAGAGATCATTGGCGGAAACCTAATCGATATTCACGGCAAAGTTCTTGACATTAACTATCGCGAATTGAACTACGGTGGTCCAGAGAATAAGGTACCCACTAAGCAAGTAGAGCAGTCATTTGATAGAGCGAGGAGAATTTCTCGTAGAGGTGTTGGATACCATTTCCAGTTGGCAACCAACTCTCGCAAAACTGACCCAAGCGCCTATGAAACAAATTTTGCTTTTGATGTAGATAAAGAAGGTGTATTCAAGTTGACTGTTCCAAGGTCAACTAACACAGGAAACATTCCATTCACATCATCAGCAGACTACACTGCCCCTGGAGACAACGTAAATGTCTCTCTTGCCCAGGAATCTTCCAGCGAGAGGATCCCTGTCATGTTGAGGGATAAGAATGGCGTTCCGTTAATCCCTGCTGGCCTCGAAGAATCCGAAGAAGGCAGAGGTACTGGAGTTAGGTTTTCCAATTCAAGGAAGAGTCCTTACTTCCCAGCACAAAGTGACACTGGAGTTGCAACCAGCCTTAGAGTTAACACGACAAGATACCATAATATGTATGCTGCTTGCGAAAGGCTCTTCGGAACCACAGTGCAGAAGGTATATATTCCGGAAGAGTTTACAAATAACTATGGCATCGGACAGGGCAACGCAACTGGTCAGCCATTCGAGGTACTGGTTCCGTTAGAAGATCAAGAAGGCGAAACCAATGACTCTCCTATCGCGGCAATCTTGGATATCGCAGAGTATCTTTCAGATCCTAAGAAGCTCATCGAAGTTATTATCGAAGGAAGCAACTATGATGGATATCCTAAGTTCATGTCTACTGTGGGTGTTGGTCCCGAGCAGCCTGCAATTTATCCAGGTGGAGATACAGTTGTTGCTGGAAATATTTTTGAGGATGATACTTTAAATCCACCATTCTCCAATCTTTTTGAGCTTGAGCTTGATGGTGATAACTTTGAAACAGAGATTGTTGATGAAGGTGGAAATCCGGCAGTGGACGCTGGCGGTAGATCGGCCAATCTAAACTTCATGGGTCTGGTTGAGATGTCAATTGGCGCAGATAATTTTGATAAGAAGAGCTTAGTGCTTGACACTGAAGGCTCAGTAGTATCTTGGATTGGAAAGGATAAGAACAATAGAAGCATCATTACACAGACGGATGGAGGAGTCTTTGTTAATATTGGTGGTACATATAGCGGACAGGATACAACTGCTCCGCAGATGAACCCAGGAAGATTCTCTATGAGAGTTAATCTAACTGACAAAGGTTTCGTCGATTCTCAGTATGATAGTAGTGCAGTTGAAGATGATGAGAACAAGAACCCTATGGGCAACTCAGATGTGATGATTGATATCAGCGAAGCTGGCATTGTTATTGCGGGTATGAATCCAGGCATTCCAATGGTCATTAGAAACTCTGGACAAATTCTTATTGAAAGCTCAGCCTCCCTAACTCTTAAGGGCAACAGGGTTGAAGCAGTCGGACCAGATGGTAAGGCGATTAACCTCTTAACAACGAAAAATGGATAACAGTTAGATGGCATCATTTGTAGAAGCATTCGTTCCCCCATTCTCATTCGATGAGTGCGTACAGTACGTCCTCGAATGTGAGGGCAAACCTTCGTCTGAAACCGGTGCTGGAGATCTTGATGTTATTTTTCCAGAGTTCCTCGGAGACTGGCTTCCACTTGCTGGAGGCTCCATCGTCAGGTTCGATCAATCTAATTGGGGCTTGTCTGCCGATGAGAAGGTAGATTCTCTTGTCGGAAAGAGGCTGGCAGACCTTGGCGATCTGCAACTCAAGAATACACTCGATTCATTAAATGAATTCAGGATGACGCTGAATCGACTCCTTTTCAAGATGAGGGAGTTCAAGGTTCTTGAGTCCGGTGCTTCATCTAAGCCGCCAAAATTATTCTTCTCTTACTACCAGGGTGATGATGCTCTCCTTGATGACGAGAAGTCAAGTTCAAGCATTACGAGGATGTGTAAGTTCAAGCACATCCCCTACACTGCATTTAATATTGCTCTATCCTTGGTGGTACCAGCAGAAGAAGAGGATGACGATTTTGGAAACGTCGTGGGAGCTTCAGGAAAGACCTTCCGTGAGTTGCTTAAGGCATCCGAAAAACCAAAGGAAAGCGACATCATTGATCTCGTCCTTGAGATGTTCGCTGTTTTCAATATCAATGAGGACGACATTGTAAAGTCCAGAGGACCAGCAACAGAGGGCGGGTACTATACCATCTTTGATGAGAAGCTTTACATTAAAATGCCTGACATAACCGGACGAGACTCCGCAGGCTACTACTCTGACATCTTTGACAAAGATTCTCACTTCTACATTGAGGCATCGAAAGGAAGAAGGAGCTACGGTAGGGGAGAATTCCCACTGATTGCTCTGCCCATCCTTGCAACGGTAGATGATGCCTCTGTGCCTTTGCCTGACACTGGCGACGTAGAAATTACTATCGATACCGCAACAGATGCTAAAGACATTAAGAATGCATATTTATCTATCCTGTCCGTAGGTCAGACTGTTGAATCTTCAAAGAGGACGGTCAGATTCTACTCTGATAGCTTAGAAGTATTTTCCATTCCGATGCTTACCATCAATGATTACTTCAAGAACAGAGAGCCTACTATCGAATATGATCTGTCAACTAAGACGGATGATATCGAGTTCTACATCAAGCCTGAAGAGGGTGGTATTAGTGTTGGTTCAGATAAAGAGAGTGCCGAAGAGACAGGCGTTCCGTATCTCGGCGGAGAATATTCTGCCGAGAGTTTCTTTGGTGAAAAGAATAGGGCAGAGATTGTCCTGACAGACTCAGAGAGCCCGGAAGCTGTAAACAAAAATGACAGAAGGTTCTTCTCTCCAAAAGCATACGGAGCGGTGCCTGTACTTGCAGGTGTTAGACCAAGAGTGCATCAGACAGTTCCAACAAAATGGATAGAGATGAATAGGGCAGAAGAAGGAGACGACGAAGATAAAGTTAGACTCCTTTTTGATCATTCGAAATTTGATGTGGTTAACTTCGATGCACTCAGCAATGAAGCATCTTTCGCCCTCTACTTGGAAGACGGCAATGGTCAAATCATTAAGGCTGCGGGTGAGAACATTACAATCTCTACTGGTCTGCCAACGGTTACAAAGGTTTCTCCTGACGGATATAAGGGATCAGATGAGATCCTCGCCACATTAAAAGGAACTATCCTTCGCTTCTCTGGCGAGGGATTAACGAATGCAATTGGCATCAACGTTACGATCAAAGGAACTGATTCAGTTACCACTACATTGTTCTCCGATCCTGCACTGGTCTACACTGGAAGTTCCACGCTTTCAACATTAGAGTGCAGCGCTCAGTTATCCTACATTGGTTTGGAACCTGGGCAGGAATACGAACTTTCGCTTCTTAGTATCTCTGGGGAAAGTGGGAATGGTAATTGCGTCTACGTGAATACAGCAGAGGGTGAAGAGCAGATCAGTAAGTCTAAAGAGCTTGCCAAGTTCAGGATCGATGAGTTCTCAGTTAGACGATTCAAATCAGGATATGTGAGTGAAATCCCTGTTCTCACAGAGACAAGCGCAGTCTTGCAATTAAAATCAAAGCAGAGATTGTTCACGGGAAATCTTGATATCTTTGCATACATTGGAATTACAGACAAAGATGTAGCTACCGCTATTGGTGGCGATGATGTGCTTGAGGTATCAGCAGTTGGCAAGACATTCTACGTTCCTCATAACTTAGAGTATGAATTTTCAGCATCAGCAAGCGCCGATTTCTCAAGAAAATTCTTTAACGCAAGAGCTGACCTATCAATTCCTGGTTCCAGATATCAAAACTATAACCTTTTCCCATTGCTCAATGCACCGATTGGTTCTGCGATTATCTTTTACAACAAAAGGATCATAGAAGATGCTCCGACAGGAGTTGTTACCCCAGAAGATGGGGACTATGCAATTACATGGCTCGGGCATAATGATGGAAGAAAGCCATTCGTGCTTGGACCGACGGTTCTTGGTTTGGTTGCGGAGCAACCCGGTGGAGAAGGACTCACTTCTACATTCACAATTGAAGAGAAAGATGCGGAGATTAAAAAATCATTTGGCGGAGCAACTCCTGACGTTGGAAGCATTTCAATGTTCCAGAACCTTACGAAGCTTGGCATCGTATTCTCATGCTCAAAAGGTTCAAACCTCAGAAGGCAACTTACGTTCTATATTGGGAAAACAAAACTGTCTGGACTTTCTGAAAAAATTAAAGATCTTGGTGGTGGCAGATTCCTTGCTACGTTTGATAATGTATCTATCAAGGAAGAGGGCGTGCTTGAGGTACGCATTGAGAAAAAGGATAAGGTATTCAGATATACCTCAAGTGGAGTTGTAGCTAAGAGAGCCTCATTCGGAATCGACGCGGGCACATACGCATTCAATCAGGATGATGGTGAGCTTACTCTCGGAGAAAGCTCCGTCAATTTCTATTCTGATGGTGCAGTAGACACAGATACAAATGCAGCGGATCTTATGATCCCGGGCGGAACATCTGGAGTTCTATTGAATCAGGCAACATCAACTGAGGCTGAACATAAATTCTTGTATCCGTTAACCATTAGACCTAACGTGTCAATGAAGATTAACATCAGCAATGTAACGTCACTTATCGGTGGGGCTTCAAACGAAATAGATGACTTAGAAAGATCTTATATGCAGGTTGACTCTGGGGAGGTAATGACGGGACGATCATTCTCTATCAGCGAGACTGGCTCAGCAGTTGGATATCTAAACTGGGACCTCACGAATGCTGCTACTATCAAGTGCAACGTTCCTGAAATTACGTTAATCAAACCAACCATCGAAGCAGCAAATGGATTCACTCCCGACAAGATCAATGGTTCTTTATTGACAGCCGGCAGTGAGATTAAGATTGAAGTAGAGAATTGCAAAAAGAACTTCAAGGTTATCTTTAATGGCTTGTTCGCAGCGAAGACCAAGGGTCCGCCGCGACGCATCTCTCGTGGTAAGTATGAAGCTGTCATCACAGTTCCAGATGCGGTCATAGCATTTGACTGTATTGAGATGTGTGTGTCTACTGCCAACTCCCGAAGGCTTGGAGCTAAGCTCGCCATGGGAGAAAAATTCGTTCAGAATATCGGAAAGAACATGACCGATAAGCTTGAAGGATTCATGAAGGACAAGACACCTGATATTGATGACCTAAAAGGGCTCATCAAGAAGTTCCCTCTTAGGTTCCTTCAGGTCAAACTTGACAACTCATTGGTACCGCTTGACCTTATCAAATCTTTCTGTGATTTCTCATGGCACTTAACAGCGGATCTCAAGATTGCGCTTAACGGTTTCCAAACACTGCTCATCCCTATTCAGGTTATCCTTTGTATCATCGACGTTATCTGTTCTCTGTTACATCCAGGCAAACTGGCAAGTGCAGTCATCAGGTTGTTCTACTGTCTCTATGATCTATTGTTACTGCTTCCACAGATCTCTGTGCCAGTTATGTTCTTCAGCCTCATACTTCACCTCTTGAATCTTCTTGAGTGTGTTATCGTTAAGATCATTGAGACCGTTGTGGCCATCAATGAAATCATAAAGGCAATCGAGATAGCGACGCAGCAGCAGAACCTTTGGGACGCAATCATCACTCTTGAAGAGGTTATTAGCGAGTATCTTTTTGAATTGAATGTGGACTTGGATGTCCTCGAACCTATCATTTCAATCCTTGCAATCTTCCTACAGATTCTTGAATTGATTTTCAACTTCCCATGCCCTCCGGACGACGGCATTGGAGATAAGAGTTGCGGTATTCAAGGCTCTATGCTTGCAGGTATGGTAGCAGGAAAGGTATCTCCTGGCGATGGAGAATATGATCCGGAGGCTTTAATTCCGGTTGCTCAATATTATACCAATGATTCAATTGAGGATATGATCAGCTCAAACTCTGGCAGTAGCTATGAAGAGTATAGTCTCGGAGACTCAATTATTGATCAAGGTACTGAAAGCTCATACCTGGAAGCAATGGATATTGATCCTGAGTCTCTAAGGACTACAAATGGAGAAGACTTTGATGCTGCGTTCTCTGTATCATTCACTAAGTCAACTAAGGGGCTTGGGCAGCCTACTCTTGTCAAATTCAAATTCAAAGACAAACTTGACAACTCTGGGTTCTTTAAGAAAAAGGTTCTTGATCCTCTTTTGAATAGGGATGCTCCATTCCACCTTCTCGATAATGACAATGGCACATTAAAGATCGCTTCTGGTAAGGGCAACTTCATCAGTCCACTTGATGGCACCAAGTTCATCACAAAGGATGGAGAGACCGGTTCAGTTAAGCCTCTTACACTCACCTTCGAGTTTCCAATTATGGAACCTAACCCTGACACAGGGATGCTTGAAGAGACAGGTATCGAAGAGGTCACCAGAACATTTGATGATATTCCTAAAATGGCAATAATGGATGAAGAGGGTAACCTGTACTTCATTGAGCCTGACGGAATTGAATTCGATAGCGACAACAATATTGATCAGATCAAAGCAAGAATTATAAATGACATCTCTGCACCTAAGTTTAGGTTCACAAGGGATGATCAAGAAGTTGATACCGACGATGACGATGTGCCAGATGATGAAGGCAGAGTGTTTGACCTTCCTCAGCTATTCTTTGTGGACATGAGATCGATTGCTGACGAACTTCAGAACTCTTGTTACGCAGCATCTTACAACGAGTTCCTGCTTGAGAACGAAGAGACTGGTGACACAGACGATATCGCAGACATCGTAGAGGGAGCGGTTGACTGTATCGAAACATACAGAGCCATCATCAGAGATATGATGAAACAGGTTAGGGAGTCACTACAGGCAGGAGAAATTCCTGACCCAATGGATCTCGAAGCTATTGCTGAAGCACATCAGGCTCTCATCGATTGTTTGACTGACTCTGCTGATAGCATGTGTAGATTTGTTATGAACCCATTAAACTCTTCCTTCTTAATTGAGGAAGATGATGATGAGACTCCGCTCGCAGAGTACCCGGAGGTGTTTGATCCTTCAGACCTCGATAATATCGATGTTGAGCAGAGCGGACCATCCTTCACTGGAGCAAGAGAGTTTGCTGGCGGTATTGGTGATAGCCATATTCTGGATATTGGAAAAGTAGCTACCATTAGAGTTACGCCTCGTGACAGCTATGACATAGAGATGCCAGGAGACTTGTCCGATAAAATTAAGATTAACATTCTGTCTGACAGTACAGGTAGTGCAATGATTCTTAAGAATGATGACGGTACAACTATAGAACAGAATGGCTCCGACTACTATGTTAGGATTAGTTCTACCAACGAGGGAGAGGTTAAGCTTGGAGCTTCAGTCTGTGGAAGGACTATTGCAGCGGTTACATATGCTGGAATTACAACCACAGAGGAAGAGGAAGAAGTTGACTGTGTGCCAGATGCTCCATCCGAAGTAGAGGAAGCTGCGGCCACAAGGCCAGGAGCACTTGTTAAGGTCGACAGAGTCTTAACACTTTACTACGTAAGACTTGCAAGCACCGCAACTATTAAGCTTGATGGCGGAAAGACTGCAACCAGTACAGCTCAGACCTTCGGAACCGCATTGGAGAACTAATGTCAGATACAACAGACCAGGAAGTAAAATTAAAAGCTGCTATCGACGCAGCAAAGATATCGCTATCGAAAACCTTTGGCGATGCTGGAGCGGATAAGTATGAGTCATTGACTTATTTTCAAGAGGATGGCTTGGCAGAAGCTTACCAAAAGGAGGAGGTGTTTACCAATATGGCTAAACAGTTCTCCTCCCTTGGCAAGGAAGTGCGCTCAATGCGTTCATCATTTCTTCCAGTTGAGCTATTCAAAGAGGATGGAGCTTTATCTCCGGAGCTATCTGATGGACTCGGGAAACTTGAGTCTCATGAGAATGCTTTTATGAGAATGCTTGGAATGCCTCAGTCTGACGAACTTGGGCTTGCTTCGGGTGGAGCTTCAGATGATGATAGTGCGCAAACGGGTTCCATTACTTATGTCACAAAAAGCGGAGAGCATAAGCCTGGAGCTTCCTTTGCCGATGTAGAAAGAGAAGTTCTTGATCAACGTGCTAAAAGAAAAGCAGACAGAAAAGTTAAGGTCAACAATTACATTTTCGATTTGGATAAAAAGACTGCTGATGAGGTCAAGAAAAAAGATGCAAATAGCCTTTCATTGAATGATGAAGTTCTTGACGAAGTCGATTATCCGAAACTTGATGAGTTTGAGCAAAACCCATATGCCTTTAGCTACTTACTTTTTCCACCAATTCAAGACTCACGATTCTCAAAGTGCATTAATGAACCGGGAAAAATCGTAGCCCCACTCTTCGGCAACCAGAGAGCAAGGCAAATCAACTCTACGAAAATTAAGCCGACGCTTCTTGAGAGCATCATAAGGATAAGAATCGACAGACTCAGCGGTCAAGATTCGCAGAAGTCCTTAAAGATTGCGGCAGATAATATGGTCGAAGATGAAGCTGCGGTTTCTATAGATATCAGTGTAGGCTCAGGAGAAGAGGAAGACACAGTTGTTCCTTACAGTGAAAGCTATGGCATCCTTGAGGCTCTATTCATCATTAGACTGAGGAGCGCCATCCTTGGGCTGTCAAGAAAATTTGCGAAAGACAGAGAAGAGATTGTTGCGTCCATGGAGAAGATTGGAATGAAGGTAACTGAGCCAGGACCAGAGCCTGACCCAGATGGCTTAGGTTCTACATCAAATGGAGAAGCTTCTACCACCACAGAGTGGGATGAGATGATGCCCCTTGTTGCAGACTTCCTTGCAAAATCTCGTTTAGAAGAGCAGCTTCTAATTGAGGATTCAATGATGGCCTTATTTGGTAACAGTTCTGGAGCAATTGATTTGCAGAAGAATACACAGAGAAACTCTTCTGTTCACGATGCTCACCTTATGAGCGGACTTATTGGGGTTGTTGATGTCCCGCGTGGACGAATCAGAGAAAGGCTTGCTGAGATCCAAAGCAGAAGGGCCAATAATGTAATTTCCCAGATTGACCCAATTAGAGAAGGTATCAACGCAATCCTTGGTACAGACATTGGAATTGGCAATCTCGACATGCTCGTATTCTCGCTTGCTCTTTTCTCAATTTCAGAAGTACATCTGCTAAATCTCCTATCAGACTCAGCTTACGACAGATTAAAAGAAGCTACACTTGGCGACGCGCTGGACAATATTGCGGATCGTAGTCTTGGGCGCGAAGGCAGAATTGCAGCAGTTAATGAAGTTACTGATTTCGCATATGCAGGCTATCAGGTTTTTGTAAAAGGAATTGCTGGCTGAGACTACACTCTTTCTATTATTTTCTCGAAGCTAAACGAGTGTATCTACAGAAAGGGAGTTGTGATGTCTTTTGATTTGAAAATTGTTGGCGGTGATATAGCTATCAGCACCAGCGGTGATGTAGATATTGTCTTTAACAATGCAAAAATGAAGCAAGACATCGTTAAAATCCTATTGACTAAGTTAGGCGACAACAGATATCATCCACAATATGGTAGTGACATAGGTGTTTTGCAGATAGGTAACGTAGCTGATGCGGAAATTTTAGAACTTGATCTACAAAGTTCCGCAGAAGAAGCAATTCGTAAGCTCATTTCGTTGCAGCGTCAGCAGTCCAAAAGACAGTTTTTATCTCCCGCAGAAGTAATTGTAGACATTGTTGATGTTTCTGTTGCCAGAGATATTAATGATCCACGAGCTTGGAACATTTTTCTCTCGGTCTTAACACAAAAGCTCACAACTCTGACCGAAGCTGTTCAGCTTAGGATTATTTAAGGGAAGATAGATGGCAAACCAGAGAACCTTCAGCCAAATTGTACAGTCAATGATGGAGAGGCTAAGACTAACACAGCCGAACTTGGACACAAAAAGCGGAACTGTTTCTAGAGATTTGTTTGTTGACATTCAGGCTGATGAATTTGACAGGCTCTATAAATCTATGAAGATTGTGTCTAACAAGCAAAGCCCGGAACTCGCAAGAGGCCGGGACATTGATCGTTGGGCCCGTAACTATGGTTTGCTCAGAAAATCTGGAGCATTGGCTAACGGTATCGTGGTCTACACGACCAATGAGCTTAACTCTGATATCCCAATTCCTAACAGTACAGTTAACACAGGAAAAAACGGTTATCAGTTTAAAACAATCGGCAGCTATGTTATGTCTGTCGCAGAGAAAAACAAATATGCTGCTAATGCTAACAGGCTAAGATCTGCACTGAACCTTGCAGGCATTACAGATTCATTCGCGATTGAAGTCCCTGTCTCTGCCACAAGAGTTGGCACCAGTGGAAACATCGCACCACTTCAGATTGTCAGTTCCGATCTTGCTGACGGGTTAAAGGTAGTTAACTTAGTATCCTTTAGCGGCGGAGCAAATTCAGAATCTGATGCAGCATTTAGAGCAAGGATCTTTGCTGTATTCAGTGGAGCTAACACGGGTACCGCATCGGGATATAGGAATGCCGCCCTCGGAACGAGTGGTGTCTTAGATTCCCTCGTCGTAAAACCAGGAAGCACTTTGATGCTTAGAGACGGCACAGAGACTATCGAAGTCAATGATGGCTCCTTTCGTATCCTTAACTCGGGAACAGGCGGAAAGGTAGACGTATATATCCTTGGTAAGAATCTTGAAGAAATCACTGAGTCTTATATCTACTCTGATTTGTCAGGAATCGGAGACCCTACAGATGAAAGGAATGATTATATCCCAGGACTGTTTGGTGTCGACAATTCTTTGACCTCAGAAGAGAGGAGAGTCCAAGCTTTCGAAGAAGGGAAAATTCCACTTCAGCCTGTGGATACCATTGTCTCTGTAGTTGGAAGTAGCTCAGGTATTTTTGCAGAAGCAATCATTGATGCTGACGGGAATCTCATAGGAAATTATGAACTTGTTAAAGATGAGAACGTAGAGACTGGCGGTAGTCCATTCGGGTTCGATAAAGTTAGATTCATTTCAAATATTAAAAACGTTGATGGTGAAAGCATTACTAAATCTGCCATCAATAGTGTTGATGCGCTAAGATTCTCTGATGTTAAGCAGATTGAATCTGTTTATCAGGATGTGCAGATCTCCGGAGAGAATTCATCACGAGCACCCTCTGACAGATCAATCATTATTCTTAACCATACACCTATCGTCAGCGTGAGTCGAGTCTCTAACGTATCAACTGGAGAGGTTTATGCTATCGAGAACCAGAACTTTGATTCCTCAGGTCTAAATGAGAGCGGAGAGATCTCGATCTCTGGTAAGACTCTGCCATCCAGAGCTGACGTTTTAAGTGTGGACTACACATGGCGACACATGTTTGATAACTACATTGATTTCAATGGAGCAGAAATTGTTAGCATGTTCGAAGATGAGGACGTATCTGATTCGGTTGACTGGGGCGTTGGTAATGGAATCACAAATGAACTTTCAATAATCACACAGACAGATGATGGATTCGAATACACAATCGAAACAGATTTCTCAATCAGCAGAGTCCTTTCTGCATTCTTTGCGGAAGAGGTTACTGCGACAGTAGCGTTGGTTGCTGACTCTGATGGTGTGGAGGTTAAGGGTCTTGAGCTTGAAGCTACAGACTCTGAAATTGATAACCTTATCTCCGTTACTGACAGTGATAAGGTAGAAGTCTATGACACTATTGATGCGAATGGAACCTTCTCAAGTAGGACTATTTACTTGCCTGACGATACATCTGCCGTAGTAGGTGAGGAGCTTGTTGTCTTCTATAACAAGGTTGAGCTATTCGACATTGATGATGGAAATGGTTCATTCTCTGATACTACAATTACCCTCCCATCTCAGGATATCTTGGAAGGCTCCAGCCTCTTTGACTCTGTTGATGAGGCATTCCTTTCCGAAGAGGATGTCTATGTTACATATGTAGCTGAGATTAACGAATTAATACCGACACTATCACTAACCTCGCTACCGATCAATGGAAGTGGTACGAGCAATGCACTGTTTGATTCCTCATTAACTTCCCTTGTAGGCAGTAACCAGCCTGTCTTCTTCGTTTACGATGAAGGTAGTGCAGTGATTGATATTTCAAGGTTTGGCCCTGCCAGGGTTGGAGTTGAAGTATCAGGCACAATCAAGCCGGGAAGAATTAAGGTAGTCGGAACTACCCTGAAGAGATATGAGCTAACCCTTACAGCAGGGCTGTCTATTTCCGGGCTCACCTTTGATATCGAGTCTGAATTAAAGGAACTTATGAATCTTTCATCTCTGCCAAGCTCATTGTTTGTAGCGAGAGTAGACAGCGTTGTAGGACTTGACTCAGATGTTGAATACGACTTGGCTGGTCAGCTATTAATGGATAACACTTATAGCTTTGGAGTAGCCGGACTTGATGATACTCTTGATGCGACAGAATTTACCCTTCCATCCACTGAGAACAATGACGAGATCAGTCTATCTAGTGGAGAAGAGGTTAAGGTTTCTGTTTTGATTGGAGACTCTAATGATTTCGAGACTCTATACTTCGGAGCAGACATGGAAGTAATCACAGACAAAAGATTCGCAAGGATTAGCACTGTTTCAGTATCATCTGGATTCAGAAGCTCTGCCGGAACTCTTGTTGGCACAGCAACTGTGACTCCGGTTAATCAACCAGATGATGGACTTACTTACAACGTAGTTTACAACTTTAAAGCTCCAACTGAAGGCGAAAGGATTTCCGTCAAGTATAATCTGAATAGACTCGTAGGAACAGTGACAAGTAATATTGAAACTGTCCGACCAATCACCGCAGACGTTCTTGTGAAAGAAGCTTTCGAGATTGATATTGATGTTGCAGGAGAGATTGTCATCGCAAGTGATGCGGAGTCTGGAAGTCAGACCGTACTTGAGAATGTGATCAGCGCTGTAGTCAATCTTCTGAACACTTCATCCTTGGGCTCATCAATAGACTACTCTGATATCATTACGGTAGCAGCCGGAGTAACCGGAGTGGAGTCTGTAAATATTTCCCAATTCAATGAATCTGGAAAGCAGGGAAGAAAAACTTCTATCAGATCTTTGGACAACCAGAGTATCGTAGCGGGAAGCGTAAGCTTTACTGCCTCTTCAAGACAAGATTTTAGAATCACTTAATGGATAAACAATGGCGTTAAGACCAGTAGCATTTTCAATACCGTCTACCACTGAACTAAAGGTAACATTCTCAGAGAACCTTTCTGAGTCTCTGTCCTCAATACATTTTGAGGTCGAGTCTCTTAGTGGATCAGTGCGCGATCTTGAAGTCACTGGCGTAACCATTGCAGGTTCTGTAGCTCTTATCAAGACAAGGCCACAAGTCGCAGGTAACTATTACCTCCTTAAGTTCCTTGACGCAACAGATCTCAACTTCATATCCAACAAAGGGTCCAGGCTCCTTGATGACTCAATCTCACGAGAGCTATTCTTTGTTGGAATTGATAACGTCAATCCTATCCGAGACAGGATCTATAGAAGGATCCCTGACCTGTTTGAGCTTGAAGGCTCTATCCTTAAGAACATTCTTTCTGCTCAGGCAAATGAACTATTCAAAGCACAGAAAGATATCGGCTCTGTCCTCTCTAACAATTATGTTTCAGAGACAGTAGTTGACGAGTTCAGGACAAGATCGGCTGGAGCTTTCGACAGAATGGCTAACGAGAACGTCTACGAGGTCGTAAGAATAAGCAAGAAGCTCACCGGTGAAAGTATCAAAACTGATACCATTGAGTTCAGCAGCGATGTGTCCGCTCCAAGAATGGAGATCATGCCGGTTTACCCTGTGCCTCTTCAGCAGGTTATCATTGAAGATGAAGAGATCACAGTTGACTCCGAAGGCAATAGCTTTGAGGGATACCTATTAAGTCTTGCAAAAAAGAATGTAACAAAGATCCTTTCCGTATTGCTCATTCGTAGTGATGACAATGAAGACTGCGATGGTGATATCGGAATCAATTATGATGTTGAAAGATACAAGTACGCCATCACAAGCAACAGATACGATCAGGATTATGGTTTTAATTTGCACACTCTTGAGTCTAACCAGATTCTTCTGTCCGAGTTCGGCAACCTTCCGAGACCTACGATCTATGATACGATCATTGTAACTTATGCGTACAAGGATCTTGGCAGGCATATCTTAATCGATCAGATTGAGGTGTCCAGAGTTGAAGATGCAATAAGCGAAGCTGTACCAAGTAGCGCAACCTCATTCTTCCTTGATAATGCTCCGGTCGTTAACTCCTCAAACAATGTGGCTACCTCTGGCGCTCTTACCTTTAGTGTTAGCGAGAATGACGGAACAACTCCTGATGAGTTTGTTACAGAGATTACATTTAATGCTTCAAGGCTTCCATCTTTCCCTGGAGAGTGGTCATGTGACTACGAAACCGGAGAAGTCTTTGTGTATGGTAAGACCATCAACACTGAGGGTACGGGAAGAAATAATTACATTGTCGATTACCTATACAGAAAAGAGTTCAAGGAAGACCTTGACTATTCTATTAGCGACCAAGACTTGGTTGCTACACCAGACAGAGAGCTTGCGAACAAAGAAGCAGAAATCTTTATTAGATATGACTACGTCTTTGCAGAAGGTACTGACTACGAGATGTCGTCTCATATTGAGGTGATGCCAGAGTTTATGGAGAATAGGCTGAATACATCGTTCAGCGTTATTCCCCAACACACACCTGTGACTGATGTGTTCAGGATTCTTAACCAGACAACTGGAGAACTATACACGCCCATGTATCACAGCGACTCTGAGATCTTTTTCGCGGGGAATAGATCTCCAGAGATTAAGTCTGCTGAGGGCGAGAAGGCTAATTTTCAGAGAGTCAGAAACGAAGAGCTTGGAGTAATCGGAGAGTTCATTGCTCCAACACACACTGCTAAGATCACATCTGTTGCATCAAATAATAGCATTCAATTCTCCCCAGGAATTCCGAGCGAACTTATCTCTCAGAACTCCAACGAGTATTACTTTAGAGAGCTTGAGAATGATGACGGAGACTATGTCGCAGAAGATGTACAGATTAAATTCTTCGGTGATGAAGACTCAGGCGGATTGATTACATCCGTGGGCATCAATGTGTCTGCATCTCCGCCGACCAGAGGCTCCACAGTTATCATTGGACCAAGAGCGTTCGTCATTCACCTTGACAACGAAGGCATCTTAAATAAAAATAGTGATGCTCTCGGCTCGCTCGTTAACACTTCCTTTGTCGCTACTGACAAGGATGTCTTCGAGAATGAAAGGTACTTTGAGCCTATCCTTGTGAACCCAGGCTTTAGCTCCACAACATCAGGTGGAATCAGCCAAGCACTCACAGCAGATAAAGGAACTGATTTCTACTCCAACCTCGAAAGATTGAGAGTTGTGGGAGACTACCTTGTCGATTACAGATACGGAATTGCCTATGTAGCTGTAGGTTTGGAACAGGATGTAAATGTATCTACAGCTCATTACGCTTACGCTACACATAAGACTGCCGGAAAGAATATTCTTACAGCATCTTCTGTGGCAAAGAAGACTAATGGTCCAGAGGACTTAACTCTTGCAACAAAGGTTTACTCAAACTACGGCCATAATGTCTTCGAGATAACCATTCATGATATTGAAGATGGTCTAACTTTATACGACGGAGTTACTGAGGCAGTTGATCTTAATGATAACCTTGCTATAATCTGTGAGGTTAGAGAGGACTATACAGTTGTGGTTCCTCATAACATCCTTGCGATCAATAGCATCTTTAAAAGATCAGATCTTGAAGGTGTTAATTTAAACGCGAGTGATGAGGCTGACCGCAGCCCTGGATACTCAGCGGAAGATTTAACAACTGCCACCAAGAACGGCGGAAGAAACCTTTGTGACTCATCTTTCTGCACCTTCACAGACAATGTAATTGACCTTAAGAAAGTTGTTGAGAAAAGAGCGTACATGAATGCTGACGGTGATTTCGAGTTCACCATTCTTGATTCAGATGCGAACACATTTGTTAAGTGTGTACGCTCATCTACGCAGCTTGAATTCTTCTCAGACGAACTGAACATTACCAAGGTCGATGATCTAGAGGTAGTTAGCGTGGCTCTTGACGGCAGCGAGGTTACCGTCTACATTGATTCCTCCACCTCCATTGCTGATGTGGATTCTGACGGAGATTTTGTTCTTGATGAGAACGGATCTCGATTCACCATCACAGATGTTGATAGCTTTACATCTATCATTACAGTTGCGTCTCCAGCAGTAAATAATGTTACTGCAATACTCCCTGCGGTTGGACCAGTAACGGTTGTGGTTAAGCCTACCGTTACAATTACTGATACTGGAATGACTATCATAATCCCATCAGATTCAGGGATAGCAAACGGCGAAAAATTTGAGGTTACATATCTGCCAGATGGTACTCCTGAGATTCTCAGCACCGTTGCTGTGGACTATCGTTACGGATTCCATTACTTTGATTACACATATCTCAATGACGAGATCGTTGTGTGGTATGAGTATGGTGACAACGCAATTGACTGGAGCATCTCTGATGCGCTGACGGAAGGCGAAGGTTACTTCATAACTTATAAGTTCGGTGCATTGAGACAGGCGTTGAGAGCTAATTTCGGTAGCGTAACAGATATACCATTTTTCAAAAACTTCCCTGTTGAAGTAAATAGGGAACTATACAGAGATGCATTAAAAGGAACTCTACAGGCATTCCCCAAGGGACCTACCATTCCTGCGTTCACTGAGCTTGTTAAAGCATTCACAGACATTGAGCCTGACATCGATGAGCTTGCCTTCGGAAATTGGATTCTCGGAAGAGATTACGTAGACCCAGCAGACATTCATTATGATGGTGTCCTTGACTTCACTGATGGCAAATTTGATAGCGGGCTTGTATACAATGATGACGTGGTTACATCTGTACCTGCGATCTCAAGTTTGCCTCTCAATGAGGGAACATTGGAATGCTGGATTAGACCAGAGTGGTCAGGTGTTGCTAATGATGCGACGCTCACATTTGATCTTGATAATCTCGGAAGAGCCAAATTCGGTATTAATGCCAAGCAGAGCCCTTATGATGATGGGTTTGTAATCTACCCTACTGATGGAGCAGTTGGCGGGACAGATGTGACGGGACTTGGTACGACCATTTTTAATTTCAGGACTGATGATTCTCAAGCTTCAGGCTTTGACCAAAGCAGGTTCGGTATATTTAAGGAACTTACTACGCTTACGCAGTTAACCCCATCTGATCTCAGAGCTACAATGAAGATTGATAGGTTTGGTTTAGTGATGGATACCCTCGTGACAGACACAGTTCCCGATCCGGCAATCTTTAGATTAGCCTCCCTCCTTACTCTTGATGACAAGAGAGAGGTTGGCGTAGAGCTTGCTCTAAGTCCTGTTGATGGATTCGAATATCTCGTATCAACTGTGACAATGGAAGATGAAGAGATTCCTAATTTTGATCCTCCTTACCAGACAAGGAAGTGCAAATGCTTCTTGCTCAATACACAATCTGACCTTGCACGAATTAATGACCTTGAGATTGAAATTGATCTTGGTTCGGAATTCGAATTGGACAACGCACTTGACGACTACAAGGTTATCACTGATGACAACTCTGTGCTTCTCGTAGGAGATAGCGCTGGATACTTCTATGAAGTTATTAAGCTTATAGACCACAATGACGATGAGGTCAAGACGATCAAAGGAGACTTTGAGAAACTTATCGTTAAGAGAATCGCGGTAAACAATCCGTCAGCTACAACCAACTGGACCGATGAGATCAATGGAACTCTACCCACAGGAACTCTTTATCTCTATGTGAAGACTGTTCTTCCGACTATCAACGACGGAGACGATAGCTCTCTTGCTTTCTTAAGCGATGCGGGATTTGTTTACGACTGGTCAGACTACACAGAGTACAGAGTTAACAGAAGGCCCAGCGAGAACCTTGTCGATGTTCATATTGGAACTGCAAAAGTAACTTACTTCTACACAGATTTCCTCAAGGTGCAAACAGATACCAATGATCTTAATGGTGTACTCTTTGCCGCATTGGACCAGTCAGTATTATCTGAGTTCAGCGTGTTGAGACACAGAGGACATTACGACAATATCTTTAACCTCTCTGATGTATATATTGGAGCAGCAGGTTACAGCCCAACCGTGCATCCTTTCGGTGTTAACAAGGAAGACTCACCCGACAGCCCTCTTGGTATTCCAAAGAATATTGAGACTGATGAAGGTATCTTTATCTGGTTTGACGAACTATGCACCAACCCATTCTCTGACGAGGCTGGACAGTGGGTCATGAGAGTTAGGGCTGACCGCTCTGTGCTCTGCCCAGATGATGTAATCGTAAATGGATACCAAGATTATCAAAACGTCTTCATCTCAGAAACTGTCACAAAGAAAGTTGAGGGTGATATTTATACCAGCGGGGACTTTGGTTCCGTTGTTAGATCACATCGCGACGAAACACTCGGCGGTTGTGATGTTGGAGAGGTATGCTCTGCAACCTTTAGGTACTGCGGCAATGAATTGCTCGAATCAAATGGTTGGTATAAGTTAGAAGAGACAAGCTCCGATCTTATCAATGTTGTGCTCTCAGGAACTCCAACTGACAGAGTTGAATGGGTTAAACATGGCGACTTTGATACTTCAGAGTCCAAAGGAATCTATAGAGCAGGACCATCCGCACATCTATTTGACTGTGTAGAGGAAGAGTCTGTTCTTGGTAACATGCTATATACAAAGCTGCCATGTTCAGGTGGGGATGTAGAGTACACTGTATCAATGAAGGTTGATACATATGCGGCCGTATCAGGAACTGAAGTCGGTTCATTCTCTGGCTTTGTCAGTGGCAACTTAACTGGTATCACTCCTATCCATATGAGCGATGGGGACATAAGCGTTAAGGTATCTCTTGGATTCAACTCTATTGGAGAAAACCTTGTGCTTGTTATCGATGGTGAGACTGACGACGTAGTTGATGTGATCTCCTATGTATGGGACGACTCATTGTTCCACGAGTACACCATTATCAAAACCGAGGCATCAGGTGTTCTAAATGTCTATGTCGATGACATCCTATTGTCTCAGATTTCTCTTTCAGATTTCTCTGAGCCGAGCGAGTTTGACACAGGCTCTATTTACTCACAGGAATTCCTGGCGCTGCATATTGCGGACGCTGATCTCGTAGATTCTGCTGACCTCCACGCAATTGGTTCCAACACGGTAGACGTAGATCTAATCTTCTTCTCTGGTAGCTACACCGAGGGACTTCCAAATCTTGAGTCCACAGATATCTTCATCCATACCGATGATAGAATTCAATTCTCATTCTCGATTGACGAACTCGATGTAGATGGCTACGGGTATGGGGATGCATACGATGGCTACGGCGACTTAGTATCTATTGATGAGGTATTCATCTCTTCAGACAGAAGAAGATACATCGCAGACTCAGGAATTAAGGATGGCGACAGAAGGTTCTCCATCTTCAAAGATGGTAAGGGATTCTTAAACTTCAGGGTTTACGATGAATCATTATTCAAAGGAAGAGACTCAACGTTCTTCAACGTTTCAACTAACATCAAGCACTTCGTTGCTGGTGACCTACATCATGTTGCTGCAAGTTGGAAGCTGAACAGCGTTGACGAGAAGGACGAGATGCACCTCTTTGTTGACGGACAAGAAGCATCCAACATTTACAAATTCGGTGGAAAAATTCCTGTCGCAGTGAACGATAAGTTCTCTGACGTAAGCAAAGAATCTCTTCAGAACTTCTTAGTAAGAGACATTGACTTCTGCCAGATCTTTACTGATGGTACGACGGTGGCATTGTCCAGCATCTTTACTTCAGTGTCAGCTACATTTACAGAAGATATGGTTGGCCGTAGCATCATTGTTACAGGCTCCAGTCTTTACGATACATTAATTGGGCAGCAGCTTATCATTGCATCTTACATTGATGAAAATCGAGTAACTTTAGCAACAGGTTCTAACCTTGAAACGGTTACCTTCGTAGCCTCTGCAAGTGATATCGAATTCAAATTCGCTCCAGTTGCCGGCATACGCTCAGACATCATGACAGATCTAAGGAACAATAGGTTCGTCATCAAGCGTTCTGATGCGTCTGGAGATATCGAAGAGCTTGGTGGTATTCTATACACTGTTGATGGCACCACCATCGATATCATACAGGGCAGCAATGTCTACGAGCCTAAGTTCAGAGCTAATATTGATACAAGAATAATTGAGTTTGTTGGTAGGGATGAAGAGTGTAGCTATCTACAGACAGTCTTCCCGACTGATCTGGATGTGCATGTTGAGACTCTCGGGTTAAACCTTGAGAACTGCAAGTTTATAATTGAGGTACCTCACTCCACGTACAGTACGTCTGGAGATTATACAAGTGGCCTCAGCGTTCTCAGAACAAGAAGTTCTGAGCCTGTCTCTCTTGATGATGTACGCATCACAAAAGTTATCTTGCCAAGGACCGCCTTGGAGATCCTTGATGCTACAGAGATCGGAGACAATAAGTTCCTAACCACATTTGACGTAAGCCTCGACGAAGATACCCACAAGGTATCTTCTGAGTCCGGAAGAGTTATCCGTAGCCAAAACCTTGGTCGTCTGCTTGAACTTAGATTCGAGTCAGACAACGTGAACTTCTGCGACTATACACTTGATGACGGTTACCAGGATGGATACCAAGATGGTACGACCGGCACAATCACAATCTATGGCCAGACAATAGACGGCATAGATGAAGAGACATTCTTCATCGGACGCAATGGTTCCTATTTCGGCAGAAAATACTTCATTGAAGTAACAAGCGTGGAAGGTACGCTTGAGGTTGTTGACGAAGATTACTTCGAGCTTGGAGTCATTGAGATTCGAGAGGCTAACCCAATTACTACCTCGGATAACAATGGTGATGCAGCGGACATTCTTTCTTATAGGAATGGGGCGTTCACCTTTGCTACAAGTGGTTCAAATGGAGGGTTCCCATTCGAACTCCATAAGGGATACTACTCAGTTGATTACCCAACTTTCCTAAGGATTGGTCTGCCACAAGTTGGAGACAGACTCTACATCGGTTCTGACTATGAAGAAGCTCAGCAATTTGGCGGAGCTATTGACGAGCTTAGAATCATCTCCGAGATGTCATCAGATACCAGGGTAACGGAGCGAGACACTAATGGAACAAGAAGCGTTACAGAAGATTTCAACAAAAGCATTCCGTTCTGTCCAGACTCTCAGACTACAGCACTGCTTCATTTTAACGATCCAATCGATAAACAGCTTAGAAAGCTAAGAAGCATCTCTTTCCTTAACGAGGAGGATAACTATTCTTTCAATCTTTCCAGAGCACAGATCGAGGAGCTACTTGAGTACGTCAATGACGGAGAGAAATTCGTCCTTAAGATGATCAACATGGGCTTTGACGAAGACAATGCTGTGAAGACTTTCTATGAAGTTCACAGAGCAGAAGGTGGGCCGCTTTGGGACGACTCTAAATACTACAGAACATATGCAGAATACATCTCAAGCTCAAGCAGCGTGAACAACGACTTCGGTTACTCAGGATACTTCGTAGACGGTAACTCTTTACTCAAGCTAAATGAAGCTGGTGAGTTCCGTCACAAAGAAGGAACTATTGAGTTCTGGGCAAGTCCTGTCATCGACACTACCGTTGATGCGGAGCGTAGGTATTTCGTAGATGTATCCTCAGCAAGTAGAGATAGAATTAAGTCAACCTCTTCAAGAGTAATTGATTTACCTAACAAGGCTAAGAATATCGTCAGTGTTAAGCTGATTAGCTCAGCAAAGAGACTGGAGACATTCTACACCGAGAGCGAGAAGAGCAGAATCCTTTTTGATGAGATTGCTCGAAGCGAAATCTCCGGCAGACTTGAGGGTGGCACCGGTTCTGATAAAGACTTTTCGGTAGGTGCAAAGCTATCTGCCAACGGATCAAAGGTACTCTTGGCGGAGTCCCTCCCGGGGCAGAAAGTTGATGTCATTGTGACATACATCCCGCTTGACTCTTCAGGAGATAGAGTATCTGTTTACAAGGATGAAAATGGATACATGACCTTCGCAATTACCGCGAACAATGTTGATCACATTGTGAATAAGAAAATCGATTGGAAAAAGAATACATGGCACAGAGTAATGTGTACATATAAGACTGGCTCTAATGGGTACGACACAATGAAAATCTTTGTTGACGGTGAAGAGGGAGGAATCATCAGATACGGTGAGGGTTTGATTTACGGCACAGGATTCATCTATGGGCAGTACGCTCAGAGAGATGGACAATCTAAGAGTGTTGAGTACAAAATTGATCTCAACAGCGATCTTAAGCTAATTGCAATTGGCTCTGACATCTTCGGAGATAATAACATTAGAGGAAGATTGGATAACTTAAGATTCAGCAGAGTCATCAGACCTACATCGAGAGATTCGGCAGGCAACTATGTTGACCTGGGTTATTCAAGTAATATAAACACAGTAAGGCCCGTCGTAAAAGACGACGCAACAACCTATCTGCAAGACTTTGATGCAGATGGTGAAAGGATTGATAAGTTCGCAACGATTATCGATCCTGAAAATGGTATATTTGAATTTGACATTAATGTATTCGACAATTTCGATAGAGTAATCGGAGTTAACGATGGCGAAGTTGAGGAGCTACTTGTTGATCTTGTTAATAGGCTTAAGCCTGCTCACGCAAATGCCGTAGTAAGGTTCATTAAATCAAGATGCTAACACTACTAATAATACGACGTGATATTGAGTTGTGGATAGGAGAAATTAATGGCTAAAGAAAACCGTTTGCCTACAGAAAGAATAAATTGGTTTGATGGTCAACGTGTGACTGAGACAGACTTAGACGTTGAGCAGATTTACGTTCAGAAGATTACTTCCGAGCTTGCACTTGATGCGATCGGAAGTGGTGTGGTACAGCCAGACCCCTTCGAAACAAGAGTCCTGCTTGATACAAGTAAGCCTGGAAAGTATACCGATGGCGATGACGAAAATTCCTCAAAACTTGATATTGAGGGCGGTACCTATGATGGTATGCCAATCTATTTTGACAGACAGGTATCAGACACTACGAGAGGAGTTCGACTTGAGGTCGAGCTTACTGACGTGGATGCAAAAGGGTTAGAGAAAACCAGAGTTCTTCTCTTGGGAAGGATCTTCGACGGTATTGATTCCGAAGGTGTCCTTACCGCAGAAGTACTTGACTTTGCCAGCAATGGCAAAAAGATCTCCAGCTATTACTTCAGAGAAATCATTGCAGTCTACTTCAATAACTTCTCTGGCGGTACTGGTGCAACACATTACGAATCAAGCAAAGAAAGCTTAGACCTAATCTCATTGAATAGCGGTAAGGCCGTAGTGAGAGAGGCTCCACCGCTTTGGGTTTATCCAACTCCGAGCATGTCAGAGCAAGCACAGTCACCTAACTTTGGCTTGGCTACATTCATTACGTCTGCAACCTCCAACACTATTGAGGATGAGATCGAGGATGGCTTAGGTGCTTCTAATTCCGTTGGAGACCTATACCTTGATCTTGAAGGAAGAGAAGAGATTAAGCTTGAGGCTGATGCAAGCACGGCAATAGCTTATGGTCAGAAGTTCCTTGCAAAATGCAATAACCTTCAAAGGATCGATCTACTTCTATCTGCTGAAGAAGATGAGAGTGCAGCCTTAGGGGAAGAATACGATTGGTCTGGCGAACTTGTAATCTCAATTCATGAGCTTGCATCAGATGTTAACTGCCCAACCGATGCCGTCCCTGATGACTTGATCGACTTCGATCCTGATATCACTCCGATTATTGAGGTGGCATTCAGCCAGGAGGATCTAGAGGAACTCGGATACTCACTTGGCGCTACACCTTCAATGGTTAGCTTTAACTTTGCTGGCACATTAATCGCAGATCCTAACATCGAACCGACAATCGAGGAGGATAAATACTATGCCTTCCTCTTGTCAAGAAGGGGCGATAATAGAACTGGAACCGTTATTCTTCAGAAGGGCTTCTCAACGAAGGCCGGAAAGGTAGAAGAGAATGTTCCCCTTACTGTATTTGAAGAATACGGAAAAGCTACTTCAAAGTTTTTCGAATTCGATCCCGTAACAAAGAGATATATAAGCGACTCTGATTCATCTATGTGGTACGTCGTACACTGTGACTCCATTGGCGTTACAGATGGTACAGCATACTCTGATGAAGGTGTTGCCGTTACGCTACAAAAGACCGAAGAGTTTATTGGTGGCGCAGAGATCTCCTTTATCCTTAAAAATATTCCTCTTGCTACTGTAGAAGAAGGCGAGTCAAACTATGTTGTCCTCTCCCATGTAGAAGAATTCACAACTCCTGACGTACATCCGCGAACCAATAACTTTGTGTTCAAGAGGATCAAAGATACGCTAGCCGTAACCGTAGTTGACAGCGCCGGACTTGAAGAGTTGCAAGAGGATACTTATCCGCTATTACTGGCAAGAGTAAAAGACAAGAATGTCCGAGATGCTCAAACCATTACTGGCACATTTGACAAGCCCGGGTTCATCGATGTAACTAAGGTTATCATTGAAGACCCAAGCACCACGCTCCTGTCGGCCAATCTTATCGGAAGAGTTATCGTTCCCGACACAGACTGTAATTGCACAGCCAGATACCGAGTAGTTAAAGCTGAGTGTTTACAGGTACTTGCTGGCGATCTTGACCGAGATGGTGAGATCACTCAGAATGACGTTCTTGAGATGCTGGATGTGGTTGGCAATACAATTAACTCAGAAGATACAGAACGTTCGATCCTCGGTGGAGAGATTGACATCATTGATTTCTTGGCTGCGGATCTTAATGCTGACGAGAGTGTCGATGGTGATGACATCGAGCTTCTTGAGGATGCTGTCGATGGTTATGTTAACTTTACCACAGAAGAAAAACTCACCTACCTTGTGCTCCACTTAGAGAATATCCTTGAAACCCAGGACTATCCTGAGATTTATGAAGATGATGCTTCAACCGGAGAGACAACTGCTGATACAGATTCTATAGAGTTCACAGCATCGGACAGAGCTGCTCTCATCATTCGCCCAGGAGACTTGATCGAAATTGAGTCCGGTAGCGATTCGGGCACTTATGTCATCTTAACGAAAACAATCTCCTCCGACAATACCACCGTTACTTTGACGGTAGAGAATCAGGACGGAACAGGTGTATCTTTTGCAGGAGACACAGGCTTTGATGTAACGCTAACCAGTGGAACCAAGGTCAATGTCTTCGCAGACAACACAGCCCTTGCCCAAATTCCTTTTGCGGAAAGCAGCTACGAAATCTCCTTTGTGGAATCTCCATTCTCTGCTGAGTTTTTAGACATCTGTGATTTAAGAAGACTAGTTGGCCTGAGTTTCATTGAGGAAAAGAGTTCTTCCTGTGAGTGTGAAGAGTCAGCATGTGTTGATGAAGATGCATGTGATCCGATTTATAAGAATCAACAGTACCTCTCTGGCGATCTTTATTTGCCAGATGGTAACATCCTTTCTGCTCCTGATACAGCTCACAGACTTGATAGTGAGTACTCGAACATTAAGATCACCTTGCCTCCTGGCACGATCGATGACTGTGCTATAGATCTTTACAATACTTTCATTAAAGCTGAGGACGACGGTTGCAAAACTTCCGCAGGCTATCCAGCTATGAAGTATTCAGATGGAACCTACGTTGGCTGTAGCGATGATGGCACAGATACTGACATAACTAAAGGAAGAATTAAGTTCTCTAAGGCAATTTGCAGCTTGTATGTAGATAGTCTTATCGACGGTTACGGTCTTGATGGATATGCTGACGAGACTGATATAGGACTCGGCGTAGAGTCAGTTGCTGAATCCTTTGTAGACAAGAGCTACACAGGCTTCTCGGACTGGACAGACGACCCAGGCAACAATACATCTATCACTAACATTGATAATCCAACTGGCGCTAACGAACCTGCTGTATTTGACATTACCACTTCTGGAGACAGCGGTGCAAGGTACGGAAGAATCGTATCTCCTGTTGACGCTCAAGATTTCGAAGGTGATTTCATTGTAGATTTCTTCGCGACCAGAACTACATGGATTGATAGCGATCTTTCTGGTGGAGAAGTATCAGCGTTTACTACGCTGACGATTACCAACACCGATAGCTCAGTAGCTACTCTGAAACTTGGTTGGAAGCTGGTCGGTGGCAATGCAACTAAGCTGTTCTACTCTGGTGTAATTGAAGATGCCACGATGACTGTGCTAAGCACATTCGAATATCAAATTGATGCACCTGAGTCCGTTGGCGATGAAGTTAAGTTTAGACTAAGAAGAGAAAATGATGTTGTAAAGGCTTACTATATCGTCCCAGGGCAGCTTGACGGGACAGATCTTTCCAGCTTCGGTGGTTATGTTAGACTCGGAACGAACCCGGATATGCAGCCCGGCAAAGGAACTGTCTTAGCTGAGTATGAAATTACTCAGGACAATTCTCCATCCGCAGGTAAGTCATTCTTCGTAAGATTATCTGAGTTCAAAGTGCTATCAGCTTACTCTTCAGATGATGAAAAGACTTCCGTCAATATCGGAAGAGATGAAGCATCTGATGAAATCGAAAGAGGCACCTTCACATTCCCTGTTTCAGTTACGAGCAAGACAAACATTGTTGAAGCTTTCTTGAAATTTGAATCTGAAGTCTCTGGTGATTTTGATGATGATTTTAATGTTATTGGAATCAATGTTCTTAATACAGATAATCTGGGAGAGATCTTTAACCTCCCGCTATTGGATGATGCAGATAAGATTGTTACATTCTCCCCTGGGACACTTGCTGTGGGTGATGAGCTTGCTGTCGATGTCACGAACATCATTGTTTCTTTCATCTCAACTGCGGGTCATTTGCCTGGGCAGCTTAAGGGCTTTATGATTGAGCCTGATGCTTCAGCAGACTCTACGATTACTGTATCAAATGTGGCTACTCTGGAGATTGGTTACGAAGATGTAACTACAGGGGTTATTTTCAAAGTGGGTACCTCGCTTGATATGAGCACAGGTATTGTTACATTGAATACAAGGAATATCTTGTACGATGCCCTTGTACCAGAAAACAGAACGGTTCTTAACTTCGGAGTATTCCTTAAGAAAGCTGGATTCATGAATAGCGACATTGATGTTGGTATTGATGATCTCAATAGAATTGGAATTGGAACGTGTACCGATGAGACGGTGCTTGATGAAGATGATGAGTGCTTCTTCATTACAGGTGATACAGGAACTGGCACATTTGTCCAGGGCCCGTTTCCTTGCAATTTTCACTTTCCTGCCTCTTGATATAAAACTCAATTGGCATCATTGATTAAGATCTTTTATCACGGGTACTAGATCCTAGACAAGGGTTAATCAAATAAGGTTTCCCTTAGGAGATGGGTATGCACTGGACTGATGTAAATATGGTTGTCCTGAGGGACGATGGGACTTGGCAGGCGATCACTACGGATGCGAGCGCCTGTGGGGTCAGCACAAAAAGGGTTATCATTTTTGTGGATACCTTTGATAATAGGGTGATGGCTCAAAGGCTGACCTGCACCGATCCCTCCAGACAAATTCATATCCTTCGGGATGATAATACATTAGAGGAGCTAAAACTGTGCTGAAAATTCGTTCACATTCTATCTTCGGCACGCACCATAGTTGGGCAGTCACGATGAGATCTTTATTCGGAGAATTCATTAAGGATGGCCACGATCCGTACATCCAGAGCATCAATAAGTATTCGTGCGTGCCTAAGGAATGGGAGCAATATTGCAGAAGAAACGTTTTGGATCCCGATCTTGACATCTCCTATACTGCTCCTATCAATTTTCATAGCCGCTTCACAACCGACGCTAAAGTAAAAGCTGCCATCTATAATTATGAAACGATCCCTCTTCCTGAGGTTTTCGGCAAAGCTTACGAGCATGTAGATTACGTGCTACCTTCGTCGGAATTCTCGAAAAGGGTTTTTGTTGAAGCTGGCTGGCCGGAGGAGAAGCTCGTTGTGGTTCCTCATGGTATCCACATGGAAGACTTCAATAACAAGGATAAGCTTAAGCTTAGAAACAAAAACACATTCAGATTCCTGAACGTATCCATTGCACATTATAGGAAGAATATTCCTTTATTGGTTCAGGCATATTACGATGCTTTTACGTCTAAAGACGATGTATGTTTGGTTATCAAGACACAGATTACTCCGACCATCGGAAAGAAAAGGAATCGTTTCGAGCAGCTTGTGGCACGAGACATTGCCCTGCTTCAAGATAAAATGATTCAAAATGGTAGAGCAGCAGACTCCCTACCTCTTATCGAACTCATTGAGGAGAAGTTTCCATCTATGGTTCCGCTATACAATTCCTGCGACGTGTTGGTCTCAGCTACCTCGGCAGAGGGTTTTGGCATTCCATTGCTGGAAGGGCTCGCAGCTAACATGCTTGTCATTGCGCCAAGATGCACAGGGCAGCTTGATTTCCTGAATGATAATAATTCTCTGCTTGTTGACGTAGCAACGATGAAGGCTTCTCCTCAGTACCAGTATTGGACAGTGACAGATAAGGCATGGACTTATATTCCGATTAAGAAATCCTTATCCATGCAGATGAGAAATGCTTTTGAGAATGATAAAAAGCTTCGGAAGAAGTTCAAAAAAGGACGTGCCGAAACGCTTGAGCAATTCACATGGGAGAACGCAGCAAAGCAAATTTTGGAGCTGGTATGAAAGTATTTGATTCGCTCAAGAATAAAAAGTGGAATGGGAAAGGAATAGTCTTAAACAAAGACATTATGGTGATGAAGGCGAAATCCAGAATCAGCCACAACATAGATTTGAAAGCAGGAGAACACACCCTTCATATCCTTGGCAAGAAGCGCTCAGGAAATGGAAGGGTATCTCTGCATGTGATGACCGAGAACGGAACCCTTCTGTTGTCCGAGGATATTGAATTCCAGAGAAGTTCTACAGCAGAGGTGCGATTCAAATTCGATGTCCCATTAGATTATGGTCTCGGAGCCATCCATTTGAAAAGGGCAGGTAATTCTTTCGGAACGATTGAGCTAAGCAGAATTAGACTTGTCCGAGAAGAAACAGAAGAGAAAGCTAAAAGAGCCGAGGATATCTTGGAGGATAAGAAGAGGAATCGGAATCCCGTTCCTGCAATCTCATTTGACGGGGGCCTCGATATCAAAAAGAAAATCGCGTTTGTCATTCCTTATGGGATCTATGGCGGAGCCGAGGTTTATATTCAGAGCATTATTCAGAACATTGATTTGTCAGGATACCAAATGGACTTCTTATTTCTTGGGAAAAATAAGTTGATGAATGTGCTTCAGGATCCAAGATTAAAAATGAAGTTATGTAGAAACCTTGACGCATTAAAAGGCTCTCTGATCTCAACGGATTATGATTACATTGTGTATTACAATAGGGCAGATGTTTATAGGCTGCTTGAGTCACTGAAGGCAGGCACCCAAATATCCTCCAGGCTCATAGAGATTTACCATAGCGACTTTGAATGGCCGGGAGCTTTATCTAAGGTGAAGAAGAGGAAGTATGTAGACACCATGTTCCGTGTTGCTCCGTCTTTAGCTAAAGATATTTCAGGTGTATCTACAGAGAAGAAGGTAACGATCCCGGTCGGTATCAATCTTGATAAGTTTTCGCACGCACACCGAGACAAGAAATTAAGGAAGAAACTTTTACGAGAGAAGAAAGCTGTGATTGGCACTGTGGCAAGAATGTCTCCAGAGAAGAATATTGAATACATTCTTAAGCTTGCAACAAAGATGCCTGATTACTCTTTCGTCCTTGTTGGGGATGGACCATTGCTCAAATCCTCAAGAAAATATGTGGAAGATAAAGGAATGGACAACGTTGCTTTCATGGGATTTCAGCAGGATGTGCATAAACTGTATCCCAATTTTGACGCATTCTTATTGCCTTCAAAGATGGAAGGAACTCCGATATCTATACTTGAAGCAATGTCTTCGGGTACAATAGTATTTGCATCCAATGTCGGAGCCATCTCTGATATCCTTGAGCATGACAAGACGGGATTTTTTATTAGTGGAACTCCGGCAAAAGACAGGAAGTTGATTCAAGAAAACTTGGAGAGGCTTGATGTGATTGGAAATGCAAGAAGGTATGTTGAGGAGAACCATGACATCAGAACAAACGCTCGTGAGTTTATGATTGCAATGATTGACTCCGAACAACATTTTTCTGAAATGGAGAATGGAGACTACGTGGTAAAGCTAAAGGGTAGGTTTATATGAGCAACGTATCGGTCAGGTTTTTCGGACCTTTAAATAACTACTCTGGGTATGGTAATGCTGTAAAGAATTTTGCACTGGCCTTCTCAGAGTCCGAGTGCGATACGCATTTTGCTTTTGCCAACAAGTTAAAGATAGATTATGCTGAGACATATGATCGTCTATACCATTACGATGGGAAATGCATGGTTGACTTTTATCTGCATGGTCCGCCATGGAACAAGCATAGGTCAAGAGCCAAATATAAAATCGGGTATTTCTATTGGGAAGCAGATAAGCTGCCACCTGTATGGCTGAAGGGGCTCAACTCTGTGAATGAGATTTGGGCGCCTTGTAATCTTGTCAGGAATGCTTGCAAGCAGGCAGGATTTAGAGGAAGGATCAGAGTGGTTCCTACGCCCGCAGAGACGTGGTACTCTAATAAGAAAGCTGTAATCCCGTCTGGATTTTCTGATGACTACATGTTGTCAGATGAGGTTTTCAAATTTTACTCTATTTTTCAATGGAACGAGAGGAAGGGATATAAGGAGCTTCTAAATTCTTATTACAGAACCTTTACGCGAAACGATAAGGTAGTCTTAATTGTAAAAACGAATCCACTTAACATCAATGGAAACACCAGAGAGAAGATCAAGTATGAAATTCTTGATATTAAAAGAAGGCTAAACCAGAAGTATTATCCTCCTGTCTATCTGATGGATGACATCATTCCTGAGGAGCATATTCAGGCGCTGCACATGACCGCAGATTGTTACATTTCTCCGCATCATGGAGAAGGGTGGGGTATGCCGATTCATGACGCAATGCTTTCTGGCAAGCAGATTATTACAACCAAATTTGGCGGAGTAACTGAGCATCTCGATAATGATTCAGCTCATATCATTAACCACACTATTGGGCCGGTAAGGAATATGGCATGGTCATCATTATATACGAACAAGCAGAACTGGGCGTATCCGAAGGTCAACCATTTGAAGAAGTTGATGAGAGATGTTTATGAGAACCATGAACTGTATGAAGAGAAAGGGTATAAAGCTCGTGAGATTGGGGAGACAATGACGGTAGAGACTGTTGCTGATTTTATAACAAGGGAACTTACAAGGGAGAAGCTAAGACTATGATAGATAGGCAGGAATTTACCAATAAATATATTGACACCTCTCTGTCTATATCTGACATAGCAAAGCTATTCGATTTGAGCAATGCTATGGTTTATTATTATGGAAAAAAGTTTAATCTGAAGAGAATCAAAAAACACCATAATCCAGAATGGCTCAAAGAAAAGTACGTAAATGAAAATTTATCAATGAGAGAAATCGGAGAATTGGCTGGCACAGGTCCTGATAATATTAGTCTTTTGTTAAAGAAGTTTAATATTACAAAGGGAGATGAGAAGATTGTTTCATCAAGGCGAAAAACTATGCTAAAAAGATATGGAGGAGATACTCCTATGACTTCGCCGATTCTTTTGGAGAAGATAAACTCCACAAAATTTGAAAAATATGGAACAATAAATACATCCTCTTTGAACTCTGTAAAGATGAAGCTTCCGAAGTCAGTAGATATTTATGGTTATCCTGCAAATTATTGGTCCAAAAAATATGGAGTGCCCAGAACTAGTACTCTTTCAATATATCGCTCAAATTGCTTCGATGGGGTAGATGAATTTATATCTTTACTTAAAAACTATCAGGTTAAAATTAGCGATATTGAAAATATTTTTCATAAGAAAACAAACATAGCGTTTCATAACAGATATTTCGATAAAGATATTTATCCAAATTTGAAATTTAAGCCAGATTTTAAACTATCTGAAAAAATTGCACTTAATACCGATGGTTTATACTGGCATTCTGAAGAAAGAACACCTAACAAGCTTTATCACTTTAACATGAGAAAAGAATATGAAAATAATGGATTAAGAATTTTTCAATTCAGAGAAGATGAAATTAAGAATAAGTTTGAAATCATTCTGTCAATGATAAATAATTCATTAGGATTATCCGAAAGAAGAGTATATGGTAGGAAAACGATTTGCAAAAAGGTATCGAATGACGATGCGCAAGCTTTCCTAAATGAGCATCATCTTATGGGCGCAATAAGCTCAAGACATATTGGGCTTTATTACGAAAATGAATTGATATCAGTTATGTCTTTTAAAATAATTGATCAAACTATAAAGGTAGATAGGTTTTGTTCTAAAGTTAATTTTGTAGTTATTGGAGGATTAAGCAAATTGATGAAATTCATAACAAGGACCTCTTCTGCAAAGAATATAGATTATTGGGTAGATTTAAGATACGGAACAGGTAAGCACTTAGAAGATAAAGGATTTCTTTTAGAAAAAGAAACTTTAGGATGGAAGTGGACTGACTTTAAGGAAACCTATAACAGGTTGAAATGCAGAGCCAACATGGATGAACGAAATTTGACTCAAGCAGAACATGCAGAAGAGATGGGCTGGGTAAAAATATATGATGCCGGGCAAAGGCTATACAGGAAGAAATTATGAGCAGACTTAAAATTATGGATTTTTACGTGCATCAGGGTCATCAATACGAGTTCTTCAAAGGTAAGCATGACTTTTACCTATCAGGCTGCAACTCTCTACCGCCAGATTGGAATGCCGATCATAGGCCCACTCACGAAAACATGACATTCATTGATGAAAGGGATGCGTTACTCAATCATAATTTTGATGTAATTATGGTTCGTTCGCCATTGAATGCAAAACGATATGAAGCATTTCATAAGAGGGGAGCTACAGGTATTGCGGTAGTTCAGACAACAGATCCTTTTCCGATCCCTGGGTGGGTTCCTTTCGTTGTGTGGAACTCTGAGGACGTAATGCGTCGCTGGAAAGGCAGATTTCCAAAGAAGCAACACTTCTATATTCCTCATGGATTCGATCCAGACGAGTTTCGGGACTTATCTCTTGAGAGGATTGGTCCGGCATTAAGTGTGTGCAATGCATTCCGACAAAGGGCAGGATTCCTTGGTTATGATCTATGGAAATATCTTAGCAAAAGAAGTAAGTGTAAGATATACGGACATGGTAACGAGAAGATGCGGCTCGACATCAGAGAGTGCGACAATTTTGAAGAGCTAATAAACGTGTATAATACACATAAGCTATACCTGAATACAACTCTTCACTCTGCAATGCCAAGAGCGAGGGCTGAAGCAATGATGTGCGGCATGCCATTGGTCACAACAGATAATTATGACATTGGAAAATATGTAGAGAATAAAAAGGATTGTATCCTTACAAATGATAGAAACAAGATGCTTAAAGGAATCAATAAACTTCTTAAGTCCGAAGAGATGAGGGCGGAGTATGGTTCGCGTTCCAGAGAGATTGCGATAAAGCATTTTCATATCGATACTTACTTGGACAGATGGGACGAAGTTTTTAAGAGGGCCTAAGATGAAGATTCTATATATTGACAATAGGGTATATGGGCATAACTCAGATCTGCACATAAAGTTTTTTCAGTATATGGAGAAGCGAAAGTATCATTCGATTTATGCCTACGGAGAGCATATGCCTCTCTATTTCAAAAGAAGCTACGTACCTAAACGAGACAATGTAGCTAAAGATTTTGATAAGCTTCTTAAGAAAGTTAGACCCGATATCATTTTGACATATAACTGCAATGGTTCGAGCTACGAGATTGGATTAGATAACGTAGCTCAATTCAAATGGATTGCTCCGACTTTATCAAAGGTAGACATTCCTAAGTTTCATATAACTACAGATTATTGTAGGTCTGGGTTCAGGAAAGAACAGGCGAAGTGGTTTGAGGATGTTAATTACACGGCAGCATTCTTCAGGCATAAGGTGGCATTGGATCATCCGATTGAGGTGCCTGCATTTTGGTTGCCATTTTCTGTTGACCGAAGACTTTACCAAAGAAATTCTCAGATAAATGTTTCAAGGAAAAAACCAAAGGTAGGGTTCCTTGGGGCGGCACACAATTCTTCCAAGAAGCTGTATGCGAATAGGATTGCGGCATTTGACATGCTTGAGGAGAAAGATATGCTGGTTACATCCGCAGTCACCAATCCGATCAAAGGAACTCGAAAGATGTATTTCGGGGAGCAGTATGTTAGATTTTGGACAAGGAATATGTTTGGGCTAACATGTGGTGGAACATGTAATTTTATGACGGCAAAGTATTTTCAGATTCCGGCAGCGTATAGTATGCTCGTGTGCTCTCCGACAGAGGGTTTGGAAATTTTCCCTAAGGACACCTACATTACTTATGATCGAAAGAATATTGAGCAGTTGCACAAAGATCTTATTTGGCATATCAACAATTACTCAATTACAAAACAGAAGATAAGGACCTTGAACAATTATGTCATGTTGAATCATAATCATGACATCAGAATTAAAAGGTTCACAAAAAGGATTAAGAAGCTCATATGAAAATCTTATTTTACTCTTCCCCTTACCAGTATTATCTGGAGAACTTAACTCCATTGGTCGAGGCAGCAAAGGAACGTGGACACAAAGTCTATACCAGATTTGCATTAAAGGAAGAGAAGAACATCCGGAAGCTATTACCTGATGGAGAAGAGACTCATACCATCCACGATCTTATCGAGAAGAGAATGGTGGATGCAGTCGTTCTTGTTCAGCCATGGTGGTATGCGGACAAGGAGGTTGCCGGAGCTTGCAACAAATATAATGTTCCATTCTACATAGTAGATCATGCTCCACCTATGATGCCGTACACTGAGGCTTCTGGAAAAAAGAGTCATCTGTATAGGGCTCGACTTTATAATGCAAGAGCATTCTTTGCTTATGGTGCAGCTACAAAGCAGGTGATGAGAAAAAGGGGCTGCAAGGAAAAAATTGTAGTCACTGGTTCTCCAAGGGTGGAGGCTATGCTTGAAAGGTATAAGGGTTTTGAGCAGAAGAAGGATTTTAAAGCATTTGTTCTGTATGATACATCCCATAGGATGGAAGATAAATCTTTGATTAAAGAGGTCAATAAGCTTCGTAAAGATCTTGGAGCGGATTGGCAGATTTTTATCAAAAGGCATGCTCGAAGCCCTGATAATTTTAGGAAGATATCAGGAATTGGGTCACTTGAGGGGCCAGAAGAACAGATAGTTTTCTTTGCCGATATGGTGGGATTTACTTTTCCGTCCTCTGCGATGATTTTGCCAGCCATTGTTGACAAAGATATGGTGGCGCTATATGATAAACATTATTGCACAGAAGCTGTAGGGTATTTCAGAAAGTATCAAGAGGCTATTCCGAATAGAAAAGGAAAGAGGGTTAGTACTTACAAAGAATTCATTACAGATAATTATCACACAAGAGGCTCGCCAACTAAAACCATTTTAGATTACATTGAGGGGAAGACATGAAGATAGCATTCGATTTAGACCATACAGTTTTAACACAGGGATCACCCGATAACAATTACGCAGACTCAGCAGTCAAACCAGGCATGGTAGAGTTTGTGAATTCTTTTCATGATAAGGGTCACGAGATTTACTTCTTCACTGCAAGGCATTTTAAGCACCATGTATATACTGACGAATTCCTACGAGCAGCAGGGTTCAAATTTCATGGGCTATACCTCAACAAGATTTCAGTACATCTCTTTGTGGATGACAGGGGTTTCCGTTGGGAAGATGGCAAAGAGCAGGAGCTTGTAGAACTAGTGGAGAGTATGGATGAGTGAATCAGTCACATACATCAAGGCGCAGTGTTGCAATGAAGATTGTTATGCGATTGATAATGAGGAGCCATGCTGGGGAGATACACAAGCCATCGATGAAGAATATTACGGTGATGACGATTACTATTGGGTCCATGCTTGCGAAGGTCATCAGGACAAATATCATGGCGGAGACTACATAGAGGAGGAGCAATGAGAGTTATTGCAGAGGTCGGATGCAACCATAAAGGTGACATTGAAATTGCGAAAGAGCACATGCGTATTGCGAAAGAAGTCTGTAATGCTGACGTTGTCAAGTTTCAGAAGAGAACGAACCGAGAACTACTCTCCGAAGAGGAATTTGACGCGCCTCATCCTGTTCCATATAATTCTTATGGAGCTACCTATGGCGAGCATAGAGAGTTTTTAGAGTTCAGCATGGATCAGCATATGGAGCTTATGAGATATGCGGAAGAGTTGGGGATTGATTATTCTGCATCAGTGTGGGATATGACATCCACGAAACAATTGGTTAAGTTAAACCCCAGTCTTATCAAGATACCATCGCCAAGAAATACTCAGTATGAAATGCTCGAATACTTGGTCAAGAATTATGCAGGGGAGATTCATCTTTCGCTTGGCATGACAACTCGCAAAGAGGAGGTTCGTATAATGAAAGTGCTGGACCCTGTTCGTGAAAGAGTCGTGTTGTACGCCTGCACTTCAGGTTATCCGGTAGACTTCAAGGATGTATGTCTTTATGAAGTTAAAAGATTAAAGGAGACATGGGGCAATGCAGTTTTGGGAATTGGTTTTTCTGGTCATCATCTTGGAATCGCCGTCGATATGGGCGCAATTACACTTGGCGCAACAGTATTGGAAAGGCACTTCACTCTCGATAGAACGTGGAAGGGAACTGATCACGCTGCTTCGTTGGAGCCTGATGGGTTACGGCGATTAGTCCGAGACTCTAAAGCAATGACGCAAGCACTGACTTATAAGAATCAGCAGATTCTTGAGGTAGAGCAGGTGCAAAGGGATAAGTTTAAAAAATGAAAACAGTAGCGGTTTTATTAGCCAGAGGTGGGAGCAAAGAGATTCCAAGGAAAAATTTGATCGATGTGTGCGGTCAGCCTTTAATTTCTTATGGTATCGGTGCGGCTGTATTTGCCGGACTTGAGACATGGGTGAGTACCGACGATGAAGAAATTGCTGCGGTTTCCAAAGAGTGGGGAGCTAAAGTATTGATGCGACCAGCGGAGTTGGCAACAGATACCTCTCAGTCAGAGGACGCTTTGCTACACTTTGCTGAAAATGTTGAGTTCGATAGGTTGGTGTTCATTCAGCCAACCTCGCCGCTCCTGAAGCTACGCCACATTAAAGAGGGCCTTAGATTAATGGAACAATATGATTCTGTATTCTCAGGGAATATAGATCACTGGACTCCCAAGTGGGGAGATGTAAATTATCGGAAAAATTCAGCTATAGAGAAAAGACTTCTTCCAATCAGTTGGAAATTAGATAATCGACCAAGAAGGCAAGATGCTGCTGGCGGTGTTTATACAGAGAATGGAGCTTTTTACATTACTTCTAAAGAAAGATTGATGGAGTCAGAGTGCCGTTACTCAGGCAATATCGGTTGTTATGAGATGCTACAGTCGGAAAGTTTCCAAGTGGACTCCTATGACGATCTAAGAATAATCGAAGCTATATTGGGAAGATCCAGATAATCGGAGGATGAACTGTGAGTAATTTAACATTGATAGCCGGCCCTTGTGCTGTAGAGAATGAGGAGACTCCATTCCTTGTGGCAAATACTGTAAAGGAAATTTGCGACAGACTTGGTGGAATCGACTTTATCTTTAAGGCTTCTTGGAAGAAGGCCAACCGAACACGATTGGATTCCTTCACGGGAATTGACAGACAGGATGCTCTTGATATTCTCAAGAGAGTGCGTGATGAACTTGGACTTCCAGTTATCACAGATATCCACGAGAGTCATGAGGCTGCATTGGTTGCGGACTACGTAACTCATTTGCAGATACCAGCTTTCTTATGCAGGCAGACAGATTTGCTTATGGCAGCAGGAGCTACAGGGTTGCCGGTTGGGGTCAAGAAAGGACAATTTGTTTCTCCGGAAATGATGCAACATGCTGTGACTAAGATTAAGGCCGGTGGTGGATCAGACGTATTCCTTATGGAGAGAGGCACAACTTTCGGTTATAAGAATCTTGTAGTTGACTTTACCTCCTTACCAAAGATGAGAGAGTACGCTCCTGTATTTTTGGACTGTACTCATTGCCTGCAAGAGCCGAACCAAGCTCATGGAGTTACTGGTGGCAATCCTGCAATGATTGGGCATATGGTTAATGCGGCTGTTGCGGTTGGTGTAGATGGCTTATTTATCGAGACTCACCCAGACCCTGCTTCGGCAGGAAGTGACTCAGCAACGCAGTTGCAGCTTGACCAGCTTGAGAGAATTCTTGAGAGGGCAATGAGAGTTAGAGAAGCGGCGAGTTCATAATGGGTCGTAAGAAAAAAGTATTGGGAGTTATCCCTGCAAGGTATGGCTCCAATAGATTGCCAGGTAAGCCACTGGCTGACATAGCAGGTAAGCCTATGATTCAATGGGTATATGAAAGGGCTATGTCTGCGGAACTTGATGGATTAGTTGTAGCTACAGATGATCAAAGGATTGTGGACGTAGTTAAGGCTTTCGGTGGCGATGTCGTAATGACATCTATGGATCATGTATCTGGCACCGCAAGAATGTGTGAAGTTGAAGGTATGAAAAGATTTGAGGACTACGACTACTTCATTAATATCCAAGGCGACCAGCCATTGATCGAAGAGTATACCATCAGGATGCTGTCGCTTAATCTTGTCAATTTCAAGCCAAATGAAATGGCGGTGCTGACGCTTGTGGCATCTCTTAAGAAAGACGAGATAAATAATCCTTCCGTTGCTAAGGTTGTTACCGATAAAAATGGAAGAGCGTTATACTTTAGTCGTTCAGCAATTCCTTATACAAGGGAGGGAGATAGCGTCTCCCATTTCTATACAGATTTTCTTAGTAAGAAGAGTCCTTATCTTAAGCATCTTGGCGTTTATGGTTTTACAAAGAAGACTATCGATAAGGTTAGGGGATTGGAGACTTCTTATTTGGAGGAGACTGAGAAGCTTGAACAATTAACTTGGCTTTACGAAGGCATTCCTGTTTATACAGCTTTTGGTACGGATGTAAATAAGATATCGGTAGATACCCAAGAGGATCTCGATAGGGTCAGGAAGATTGTGGAGAAGCGGGAAAAAGTGCGGTCATGATTTATAGAATAAAAGATATAGAATTTTATCAGAAAGTAACAGGATGAAACAAAGTAATGAAAACAGCGCAAGAGATAATTCAGGAAGAGATTAAGGCACTTCAGGCGATACCTTTAACCGGTATCCAAGAAGCTGTTGACGCCATCGTGGCCTGCGAAGGTAAAATTGTCTTTACAGGTATGGGAAAGGCTGGCTTAATTGCACGAAAAATTGCAGCGACCTTTGCCTCAACAGGAACGCCAGCATTTTATATGCATCCTTGCGAGGCGCAGCATGGCGATCTGGGAATGATCGGGAAAGGCGATATGATACTGGCATTCTCGAACTCAGGTAGGACGAGAGAAGTTGTTGAGACCGTCTCTCTTGCTAAGATTTTAGTTGACGGCATGAAACTAGTTACAGTAACATCCAACAGGGCTGCTGAGCTTGCATTAATCTCCGATGTGGTAATCGAGACAGGAGGATATCCTGAGGTGTGCCCACTTGGAATGGCGCCTACTTGCTCAACAACAGCGATGCTTGTTATCGGAGATGTTCTATCTATGATGGTAATGGAAGCTAAGGAATTCTCAATTGAGGAGTATTCTAAAAGGCATCATGGCGGCTATCTTGGACAGAAATCAAGAGGAGAAGTTAAATGAGATCAGTAGTTAATCAAGATGGAAAGAAAGTAAGAAGACTTGATACAATTTATATCGGGTACGATAGCAGGGAGCATGAAGCAGTTGAGGTTTTAATTGATTCAATTGAGCGTCATGCATCAAGACCTCTTAACATTGTGACCTTGAATCAGATGGGCCTTCGTAAAGCGGGACTATACACAAGGGCGCCTCATCTGGATTCTACAGTTTGGGCCTCAAATCCTTTTGGGCACATGCATGACAGAATGGATGGCAAGCCATATTCTACAGAGTTTAGTTTCTCAAGGTTCCTTGTACCATTCCTGAATCAGCGTGAGGGATTCGCACTATTCATGGACTGCGATATGTATTTCAGAAGTGACCCTTGTGAGATTTTTGATAATTTCGCAACAGAAGATGCACCAGCAATTCAGTGTGTTCAGCACGAGTATGAGCATGGTGGAAATCTTAAGTTAAAACTATACGGATGTCCGCAGACTTTCTACAGGAGAAAGAATTGGTCCAGTGTAATGCTTTGGAACTGTGGACACGCAGGTCACGATAACCTTACAGTTGGAGATGTTAATATGAAGTCCGGAACATGGCTTCATAATTTCAAGTGGCTGGAGGATCAGGACATTGGTGCTCTACCTGAAGAGTGGAACTGGCTTGACGGTCACTCTCCAGAAGATTTGGAGCCAAAGAATGTTCATTTCACTACTGGCGGACCATGGTTTGATACTTGGATTGCTGAAAGATTTACAGATCTTCAATACTCTAACGAATGGGTTGAGTTGCGAAAAAACCTAAGTAATAAGAAATGAAGAAAGTTATTTTAACAAATCCTTTAAAGAGCAAAAAGCTTTTTAAAAAACAGGCACGAGCTTTATCGAAAGAATACAAGTATCTATTTTTAAACGCAACTAAGGACGAGGTTTTTTTTCAAAAGAAAAAAAGGAAAATGTTTGGTTCTTTGCTTGTTCCGGATGGTGATAGTCATTTTCCCAAGGCTCACGATAGATATCAATATGCCACCTTTCTGCTTGCAACCATTTATTTGAAAGAAAAAAGAGTGGCGGTAGACGTTGGGGCTCATGTTGGTTTCATGTCAAGAGCAATGTCCGAAATATTCAACACAACAATTTCTATCGAGCCAGATCAAAGAAATTATCAGTGCCTTCAGCTTAACTGCCCCAAAGTTCTTCACATCAATGAGGCTGTAGGAACAGGTAAGGAAACCGGTTCAATAGTCTCTCATATAGAGAATACCGGCATGAATTATTTTGAAGAAGGCAGTGATGGTATGCAGACTTGCAGGATTGACGATTTGATAGAAGAAACAGATCAGGTTGATCTAATCAAATTCGATATCCAAGGTTTTGAGTATAAGGCTCTACTTGGAGCAGCAAAGACTATTGAAAAATGGATGCCTATATTAATAGTGGAAGTTTCTATGGGTAATGGAGAATTTCATGATATAGAAGAAATACGAGAATTGTTATTTAATTTAGGATATGTAGAAGAGCTGAAATTTGGAAAGGATTGCCTGTATGTTCCGAAAGGAAAATCATTAAGGATATAAAGTGAAGAAGACAAGGATTGACATAGTTTATGCTAAAAGAAAATCGACTGCAATAGATAGTATTCCTTGGGTTGAGGGACTTTCAGAATATCTGAAAATCGATCCTGAGATTACAGTATCTTGCGCTCTTGATGGAACACCTGAAGCAGATTTAATTATATCTCCAATGGGAACTGGGCATAACCACTCAAAAAGCTCTCGTGCCCTTAGTGATGTCATTAAGAATTCATCTTGCCCTAAGCTTATCGTGACTAAAGGAATATTCTCCGGATGGGGGAATATGACAATGACTTTTTCGTATATTGATAGCGGAGGACACATCAATCTTTTTCCAAAAAAAAGGATGATGCAACCGGAACATATTAGAAGATTGATAAAGAGAAAACCTACAGGTTTCTCCATACAGCCATGGAAAAGAAATGGGGACTATTTTCTCTTTTGTGCTCAGAATAGTCGCCCTCCATATTTCTCATATTATTATAACATAAGTTACAATACTTGGGCGTATAATTGTATACAGCATTTGTTAAAGAAGACAGATGAAAAGATTATATATAGATTCCATCCAAGGAAATATCACCAGAATGAGAATTTGAGGTTCGGCAAAAGATTAACAGAATTATCTGATAGGATAGAAGTCTCTCCGTTTGAAAAGTCATTACAAGATGATTTTGAAGGAGCGAAGAAGGTGTTTACCTACAACTCTGGCGTTGCGATCAAATCAGTTTTCGCAGGAATCCCAACAGTGGTAGGGTGCAGATATTTTACAGGTCCAACAGCAGTGGTTGGATACGAAAATTTCAAAAAAAATTTAAGGCCGAATAGAACCGAATGGTTTTACAGACTAGCTCATACAACTTGGTCCAACAAGGAAGTTCTTGATGGAAAAGCAAACTCATATATTTATGAGCTTGGAATGAAAAAAGATTTTAAAAGGTAAATCATGGCAAATAGATATGGAAATGTAACTAAAACTATCGCAGAATACGAGCCCCTTACTATCTGTGAGATTGGAACCTTCAGTGGGAGAAGAGCAATCTCTATGCTATTGGCGGCCCTTAAGTATAATAACGGTGTAAGCTATATAGGATACGATTTATTCGAAGAAGCTTCCGATGAAACTGATACTGAAGAATTCAACGGTAAAACTACGAGAACAGAGGTGAGTAAGGTTAAAGAAGTCATCGAGAATAAGGTAACAAGAAAAGTTCGAAAAAATAAGAATGGAGACTTCGAGGTTGAACTTGTTAAAGGCAATACAAATGATGTTCTGCGTAAAGGGAAATATGATTTTGTATATATTGATGGAGGGCATCACATAGATACTATTAGACACGACTATTCCAAAGTCAGGCGCAGTAAGGTAATCATTTTTGATGACTATTATGATTGCGATGACAAAGATCTTCTTGCAAAAAGAACAGAGAAATTTGGATGCAATAATCTTATCCATGAGCTTATGGAAGATCAGGAACTTCAAGTTTCTATCATGCCACTTTATGATACAAGCGGCGAATTCTATACCAAGCAGGTTTTGGTTATAAGAAAGTGAAAATCATCCTTTACAAGAGAAGAAAGAAGGAGCCGATGATTGATATCATTTATCCTATGCTGATGGAATCGATGTCCTCTCTTGAGAAGGATTTTCAGGTCAAATACGAGGATGAATACGAAGTCTCCGACATAGCTATTACTTATGGATTACACAAATACGCTACTAAAGGCGGAAGAGTAAGGAAAGCTATTTTTGATGGGCAAGAGAAAGCCGGCAAAGATATGCTGATTATGGAGCGAGGGTTTCTAAAGCGTAGCGATTATTTTTCGCTTGGATTTAGCAACGTAAATGGTAGAGCTGAATTCTATAACCACAAAAGTCCATCAGATAGGTACAAGGAGCTAGGCATAGAACTATCCCCCTGGCGCGTTAAGGAAGACGGAATTATTCTATTATGTGGCCAAGTAGCCTGGGACACCAATGTTCAGCACATCAATTATACAAAAGAGAAAAGTAAGAGTAAGATGATTAAAGGTTATCTTAATTGGCTTAGAGATACTGCAATTTATTTGTCAGAAACTTACGACAAAGATGTTATTTTCAGACCTCATCCTTTATTCGCAAAGCCAAGTCTTTACAAAGAGGCTTTAGCTGGAGTTAATATAGGTTGGTCCGACAGGTCATTGGAGAAAGATCTTAAGGATTCTTATGTATGCGTTGCTTTTAATTCGAATACCTTAGTTGACGCAGCAATTATGGGTGTACCGATTGTAGCTTTCGATAGAGGTTCTATGGCTTATCCTATTTCCAACAATATGAAAAAACTAAATAAATTGAAGCTCTACAAAAGAGAGCAACTCCTTTTTGATATAGCATACTCTCAGTGGAATTCAAATGAAATTCTCAAAGGAATTCCATGGCAGAGGCTTAAGAAATCAAGGTATGACTCCTAATCTGCGAGCTTTTTTCTTAGAGTAATCTCCATTATCATTTAGCCGACTACGGAATCGATCCCATACGATTCCGTTTTTCATTTCATCACAGTTCCAACAGCTATAAGCTAAGTTGTACAGCCACTGATCTCTATTTGGAAATTTTGGTGTAAGGATTTTGCTATAATTATGATTGGCAACAGGATATGTTAAACAGTCTTTGTTATCGGTAAAGATTGGGACGCCATTGATGACCGCCACAATAGTTGACGAAGATGTCATAGTAATGCAGGCGATAGCGCGCTCTGTTTCCTCAAGCATTGTGGTATTGTTAATAATTGATGGATGTCTGCCTATAATTCCTCCAGAGAACGTTATATTATTAACTCCGAGAAATTTTTTCCAGTGTCTTGATCTGTGAGTGATTTCATCTCCACCTGGATGAAACCTGAGTCTAATCGGGAAATCGGTTTTCATTCTAATTTCTTTGATAGTATTTCTCAGCCATTTGTCTGCGTCATAATTTCGAGTAGACCATCCGCGACCACGTTTATTGTCACTATTAAGACATATGAGAATATGATCACCTTCTTTACGATAGGGTTTTAGTACAATATTTTTCTCTTTACTAATTTTATCCCAACGATCTGATGGAGAGCCTTCATTAAAGTAGTAACCATCGCTTGGATACACAGAAGTATGAGAGACTCTAAGGTAATGAAGTGGATCAATTTGATTTTTCGGAAGATTGGTGCCGGCATATTTTAGCGGATCAGCATCAATGAATATACATTTTTTGCCGCGCGCCAAGTGAGCTTTAAATACTTTTTTTCGCACACTTTGGGTATACCCAAGATTTTGCCCATAAAAGCCAAAGATAAGAGCGATGTCGCAGTTTCTATATTCTGGTTTATTTACGATAATTGCTCTATCTTCAGACTTCCTAACACCTTCTGCAAAGCTATGCAAAATTCGTCTTTTTGAGTCAGTGGATGAGTTACCAACCGTTTCTAAAAAAATCCCAACTTTCAGTCTCACGTTAATTCTCCGTCAGTCTCACGTTAATTCTCCGTCGCTACTATTATACTTTTATATAAATATAAGGAAGCCTACCTAATGAGAAACATATTATTAACATTTAGTGACTCATACATTGAAAATGCAAAGGCTATGCTATCATCCATATATACTCACTCCAAAAATATTAGGCTAATTTTGTATATAATCAACGCTTCTGAAGAAAACAGGAAGAGCCTTGAAGAGGAGTTTGAGCTGCTTAGAGCATTGCGTAATGACATACTCATAGAAGAGAATTATATATTCAAAGATTTGGATGAGTCAATCAATAAGAGACATAAGACTAAAGAATACAGCGAGCTAATGGCTTACTCTGCGAACTTAAGATTCTTAGTAATATACAAATTGCTAAAGTCAAGAGAGCTTTTAGATTTGATTTATTTGGATACTGATTCTATTTTAAATAAGGATATCGAATTGTTTTATGAAGATGTTAAGGGCTACGATATTGCTTTCCGACTAAGGGAAGGCGCAAGTAAAACTAAAGGGGCACTAAGTGGTGTATTGTATTTTAAGAATTCAGATAAAATTCTTGAATTTACAAAGACCTTAAAAAAGGAAGTCTCAAAGGCCGGAGTTCTTAAGTGGTATTCGGATCAGATAGCGCTAAGAGGAACTTTTTATAAAAACAGAGAGTTTGTCAATCATTATCAGCTTTTAGATAAACATATAGATTGGATGTTAAATGATGACAGTATAATCTGGGTTGGAAAAGGTGCGTTCAAAGATTTTGAAAAGTACGTCGAGGTAAAGGAATGTTATCTTGAGAAATATCAAGAATTAATTAAGGAGTAAAGTGTCTATTTTATATATCACATCTTTTAGTGGTCATCTCTATAATCTAACAGGAAAGAGGCTTATTGAGACCTTTAAGAAAACCAAAACAGAAGGTGACCTTTTTTGTTACGTAGAAGGTATGGACACTTCTTTAATCAATGGCAAAAATATTACAGTTGAAGACATGAGCGATAATAGGTTCTATAGAAGATGGTTCGAAGCAAATCTTGATATTATACCTGAAAAATTTGGTGGCAAAGCTACAAAGGAAAGTAGTTTTCAGGCATTTAAGACTCCAAACTATAGAACTGCGCAGTGGACTAAGAAGATTGCAACAATGAAGTACGCCATGGAAAATTATACGGACCAATATGATTACTTTATGTGGGTAGATTGCGATTGCTTTTTTACAAATACGTTTACTGAGCAAGATTTAGTTAAAGCACTTCAAGGAAAGTCATTCGGCTATCATCTCGGCAGGGACCGTACCAAGAAAAGGATGGGCGTAGAGACAGGGCTTCTTGGGTTTAAGAACGATAAGTACTCTAAGAAGGCATTATCCAAATGGATTAAGAAGTATAATGGTGCTGGATTTAAACAGCACGAATGGTGGAACGATGCACACATGTTTTTTTATGTTCTTGATGCAAACCCTAAGCTTAAGGAGAAAGGTATAGATTTAGTAACTGATTATGGAGACACAGGTAGGTCAAAATCACACGTCATTATGAGAGGAGACCTTGGTAACTTTTTTGATCATCAAAAAGGATACCACAAACGAAACCTATGAAATTTTCCGTAAAACATGATAGCGGTTTTAAAGGCGGAATCAGAGATGAGATAAGGGCTTTAAAACCGAGGGTAGTTAAAAAATTCTCAGACATTAGAGATGATTATCTTTTTGTAAATGGGATGAAAGAAATGATCTCGATCAAAAGGCATACAGGTGGTTTTCCGCAGAACTATATTTTTGTAGACTCAGGTTATCTTGGTAATTTCAGAGATAAAGTCAAATATACAAGAATGATTCCAAATGCAATGCATCCGCCAGACTACGACGTTCCTCGTGGAGAAATATTTTCGTTTCTAAGGGGATATGACAAATATTATGAGACGGAGTATCTTAAGATGCTGGAGAATCAGTATGACTACAGTGCATATAATGGCGCCATTATTATTCCTCCATCAAGGAAGTATTGTTTTCTTGAAGAGATAGATCCAGTAAGATGGGCTCAGGTTGTTGAATATGTAGAATATTCTTCCTATTTTGACTCTTTCTATGTGAGAAAGAAATCTAAAGATAGAGAGGAGCGTATGTTACACAATCCTATCTATAATGATATGAGCGAAAAATCTGCTTTGATTTGTCATAGTAGCATTGCTTCGGTAGATGCTCTTCTATATGGAATGCCATTTATTGATTTAGGAGCCGGCCCCCTTGTTCACATGTCTTCAAATAAAAAGAGTTTATCGAGAAATAAGTTTCATAGCCAGGAGCAGATAGTCGATGCTCTCAATAAGCTGCTATTTTACCAATGCGTTCCGTTTACTTTTAAAAAGAAGTTACTTGAGATTATGCATTTTTATGAGTGCCTTTAAGGCCGCTCCACTTGTAAGCTCTTCACGACTGAACTGATTATACATAAGATTTTTGATCCATTCTGTTCTGTCTGGACGGATAAGTTTTTCAACATTCGAGAGCTTTTGTGCTGATACGAATTTGCTGGCAGCTTCGCCAAGTACGATTGCGGGTGTGCCATGGAAAATAGCTTCTGTAGCAGCATTGCTGTTATAAGCAACAATACAATGTGCATTTTTAGCGGCATTAACTAAGGATTTTGAACCTTCGTATCTATCTCGAACTATTGGTCTCGCCCTAATAAGGATGTCCCTATTCGAATATTCCCTGAGTTCGGTAACAGTAGACTCCAGCCATTTTTTGTTATCAAACCCCCAATACCTGCCGGCCTTTGCGCATGGAGGGACAACAAGAATGTAATCTCCGTTTTTTTTCCAAGATTTAGGCTTAATTTTGATACCTCTACGCCATGAGCTAAAGTCTCTCATCCTCTCCATTTGAAAAGAATTATAACATACTCGCATCCATTGCTTCTTTCCGTCATCAATAATGTATCCCCTATCGATAAAGAAGTAAGGAATTCCGTAAGCCTCAAGTTTTATGATTAGCTTCATTCTTCCGAAGCCGGTAAAGGCAACGGTATATCCTTTCTTTTTTAGCTTTACTAAATCTTGTTTGTGTATGTTTGTGATGGGAGCATTGGCTCCTTCTGCGAATTCACGAGTGAATCTCGTATCGTCATGGCAAATCAATTTCATTAGGTTATCCTATGGTATTTAGTTAAAAAGTCTATAGCTTCACCGTTTGACAGTTCGTCAACAGTGAATTGGTTACAGAATAAGTTTTTCAACCAAAGCTCTCTATCAGGATAGCAAAGGCTCTCTATGTCTGAGAGGTCTGTCCTGGCAACAAATTTGCTTGCGGCATCTCCAAGGACGATTGCTGGAACCCCACTAAAGATAGCCTCAGTTGCTGCATTGCTATTATACACAACGATGCAGTGAGCATCTTCAAGTGCAGCTAACAATGATGTATCTCCATGATACCTTGCGATTTTATTATCAGGCTTGTACCTTATGATCACTTCTCTATCGGAGTTTTTATCAAGATATTTAACAACTCTATTTAGCCATTTATCTTTATCAAATTTATAGAACTCGCTGGTCTTTTTACTTGGAGGACACACCACAATTTTAGAGCCCCCTTTTCTCCATGGCTCGGGAGTTACAGGTGAGACGTTTCTCCATCCTTTAATATCTCTCATCTCATTCATCTGAAGGGAGTTGTAGGATACACGTATCCAAAATTTTCTTTCCCCAAAAATATAAGCCCTGTCGAGAAAGAAGTATGGAATGCCAAGCTCTTCAAATTTTGATATAAGTTTAAGTCTTCCAAGTCCCGTAACTACGGCAGTATAACCAGAGCTTTTGATTGCTCTTAAATCCTGTTCGTATAAGTTCATAAGCGGAGCCTTAGCTCCGAACGAGAAATGACTTGAGAATTTTTTGTCATCATGGCATATAATCTTCATTCGTTCACCCATACTAATTATTTCGATATTAATATGAGATGTAACATAGCTGAAGGAAATGAGGCGGCAATTGATAATCAGTCATAAATATAAATTGATTTTCGTTAAGACTAAAAAAACATCAGGTTCTACTCTGGAGTTTCTGTTGTCAAGCAGGCTTGGGCCGAAAGATATCTGCACCGGTTCCGAACGTGATGGGACATCGAAAGTTAATACAAACATATCTAACGGGCACATGAATCTGTCAAAGATTAAGAAGATTTTTCCAAAGGAATTCGAGAACTACTATAAATTTTCAATAGAACGAAATCCTTGGGACAAAGTTGTTAGTTCATATTTTTGGCATAACAAAGTGAAACCAGAGAAGTATGCTGGTATGGATTTCACAAAGTACATGATAGCAGCTAAGGGGCTTCCGGTCGGTTGGAAAATATACACTATTGGTGGAGAGATAGCAGCAGATAAAGTTTTTTTTTATGAAAACTTAAATGAAATGTATAATGAGCTTAATAGGCAATTTGATTTACAGATAACTCCCGAAGAAATCCGAGACACCAGAAAGAAATCTGGTATCAGAAAAGTTGGACATTATTCTGAGCTGCACAACGAAGAAACAATAGAAATAGTTAAAAAGCGCTTTGCAGATGAAATCAAAGCTTTCAGCTATACTTACTGAGGAAATATATGAAACATGTTGGCGGACACGAAGGCAAAACTTGGATAGATTATGGTGCCTTAAAAGCTTTGGTAGATAGATTTCAAAATGCCAAAACATTTATTGATATAGGTTGCGGTCCAGGCAAACAGGTTGAGGTGGCGAAGGCTTTGGGGCTATCTGCTATTGGGGTCGATGGAGATCCTGAGATGACAAAGTTGAAGCATGTTAATCTTTTTGATTTTTCTAAGAAAAAAGCAGCTAAAGATGATCTGCCATTTCTTCCGAAAAGAAAATATTTCGACATTGGGTGGTCAACAGAATTTCTCGAACATATTGATGAGAAATACATTGAGAATTTTATGCCATTATTTGCTTTGTGCAAAGTTGTGGTCATAACTCATGCAACTCCGGGTCAAAAAGGGCATCATCATGTCAATGAACAATTATTTCCTTATTGGAAAGATATATTTCATAGTTATGGCTTAAATGAAGATAAAGAACTCACAAAGCTTCTTCGGATTAAATCAACAATGAAACAGAAAAAGATTAACCACTTTGTAAAGTATAAGAAAGACGGTACACCAAAGGTTAAAAGGATCAAGTCATCCTTCATGGTAAAATCAGGAAGAGTATTTATAAACACAAAGTTAAAGGAGCTATGATGCTTAGAGCAGTTGTAACAGGTGCCGGCCAGGACTCGTCCTATTTGGCAGACCTTCTTCTTGAGAAGGGATATGAAGTTTTGGTGTTTACTCGCCGTCGTTCTGTTAATAATGAGAACGAAAATCTTAAACATATTATCGATCATCCTAACCTAACGGTGATGCATGGAGACATTACAGACCCAACTTTCGTCGGAAGAATTCTGCACGATTTCAAACCGCATGAGTATTACGGTCTTGCGGCACAGTCCCATGTAGGATACTCCTTTAAAGATCCTGTTCATACATTTGACGTAACAGGTAGGGCAGTTGTTATGCAGCTTGATCTCATTAGAGAGTTCAGCCCCGCAACCCGTTTCTATAATGCTGCTACCTCTGAACTGTTCGGTGGCCTTCATGTTCCTGATACGGGTTATACAGAGGAGTCTCCGTTCTATCCACGCTCACCATATGCAGTGGCAAAGGCCGCAGGATTCTATGCCACAAGGAATTATAGAGAGGCGTACGGTCTGTTTGCCTGTTCAGGAATTCTATTCAATCATTCCTCGCCAAGAAGAGGGCATGATTTTGCCACAAGAAAGATGACCCGAGGTATCGCAAAGGTGAAGCTTGGAATGGAAGAGCATTTGAGGATGGGCAACCTTGAGCCGTATAGAGATGAGGGTCATGCAAAAGATTATGTCAAGGCTCAGTGGCTTATGTTGCAGCAGGAAGAGCCAGATGATTTCGTAATTGCCACTGGTTATGGGGCAAGCATAGAGGATATGTTTAAGTATATATGTGACCTTGCAGGTTTGAAATTTGAGGATGTATACAGATCAGACCCCAGATTCATGAGGCCATCGGATGTTCCGTTCCTTAGAGGCGATCCTTCAAAGGCAAAGACCGTTCTTGGATGGGAGCCTGAGTACGATTGGCAGAAACTTCTTAAGGAAATGTATGAAGCGGATTTGGCCGAGTTAGATGTTTAAGAAGCTTTTAAAACGAAACGATTTTGATTATTGTATAGTAGGAAATTCGCCATGCGAAGTTGGCCAGAAAAATGGTGAGAAGATTGATTCTCACAAGTTAATCTTCAGGTTCAATGATTTCTCGTTGGACCAAGGTTTTCAGGAGGATTATGGCTCCAAGGTAAATATATGGATCCGAGGAACTAACGATAAACTGGTTTACACAATGGAACAGAAGAAGGAATTATTAGAAGATTTAGATCTCATTATCCTTCGCGCCAAAGATGATAGAAATAAGAAGTTTAGAGACTACTGCAAGACTAACGGTATAAAATATTACGTGCTTCCGCTTGAAAATGAGCTGGAGCTTACGAAGGACCTTGGGCGATGCCCAAGCACAGGTCTTCTTTTGCTCTATAGCATCAAGAAGGTTACGGGTGGCTTGGACCGAAGCAGAGTTTATGGATTTTCTTTTTGCAGAGAGAATAGAAGCAAAAGAAAAACCGGTGGTCAGATTCATTACTACAACAAAGATGATCTTGTAAATCCTGTTACCGGAAAGGTAGAGAGCATTAAGAATACTTTCCTCATCTCAAAGCATGATTGGGGGAGGGAAGAAATATATTTTAGGAACAAGATACTGAGAGGTTGAAATGAGTGAAGAAGCTGAAACAAAAGAAGAGTTTGTGCCTGTAAAGATCGGTGTCATTGGGATGGGATTTGTTGGAGGATCCGTTTTTGAATTTTTTTCGAAAGCAGGAGAACTTATGTATTCCTATGATAAGAAAGAACTCTGGACTATACCAGGAGGCGAAGGGGAATTTGCAAGTAACAAATTTGAGGATTTAATTCCTACAGACTTTGTATTTATATGTCTGCCTACACCTTACATTGAAGGGTTCGGCTTTGACTATACAGCGCTGCATGAGAATTTCCTGAAGTTGGCACAAGCAAAGTACCAGGGAATCGTCGTCGTCAAAAGCACCATGGAGCCAGGAACTTTGAGAGCTTTAGCTGATAAGTATAAGTTAGCAATGGTTCATAACCCGGAATTTCTTACTGCAAGAACTGCGGTTGAAGATTTTGCCAACCAGAAGCATGTAGTCGTTGGAGGCTTTGAGTTCTCCGTATGCCAAAAGGTTGTAGCTCTATATCAGAGACATTTCGAGGCACAGTATACGATTTGTGATGCTGAACAAGCAGAGTTGATGAAGCTATTCTGTAACAACTTCTATGCAGTAAAGGTTCAATTGTTCAATGAGTTTGCTTTGACCTGCAAAAGAATGGGCGTTAAATATGAAGATGTGAGAAGCACTATGCTTAGAAACGGCTGGATTAATCCTATGCACACTGATGTGCCGGGACCAGACGGGCAATTTAGTTATGGAGGGGCATGTTTCCCCAAGGACACCAATGCTTTGCGAGACTTTATGAAACGTCACGGCGTTCCTTGCGAAGTTCTTGAGGCATGTATTAGTGAACGAAATAAGATGAGGAAAGATTAAATATGAATTATGAATACACAAGAGCCCTGGTAACAGGGGGAGCCGGATTTATAGGAAGTCACCTTGTTGACAGATTGTTAAGCGATGGCTTAGAGGTTTGTGTAGTTGACAACTATAATTCTGGAGATAAAGAAAACATTAAAGATCACTTCAAGAACTCAAACTGTATGATAGAAAATCAGGGTATTGAAGGAGAAGGGTTACATGATATTTTCAGAGTGTTTAGACCGGAGATGGTATTTCATCTTGCAGCTATCCCTGGGGTATATCAGTCAGTGCTTGAGCCGGCGAAGACAGCCGAGGTAAATCTTGTTGGCACTGCCAATGTTCTTGCTATGGCAGAAAAATTTGAGACAAAGAGAGTGTTATTCGCCTCTTCGTCTTCTGTTTATGGCGGTAAAGCAGAAATGCCAACAAGCGAAGCGTCTCTGCTTATGCCTAAGTCACCATATGCTTTGCAGAAGTATATTGGTGAAGAATATTGCAGGTATTACTCAAAGAATACATCAGTTGATACAGTAGCTCTAAGGCTATTCAATGTCTTTGGGCCCAGACAGAAAGGCAACTCGGCATACTCTGCTGTTATCGCAGCATTTTTAGAAGCAAAGAAGAAGGGCTTTAGCGCCAATGTATATGGTGATGGAGAACAGACCAGAGACTTCTGTTATGTGGATAATGTTGTGGAGGCATTTATTCAGGCAAGCCAGCATAACTCACGATTCAATGGCGAAGGGTTCAATATAGCTTTCGGAGAAAGGACTTCGGTTAATGATCTTTTAGATATGATTGGAGTCGAAGAGTACGATACTTATGACGATAGGCCGGGAGATGTAAAGGATTCTTGGGCATCTTTCGATAAGGCAAAATCTTGGTTCGGCTACAGTCCAAAAGTTTCTGTGCTACGTGGATTAGAGCTAACTGCACAGTGGTATTTGGGGGATGCATATGAGGTCGGAAAGAAGAAATCTAAAAGAGATTAGGTTAACTGCCATGATGCGCTCTGGTCATCATGGAATAATCAATTGGCTGATACCTCACTTTGAGGGATATGTTCTTCACAGAAATGACATTATGGAATTTGCAGCAAGAAGCAAACCTACTATTGATGAGGAATGGGGTATGCCGGACGAGATCCGGTCTTGCTACATTATCAATTTCGAAGAGCTATTGCCGTCACAAGTTTCCACCCTTTATAAGCGATACAAAAATAGACTGATGGACGGGCATAGCGAAGAGGTTTTTAATGGACATGTAATACGTGATCCTTTTAATATGTTTGCGAGCCGCCGTAAATTATCTATAAAGCTTGAAAGAGAAAATCGAAACACCAACCGAGTTGGAAAGGTAGGATGGATCGATGACAAAGCGCTATCTTTGTGGAAAGAGTATGCCAAAGGTTATCTGAATCCAGAGCCAAATGATATTTGGATCAATTTTAATGAATGGTATCTAAGTAAGGAATACAGACGTTCTGTATCTGAGGCTTTTGGTATCGATTTTACAGACGTAGGTTTGAATATAGTTTCAAGTCATGGTTATGGTAGCTCTTTTGAGGGCACAAGTTATGATAAGCAAGCACAGTTCATGCCAGTGTTAGAACGGTATAAAACAATGACAAGAGATTCGATTTATATGGATGCAATGAAGGATCCTGAAATTAGAGATCTTTACTCCCAAATCTGGGGAGAAATTCCAAAGGAGTTAAGATGAGCGGTGATCAAAGAGATTTTTATGAAGAAGCGAAGAAGCTGGTTGCAGATTTGTTAAAGAAAAAAGAGTTAACAACGGATGGCGAGCAAAAAATAGTTTCCGAAATGGCTGAGAATCTTGAAATAGAAAAGGATTTAGAAGTCCGAGCCGCAGAGCTTAGTGACGCAGCAAAAGAATTGGACGAACCAAAGGCGTCAGAGAAGGCAAGGGCAGAGAAAATAGAATGCACCTGTACTCATGACCACTCAGAGGATCAGGAATGTTTTTGCATCAAAGATTGTCTTGTTCACTTTCCAAAAGAAAGTGATGTCCAGGCCGTTGCTAAAGACTTAACTCCTGAGCAGATTGAGGAAATGGAAGCTAAAAGAAAGTCACTCGAAGAAGAACAGCTTAAGTTTAAATCACAAGAACGTCTTGAAACACAGGAACGACACAGATTAGAGTCTCTTCAGGCGGAAAAAACTTGGGCAAAAGAGAATCGCAAAGAAATCATTAATTCATTTGGCACAGGTGAGTTGGATGATATTCTATACAAGATTTCGAATAAAGGGCTTAGCGGCTTGACAGAGATTGAGCGTCTTGAGTGGCTTGGTGCTCGGTGCCGACATTCGATATATCCTCCAGTGGAAGGAAGAGAGGTCCGCCCACTCTCTATTGGAAAAAAGTATAGGCTTGCAAAGCAACACAGGACCACAAAGGTGACCGGATTTTTCAAGGGTTGCATTCCATTAGCAAGAAGAACAGGAGCTAATGAGCGTGTGTATCCAAAAAACTCTACGGCTATGAGAAGAGTCGAACTAGAAATGGGCTCAGTTCTTTCCGATCCCGACAGAGGACATATCAAATTATCTGATTTGGAAGAGGGTAAGGTAAAGCTCCCCGTACTTCTGAAGAGCGCAACTCGTGAACAGATTGCGGTAAGACTTCTTGAAATTGAGAGGGAAGAGCAGTTGGAATTAATTGAGGGAATTGACAACACAATTGATTCTCTCAAGGTTCTTAAAAGCGAGCTTAAGTCCGAAGAGTAATCCGCAGCGTAGATAGTGGTTGCAGGCGGAAGCGCCGTTGGAGAACAAATGAAGGACAAGCATATCCAGATAAGAATCGAGCAGTGCCTTGCGTTAGCAAAGGCTTCTAATTGCCCAAGGCTAAAGGTGGGGGCACTGCTGCTTGACCCGGTCAGAAACGTTGTATTGATGGATGGATATAATGGCGGTCCTCGTAATGGTGGCAAACTATGCGGTGGCAGTCGTTGCGTCAGGGACGAAGAAAATATTGCTTCAGGTACAAAGATTGAGCAAGGCTGTCATCATGCAGAAATGAATCTCATTTGTAATGCGGCTGCCAACGGAGTAAGAACAGGAGGGGCGTGGCTAATATTAACCTGTGAGCCCTGCCCTTTGTGCGCCAAATTAATCCACCATGCAGGCATCCAAAAGGTCATTGTTATTGATGGGGGTTTTCGCGGTGATAACGGCGTGAAATATCTATTAAAACATGGGGTTAAGGTTGAGGGTCGAAATGGCCCATTAGATCCTAGAGTTAAAATTAAGGAAAAAATACAATGTTCAAAAAAGATGGCGAAGTCAAAGTCTACAAAGATAGCAAGGAAGTTAGCCCAAAAGTTGCTGACGAAACTCCTGAGCGATACACAGTAGATGACTTAGTAGAAGATGTTAACAAGTTTAAGAAGATCTTAGATGAGTCCCTGAAGGATCCTGATCTGAAAATAGAAGCACATAGTACTGAGGAGAAGTAAATGTCTGTAGTGAATGTAACCTCTGAGGATTTTCAGAGTGAGGTCCTTGACCACGAAGGCGAAACTGTATTTGTTGATTTTTGGGCAACGTGGTGTGGTCCTTGCAGGATGGTAGCTCCAGTTTATCAGGCTTTGTCTGAGCAGGTTGCTGATGCTAAATTTGTCAAGGTAGATATTGAGGAGAACCAAGAGCTTGCAATGAGATTTAATGTCAAAAGCATTCCGATGTTTTTAGCATTTAGAAATGGTGAAATTGTAGACTCAATGGTTGGTTCAAAAAACGTTGACTCCTTCGTAGATGATAATCTGTAAGCTATGCATAAATGGATAAAGCAATGGACCGACATATTGGATTTTTGGGGACTTGAAAAAGAAGCTGAGGATTTGCTTGGCGACTCCGTATATGTTTATTCTGCAATACCAAATTGGGCAGAAGATTCTGTAAGGCAGAGCGGATTACTTAGCGGTAAATTAATTGCTAAGGACAAAGAGCTTTTGACTAAAATTCATCCAGACGAAAAGGATAGAGAGCATTGGTTAAAAAGAATGGATGATCCATCTTTTGCAATAACTTATCAAGGGCCAAATGTTTTTTTCACTGTGCCTCCAAAAAGTTTATCTGAGCACCCTGTGAATAAGAATGATATGAAGATTTTGAAGATCAACCTGTCATCTTTGATTAATGATATTCCGGAGACAAAGCTTCATGGCCTTGAGCTTATACCTTATGAAACTGATGAAGAGTACGAATCGAACAAGAAAGATATCGATCGGCCAATAAGTTTTGAAGAGGCAGTAGAGTTATCCGAGGGAACAGAGGATGAGCAGTGGGCCGAGTATACTGGAGGGGGATTTTTTGCGGGAAATGTTCCGCATGCTGTAGTAATAACTCCTAATGGAAAAATCGATAGCAAATATATTGAGGTCTGAATGGGGTTAACTTTAAGCTCATACCAAAAGGCAATTATTGATGCCGTAAAGAATACTGATGATTGTCTTTCTATTCAGGCAGTAGCGGGATCTGGAAAGACCTATACTTTGTTAGAATGCATGAAGCATATTAATACATATAATGCTATCTTCATTGCATTCAATAAATCAATTGCGGACGAGCTTGCATCCAAGGTCCCAGCAAATTTTGCAGCAAGAACATTTCACTCAATTTGCTTTGAAGCATGGAGAAACTTCTGCGACGACAGAAGATTAAAAGTTGACGAAGACAAAGTCTGGTCAATCATTTGGAAACTCTTTGAAGAGGACGATGTAAAAACTTACGGGTATTTCATAAAGCAATTGGTCGGTCTTGCTAAGAATATGGGGATTGGTACCGACTTGCTTCCTGATACATTAGATGCCTGGAACGAACTTGTTGACCGCCATGATCTCAGAATCCCCTCGGCAAGAGGCGATCAAACTGTTGGAATCCTATACGCACGGAAGGTGTTGGTAGAATCTTCAAAAGCACGATATGTAATCGATTTTGATGATATGCTATACCTTCCTTTGCTTTATGGGGCAACATTCAGAAGATTTGATATCATATTTATTGATGAGGCACAGGATTTGTCATCCATTCAACATGCCCTCCTTGAGTCTATGTTAAATGCAGATGGAAGACTCATTGCTGTTGGTGATGAGCATCAGGCTATCTATGGATTTCGCGGTGCAGACTCCGAATCAATGGGAAAACTGGCAGATGATTTTGACTGTGTTAAATTTCCTCTCAGCGTTACATATAGATGTGATAAAGCGATTGTAGAACACGCAAAGCAATGGGTCCCTCATATTGAGCCAAGGAAGTACGCTGGTGATGGCATCGTAGAAGAGCTTGCAGAGTTCTCAGTTAATACTTTTGACGATGGCGACGTTGTCATCTGTAGAAACTCGGCACCATTAATCTCATTGGCATATGGGTTCATTAGGAGGGGGCGCAGGGTTAAGATGCTAGGGAGAGATATTGGCGAAGGGCTAATTCTCCTTATCGATAAGATGAGGACCGAGGACATTGATGAGCTTGAAGTTAAGCTTGAGAAATGGTATACGAGAGAAATGGAGAAGGCTCGTAAGAGAAGCAATGAGTCTCTTATGATTTCTGTTGAAGACAAGTATCAGTGTATCAATATTTTCATTCAAAATTTAGATGAGGACTACAGGACAGTGGATGATCTTTGCTACGAGATTGCAAGGATCTTTAAGGAAACCGACGAGTCCATGTTAACCTTATGCACAGGTCACAAATCAAAGGGCCTTGAGTGGGAACATGTTTTCTGGCTTGAGAGGGGATTGATACCTTCTGCGTATGCTACCAAGGAGTGGATGCTGCGCCAAGAGGATAATTTGGCATACGTCATCACGACGAGAGCCAAGCATCATTTGTCTTTCATTAGTCAGTCAGGATGGGTTCATGGCGAAAAATATATAGAAGAGAAAGATACTAATAATGAAGAATGATTTGAATATCTGGAGTTATCATGATGAGTCAGTTATCCTCATTAATATCATTATTATCAAAACTTGGATTTAATAGCGAGTCTGATTATATCCGAAAGTTTTCTATAGACTATAGCCAAGTCAAAGAGAGGCTTTATTCTAAAAAATTTGAAAAAGCTATTAAGAAGTATTTTTTTGGAAATGATTTAAGAGTTATACCGGAAGACTTTTGGGATGAGAGTTCTCAAGAGTATTCTGATTTTATGAAAATTTATCAAGATATAGCAGGAGCTTTAGAGTGGGCAATACCTTCTGATATAACTGAGCAGGACAGGGCCCATGCTCTCAATTGGGTTATTACGGTTTTTGTTAGAGACCCAGACAAACATAATCCCCAGATACTTGGAACAAGCATTTTAAGCGAAGTAAGAAGTTCTTTGGAAACTTTTTTTCAGATAAAAGAGCAAGGTTTTGAGGGAATACTTCAAGAGCCTGATATCTATCAGTACCAGGATTATATAAGTTTTGTTCGTGCCGTCGAAAATGTCTCATACACATATAAAAAGCTTCTTGAAGAAAGGATTTCGACAAAGGATGTTGCCGGCGGAATGAATAAGATTTTTGAAGATGAAGAATATGAGGTTTACATTCCGACGAATAAAGCAGCAGCATGTCACTTAGGAAAAGGGACGGAGTGGTGTACGGCGGCTCCTGGCTTGAGCTATTACGAAGATTATCATAGTCCTGATGACCCACTGATTATCTTCATGCATAAAGCTGACGAAAAGCAGAGGGTTCAGTTTAGCTTTGGTTCTAAACAGTTTATGGATGTAAATGATGAAGATATTCCTTACCAGCTATTAACGAAACTAACCAGCAAGCTTCTCAATGGAGAAACTGTACCTGATAATGTAAAGAAGCTTGCAAAAGAATATGATGACAGCCACCTTAAGACATCTCCAGAAAATCTTCAATTAAATTCGGATGATGTAAGCAAAGGATTTGGTGATTCCGAATCAGCTCATGTTATGTCCGAGAATCTGCATCTTTATTACGAAGAAAGAGAGGATGACCCTTATGATTTAAGGGGCAAAGCATTTACGGAGGGGGTAAAGAAAAGGTTTGATAGTTTTCAACATGATACGGATAAGGATAGGTTTTTCCGAAATATTATACAAATAGTAAATGAAAATATTTACAAAGGGGTTACGAAATCATGGGCCTCTCGCAAAGTATTGGGCGCCTTTATTCATGAGGCAGATTCCGATATAGATTTCACGATTTCTCAATATACAAATGACTCAGACATAGTCGAAACCTTAGTCGAAAGATATAAATCCGACGCCCTCTCTGAATCGGGGTATTTGGGGGATATATATTCTGAGCTTGTACATAGAAATACCTCTTGGTCACGAAAGCCTAGGATTCTGATGAAAATATTTGAAAATATTTTAAAAAGTAATGTTAAATGGCAAGGTGCGTGGAGCTTCATGTCAAGAGCTATTAAGAAAATAAGCAAAGATTATGTACAGAAGCATATTGAAAAGTTCAAGGCAGATCCTGATGTGAATCCTGAAAATCTCAATATTGCCATTGAAGGCATACAACTTTTGTAATCGAAAACATATTAAAATAATGAATTAGATGAGAGTTATTGTGCCGATAATGCATATGCTCAAGATGAAATGTGAGGCTGTATGGAAAAGATGAAAGTAATATGGGAGATGGAGACGGGTGATCCTGATGATTACCTAACTCTTTTGTTTTTAATTGGTCACCCGAAGGTTGATCTCATAGGTGTGAATGTAAATCCAGGTAGTTGGGATCAAGTGTCAGTAGTTAAGCAGGCATTTAAAAAGTTCGGAGTGCAGAACGTACCGGTCGGAGCCCATCTTGATGAGGATGATACGACAAGCAGAGTGTCTGGTTGGCATTACAAAACAGTAGATTTAGATAGGACGAGAGTAGCCCCAGACATGAATGGTGCTGAGCTATTAGATTCCTTGTATGCCGAAGACGTAACATTGATTACGGGAAGCCCGCTCAAGAACGTGGGCAAATTTTTGCGGGAGTTTGCGCCAAGAAAACTTGGCAGAATAATCGTGCAGGGTGGTTTCGCAGGAGAAGGAGTAGTTCCTTCTGCTCTCCAGCTTGAGAAGTTTTCGGGCAAAACGCATGTGCCCACTTATAATTTGAATGGCGATCCGAAATCGGCTTTGCTGGTTGTTGACTCTCCATATTTTTCAGAGAAGAAATTCGTATCTAAGAATGTATGTCATGGTGTATACTTTGATGACGAGATTAAGCGGTCTATGTATTCCAAGTTACACAAGATTAACAAGGGACATGGTCGCGAGAACCTCCTACTTCGCAGGTATCTTAACACGTTTGTATATAACTGCCGAGATGGCAAAAAGCTTCACGATCCATTGGCGGCAGCATGTGCAATTGATACATCGGTTGGCACATGGGCTAAGGTTGATTTGTATAGACGAAAAGGACAGTGGGGAGCTATTTTGAATCCTGAGTCCAAACTTGAGATTATCATAGATTATGATAGGCCGAGATTTATTGAGGTTTTAAACGGAGGATGATTAGGGTGCAAGAATTTTGTCATTTTTTTTCCGAAGATATCGGAGTAAGTTTATCTCAGAAATATGAGGCGGAACACATTTGTTCCCCATACTATGGGAGTTCGTGTGGGGAAGCTGTAGTTTATAAGCTGAAAGATGTGGAGTACCCAAGAGTTACTCCGAAGTTTGAGTTTCAAACAAAGCCTGAAGTTGAAGAGCTTAGAAGTATGGCTACAGATTTCTATAAAAAAATTGGAGCTTATCCCTTTTTATTTGTTCTTATATCAAGTGACGAACCTAATCCAAGATATGCCATAATTATGACTGGAGGTGGCACATGAAGCAAGGTGACAAAGTTATTTTCAAGATGAAAAATAGAGGGGAAAGATGGAAATTGAAAGAGTGCCAATTAGAGTTATCGGAGCAAGAGATCCAAGGGAAAAAAAGGCTATCAACACGACCTCATCCTGCAAAGGTATAGGGCGTAGCTTCAGTCCGTTTATTCTTGGGCCAGTGAGCCTATATCCTGGGGCAGTTGCAGCTCAGGCATTAAACGTGGAGAATGCTTGGCAGTTCTCTAAGGTGTATAAATGTCATACAGATGACAATGGAGATCCAACAGATGAATATTTTGAGTGGGCTAAAAAGGGCTGGCGTGACACTCGCGCTCATCGTTACCCTATGGGAAAAGGAGCCATCCCAGAATACTCGTGGTGGAACGGAAAGAAGCTTGGATACATTGAGGCCAGAAAGCGGATATATTTCCCCCTATATGCCGCAGCGGTAATAAGAACAAAAGCTTTCAACCTTCTAAAGGAAGGCTACAATGCTGGAAGACAGATTACCTTATGGGATTATGATGGTTACAACCATCTTGCCCTGGATATGACACTGAAAGATGTTATTAATAATCCGAGTAGACCTATGGGGCACGCCTTTGTGTTGGCGGCCTTAATTCAAGATGAATTCAAGAGGGTCTCTGATGGACAAACGAATAGCGAGCCTGTACAAAGCATTGAAGAAGATAGGTTTCAAGAAAGAAGCTGAGCAGATTTTAAAGCTTAGCGAAGAAGATGACATCTTCACGATCTCCCCTGAGATGAAAAGATTAAGGGATTCTGGTAGATATGAGATAACCCGAGAAGATGATGACGATATAGAATCTTATAGGGTTTCTCCATCAGGTGTCTCTGGTTGGCCTGAGCAGTTTCAATACATGAGACATCCGGACTCAGGCGAGATGATCCCGAGGCGCTCTTTTCGATACAACTCTGATATGTCCGAGGTATACGAAGAGGAAGACGAATTTGGTATAACTTCAAGGACAAGGCTTAAGGACGGTTGGATCGAGAAGCTGCCCGAAGAAGGACCATTAATGTATAGGGGCATGTCTTATGAGGAATGGATGTTCATTCAGGAGACAGGCAGGATAGAATCTCTTGGCGATTATAACCTTGGCGATGAGCAGATAGGATTGACTTATTTTTCAACGGAGCCAGACTCAGCAGCTCATTATGCTCATGGGTTTGCACCATCCGAATACAAGGCAACGCCGGATAAACCAGCCTACGTCATTGGTGTACCAAGGCAAGAAGGTGAGCCCGTCGCAGGAGTGGGTGAACATGAGGTTGGAGTTCGTGGCCCCGTAGATGCATCCTTAATTGAAGAGGTATGGATTGGTATGCCATATTTTGCTACCACCAATGGAAGGGTAGACGTAATTGACGATTATCGAGGAAGACGATCCGGTTCTCGTTATCTACCATCAGTAAGCGTAGCATGGAAGAGGGTCAAATAACCTGATAATGGAAGGCAGATGGAAGTTACATTTTTGACATTTAATTACGGCACAGCGGGACGATACGTAAACGGTCCCGGCATGTGTTTACATAATTTAGTAACCTACCTTAGAGACTCAGCTTACACAGTTAATGTCTTTTCTGTTTTAGACTCTCCTTACGAAGGAGTTGCAGGGGTATCATCTATAAATAGAGTTAAGAAAGCAATTGATAGGTCAGACATCGTCCATCATTGGAGCGGACTCAATAAGAGTTTTTCATCTCTTTGTGCATACGCAAAGAAAAAGAATAAAGCGGTGCTTATCGGCCCCAACCTTATAGACACTGTTGATTTTAAAAATGAGCAAGAGTACTTATCCAGAACCAAATATGATAAAATCTTGGTACCTAATTATAGACTGAAATACAAAGTTGCAAAAGAGCATGGCATCCCTTTGAATAAAATAGAAAAGTTCGTTGTGGGTCCAGATGCTGAATTATGGAAACCAGTTCTGGATGAAGAAAGGGAAGAATTCATACTATGGAAAGGTAACGGAAAGCAGTATGTTAAAGATGTGAAGTTCGGAATTGAGATAGCTAAAAGGTTAAAGGGAAAATATAAGTTTGAGTTTATGGGGCATCCAAAGCCTTATGTTTATGAGGCTCACATTGAAAAGGCCAAAAAAGCTAAGCTCTTCATATGCACTTCACTAAGTGAAACGATGGGTCTTGCTCTGTGGGAACAACATATGGCTGGAGTCCCATCTGTTGTTCATCCAAAGATATATATGCCTGGAATCAATTATACAACAGGCATCATAACTAATAGAACCATTGAGGACTATGTGCAGGCTATTGATGAGATTATGTCAGATGATGTTCTGCATAAAAAGTTATCTTATGGAGCAAGTCGGCTCGCACACAAGGCATTCTCCGATGTGGAAATTGTACAGGAATATAACATAATTATGTATGGAGTTATAAATGCAAGTTAGCGTAATCATTCCATTTAAAGATCCGAGTCCTAATCAGCTTCATAAAGCAATTCGTTCAGTAAGAAGCCAAACTCTTAAGGCTCATGAGATTATTCTGATTGACGATGGCTCAACGAAGATCGACTATACTTTTGGTAGAGATATGAAACTGGTCAAGCTTGATGAGAATATGGGCCCTTCTGCTGCGAGAAATGCTGGAATAAAAAAATCTACAGGGCAGCTAATTAGCTTTCTTGACGCCGATGACTTTTGGCTGCCCAAGAAGCTTGAGCTTTCCGTCAAAGAATTCGAAAAGAGTCCCGACATTGGAATGACCTGTGGCAACTACAGATGGATGATAAATAACAAATTGTCCGGTCGTTTGTTCTATCGGACCGCACCAAGGATCACCTTTGAGACTTTAAAGAAGATTAACTATGTCGCCTCAGGTTCGGTAACTGTACGCAGAGATGTGCTTGATGACGTAGGAATGTTTAATGAGAAGTATTGGGTAGGGGAGGACTACGAACTGTGGTTAAGAATTGCAAGAAAATATCCTGTCAAATTCATCAACAAAGAACTCTATACCTACAGGAGAAATGACGGAGCAGAATCTCTATCTGTGAGAAAAGATATAGGCGACAAGGTTTTCAACATAAAGGATTTTAAATGAGACGATACCTTATCAAGACCTACTGCTACGAATCCGGACTTTTCTATTTGTCTAAAAATCTTGGAGATAAGCTACTGTCCGAAGGGCACGTTGTAGTCTACGCTCCTAAGGCTAAGTATATTTTGGATGGAAGAGTCTATAGGAGAGTTTATCCCAGCCAGAAGAACCCAGATGAGTTTAAGCGCGATATCATCCTGCCATTCACGGCAAAGCGTCCTGTTAGCTACCTGATGCACAACGCAATCATTAAATATAAGATTGATACAGTCATTTCTTTTGAGACTCTTATGGAGAAAGGGCAATGGGTGGCAAAGATTAAAGCACGAGACAAGGTTAAGATGATTGATGTTCCGATGGTTGAATGGGTAACTCCTTCATATGTCAAGAACGGGTCTTACGATGTGTTCGATGAGATTTGGTGCCTAACTGATTTAACTAAGCAGGTATTTGACATGCCCAAAGCCAAACGGGTAAACTTTGACCTTGTAGACCGGAGCATTTTTTATCCGCCGGAATCCAAGCAGAACGATATAGTCACATTCTATCATGCAGGAAGTCTGAATCCAGACCATAGCACAAAGAATACGGACTTGGTTGTGGCTGCTTTTAACAGGTTTCTTAGGGTAAATAATCCCAAGGCAAAGCTTATATTCACTGGCTCAACAGAGCGTATTGCTATTGATAACCATACTAATATTTTACATATAGATAGGGTACTTAATAGGAACGAAATCGGTAAAATATATAGAGAAGCTGATGTCGTATTGGCACCTTCTCAAAAGGAGGGGCTGGGTTTGAGTTTATATGAGGCCCAAGCTTGCGGTTGCAAAATCATTACCACAGATGCTGCACCGATGAACGAAGTTGAAGCAGACTACCTATGCAGAGTAGATAAGCTAAAAAGGGACAGGGGATTTATCCCATTGGCCTTTGTTAACGAAGACGAAATATATAATCAAATCAAACAAGCGTATGAGGATATCATCAATGGCTAAATACAAAGTAAGCGTAAGTGAAAAAGACGCAGCAGTAAAACCAAAGTCCGAACAAGATGTCGCAAATGAAAACGCAGCACTTATGGACGCATTCGAAACACCGGCCGAAACACCGGCCGAAACACCGGCTGAGGTGGCACCAGAGCCGGAGCGTAAGCTCGATCCGGACATTCTGGCGAGGCTTAAGGCGAAGAAAACAAAAGTAAAAAAGGAGGAACCTGTGCCTGAATTAGTTGAAGAGCAAGAGGTTAGCATTAATATTGGAGTTGTAGGAGTTGGACAGGCTGGTTCCCGTCTTGCTGAGCAGTTTCACAAGTTAGGGTATGACGTAGGCGTCATCAATACATCCGCACAGGATCTTAGGTTCGTTGACGTGCTTCCAACCCAGAAGCTATTGCTTGAGGGAAGCCTTGGTGGTACAGGTAAGGACCTCGATCTCGGCCGAGAAATCTTCTCTGATAACACAGAGGTATGTGCTCAGTTCATTGATAGGATTGCAGAAGGAAATGACATGCTTTTCCTTGCAATGTCTGGTGGAGGAGGTACTGGCTCAAGCTCCGTTGATACAATGGTTGAGCTTTGCTATTCGACCGGCATGCCTCTTGGGCTTATCTTCGTGCTTCCAAAAGCGACTGAAGATGCTCAGTCTAAGAAGAACTCCATTGAGACTCTTGCAAAGCTTGCAAGAATGACAGCAGACGATAAGGTGTCTTGTTTGGTCGTAGCAGATAACGCACGTATCGAGCAGATCTATGGCGGGCTTGGTCAGTCTCAGTTCTGGAGCACGGCTAACAACGCAATCGTTGAGCCTATCCACTTGTTCAACAGCCTTACTTCTCAGGCATCCAAGTACACCTCTATGGACCCGTCCGACTTTGGTAAGGTAATTTCTTGCGGTGACTGCTCGGTGTATGGAATGGTTGAAGTTGAAGATTACATGGATGAGGTTGGCATTGCAGAAGCAATGATGGACTCTCTTAATAGCAACATGCTCGCAGAAGGATTCGATCTTGCACAGACCAGAACCGGTGGCGTTATCATCGTAGGTTCTGAGGAAGCATTAGAGAACCTTCCGGCAATCAACATTGATTATGCGTTCCACGTTATCTCTGAGCAGACTGAGGATGCCAACATCTATCGAGGCGTTTATGCGCAGGAGGGTGTTGAGAATGTAAGGGTATATACTTGGTTTGCAGGACTTGGTCTTCCTCAGGATAGAATCGAGAATCTTAAGAAGGAAAGCAAGGACGCGACTGCTGCTGCGGCAGCTAAGGAAGGAAAGAGAGCTTCCGCAATGACTCTTGACCTTGAAGAGAACAAGGTATCTTCCGTTAAGGATGAGATTCACAGAAAGATTCGAGGCAAGAAGTCTGGCTTTGGTAAGCTACAAGGTGGCACAAGGCGTTCTTTGATTGACCGAAGAAGAAAGAGATAATCTTCAAATGAAAAGGCCCCTTTCGGGGCCTTTTTTGTTACTTGAGTTTTGATTTTGCCGCAAGTATAAGTGCTTTGGTTTGTTCTTCTTCAGGGTCTCCACCGATAGCCAAAAGAAGCAGCTCTAAACTTTCTTTATTTGCAAGTCCTTTGCCGATAATTGCACATGAAAGGCGAGTTGTTGCATCAATTTTTGCACCAGCAAAATTTACGTTTTCCAAATTGCAGCACCTAAGGTCTGCACCTCTTAAATCTGTTTTTCTAAAATCTGAATTACTCAGATCACACTTTTTCAATCCGGCCATTCTGAGGTCAGCATTCGAAAAGTCAGAATCAGATAAATCTTTTTCAAGAAGGTTTATTTTCTTGGGAGCACTCAGGCACCATTTTTTAAAAACAATAGAGTCCTTTGCTATGGGATTCTGAGGATCGACGGGGTCCGGTGGCCTTCCGGCGCCAAGAAGAGCTTTTTTATGATCTTTGATTAATTTTTCTATATTCATCATCTATCCTTATGCTGGTGCTGCGGTAGTCCGCGCCCTAATGTTTTGCAAAGCACCTGAGGATCCGGCAGGTAGAGTTTCCGCCGCCCAGGTAATACCATCTGTAGAGGCAATGCATTCAGTATTTGTACCTACTGCTACAAATTCACCAGCTCCAGCATCCCACTGAACTTGGTTTAGAGTTTCTGATGTTCCTGAAGTTCGTGAGGTCCACGCTACACTGGTCGGATCGGTAGTGGTGTAAATGACTCCACTAACACCAACTGCGACCCATAAACTCCCGTCAGGCTTGCACGCTACACCATAGAAATTGGTAGAAGCATAAGCGACAGTTGTATCCCAGGTAGTGCCCTCATTAGATGAGAAACCCATGACTCCCCAGGTTGAAGACGAACCAACGCAAACCAGCGTAGTGCCATCCGTACACATCTTTCGTGGGAAACCCTGCGTCCATCCCCCCAGGACACGTTCGGTCCAAGTTCCGCTTGGGGCACCATCACAAGTAGACAAATGTGGCTGTCCGTTACCGCTGTTCCAGTGCCATCCGCAAACAACTATCCGGCCACTTGCAAAAGAGATATAATCATCTGGTATTGAATAGTTGTTACCACTCCAATCCCCACCGCTGTTGAATCGCATAGTAGAGAAGCTGCTGAAGTTGCCATCAGTTAGTACGTCAGCAATAGCTTTGTAAGTGCCTCTGCCGTTGTTGTGGCCAAACAACACATATCCATTTACATCATCAACATAAGTGGTTTGTGCAGCGTAACTGGTGCCGCCAATGTTTGTATTGCCGTTCCACGTCGGAGTCACAATATCCGTTGACTGGAGCGTGTCTGCATTAGTAGTCTGATCAAATCTGCACAACATTACCAAGAAATTGTCTGTGTCCTCACTGATATCAATATCCAGAAGGTTTTGCCCACTCCAAACAAGATCCACTTCCCATGAACCACCAGCGTGACGATAGTAAACGTATCCATCATCGCTGACAATCATGAGCAGCGTGCTCGTGTCAGGAGTAATTACAACCTGAACTGTGCTCGTTGTATATCCTAATCCGCCTTCGTTATCAACAGATAGAGTGAACTCGTACTCTCCTCCAGCGCCAGAACCACCACCTGCGCTGAGATTTGTAGCTGCGGCTATCGAAACAGTTCCATCTGATCCTCCGCTTAGGGAGAAGCTTGCGGCATCTGAACCTCCAAGTGTCGCTCCACTTGAGTCTGTAGGGCCTCTAAAGTCTATTGAGCCAGCACCCCATCCGCTTGTTGCATTAGACACATTCGTAGTATTTATTGACTGCGTGTCATCATCGGGATCCAAAGCTCCTCCGCCACTTGCTGCTGCAATGCTAACAGTGTGAACGGATACAGATAATACTTCATTTCCGGTATTCCTTGCTTGCAGTACTAAGGCGAATGAATCGCCATCAGCATGTCCGCTGAAAGTATAAGCTCCTAATCCGGAGCCACCAGCAATTGCCGTTGAACCCACAAGGTTTAATATTATCGCGTTATAATTATCTATTCTGTTATCTGAGTCTGTAAATGCAGAGAATGTCTTTGAGGATGGTGAGCCTCCAGAGCTAACATCTTCATTCGTTGGAGCAGCAGAGCTTACAATTGCATCAGCAGGATCAACGCTAACAGTATGCGCAGCAGATGCCAAAACCTCATTCGAAGAGTTCCTTGCTTGTAAGAATAATACAAACGAGTCACCGTCAGAATAGCTACTGAAGCTATAAGGGCCTAGCCCTGAACCTGATACTCCAGAGGAGCCTACCAGATTTGAAATTACAGCATTATAGTTGTCAATTAGACTGTCGGTATCTGTGAAAGCAGAGAATGTTTTTCCGCTTGGAGTACCGCCTGTGGATACATCCTCATTCGTTGGGGATGGCGCGACAACAACAGCGCCACCTCCACCACCTGTTGAAGAGATTCCTCTTAGTTTAGCCATAACATTACTCCTTTACAAATATAATAGAAGTAATAGTAAGTTTGAAGTTGCGAGCTAATTTGATTTTTGCGTATGAATTTAGTAGGCGATAGAAAATTCTTCGGCAAATATGGAGGTTGGTAAAATGATTTGGGTAATGATTCAAGTAGTGATAGCGTGGTATTATGGACACTTTGCAGAATGGGCACTTCACCAATTTTTACACGAACATGGAACCAAAAAAAAGAGCTTATTTTCTTTTCATTTCAGAGAGCATCATGCTATCTGTCGAAGAAACGAAAACGCAGACCCAGGATATAAGTCTTGTAAGAATACTGTTAGATGGAACAGGATAGGAAAAGAGGTTACCGCTTTACTTCTTCTTGTGGTAGTTCATGCTCCGCTTCTGGCATTTGCCCCGTGGTTTGTTCTTACTGTTTGGGCTTCAGCTCTACATTATTACTACATTCACAGAAAAAGTCATGTTGATGTCGAATGGGGCAAAAAGCATTTGCCATGGCACCACGATCATCACATGGGAAAGAATCAGCATTTGAACTGGGGAGTTAGGTCAGATATGTTTGATAGACTCTTCGGAACAAGAAAAAAGTATCTGGAAGAAGAATCTAACGAGTAATGCTAATTTCGTATAATAAACTGAAAGGTACGGTTTATTATGACGAAAATTATTGTAGGAAATAACAGATGCAAACTGATGTCATTGCAAGATGATGAGATTCTGCGAGAGCTTGATACTCGTCTTTCTTACATGGTGCAAGGTTTTCAGTTTATGAATGTCCGCAACAATTGGGATGGGCGGCATAGGCTTCTCGATAGGAAGGGATTCTTTCCTGTCGGGATGTTGCCTACAGTTGAGTCTATCTTGAGGAAAAATGGTCATCCGTATCAGATAGTAGACAACAGACCACCATTAAATTATCAAAACAAAATGGTTATCAATCCGAAATCTGGTTTTGAACATAGAGACTATCAGGTAGAGCTTATTGATGCTGCATGGAAACACAAAGGTGGCATCGTTCGTGCGGCTACCGGAGCGGGAAAAACCTTTTGCATTGCCAGCATAGCAGCTAAGTTCGGAGTTAAGACAATTGTATATGTAATTGGCATCGAACTACTGTATCAGATGAAGGGAACTTTTATGAAAGCATATCCTCATTTGAATGTGGGTATGGTTGGTGATGGAAATTGTGACATCGGCGATATTACGATTATGACAATCTGGAGTGCAGCGGCAGCTTTCAATCAGAAAGTCAAGTTGACCGATTCTGATCTAACTAACGACTCGGCTCGTAAGAATAAAAACCTGAACAAAGCATTAGTTCAGAAGGCAGTTAAAGATGCGGAGCTATTCATTCTTGATGAGTGTCAGTACGCAGCATCTCAGACTGTGCAATTTTTGGACAGAGTATCTGTGAATGCAAGACACAGGTTCCTTTTGTCAGGAACTCCATGGAGGGAGTCTGGTGACGATCTTCTTATCGAAGCAGTAGGTGGCCCAAAGTTTTTTGATATGTCTGCTACAAAGCTTATTAATGCAGGTTGGCTGGTAAAGCCAGAGATTCACTTTATCAATGTGCCTTTGAAAAGAGGCATCGGGAAAAAGTACCATGAGGTCTATGAGAACTTCATTGTAGAAAATGAAGATAGGAATGGTAGGATTATAGCTGCAACTAAGAAGCTTGTCGCAAGTGGAAAGAAATGTTTGATTCTTGTAACTAAGCTTAGTCATGGCAAAAAGCTTTTAGGAATGTTAGAGCAAGACCTTAGAGTAGCATCTCTGGACGGAAGCAATAAAACTGTAGATAGATTAGCAGCAATCAAGAGTATGCAAGATGGTGATCTTGATGTGCTTGTAGCATCAAAGATTTTCGATCAGGGTATTGATATTCCTCAGCTTGATGCATTGATTCTCGCTGGCTCTGGTAAGTCAAGCGCAAGAGCATTACAGAGGATTGGGCGAGTCATTAGAAATTATCCTGGGAAAGAGAAGGCTATCGTGGTTGATTTCTACGATAACTGCAAATTCCTTAGGGAGCATTCTAAAGCAAGGCTTAAGGTTTACAAAACCGAACCAGGATTTCAGATTAAGATGCCGAGAAAGAAATGATCAATTCGATAATTAGGGGAGATTGTTTCGAGGTAATGAAAAGGATTGAAGATGGCACCATAGATATTACGGTGACATCTCCACCTTACAATGTAGACTTAGGTAATAACAAATACCGAAAGGCCGGCTATGATATCTACAAAGATAACAAGGAGCACAATGAATATTTGGAATGGCTTAGCGGGATATTTGAGTTAGTTTATAAGAAGACTAAAGCAGGAGGGCGAATTGCTATCAATGTTAATGATGGTAAAAATGGCGCTATCCCAACTTCTTCAGACATAATTCAGTTTATGACGAAAGACATTGGGTGGACTCCGATGGCTCATATTATCTGGAATAAAAACACAACCTCCAATAGGGCAGCATGGGGCAGTTGGCTGTCTCCTTCTTGCCCTTCCTTTCCTACTACCTTTGAAAGGATTCTGGTATTTGCCAAGGAGTCAAAGAAATTATCTTACAAGGGTGAGACAGATTTGGAAAGAGATGAGTTTATTAAATGGGCTAACTCTATTTGGACCTTTGCTCCTGAGAAGAAAATGAAACGGTACGGACATAACGCGATGTTCCCCGAGGAGCTACCGAAGAGATTAATAAAGATGCTTTCTTGGAAAGGGGCATTAGTTCTTGATCCATTCGTTGGCGTAGGAACTACTTGCGTGGCTGCAAAGAAGCTCGGTCGAGATTACATAGGCGTAGAAATCTCAGAAGATTATGCAGAGGAAGCACGCAAACGGATCGAGGCTATCGGCTGCTAATAATGCAGGATTAACCATGGAAGTTTACGGAAGAAAGAAACGTGGCCAGAGGCCATTCATATTGAGAATTCATTCCGAGCTTGTATCAACGGAGATGTTTCGTCAGGTAACAGACCATGGTGGTAATCGTTGTTATAGGTTAGTTGGAACACCATTTAGGTTATTGGTAAAAGGAAACGCGAAATCCTATGCAGATTTGTCTTGGCAAATTGATGATAGTTCTAAGCAGGCCAAGCTGATGATTAAGAACTCTGGAAAGATTATTCTGAGGAAGCCTTTTAGAGTTAAAAGATCGAATCCGAGAGCAGCGGTTGAGCCGAAGCGAACTAACTTCATTGACATTCACCCGATTGAATTTCGTCAGATGTTTATGGACATATTTGATGACGTTCCGGATTACATGCAAGAAGGATTTGTTTGCAATATGCACATTTTCTCTCCTGACCTTATCGAGGATGAGTAGAGTTCTGTAACTCTATATATGAAATTGTTGGAGAAATATTGAGCAATGAAAAGAAAGTGGCATCGAGAAGCTTATTCGGCACCTCCGATTTGATCAAAGAACTGCAAAAGAATCCTGCCTATTCTCGCACAGAGAGGTGCCGCTATAATAGAGGTTACCAGCGCATAGTTTTTGCAGAAAGGGTCAGCGTAGATATACCCAGGAGGGCATCCGAGATTGAGGCCGGCATTTGGTATTATCGCCATGAGGGCTCATGGATGGCCACCTCCGATCCGAAGGGTTTCATTGAGGGAAACCTTTTTGAATCAGAAGGTTTAACTGAAGACGAGCAATATGGGTTTCTTTTGCTGATTGCAATGCTGTAACGGAGTAGTGATGAACGAAGCTGAATTTTATGAAAACATTCCAGAGTGGATCTCTAAAGATAAGGAGACCTGGAATCATATCACATACCTTGCATACTTTTGTCATAAGTACGAAAAGGTTAACGGAGTTAAGTTCCGACTTGTAAGAGGACGTAAAGGTCCAACTATGGGTAAGGAGGCTGGAGATTTCGCTAAGCTATTCAGGATACTTGCCCCAGAGAACTATAAAGATTTGGGTGCGAAAGCTAAGAAGGCGGCTCGTTCGGAGATTAATTGGAAGGTATACAATTATATCAATTGGGTATTCGACTACAAGTTCCGAATGAAAATGGGTTCTGTTAACGGCACAAGGTTATTTCACATATCCTCTTTGATCGTAGAGTTCGAGAGGATGTACAATGTTCATCAGAACAGAAAGAAGGCAACGGACAAAATGGCGCAACTCATCACTTGGTGCATGGAGAACCATCCGCAAGTTTTAGATATGCATCAGATGGCTGAGCCGAAAGATTTATCAATGCTTAAAGCGTACATGGAGTCCTATGCTATCCTTGGTGGAGAGCCGGAGGGCAGAGTGATTGCCAAAGCAAGAGAAATAGGGATAGAATTCTAATGTTAAAAAGACTTATCAGAAAGCTCTTAACCTCAAGGGACAGGATGCACTACATCGGCAGAACATACATATTCATTACTGATGGTGGATGGGAAGTGTCCGGAAGAATTATAGAGTTCAGTGACGCAAGTATTTTGATTGAGACGGAAGGCAGAGTGATTAAGCTGGATCGTTCAAAGATTATTGGTGAGACCGCGATGGGCCTTGCAAATGCACAGCTTCAGCCATTAGTCCCGGCCTCTGCGCCGAGGTACGATATAAGGGAGGCGGCTGCGATGCCGCTGCCGGCAGTCGCCAAGGCCAAGCTCGGCCCGGGACCCGCAGCCACCGATTTGCAGGAGAGGCTCGGAGAAGCAACGGTGGAAGCTGTAGAGTTAAGAGAGGAGCTTGGGATTACAGAGACTCTTTCTGACGAAAGAAAGCAGGCAAGAACCAGAGAGAGAAAAACCTCTGGTTCGATTATTCCTGAGCACATGCTTTTACCAGAAGATGGAGAAGAGGCTGAGCAGCCAGAATTCGAAACTGAAGACTTGGAGTCTTCTAAAGAAATAAGCATAGGCGATCTCTCGGCAAGCTTTGGAGTTGATTTTCGAAAAAATATAAGAGGTCAATTTGACGAAGGATAAATATGGTACCTACCAAGAAAATGGAGAGGCTGGCGAACAACGTTAGAAAAAGTTGTGAGTGCAGCGGGACGGGATGTAGTAAGTGTGCAGGCAAGGTCAGCAGAATGAGAGGCTATGCAAAGGCCGGAATCCCGGTTGTATATTGGAAACTTCCATTCAAGAACTTTGAAGGCGATCCGAGATTTGGGGATAGCGTTAGGGTTATTTTGAAAGACATGGACAACTTCTACGATGAAGGCAAATCATATGCATTCATTGGAAACCTCGGCACAGGTAAGAGTTATGCAGCATGCTGTATCTTGAAGTCTGCTGTTGTTGCAGGTTACGATTGTCACTACTCTCAGATGGCAGAAATTGTAAACAATTTGTTGTCTGGACGAGATACGAAGGGTTACTTAACGGACCTATTAGAATATGATGTTTTGGTTATTGATGAGTTTGATCCTCGTTGGGTATTTCCTTCGGAGAAGGTCGAAAGGATTTTCGGCTCAAATTTAGAGTACATTCTGAGGACAAGATTTCAAAATGGCATGCCGACAATTGTTTGTTCGAATGCGGCCGACATTGATGAGGTTCTTTCAAATGATTTCGCGAAGGCATTCGCTTCTCTTAGAAATATGTACATGACGGTATATGTCGTCACAGGAAAAGATTTTAGAAAAAGGTGATAAATGGATATAGCTGATAAGAAAGTTCTTAGCTGGATGCTTAAAGGTTCCGCAGAACTTAACCGAGTTTCAAGAGTTGTTGATCTAAAGCTGCTGAAAGAGGCTATGCTTCCACAATACAAGCCCACCTTTGAGAGGGTTTTAGAATATTACTCAAGGTATAAAGCTCCGCCAACTTATGATATCCTTATCGAGACTTCCACGGATATTGAGGAGCTTCCGGTAATTAAGATCCTACAGGAGACAGATTGCCCAGAAGGCGAAGTAGAGTATTATGTTGATAAGATTAAAGATCGATATAACGCTTTTCTGATCAAGAAGGTAATTGAGGACACACAGCTCGCAAGTGAAGACGCAGAGCTTGATGATATCAATGATAACTTCAGAAGGATTGTATCTAAGGTTGAGAGGCTCAAGAAGGGTTCTGTTTTTTCTGAAGGTAGACTTTCTGAAACTGTGCAGGATCGTGTTGATACATATGAGTACACGAAAGAGAATCCGAATATGGTGGCAGGTGTTCTTTCTGGATACAGAGAGATTGATGATTATACTTTTGGTATTAGAAACTCAGAGTTCCTGGTTGTCGTAGGCGCATCGTCATCTGGTAAGAGCATGCTCATGCTGAACATGGCAATCAATTCGTGGCTTGGATCAAATAAGCCAGACCAGTATCTTGGGCAAGACCTTATTGATGACGGGAAAAATGTTGTATACGTTTCTCTTGAAATGAGTAAGTCTCAGCTTGAGGCAAGAGTCGATGCCAATTTGGCACAGATTAGACATAAGGCGCTTAGTCGAGGTTATTTATCTGAAAACGAAGTGGGTCGTTGGGAGCGCTCTCTTGATTTCCAGAAGATTTACCATAAAAACTTCTACATCATTGATATGCCGAGAGGCTCAAGGACAATGGATATTGAGGCAAGACTAGAATCTGTATCCGCAGAATTCACGATTGATCTATTATGCATTGACTACCTTGGTATCATGAAGCCAAACACAGATTTCGGTCAAGATTGGCTTGAGGTTGGTCATGTTGCGGCAGATGTTCATGAATTGTGTAGAAAGAAGGACTTACCTGTCATTTCTGCTGCACAGAAGAAAGCTAAGGATAAAAAGGCCAAGAAATCGTTTAATGATGTTGAGGAAATCGGACGCAGTAAAATGATTGGAGATAACTCCAATATTGTGTTGATCATCGAATCAAGAGATGAAGAGCATCTTCATGAGGATATGCCGGTACATATTGCAAAGAACAGGGATGGTGCAAAGGGAGTTGTCTACCTCGAAAAGGAATTTGAAAAATCGAGAATTAACAATTATCCCGAAGACTGGGTTAAAGATGACGGCGAAGAAAATGAAGTTTAATTACAAAGCTTTAAAAGCTTTTGATTTTATTCACCTACGTTCGAAGAACTGGGGAGCAATCGATTGTGTTGTGATAAAAAACAGTCGAAAAAAAATTACATTTTTAGCAACTGAGCCTTACGAGGACTCTGATGTTATGGATTTCAGATATTTCACAATGATAGACAAATATGAAGACCTCGAAGGCTTTTTCTTCAAGGAAGTAGAAGACATTTTCATGTTGCTCGGAAAAACTGATGATCGTATCCTCAGCATGCAATATAGGATATTGGACAATGAGTGAAAAAGTTGTAGGAAGAATCAGGAGCGTCACATATTGTGAAGAAGAGGATGTTCTCGACTTCACAATAAGAGTGACTGACCCCAAGTTTAAGAAGAAGTTACTTAGAGATCTATCTCTTGCCGGTAAGATTAAGCTTGAGGGTGACAAAATTGTCTATATAGGCGATGAGAATGAGGAGAAAGATGCCGGTATATAATTTCGTATGTGACAAGTGTGAAGCAGTATCCACTGAAGTTATGAGCATATCAAGCTTCATGAAACAGCGGAGCAATCCTGAGGAGTGTTGTGAGTGTTCCGAAGGAAAAGTCTTGGTTTCCTTATCCCCTCCTACGGGCAGGATAGAGAAAAGGAAAGAAGATATTATACAAGAGATAGAGGACGAAGTACGAGAAATCGTAAAAAAGGTACGTGAGGGTGACGAAGCAGCCATCGAGGATGTGTACGGACACCGCGAGAACCCATACAAAAAATGACTAACGGAGAACAGATGACATCAGCAGATTCATTACTTGAGCTTGTAAGTTCCCACATGGAGCAGAGTAAGCAGGAAGCATGGGAAGGTACCCTTGGAGAGTACTTAAAGATGGTGGTCGATGACCCATCTATTCACATGGGAGCACACGAACGAGTTCTTAGAATGATTGAGAGCCATGGTTTTGAGACGGACGAAGAAGATGAGGTAACTCAGTATAATTTCTTCAAAGATGACCTATTCGGTGTGCAGGATCAGATCGAAGAGTTTATGAAGTACCTTAGGGCTGCCGCAGCAGGCAGTGAAGTCGGTCGTAGAATCCTTCTTGTATACGGACCAACATCATCCGGCAAGTCCCAACTGGCCATCCTTTTGAAGAGAGGGCTTGAGGCTTTCTCCAAGACAGAGGACGGTGCATTATACGCATTCTCCGATTCGCCGATGAACGAAGATCCAATGACGGCAATCCCTATGGAGCTTAGAGGTAGGCTGCGTGAGGAGTATGGTATTCGCGTCCAGGGAGAACTATCTCCCTACATGGAGGCTATTCTTAAAGAGAAGTATGGTGGAAACATCATGGAGCTACCGGTTCGTAGGATTTTCATCTCCGAAAGGGCAAGAAACTGCATTGGTACTTTCGTACCTTCCGATAAGAAGAGTCAGGATATCTCTGAGCTTGTTGGCTCCATTGATCTTAGTAAGATTGGTAAGTACGGCACAGAGTCTGACCCAAGAGCTTACAAGTTCGATGGCGAACTCATGGTTGCTAACCGTGGCATGATGGAATTTGTTGAGATGCTCAAGGTTGATCAGAAGTTCCTTTACGTTCTTCTCACCCTTGCTCAGGAAAAGAACATCAAGACCGGAAGGTTCCCGCTTATCTATGCGGACGAATTTGTTCTCGCTCACACTAACGAGACTGAGTACAAGAGATTCCTTGGGAAAGATGAGATGGAGGCACTCCATGATAGAACTATTGTTCTACGATTCCCATACAACCTCAGTGTCAATGAGGAAGTAAGGATTTACGAGAAGCTCATTCGTCAGGCGAATTTCAAGGGTGTTCACATTGCACCACATACGTTAAGGTGCGCAGCAATGTTCTCTATCCTTTCGAGACTAATTGAATCTGACCACCAGGGGCTTAGCACTCTGAACAAGATGAGACTATACAACGGTGATGAGGTTGATGGATTCTCTAAGCACGAAGTACCTAAGTTCAAGGGAGAATTCAAAGATGAAGGAATGGTTGGAGTATCTCCACGATACGTTATCAACAGAATCTCTTCCATCCTTGCTTCTGGCAAGAAGGGTTACATCACTCCGGTTGATATCGTAAGATCCCTTAGAGATGGGCTTGAATCTAACCCTAAGGTTGACGAGAAAGAACAGAACAGATTAGAGGGTATCCTTACTGCTGTAATTGAAGAATACACCAAGATGGCAATGAACGATGTTCAGAAGGCATTCTTCGTTAACTTCGAGAGCGAGATCGAAAACCTTCTCAAGAACTACCTTGACCATGTTGAGGCATACCTTGACGGTCATATGCTTGAGGATGAGTGGGGCAATGATGTTCAGCCAGATGAGAGACTCATGAGAAGCGTCGAAGAGAAGATTAGAATCTCCGACTCTGGCAAGAGATCTTTCAGGCAGGAAGTGTATCGTAAGATGCTTCGTTCGGCAAGAGATAACGATGGTACCCTTTCCTACAAGGAGCACCCAAGACTCAAGGAAGCGCTTGAGAAGCAGCTTTTTGACGAGAGACGTGACGTTATCAGAATCACTGTTAGTTCCAGAAACCCAGATGAGGAAGAGCTTAAGAAGATCAATGTTGTCATCGAGACCCTTGCGGACCATCACGGTTACACTGTCGGAAGTGCCAACGAATTGCTTAGATACGTTAGCTCACTTATGGCAAGAAACTAATGTTCTTCGGCATCATGAAGAATGAGGTTACCTCGGCGCCAGTAGAGGCGCTGAGGGAAGCCCTTACCGATGAGTTTGGTGACGACATTAGATTTTCTCAAGGTGTTCTGCTTGTTGCTTGCTCATTAGAGTTTGCGGCGAATCCCATGAGGACCAGAATCGTGTATGCAAAAGATCCTGATGGTGAGTTTGACGCGATGGTTAAAGAGGCTGTTGAGCGGATTATGTTTGAAGTGAAAAGCTCAGAGACAGATCTTTCTGATTATGAATTCTCGCTTTCTTGTTTGCCGTGTGAAGAGGCAGATTCCCTTTCGATTGGATTCGTACTTTGGGTTAATGGATGTTGTAAGTAACATGGGAAGATTATGAATATATTGAAAATATATGCTATGATAAAACAAAGGCTGGAGAATTTAAAACTTTCCGAGGATTTCTTTACGCTTGATAATGTTCCTTTGGAGGCGCTCCCTATATATCTAGGGCAAAGTTTCAATGGATATAGTAATGAGGATGGAAGCTTTTCTTTCCAAAATAGCTTCATTGATATCATAGAACTTGGGCAACCATTTAGTACAGATGAAACCGAAGAGGAGACTGTGAATCGTTTGGTATCTTTTCTCAAAGAGTACCGTGCAGAACTTGGGCAAGACCCGTTTCAGTTGGTTATATCTGTTAAAGATACGAAAGATTGTTACGGAATCTTAGCTGTACATTAAACCAGGAGAAGTAATGACTATTATAATTAATTATGGAAAAAGTACATTTATAGAGTCTGATGCTTATGAAGATGAAAATCAAAACCATGATACAATAAGAATAGTGTCTGGTATGGAGGAGTAAAATGTCTGATAGTCTTTCTGATATTTGGAAACTGAAGAAACGTGGTAAAAGAGATTCTGATCGACATGAAGAGCTTGTCAAAAGAGCAATCAGAAAGCATGGGCGAGACGTAATCACAGAGTATAACATCATTCGTTCTTCAGGCTCCAAGAAAGTTAAGATTCCTGTAAGGTTTCTTGATAAGCATACGTTCAAATATGGAAAATGGAAAGATGACTCTCAGGTTGGTCAAGGTCAGGACGTAGTCCCCGGAAAAAACTATGAAGTTAAGAAGGGACAAGCTGCTCCTGGCGGCCCAGGAGACCAAGAGGGCGAGAGAATTTTTGAAGCTGAAATCTCTGTAGATGAGTTGGTCAACATGCTAATGGAAGAGTTAAATCTTCCATGGATGGAGCCAAACAAGTCCAGTCAGATTGAAGTAGTTCATGAAGAAGTTTCGTCAATCGATAGAAAGGGAATCTTCCCAAATCTTGACATCAAAAGAACTCTCCTTCAGAACATCAAAAGGAATGCTGCGCTTGGAAATCCACACGTTGGAGATTTTCATAACGAAGACCTCAGATATAAGGTGTGGGAAGAGGAGACTGAGTACGTCTCAAATGCTGCGGTCTATATCATGATGGATAGATCTGGCTCTATGGATGACAAGAAGACCTATATTGCTAAGAGCTTCTACTTCTGGATGGTTCAGTTTCTAAAAAGACGTTATCAAAATGTTGAGTTAATCTTCATTGCTCATGATACAACTGCATTTGAAACTACAGAAGAAGAGTTCTTTACGATTTCGGCAAGCGGTGGAACTAAGTGCAGTTCTGCATTCAAGTTCGCTCTTGATCATATCAAGAATAACCATCCGCCAGATGATTGGAACAATTACGTTTTTGAGTTCAGCGATGGCGACAACTGGATGCAGGATAACAGAGAGTGCGTAGGTCTTGTAAGGGAGCTATTGCCTTTATGCACTGCAATCGGGTATGGTGAAATTGTGCCGGACGAGCAAGCGGAGCTACCTTGGTTCAAGGAAGAAGATAAGCTTTACAACGTGTTCAATAATGAGATTTCAAGAACGCGATTTGTATCCTTAAGAGTTAACTCTAAAGATGGCGTTTTCGATGCTCTAAAGCAATTCTTTAACGTTAATGGTGTGTCAAAAAAGGCTGAAAAGAAATGAAAAAAAGATTAATCGAAGTAGACAAATGGTGTCAGAAGAAGTGTGATGAGATGGGCGTAGATTATTTTCCAATCAATTGGGAAGTTGTGCCTGAAGAGGTCATGCTTGAGGTAATGAGCTATGGTCTTCCGACCAGAGCACGACACTGGACATACGGTCAGAGTTACAAATACCAGAAGCTTAATGGTGAAATGGGTATGTCAAAGGTTTACGAGCTAATCCTTAACAACAATCCATCTTATGCTTTCCTTCTTGATACCAACCCTGACATTGCACAGATTATGGTCATCGCTCACTGTGTCCATGAGGATGCTAAAATTATTACTTTGGATGGAGTAAAGCCCATCTCTGAAGTAAAAAAGGGCGATAAAGTATTTACACATAAAGGTAGAATTTCTACTGTTAACTGGTGTAAAGAGACTGCAAGAAAAAAAGAAATTACTGAATTGAAAGTAAGGGGTTCCGATGAGGTTTATAGGTTTACATCTGATCATAAGATTTATGTAGAAACTGATGTTGGCCCATCTTGGGTAAAAGTTTCTGAAATAAGGGAAGATGATAGAATCATTTACCCTAAGGCTTCTCAGAACGAGGAGTCTGCTCTCGAAGAGATTTTAATTGAAATCGAAAATATTCAGAGTAATGATAGGCTGTTTAGGAAAAAAGCTTTCCATGAAAGCAATGGATATACTTTAAAATTAAATGAAGAATCCGGAAGGATGATCGGGCTATATATTGCTGAAGGCTATCTTAGCGGAACACAAGTTCATTTTGCGATGCACAAGGATGAAGACGATTATCATGCAGCAATTTCAAATGCAATTAATCAGTTATCTCCGAAACTTCCTGTACATGTATCCAAAAGAGAGCGTGATAATTCTGGCATTGTTCATTTTTCTGACAAATGGATTGGAAAATGGCTTGAAGAAAGCTGTGGGAAAGGTTGTGAGAACAAGAAGATACCTGATTTTGTATTTGCAAACAATGTTCCTCTTGAGTTTAAAAAGGGAATTGTAAGAGGGCTTTTCGAAGGTGATGGTTATTTTGATAATGAAAATAGAAGCTCTTCTTTTTCTACCACAAGCGATCTGCTTGCAAATCAGTTAAAATTTCTTCTGAATTCATTTGGAATTTTTTCATCTATTTCTTCAAGAAACAGGAAATCTTTTGATATAAAGGGGGAAAGAAAAACTTCTTATGAATTGGTTTTAAGTGGCGAAGACAACTTGGAGTTATATAACATAGTTGGATATGAGACTGAATATGCTCCGACCAGAACTTGGTCTTTCTCTGCAAAGAAAGATGAATATATAGCTGGACAAATCGAATGGGTTCGCTCATTCTCTACAGAAAAGATTCAAAGTTTTTGGGACATGGAAGTGGAAGGAGATCATAGCTTTGCGCTATATGGCGGAATTGTAGCTCATAACTGTTACGGACACAGCGCATTCTTCAAGAATAACTACCTATTCAAGCAGACAGACAGGAAGATGGTTTACCATGCTGCTGAACGTGCTGCAAGAATCGAAGGCTATATTGAGAGGTATGGTTTAGAAAGAGTTGAACGCATCATGGATATTGGTCTCTCCGTTGAGAAGAATATTGATTGGCATAAAGGTTTATTCCGTGAGAAATACCCTGGCAGAAGAAAGGTGGTCAAGAGTCGTAAGATTGGTGAATTCGAAGATGTACTTGGAATCAAAAGTCCAGAGAGAAAAGAGGTAACGGTTAACACGAAGTTCCCACCTGCAAAAGAGATTGATATCAACTGGTTCTTGATGACTTACTCTTCTAAGCTTGAAGATTGGGAGCGTGATGTCCTCTCTATTATCCGAGAAGAATCCTTTTACTTCTACCCTCAGTACATCACAAAGATTATGAACGAAGGCTTTGCAAGCTATATTCATGCAGAACTCATGTATGTCATGGGCGAGGAGATGCTTTCCGCAGCAGAGTATATTGATTTCGTTAAGATTCATGAGAGAGTTGTTCAGCCAGGACGTGATCCATTCAATATGAACCCATACTTCTTAGGCTTTACGATTTTCAACGACATTAAGAAAAGATGGGATGAGCTATACGAGAAAGGTGAGTCAACCATTACAGGTTTTCAGAAGATTCTTGAGGTATGCGAGGAAGAAGATGATGTATCATTCTTGAACATCTACCTCACTCAGGAGATTGTTGATGAGCTTAAGATGTTCACCTATGTTCAGAGAAGGGACCCGAGAAGTAAAAACCAATACGTTCAGGTTCAGAGCAATAAGGTTAAGGACATTGTTGAGTCAATGACCAGCAAGCTTCATAACTACAGAGTTCCTATGATTGCGATTACTAACGTAACATCTATGAGTCTTGAGCTTGAGCATGGAAGCCCAGAGATTGGAACGATTGCTTATAAGCATCTTCCAAAGGTTATGGAGTATCTATATGAGGCATGGGGCAATGTGATTGACCTGAAGACGTGGGACACGTCAGGCAATCCATTCCACTTCACTTTCGATGAGGAAGGTTTCAGTGATGTCGATCCAGAAAAAGGTCTCACAATTATTAGAAGGAAACAAAAGTAATGACTGAACCTGTTGTAGATTTTGCATATCAATTATCCGTATCGCGTGAACGAATTGAGAAAAGAGTTTTTCAGAACCTCCGCAATATCTCAGAAGAGCTATTGATGAAGGATGAATTCGTAGGATCCCTTATTGTATTTGGAGTTTTTAAAACCCAAGTCGACGGGATGAGACAATTCGGAGGAAGCAAGCTTGAAAAATACATCAATGTTGTTGGTGCTCACGAAGAGGAGTTCATTAACATGGTGCGGAGTGGTGATGATGGAGCAATTGTTATCAGCGATAGTGGGCAGATACTAGGATCTGGTATATATTTAACCGTGGACGATCCCACCTTAGACATCCCCGAGGGGGCAGGCACCAGACATATCTCTGCTGCCTCATTCTCCAAGCGGGATGATATATTAGCTACCTTTACATTGTCCGAAGAGACGCGCATCGTGCGAAAATGGAAAGACGGTGCTGTGAACGAACAGTTCGATCCTTCAGACGATCAAGAGTAGTTGACCTTATTTTTAAGGAAAGGGCCGCCCAAGTTGGGTGGCTTTTTCAACTTTTATTAGAGAAGAATAGTCAGATTTGTAGAGACAAAAACATATCCAAATTGTTTGATTCGCAAAAAGATTTGGATTTGAATATATGAAAACAGATTCCTTAAAGGGCCTTGCAACCAGCTTTTCATATACCCAAACTCTATTAATCTTGGCAGTGTAAGTGCTACAATGAGCACGATACCAATGAGAATTTTATGATGTAGGAGTACTGTTTTAATGTTTATTCAAAATATCTCTCAAGAAGTATGGGGCGGAGAAGCTGGTAAGTATAGGCTTCGTGATTCCGAAGGACAACCCATCGATCTAACACCTGAAGACACCTGTTTGAGAGTCGCAAAAGGGTTAGCATCACTTGAGCCAAAACCAGAAGAATGGGAAGTTGAGTTTTCCAGAATTCTATTAGAAGGTAAGTTCGCAGGTGGCGGACGTATTATGGCCAATGTCGGCGCTGGCGACCTCAAGCGAGACGCCAGCCCGATTAACTGTACGGTGCTCAGGCAGATCCCTGACTCGATGGATGGCATCATGCAGACCGCCAAAGAATCTGCGATGACACTGCGCACAGGCGCTGGTGTGGGCTATGATTTCAGCCCAATTAGGCCAAGCGGCGCGTATGTATTTGGCGCAGGAGCAGAGACTTCTGGCGTCATTTCTTTTATGAAAATCTTCGATGCAACGTGCAGCACAGTTATGAGCGGCGGTGGCAGACGTGGAGCCCAAATGGGTTGCCTCGACATTCAGCATCCAGAGATTGAGAATTTCATCACTTGTAAAAGAGAAGATGGCGTTCTTAGATATTTTAACTTATCTGTTTTAATCACAGATGCTTTCATGACGGCTGTTAGAGATGATGCCATGTGGAAGCTATGGTTCTGGGAGCGTTGCGAGAAATGTGACATAGAGGAAATTGGTGCAGATGAGGTTGCAGTGATGAAAGCTGGAGATATCCCTTTCAGATATCCTGAATACGATTACTTCAGTTATGCAGCAGATCACACTGAAGTCCTTAGCGGTAACTGCGAAGTAGGAACTATCTTTAAGAAGAGAGTATTCAAGGTGCTTAGAGCCGTTGAACTCTTTGATAAGATTATGACATCAACATACAATTTCGCCGAGCCTGGATTCATTCTTATCGATAGGGTGAACAGAGATAATATCCTTTGGTTCTGTGAAGTTATTAGAGCTACGAATCCATGTGTACCTTCTGATACCTGGGTTCATACAGAAGAAGGCCCGAAGCAGGTTTCCGATCTTATAGGTCAAGAATGCACCTTGATGGTGAACGGAAAGCCATATCAATCAGAAGGATTTTTTAAAACCGGATATAAATCGGTTTTGAATTTAGAAACCAAAGAAGGCTTCAAATTAAGATTAACTCCTAATCATAAAGTTATGGTAGTAAGCTCCAATAATGGTGATAAAATTATTTCCAATTGGAAAGAAGCAGGCGAAATTGAGATTGGTGATAAAGTTATTCTTCATGATCATAGTGATTCTGCTTACTGGTTAGGAACAGACAAAATGAATGGAGTCTACTCTGTAGATCAGGGATACCTGATGGGGCTACTCGTTGGGGACGGAACGCTGAAGAAAGATTCTGCTATCCTGTCCGTTTGGAGTTCTGACAATGAAAATGGTTATGAGTCTATTATGTCTCGTGTAAATATGTCGATAAGACACCTTAAGAAAAGAGCAGATTTTAAGGGTTGGCACAAAATAGCTGGCCGAAATGAGTATAGGCTTAAGTTGTCTGGAATAAGAGATTTGGCGCATGAATTTGGAATGAGCAATCAAAACAAGTTTATTACTCCTAAAATGGAGAAAGCATCTCATGCCTTTTCTGCCGGGTTCTTAAGGGGGCTTTTTGATGCAGATGGCTCGGTCCAAGGCGATCAAAGCAAAGGAGTTTCTGTAAGGCTTGCTCAAAGTAACTTAGAGACCTTGGAAGCTGTGCAAAGAATGCTTCTTAGATTTGGAATCGTATCTAAGATTTACAAATTCAGGCGAGAAAGTGGAGAGTCACTTTTGCCTAACGGGAAAGGTGGAAAGAAACTTTATAAGACAAAAGCTCAGCACGAATTAGTTATTAGCAAAAGTAATTTAAAAACTTTTGAGAGATTGATTGGCTTTGCTGATGACACTAAGCATTCTAAATTAGTAAACTTATTAAGTGACTACAAAAGAGAATTAAACAAAGAAAGTTACGCAGTAACGATATCATCAATTAGTGACGGAGGCATTTGCGACGTTTATGACGTACAGGTTCCAGGTATAAACGCTTTTGATGCAAACGGCATTTATGTTCATAATTGTGGCGAACAGCCTTTACCTGCCAATGCAAGTTGCCTATTGGCTTCAATGATTTTAGCTCCATATGTGATGAATAAATTTGCGGATGATTCCTTTTTTGATTGGGAGGCTTTCGAAGTAGATATTGCTGTCGCTACAAGGATGATGGACAACGTTGTTGAGATCAACAACCTGCCTCTGCCTGAAATGAGAGAGCAGATTCTCCAGAAGAGAAGGCATGGCTTAGGCTTCACAGGTCTTGGCACTGTATTTAACATGCTCGGCATGTCTTATGGTGATGATGCTTCTCAGGCGTTCGCAGATAAGATTGCATACACGATTGCAAAAGTATCTCTATTTATGAACATGGAGCTTGCGCAAGAGAAAGGACATGCTCCCATTTTCGACACGATAGTGTCCAGACAGAACGCTATTGATTCAGGATATATGAAGAGGTTGTTATCAACCTTTGATGACGATTTAAGGCATGGATTAGAGCAGGAGATTCTTGAGCATGGTCTCAGATTCTCTCACGCTACCAGCATTGCACCAACAGGAACCATGAGTTTAACTTGGGGTAACAACTGTAGCAATGGTGTTGAGCCGAGCTTCACTGATGAGTACGCAAGAAACTTCAGGCAGCATGGAAAGAAGACGAAGGTTCAGGAAATCGTAAGAAGTCTTGAATACCATCTATGGATAGAGATGTATGGTGACAGAGAGCTACCAAGTCATTGGAGGGTTTCCAATGACCTATCTGTCGAAGATCATATCAACATCCAGGCAAAGATTCAGAAGTGGGTTGACTCTGCCGTATCTAAGACGGCAAATGTTCCTACTGATTACCCATTCGAGGATTTCAAAAAGATCTACATGATGGGATGGGAGAAGGGGCTTAAGGGCATCACCACCTTCAGGTATAATCCTGAGGCGTTTTCAGGTGTCCTTGTTCGCAAAGAGGATCTCGAAAATACGAAATACGTTTTCATCCTCGCAGATAATGAAGAAATAACAGTATCCGGAAGTGATACAATTGAGTACGATGGTGAGCTTCACAATGCGGCCAATTTGTTTGATGCGCTGAAAGAAGGCATGTATGGGGATATGTAATGCAGACAGTTAAGATTGAAAAGAAAATTGTAGGTTGGAGAGTTAAAGGTCTAAGTGAGTCTGATCAAGAGAAGATCAGGGATAGTCAGGCTCCTAAGAGACCGTTAGGTTTAAAGTGTGAAATACATAGGGCGACAATCAAGGGTGAAGACTGGACCATCTTGATTGGACTACTTCATGAGAGACCTTATGAAGTAATTGGTGGACTCTCAAGTAATATTGAGATCCCCAAGAAATATAAATTTGGTACTTTGCTAAAAAACCCGAGAAAAAGCGTTAATGCAAGATACGACCTTAGATTTGGAGAGGAGGGCAGCGAAATCTTAATCAAAGATGTGGTTTCGGTATTCGACAATCCAAATAATGGGTCTTTGACAAGGATGGTATCGATGTGCTTAAGGCACGGTGTTCCTATTCAATACATGGCCGAACAATTAAAGAAAGATAAGTATTCTGATATGTTTTCCTTTTCGGCTGTAGTTTCTCGGGTATTAAAGAAGTATATCGAAGACGGCGCGGACGGCGGCGGCAAGTGTGATGATTGTCAATCACCAAACCTAATTTATGCAGGTGGATGCCCGGTCTGTCAAGATTGCGGCTATAGTAAGTGTGGATAAATGGAAATTACTCTTTTAGTGAACAGGTTTAATTATCAAGAAGATATAGATGAGCTTAGAGATTCTTGGCTTGAAGATATTCTTATGTATCTTGAATTGAACCCTGTTGAACTAAAAGAGATGTTGCCTCATGTTTTTGTAGATTTGTTGTATAGTATGAACTTAGATATTGTTGACTACCCGAGTCTGGGGGCAATGGCGGTTGTGTACGAAGGAGACCTAATAGGTGAGTGGGCTGGCCCAGAACTCACGTTAAAGAAAGATAAAGAAACAGGTGAGCTATATTATGAGGTTCTAATCCAACAATGGTCTATTTTGGATGAAGAAATCGACATGAGCTAACCGAATAACAACAACATATAAAAAACAGGATAAGCTTTAATGCTAGAAAATCATCCTTTAGAGAAAAGAATTAACTACGTTCTTGATACATCTGCGTTAATCTCAAACCCCAAGCTATTAGAACAGTTTGAATCTTGCACACACCTCATTCCGATGGAAGTGCTACAAGAACTTGACAACCTAAAAACACGATCTGATCATGTTGGAAAAAATGCACGTTACGTGAATAGATTCCTTGATCAGCTTCGACAGCAAGGTAGTCTGTTTGAAGGCGTCATCGTAGACGAAGGAGTGACCGTAAAGGTCGTTTCTAAGCACGATGCTCTGCTCCCAATCTTTGAGGACACTGTAGATAATAGAATTATTTCAACAGCGTTTCACCTCTCTGAAAAGATTGATGTTGTATGCCTCTCAAATGATATCGCATTCCGAGTGAAATGTGATGCAATCGGTTTAAAAGCCGAATCAGTAGACGCTGATGCTGTAAAGGTTACAGATTCTGGTTACACAGGCTTTACTGAGCTTGAAGTTTCAAATGAGATAATCGAAGCATTCTATGAAGATGGTTACCTCGATTTTGAAGATGTAGAATTCTTTCCTAACCAGGGAGTTCTGTTAGTTGCTCCGGGGTCCACCGCTCTGTGCGTTGCTAACGGCTGCAATACTCTTGACAAATTAGAATACACGAAAGGGCGCAAGTTTAATGTTGAAGGAGTTACTCCTCGCAACAAAGAGCAGACTATCGCCCTCGAATTGCTTCTTGACCCAGATATTCCTTTGGTAACTCTGAACGGTATTGCTGGCTGTGGTAAAACCTTGCTTGCAATTGCGTCTGCCATGTCGCAGCATAAGCAGGGATTGTATAAGAAGATTATCATTTCCAGACCGATTGAAAGTACGAGTAACGATATTGGTTTCCTGCCCGGTACGAAAGAAGAGAAGATGGCGCCTTGGGTTCAGCCGATTTTTGACAACCTTGAAGTGTTGTACAGAAAGAAGGGTCTTCATTACATCGAATTGATGATGCAGAAAGGCCACCTTGAGATTGAGGCAATCTCTCACATTAGAGGACGAAGCCTACCCGACACCATCTTTATTGTTGACGAGGCACAGAACATTACGAGGCATGAGGCGAAGGCCCTCTTGACAAGAATGGGTGAGAGATCCAAAATCGTTCTTATTGGCGATCTTGATCAAATTGACTCACCTAAGCTCAGTCATAAAAATTCTGGCTTAAGCGTTATCATTGAGGCATTCAAGGATACAGAGCTTGCAGGTCACGTCAAATTACTCAAGGGAGAACGTAGCGCACTTGCTACTTACGCAGCGACAGTACTTTAAGGAGATTCTATGAGCGAAGAGAAGAGAGTTCCACTTTACATTCATGATGACTTCGACCCAGAGCTACAAAGGCGATGGGAAGAAGAGCAGAAATTAAAGAAAGAAGTCCCGGTTAGTCGATACAGGTCAAATACTGATGACCCACTTGTTGTTGACCTTACCATTGATTTTAATGATGGAAATGTCGATTTTACTTTGAATTAGAATCCTTACTAATAAAGCAGGTTTGTCGTAGGAGTCTGCGACATGAACCAGAAGATTCAAAAACTTGCAAAGCTATTAGCTCATCTTGGCCACTCGAAAGAGGCGGCTGAGGTGGGCTTCTTTGCGTTGGCACAAGAGGTTTATAAGATTCAGTCAGGTGATAATCCGTGGTCGTTGTCTGGTGGAGATGCAAAATATCATCAGATGATTATGGACGCCAACCCTAAGGTTAATTGGAATAAGCTACAGATTGGTCAAGAGATCACTTTGCCAGCGAAGCCAAGCTATCCGAACAAGGGCATGCAGCCGTCCCGGTCAGCTTATGACATCATTAAGTCTCATGAAAAGCTGAAGCTTAGAGCTTACAATGACGGATTCGGTAATATGACTATTGGGTATGGTCATGTAATTAAGAAAGGGGAATCATTCTCTTCTATCTCAGAGCCTAAAGCGAAGCAGTTGCTTGTCAGCGATGCTACCGCTGCTGCCAAAGCTATTCAGCAGCTTGTCACTTCAAAGTTAAATCAGAATCAATTTGATGGACTTACCAGTTTGATCTTCAATATAGGAAGAGGGAACTTTGCAAGATCATCTATGCTTAAGAAGCTTAACTCTGGAGATTTTCAGGGAGCTGCAAGAGAGTTTGTATCTTTCAACAATGCTGGCGGAAAAGAGAATGCTCATTTGACAGGAAGAAGAAAAACCGAGGCCGCCCTATTTGTGAGCTAAAATGAAATTAAAACTGGATGATAAAAGTTACATCGAGATAAAAGAAGATAAACTAAAGAACAAGGCACGCATTTCTATCAAGACTAAATCTGATAAGAAGTCTATCATCGTGACTGCTGAGCTTGAAGAAGAGCAGGTAGTTAAGTTGATAGCGGAGCTTATATCTATTAAGGCGGGACTATATGGCCGAGCATGATATCAAATATGAGAAGACAATCACCGAAGCTGTAGAGGAGATCAATGAAAGAAAGACCTCCGGCAAAAAGGTGCATCCCTTAACGGAAGAGGGCATGAAGGCTATTGATGTGGCGAACATGATAGTGGGAACCATCATGAAAAGAAACCAACCTGATGTTAGTTTCTTCAAGGTTTACATGAATAGCACGAATGACAGGTTGGGTAAAATGTCAGGCAAGAAAAAAGCGGCCAACGAGGGCCGCAAATCTCTTAGAAGGAAGCGTTCAAATCGTGTAAACGATAGTAAGGACTCCTCCTGAATCTGGAATGTCCGTAAGAACGACAGCGTTTCTATTTTCGTCGTATCTCCAGTGATCATATTCAGTAGAGTTGCTTCCATCTTCGCTTAAGAACACTTTAAGCTTATCAATCTGAAGAGGAAGGTGATCAAGGTGCCATACCTCATTAAGGGTTGGCAAGTGCTCCTTAGGTCTATCAAGAACGGCAGACCAATCTTCATCACAAAGATCTACGACAGTTTCTGATACATCAAGGTATCCTACGCCCAACTGAGCAGAGTCACAACGATTACCTTCATAGGTAGCAACGATTGCCGACTCGGTAACCTCAAAGGGGCCTGATTTTACAAGGTCCATTAGGGTGTTGTATTCTGTTGGAGAGACAGAGGACTGGTCGGGTTCATCGCTGATGTATACAATAAGGAGATCAGCTTCTTCTCTTTCAAAACCAGAGTTATCCCACGCTACAGTCTCAAGAGCACTGTCGAGCCCTGCCTCTCTGTAATGATTTTCAAGAAGAGAGGTCAAAGACATAAGCTTCAGGAGAGCATCAGGATCGTTGTAATCAACCCAGCCATAGATTTCTCCAGCGGAGTCGGTAGATTTGATTCCTACTCTCCACTTGAGGTCAGTGAATTCGGGACCAATAAGGATACTATATATCTCTGGCATAGTTGCAGCTAAGGTTTCCCAGTCATCACTCATTGAACCTGATTCGTCAACGATGAATAGAATATCTACTGCTTGATCATAGACCACACCAGTTTGAACAATAGGTTCTCCGTAGATGCTTACGTCTTCAGTGTAATTGGCTACAACGCCAATGTCTGAAGAGCAAGAGGTTAGTGTCATTGCTGCACATAGTGCTAATCCATATAGCTTTAGTTTGCCGAACATATTAACTCCGTATCATTTTATGTTGTTTCGCTCAAGAAATATCAAAATGTCAGGCATTCCGATTCCTAACCCTCCGTATGAGAACATGACAGAGTTTTGACCAACTCTATCTCTCACCGAAGAAGCAAAGGAAATACCAACAAGTTCTCCTCTTTTGTTGTAGATGGGACTACCACTATGTCCCGGTTGTAACATTTCGGATACCATAAGGGCACCCTGTTCTCCTTCACCTAAACTGCCTAACTGAGAACGAGGAACATATCCCGAAAAGAATGTTTCCAAAATGATTGGTGCATTAGAATTAGGTGCTCCAACGATGTACAGTTTTTCAGCAACATCTAATTTTGTGTCTTTATCGATTTTAACTATTGGGTGCGAGCCATCTGCTTTTAATAGACACAAATCGTTAGCAGGATCTTTATCCACGACAGTCATCTGCATGTCTGGTTTTCCATCATATCTGAACGAAGCCTGAGAGTCATTTAACTTTTCCCCTACAAAAGTAATACCCAAAATAGGCATGCTACAAATATGGTCATTTGATAAAAAGTAAGTTTCATCTGCTTTTTTATCATAAGCGATGCCAAAGGCAGTGCCACTACTCTGCACCTGTGAGCCGCTCAATGTATAGATGACCACAACAGGCTCCACCATTCTTTTGTAGTTTTTCTTAACAGACACTTCTTCAGTTTTGCTATCTGAGGAGTAAAGTTCGGCTATTGGCCTATCGTTCACCATGATCATGTTTTGGGGACTTGCTACGAAGTAACATAGTAGTGTCAGTGCCAAAAACAGAGCGAGGAATTTTGCGTTTTTCAATTTGATTCCTTTATATTTTTTCCACGTTTTCTTATTCGGTATGTTCAAAGGGGGTTACTTGTAAATACAGGCTCCCCAAAGTAGGATGATTATTAATAAAAAGTACAACTGCTAATATTTGGTGTACATTTGATTGGAGGTTTTAATCATGGGATGTGGCTGTGCCAAAAGAAAGAAAGCAAACCAGAAAACAAGAGTTCGAAACCCGTCTTCGAAGTCAAGGGCAAAAGGTTTGCCTATCATTACAATCAAACGCAATAAGAAAATTGTAACCAAAAAGAGTAAGTAAGAGGTCTGAATGTCAGATTATAGCATTTATCCAGAAGCATTAGATGGGTACTCTCAGTTACCTCTTGCTGTAGACTTGGTCACGCCTGTTGAAGCAAAGAGTGTCAACAGATTGCGTAGTGCAATTGTGAACATTGAGGCTGAGCTTGGTGTTGAGCCAAGTGGAAATTTTGCAGACGTAGTTGGCAGACTTGAAAGCATCGAAGAAAGCATAGGTGTATTGGAGTCTGAAGAATCGGATGACTTAGTCGTCGGGGTCGATGTTCAGGCTTATGACGCCACACTTACCGGCATTGCATCTTTGGGTACCGCAGCAGATAAAATGCTTTACACCACCGCAGCAGATACATGGGCTGAGACCTCAGTGACTTCAGCAGGAAGAGCAATCTTAGATGACACAAATTCAGCCGCACAAAGAGTGACATTAGGTTTACAAATAGGCTCAGATGTTCAGGCTTATGATGCTACACTTACAAGTCTTACATCTTTGGGTACCGCAGCAGATAAAATGCTTTACACCACCGCAATAGATACATGGGCCGAAACCTCAGTGACCTCAGCAGGAAGGGCTATCTTGGACGATGCAAACTCTGCCGCTCAAAGAGTGACGTTGGGTTTGCAAATTGGTACAGATGTCCAGGCACAGAGTGTCAACCTTCAGGACGTTTCAGATTTAACTCTTGTTAAGGGACAAGTCTTGGTATCTGATGGCTCTGACTTATTGGCATTGTCAGTAGGTACTAATGGTCAAACACTAATTGCTGACAGTTCAGACTCTGAAGGTGTTGTATGGGGAAGAAACAGGACGTGGACTCATCATATGGATTGGCCAGAAGGAACTGCTCAAGCAAATAATACGATTAATTATTTTGGATGGGCACCATTTGGGTGCAGGCTTGATAAGCTAACAGTTGTTATGGTCAGCCTGAATACTCAAGGAACATTTACTCTTTCTTTAAATAATCAAGCTACAGTAGCCTCAATGTTATCTGGTTCAAGTTATAATATGAATGGGTTATCTGCGGCTACCGTAACATCGATTCCGTTGTCAGGAACTGATGCAAATCTTGCTCTCGCCGAAAATGGTGGATGGCAGTTAAGCCTTGTAAGCAATGATGCCAACTTCGATGGAAGCGGAATATACATCCAGTTACATTTTGAGGAGATCTGATGGCTACTTATAATTCTCCAGAGCATGCACGCTCCGCTTCATCCTCAAGCGGTATAAGCTGGACAACTCAAGACCTAAATACTTTTGCTCTAAATGATCCGGCAGGTTTAATAAGCTCGGCAACTTGGAGCACTACAAGCAGTATGACTCCAGTTACAGGAACTCAGGGAGCAATAGATGCTGGACGTGATGGCATATGGTTAGCAAAAGCTGTAGAAAGCGGAATAACCTGGGCAGATTATAATGGCATCTTGGTAAGGATGACAGCTACAGAGTGGAGAGCAGGAACCGGAGTAGATACTCATGTTCTGGTTGGCTATTCTGACACATTATTACAGTCAACAGGTGTAGGCTCTTTGGCTGGAATAAATTCATCTCCATCGGCTACCTCAATTAGAAGGGCAGCTACGATCTCGCCAGGAGGTTCTTTGGCTACGAGCAGTGCTAACTTTTCAACAAGCTCCTCTGTAACTACCACAGTATGGATTCCGTTTGGAAGTTCGGGGCCACTTGGTGCTCAGCCAACAGTTTATCTGGATAGCTCAACAACTGCGGCTGGAAGGAATAATACAAATCCGGTTTCGGTAAGCGATTTGAACTTAGTTATATCAATTGGTAATACAGGTTCATGGGCCAGTGCAGTAGGCATTACTGGATTCACAGTTGAAACTGCGCTCATAAATAGTTAAAATGATATGTCTGATTGGAATAGTCTAAGAAATTATCTTGTTAATTGGATTGAGAATAAAAAAGGTTATATAGTTCACTTCGCAACAGAAGGCGAACTAAATATCATTGACAGTGATTTTAATGAAATTGTCATTGATGAAAGACTTTCTTATGAACTTCAGACCTATGTATTGCTGCATGAGTGTGGACATATCCTTACATGGGAAAATGGAATGTTCTTAAGCCTTGAAAAGAAAGCAAGCAGACATAAGGCCGCAACTTTTAAAGAAAGAACTTTTACGGTTATAGAGGAAATAGAAGCGTGGAAGAGAGGATTATCTCTTGCCAAGAGACTTAACATCCCAGTGGATGTGGTAAAATGGGAGGAGGAGATGGCATCCGCCATCGGGAAATATATAACATGGTCCATCAACCCGGAAGGGTACGAATCAATTGATGGACCTAAGCCATAAAACTGAGGAGAGCCGAATATGGGAATGACTAAAATTAAATTACTTGATGACAGAGCAGAGGTGCCTACCCGCGCTCATGAGTCCGACACCGGATATGATCTTCGCATGATTGATGTAAAAACAATCACTGGAGATACAATTTATTTCAGAACTGGCATTGCAGTCCAACCGCCAGAGGGTCACTATTTTGAGATTGTGCCCAGGAGTTCGCTTTCTAAACTCCCGCTCGCTCTTGCAAATTCTGTAGGGATTGTTGATGAGCATTACCGTGGAGAGATTCTTGTTGCAATCAAAGTGTTGCACTCGGAGCTTGGAAAAAACCTTGGCCGACAGGCATTCCCTGGAGGCATAATTACCATTTTTGATAAGAAGCCTCGCTCGCTCTATGACGTAGCTAACCTTATTCTTTCTCAGAAGCCTGTGCTGACTCAGCTTATTCTCAAAGAAAGATTAAGCACTGATTTTGAAGAAGTAGCTGAGCTTGAAAAAACAGAAAGAGGCGATGGCGGATTTGGCAGCACTGATGGCAAGCCTGTAGTTAAGTCTACGAGGGCAGCTAGACCAACTCAGACTGTTACCAAGGCGAGCACTCGCAAAGGATTAGTAAGAAGATCTTCTGACGCCTGAAAAACTTACTTACTAATAAGCTGACCCTATTTAGAGGGTGATGATGTCAGACTACAGTATATATCCAAGCGCGCTTGATGGTTACTTACAATTACCATTAGCAGTAGACGGAACAACCGAAGTTGATGCGGCAAGTGTCAACCGGTTGCGTTCCGCTATTGTTAATATTGAAAGTGAGCTTGGCACTGCGCCGAGCGGGGACTATGGGACAGTCTCTTCTCGGCTTTCTACATTTGAAACTCTTATTTTAGATTATGATTATCACCTGACAGATGAGAGCAATCCCCATGCAACATCTTTGGCGAATCTGGTTGGTGGCACAATAACAGAACTAAATGATTTATTATCAGATGGCACAGTTGAGACTGAAAAACAGAATGTTATAACTGTGGCTAAAACTGGTGGAAATTTTACATCAATAAAAGATGCTTTAGATTCTATAACTGATGCGTCAACATCAAATAGGTATATTCTAATTATATACCCAGGTAGATACTCTGAACTAAATCCAGTAACTGTCCCTAATTATGTATCAATAAATGCAATTGGTAGACACGAGACAGTTCAGATGTATTGCTCTAATCCAAATGCTCACGGAATGATTATGGGGAGCGACAGTGATATTGTGGGACTTGATATTTCAAATGTTTCTGGTTCAGGATTTGCAGGTTTTTACATTTCTTCATCTATTCAAAATATAGATCTCCACGACATCGAGGTTTCAGATTGTGAGATTGGAATTATATCTGAAGCTACAGGACGAAATGAAGTTAGGGTTAGAGAGTGCATTCTTAATGGGACTATTGGCACTGGAATTTTAGCTCAAACTGGAGGCAAAGCATTACTTTCAGATATAGCTGTTGGAAATGGAACAACTGTAGAAACTTTCTGTTTCGCAACAGGAACGGGTTCTACAATCGGCATTAACAGTTCAGACTCTGAACCTTCAGTAGGAATCAATGGCTTGTTTGTAGATGATGGCGGAACGATCCGGGCAAATGGAATTCACTTAGCTGGCTCTGTAACTAATATGATAAGAGTCGGCCCAACAAATACGAGCACAATAAGTATTGTTGGCGTTGACATATCTGGAACATCAACTTTTGACCTCTTAGTCGAAAGTTCGGGCAGCACAATTCGGTCCTCCGGTTGTAGAATTAGAAATGATAGAGTCTCTTTAGTTACAGGCGTTATATCTCAGGCGTCTTTCTTCTCAGATACAGGAGGCGACGAAGGCCACATCATTCTTGGCGAACTACATGTTGGAAGATATGATAAAGGATCTGAATCTACATTTGGAGAAGGAGACAGTCATACGTTTGGAATGAAGGTATTCACAAACACAAATGGAACAGTTGGCACTTGGGTTGATGTAACAGACACTGCGATTAGTAATACATCATCTACCTTTACAATGCTTCCTGCACTTACAACTGATGCATCAATTTATATTGGAGGGAATACAGCTTTTAATGGCTTAAAAGCTTTAATAACTGGAGCTATTAACATAGGCTCAGGTGGTATCATCGCAGAATATTGGGATGGAAGTGCTTGGCAAATCTTTGATGCAATGTCCACCTTATCATCTCCTCCATATACTCAGTATGGAGCAGACCATTTTGGAAATGCAGAAACTCAGCAGATAAGGTTTGGCGATATGACATTATGGGCAAAATCTACATTAAACGGTTCAGAAAAATATTGGATCCGCATCAGAATTACTGGCACCATTACTACATCTCCCATCATTGAGCAATTCAAAATGCATACAAATAGAACTGAGATTAACGCAGATGGCTTTGTTGAATTTTTTGGGAATGCAAGACCTGTTCGCGATATAAATGTGCATTTTAAATTGGCAGAAGATTTATCCGGATCAAGTCCAGGAAATCAGGCATTAAATCTTGCCTCCAATATCACCATTACTCCGAAAGATAATAAATTCAATAATAACGCTTTAGATGGCAATGGGTTCCTCGTGTTAGTTCCGGAAGGTATAGATACCTCTTTCCCAATTACATTTGAGGTAGAATGGATTCCGCTCTCTACTGCCGTTGGAGACATTGAGATTGATTTTGAGTTCGCTGTGCTTAATCCCGATGATCTTCTTGATGGAGCAAAATCAGGCACAACATCTACTGTATTAACCTCAGTAAACAATAATCAGTACAAACCATTTATATCTATTTTTACTTTAAACATTAACGGCTCTTTTCCGGGCGATAAAATTGCCTACAGATATAGTCGTGACGCAACCGGCTCAAACCCAGCAGACACCTTCTCTGCCAACATCGCAATTGTCAGAACAAGGATGACTGGAAAATTTTGGAGATAATTTAATTGAGACAACTATATCGTTGTCGGTACGATATAGCAGAGGCTCCATCTGGGCTTCTGCTATTTTTATTGGAGGACGGCCCATGGCCCTGATCATAGTTGAGAGTCCTAACAAGATTCCGAAAATTAAGAAATCGCTCGATTCTTCCTACGAAGTAATCGCTTCTGTAGGTCATATCATGGACCTCAGCAAAAAGAAGCTCGGCGTTGAGTTACCAGATTTCACACCGGTGTATGTCACCAATCCTGACAAGAAGGATGTGGTCGCGAACATTAAAGCTGCTGCCAAGCGACACGATGACATCTACGTCGCAACAGACGCCGACCGTGAAGGTGAGGCGATTGCTTACAACATTCTGGATATTCTGCCGAAGCGTGGAAAGAACATTCATCGAGTAATCTTCAAGGAAATCAATAAGAAATCCATCCTTGCAGGTATCAAGAATCCTCTTGGATTCAGAGAGACTACCTTTCATGCACAGCAGGCAAGGCGTATCACTGACCGCTTCGTTGGATTTAAAGTAAGCCCTGTCATGTGGGCAAAGGGCCTCAAAGGAACGAGCGCTGGACGAGTACAATCGGCCGCTCTTAAATTCGTTGTGGACAGAGAGAAGGATATCCGGGCATTCATCAAAGAAGAATACTGGAGCGTCACAGCCAACACTGACCACAAGTTCGATGCAGAGTTCGTCACTCTTAACGGCAAAAAATATGTCCCTAAAAGCAAGGCAGAAACAAAGGCGGCTCTCGATCAAATCGATGGACCACTTGTTGTCTCTGTATATGAAAAGAAAACAAGAACCAAAAGTCCTCCGCCACCATTTGTAACTGCATCTATGCAGCAGACTGCTGGTGCAAAGTTCAAATGGACCGCCAAGAGAACAATGGATACTGCGCAGTCCCTATTCTCTCAGGGGCTCATCACCTATCATAGAACTGATAGTACAAGATCTGATCCTGAGAAAGTCGAAGCGATTCGGAAGAAAATTATTGAGAAGCTTGGGGAGCAGTATCTCTCCGAGACTCCAAAGCTGTATGGTCCGAAGGAGGCAGCACAGGATGCTCACGAAGCTATCCGCCCAACCTTTGAAGCGACACCTGCGGCTATGACTCCTGATGGAGACAAACTATTATCTTTGATTAGGAATCGTTTCATGGCATCTCAGATGGCTCATGCCAAATTCGATGCCGCAAAGATTGAGCTTAAAAGCGGACCACTTGGATTTAAAGCTACAGGTTCCGTTATGCAGTTTGATGGTTTCCTTAAGGTATATGGCTCATCAAGTAACGATGTGTCAATCCCCGCGCTTAAGGTTGGACAGGAAGTTAAAGTAAAGAAGTACAAGCCAAAGCAGCATTTCACCAAGCCACCATCAAGATACACTGAAGCAGCGTTCGTTAAGAAGATGGAGTCGGAAGGTATCGGAAGACCATCTACCTATGCGGCGCTTGTTGAAACTTTGCTCAACAGAGGCTACGTCACTCGTAAAAGCACAACCATGTTTGGCACAGAGATCGGTATCTTAGCCTGCGACTATCTTGAAGAGCATTTCGAAAACCTTACTGACACTCAGATGACTGCCACGATGGAGGCACACCTTGATGAAATCGAAGCAGGCTCCAAGACTATCAAGGATATCTTAACTCCGTTCAATGCAGAGCTTGATAGGGATATCTTTAAGGCTAAGAAAAGCGAGTCACGTAAGGCATTCGAAACTGATGAGAAATGTCCCAAATGTGATGACGGCTCCCAAATGGTCAGGAAGATTGCGAATAAGGAAGTATTCTTAGGTTGTCAGAACTGGCCGAAATGTGGGCACACATTCAGTATCGGAGACGATGGAAAGTTCATTGCCAAAGAGGTTGAGACAGGTATTCCTTGTCCTGACTGTGGCAATGTGTTAATCAAGAGAAATGGAAAGTTCGGAGAATTTTGGTCATGTTCATCTTATCCTACATGCAATTGGAAAGGTAAGCTCAACGCAAAAGGCGAACCTGTTATGTCAGGTGGAGCACAAACAACGGACCAAGAGTGCCCGGAATGTAAGACCAATATGCTTGTAAAGAGAAGCGGCAAATTCGGCGATTTCCTTGGATGCAAAGGCTATCCGACTTGTAACTTTACTGCACAGCTTGATGACGACGGTAAGATTGTCGTTAAGAAGAAGAAGCAGTGGGGCAAGAAGAAGGCAGTGAAAGACACTGGCGAGAAGTGCCCGAAATGCAAAAAGAATAACCTTGTTGAGCGCGAAGGGCGTTACGGAGCATTCGTTGCGTGCAGTGGTTATCCACGTTGTAAGTTTATCAAGAAGTAAGGAGATAATATGTCTGAAGAGAAAAAGTTAACAGCAAAAGAGAAGGCCAAGATTAGAGAGAAGAAGCTTGATGCTCAGTGGGCTAAGCAGGTCACTGATCCCATTAAAGAATTCAAAGCCACCCTTAAACAGGTGGAGATTTATGGCTTGTCCGATGAGGACAGAGCAGCGGTAGCAGCCGATACTGGAAGTTGGCCTGGACAGGTGCAGTTGCTTGTCTCTGCCTATATCAAGCATCTCAGGTTTAAACAAACTGTGATGCACAAAAGTCTGGAGGTGCTTGCGTCTGGTATGATTAAGCCAGAAGATGCGGCCGAATTTGCTCAGGGAGCCCTTGAGCAGGTTTGCCTTCGCGATTTGAAAAACATACCCAATCAAGAAGCTGAATAAAAATTCCTAAAACCTTAGAGAGCGAAGATGGACGATAAAGCAATTTACTGGGAATACAGAGAAACTAATAGTATAAACGATAGGCCGGATAGTCACGTTGATCAAAACAAAATTACCAAAGCTTATAATGAGGCTTCAGGGTGTATCTATCTCGAAGGAGAGCTTGGTTGGCAGAGCGCAGATGAGTCATATACTAATCAGACCCAAAATCATTTTGATGGTCAATGGCGAATTAAGGGATTCTATTTTGGCACCGTCGTTTGGGAAAGATTATTGATAGGGCGATATGCTCCGGAAATATATTCGGGAACAGTTGATTTTTTATAGAAGGAAAAAGATGAGTCAAATAATTTCAATAGATAAGCTGCAAGAGCTTATCGAAGAAGATATCAATCCCGCATTGGCGATGCACAGCGGATTCTGTGTTCTTGATGCTGTTGAAGATGAAAAAGACGGAGAGCCGCCAAAGGTTTTTCTTTCTTTCTTTGGCGGCTGTGATGGTTGTCCAAGTGCCTTTACGAGCACACTTGCTCAGATTCAGAATCTATTGAGGGCAGAATTAGAAATTGAAACCTTAGAGGTTATCAACACGGAGACCACATGAACTTCAAAGGGACAGTATACATATTTGATCTTGACGACACACTCTACTGGACATCTGACTGGTATGAAACTGCAAGGTTAAATAGAGATGGATACATCTATCAGCCTGGAGAAAGTGGAAATCTAAAAAACGCATTGGAACTATTTACTCAGCTCAATGCCAGAGAGGATATTCCTGAGAGGTTAATGACTCTTCAGCTTAAGACACAGAAGAAACATCAGCTTGATGGTAGAGATATTTACTTTGAGGTAACTGACAAAGCGGGGGCGCCTGTGCCTCTTGAGGAGCTACAGGCTCACATAACACCTGAGCAGCTTAGTGCGGCAGGGATTAGGGTTAATAGAAACTTCTCTCCATTTGCTATCATCACCAATGATGATCAATATTATCTCAATCCAAATACAATCGGAAGGCATGGCCCAAACTCCGAAATGCTTGAGCTTTATGAAGCCAATCATCAAAACGCCATCATCCTTACTGCAAGGAAGAGTGGGCCTGGAATGCAAGAAAGAATTGCTGAAATTCTAAGCGATCATCCTCCGATGGAGATTGTAACTCAGCCTTTGGATAGTCCTAACTCAGGAAGATATAAGGGCAACTACATTCTCAGTGTAGCGATGCAACCTGAGGTAACTCAGGTATACTTCTACGATGATAACTCAAAATATATTAAAAGAGTTGATGAAGTTCTGAGTGCTTATGACGAAGAGCACGGTACAAATCTAAGAGCGAAGGTAGACATTAATGTTGTCTCAACAGAGGGTAAGCCTATGAACAAGTTAAAGCTTGCTCATGCCTACAGTTCCATCTTGGGTCGTGATCATTATTTGAGAAAGAATGGCTTCGCAGATAAATATATTAACGAGCTATATGATGAGTAAATTACAAACCTGTACGGTCAATGAACTAAAGAAATATTTTGATGCAGAACTAAATGAAGTGATTCGGGTCTACAAATTCAAAGTCCCGCAGCCCGTTGTTCTGCACTTATCATCCCTGATGATGAGGACAGTTACTCGTCCTCCATCTTGGGATCCTACATTGACCGAGCTATATGGTAAAAGCCTTGAAACCGATAAGGCAGAGCAACTTGTTCTGCTTAAAGAAATCGGGGACAAGGCTTTAATTTTTTCTGGGTACTTTCCCGAATCTGTCGAGAAGAGATCGAGCATTGACTTCTATGTCCAGATGGGACAGAAGGGGTATACTCAAGCCTATTATATTCTTGACAATCCTGTATATTTGGAAATGGCCAAGACCTACCGCGACCTTGTAAATATTCTTAACGAGGTGGCGGACGCCGGGAGGCACTACAGCGACGACGAAATGCTCGGCCTCTATGCGGAGTGGCTCTCTACTAAAAGCGTAGCTTTAGAGAGGAAGCTTGCAAGGCGTGGCTTCTTGACAAAAGGAGTCAATGAGGATGAAGTTATTTTCTGAACATCCAAATAGTATAGGGGAGACGTATGCCGAGCATTTGGCATATGCCTGCGGAAAATCTTGGTGCGTGTTTAAGATCGCGTTAATTCTATTTGTTCATGGGGTCTTTCCCTTCTGGTATAAATATGAAGGATCGGAGCGAATTGAATCGCTTTGCAGTGAATTAGAAAAAAGAAAAGCCGGAGCGAGCCATGAAGAAGATTGTAGTTGCGACAGTTGTTCTAAATAAGAACGACGAGATACTATTGCTCCAAAGGGCCTCAGGAAAATCATGGGGAGGACGTTGGAATTTCCCTGGTGGAAAGTACGACTCTACCGATAAGGATTTGATGAGCGCAGCCAAGAGAGAGACTCAGGAAGAAGCGGGGATAACCGTTTCTGATTTAGAGTTTATGGGCAAAGTAAGATATAAAAGTTTCGATATGTACATCTACTCCACAAGAACCTATGAAGGTGAGGTGAAGATTAACGATGAAAGCGATGACTTCAAGTGGGTCAAAGCCAACGAATTATCGGAATACGAATTCCCTATGAATGGGATAATTAATTGGCACATCTATGATGCCATTGTGAACTTAGCTGGAGATAACAATGAGTGAAAGAATGAAAGAGATATTGGACTTTGAAAACAAAGTAACTGAGATTTTTGAAAAGGTTGAGTACATAGAAGATCCATTTGCATTAGCCAATGTTCAGCATATGATAGCGGAAGAATGCAATGCGATAAGAGACCTTCTGATAATGAAGAACAAAGAGTATGGAAACTCTGCATTGCAACCAAAGAGAATCTTTTCAAACTCGAATCCAATTGAGCAAATCAAGGTCAGGATTGACGACAAGCTTTCGCGCTTATCGACACGAGGGGAAAAAGAGATTCACGAGGATACATGTAGTGACCTTATGGGATATCTTATTCTATTGAAAGTAGCTCAGAGACTTTACGGAGAGGAATAGTGATAACAGTAACCGAGGCAGCCAAAGAAAAGATTCGCAAGATATCCAAGCAACTCCAGATTGAGGAGGGGGCTATGAGGATAGGTGTGCGAAGCGGAGGTTGCTCCGGTTTAATGTTTGTGACCGAGATGGTTGAGACACCTGACGCCACCGATAGGCTTTTTACATTTGATGATATCGTTATCGCCATCGATAAAAAGTCATACCTATTTTTAGTTGGATTGGAAATAGATTATGAAGATACGCTGATGAGATCAGGGTTTAAATACAACATGTCGGACAAAAGAAAATGTGGCTGCGGAGAAAGTTTCACTGCATAACAGACAAAAGGGTCTATTATTAAATTCCAGTATAGCAGGAGCTAACCATAAGCTCCGTAACAAACATTGGAGTATAAATGACTATTACAGACAGAATTGACCGAATTACTCATATGACTGAAGAGTATAGTGCGAAATTCCTTCCTGCTCCTAAATCCGTTAAGATTGAGCTAACGGGAAGATGCAACTTTAATTGCTTCTTCTGTGCTCGCTCTATGCGGCTTAGAGAGCAGCAGGACATGGATTTCGACATGTTCAAACGCCTTGCAATGGAGATGAAAGAAGCCGGAGTTGAAGAACTCGGGCTATTTTACCTTGGGGAGTCGATGCTTCTCAAGTGGCTTCCGGATGCAATTAGATACGCAAAAGAAGAATGCGGATATGATTACGTGTTCCTGACAACCAACGCAAGCTTGGCGACTAAGAAGAAAGTCAGAGCATGTTTAGAGGCAGGACTTGACAGTCTTAAGTTTTCTTTGAATTATGCTGATGAAGATCAGTTTGTGGAGATTGCTCAGGTAAAAAAGACAATCTACAAAAAGATGATCCAGAACATGAAAAACTCACAGGACATCAGAGATGATGTTGAAGAGGCAACAGGACATCGTTGCGGACTTTACGCAAGCTACATTCAGTATGATGGTAGCCAAGGCGAGAAGATGAAGACGGTGGTAGATGATTTGACGCCTTTCCTTGATGAGATTTATGCGTTACCCCTTTACAGTCAGGCCGACTTTGTTGGTAAAGCTGAAGAAGAGAAAGGCTGGACGGTAACCGCAGGAAACAGAGGGCGGCTTGATAACCTCACCGTACCTGTCCCTTGCTGGGCAGCATTCACTGAAGGACACATTACATGGGACGGTCACCTGTCCGCATGTTGTTTCGATCATGATGGCAAGTTCCACATGGGCGATCTGAAAGAAGTATCATTCATGGACGCATGGAATAGCCAGAAGTTCCAAGACTTAAGGGCGGCTCATTTGAAGAAGGATCTTTGCGGAACGGTATGTGAGAAGTGCGTAGTTTACAACTGATATTACACAAATAGAAAAAGGCCAGAGGATTTCTCCCCTGGCCTTTCGTGTGTCTACTGTACGCTAATTATTGATTAAGATTTTGCAACCCTATCTGCAACTGCTGAAGCTGCCCACGCATCAGGCTTCACGGCACATTCATATCCCTGTGACTGAACAAGGTACTGCAATTCTTTTTGAGCAATTGCAGACTTGCTAACTTTAGAGTCTGAGCCAACATCAAGATGGACATTTAGCTTGCCTTTGATATAAGGCTCGACTTCCATAGCAGCTTCAATGCTTCGATATGCTTCGAGCAACATTCTTAATCTTAATGCTGAATTATCTCTTGTCTTTTCAATGATAAATTCAGGCATGCTCATATTCTTAAGATCTGTCTTGCTAATCTTTTGTTTCACATAGAATACTCTGTTCTCACCCGGAAGGATTGCACAAACACAAGTAACTATGGATATTTTCTTTTTGATTACCTGAGAATCTGTTCCGATGAAGAATTCTGCGTCAAGCTTATCAAGTCTTTTGATTTCTTGTATTAATTCATCGTAAGAGTATTCTCTTTGGGATAAGCCCCTTATTTGATTATCTTTTAACATCTTTGAGTCCTTTTTTCTACTTGCGTATCGTAGACACAACTATTATTCAAGTATTAAATGAAAGCCCACCTGGGCGGGCCTCCTACTACTTCGTACCGTGCCCCTATCTGCTTTAACAAATTTTTTATCATCAAGGTGTAATATGGCTTATAAAATTTTAAATCGAATCAAAGCTCTTAAAAAGTTCGCGGAAGAACTTGATGCTCTATTTGGAAACCCCGAAGGTCAGCTTGACCGAACCTTTAAAATTTTGGAAGATTCCTTTTCTAAAATAGAAAGCATCACTGATTTTAAGCACGCGAAAAGCGAAGAGATACTTGAAATAGTAGAGCAGAACCCAGAACTATTTTTGCAATACCCTATCAAGGAATATCTTGGTTCAGGCTCTTACGGAGTCGCATTCGTAACTGATGATGACAAAGTTCTGAAGTTATCTGAAGACCCAGGAGATCTTTATTTTTATGAAAGACTCTTTAATGAAGATATGATAGATAGTGATTATGCAAAGTATAATGCTAAAGTATATGACTTCGGAATATTAAAACTTCCTTACTCAGTCTCTCGCAAAAGAAGAGGAGCTTGGGTTATACAAGAACGATTAAACAAAAAAGAACATAACTCAGAAGAAGATGCAAGATTGTTCGAGAGATTATTCAAGAGCATTAGACAGACAGATATAAACCAATATCTTGAAGCTCCAATTACAATTTCCGATAATGGAAATGATATAAAGACAACTTTAAAAGAGATTGCTCACTTAGTTCTCTCTGGAAAACACACCGATACCGTTGATAATATCGCAAACCATATTGTAGAAAAAGAAATCGGAAGAGGTAGTTTCGCTTATGAGGTCATAATGAGCGAAGCAATATCAAGAGAAGACTTTCATAAAATGATAAGATCAATAATTTATTCTTTCTTAAGAAAAGAAAATGACACTCATTATGACAATCTCGGATATAGAGATAATGAGCAGCCAATCTTTTTTGACCCATATAGGAATCATAATTACAAGGAAGAAGAACATGTTCGTAACAGATTCTTGCAACCATCTTTTGATGAAGAATATAAGTATGATCCAATTGATGCAGATAAACTAAAAGAAGAATTAAGCAGTAAGGCTCAAATGAAACAGAGCAATGATTATCAAAGCAATTTTCTCGATAAGTTTCGTAAGAAATTAAAGAAAAGAAAGAAAAGAAAAGACTCCAAGCAAGCTTTTGATGATTTACTGAGTGGTAAGAAAGAGAAAAAAGCTTCGAATGTCCATAGGGAGTTAGAGTTGGAGTATAGTCTCCCTGTTCAGGGGGATACTCCGCTTTCGACCCCTGAGCCTTCGGAGCCCATCTTCCATAATGATGATGGCATTGGCGAATTGGCAGCTAAGGCTGGCGTACCTGCTTTATTCCTTAAGGCAGTGCTTAGTGTCTCGGAGTTGGAGGCTGATTTTTATCTTCCATTCTCTTTTAAACAAAACCCTAAAGCTGTAGATGCTGCTAATGAGCTTAACTTCGAACTCTTTGTGGAACATTACTTTGGAGAACATTATATCGATAAAGGACTCGCAAGAGAATTGAGAGAATCTTACGAGAAGTTAAGCTCCAAGAATTAACAAATACTACTAAAGAATGCATATATCTCTGAACATGAAAGAACATCTGAGATTATGGATGATTTAAAAATTCAGAAATGAGGAATCAAATGAGCAAAAAGCTTGAAGAACTTGTTAAATTCGCAGATGAAGCAGACCGTAAAGGCTGGAATAAACTTGGAGATTTTCTTGATAAGGAAATTACAAAAGAAGCCAAGAAAGGTTATCATAAGTGCGGACTAAAAGAAGAAACAGTACAGCAGCATACAGAGCTGTATGACGCATACAAAAAGGCTAACTCTTCTTTCTCCAAAAAACACAAGAGATTATTCAACGGTACAGACAACAAGGACTCGCCCAACATGGGTGAGCTTAGAGAGATCGCAAAAGGTCTCTCTCATAACGGTAATGCTGAGTTCCTTCACGAACTTTACTTTACCGATGCCTACGAGTCTAAGCCATATGCTACAACTAAAAATGCCAACATAGATAAGCTATTCAAAGCTGCTTATGATGGCAAATGGAAAGATCTTGATGGCGATCTGAAAAGAATGGCTAACGTATCCAGAAATGGTTGGGTTGTTCTCTCTTATTGCTTTAAAGAAAAGAAACTATACCTTGATGCATTCGATCTCCATGAGATTGGAGCATCTATTCATAGTGTACCAGTCCTTGCCTTAGATATGTGGGAACACGCATACTACACGGATTTTGGATTGGATAAAGAAGCCTACGTTGATTGGTTTCTTGGAAGAGTCGATTGGCGTAAGGTAGCCAAGAGGCTTAAGAATTATCAGAGGGTTAATTAACCCGTAGGGGCCTTTATATAATTTGCGGACATTAAAACATGTCCTGACCTACCGAATATAAAGAAAGGCACACAATAGCCCTCAGGGGCGCTACACAAACACATCATTCGCAAGGAGAATAGAATGAGCTTAAAGAAGTTAGCAGACCTCGCAACCAAAATGGATGCAGAGGGCAAAACAAAAGCCGCATCGGCAATCGATGCAGCTTTGGTAAGATTGGCAGAAGAAGGGGAACTAATTAATTTCCCATCATTCGATGAAGGAATGTCGCAGGAAGATTCTGGTCTAAGCGATCTCTCTCCTCCCCTGTCAGATGACATTAGAGAGTTCGGCGAGGAAGGGAAACTTGAAGCTCTTTCTGGTTTTGTAGAAGCCCTACTCGGTGGAGCATTCGAAACCTTGGAGGAAGCACAGGATGCTGCAAAGCATTTCTCAGATGAGTACGGTGCCCTTACTGGTGGCGATGAGCCAATGACTGACGATGTCGGTCTTCCAGAAGGACCCGAGTTAGAAGGAAACGTCTTAGAGTTCCCCGAACTCTGATTTAACAATGTTTTTCATTGTTAAATGAACTACGACAGTTTGTTCAGAGCATAACAAATGATAAAGTCACCCTCAAGTAGGGTGGCTTTTCCTAATTCAATTACACCCAAATTACTATTGTCATAAAGATATGAGTTCTGAATAGACCTAATCTGATTAAGGGGAAGGAGTACGCCCCGCCTTGCGAACTTATTATAATCTTGCATGAAAGAACCTAAAGCAACTACGTCAAATAGTTCGATGTAGTTCTCGCCAGCATCATCGTCATAGGTGATATCATACTGCCCTTTAAGATCCGATAATGATGGGCAGAAAATCTCATTATGAAGCTCCCATACGAAACGGTAGAGCTTCATAATGGCTTGATACTCATCGTTGAACGATTCCTCCATGCGATGCGTCCCATCCAATAAGATATGAACAGTCTTCGATTCAGAATCGACACCAAAAGATGTGATATCCATATCAATACGAGCAATCATATCGAAAATGGATTTAATAACATACTCATGGTCGCATGGGATGCTTAAGGTAGCCGCAGTTCTCCCTGGAGTCCCTCGGACATACCAGTGTATAGGCTTAGTCACCATGGACTCCATTACATAAGCAGGATGAGTATAGAAATCTGCCTCAATACACTTATGAATCTTATGAGGTTTTCTATCAAATAGATCATGATCAAGAACCCAAGAATAGAATGCGCTATTTGTGCTGGTGTTGTCAAGATCATATCTCGCCCAATAAGGGAGGGATAAAAATTCTTCGATAAGAGAAAGGTTAGGCACACCATGCCTCTCCCTAAGCCTACGCTGAGCCTCCCTCTCTTCTAAGACACGATCCTTGAGGCGCTCCTTATCAGTCTTTATTCTCACAACTCTACCATGATTCTTTCTACTACCCATGTTCAACCATCCTAATCGCGGGGACATATAAATGAGCTAAACCCTCAAACAACGTGAGAACTCCTATATACACAATGGTATCTCCACAATACTCACGAAACCCATGACGGGATTCAAAGTGTTCGTTCAGGATATCATTCTCGCATATTTTTGATTTCATCCCTGACTCACAGAATAGAATGGAAAGAGATGAATCATTATTCTCCCATACATCCTTGATATCCTTAAGGTCAGCCAGCACAGCCGGCAATACTTGCTCGTTTAACATCCTCTATTCTCCTAATAACCTTTTGAGCATCAACATATAATTCAGAATCCTCAGGATCCCTAATAGCTTTCAGATAAAAAATAACAATCTCTCCCTCAAACCCTTCAAAGGAAAACATGGGGGCGATGTATTTGTCGCGCTCCATATCCAGAATCGTGTGACACAATTCGTTAGGTAGATAAGTTACCTCCGTACTATCCCGACAAAAATGCATTGAACCAATGGCATCAGGATAATGATAGTAAAGAACTCCCCAATAGGTGTCACCCTCCCATACGTCATGAGGCGGCGGCAAATCTAAAATCGAAATCACTCTACATCCTTTTTACCGGATTCTTTATTGTCACATATAGAACATGAAGGCTCCGCAACTACCGACCCCATACTCAAAGTGCGAATCGGACTGTCAATAAGATCCATCAAAGAAGTCCCAACAGCACCGCTCGAAGATAAATAAGGATCATAACCCACAGAACCAACATACAAATCCCCACCGCTGCCGATGATATGGCTCTCATAACTTACCTCAACAGGAACAGAATTCCCAATTTCAGATAACTTAATTGAATAGGCACTATCAGGAAAAGTCATGGTCGGAGGAGAATCATTTACCTCCACCCAATTAAAATAAAGCTGGTAAATACCCTCACGCAACTCAACCTCACCAATATGGTTCAATCCCTCAGACATGCTATGACCCCAATAAGAACCCTTGTGAATCATGGTATAGGCAGAAGAATTAAGGAATGGAAGCCAATCATTCTCGCGAAACTGATAAACGCTCTCAACACCAATGCTCGCACGATCCTCAGAATCAATGAAACAATCCGAACCTGCATCCCCCAAAGATAAGTCCTGAAGCCCAGGCATAAACTCCAACTTCCACTCAGCTATAACCTCAAATGCCCAATTCAAAGTGGCAACCATCTTCGAAGAACCACGACCAATAAAGTCCAATGAAGAATCACGCATAGGATCAACATCAATGTTCTTAAATAGATACTCACCATCAACCTCAAAACAACGGAACTCATAAGCACCATCCAAACCACCACCCAAACCACCATGCTTCATAGAAAACAATGGAGATAAATACTTCTCAAATACCATAGAGTAAACCGATACATAAGAGGAAGGATATAACTCAACATCAGGACCAAAAGAAGCAACCGACTCAGGACCCAATGCCAAAGCATAAGGCTCATCAATAATCCCCGTACTAAACCACACAGGATATACTCCATTAAAAAGATCCCGAAAACATAAATCCACTCCCAACCACAAATCCAATTCCTCCAATAACATCATCAGCCCCTTATAAGTTTTTATCAATTTCTGCCTCTCTTATCTCTCTCCAATTTATTGTACCAATTCCCTTTGAACATCAATTTAATGTTAATTAAAATCCCCTAAAATACTTAATGCCACAATTTGAACTCTTTTCAAACCAAAGACTACCTGATTATCATAACCATTTTAATCCACATTACCACAGCAAACTTATAAATCCAAATATCCAAATCAAATCGGGCGGAATATTATAACTTGAAAAGGAAACGTCGAAGAGAACAAGCTCTATCCGAATGCGTACTAGTCCTAGACAAGATAAGAACCCAAGAGCAAATAACATAGGCGAATAAGAAACATAAATCCCCTAAGGAATATGTAGATCCCATAGGGAACATAAGAACCACATGAACATAAACCCATAAGGAATAACTTATACGTAAGAACATAAGAGGTAAAGGAATAGCTTAAAGATGGAATGGCTTAGGGAACGGCTTAAACATAAAAAACAGTTTAGGGAATCGCTTAAACATAAAACATGGCTTAGATTTGTTTAAAATGGAAACCACGGTGCGGCATATCTGCAAGAACCGTGCCAACTCGGCCCCAGCAAGAATCGTGCCATATAAGTTGTAAAGACTTTGTCAAGACATGAAACGATCTTTACTTGTTAAGTTTATGTCAACACTTTATTAAAAGTAAAAGTGTTGGTACGGTTATTGCAAAGAAAGAAAAGGTGGCACAGGTTTTGCATACACTGCACGAACCATGCCAACGTGGCGCGAGCAGCGGCAGCCCAGAAACCTGGCATGGATCTTGCATGGGGTGCAAAACCTTTCTAAGTAACTGACAAGGTGTTATAGATGGGTGGAGCGAAAAACTACACACAACGGGCGGACAGCATGGGTAAGGGTTCACGGGTCGAACTGACCAATATGGTGATCGACGCGGCACTCGCCGCGACTGGACAGAATGTCAGTTACTCGCGGGACGTGCCCAATGGGTTCGTCTCCGCTACTTTCCCCGACCGTATGGGTCGGGACGGGAACCTGAACCCGGTGGACGGCGGCGGTAAGCTGTTGATTACTCCGGCGAAAGAGTCGAAGGCCGGGCGCGGTCAGGTGTTCTTTGACGTTCACGGGATTTTCGATGGGCTGGAGATCGGGATTAGTCTGAAGGTGTCAGACTACATCGGCGACGATCACGCCCCGAGAAACTCCATCATCTCAGGTTCCAAGGCTGAGCACTACTTCGGGATGCATCTTGCGGCGCAGCGGGGGACGTTGCTCCCGGTGATCCAGTTCTGGCAGGACGCCAGCGGGCAGTGGTGGCGCTGCGCTTTTGACGCAGGCCGCATTCTGCGGGAGCGCCGCCCGAACCTGACGGTGGGGTGGGATAAGCTGCTCCACTCCGAGATCCCGAACATGGCCGCGTGCGGTCAGCTTGATCGCCTGGAGGCGATCACGGGCGAGCGTCCGCCCATCGTGGCGCTCGGCGAGGGCGGAGCGATCGCGATCTCGCCGCTCGTGCGGGGGCGCGGGAAATACTGCTACCTGTCGGCGAAGATCAGCCACGCCCGAACGGGTCACGGGTGGACGCCCGTGGACGCCCCTCGCCTGCCGGAGAGCTACGGCGAACTGTTGGAATGGACCGGAGAGCAGGGTGAGATGATCGGCTGAGACAAAGGGGGCTCCGGCCCCCGAACCCCGCCCCGTACCGCTTCGGCGGACGGGGCATTAGGGGCAGGAAAGGAGACGCGCATGGAGCCGCACGAGATTGAGGATCTGATTGATATTCCGGCCGCAAAGGCTGAGATCATCCGGCGGCTGGACTGGCGGGGATGGCGACGGCGGCTCTTGATCAAGCGGATGAACGCTTGCACGACCGCCGATCAGCTTTCGCGGTTCAATTGGAACCGGCTGAACCCTAACCCGGATGATGAGGATCTGATTGGGTGGGTGCTTGATGCGGCCTTTGATGAGATCAAGCGTGCGAACACGCCTCCCGAGGATCTCACGCGCCGCGTGATTTGGTTCGCGGAAGATGGCAGGACGGTGGAGCGGGTTCGGGACATCGATCCGGCTTCACTGTTCACCAAGTCGGGCCAGCCGAACGCACAGGCACGCGATCTGCTTCACGAGATTTTCGGAGCGAGGATCGTCAAGCTCCAGAGGATGGGTTGATGCGGCATGAAGGATGGATCCCCGTGGGGCAGTTGGTCATTGACCGGATGCCCCTGAACCCGGCTACGCTCTCGTGTGCGAACGCGATTCTTGAAGGGGTCGAAATGCCTCCGATCAAGGTCCAGGCGTTGCCCGATGGCCGGTGGAAGGTTCGGGACGGTCGGCACCGTGCGGTCGCGCATAAGCTTACGGGCAAGGCGCGAATCCTGGCTAAGTGGGGCACGCGATAGTTTTCTCCCCGGCAGGTTGCCAGCCTGCCGGGGAGCGGGGAGAAAAACATTTCAAATGCTGGCACGGGTTTTGCAGAGAATGCAACAACTGTGCCAACGTGTGAGCGTGTGCCTTTTTTCTCCCTGGGGCTGGGGTGAAAAAGAAAACAACTAAGTAACTCACAGGATGTTATATCAAGACACCGGAGGTTCTTCCAATGTTTCTGATCCAGATGCCCAGCGCCGCGCTTCCCGGGCGCATGTGCTACTACGATGGCCCGGCCGAGAACCCGCAGGTCGCGCCGGTGGAGCCCATGAGACGGGCAACCATGCGGGGGACGGGGTTCGATGATGTTTGGCTCGCGTTGGAGGTCCTTGAGGACTTTCAGTTCGACGCGAAGCACGCGCCGGCCACGCTGAACATGCTCGGAGGGTACGACTACACCGAGCGGCTCATGAAGGGCTGCATCGTGCTGGCCTCCGAGGTCGAAGGAGTCGAGGTGACCCAGGGCTGAGCCGGGCCCTTTCGGGCCCTCAAGAAAACACCGCTGACCGCCGCCTGTGTCGGCATTCGTTCCTCCAAGGTCAGCGGTGTTTTCTTGAGGGCCCGAAAGGGGAGAAAAGATTTTCATTCTTGATAAGGAACTGGCACGGACTTTGCAGTGTATGCAAGGGGCATGCCATCAATCTTTTCTCCCTGTTGTGAGGGGGTGAAAAGAAAGACACCTAAGTAACTCGTAAGATGTTATAGAGGGGTGCCGCGACGGCACTGAGCATGACAGCGAGTCGGCGCCGACGACTTCGGCGAACCGACAACGACGAAACTAATAGCGAGAGGCTGAAGTTGACTCACAGACGTGTTCATCGCTGCCCACCGTCCGGGGCATAAACGGACGGCGGCGAGTAGTCGCTTGCGTGGATACCTTGGGGCCGGCAGTCCTGGGGCAAACTAAACGTAACGATGAAGCACCGGGTGTGAGGGAACGTGAAGACAGGACTCTGCCGGGTCTGGTCATGACACCTAAAACCCTCCTTTGTGACTCTGAGCATTAACCGGGCGACGGCTCGGTTCTGAGAAAGCAAAGAACGATTCCCCGTTGGGCAGCAAATGCTGTTGCCCAGCGGGACCTCCGGGGAGAAAAACATTTCAAGCCTCGAAAGGTTGGCACGGTTATTGCATACACTGCAAATGCCATGCCAGTTTATATGTTCTTTTTCTCCCCTGGCTGAGAATCTGGGGTGAAAAAGAAAACAACTAAGTAACTCACAGGGTGTTATAGAAGGACGTGAGAGAAACACCCAAACGGAGCATCCCACCATGTCCGACAAGTTCACCCCCCTCTTCGCCGATGCCGCGCCCAAGCGGCAGACCTTCACCGAGAAGGTGATGAGCAAGGCGCCCGTGTCCTTCGGCACGGACGACCTCGGGAACCCGGTCGTCGGGGTCGGGATCCCCGGCTACGGTGGCTGCGGGGCGGGGGGGGCCATGCTGCTGCGGCCGGAGAACATGCAGAACTTCTGCACGGCCATCCGCAACGCCGTCGATGGTGTGGGTCCCGACCCGCTCCAGGTCGCCGTGGAGACTATGACTCGCACGGGAGAGGGGGAGATCAGCTTCAAGCTGAGCCACATGCCCCGGTCCCAGACGATCACGATGTCGTCCGCCGAGGCCATCGAGTTCGCAACGCTCGTGGAGCGGATGATCACCGCCTGCGAGAAGAAGGCGCAGGGTCCCGAGACGGACGGCGAGGAGGCGACCGACGGGGAGTGATCTCCGCCCCGCCCCGGGAGGCTTCGGCCCCCGGGTTCCGGGGAGAAAAGATTTTCATTTTTGATAAGGAACTGGCACAGATATTGCATGTATGCAAGAGTCATTCCATCAATCTTTTCTCCCCTGTGTGTGTATGGGGGTGAAAAAGAAAACAACTAAGTAACTTATAAGATGTTATAGAGAGGTGCCCGACAGACCGTGGCACCCAAACTCTGGAGAAATCGCATGTCCTTCACGCCTCCGCACTCGCACTCCCGCTCCGTCGCTGGCCTCGGACGGCTTCTCGTCGCCGTCATGATCTCCGGCGACAAGGCGCTCATCGCCCTCAAGTCGGCGGAGCAGGCTGTGGATGGGGCGCGGACGCGCCTGACCGTGTGGTTCCCCAACGATGAGCAGTGGCCGACCGACGCCGAGGACAATCGCGAGGTGATCAGCGCCTTGTCCGTCGCCAACGGGGAGGTGAAGCACGCCCGGCTGATGCTGGACGGCGTCAAGGTCTCGCGGGCCGCCGGCCTCGACTTCCTGACGAGCCTGCACGAGGAGGTCGCGGCCTGCTCTGACCGCCTGTTCGTCAACCCCTACACCGGGAAGGGCGGAAAGACCTACATGGCGTTCTTCGGCGAGGGCGACGACATCGAGCACCGGGGCCAGACCCACCGCGAGTTGCGGGACACCCTCCGCGCGAAGATCAAGAAGGCGGGCCTGGATCCGGTGAAGGTCCAGGCGGACCACGGCTACGGCCGAGGGCGTGGCCGGCGCTGAGCCGCACCCTGACGGGAGCTTCGGCTCCCCGAAGGGGGAGAAAAACATTGCAGAAGCATATGTGTATGCTTTTTCTCCCCTGTGCGTGTGTGTCGGGGTGAAAAGAAAAACAACTAAGTAACTCATAGGATGTTATTACAAGGTGTAAGGAACCCAAAAGCGGAGCATTGAACATGGACACGCCGACCATCATCATCGTGGATCTCTACGGGAAGGACGGGCGACCCGTCCGCACGGGAATCACGTTCCACAGCAACGACGAGGCGACCGCGAAGGAACAGGCTTCCGAGTTCGCGACACACCACAAGTCGCGGGGGAAGACCGTAAAGGCCCGGCGTCCGAAGAAGAAGCGTTGACGCATGTGGGGCCGGGCAGGCGGACGCGGGTTCGATTCCCGCATCAGCCGGTCGCAAGCGATAGCTTGCCGGAGGGTTCGATTCCCTCCCCCCCACGGGGAGAAAAACATAACACCTTATCAAGATATGAGACTTTTCTCCCCTGCGTGTGCGTGTCGGGGTGAAAAACAATTCAACTAAGTAACTCATAGGATGTTATTCTAAAGTGTAGGAGGTTCCCGATGCGAGTGCAGAACGACGACGGCATGTTCGAGTTTCAGACGGATTGCCGTCGCTGGCTGTGTATCCAGACGACCCGGAAGGGACGGCGGGAGTTTGCTCCCCGTGTCCTCGTGCCGTATGCGTACGCCGGGAGTCTCTCTGCTCAGGCTCGCGCCGAGGGTGCGACCAGCGCGGACTTCGGAATCGTGGAGCCCAAGGTCAAGAAGCCGCGTGCGCCCAAGGCTCCGCGCAAGCCTCGTCAGCCTCGCAAGGTGAAGGCTCGGATGCCGGAGGGTTTCGTGCCCCTGGATCTGGGGCTCTGAACGGCAAAAGGTCCCGATCACCAAGTGATCGGGACCTCCGGGGAGAAAACTTTTGCGTTTATCTTGATGAGGTGGTATGAATCTTGCAGAGAATGCAAGGGTTGTGCCACCCAGGGGAGAAAAGATTCATATGTATATGCTGGGGTGAAAACCTTAGCACACAGGAAACTGGTAGGGTGTTATAGAAGGGTGCCGGAAAGACCCGGCAAACAGATGGATAAGGAGAATCGATAGAGTCTGCGAGAAGTGCGTGTCTCTCTTCTAAACGCAACGCTTTGTAGCTCGTAATACCTCAGTCACCACGCAGGCGAATGCGTACCGGTGGTGACAGTTTGCCAGTCCGACGTGAAGAACAGCAGTGGTGGATACCGGGAAGGGAAGCGGCAGCACCGTGAATAGCCGACCCGGAAACGCGAAATCGATAGTACAGACTCCCAGTAACGTGATACGCGCCCTTCGGGGAAAGCTTAACCAGTCTGTCTCGTAAGTGCATGATACCAAAGTGCAGTCCTTTAAGGGATGTAGCAGGCAACCGGAGCCGAGAACACCGAAAGGCAAATCCGGGACTGAGGAAATGAGGTCGAAAAAGGATCGAAAGTCTGCGATCACCACCGCCATGGCGGGGTCAATCCAGGCGACGGAATCTAAGCTACTCGGTTAAGCAACCTGAGACTAAAGACTTCCGGCGGGACTCTGCCGACATAGATAACTATAGAGGATGGACACGGAAAAGATGGGCTGCCCGGTGCAGACCAAGATGTCCATAACATTTGCGCGAAGAGGTAGCTCCTACGAAGGCAAATCCTGTAAAGTTACCGCCCCCCACTCACGCGCCTTTGGCCGGTCATGAGTGGGGGGCGGCTCCTTTTGTTTTCCCCGTATGTCAAGCTTTTCTCCCCTGCGTGTGCGTGTCGGGGTGAAAAACAATTCAACTAAGTAACTCATAGGGTGTTATATCAAAGTATAACAAAACCAAAGAGCAATCAAGATGACTATCGCCGGTGATAGCCGCGACACGCGGAACCCTCAGAAGTCCTGGGTCGCTTGGACGGCGTCTCTCTGGGCTCAGAAGATCCTGCGGGCCGAAGTAAATCGTCCCGAGGTAGTGTCTCTCACGGGGGACTATGTCCAGGCGCACATGGAGGAGCTTTTGCCCTTCCATCGTCGGCATTTCTTCGAGATGGATCCTGTCCAGCTTCGCAAGATGCGGCGGAAGTTCAAGCGGCTCCCTCGCACGTTCACACGGGACGAGATCAGCGACACGACCATCCATCAGGGGAACATCTTCAAGACCGACGTAGTTTCGGATGCCGATGGGGCGTATTACGACTGGGACATCACCGGCTCGATTCGTGAGGCCATCAAGTATGGTCTTGAAGATGCTGTGTGGGACGCTTTTGAGTCTCCGGGGACTCGGTGCATGGCTCTGACGGTTTCCCGTCGGATGCCGGGTGGCAAAGCGAAAACGTCGGAGCTTTGGCGGGAGATCGTCAATGGGATCGGCGGAGTGTTCGGAGACTCTCGTGTGTGGGAGTTCGAAGAGCCGATCCACTACGGCCGGGCACGCCTTGGCTGCGGCAACATGATGCTCATCCGTGCGGTCATCCGCGAGCGGTGAAAAGAGCAATAGAAGATGTAAGGGGGCAAAGTGGAAATCGTCATCGTCTGGTACTCTGCGAACGAACGCGAAGACACTCCCGTGGAGGGGTTCTACCGATGGGATGATTCCCATTGTGGCGACAGCCTTTCCTTCGTCGGGACGGAGCTTCCATGAAAAGTCACGAAAAGTCTGATAGCAAACGCTGGGTGATTCAGCGCTGCGTTCGCTGCGGGCATTGGTGGGACCCGCATGGAATCTGGACAACCGACTGTCCGGCTCCGACCGAAGCTGCGCAGAGTCTGATGGCAGATCTGCGTGTGCTTGGCATCCGAAGCTCCGCCAAGCAGAATGTGGTGTTCGCATGGCGTACGAGGCGGGTGAATCCGTGGAATCGTAGGGAGTTCGATGCTCGGCACCAAACGGCCGAGGAAATCGAGAAAGAACTGCGAACCCATCCCACACGTCAGTCCCTTTACCGGGGCTGAGGTCGGGGAGAAAAGATTGTTATTCTTGTGAAGGTATTCTCCCCGATGCCTAAGCCGGGGTGAAAAACAATTCAACTAAGTAACTCACAAGATGTTATATCAAAGCGTAACAAAGGGATGAAGAAAGAATGGGAACGGACCTGAACAAACTCCTTTCGGAGTGTGACGTTGAAACCTACGCTGCTTCGCGCGGTTCGGGTGGACAGAACGTCAACAAACGGGATACGGCGGTGCGTCTGACGCATCGTCCCACCGGAATCAAAGCCGGTTCCCGTTCCCATTCCACGCAGGGACGGAATAAGAGCGAAGCGCTCAAACGTCTGGCAAAGAAGATCGCTCAGGCAAACGAGGTCAAGGCGGAGCGGTTGCCCACGGGAATCCCGCAGTCCGTCAAGGAAAAACGATTGTCTGATAAGCGTCGGACTTCTGCACGAAAGACCGGACGGAAGCCCGTCCGATCGGAGGACTGATCATGGGCAAGAAAGAACCCCTGATTGAGACGGCGGAATGCTGGTGCGGTAAAACTGTAACGTGTTCGTCAGAGGATTTCGGAAAGCCTGACGTGGTAGTCCCCGGATGGGTTTCTTGGAAGCCTATCAAGAAAGAATGTTCGTGCGGAGAGTCTCTGATCTTCGGAATGGACTTCGACAAGTTTCTGAACCTCTTTGAGGTGGAGTACTGAATGGTGTTCTACTACCTGATGTCTCGCGGCATCTTCGCTGGCCTGATGGCCTATGGCTACGCCCACTACGAGAGCGAGATCTGGATCTGGGCAGGACTCGTCGCGCTGGTGCCTTTCTTGGGCGAAATCGTGATGATCGGGTTCCTCGTTTTCACGATGTTCTTTCTGTTGGGGTCTTTCGCATGAAGTACGGACTTTCTCTCTCTTTCTGTGTGCGTGCGATCATTGATCGCGAGATCACTCTCTTCGAGATCGCTGGCATCATCTCTGCGACAAAGATGGAGTCGCCGGAGGAAGCGTACGAGCAGTACGGAAAGAGCTACTGGTCTGAGGCGTCAGAAGATGATGTGATGGTGGTCCTTCGGGAACTCTGGCCCCGAGTGATTCAGCCACGCATGTACGGTCTTCCGCACCACAATATCTCCAAGGGAATCTGGTTGGAGGTTGCGCATGACCGGCTCCCGGTGCTCATCGAGGCGCGGCACTGTGCCTACTGGATGGAGGGAACTGGTAACGAGCCCGCCATCGGTATGATTCGAAACGGTGGACTCTGGAAGTTTCTGGCCTGAGCCTACGCCGAGCCTCCAATCAAGGAGGCTCGGTCGGGGAGAAAAGATAATCATTCTTGTGAAGGTATTCTCCCCGAAGCACAGATAGGGGGTGAAAAACAATTCAACTAAGTAACTCATAAGATGTTATAGAGAGGCACAGAATCGGGAGCAGAGAATGGATATTCTTTCGAAAGTCGGCATGGTGGTTGGGGTGACTGCGCTTTGCGCTTCGCTCTACTCTGCTTACTCTCACTTCTACGATGGGAAAACCGTCCCCGAGAAGCTCCCGATGGTGGGGCAGGCTTGGTGGGTGGAAGGAAAGGGGACCGTTCTGGTCGCAGAAGTCTACCCTGCGGAAGATCGGATCGTCTACAAGACCAAGAACCACAAGGGTGGATGGTCGGACGATCTGACTACTGAGTCTACTCTCGGGCAGTTCATGAACTACTCTCGGGTCAACAAGAAGATGACGACTCACGAGTCCGCTCCTGAGAAGAAGGATCGGCGTCCGATGGTGGGTCAGATCTGGGAAGTCGCCGGCTTCGGTGATGTGCGAGTCCTTTACTGCGACGGCTACTCCGTTAGCTACAGCTACAAACTGGATCCGTGGAGAAATGAGTCGAGTGAGACTACGGATCTCGAACTGTTCTACCACTACGGAAACGTCAAGAAAGAGAAGGAGGCCAAGTGAGTCTACCGAAGCTTCGCATTGGCAACATCGTCCACTGGAATGGCAATCCTTGGGGCGGAAAGGTTATCTCGAATGGATACGATCTGAATGGAGGGCTCGGGTTCTACTGTATCATCAAGGCTCCCCTTCAGCCCGTGCGCAGGGGTGGGCGTCCGCTCTGGCTGATCTTCGAAGACGGAACGGTGAGCCCTTCGCTGGGGGATTCCGAGCCTCTCATGTCCCTGCGTGTGAACGGTATCCCTTACCCTCTCGTCATCGAGGGAGAACTGGAGACGTACACGTTCGAAGGCGAGGGTGAACTCAAGTTCCTTCTGGAAACCCTGTAAACTTCTCAAACCCGCGAGTAACTGATGCTTAGGCTTCTTTGGGCCCTTGTCAAATGGGGCATCTTCAGTTGGATGATCGATGTCAGAGCTTTCGGCTGGCACATTTTCCCCAGGGAATGGTGTGCTTGGGCTGAATGCACTTCGAAAGAGTGTTTGGCTCTGGATGACTTCGATGCAGCTATCTTTCGGCTCAAGGGCTGAAGGACGGGGAGAAAAGATTGGAGGGTGAAAAAGAAAACACACAGGAAACTTATAAGATGTTATATGAGGTTGTATTCTCCGGAGACAATGTGATTCCCAACAGCAACATCCCGTCCTACGCAATCCCCTTCCACATCGGCGTCTGCGGTCTGATCATCGCCTGGGCCCTCGGCGTTGAGGCTGCCAAGTTCATCACGGAGGCCGTGATCACGCTGATCGGTGCGCCGATCCACTTCGCCCTGTGGACTTTCGATGCTGCGATCGACGCGGTCTACCTGAACGGCTACGAGTACGACCATCCGGTCGATGTCAATGAGCGTGCTGCGTTCGCTGTCGCGTCCGGTCACAGTGGGTTCGCCCACCGGCCGAGTTCTCATATCAGCGGATGGCGAGGCTACTGAGCCTCTCCCGCTCCGGCTGCGGCCGGAGATTGGGGAGAAAAGATAAGCATCCTTGTCAAGGAGTGAAAACCTTAACCCCCAAGAAACTCATAAGATGTTATAGAATGACACCAAAAGATATCGAGGAAACCATGAAGTCTCTGCTCAACAGTCTGAACAAGTCTCTCCCTTCGATCATGGGATCGAAGAACCAGACGATGATCGATGCTGCTGTGCTGCTCAAGGCATCGATCACCGATCAGATCAACGGCGGTGGCCCGAAGGGCTGGGTCTGGCAGGAGACCGTGAGCGACAGCTTCGTCGCCCTCGATCTTCACCATCCTCAGCGCGGAAAGATCCGGGTCTTCTCGGCTTCGGAAGCGTGCTGGGACTGGCGACAGTATCTCGGTCGCGGCTACAACATGGGCACCGTTAAGCTGCCAAATGGCGGGAACGAGCCTGTCGGACAGTACCGGAATTTCAAGACGGGATTTCGGAACATCGTTCAGATCGCGAAGATCCGGTGGGGATCCATCACGGTCGCGGACGAGAAGCGGAAGGTCAACGACCTCAAGGGGAAATTCCATTGGGGCTGAACGAACCGAAGTTCAAGACCTACGACGAGCGGAACCGTGCAGGCTGCTGTGCGCGGGGAAGCTGCGAAGAAAAGCTGTGTCCTGATGACACATGGATCAACAGCCTGAACAACAACAAGTACTGCGGTCCCTGCAAGGACTTCTTTTACTTTAGGCATGACCGATTCGCGACCGGAAAGATCCAGAGAAAGTGGACCCTCATGCCTTCGGGCTGAGGGGATTCACCCTGTCGGGGAGAAAAGATATACATTCTTGATAAGGATTGGTACGGTTCTTGCACACACTGCAAGACCTATGCCATATAGCCTTTTGCCTATGCCCACCGGGGAGAAAAACTATTCATGTAAGTAACTCATAGGGTGTTATATCAGGCCGTGAGAGCAACCTACCCGGAGAGTGCAGCATGGCCCGACCGACCTACTTCCTGATCGATGACGATTCGCTGGAGACCTACACGACCCTGGACGCGGAGGATCTCGACAACTGGGCTGTTCTGGTGAACGGTGCCATCGTCTCCATCGAGGCGGACGAGGAGGACTGTGAGATCCGCATCGCTGAGATCAATCGGGAGGGTGACAACCTGACCAACGATCTGGGCTTCGGTGCCGAAACGCAGTGCGACGACGGCGACGACGCCGACGACGACCAGGGCGGAGTCTGGGGCGACTTCGACAACACGGTCGGTGCGGGCGAGTGGGCCGACAAGGCCGTCCAGAAGTCCTGGTGAGTCGCCGTCTCGCAATCGTCCTCGATCCCGACAATAGCGATCCGGCCTGGGGTGCGGCTGAGGAGGCCGCCTTCCGGCGGTTCACCGACGAAAGCCACTACCCGGAGTCAGCCGAGGGCAATCCTGTTCCGGTTCTGGAAGGGGAGAGGATCCCGATCTACGATCTGATCGAGGCCGCCCGAGCCCTGGTGGACTGTGCCGATCACACCGGCTGTACCCCTGACCTCGCAGTTGTGGATTCCGATCCACTTTTCAAGCTCAAGCGTGTCCTCGACAGCATCGGAGAATGACAGTGATCCCCTTCGTCTCGCATCCATCGGGGAATGACATGAGCGCCCCAGAAATCGATTGGGACAACCAAGACCTGATCTCGAAGTTCATGCTTGACATGGATTCCGGAAATGTCCTGATTTCTTTCGCCGCGAACCTGAGCATGGCAACTGCCCATATCGCTCCGGAAAACTTCTCTGCGTTCGTGGACGCATACGAGAAGCTTGCGGCGATGGATCCCAGTGAGCTTCAGGGGAATGAGGTTGCCGTATGGCAGGACGGGAAGGTCGTTCAGGTGGTGGGATTCCCTGACCTGAAGCCCACGGACTGGTACATCGAAGCGATGCTGGCAACGGCGTACATCAAGTTTCGCGACGGAAAGGGGATGTTCGAAGATCGTACCCGCCTCATGTGGCATGGTCCGATTGGCACCCGTGGAACCTTCCTTGTCGAAACCTGCAACATCCAGAAGGTGGCCAAGATGCTCCGAGCAGCGATCCCGCTCGTGGCGGCGGCTGTGAAAACCATGAAGGAAGGTACCGAATGAAGCCCCTGAAAGAAGAGGATGCCCAAGCCATTCTCGCTGCGGCTTACAAGGCTGCGGCGGAAAAAAAAGAACACATGGCCCGTTATCCTCGATGTCTGCAAGGAGCGGGAAATCGAGTTCGGTTGGGCTTCCATGTTCTCCCTGATGACCGATTTCTTCTACGAAGATGTGCGTGAATGGAGTGAAGGAAACTACGGAAAGGACGCCATCTATTTCTACGCTCTGATTCCAGAAGACGAAAGCCATTCGGGGTAAGGTCTACGAGGTGGGGGAATAGTCCCCTCCCTCCGGGGAGAAAACTATTACAAATTAAGCAATGTTTTTCTCCCCGAGCCAGGAGCGGGGTGAAAAGAAATACACACAAGTAACTCATAGGATGTTATAGAGAGGCGCCTCCAATCATAGAGAGTCTCAATGAATCGCCTCTTTCGCGTCTTCGTCTTCCTGGCCGCCACCGCCGCCCTTTTCGTCGTTCTTCCGGGGTTCAACCCTTCGACCCTGAACGAGATCACGACCAGCGGCCTCGGCACGGTCGCGAAGGGGTTCCCTCGTGCCGGAGGTCTTCAAGCACCCCGGTGCATGTACCTTCGAACCGGCATACACGGATTCGATGACGTACAGGGTCAGCTACATCGTGGGAGGACTCGTCTTCGCCTACGTCTTGGGGAAGCTGATCCAGAAGAAGAAGAAGAAGAAGAAGAAGTAGGGAGTCAGGGCTTCGGCCCTCCCTCAGGGGAGAAAAAGATTGCATTATCGATAAGGGGTGAAAACCTTAACACACAGGAAACTCATAAGACGTTATAGAGTGACACATGGAGAGGGTAATGTGGTCATACAGTGAAGCTTCAATCCTCGCATCGCTTCCGCTTTTCGCGGTTGCAATGCTGATTGACTTCGAAGTCTTCGCTGTCCCAAGAACGACCATCTATCTCCTTCCGCTTATTCCGTTCGTGACGTTTCTGTTCTCCCGAGGTAAATACTGATGGACATCGAACGATTCAAGAAGCTGGCAAGTCAGGCGCGTAGCTTCCGAGGTCTCATTGACTTCGCGGACCCCTACTGGGAGTCCTCCGTTTTCTTCGAGATTCCCTCGGCCAATGAGAAGGACGAGTACGCTTGTCCGCTCGCATCGTCGGACAATCTGGATTTCCTGGCAGGGATGTTCGGTGCGGGTAGCGACCTTCACGTCTGGAACTGCGTGTTCGTGTCTGAGCCTTCCGAAGAGGTTCGGGAGAGCTACAGTACCCACGGCAACAAGATGGCGCGGTACGTCCTGTGGACGGACAACCCAAGGTATCGCTCCGTCGATTTGATGAAGAACTTCATCCGTGACTTCACGCTCGGTTGGCGGCTGGCTCTCGCGCCCATCCGTGCGGCAGAGAAGGCCGCCGCAAAGGAAGCGGAAGAAGCCTTCCAGTCTCGCTGCGATGATTGGGTGAAGGTTTTCGGAGATGCCATCCAAAACTACAAGGTCGATTCGCGTGGGAACGAGTTCGCCGGGATTACCTTCAAGAAGGACCCCGACTTCAGAGCCTTCTACAGCCGCGTGACCTCGAAGGTCATGACGGCAGAGCAGTTCAGTGTGTACCGCCCCGGGACGCAGGAACTCTATGGCAGGGGCAAAACTGTGAACGGGTCATTCGATCTGTACACGTTCGGTGCTCACCTGGAGATGTGGACCAACTGCTACCCGGATGATCCCGCGAACAAGGCTTACCGAAAGATCCGGCATCTTTGCCGGGTCTGACCACGGGGCTTCGGCCCACCATCTATTCTGCTGAGAGGAGAGAATCATGAGTATCCCAGGTTCCGATGGTGTCCGACAGACTTACATCAGTTTGGCACGCACGATCGCAAACGGGCACAATGCTTCGCCCGAAGAGATCAGTTGGGCCATCAGCATGCTCGAAAGCTTCAAGCGCCCTTCTCCGAAGAGTGTTTGGTACCTGAATAAGCTCAAGGCAAAGGTGGGAGGCTGACGCCCTCCCTCCGGGGAGAAAAAGATTGCATTGCCAAAGCGGGGAGAAAAGATTTATTCTTGTCAGGAATGTTGGCACGATCCTTGCATACACTGCAAGAGCTATGCCGGAAGTTTTTCACCCCGGGGAGAAAAGATTGTCATGGGGTGAAAAAGATGACAATGCCCCACCGGGGAGAAAAGATTAGTACACAGGAAACTCATAGGGTGTTATAGAGTGTCGTCAGAGAGGCCGAGAGGATGGCCCACGCTACGGCAACGCATACTGAGTCGGTCATTCAGAGGAATAGACCAAAGTTTTCTAAACAACTCATGATGTGTTATCATAGAGCGTCTGAAACGACCCAACCCGAGAGCTTGACTCTCAACACCCCGAGAGCTTGTCTCTCAAAGCCAAGGAAATCCCCATGTCCAACACCGACTTCGAAGCCCTCGACGGTCTTGACCTCTCCGACAACAAGACGCTCAGCAGCATCGACATTCTCGGCGCGAACTTCACCGCCGGTCGCAAGGATGGGCAGCTCTGCGTCGTCTTCAAGACCAACGGCGGCAAGGGCTCCGGTCCCCAGACCGTTCGCGCGACCGAGCTCATCGAGTTCCGCGACACCCTGCACGAGTGTGTCGCCCGAGGGGAGGGGAGCACGGTCGAGGCCGGTTACATCCCCGCGCCGATCCTGCTCGGACGCAGCTTCGCGCTCGTCGCGAATCCCGGTCCCGGTCGCAACAAGAAGAACGAGGTGACGCCCGCGCCCTTCGGCGGACGCGACTACTACGAGTGGAACAGCAACACGGGGCAGGGCACCGCGTCCAAGGGCTCCAAGCCCGCCAAGGTTCCGGTGGACGAGATTGATGGTTTCCTGGCCCTCTTCGACAAGAACGTGGACCAGACGGTCAGCCGGTTGATCTCCCTGGGGCTCATGGCGGACGAGGACGCGGACGAGGACGAGGACGAGGGCGACGAGGTCGATCTCGACGGCATCGGTGACGAGGACTGAACGGTCACAGGTTGAGGGGCTTAACCGCCCCGAAACCAAGGCTCAACCAGCCGGTTAATCCCGGCTGGTTCGAGCTTCATTGTGTTTGTAAAGTTTTTCACCCCAGATGCGGGTGAGCACATGCAAAAGTTTTCACCCCCCGCTCGTAAGATTTTTCACCCCATACCTGCAAGCACACGCAAAAGTTTTCTCCCCGGCGGCCGGGTTGGGGTGAAAACCTTAGCACACAGGAAACTCATAGGGTGTTATAGAGTGACGCCGGTAGAACTAACCGGTTAGCTTCCAAACCATGACCCCGAGGTCCACATGTCCCAGATGTCCAGTGCTCTCCTGCTTCTCGCCGCCAGCACGCTCCCCTCCGACACCGATGCCGCTTCCCTCCGGCTGATGCCCGCCGCCCTCCGCGATGCCGTCGAGGCCAAGCAGGCCGACGCCAAGGGGCAGGCCCTGGACGACGCGGCCGAGTCGGTGATGGCCCTGATCTCGAAGATGACCGACTACAAGCGCGGCACCCTCGTCGAGATCCGCCAGTACCGCCAGTACATCGCCCAGGAGAAGGGCCGGCTGGATGAGATCGATCGTGCCTTCGCGTACGGCAACGCGACCAGCAACTACATGCCCCTCATGATCGCGCTCGGAATGTCCACCGCGACCAGCGGCATGATGACCAGCGCGGACCGGGAGCGGCTGTCGGTCATCCCCGATGGTTGGACCCCGCCCGCCGATGTCCCGGCCGCGCCGACTGCCGGCTGAGAATCTGACGAATGGGGGCCGGGCCAGTCCCGGTCCCCTGAGTCACACACGTCCGAACATGAATGCTAGGGACAGTGCGCGTGAAGGCCGCGCCCAGCCGAAAGGTTGCTCCGCTTTAAATTATGTTCGGCAGATCTGAGCAGAAACGGTGAAAAGGCATACTTGTTGCCTAAATGGTTTCGAGGAAGCCGCATAAGTATCCGTGGACGCAAGGAAGAGCCAAAACCTCGCTTCGGTATAGACAGTACACTAAAGACACTCGAACACATAAAGCTTATTAATCTTGTTTCTAGATTATTTGAGCACGCTATCGAGTTAGCCTGCCGGGAAGGGGGCTGCGTCTAATCACTCTTCGGAGTGGTTCTCGAAAGAGTAAGTGGGACTGGTATCGGGGCAAACCCACCGGGTGTAAATCCGGTGGGCGATGGGGGAGAAAAGATATACATCCTTGTCAAGGAGTGAAAACTATAACATAGGTCTTTTCTAAACTTCTTGTAGGGTGTTATAGAATGTTGCCAAACAACGGGGAATGCAGATGCCTTTGACTGCGAAACAGGAAGCGCGAGTGGACATGCTCCTCCCGTATTTCGATGAGGAATCCTTGGCAGCTTTCGCTGAGGAAGAGAACAGCCGGAACAACCCCGAAGACATCGTGGAACGAATCCTCACGGAGGTCACGGTCTACGAAAAGGCAGGCGTCCGCAATCAGTACACGGGAACATACCGTGGTCATCCATTCATCATCGGAGAGGAAAACCGATACGTTGATGATGGGTTCACCCTTCGTGAAATGTATATCCGAACGCAGTACGGTGCAGGACGTGCGAGCAAGAAGATGATGGTCTTCATGATCTCCGGAAAGGTCGGAGGATATCCGACCGATGGACTGCGGTTCACAGACGAATTCAAGGGTCCGCTTGCGGACGTTCTCCAGTGTCTCTTCGAAGCTGCAAAGACGCGGTACAGAGATGCTGAGATTGAGCGTCTGATGAAGGCAGACACGAACACACCCACCCCAAAGGATGATGGAGATTTCGGACTCGATTCTCTCATCGTCACTCCACCCAACTGAGGCGAAAGCCTGCGAAGTGAGGTCAGCATGAACACAACTCTCGAAACCCCGTATCTCGGTCGCTCCGATGGTGGCAAGTTCGGATGGCGGAAGCCCAGCCGTCGCACCGAGGCTGCCGAGCGACAGACCGCACGCGATGCCCGAAGCACCGCCGAGCAGATCGCCGAACTCGATGCCCGTCTGGGTGTCGGCATCGGAGCGACGAAGGAGCGCGCACGTCTCTCCGCAGAGTAGAGAAACCCTGTGTCCCCTGGTTTTCCAGGGGACACTCGGGGAGAAAAGATTTGCAGCCCCCAAGGGGAGAAAACTATAACATTAGTCTTTTCTAAACTTCTTGTAGGGTGTTATATTAAAGTGTCCCCAGAGAGCAGGATACAACGGAAGTTACGCAAGCAAACACTGCGATGATTGCAAGCATACCAAATAATGTAAGCCGTCTGAGCAGGCAGGAACCTGCAAGGTAAGCATTAGGCAATGAGCGGGATATACCATTGAGACATGGAAGCTGATTGAGCGGGAAGGAACCTGCGAAGCGAGTGTCATAGGGAGCGCTGATTAGGCGCTGTGTTGACGGCGAGGGTTAAGCCACTTAGGGGCCAGTCAACTTTAAACGTAGAGCCGCCTTAGCTCAGTTGGATAGAGCGTCGGCTTTCTAAGCCGGGGGTCGCTGGTTCGAGTCCAGCAGGCGGTACCACTTCACACACTCTCGGAGGCGGCAATACGCAGGGCTCAACCAACACACGTTTCGGCGTGGTATATACGGCCCGGGTTTACGAATAAGACTGTTGGGAATAGTAGACCAGATGCAGGGGAAGATCCTGTCCGAGACACACATCCACGGACAAGCTCAGCCGTGGACGAAAAGATGGGCGATTAGAGCATATGATTCTTAAGAGGGGCTGGTGCCCATGTCGAAAGACGAAACCAGTGCAACCCTCCATGCCCCGGATTTGCTGCGGGGTAGGATGTAGCAGGGGAGGATAGACGGTAAGACAGCATTACCTTCACGTCCCTGACATCCGCCAAGACAACCCAATCCTTGCGTAAGACACGCGCGCTTAGATAGCCAATAGGTTCAGACATGTTTTGATTAGTGGGCGACTAGCCCGCCACTCAGTTAACGAGTGGGAATCTTAAGTGACTAACGATTGAGTTAAGTTGACAGAGTTGAGTTGAATAAAAATTGCGTTCATTGTGTCTTGATTGTAGCACATGCAGTTGAGACTGTCCGAAACGATAACCATAAAGGTGGACATAGACGAGGGCCCGTCGAGCCCTATGTGTAACGACATGGCGACCAGCATTAGATGCGGTCGTAACGTTTGGGTCGGATTACTTCTTGGTAAGGTGTTGGTCTAAGCGCAACGTAAATGCTTTCGAAGGGCACGCACACCCGTTCTTTGATTGCATAAGGCGTAAGGATAGTAATGGTAGCCGCCGCACACCCAAACATAACACCATCCACAGTACCAAAAATGGGGGAGTCATGAGAAGTAGAGATGTCGTGAAAGCCTGGGATAATGGAGTCCCAGCAGAAACAAAGAACCTGCGTACTGACGGTTTCGATCTGTGGTCTTACGAAGTGCTGATTGGTACTCGCCCAAACGCAAGCGCACAAATCGTCTTCGACTACACAGCTCCGGCTGGACATTTCGAATCACACACAACTTCGGTTCATGTGGGACTCGCGAAAAGAATCACGAACGCAAACGTGATTGAGCCTCCGGAATAAAGAGTAACCCCGAACACTCACAAGAATACTGGACATGCATCATGTTCAGCCTTCTTCTCTCTACAGGGTGTTTTATCCCGTGTTCTTTTGAGTGCTCGGGGTGTACTCCACATATACGCGTCCGCTACAAAGCGGAGTAACTCACCAATACCATTCGGGAGAGTATCAGGTTGTAGGACGATCTGATTCATCTTGGCGCGTAGTGATAGTCCTTTCATATACACGAAACGGTAGGGAGCAGGCAATGGCGACGAAGGAAAATTTCCAGAATCTCAAGCCTGACGTGATCGCAAAGACTCGCCTGTACTCTGACAACTCCCAGAGCTTCACAGTGCTCCATGGTGTCACCATGGAAGCGGCGCGTTATCACCTGAGTGTCAATGAGAAGCTTGGTGGTAAGCCAGCACGGTCAATGCTCTTCAGGAAAATCTGCGACTTCACCTGTTTCGATGACAACCTCGGACGTGCGTACATGCCGCAACCGTGGGCAAAGGGAATCCTTCCCATCTTCCCAAAGAAGTGGATGGTGAGCTTCGCCAATGGTTCGAAAATCGATCTGAGCTACACGGTTAGGCCGGGAAGCAAAAGGCAGATCGTTGGATATTCCTACGCTCTCGTACGACAAATAACCACTGGTGGGATCGGCATCTCCAAATTGACCAAGATTCTTTTGGAGGTTGGTTACTCGGGCCTCACCGTAGGTGACGTGATGGCAGCCGTAAAGTCCAGACCAGATCTGTTCGCGCCGCATAAGGGGCTTTCACAGTGGACCGTCAAGAGGGCTTATGACGCTGAGCCTATCTTGGAGGGTGATGCGGTGGCACAAACCAACAAGACGCTTCTGAAGGTCTTCAGACTCCTGCGTGACAAGTGAGTCCTCCGGTCTGGATCAATCTGCTTCCGCACGGATTCTATAAGCTCACAAGCTACAAGGGAATTGGATGGATGGGATTCCATTACCATGACTGTGGTGTGGAGTTTATCGAACGGTTCCAGGTGAAGTCATATTCGTTCTACTTTTGGGGAATGACTGACTGGCCCACCACGATGATTGGTCTGCTTGGAAGCGGGGAACTGATCAAGGTTGAACGCCACGAGATAAGGGGAGAGGTTTAGCCTCGTCCCCTCCGGGGAGAAAAGATTTACATCCTTATCAAACGAACATAGACCACCCTTCCCGGCATGGCTGTTCGAATATGTACACGCCGCATTCAGTTTCAGAAGATGCCAATTGAATGACTTGGTTTGGCCCGGATAATTTACCCAGTAAACGATAGTTTTTTCTTTGTAATTAACTACCGCACTTATCTACCTCTTCTATTCTCGACGGTGTGTTGAAGGTTCTCCCGAAGGTCTACCTAACAGTTAGTAAGTGAAAAAGTCCCTTACAGGGCTCTTCCATAACCCTATAACCCCCTACCAGTTATTTAGAAAAGAACAATGTATCACCACAACACACCATCATCTAACCCTGCCCCCACCGGGGAGAAAAGTTTTGCACGGCACCACCCACCACCGGGGTGAAAACTTTAACATCAGGTTTAACATGTCTATCTATCATCATTCAAGACTCAAACATACCAGCACATACCACTCAACTCCTTAGGGTACATACTATGGCATTCAATCCAGAGAGCAAATCGAACTATCCTTTACTGATAAGAATGTGATAAGCATCGCTCTATTCTAATTTTCTCATAGGACGTTATCAGTAGTTGAACTGTACCGGATCAATCAGACCCAACTGTCAGGAGTTTAACAATGGCGTTTCACCGATACGATGATAGAACCAAGGATCGCGAGAAGGATAGCAATGATGTCGCTGCATTCCTTGAGAGTGGTGGGGAGATCACTCGCGTTCCCAACGGACAAAAGATGAAGAAGCTTCGCCGGAGCAGAGCATCATCTGATCGGAAGTCAAAGGACAACGGACTCGAAGTCCTGTTCGATCTGAATCAGTTCTGATTCCTATATGATGTCATAGATAGCGTAGGTAATACAGTTACTTGCGCTGTCTGTGGTTCAGAGTTCGACTTAATCCGGTACACACTTACTCTTTTTCTCAGAGAGATCGACTTTTCCTGTAGAAACGGAACCTCTTTTTCTGAGAAAAAACACTTTTTCCTGTGGAAACGCGATATAGAGAATCGCATACATCTTGAAGTTTTCTACGGTGACGGGTTTAAGTACCGCACACTGTGTTACTTCGCACACAGGTAATTTTTTACAACTTTTTGTATAAGCTACATAGAGGGTCCATGCTTCTCTACATCATTCGCGACGACTGTGTCTTCCCAAACGCCAGTCACAATCAGGTAATGATTGACGACTTCGGCCTCACACTTTCACCCAGGAGTGTGCGTGATCGTCTGTGTGAGTACCGTCAAATCGAAGACCTTCATGAAACGGAAGACGAGACATTCGAGTTCGTCCTTGTGACTCGCAGCATTCCTGCGATGAACTGGTTTGCTCGTGAGCTTGGCTATGAGAGTGTGATGGTCTGGTGTCCGGCCACTGATTCTTGGATCTCGATTACTGACGAGCTTACTTACGATTTCCTGGCGCACTTTGCGCTTGGGGATCTGTACCTGAATGGTCATCTCGATATTGAGGCTGACTGACATACATACGGACACACACAAGTGCCTTGAGGTTTGCGATGAATTACTTTCTTTGTCTGGGTGACGTAGAGATTGGCGGGACTCCTTTGGGGACTGACGGCAAGCTGATCATTCGTGATCTTAAGACTCTTCGGGGTGTTATCAATAGAGGTAAGAGAGCGTGGCCGGGAAAGACATTCACCGTCTGGTCATTCCGTAACTTCTACAGAGAAGACACGTTCCGAAAGGTTCATACAAACATTGGAGATATGGCATGACAATCACTGACTGGCGAAACCTTTTGATCTCTTTGCTTGACGACGATCATGGCATCACGAGGGATGCTTATTTCAAGCTTGAAAAAATGATTTGGGAGCAATGTTCGGACTCTGGAGAGCTTACGGGCATTCTGAATGCTACAAAGTGTTCTGATGATCGAGTGTATCTCCCAGAGAATTGGGACGAGTAACCCTAACTCGAAATTTTTTACTCAGAATTTTTTTCTGAGGTTTACATATAAGGCAAAGCAAAGTGTATACAGACTGTTGTGGCACGGGTCTCGGAGAGATTGAGAGAATTCCCGTGTGTTCCAATTGCTACAAAGAGCGTCCGCCAACTGGTCGTCTTCTCTCTAATGCTGACATCAAAACTTTGTATCGCAGAGCTGTCCATTTCAATCTGACCTCACGGGAGCCTGTGTGTTTGAATGAGATTGTGTGGGAATGGGTCGAAGATTTGTGTGGAGAGAAGGGAGACTTTCCAGACTCCGTGCCACATTCTATTGTGAATCTTTGGCATGAAGACGTGATGTCTCTGATCAATGAATTGGCGGCAACCTTCGATACTTGAGGGTAGGGCCTCAAAGGGGTAAACTGATGGCGACTGTTTTGGATCGAGAGAAACCTCCGTGGAGTCAGACCATTCGGTGTTTCAGTTGGAGTTGCGGCGTTACCTTCCAGATCACAAGGTCGGATGTTTACAAGCGCCTTTACTCTTACAAAGCTGAGTGTCCAGAGTGTGGCAAGGAACACGGAGTCTATGGCTACACCAGTATTCCGAACTTCCGCAACCTTCCTGAGAGGAATTGATATGAGAAACCTTCTGCGTTGGATTCTTAGTCTCTTTGGCTTTGACGACACTGTCCAGCCCAAGAGAGAGAAGCGTCCTGTTTCTGGTTACGACAAGTATGCTGAGGGCACAATTGAGAGGGATGCCTTTCATTGTGGTTTCACTTACGGATTGAATCTCGCTTGTTCTGGGTGGCCGGAGAAAACTGTTTACATGAAAGAGCGGTGGAGTCGCGGAGAAGAGGGTCAGCGTCTGTATAAAATTCATGAAGAGGGAGTGAAGGAGGCGTTTCGTTCTAGCTCCAACATCATTGGAGGAACAAGTGTCCACTGATAACAGGGAAATTCCGCATCGAAGCTGCAAACGAGAATCATAAGGAAGTGTAGTGATGTCTATCGGCGAAAGGGCTCGACAGATTGTAAGCCTCGAACACTTTGCCGGTGCGAATGAGGCAGAAGAGGTTGGCCCTTACCATCTTGAGTGTCCTTTCGATGATCAGTACATTCTTCGGATGCTGGTTAAGGTAGGAAACGCTGACTTCCGAATCCCTTCTGAGCTTGAGTGGCTTCGTGATATGATCGAAGAGGCTTATCGGTATCAGAGAGAGGAAGTAGGAGTGACTCACAGCTTCTGCTATGTCACTGTGAGACATGGAGAGGTTCGTAGTGTCACTGACGATGAGTGGCATGTTGACGGCTTCTCTACCTTCATCACACACATTCCTGAGTCGAACTACGTTGCTGTGAACCATACTCCGACAGAGTATCTGGTTCAGCCCATTGAATTCCCTGATGACTTTGATCCTTTGGTTCATAACGTTCAGTGGTACATTCAGAACAGGGCGAGCTTGGATGTGAGAAGGCTTAAGCCTCACACACTCTATTGCTTTGACCCTTACTTCATTCATCGCAGGCCCTCCATTGAGCCTGGAACTCACCGCACCTTTGTCCGAGTGTCTTTTACTCCGATTGAGATTGCGGATGACGCGAACACTCCCAACCCTCTTCTTCCGATGAGAGTATACGAGCGAGACGGTGTCACGATTCGGAATGCTCTTTCTGACTATGACTTGGATTCGTAATGCCCTTTAATGAGTTTGTCAGCTATACCATCTTTTTCATGGCGTGCTTTGGTTTCGTGGTTGTCAACGTTGTGATGACCGTGGCGCAATTGAATAAGAATAAGGCGAAGAAGATGCGTAACTGCACTCGTTGCATTCGTTGCTCTGAGTGTAACAAGTGAGTACCACTCCTACTGTTTGTCCTATTGCGTGTGCTACCCGATTCACCATGAGTCTCTGAAAGCGATAATGATTTCCCTGATTCTTTCTTTGCTGTTCAATCCTGCATATGCAAGCGGTGCTGATCGTTGTGCTGTCAAGGATTGTATTTGCGAAGTGCGAGAGAATCGGGTGAAGCAAAAGAAGCCGGGCGAAACCTACGTCACATTTGCTGAAGACTCTTCTGAGCTTTCAGATTTTGCGAAGAGGAAGCTTGACGCTTACCTTCAGAGAGTATCTGGCAACTTTCATATCTCTGGCTACGCTGACTCATGCGGCAATTCCAGTCACAACCTAAGTCTCTCACAACGTCGGGCAAATGCTGTTCGAAAGTATGTTGGGAGCAAGAGCAAGCGTAGCTCAATAGCTTTCTATGGTGAGACGAACTCTCACAATCATACCGAGGCTGATAGAAAGGCTGTCATTTCAACCCGAAAGGATTGGATGACTCGGAACATGGATGCGGTAAAGGCTGATGTCTATTTGATTGACGCTTCTGGATCTATCTCTTCCCATTGGTCTCAGATAACGGAGTATGATTTCCCCTATGGTTCAAAGGTGATCCTGTCGAAGATGACTAACTGTCGTGATGGACAGTACGTCAACACAGTGACACCTGCTGGCGGCACAGAGATTTGGTATTCATACTGGACGGTGCTGAAAGAAATGAATCATGGAGAAACGATTCTTATCATTTCAGATTTCCGAAGCAACTATCCTTTGTCTGCAAATGAGCATAAGAAGATTGAGGCTCTGGCAAAGAGTAAGGGTATCAAGGTCTACACAATTAAGTGGTAGTTGCAGAATCAATTTAAAAAAAAGGTACATGTAATGAAGAGTCCTGAATCTATTTGTGGATGCTGTTTTTTCGAGTGTGATCTTGACGAACTGTGTTCTTCCTGTGAAGCGTGCGAGACTTGCTGTAGCTGCAAGACTCTGGTTCAGCTATTCCCTGGGTGTGATTCTGACGAAGAGCAGCAGGCGTTTAAGGAGGCTGGAGAGGTTATCGCTAACAAGTATCGTTGGCTGGCTTACCTTCTCTGTGGGGTCATCATGGTCCTTCCCATTATCTCTGGTGCCTTCATGTATCTTTGGGTGCAGGGGATGGGACAGTGAAGCTCTCTCTTCAAACCAAGGTCATTCTTTTTGAGGCGGCTTACTGTCTGTTCTGCGGGTTTGCTTCGTCTATCGTCTCTGTGATTAATTATCATACTGCGGCCAGTCTGATCTCAATGCACATTGGGATTTGGTCTTCACTGATTTTCGTAGTAATTGCTGGAGCTTCTTTTTCCTCCAAGAACTCGGCTTACTAGAATGATCCATCTTATCCCTTATGATCGGAAGCTTACCAAGGAAACCTACGACACTGAGGTTATTGAAGAGAAGCTTACAAAGAAGCTTCGCCTTGATCGCATTGATCCTGATTTGCTTCCGCTTCTGAAGAGGGGAGGGGAACTGTTCGTCTATGTCTGCGGCTATCATGACGAAATCTGCAATGAAAGGGTTTTGTTTGGTGGCTTGGATAAGAGTGAGCAGTCTGACCATTACTACAACATGCTTGAAGAAATCTAAAGTGAAGGTTCTCATCATTGATGATGATCCTATTTAATTATAGGTTGTCTTTGGCTCTAAAGGAGTAAGCATGTCTACTTCGGATGAAGAGGTTAGCCCTCTTCTTAGCAATGATCACATCAGGGAGTTCTTCTTCACTGGTCTGTTCATTTGGATGAACAAGCTTGGCTTCTGTGGTTTCACTCTCAATGGGGAACGTGAAGTCACTCTTTACAAGGACAGAGGTACATACTACGAGCCCTTTGGAATCGTAGAATTCTCTGAAGGTACAGAGACGGAGGCTCTCTTTATCTCTATCGATTCCTTGCTCGCAGGTTTCAAAGTGAAGCAGCAGCTATGTATCGGTACTAATGGATTTGATCTTAACAACCTTAACAGTAGGTGCGGAAATGTTTGACCCACAGTTGTTCTTTATGATTACGGGGCTCTCTTGGGCCCTCCTTATTCTCATGGGCCTTTTCAAAAAGCGGAGCAGCATTATCGGAGGTATTCTTCTCGACTTTATGCTTTGGACGTTTTTCGGCATCATCGCAGGATTCTTTGCATGGGTTTTCGGTAAGGACCCGCAGCTCACTGTTCTTGTGACAATGACTGTGATCTCTGGAATCCTCTCTGCTCTCAGATTTATCTCTCTATTCTCAAAGGAGTAATCATGGATCATTCTATCACTCACGACCCGAAGACCATTCTTGGTATCGGATTCAGTGAGGCAGATGACATCCTGTTTCATCCGCGCTTCTTGTCAAAGGAGTGGGTTGACTATCCTGGGGACTATGTCAAAACGTTCTATGACGTTGAGCTAAAGGATGGAACCATTCTGAGTACGGTGTATCCCAACTCTGAAGATTGGGATGGTCATGATCCATCTGAGATCAAGAGAGTTCGCTTCTCTACCACTTCTCCTTTCATTGCTTACGAAGATGAGCAGACGGATGAAATGTAATGGGTCTCTATGAGGTCACCGTTGGAAGCTTCGTTATTGGCTCCATGGTAATGGTTATCGGACTGACGTTCTTTCCTGACGCGTTTTCTCCTAAGGTGACACAGGCTACTCCTACAATCTACACAGAGAATAAGGCCAAAAGTTGCGATGCTTATTCTTGTTCTAACTTTAGTATTGGAAAGTAAAATGCCGATTAGACATGCTTGGTATTCTAAAAAGTCCAACACCCGCAGATATCTAACGCCCGTTTGGTACGGAACGCCCGATGGAAAGTGCGTTAAGATTTGCTTTATCACAGATAGCTCCGAAAATTCTGGTACGAATTGGGATGATGTTGAGTATGTTGGAAAAGTAGATACTGACGTTTACTACGGTATCAACAGACCGGACCATGTCCCGATTAGATCCAGACGGAATAAGTTGGTCAAGGAATCTACTCCTCCTAAGATCCTCAAGATGGATCATAAGACCGTCCGTTACCCCAGAGAGCTTTATACTAACGTTATGGATCTCTCGAACGAACTGATGTCTGAGAAATGCACAGCAGAAACGGAGCCGTCGAAGTATGACCTGGGTTCTCATGTGGTCAAGGAGACATTTGAGTCTCTTGGTGACCTGTTCTTCTTTATCGAAAACGAGGAAGGCATTCGTAAGTGGGTAAGGGAGAAGGACATTCTCAATCAGGTACAGTCTGTTGGTCGCAGTGATGCAATGTCTGCGGCGTTTGCTAAGGCTAAGCAGTATTTCCTTCCTGCTTACTACGAGCGGAGCAATAGCCTTTAGGCTACAGATTATAAGAAGAGGTATGCTAAGGCTCGAAAGGCATCCCCTGTCCTCTCTGTGAGGCGGTATCTTCTGAGCAGTCCCGAAGGGCTGCTCCGAGTATGACTCACAGATTGTCGCAGATAGGAAGACTGACTGGTCTAATTATCTTGATAAGAAAATTGCCTCGCGCCCTGTGTGTTGTCAGTACCATGGTAAGCATACCTCAATAGGAGAACAAGTGATCTATTCCAATGGAAGCTACCTGATGAATCGGCTCCTATACATGATTCTGTGTCTAGTCATCACAACGACTTGGCTAATGAACTATTATGTTTTCGACGGGAGTATGGTGTTAGGTGTAGTGTCTGGTTCTGAACCTTGGTTTGCTTTTATGGGATCGGTCTTTGCCGTAGTTAGTCATGCTTCGTGGGGTCATTACCTTTCGAACATGTTCATGCTTGCTATGTGCTATGTATTCCTCACAAGATATCTATCCGTCGCGCAATATGTGATGCTAACACTATCTGGCATCTTTGGTACTGGATTCATTGCGTGGCAACTTGACGTTAGGGAGTTTGGAGAAGCGATTCACATTGGTTCAAGCGGATTGATTTGGGCTTACATGGTGGTAGCTTTGCTCTTTACGTTCCGATACCTAAAGAGCAAGCTGCTCTCTAAGATTGAAACAGGTTTGTACTACTGCCTATTCCTTACAACATTGCTCGGAGTGGGGGGGCTTTTTCCTGCCGATGATATGATCTCTTGGCAGATGCACCTTGGCGGTTTGATCATTGGTCTATTCTTCACAGTATATCTGATTCACAATAGAGAAAGTGCAACTCTTTCTCTGCCATTGTTTTCGAAAAGGAAGATCGTTAATGCTTCAAGTGCTAGAGTCAATTACATCGTCGGTGCAAAAGTTTATAACAGGTGCTCCGGCCGAAGAAGAAAATCCATTGAGAAAGCCAGATAGGGTCCGAGTCCTAGGCTCATATTCTCATCATTCCGCATTCGCATTGGATTCAGGTCTATTGAATTATGCAGCTCAAAAAGCTGTTGCGGAAATCAATGAGGCTCTTGTCTCAAAGGGTAGGAAAGTCTCTATTGTTTTTCGAGGTCTCTCTGGTTCAACCATTGCAGGAGCAATACTTGCTGAGGCTTCAAGAAAGGGAGTAGAGATTGGTGCATTCTATGTAAGGAAGGAGTTTGAGGATAGTCATGGGACGAAGGTAGAGTATGGTACGCCGTGGCCTGCTTCTCAAACCGAGGTGTTTGTAATCGTTGATGACTTCGTTGATAGTGGAAATACTATCAAAGAAATGTATGAAGTAATTGCTGCGGAATACCCTGCAATATATGAGGCCGAGATTGGACATAAAAATGGAGCTGAGGCTCCGGATGTAGAGTGGGGAATCTGTTTGATTGAAGATTCCAAAATACATAATGTATTTGCCAATGGGTTTAACATCTCCTTCATGAAGCATCGGTTCGGGTGTTACTTCTAATAGTAATCCTGTTTGGTAGCATTCTTTTATAGAAAACTCCCAGGACGTTATAGGGTAGTAGAGGACGAGCTTGTAAAGGGCTCGACTGCCACCCCTATATCTAAAGGCTGATACCATGGAAATCTTGATCGATCTTTCGGTAAAGCCTGAGCCAACAGCGAAGCCTGTTACTGGTCCTGCGACTCCCGATATCCGAGCGATGTTTAACCGCATCAATACTGAGAAGTTCGGCGGCTATCTTCCTGACACTTTCGATGTCAAGTGGTGCAACAGTCTTCGTGTTACTGCCGGGACTTGCAGGTGGATTCGGCGAGGTAGCACTTACACTATCGAATTCATTCGGCTGAGCATTAAGCTGTTCCGAGAGAATGGCTGGAATCTCGCCGAGATTGAGAATACTCTCACTCATGAAATGGCTCATGCCTATCTCGTTCTGCGACACGGTATCAGTGGTCATGGCCCTGAGTTTCAGAATCTGATGCATCGTCTGGTTGGTTGGCGTAAGAACCACACCTATCACGCATACGATGTCAGCAACCTTAGGAACATTCGCCGCAATAAGGTTGAGATCTATTGCACTAGCTGCGAGTGTGTCATTGGCAGCAGGAAGCGTAAGCCGAGCGCGAAGAAGATTCATCTTTACACTCACGTATCTTGTGGTGGTAAGGTGACTTTCCGCACTGTCCCAATCAAGAGTGACCCAAACACTCTCTTCTCTCTCTCCCGCAGCTAGGCAGCACAATGGAAGAACTTTTCAGTCTCGGAACGCCGCCCGCTAAGAAGCCGAGAAAGAGGGCTGTTAGTAAGCGTAGCACTGGTCGCAAGCCTCGTGCTCGTCGCACTCCTACGTTTGCATCTTCTGGCAGCTCCATTGTCAAGGAGACTCTGAGTTGCTCTTACACCCCGTCTGTCTACCAGATGGGAGTGTATAACTTCTTGAAGGAAGAGACTGGTTCTTGCATTGTTGATGCAAAGGCTGGTGCTGGCAAGACTTCTACTGTTGAAATGATTGGAAAGAATCTCAATCAGAGTGTTTCCGGTCAGCGTCAGTTCGTTCTGATGCTTGCTTTCAACAAGGGTATTGCTGCCGAGCTTGGTAGCAGAATGCCTGACTGGATCAAGTGTGGTACTTTCCACTCGATTGGAATGCTCACTTGGGGGCGTCATGTCAAGTCTCGTCTCGAAGTGAAGGCAGGAAAGGTTCGCGGTATCCTTAAGGATCTCTTGGAAGAGAAGGAGTATCGTTCCTTCAGTGGAGTTGCTTGTAAGCTGATCGGACTGGCGAAGAATGCTGGTATCGGTACTTGGCTTCGTGAGGACACTGAGGATGCTTGGTCATATCTGTTGTCCCATCACTGCGTTAATATTGGTTCGGATTCTGATGGTGGTACTGACCGGAAGTCTCGACTGATCAGCATCTGTCGGCAGGCGCTTGAGCAAAACAACAAGATGCGTACTGTCATTGATTTCGATGACATGTTGTATCTCCCCGTTCTGGAAGGCTGTTACTTCTTTCGAAATCATCTTGTGTTTGTCGATGAGGCACAGGACACAAACCTGATTCAGCTTGCAATGTTGAAGCGTCTTCTTCGCAAGAATGGCCGTCTGATTGCAGTTGGTGATCCCAATCAGGCAATCTACGGTTTCCGTGGTGCAGACAGTCAGGCTATTGACAAGCTGATTCGCTGGTTCAAGTGCAAGGTTCTCCCTCTCTCCATCTGTTACCGTTGTGACAGAGCGATTGTAGAAAAGGCTCAGGAGATTGTTCCCGAGATTGAATACTACGAAGGCAATGGAGAGGGTAAGGTTGAGAGTCTGCCTGACTATGACGCAGAAACCTTCAAGACTGGTGATGCGATCCTGTGTCGTAACACTGCACCTCTCATTCGGTTCGCATACGGTCTGATTGGTCGTCGTGTCCCTGCAAAGGTGATGGGTCGAGAGATTGGTGCTGGTCTGGTCAAGCTGATCAAGGATCTTAAGTCTGAGTCCATCAATACTCTTGGTGGTGACTTGCAGGACTGGTCTGACAAGCAGACTGCTCGACTGGCACAGGAAGAGGGCAGTGAGACTGCGATTGGAATGATCAATGACAAGGTCGAATGTATCAAGATTTTCTTGGACAATCTCGATCGTTCCGACTTCACTATCAGTGGTCTCTGCAAGAGCATTCACTCTCTGTTCTCTGATGATGACAATGTCGGTGTCCAGTTGGGCACTGTTCATCGCTCCAAGGGGCATGAGTGGGATAGGGTCTTCATCCTTGATTCTCACTTGATGCCTTCGCGTTACGCTCGGCTGGAATGGCAGCGTCAGCAGGAGATTAACCTCCAGTATGTTGCTTTCACTCGCGCCAAGCATTACCTTGCGTTCATGTCTTCTGAGTGTTGGAAGGACTAATGAGTAGTCCTCTCAATAGAATCTCTCCGCCGTCTGATTGGACTCTAGTTGTTCCAGACCGTGATCCTTCGGATGATGGAGTCTGGGAGTTCAGATATGATAAGGAACTCTTCGAAAGAGAGTATGCCGATAAGCATAACTCAATCGAACGATTCGCAAGAGCAACTTGGTGCCTAAACTCCGTTTTCTACGGTGAGGTATACACTTGCAAAGAAGATGGCAAGAACTACTGTGGCGTTTATCTCGACACCACCATTCCCAAAAGGCACTTCAAGCTCTTTGATACTGTTAGAGAGGCAAGGGAGTTTGTCAATGACTGGATCGCTCTAAAGGATATTCAATGAGCGCAACTTTGTGGATTAAGGCAGCCCATTGTCGCCATTGTGGTGACGGTTTCAAACAGAGATGGGAAAATTTCCGCACTCTTCCTAGGGAACCGGAACTCGTCTGCACAAACTGTGGTTCTGTTGGCAAGTGGAGTAAAGGTATTGGAAGGAAGAAGCGAAAGTTTATTCCTTGGACAAATGCAGAATGGGAATGGACTACCGAGACGATGATTCATTCATTGGCCGGAAGTAATAATCATTTCGAGGGGGACAGGTGAATAGGTTCGATTACCACGCTGACACTTCTGATGAGGCTACTCAGTATCTGAAGTACAGAGTCAAAGAGTTTCTTCGTTTTGGCGCGAGACTCATTCATCATCACACTTTCGAGAGTGGTGACGTTGCGGTGGTAGTTGAACTCAATGGAGAGAATTTCCTCATCATCTATGTCCTGAGCAGTAATCGCGGACAAGGAGCTTACCCGGTGCTTTACGCTGAGGCGCAGAAGGAGCTATCAAGCTTTTCTCCCCGCCGGGTTCTGACTGTGTGGGCTTGTAATGTTGATGACTATCTCGATGACAAGGGGATTTCCTATCTGATGCTTGATCCTCACAGAATGAGTGGAGATCCTGAGCAGCAAGGTAAGATGGCGATCTTCTCAGAGTACACTCTGATCGATCTCTACTGGGCAAACAAAGTTGCAAAGAGGACAGGTGTACCCTACATGCTTCATGTTGATGAAGGACTAGGAGTCTTGGAAGAAATCGGAGCGTCAGAGAGGGCTATGAGGATCTATGCCCTTCATGGTCTGTTGCAGGAAGTTTACCGTGACAAAACGTATGACTTCCCTGGCCTTAGCCACGTCTCTCCCGATGTCCTCATTGGAGCTATGGAATACAGAGCGGTAGCTAACGCTCACCTTTCTTCTCACGATCCTTGCACTCCGAAACTGAGTGAAGATCCTGATGTGAATGAAGCATTGATTGCTGACAAGGTACAGAACAGGAAAGACTTCGAGCTTTACCATAGAGATACCCATGACCGGAGCGATGCACTTGATGCGTACTTCCGTCGATGGCTGAAGGCTCTAGGAATCACAGAGACTCGTTACGCCGAACTCGCGGCCATCATTTCAAACGGAGATTAAAAATGTCAGATACTCGTTCGCTTGGAGTATACCGAAAGCCATGTGACAATCAGCCAAATGTAATTCCTGGGCTTGAACTCATTGAGCCATTTTACTATGTTGATTGGGGTAGCTGTAGGGTCTATACCACGAAGTCTCTTATGCGTAGCAGGCAAACTAGTGCAAATCATCCAAGTTGTTTTATCGTTGGAATTCCGGGAGAACGAGTACAGTATAGACATCCTGCATTTACCGATATCTGTCTCGGAGAGTTTTTCGGACTCATGAACGAAGAGGAAAAAGAACAGTTCTTGGAAAATTATGAGCAACTGTCTAAGTTGCTTAAGTTCCCCAAAGACCTACAGCTTGGAGATTGAAATGTCTGGAAAAAAGATTACCCCAAAGACCTACAGCTTGGAGATTGAAATGTCTGGAAAAAAGATTACCCCAACGATGATCTATAAGGCTCTCAGAGATATGTTCCCTGGAGAGTATGTGCCTCTGCGGAAGGTTCCGACAGAGTGTCCGCATCCTGGCAATGAACCAAGAAAGTCTCCGTCTTATCAGAGCAAGACGATTTACTCCAAGACTATCATCAAAGCAGATATGTCTGTGCAGCAGATGATGGATCTTCTTTCCGAGGTTCCCACTCGTTCGTTCACTGTTTCACCCAAGCGTGTTCAGATCGGTACAGAGAAGAAGTCTTACCAAGAATATCAATGGGATGGGGAAGACGATGTCGAAGTAACTGTCAATACAGAGGTCCCAGTCTATTCTGACGAGGTTGAGTTCGTTGAGTTTTATACCAGCTACGAGGATCCAGAGTGGGGCTCTTTGGTGTCCCAGGCGAAGAAGGACAATGATCTCTGGCATGATAGAATGCGGAACTATTCTAGAAAAAGAAAGGATAGGGATGCCGCGATGAAGCACAACCGCTCTTTGATCAGTGCTGCTCGGCATCATGATTCAGAGAAGTGGGCTGGTGTTGGCAGACTCCTGAAGGGCAAGGCTGATCCGAATTTCATTGCGAAGCAGAGAGACAGACTGTTGACTCAGGTTGACAGGCTTAATGCGTTGATTGCCGAAGAGGAAGATTGAAATGAATCGTCATACTGATTGCTACAGACTTGCTCCACTGTATGAGCAGCTAGTACAGCAGGGGATGAGAGAAGGAGTTCTTGATGAAGAGTCTGAGACTCATAACATTGAGGCATACTTCGACACGCTAAGGGCAGAAGGCAGACTAGAAGGATCTGTCAATAAACTCATTGGCAATGACCTAGAGGATGAGGTACTCGATTCTCTTTGGGAGCATTTCGCCGGAGAAGGATGCAATGGCTGGTGGGATGATAAGCCTCACCAGATTGGATATCGTCTTCTGCTGAGACTTACTCGCGCAGAGGCTAAGCTTGCTTCGCTTAAGAAGGAGATTAGGGGGTTCGATGAACAAAGACGCTGACGGAAAGTTCATCGATCTTTATTCAAACTCAGTAGAAGATGCTGCCGAGTTTGAACGTTACTTCAACTGTGACGATGACGAAGAACCAATTGATTACTACGAGATGCAAGACGGAGAAGAGGAAGAAGACTCTTCTGATTCCGATAGTGTCGATGACTATGATTTTTGCAGGTGCTGCTTCGCAGTCTGCGTCTGCCCCAAACCTAAGCGGTAGGCTTCCCCTAATGACTCCGTATAATCCTGCGTCCTACCTTGATAGGCGTGCTCTTGCAAGTGCTCTTGTATTTAAGCTGACCGAATGTGGCTTTGTTCAGGACACACAGGCAAGTGGCGAGAAGACTTTTTACCGTATGGTTCCTGGCACTGACCGAAAGGTAGTTGTCTATACGACCATCGACTGTGATCAGGTTCGTTCTGTTGGTAGGGATGCGATTAGGATTTGCGGAGTGCATAAGAACTCTAAGGGTAATTGGCTGGGCCTCGTTAAGAATACAAGAGTCAACAGGACCGGCAAGATTGACGCTATCGTCCAGAGAATGTATGATAGAATGCGTGATACTTATGGTAGGATCATGAACCCTACTGCTAAGTGTCACTGTGGTGCGTTGAAGTTCCTTACCAAGAGCGGCAACGAAGTCTGTTCTGAATTCTGTTGGACTAAGCGATGGACAGAGCGATGAGTGGATCTTATTGCATTGTCCTGATCACTTACGAGAGCGGTAAGTCTCCAGTTAAGAGCTACTACTCTGATATTCCTGGTCCTGTTCCGAGGAAAGGGGAGACTGTAAATCTCCATGCACATAGTGACAGGGTCATTCTCCGTGACGCTACAGTTGTTGATGTCTTTCATACGATCGATGTTGGCGATGATGCTAACGTTGCTACAACGTTTGTAGTCATTGAAAGACTTAGGACCTGACAGTGCCTAAGCTAAAGATTGGTAAACCTGCAACATGGCATACCGAAGACACAGATGTTCCTGTTGTGATCGACAGCATTGCTGGTTCTCACAATGGGGTTGTCTATTATTATGTCAGAGGAACTGCCGATACAATGGCTGGTAAGACTGGCATTCCCGAAAATGAATTGAGTCAAAAGAATGAGAAGTTTTCTCTCGATGACTCTGTAAAGCAGTTGCTAAAACTGTTCGGATTTTAGACCCATTCGTCTTCGGGTAATGTAACTAAAGGATACAATAATGAATCTCAAGGAAATCATTGAACTCGTAAAGCCAAAGCGTGAGAAGTCTTGGTCTGCCGGAGAACTCTATGAGGATCTCACTGGCAGCCATGAATGGATCGATGCGGATCATGCTGTCCGTTTGACTGAGGCTAACTACACCAAATGGTTGTGTACCGACACTGCTGTCGGTAAAGTGATCTATTTCCTTGGTGACGAAGCAGTTGCTGTCTCTACTCAGGAAGGTAGAAAGTGCCGAAAGAAGTTCACCTGGATCTCTCGACGCACAGCAGAAATGACGAGAGACTATCTGCTCACTCTCATTCCAGTAGAGGAAGAACTCTTTGATGTTTTTACTCCAGAGGATCTTGAAGAGGATATAGGCAAGGGTTACTTTGTTAGTTTCGGCTCTCATTATCTGACGAATGATGTATGTACTTTTGATGATGATGTGCCCGTCACTATCGTCAAGGTATATGTCGAATACGAAGATATTGATTTCTGGAATTATGTCGTCGTAAAATTTTCGGATGGTTCCAAGAAGATCATGGAGATAATGGATCTTTACATTCCATACGGAAAGTGATATGAGACCGCTTGTTGTTGAAGGACATAAAGGAGCAGGCAAGACTCCTTTGATCGCTGCTATGCGCAAGTCTCTTGAAGACGGAGGCATTAAGCATCACATTGCTGAGCCTTGGCAGGCAGCGATCAAAGAGTTTGGCACAGATCCTTTCTACCTTTTCACTGACAATGATCGGGCTAGAGAAATTGTAGAATTCTTGTCAGGATATGTCCGGCGCACACTGGCAGAGACTGATGATGATACCCTTCTGGTGTTCGATAGACAATGGCTGACGTTCCTAACGTCTATCACGTTGATCGACACAGAGGGAGCCGGATTCTCTCAGGCACAGTACAGACAATACTTCAAATCGTTTATGAAGTGTGAGCCATGGACATTCTTCATTGCAAGCACTCCATACGTTCTGAAGAATCGTGCAAGCAGGAAGGGGCCACCTCCCTGGAATGAAGATGTAGACTATTGGACAAGGCTAAGACTGTTTAGCAAATACAGGAATTTGTTCGGCGGTATCTATTGGGTTAGAAAATCCCGAATAGATATGGACGAACTTGCGAATAGCATCCTAACTCAATACTATCGCGAGACCAACTAGGTTCTCACAGGACACAGGTGTTAATGTGGCAGAGGGTAAGTTTAGGTACGAGGTTCATACCGAGAGACCGAACTCTATCAGAGCAGCGAAGCTTGGACTGAAGAATAGGCTCTATGTTTCTGGCTGGCAGCTATCATATGAGCTACGCGGACTGATCCTAAGGCCGGGCGGCAAGATGATCGTCCTAGCTTATAAGGAAGACCTACCCATTGGTATTCTGTTCGGAAAAAGAAGCGGGTTGGTCATGGTGTTCGTAAGAAAAGCCGAACGCCGACAAGGTATTGGTACGCAGCTTTATTGTGAGGCTGCTAAGATCCTAAAAACAAAGATTTGGAACGACGAAGGAATCGAAGATAGCGATGTATTCTTTGCTAATGCAAAGGAGAAAGCTTTCGGTCCTCACTGGAGAAAGGAACTGAGGAGGCTCTGACATGACTTCCGATCTGTACTACATTCACTTGGGTTTTACACAGACGGCACCGGAGGTGTTGTTTGATAATCCCAAGACGAAGGACGACGTAGCAAAGACGTTTAAGAAGCTTGCCATTAAATTTCATCCTGACAAACACGCAGGGGATCGTGAGGATACTAAGTGGGCGAACAACATCTTCACGCTTCTCTGTGAGTACAGGGATGCCCTAGATAACCTTATCGAGAAAGGTATTACCCCTGGTAAGGTAGAATTTGAGATTGCCATTGGCAAGAGGAAGATCAAATTCACTGACGTAATCCATGAAGGAGATCTAGGTCTAGTAGTACGCAACGGATCAGATGTCCTTAAGATCCTTCGAGACCCTTCTGACTCTGACCTCTATAGAAACGCAGAGAAACATCTGAGAAAACTTCGAGGCCATGAACACTTTGATCAGTATCTAATCGGAAAGATTACTCCCGTCAGCGTTAACATGGGCGGAGTGATCCATCCTGGCCAGCACTATCAATACGTTGAAGGCTATACGTTGGAGCAGGTGAAGGAGAAATACCCTATAACTTCTGCTCCGCATAGCACTTGGATGCTTAATAGGATCCTAGAGGTTCTCTGTCACGCACATTCAAATGGCATTGCAAACCTTGGAGTTCTTCCTAGACACATTCTTATCATACCGGAAACTCACGGTGGCGTACTATTGGATTGGACTTGCTCCACGACTGGCAAGCCTATTGCGGTTGCGGACACAGAGTCATTCGGTAAGTACCCTGATTTCGTATTTGATAAGCCAGATGATGCAAGGTACGCAGACGTTGTCATGGCGTTTGATATCTACAAGTGGTTGGCAGGGGAAGACAACATCCCTTCCGAGATTAAGAATTTCTACCGAAACATCTATAGCGGATACTATAGAGGAAGGAATACTATCGAGATCTATAAGAGATTTCAGAAGGTAGTTGACAGCGTATGGAAGAGAACTTTCATGCCATTTACAATGGATTAAAAGTGTTCGAGTTTGTACCCGGAAGACAAGGCACAGGATATGAGAAGCTAAAGCTATTCAGCGCCCTCTTCTTTGACTCTTATGTGCTGAGGTTTGACGAAGGTTCATACATTCCCGAGCATGTAGATATAGTAGATGGGTTCAATCATTTTCGATTGAACGTTATCTTAAGAAACGCCGATGAAGGCGGAGAGTTTCGATGCGATAATGTATTGTCTATATTCGGCAGAGTTCATCTGTTCCGTCCAGACATTGAGAAGCATTTGGTCACCGAGATTCATTCAGGAAGGAGAATCGTTTTATCTTTTGGTATGGCGATTCCCAAGGTATACAACCCACTTGCTGCCAAAGAGTGCAGCATGAAAAGTTAAGGAGAAAATATGGGTGGTGGAAGTTGGTCTGGTGCGACATATGATTCGTTTTCCAGCAGTATTAGTTCGGCTCCAAGAGCCACAGTTTTCAAGTCTCGTTCCTGCAAGGATGAGTTTGACCCAAAGAACATTGAGCGGCGGCAGTCTTTGATTACTGACGAGCATCCGAATCCTACACCGATTGTTGTAGCGTTTGACGTTACCGGATCGATGCATGGCATTCCTGACAAGTTCGTTAGAGAGCTTCTTGGTGACCTTATGGACACTCTGAATGACTCTGGCGTTGTCACCGACCCACAGGTTTGCGTCTGTGCAGTTGGCGATGCGTACTCTGATCGTTCCCCTCTTCAGATTACTCACTTCGAGTCTGATAACAGGGTGTCTGATCACCTGTCTGACCTTTGGCTTGAAGGTGGTGGTGGCGGAGGTGGTCGTGAGAGTTATGAGCTTACTTGGTATTGGTTTGCTCAGGCTGAGAACCTAGAGTTGGATTGCCTAACTCAGGGTCGTAAGGGAATCTTTTTCACTATCGGTGATGAGATGCCTTACCAGCAGATTCCGGCAAGCATTGTGCGAAAGCATACAGGGTGCAACCCTCAGTCCGATACTTCTTTTAGTTCTGTAGTTGAACAGATTGGAGATCAGTTTGAGGCATTCCACATCATGATTAGTCAGGGAGGAAACTTCTCTACGAAGACCGCTGAGGTCTGGAGAGCTTTGATTGGTGAGCGTGCCGTGATGGTTGATGACTATACGACAATCTGTGATGTGATTAAGGGTATCTGCCTTATGGTCAATGGAGCATCTTTGGATGATGCAGTTAGTGTTGCCACTAACAAGGAGAGTACTGAGACTGCACTGGCTCCTTTGGAGAACAGCGGTGCTGTTTTGGTTAGAGCTTCTGGCACTGGTACTGCGGCTGCTATGACAAAGAGTTCTAAGGGCTCGCGTAGACTTTAAAACCTGATAGGGGTTGATACAATGAGCATAATTAAAATGACTGAGTTTCTTGAGAAGTATAGAGTAGTCGTGGTCACTACGATTACCATTGCAATTCTTTTTCTTGCGATGTGCTCTATTGTGGACGACATGAATGAAGCCAACTCTGCTACTCAGGCAGTTAGAAAAGAGTGTGCTGAAAGCTGTTTCCCAGAGAGATCCAATTATAACTCTTATCTTGAAATGTGTTATTGTGTCAGCCCTTGTGAAGGGAAGTAATGTCTATGATCAATAAGATGAATAGGTGGTGTGCTCTTTTCGAAGAGGCAACGCAGATTATAGAGTCAGATGCCAGTTGGCTGACAAAATACAATCTTTTGTTTTCATACGAAATTGTATATGGAATGCATGACCTGTTTTGTATTCGAGTTCCTCTGCGTGTCTCGCCAGAAGTAGATTGCAATGCTTGGTATGCAAAGGCGAAAATTATGTATGACGAGTATCAGAAGATCCTTGGAAAAAAGGAATCTATCGCGAATTACTACGTCAGATGCATTTGTGGGTGGGGAGGGAATCTTTATGATCTTGATCAGCACACAAGAGATGCTCTTTGTCCGAAGTGTAGCAGAGTTTTGCTTGGCTCTTCCAGTCCTCAGCTTGGTGGATGACGTTGTCTTCTTCCGTGTTGTCAATAAAGTATAAGAGGTAAAGAAATGGAATCCCTATGGCTTGGTCTGCTAATCTACTATCTGATTACAAGATTTGTTCCCGTCATTTTGTTCGCTCGTTACGCTAAAAAGTTCTTTGGTAACGATGAGGGAATAGTATTGGGCGGAGCTTTTATAATTATCTTCTGCTTTACTCCTGTAGTTGGAGAATTTATCTATCTCTGTTTGGCAATTACCGCTGCGATTGTTGCATTGGCCCGCTCTGCTCTTAAGAGAAGACGATGACTACATTTGTTGTGACAGGTCTTGGATACGGAGACGAAGGTAAGGGTACCGCAGTAGACTATCTCGCAAGAGGACTTGAGAGTCCTGTTGTTATTAGAGCTACAAGCGGCCCACAAGCTGCGCATAACGTAGTGCTTCCCGATGGAACGTCACACACTTTTGCACAGTTTGGTTCCGGCTTCTTTGCGGGAGCAGATACTCTGTACGCTGGTGTCGTCTGCGATCCTCTTGCTTTCGTAAAGGAAGGTAAGGCTCTGGAGAGCTTTGATAGTAAGGCATTCGGCAGAGTGATTGTCTCTGCTGATTCTATTGTGACGACTCCTTATCATCAGGCTGGCAACAGACTGAAGGAGATCCTAAGGGGGAGCGAGCGTCATGGTTCATGTGGCTATGGAGTCAATGAGGCTGTCACTCTTGCTTCGCAGCAGATCGGACTATGCGTTGGGGATCTAACCGATGATAATTTGGAGAAGAGACTTGAGAATGTCAGAGCACATTACGAGTCTTTCATTCTAAACATCATGGAGCATTACGATCTTGCTGGCAATCCAGAGATTGAAAGCATGATCGAGTTCATTGGTTCGGAAGAGTCTGTGGGTTATACTGCCGATCTTTACAAGGAGTTCTCCGCCCGTGTCCAAGTCAGAAGCGGGAGAGATATCTTTGACAGGATTAAGTCAGCGAAGAATAGGATCTTTGAGTCAGCGCAGGGTGTCTTGCTTGACCCAACGTATGGAATGTTCTTCCCTCATGTAACACGCCTGTCTCCATTCGATGTCTTGCGCTACCTTGAGGATAAGGACTATCGGCATGTCCTTTGTGCCAGAACATATATGAGTCGCCATGGTGCAGGCCCATTGTTTACTGAGCACATTGACGTTGAGGGGTACGATCCTCACAACGTAAAGAACAAGTGGCAAGCAGCTATGCGGTACGGATGTCTCGACCTTCCTTCTTTGCGCTATGCAGTAAGGGTTGTGAAGGCTCACAATATGTTTGTAAATCCCAAGCTTTTTGTTACTCACGAGGACATTGTATCTGACGGCAAGTATGTCGATGACTATGATGGGAAGAAGGATATCTCCGACGTGATGGAGGAAGCTCTCAGGTGCAGAGACTTCTCCAATCCTCATCTTGGACTGAAGATTTGTGATGAGCTATCAGATCTATTTGATCCTGAGTTTAAAGAGACTCATGATATTGTAAAGACAATGGAAGAAGGTCTTGGAGTTAAGGTTGGCTGGGTTAGTTCTGGCATGACATACCAAGATAAGACAGAGCTCTAGGGATTTTTGTAAAAAACTCATGGGATGTTATAAGGGCCTGACTGTTCCACCTTTGTCCTGTCGGAAGAATCATGCCTGAGATCCTCGCACTTACCGCCGCCAACAAGCGGCTTAGAGCCTTTGATAACAAGCCGGGTAACAATCTTGAAGAGGCCGAACGTTTGAGGTATGAAGCGGAAATCCTGATGCGAAAGGCAGATGTGATTTTTCAGGCAGAAGAGAAACTTAGGAGTCCTTACGTTGCAGCGGTAGATGCTGCGATGGTGGAGCAGCGTCGTGCTTTGACTGGCTGGCTCCACAGAGGAGAGTCTTTGGCTCTCTATCACAATAGGTACAGGCTTCCAGTTCTTGGCGGTATGAATACAGAGCCGCACAACAACGTAGCATGGCTTCGATTCATGACTATCAGAACCGATTATAATCTTATTGGTCGGACGCGATTGACTCTTGATGTCCGCAGCAATGGCTGTCAAATTCCCGATGTCAGATACGGTCGGAAGATTTGGGAGGACATGGGTAAGGAGTCTGACCTATCAGAATGTTTTCGACTTGCAGACCAAGAGCTTGTTGATCGAGGGTTTATTCTTACCGATTGGCTGGAGGAGTAGTAATGTGGAGTGGGATTATTGACTACCTCGCAGGTGATGGCCTGAAAGAAATGTTCTCCGAAGAAAACCATCGGTAAATGGTCTGGAATGGTACCTCAAGCTCTTCTGATATTTCCGTGACGGCTACGCCATCGGAACGCATTAGGAAAGCTTGAGACTTTAACACTGCATACCTTCGATACGGTGGGTCATAGTTGTCCATCCAGTCTTGATAGATGTCGAACTTGTAACTCTGGAAACTGGATTCATTCCACAACCATTTGCAAAAGTTCTCAGCATACTGCCCATTGAGACTAACCTGATAAAGGTTTTTGCATCGTTTAATGTGGGACACACTGAACTTCTTAACAGGGATATGCTTGATTGATTCTTTTATGAACTCTTCTGTTCCTACATATGATGCAGCAAGATATGTCCCAGCTCCTCGTTTGTAGATGCCAACAGAGCCGTCCCCATCAAAGTATCCTCTAAGAAAGTGACTGTAGAGCTTAGGGTTAAGCTCCGGCCACTTAAGTGTCAACGTTTTGTTAGGGGTAACTCCAAGCTCAATAAGTTTCGCAGTGATCTGAACTGAAGTTATCTGAAAGGAATAGGAATTCACTTTCGGGTCAGCGTAAACCTTACAATTGGAATCTATCAGAGTTGTTATGTACTTGATAGTCTTTAGCCCATTTTCCCCAGACTGACTTAGCCTAAAGTATCTAAACTGATTAGTTTTTGCTTTTGCAGATTTAGATATAGAGCCGTCGGCAGCCATTAGGCCGACGAAATAAGCTTGTTCTGGCCCTACCGCTTCTAAGAATGTATCGTCAACACTGTACTTTCTGTAACCTTTCATCATTTCTCCTATGGATTTACTATGCACATTAACCTTGGCGAAATTAATAGAGACAGGTTCAATGTTGAGGATAGATTTATCGAAGGTTATGGTCCTGTTGTGCTTGTCTGCTCAAACAAGACGACCCATGATTGGCAATACGACGAGCTACACTTGAGATCCCTTTTGTGTGACCCTGACGGGGAGATCATAAGCAGCGGCTTCAAAAAGTTCTTTAACTATGGTGAACGCGAAGACTTGGACGCTATCACTGCCGATCTCATTGAGAATGGCACGGTGTACTATCCTAACAAGATGGATGGTTCTCTCATTGTAAGAGACGTTCTTCATCCGAAGGATGGCTCTGATCCTTTCGTTCACTTTCGGACTCGCGGCAGTCATCACCTTGGAGACTTTCACACTCCTGTGATGAGTATGATGAAAGAGAGGTATCCTCGTGTTTTCGATACCATGTATGATCAGAGCATCTCTGCTCTGTTCGAATACACTTCGCCGAACAACAGAATCATTCTGAAGTATGAGGAAGCCGAGCTTACTTTACTTGGAGGAATGAAGCGTTCAAGGAATGTGCCTTACTTTGTTTGGGCTACCCCGGATTTGAACTTGGAGATTGCAGGAGAACTCGGAGTCAATGCTCTTGTGTTTCACGATCTGCCTTCTGATCCGAAAGAGCTTGTGAAGATTGTAAAGGCTTGGCCAGATGCCGAGGGCATTGTTGCGTGGTGTGAAACTGGTGACATGATTGGCTATGATGGCGTAGAGCATGTCATTCACATGGCAAAGATTAAGGCTTGGGATTACATCCGACTTCACTCGTTGAAGTATGCATTCTCTGGCAAGAAGCTTCGCAAGATGTGCTATGCTGCTGGCATCGAAGACATTGAGGCTTTGAGAGCCGCACTGTTTGCTTTCGGTGTTGATTGGGAGACTCTGACTCTGTTCCGTCCTGATTTCGAAGAGTACATCAATGAGCGTAATGCTCGAAAGGAGCACATCCTTAAGTTCATTGAGGCATATAGTCTCACTGGCCTGAAGGGTGCTTGTAGTCGGAAGGACATCGCCCTTCAGTCTAAGCAATACTGCAAGGATCAGGGTGAGCCAAAGATGTTCTCGGTTTGTATGGCTTTTGCCTTTGACAACACCGACAAGATGAATCGAATGATCGACGCATACAGTCTCGGCATCACTGCGACTGGTCTTTCAATCTACCGTGAGCAGGGTCAGTCTCTCTTTGATGGACTGAAGCCTTTCATGGAGGTTTTCGAGGAGAGAATGGAAATGATGACGGAGGGTTCTGATGCCGACGATTGAGATCAACGAGTGGTTGCAAGACGACATCGAAAATTACATTAAGGAAAGGCTCCTTAGAGAATGGCTCATTGAGAATGACATTCCCGAAGATAAGGGCAGAGACTACTACCTGTCAGATCCTATTGGCGGGTATGGTTGCGACGCTCCTTCCAATCCTTCATATGGGTCTTTCGCTTGGTCTGTTGGGACCTACAAGCAGAGGGATAAGTGGCATGGAGAAATTGAGATCTCAATCAGGGATGCACTGAAGCTGTATCTTTCTGACGAGGAGTAACATGGGTTTCCGATTTTCAAGAATGGATCCTGTTAAAGTCATTGTCTCTTTGATTCCAGAAGAGGATGGCGGTCTGTCTTTCGTAGGAACATGGACCGCAAAGGGAAAGATTCTATTTGTCAAGACTACCTTTGGCAGTTATGAGAAGGTAGAGTCTCAGTCTCCTGCCCACCTGATGAGGCCATGGCAGTCTGTCAGGAGTCTTGGGATTGAAATGGAGACGCCTCTTGGGGCAGTGTATATTTGTCCCCTGGATGACAAGAAGCATGTAAGGGTAAGAGACACAGAAGGTGTTGAGCATGATTGGCCCTTTGACTATGCTGTTGGCAACGCATTTGTAGCAACATTTTCAGAAAATGATGCCGCCCCATCCTGAAGGGAAGTTTTCTAAATTTCTCACAGGATGTTATAGGGTTATGTAAGCCCGCACAATGTCAGGAATAGGTCGCCGCCATTCCTTGGCAATACTTTGTCCCCGAGAATAAAATGCCTCCGTCTATCGTTTGGTATTACCACAATGATGAATGGGTCAAGCTTTACAAGGAGAGTAGCTCTTACTACTTTGTAGATGTATTGACTTATGGTCGAGGAATGTGTTTCGGAGCAGCGCCTTCGAATACATATTCGGATAAGCCAAAGTATATTCCTGGGAAGATCCCTCTCGATCGGGTTAGGGTCTTTACCGAACGGAAAATCTCCATTGATTACGTCGAGGAAGCAGAAAAGGTTCTCTTCAGAGATACTTGCTTCAGCTTCAGTCAAGACATGGAGGCTATTGAGTGGGGCGGAGAGAGCACGAAGATCACCGTTACTGAGACGGTTACGAAGATCGAAGGCTGGAACAACACTCACGTCTGCTCCTATTGCGAAGAGAGTTCTGTGACTCCAAACGATAGCATTGACCTCTCTGCTGTCACTTGTAACTGCGGAAGCACGGGACGCTTTGTCACAATGGAGCATTGGCTGAGTAGCAGCGGGATCAATGAGATTCCATACGTTGGTCAGACGGTCACCGTTACCAGAGAGGGTAGATAGCATGTCTGCGGAGACTATCTCACTTCAGGAATTCATGATCGAAGTTCGCAGAATCCTCCGCAAGAACAACTGGTCTGCTGCTTACTTCCTTTGGCACACAATCCACTTTGTATATTCAGAATGTGATCCCGCAGACTTCCTGTGGTTCTTGCTCGAAGTAAATAAAAGAAAGGCCGGCACGGCCTGCGAAACGTACACACAGACTAAGGAACCAGTATAGGTTCTGAGGAAATCTGATGACTGATGGCGAAGGTTTTGATCCCAACAATGTTTTCTCTCTGAATGCAAAGCGAAACTACGGTAGGTCTTTCGAGATTGGCCGGAAGTATGCTGAGTGCATCATTGATGGTGTTGAAATCAAGCACAATTTCAAGGTTGCAGATCGGGTGGCGTTCACTATGGATTGTTTTAAGGAGGTGATTGACGAGAGTTACTCTCTTGAGTTTTCCAGATTCATGATGATTTGTGTTCGTCACAAGATTGATCCCATTCATTCTGCTCTACTCTCTCAGAGTCTTTCCGGCAATGTCTTTGGTTTCTATACCGTGAAGATTGAGGATGGTAAGGCGCCGGTTCGAGAGTATCCTCGCATTGGAACTTACATGAACGATGGTGTCATTATGGTTTCTGAAGAGGCTGGGCTTAAGGCCATGAAGTTCTCAAGAAATCTTGGATACCTTATGGTCTCCATTGCTATGGCACTCTCAGGGGGTTTTGTGGCGGTCCTCTTCTTCATCTTTGGCTGAAATAAAAGGAGAAGTGATGGCAACGAGTTTTACATTCAGAGATAGGGACGGAAAGACCCTGAGCATTAGCCATGATGGTCCTGTGGATATCCTACTTACTCCGAAGGTTTGGAGAAGGGACAGAGAGAACTATCGGATGGTTACGGTTCAAACTGTAGTTGATTTTGCAGAAGACCCTGGCCCTGAAAATGAAGTGTGCTATAGTGAAATTGCTCATGTCACTGGATGGCATGGTAAGGGTTTCATGGTACGCGTCAAGTCAAGAGAAGATGAGTCTGAGCCTGTGTTTGCATTCCGTTCGTCCAGTAAGGTTTTCTACCTTCAGGACTACGATGATGACTCTACGGCATACTCTGATGCCATGACCTGGGCAACTGAAAAGATTGCCCATTACTACGAAATGAATCAGAAAAACTACTAAGAGAGCGCCGAGACTCTTAGTAGATATTAATCGGTAAAACAAAAAACCTGTAGAGGTAAGTCAATGAATCTTCGCAATCTTAGCGCCATGCTCCTGTTCTCTTTCGCAATGGCGTGTGGTACCATTGAGGGCGTTGCTGACAGGACTCTTGATCCTGACAATGTTATTCACAATTACGAGTGGTTCCACGACACGAGTGAGGCCATTGAGGCTCGTCTTCCTCAGATTGCTGACTATGTTCAGTATATTGCAGACGAGACTGATCCTGCTGAGAAGCAGCGTCTTCGGACGGAGCTTAACGCGATGCGTCAGTCGTGCCGAAGCATGGTGTCTGATTACAACGCGAATTCGAAGAAGGTCAACGTGTCTATGTTCAAGGGGCGTACTGCTCCTGCCAGCTACTCTCTCTCCATCTGCGACTAAGGTTTTATACAATGAAGCGTCTATTTTTTGCTGCCCTCTATGCTCTCACCCTCACTTCGTGTGAGTTTGCTCCGCCTACTGCGTCTGAGAAGCAGGCTCGTAAGGCTCAGAGGGCTGCGGAGACAGTCAATTTCACTGAGAATGCAGAGATTGAGAACATTCAGCGTCGTCTCAAGCTGACTTCTTCTCCTGGCCTGACCGGCTATGTCCTGCTTCTGAATGATGCTGGTCAGCCCATCATGTATGTTGCTACTGAGGGCAAGCTGACCTCTGGTGGTAAGCGTCTGACCAGACCTTATGATCTCAGCGGTACTTATGGACAGATGCCGACCCCTTCTGACGAGGGAACTTGGAGCGGTGGTGGTTCTCTGCCGTATATCTACTTCTGGTCTGTTAGCGGGCAGTATTACCAGTGGAGTGGAGACTATCTGTTCAGTGACCAGCCTTTCCGTCTGAGTGTCGAACCTCTTGTGGTTGACATTCAGCGCTGAGAAGCCTGTAAGGTAGCAAGCGTTTGGTTTCAAGCTGCGGGAGTTCTGATGTATATTTTGGATCGCAAAACGAAGGTTGAAAACCCGGAAGACTTGGGTGATACAGAATTCGTCATTCTGAAACAGAGTAAGATTGTTCCTTCTTCTGGTTGGGAAAGTGATCCGGGCTACTCGACTCCACCTCCGGAAGCTTATTGGGAAATCTATCCCTTTGAGTCTCGGGAAGCATGGGAGTCTGCGGTCCTTGCTCTTGGAAAGAAGAATCTGGAGAGAGCAGAGACGGGCAAGTATGGCAAGCCTGATATCTTTCTTGCTCTTAGGATCTCCGGTTCTGCCTCTGTTCAGACAGTTGTTCAGTTGGTGAATCGATGAATGGAATCGTTCTTTTTGACAGAGACCTTGACGAGACTCATTCTTCTAAGGGGAATGAGGAGGTTCTGTTCACCTCGGAGACTGGCGGAGTAAAGATTAAGTTCTTCTCTTCGGGAACTCTTGAGAGGGCGATTAAATGCTGTGAGCAGCACGGTATGCCTCTTCATATTCTGGTAACCAGATGGTTTGGATCCAAGGATGCTTTCGCTAAGCATGTGTCAGAGAATGAGACATGGTGGTATGACAAGCTCTACTCCACGAAGGTAAATGTCACACTGCACTTGAGCAAGAGACTCTATCATCATCCGGATGGCTTCCTTGACAGGATGGCGAGAGAGTCTCTTGATTTGACACTTCCAACACGGATGTATCTTGGTAGAGAGCGAGCGATGAGGTTGCAAGACATTCAGACTATGTTGCTGACTAAGGGTTGGTTGACAGTCTCGAATGAGAGCCTTTGGGAAGTGTTGTGTCAGGAGGATTCTTGAACGAAAGAGAGCAGAAGATTTGCTAAGGTAAGTCTCAAACAAACAGGAACCCCGGTAGGCTTAGGCTTACCGGGGTTTTCTGCGTTTGGGATATGCTTAAGTTATCTTCTTCCTGGGTCAAAGCCGGGAATCATTTTCAAAGCGAAGGCAATGTTAGTGAGGTTATCTGGATCAATCAGCAGATTCTCAATATTATAAGTCTTGCCGTAAAGCTTTACTGCATCTTTGATTGCAGCTTCAGTCTTCTTGCCCCACCAGCCATCAATGTCTCCAACGTTGAGACCCATCCTTGCACAGTGACTCTGAACTGCTCTAACTCTAAGCTTCCTGTTAAAGTTAACATCAAGCAATGCAGGCTTTTCCTTCACCATTCTTGCTCTTAGATAAATCTCTAATTGGTTCCAGGGGAATGCAGGCCCGGGGTCAGTCTTTCTTGTAGGAGATACATGCTCATGACCGATGACATTCTCTGGAAGAATGTTATATTCTTTCATCCAATTCCATACTTGCCAAGCCACAGCTTCTACTTGCTGGTCAGGATACTCTGCCCAAAGTTTATTACTCCAAGCCTTTCTATGGTCGGGGAACTTATCCATATCCTGTGCTGTTACCACACGAGTAGTAACTAGTTTACCCTTGGATGATTTATATCTTTCATCACGATAGAATTCCTTATCAGATTGCATAACCTCTGGAGTTCCTTTGTTTCTGTATACATAGCGAGGAGAGGAGCCATCAAACTCTCCGTCTCCCCAACCAAAGTTAACCATCTCAACACCGAAGGCGTGATGATTTATGCCGGAGTATCCGCACCAGCTACTGGAGCCAGCGTGCCATCCTCTGTTCTCATCCTCAAGGTATCTAACAAGCTTGCCGTCTCGTTCAACACAGAAGTGAACAGAGATGCCTCTGTTCTTCAGCACACTGTGCGTCTGAGGCTCAGTATAGCCGGCAGTATAATGAAGGACGATAGCCCAAGGGGTACGTGTCCAGCCCCTGCTATATCCTTTTGTTAAAAGGTTCTCTTCTACTTTTCTCATAATGTTCCTTTTAGTTAGTTGTGTCGCATCTTCAGTTAGAGGTGCTTAATCTATTGTACTCAACGCGGCACCCTGGCCACCGGGGAGAAAAGCTTGATAGGCGATTTTCCTGACGATTTGCCCGGCATCTTTTTGCCCGAGAGATATCAAAGTGTTTGAAAGATCGATCAGCTTATCATAAGAGGATTTCTTTTTAGTCTTCTTATCTTGCTTCTTGGTTTCTTTCTTTGTTTTTGTTGGATCGGTTTTATGATGGCTCGACTTGAGCTTCTTGTTATTATTAAGGACGCCCCAAGCTTTTGCGTAAGCGGTAGACTCACCATCTCCATCAGCTATAGCACCGTTAAAGACGTGGATGAACTGTTTGACTTCTTTCTTGCCAGCTTTAGGGTGACGCTTTTTGATTCGTTTGACTAAAGCCTTCGGCGGATTTTTAACACTATAGGGCATGGTACTTTCTATCCTCACTATTGATTCTCATTATTAGTTGAAAGATTCTTCTCCAAAATTCTTGCAGGATGTTATGGATTGGCATAGCCCGATGGAATCATCGTGGATGATAAAACTATTCATATGTAGTAGAATAATATGGAGAGAGGGACAATGGCTGAAGCTGTTACGGTACATGCTTATAAAGCATCTGGATCCGAAAGAGAATATACATTTCTATTTGATTCAGATCCTGGCCAAGAAGCAGTAGAGGAACTTCTTGGCAGCTTCGAGGGTGACATCTGGATTACAGACAGATTCCCATTCATGATGGGCAATATGTATACGCTTCTTAAGGGTGAGAAACCTTTCAACGTCTATGACTTTGATCTTACTCTTGTTGGGGGAGGAGTCATTTCGGCCGGCACCCAAGTCATGTTTAAAACCTACACCGACATTTTGTGGGAACCAGTAGAGGACGGAAATGAAGAAGGATTTCAAGCTTGATAAGGAACTGACTACAGATACCGCTGCCTATTTTGGCAGTAGTCATTACGTCGTTCATTATGATCTTGATCCTATCAACCCATTCTCTCTTAACAGACTGATCGTCATTGATGAAGTCCCTGGCAAAGTAGCTCAGCTATTTGGCAAAAGAACAACTCGTCGTGTTTTTCTTGGCAGGATGAGTTGGCACGAGATTCTTAACGATAAGAGGCTGCTCTGTCCAAAGCAGATGGAACTTCAGCTATCAGAAATATGTTTCAGTTTGGAGAAGAAGAACAAGAGCAGACTAAAGGCTAAACGAATTAAGAGGACTTGAAGATCCTATTCGGATTTTTTATAGATTTCTCGTAGGGCGTTATACTGAAGGGAACGAAGCCCCCAACGAATCCCGAGGTTTGAATGGCCACTCCTATTGTTACCACTGATGATGGAACCTACACCTATTCTACGAGCCTTAGGCGGTGGGTCTGTACGGCTGGGAGAATCCCCGGTATGAGTGGTGGATTCCATCTCAATTGCTGTGTTCACCTCACGTTTGGTGCGGAGCTTAGTGCTGTGGCACTCAAGGAAGGGTTCACCCGCGAGGACTTTGGTTTCTTCACGAAGCCTGAGAAGCCTGAGAAGTCTGTTAAGGTGAAGAAGCTTCGCACTGGAAAGCCCGGTGTTCGTCGCAGCAAGGTCAAGAATTTCGAAGAGCTTTTCAGTCTGTGATTGACTCCCTGAGCCACTTAGGGTACAACTCTCTGTAATGGCGAGATACCCAAGTGGCCTAAGGGGCGCGGTTGCAACCCGTGTATCGTCGGTTCAAATCCGACTCTCGCCTCCAATGCCTGGAGAAATAGGATGAACGAAGTTAAAGCCCAACGGTGGTATGTGTACCCGGAAGGTGCCGGAAAGGGTGAAGGGAAAGACCTTTACGATTTCGGTCTTAGGCTCACGTCTTGTGGCACAGATGAAGATCCTCAGGAGCTTCTGGATTCGTGGGACGAATTGAGTAATGATAATCTGATCATTGTTCTCTGCACACATGATGGATCTGGTTGGCTGCGTGCCACCGATAAGTTGAACCCCACAGTCTCTTAGTGAGAGACGCAAACAAAGTAAAGGAGGCCATAATGGCTAACGCTGAGACTACTCGTAACTTCTGTCAGAACGGCGGACGTGTTGCGCATTTTCACGAGACGGATGATGACGGTCCTCTGATCGCAACCATCGCATACACTCGCACTGATGAGGGCGAGATCCTCTTCGGTTCCACCATCTATCGCCCGGGTGATGACCCGTGGACGAAGCAGCCTCACACTGAGACTGCCATTGGTCGGGCGACTGTGCGTCCTATCTCCATTCCCGATGCTGATATGTCCGGTGCTGAGCGCAAGGTCTATGTGCGGGAGGCTATGAAGACCAACTACCGTGGTAGTCGAGTTCGGGTTCGGGCAGTCTCGACTGACTGAATGAATATGGGGCGGTACGCCATATGTGGACCGCGAGCGAACGACAAACTGTGAGGGGTAAAGATCCCCTGCTGTAGGGCCCGATCCCTACCTGCCCCACCATTCGTGACAATGAAGTTTCCGTAGAGTACATCGCTATTTGTAGTGGTAGCTAATACTCAAACTATAGATAGGAGGTGACTGATGGAATTTCTTCTTAGAATTCTGAGACATATGGATTTTCCATTCTAATTGAGTGGGGTCCGTGACTGAGCCTAATGCTTAGGCTATATAACTGCCAAAGAGTCCTGTGCGTTTTGCCTTGTATCGCGGTAGAGAACGACAGTTATATAGTTAGGACAGGGTATGCCAAGAAAGTAAATCAGAGTCATGCACCCGTATGTATACACACAGACGGAGGTGTTATATGACAAAAGAAGAAGCGATTTTGGTAAGGAATCTTATTGACGGAATGGAAGAGAAGCGTTGGGGAGGCACTCTGTATGAAGGTACAGAATGTTTGGGCTGCTACATTGTGGTAGACGAAGATGAGACTCAGACGCATGAACCCGACTGCCTTTGGCATAGGGTCATGGAGATAATCAATAAGGTTCTGGAGTAGATGGGGCGTCGGCCCCTTGCTCCGACATGCGTGCGTAGCTCAGTTGGATAGAGCATCGGTTTCCTAAACCGAGGGTCGCAGGTTCGAGCCCTGCCGCGCGTACCATATTTCCGTTCGATGATCGTAGCTCTTTTCTGTAAAGGAATGGGGAGCCGTTAAAGATCGATAGTGTGTTCTTCCGAGCATGATAGAAAGGTTTAGCTAAGTCTATCGGAGGCCCATTTGAAAAGCTTTGTTTTTCAGAAGCAAATTCTGATTAGTTAAACTTCAAAGGATATAGCGATGCCTACAACTAAGATTGATGTGACTCCAAAGGGTCTTGCATTGCTTAGACTAATGTGGTGGCCGGAAGGTTCCGGACCTATTGGGGCTATGCGCTGTATCGTAACTCTGATCAATCTTCTCGCAGAAGAGAAGGGAATTGATCTCGATTCTGTTGTCGTTGAACACAACGGACATAAATACTCAGGCTCTCCCCCAAGGAGGGTCAAACCTTAAGGTAAAGAAATGCTACGTTGTTCTAGATTTTATCGCTGGCGTAATCGTCCAGTATCTCGTTTTCATGACGACCGTTACAATCATCGAGCCAATCGTCGTTGGCGTCGATAACTCAATACTCCTACTAAGGAACACACAATGAAGAATCGTATTTTCGGAATCCTGGCAATCTGTCTTGCTATCGGCACTGGATGCGCAGAGTCTAAGGTGATTGATGGTCGCGTTTATCAGCCTTATGGCCTGATTGATGAGCATCAGGTCCGAGATCCTTGCGTTGAGTACCGTGCTTCTACTGAGAATGTCATTTGGGGCATCCTTCTTGTGGAGACTGTCGTTGCTCCTGTGTTGCTGTTTGGCTATGAGCTTTACGAGCCCGTTGGCAAGCGGCAGTGTGACTGATAAATATATAGATTAAGAAGATGCTTCATATTAGATTCCTTTTTCTGCTGATGACAGCTTGTGCTTCTCCGACTAAGGCGGAGTATGTTGATGCTTATGTGTCGTATCTCTGCTCCTGTAGTGAGAACGAAGAGTGTGAGGGTTACCTATCCTCATTCGAAAGCTGCGACTATGATCCTCAAGCTGGTCAGGAATGTGTAAGGGATCTGTCTGCACTTGATAACGAGTGTGAGTGGGCTCCCTTGTCTTGCGAATATGCTTGCCCTTAGGAGTTCTGAAAGTGATGATCTATACCGCACTGCTTGCAGATAGAATGGGAAGAACAAAGGTCTTCACGTTCCATGGATCAAAGACAAAGTCAGAAGCCTACATTGATTTCAGAAAGGCCATTCCTTTCACTGGTTTCGATGGGTTTAGGCTTTTGGCGATTGTGCCAGGAGAGCATGAGGTAACCTGTTGGGATATAACTCATACTTTTCCAAGAGACGTAACAGATACCGCTACGGACTTTATGTCGGAAGACTAAGCCTCAGGCTCGGTCACAATTTAACTCAGAGAGTTTCATGTCTTTCACTGCTGCTATGATTATGATCCTTGTAGGAATCATTCTCGGCCTTCTGTTCGCTGCTGGTTGCGTGGGGGCCGTCTTTAAGATTGTCTTTTCGACAAAGGGCGGAACATTTAGTGATGTATCGAGTTTCTTCATCGCAAGTTTCGTTGGAATGGTAGTGTCCATCATGATCTTCTATGCCGGTCTCGTCTTTGGCGGGCTGGAACTAATTCAGATGTTTTTTTAACAGGTAGAGATGCCTAAATTTAAACGCTTATATGTTTCGCCCAGGACATATTAAGTTTAATGTATTCTGGGTAATGGAGAATTAACATGTCTACTTATAAGAACACCGATCTTTTATCTGCTCTGGCTCAGAAGCTCTCTGCAAATGAGGCTATCTCTGCCATGGGAACTGCTGAGGCTGTCCTCGTCCCTCTGTGGGAGGGTGACCGTGCTCCCCGTAATCTGTGGGAGCGAGTCTGTGTTGCCTTCGGTGTTACGCTCACTGACATTGCGTGTCTGAAGGTTCGTTACAGCGCATCGTCTGGTTTCGACATTACTGGTGTTAGCTCCAGTGTGCTCCTTGAGCGTATGGATGCTGGTGCTGTTGTGACGATGGTTGTCAAGGCGATCAAGAAGAACTATGCCAGTACGAATGGTTGGGAGTCTGCCATCGAGTCTGCTCTCGCGGCTGTTGATGAGATTGATGTTGAGGCTCTCTGAGGCTTAAGAGCCTCATTGTGTGTAGGCACGCGAGTCGTGCTACCTGAATCCGTGAGTTCCTGTTTGTAGTTGAACGCACTCAAGGCGAGACGGTCTGGACAATGAAGCCAGAGAACGGTGTCGATGCAAAATTCAACCTCCATCGACTGCACACATAGGCCACATCTTGAAGAGAGCCCTGTTGTAAGCTAGCAGGCTGATACTTGTTGACTCATAGATGGCCGCTGGCACACCGGTTAAAGTGTGCCCCCTTTTCTCTTCGGAAATAACTTGGAGTTCCTGATGTCTTCTAATGATAGATTCATCCTTAATGTCGGCTGGTTCGATGAGGATTACTACGACTTCATTCCCGAAGATGCTGCCGGACGTGAGTACGAGACAGTAATTTGCAGAGGGTACAGCAATGACAAGGAGGAATTCGTTAGCACAAGCGATGCGTTTCCGCTGAGTGATGCACTCAATTTCATTCAGTCAATGGCAGAAAATCCTCCTGCTCGTAATATGACAATTGAGGAACTGAAGCTTGCATATGATGAGCTTAGTGAGAAGGCAAACAATCTCCTTCCTTGAAGCAAAGGAGCGCAAGATGTCTGACGACAAAAGTAAGAAGCCTATCAACTGGGACGCGGAGCTACGGCAGATTGTCCGCGATGTTGAGAAGAACTTGAGGCTCAATAACAGAAAGCGTGCCAATTCAAGGGAGCACAAGATGCCAGAAGAGAAAAGCTATTTTGTTGTTAGAACTTATCCAAACCCAGTCAATGGGCAGGACTTCTCTGACATGATCAGAGTGAAGACTAGTCTTTCTAGGAATGAGCTTATCAAGGCTGCTTCCGAAGAGGTTGGTGGAAATGTAGACTTCGTGTTTGATGCAGATGATGTTGAAGACGCAAAGCTCGAATCCAATCCATGTATTGTATGGCTCAAGCCATCAAAGAATTTCTCCCTAGAGTCCTGACGGATTCGGGCACAAACAATTTATGATCAAGAGGCTCGAAAGACAGACAGTGTGCTTGTCTGTTTGTGAAGCCGCCTGTGATGAACAGGTCTTAGAATGGGAAACACACTTCCTTGAGATATGAGTTGCGTAGAAGCCGACTGGCTACGGCCGACAGGTGGAGCACTTTAAGCTCGCAGGTATCCAATCCTGCCTTGATCACCCTTTTAAAACGAAATGGTCCTCTTCCGCGCTTTGTAGAGATCCTGCAAAGATTTGAGAATGGAAGAGTGTCAGACCATGGCGGTGACTTGATGACACAAGTAAATTCTCCCCGCCTCCATTTCAAATAACAATAAGTTCCACTCCTTTAAAGAGGTTGTGCGCTTAGTTAGACTTGACTCAAAGATGGAATAAAGAGTCTCCCCTTTAAATCTCCGTTGCCCTGCGGTCTGGTTGGTAACCGACTCCGGGTAATGCAATGACCTCACCAGGGTCAGGTTGTCGTCAAAGTCATATTAGCTGAACGGTCCCAACTTACCGGGAAATCCCTCGCAAGTGCTTAGACTAATTGTTGCTATGAATCTCCAACCCTCTGCAATTTGCAGGGTAAAAATCTACTGCCGGGTGAGACGCGATTAAGCGGAGTCCGGCCAACAAACAATCAGCGCATTCCCATTCTCCCGACAAGAATATAAAAAGGTAAATATCAATGAATAAAATTATTACGCTCCTTCTCGCGTGTTCGCTTTCCTTTAGCACTCCCGCAGAAGCTGCAACTGATCCTGTTGAGCAGGCTGCATATGCTGAGGCTATTAACGCACTGGAACAGCTAATTGCACAGCAGACTACATCTCCATCTATCGCGGGTAAGATTCGTCTTACCGTGATGACTATGGAAGATCAGGCTGCTCGCCATCGAGAGAATCTTAAGAAGCTTATCCCTGGGACGGGCTCTTATATTGCTCTCAGGGAAGTCATCCTCAATCAGGAGGCGAGAGCCGCAGCGATTCGTCGTGGTTTGGCGATGGCTGACGCTGCCGGATATCAGTATATGGCTATTATCAGTAGCCGACTGATCTCGATCAATGGGCTTCTCATGCCTACGCAGGCCCTTCTTGATCAGCTTATCTATGGGCCAGGTTATATGCCTAGCTATGATAGTGCTGAATGGAATCCTACTGGTCCGGCAGGAGATATTGGCAGTAGCGATCAGACTTGGCTTGTTGGCCTGTTTGATGGGGGGATCCGAGGCTCTAAGAGTAGTAAGTCTGATGATGTTGAGTGGGCACCGTGGTCCGAGGAAGACCCGGAGTCTGATAATCCCGGCCCTGTTGCGCTTGGTGGCGAAGATGCTCCGTCAATTACTGCTCAGTCTGAAGGCCCCGTTGGTCCGTGGATGCTGAGCGTTGGGATGGACCCGTACATGGTAGCGACACGCTACCGTCTTGGACAGCTTTCTGAGCAGTTTGATACACCTCTCGCCTATGGTGTCACTGTGAATGGTGTCGAGATTCTTACCGTGGTTCATGGGGCAGACTACGCAGAGTCTTTCGATATGAACGGCTCCAGAGTTGACTGGCATATGCTCTAAGGGAGACCTTGAAGGATCTGAGTTAGTGCAGAGCAAAACAAGAGGATTAGTTTAACGACTAATCCTTTTGTTGATTCTAAGAAAACAGTTTCGGTTTACCTCCCGGCACAGCTTCTGTGCAAACTATTATTTAATATGTTTCAGTGGGAGGTTTAAATGAGAAGTCTACACATTCTATCTAAGACATTGAGAAGCTTAGGCTTCGAGAAATATGCGCAAGAAGTAGACGGCTTAGCTGAACCAGAAGAATGGGATGAAGATTGGCATGAGTCAGCAGTAGAGAATCTCGAAACTGAGGAGCGCAAAAGGCTGGAAGAATCTGCGCTATATCTTGATAAGGATAAGATGAATCCGGCTGGATCATATGTGTCCGGTCTTGATTATGAGATTCTATCAAAGCATGGGCTGATCCCAATAGAAGCAGACGGAGAGGCGTACTTAGGTAATGGCCGTTACGGAACCGTTTACAATGTAATTTGGAATGGTAAGCCAGCAGCAGCCAAGTTGACAATGGATGACGAATCCGATGCAAACATATGGGATAAGATTCTTGCCGCAACTAAGTCTCCTCAGATGGAGTCAGTAGCGAACATATTCCCCGAAGTATATGAGGTCATCCGATCTCATGAATCATCCGATCTCTTTTCGGATTTTGATAGCCCAACTTACTCAATCATTGTAATGGAGAAGTTATATCCCTTACCAAAAGAGGTAGCTAAAGTGTGGGGAGGCCCAGGCAAGGTGCCCAGGTTGGGGCAGTCAAATGTGGAGTATAGGGATATCTATCGTGAAGATGCTTTAAGTGCAGAGATTCAAAAGAGTTTGGCAGAACTGCTTCCGGGGAGAAGTATTGAGCTTGAGCTTCCGACAATAGAAGAGTTGGAGATTGAGGCTTCCAGGTATGAAACAAGATCTGAAATCATAGGGACTATGGCTTCCAGTATACTTAATATCATATATGAAAAGAATAAAATCATAGAAGATGATTACAGTCTTAGAGAGCCCGTATGGTATGGCGTGTCGGATTACGTTGGGAAACTAAAGCCTTATTTGAAAAGAGAAGATAACTATAGAGGAGTCCCGGATTACTACAACATCATGGAGGATGATATCGAAGAGGTAAGAAAGGAAGTACCTCCGGAGCATTTGGGTGTTTTCGATCAGTTACTTAAGCTTCAACGTATGTCGGGGATAAGGTGGCATGATTTGCACAGCAAGAATGTAATGATAGATGCTGATGGAAACATAAAGGTTACTGATGTTGGCAACTTTAATGTAGTAGAGAATGAGGAAACTGCCCGCACGAACTGATTTGTTGCTATAGTTATAAGTAGCTTCGAACTACGGGCAGTAAGTCGAAAATTTTCTAAACTTCTCTTAAGGTGTTATAGTCTTAGGAAGCCTCCGCCGTTCAGGACAACGCCATGATTCTTAGATATGCAGGTGATACTCACGGCCGTATTGACGAACTCAAAAGCATGGTTAGTAGCGCCGCAGATGCAGGCATCACCACGATGATTCAGGTTGGGGACTTCGGAGTCTTCACCCCTGATGATTGTCCCCTATACAAGTGGATCAAGGAAAGGGCAGAGAGTGCTTGGACTGTAAAGATCATTACCAGTTTTGGTAACCATGACAATTGGAATCTTTACTACGAGCTTTGCGCTCGATATCCTGATGAGGATCTTCTTGAGATTTATCCTGGCTCTGGAGTCTATGTAGTTCGCAGAGGTTCTGTCATTGAGATTGAAGGTGTGAAGCATCTCTTTCTTGGCGGAGCATTGTCGAATGACAGACAGAACAGGGTGGAGGAAGTTAGCTGGTGGGATAGGGAACAGCCTTCCGAGGAAGAGTTTCAGAGATTCTTTGATTCTTGGGAGGCTCATAAGCCTGACACTATCGTTACTCACGATGCGCCACTGAGAGTTCCGTTCAATAGAGCGGGAAGAAACTCAAACACAACAGTTCGAATGCTCGACCATGCGCTCAAGCTTTCAGATCATAAGCCTAAGAAGTGGTACTTCGGTCACCATCACAAGCTTAAGAAGTGGAAGATTGGCGGCATTAGGTTTCATTGTTGCGGTCTTCACGGACAGTATTGGGACCGAGAGATCAGAGTATAGTTTTAAATAAAGAGGTAACCAATGTCTGACGTTAGAATCTTTGAGGTTGGTGGACATATTCGTGATAGTATCCTGGGCATTCCGAGCAACGACATTGACTACTGTGTTGAAGCAGAGTCTTACGAGGCAATGAAGGAATGGATTGAGGCAACTCACCCCAACAGAAAGGGGAAGGATACCGCAATCTTTCTTGAGACTCCCGACAAGTTCACCATTCGTGCGCTAAAGGGTCCCCGCGATGTAAGAGACTACGTTCTCTGTCGTATCGAGGGGCCATACTCTGACGGTCGCAGACCCGATTGGGTAAAGATGGGGACGTTTGAGGATGACATCCTCCGCAGAGACTTCACTGTCAATGCTTTGGCAAGAGAAGTTGGTACTGAAGAGATCATTGACATTGTCGGTGGTCTTGATGACATCAAGCGTCGGCGCCTCAGTTGTGTTGGCGCTGCTCATGAGAGGTTTCAGGAAGATTCTCTGCGAATCATTCGAGCCATCCGTTTCATTATCGTGAAGGGTTTTCAGCCTGACGATGAGATTGAGAGTATCCTTTTGAGTGGTGAGTTCGCTTCCAACTTGGCGGCTGTGTCTGTCAACAGACGACGCGATGAACTGCTGAAGTGTATGAGGACTCATACCGTTGCGACCTTGCGTTTCCTCGGTCAGATCAGTCCTCTCTACACCGAAGCTATTTTCGAGTCTGTTAAGAGTGAGAACAAGGACAGCAAGGCTATTGTTGATAAGCTGTGGCTCATGCCAACGATGAAGGACTGACAGAATGCTTTGGCTTACAGTTCAATATTTCGGTCTGATTCTTATCAACGTAGGTATTGCGCTTGTAAGTTTCAAAATGGCTTCGAGTCTTCATAAGAAAAAGAATTCTGGAGCGATTGGCGCAGTCATTTCGGGCGTAGTTAATGTGGTCTGTGTCCTTGCGGTTCTTGCGATCTACTTTAACGCCATGTACTTTGGTCAGTAGGAGATACGATGTCTCACTTCGATGCACTCATTAGCTATACCGGTCAGACTCTTGACCTTGCAGAGCAGGCAGCACAGTCTGGTCACCGAGATGTCGCTTTGACTCAGATTGCTTTGGCGGAAGGTCTGTTGAGGCAGGCTTGCCAGGAAGCCATCAACTCTGTCACTGATGACACTTCCATTAAGATTGTGGAGCACTGACGGATGATGTTTTCATTCTTGGTAGGATTTATTCTTGGACTGTTGGATGACGGCGGTTACATGCTTAGTGTGGATGCAACCACCAAAGGTCGTGTCCTGCAAGCAGTCTTCTTCTATCTAGTATTCTTCTTCAGTACGATGGGCGCAGTATACTTCATGACTCAGCAGGATTATGTTGGAGTCTTGGGAGCCGCTTGCGGCGGTGGTCTCGGAGTAGCTCTCGTTGCTTACAAGAATCGCAAGAACAAATCCACTTCGAGAGAGGATAAGATTGAGGTAGAATGCAGAGACTAAAATTTGGAGAAAAGAAGCCGGGGCATGGTGAGGCAGTCTTCACTGCTATCATGACAGAGTCTGTTCAGCCTTGGGAGTTTCATTACGTTAAGCGTGTTGCTCCGATTAAGTGTCCGAGCATGATCATTATCTCAAGATGGGATGGCGCGAGAGGTTTTCCTGGCGGTTTCATTGACAGCGGAGAGTCCATTAGAGACGCTGCTGTAAGGGAGACCATGGAGGAGATTGGGGTAGAGGTTGACCCAGATAGATTGGAGGATGGGTATACTTTTTTTAACAACATATCAGTTCATTTGGTTAAGCTGATAGTTGATGAGAGAGAGTTCCTTGAGATTCTTCAGTCTGCTTGGATTCATTCTTCTGCTGTTCTTGGTGACATTATCAGCAGGAAGTTTTATCCTGAAGCTCCATTGCTGTTTGATGACATGAGAGATGTTAACTTCTTCACTGAGGTTAACGGTGTTGAAGCTGTCTATGTCACAGAAATTGACACAGCAAAGTGTTTCCCAAGGTTCCTTAAGAGTCCATTCCCTCCGACCATGATTGAGCAGATGGCTCTGCTTTGCAGGGACCACAAATGGGGAGACGAAGAGACCATGATCAGATGGTTCGCTGAAGGCGGGCATGATTATTTGAGTCTCATTGCCGAGGATACTGCGCCGGAGTAGGTAGAAGTTTTCTACGAAACTCATGGGACGTTATAGGCATCCGAGGTGTAACGCTAAACTCTACGGAGAAAATCGCATGTCTGTTATGAATCCTATCAAGGACGCGGCCACCCTTTACAGTCATCTTGAAAAGGATTGGCGAAGCTTTCACGAGACCTTTTCCAAGATGGGAGTGACCCTTCGTGATATGGGGGAAGAGGGCGAAGGTGTCATGGTGATGGCAAAGAGCCTTGTCTCCAATGGCATTCTCGATGAAGTGATCGGGGCAATGACCAACGAGAAGCTTGCGAGTCTTGCTGACTCTGTGGCTTCCACGATGGAATCCGGTGGAAGAGATAAGAACTATGTCTTTGGCATGGTGAATCTTCGAGGCTCTCTGGACCTTTACCTCTTCCGTCCTGTGACCGGAGAAACTATTTCGGTTACTGCGGGACTTCCTGATTGTGGCGATGAAATTGCTGGGCAGTTGTATCTGACTGTCTGGATCAGCAAGAACATTGAGCGTTACGCTGCACAAAATGACGCCATTGTATTTAGTGAGCTTACTGATTTCCTGTGTGGAATCTGAATAATTAACCAAGTGGTATGACCTATGCGATTTAAAGTAATTTTTTCTGACGATGAAACTCTCAACATTGATGCCGAGACTCCGAATGCTGCTTTCAAGGAGGCACAGACGAAGAATGGTGTTGGTCGCTTTGTGACCAGGATTTGTGCTCGGGGTAATAGTTCTCACATCTATTATGTCAATGGTGAATTCGTCGATCCGTATGCAGAAGCCTCTCGCATTCTTGGAGAGGTTGACCTTCAGATTATCATCAAGCGAATCCGTCCCAGCTTTTCTCGGCTTGATACTTCACGAGACGTAAAATTTGACGGCATCTATTACACCATGAAGTCCGTTGGGAATGGTCCGGGTAGTTTTATCACTGACATTCGGGACTATAACAACCATGCGGTAGTTCTTCGCCGAGTGATTACTTCTGTTACCATTCAGGACTTTGTCCCTGTGGTTCATGAGTTCAAGGATATGGTCTGCATCCACTGTGAAGGCGACCTGTTTGAGATTGAGAACCCCAACGGAGAATGCGGTGGGAAGTAGAGAAGAAAGAATCAGAATCTATAAGGATTTGGAGCCAGACGATCATGTGATGACTCTTGATGATTTTCGGGAAACCGTTAAGTCAGGAGGCTTCATTGATTACGATGGTTATGCTTCTCCTATGAAGGATGGAAAGGTTCATCAGGTAGTTGTCTACCCTTCAGACGTTCCATTCTTTAACTTCGAAGACTTTACTCACATAGTTTGGTATAATAGGTAGTAGATATGGATGATGTTCTATTCGATCTCGGTGAAGACAAGGCTGTTAAGCCTAAGATTAAACCCAAGATTTATACGTCTGGTGGTAAGGGCAAGAAGCAGTGTCAGAACACTGACTGCGGTGTTTTTGTTGGTGTCAGGACGAAGCTCTGTCCGATCTGCGGAACAGAGTTCGTCAAGAAGGCTCCGCAGAAGGCAGCTCTCAATCCTGCTAAGGATGCTGAGAGCGAGACAGATTCGCATTACTGCCCGAGAACGATTGTTAAGACCTCCCGGCCTTACGATGCAATCGTGCTGATCCCTTCCGGTCTCTGTCCTATTGTTCCAACAAAGGATGACCTGACTGAAGAGGGAATCATTCTGTGGGCTGAGGCTGTAAGAGATTGGGGACTCTCTGAGAAGAAGGACTATCTGACAGGTAGAGCTATCCTGTACTACGCTCGTCATACGTTCAACATCTTCTCTGATGAGTATAAGCAGATTCGTTCCGTACTGACTGTATGGGAGGAAGGCACAAGTGAAGTTCGGTAAATTCGAAATTCATTGGCTGGTCGTTGTTTCTGCGATGATTCTACTCTTCCTTCATCTAAACATTTAAAGGTGTCTGACTAAGTAATTTATTCTGCACTGAGAAAAAAGGTGCATAATGAATAACGTAATTGTCTTTGGAGATATACATGGCAAAGCACACCTGCTTACCAAGTTCCTAAAGAAAGTCAGAAAAGAATACGGATATGATGTTGAGCTTTGGAGTTGTGGTGACCTCGTAGACAGAGGCGGTACAGAGAAAGAAGTTATCGACATCTGTTCTAAAGAGGAAATCAAAGCAGTAATTGGAAACCATGACCTTTGGATGATTGAACTGATAGTTCACCAAAGGTTTAATCCTAACATGATTAAGATGCTGGATGCTTATTCTACTCTCGAATCGTATGGAGTTGATTGGCGTAAGCTCATAGCGGATCTTGGTTGGACAGATGGTTGGGCGACCATTGGGGCAGAGTTCATTAAGGCGTTACCAGAAGATCACATCGGTTACATACTGAACATGTATGATGTCGGTATGATTGATTGGCTGGATGACAAGACCTATTGGATCCTGCACGCTGGCCTGCAAACCAGTATTGCGAAGAAGCATAAGAAAAAAGATGGCGACATCGCCATGATGAAACGTCTTACCAAGAATGACCATGGCAGTATCCTCTGGGGCCGACCAGACTTCTGGGGCGCAGAGGATAACCTGTATCACTTTGACAATGGAGTGCAGATATTCGGTCACTCGTACACTAAGCGTCCTGTAGTAAAGGACCACTTCATTGCACTTGATACGATCGGGTGGGGCAAAGCAGACAAGTGGACTCTGTCCGGAGTAGTTCTTCCAGAGCAGAAGGTGATACAGGTGAAGGAGGACTGAGGTGTTATCAGAAGATCGCCTTGTCATGTTCCTGTTCGAGTCTACGGCAGACAAAGTTTTGAAATGGTTCTACGATAAAGATGGTAACTTCTACCATGTTAAGTTGAAAATCTATTACGAAACAGAATGTTATGCTTCGCCTGTAGGGAGTGTTGTTCTGGCAAGGGGTGTCTTAACTGACTACAGCTTTGTCCACATAAAAATTCAGCTTCAGGAAAACAGGATACATCTGCGTCATTTTCACAATGATGATAGTCTAACTCAGGATGAGTATCCTGAACTGATCTCTCTGTACTATATGGTAACGGAGTTTTCTCGCAAGATGATCTTAAATTTTCTTGATGTTCAGATGTTTACTTTGAGCGTTAATGGTTCGTATCACATAGTAGAATGAGGATCAGATTATATGAAGGCTTTTACATTTAGACTCTTTGATGTTCCTGTTCAGGTTCGTTGGGGATTCCTTGCCATGATGGTGTTCTGTGGGGTCCTCACTAATAGTATTACTATTCCAATTGTGATCGCACTGAGCATTTTGGGTCATGAGTTTTCCCACATTCTGATGGGAAGAAGGTTCGGATATCACACTCAAAGAGTTATGTTGTTTTTTCTTGGTGGCGCAGCCATGATGGAAGAGAGGAAAGGCTCTTACAAGGAACACTTTTGGATTGCAATTGCAGGTCCACTGTTTAACTTTGTTACTGCGATTCTAGCATTGGTTCCGTACATTCTTTTCTCATTGCCGGATGTTCTAACTTTTGTGCTCAGTGTAATCTTTGGTATCAATGTCCTCATTGGGGCATTCAATATGATTCCTGCGTACCCACTGGATGGTGGCAGGATTCTTAAGAATGGATTGTGTCTCATGGGATGTAAGGAAGATACTGCCACTAATGTGGCGCACGTTGTCGGGCTGCTGTTCGCCATTCTGTTCATCGGTTATGGCTTTGTCAGACTCGATCCGGGTATGCCAATCATCGGAGGCTTTGTTGCGTACTACATTCTGAGGGAGAGAGACATCTTCTAATCAATTTAGAATCGTCGCGAGGGGTTTTCACCCCTCACGGGGAGAAAAAGATGGCGTGCTCCAGAGCCGTAATAGATAAAACTTTTCTACATTTCTCCTGAGGTGTTATGCTCAAGCATGGGAAGTGATCGGCCATACTGTCGCGGAAAAAACTTCTGCCAATAGTGTAGATACTTCGACAAAATAACGGCAGAGAATGAAAAGAATAAACAACATTCATTCGTTCGTTGGAACCGGCGCTTTCCAAACTGGGAAAGAGATGGCTCTTTCGAATGGAGAAGATTTTCATCTGGCGGCATTCCTTAAGCGGAGCAAGTCTCTTATCAGGATTGGTGTCAATCGCAATGTCTCTCATGCTCGATTCATTAGGGTTGAGGATGGAGAGGTGTTGTCATTTCTTCATGCTGAAATGGATGCATTGATTGCTGCCCGTCCTGGCGACACATTGGTTGTCGTTAGATGGACGAAGGGCGGTGAAGTTTCAATGAGTCGTCCTTGCGAACACTGCCAGCGCTTCATTGCGAAGGCTGGAATCACTCGTGTCATCTATTCTGGATGGAATGGTGACTATTTCTCTGAGAGGTTCATGTGAAAAGAATTGAAATTCTTGGAGACATTCCTCGAAGAGTGGGTCTTGCATGTTCTGGTGGCGTTGACTCAATGGCGGTTGCTGATTTCCTTATCAAAGGCGGGCGGCAAGTCATTCTGATCAATTTCGATCATGGCACGGAGTACGGCGGAAGAGCAAGAGAAATGCTCAAGGCGTATTGTGAAGACAAGAATCTTATGAGGGTTTTTCCTAAGACATTCGATCCACCACCCAATGGTGTATCTGTCGAAGCTTATTGGCACAAGCTACGGTATGAGTTTTACCGTCACATTGCACAGACAATGAAGCTTGATGCAATCATCACCTGTCATCACTTGGATGATCAGGTGGAGACATGGATTATGACAGCAGCGACGGGTAATCCGAGGCTGATTGCTCATAGCAACAACGAGACCAAGGTAATTAGACCCTTTCTTTTGACGAGGAAGAGTGTCTTTGAATCGTGGTGTGAAAGAAAGGGGGTTCCTTACCTTGAGGATCCTTCTAACGAAGATACGAAGTACACTCGCAACCTTGTGAGGCACGAAGTTGTGCCAGCTATGCTGAAGGTTAACCCTGGAATGCATAAGGTTATTGCGAGAAAGGTTAGGGCTGCGTATGATAAACGTAGCGAGCGGTAGATAAAAATAGTTTAAAAAGAATTGATGGACCATAGCTCAATTGGTTAGAGCAGCAGTCTCATCTGAACCTTGATTTTCGGTTCAAATCTGAGTACAATTTCCTTACGGAGATTTGTATAATGATTGTGGTCAAGGTAAAGCCAGTCAGAATTCTGAATGGTTATCGTGTAATCTATAATCCTGAATACCACAGGGCCATGTCCAGTAATAATTGGAGTGGTTATGTTTATGAACATATTGTAGTTGCAGAAGAAATGATAGGCAGAAATTTGAGAGAGGAAGAGGTCGTTCATCATTTAGATGGTGATCGTTCTAACAATCGAATAGAAAATCTGCTTGTACTTTCTAATGCTATGCACGCTAAGCTTCATGGTTGGCTTGAAAATGGTGGCGTATTTAAGGAGACTGAATACGTTAAGAGGGTGAATTCAGAGAAATCTAAGGAAGTAAGAACAATCAATAGGTTTTGCAAAGTCTGCAAAAAAACATTGCAGGCTAAAGAGAAACTTTATTGCTCAAACAAATGTCGAGGCATCGGAACTCGTAAGGTTGAAAGACCTTCGAGTGAAGAGTTAGCAAAAGACATTGAGAGTATGAGTTGGCTCGCCATTGGAAGAAAGTATGGTGTTAGCGATAACGCTGTAAGAAAATGGGCAAGGTCTTTTGAGCTTCTATGACAATTCTGAGCCAAGCCAGTCAGGCGTGACTGGAAGGTGCAACGACTAGTTGGTGTCAGACGAACTTCTGACGTAATACAACATTAGCGCCCTCCACCCTAACGTGTAATGACGAGGGTGATGATATAGTCTGCGGAGTTAGGAAACTAACACAAACGGGAAACTGCGGGTTGTGGGTTCAAGTCCCACTGGTCCTACCATTTAAAACGGAGTAAGTTCAATGAGAGTTACAGAAGCACCAGTTGGTGAGATAGACTTTGATTGGACCAACTTCTCTAATGTTTCTATCAAAAGAAGGTTGCCACATTCTTTTTTGCTTAAGTGTGTTCAAGCACATGAGAGTGGAGAAAGCTATGTCGATCACCTGACGGATGGAGGCAACAGAATTGTAGGAAGATTGACCCCTGAAGGTCATATCGACTACATTATTAATCCAGAAGAACACATGGTAAAGGAATAAGATGTTTAGCGGTAAGACTCAAAGGACTCTTGAGGCTATCATTTGGTTCATGATAGTAGGTGTACTTGCATTTATCCTTGTCACGCAGGTCAAAGCCTGCGTCACCTGTGACGATGTGCTTGTAAAGACCATGTGGAATACCTACGCTTGCGTTGACGAATCTGCTCTAAAGTAGATAAGGGTAAGGAAATCAGATGAAGATTATGAATGCACGGTTTGGTTTCGCTACCAATAGCAGCAGCACGCACAGTGTGATCGTACTACCTGAAGGCACACCTATGCCTGCCACAGACGAGTGGGAGAGTTTTGGGTGGCAATACTTCACTGCCGCTGACGAGGAGTCTAAGCGTAAGTATGCAATGCTTACTATTCAGAGCACAATCCGTAGGGTGCTGAGTAAATCCGGTCTATTTAACTGGCAGGACAAAGGTGATATGTCATCTTACCTGATGAATGCATGGTTTGATGCAGGTATAGACCTTGAGAACTATGACCGCTATACGAACATGGAAGGTAGCATTGACCACCAGTCTTTGACTGGTTTGCCGATGCGTTGGGACGGAAAGATGATTGACATTCCATTCGCTAAGGCGTTCATGGATGCAATGGTCAACTCCAATGTTATTATCCTTGGTGGTAATGACAATGATGATCGTACCCATCCCCTTTCTTATTCGGGAGAGGCTTGGGATCTTATCGAGAAAGCGAATCTGCCCCTTGATGGCCTTTCTTCAAACGTTGTTAGGTTCGATGCAGAATACAACTACTGGACCTCATTCAATAGAAGTAATGGGGCCAAGCTAAGGTTCCGTATCTCTGGCGATGAGCCTATTGAGAAGTCTTCATACCCTGAGCTTGTAGACATTAAGATTACGGATATGTGTCCGTATGCGTGTGCGTTCTGTTACATGGGCAGTACGAGTTCTGGCCTTCATGCGAAGGCAGAGACCGTCAATGCTTTCATCAGAGAGCTTTCGAGTAAGAATGTTTTTGAGATTGCCATTGGTGGCGGAGAGCCAACGATGCATCCGTACTTCGTTTCGATTCTGAAGTATGCAAGACTCAATAACATTGTTCCGAATTTTACCACGAAGAATCTTTCGTGGCTCAGAGATCCTACTCAGTGGGTAGATATCATTCGGGAGTGTGGAGCATTCGCTTACTCTGCGGACTCTAAGAAGGACGTAGTAAATCTTGTGAGCCTGCTTGATACCAATGGTATCTCTCGTAGCAAGGCGACCATCCAGATTATTCCAGAAGTCCTAAGTACGTGGGCTCTTGACGGCATCCTTCGTGAGGCCGGGAGTTATGGTATGACTGTGACTCTTCTTGGTTATAAGACAACCGGAAGAGGTGCAGAGTATGCCGAGAACAAGCTTGACACCGACTGGCTGAGTGTCGTGACAGAGATTCAAGAAGAGGGTTCGAAGCTTCCGAGGATTGGTATTGATACTATCCTTGCAGCAAGCACAGACCTATCGGATTTTGATCCTAAGCTTTACACTCTTGAGGAGGGTAAGTTCAGCATGTATATTGATGCCGTAGGTGTCAAGGCTGGTCCGAGTTCCTTTGCGAATGAGGATGAGTTTGTTAGTCTTGGTGAGAAGCCAAGATACGCTGGATATCCAAAGCCTGGATACGTTACAGAGCTTAAGCTCCCCCATAATGATTGGAATGATTCACTCTGGGAAGCGTTTCGTTCCTACTAGGAGAGAAATATGTGTAAGAGTAATGAAGAGTGCGAGCACAAGAAGGTTCATCCTTTGAGTAAGCTTATCTACTCCAACTTTGTTCTGACCAGATTTACCGCTGCCGGCGGAGGAGTGTTTGCATTCGCGCACTCTTGTCTGCACATCGTCATGCATGGATTTGGTTTTCCCTGTCCATAAGGGGCTCCTTCGGTTCTGCGGCGCGATACTTCAAATTTTTCTAAATTTCCTGTAGGACGTTATATTCTACCATCGATGGAGAAAAAACGGAAGCGCATTTGACTTTCAACAAAAACCTTCGTATAACAACAGCACGAGGGTAGTTAATACCTTCCAAAAATTCCGGGGCTGTGGAGAAATTCGCAATTCAGTTTGAAGCCTCGCTCCTTACGTGGAGCAACCCACAGCAAACTCACAAGCATAGTAACTCGTTTACCTGAAAAGTAGAAGATTGTTGGTGCAAATCCAGCCGGCCCCACCGAACACATTTTAAATAAGTATTAACGAAAGGCAGCACGGAGAAGGTGCGGCCCTTACTGGGACGGTCGTTGGTTAAAGTCCAACCCTTTCGACCATACTTAGAATTAGTTTATCTGTTCATCATCACAAAGCTTACAAGCATAGATAGATCAATTGGTTAGATCATCGGACTATTAATCCGAAGGCTGCGGGTTCAATCCCCGTTCCTTGCAACAAAAACCCAGCTTTGTACCTCGAACAGATACCCCTTCTGCCCTTATAGTGTCAAGTTAACACGCCGGCCAAATAAACCGGAACTAGAGTATCGAATCTCTTGAGGGCACCACATAACATATGTTTCTGAGCCTGGATGGCACCCCTAATAGGGGAAGAGAGGTTCGTTTCCTCTGCGGGACAAAAGCCGGTTCGAAGCCGGACAGAAACATCACTACATTTTATGCCGGATGATCCCTCGTTAAATCGCGGGGCCGGCTCCCATTTTCCCCGTCCAATCATTTCAATCTTACAAGCATAGCTCACTTGGTAGAGCATTAGAATTGAGATCTAAAGGTTGCAGGTTCGATCCCTGCTGCAAACAAAACAGATTGATCCCTCGGACGGGGAGCCCTTTCATCATGGTGTTCCATGATGTAAAATGAAGCGAACATCTTTGCGTAGGCTCAATAACCGTTTGATGCATTGAATGTTGAAAAGTGCTCCAGTCACCAGATAATCATAGGGTGACGCACATGCCGAAGTGGCGTAATTGGTAAACGCAACAGTATATGGAACTGTCTTTAAAAAGTCACCAGCTTTAAACCTCGACCCGTTAGAAATAATTGGTCAACACTTCAAGCTTACAAGCAGCCTTCGGGCAAAAATGTTGGTTCGAGTCCAACCTTCGGCACCATATAACTCCGCTCAAAACAATAGATTGATCCTGCAAGTCACACAAACTGATTTGCAGGATCAATTCATTTATGTATAGACCCTTTGCTAAGAGGCAGATATGTACGACGGTACTGATAAGCGTAGCCATAAACAGTATGGGCACCCAACCCTTGATGAGTCAAAGATTTTCAAGTGGTTTGGTTTTGATAATCCTCATTTTCCAGACTTCTACCTTTACAGTAACTCTACTGGAACAGTAGGCATTTGGATGCATGATGGTTCTCCGATAATTGAAGGTTCCGCTAAGTGTCTTGGTTCAATCTACACTCGTCTTGCGCCAATTGAGCGAATTCTTTTTATGGAAGAGTATGATGCTATGGCCGCATTGTTTGGAGTCAGCTAATGCTTGGTGAATTCAAAGAGTATCACAACATTCACGGAAACCCCGTATTGGATGCCTGCAATACATTTGAATATTGCTACGCATATATCTATCGGGTTAGCAATTTTTACGGTTACGCAAACAAGGGACGAACAGTATCTTTTTGGATGACCAATAGTGGTGCTAATGGAGAGCTAAGGGTATCTTTTAGCTCGCAGAGCGGCACCTGTATCGGAAACGTTTTTGCGTCCCTTAGCAAGGAAGAGCAAGAGTCTCTTCTTGCAGAAATTGATACTCTCGGAAAGGAATTTGAGTTTTTCCGACAGGAATAGGAGGTCCAAATGACCAATACAAATACAGAAAGAGTTGAGTCTCTCGGTCCAGCCGAGACGATCATCAGTGCTCTTATCAAAGCTACAGACCACATGGTCCACAACCGTCCCGGCATTGTTGTTTCAGACAATAGCAACGTTGTGGGCACAAAGTGGTATCCTGTTACTCACAAGAGTGAGGAAGGACAGGATGTTGTCTACAGGCTTGATAAGGTTGGGGCCAAGAGTGTCCGCACCAGAATTGGTATTCGTGGTGAAGATGGTATCGTCCGTAGCAACGGTCGTGTCGTCGGTGAGTACCGTAAGCCTGGAATCTACAAGGAAGTTGCATCTTTCCTTTACAGGCAGGTCGCTAATGTTTGGGACATGGACAATGAGTTTGTAGCTCGTTGGGCATCTTGGTCTATGAATCAGGAGTACCGTGATCTCAAGGTTGTTCTTGCTGCATTCTCTATGGTTCAGAACCGTATGGGTGCCCCAATCAGAGAGGGTGGAGAAATCCTATTCTATGATGATGATTACCGTGATGTTGGTGAGGCCATGTGTCTCGTCAGGAGTAAGGGTAAAGACATTGATGCTAAGCTGCTGATCCGTATTGGTGATGTTCTCCGTCAGGATGATATCGCTGCAATGAATCGTGAGCTTGGTTTCGGTATCTCTACTCGTAGACCTGCGATGGGAAGGTACAATAAGGTTGTTGAGAAGTGGCTGCGTTACCGCGAGAATAACCCTCGTATGCTCGCCGGCCTTATCAAGTCTGGTCAGAGGAAGATGATCATGACTCTCGCTAAGAGAGTCGGATACAAGCCTCAGACTGAGGATTTCTTCAAGGTTCTTAGGTGGAAGCAGAAGCAGTCAGAAGATGGTCGCCGTACTATGATGATTGGTGTGGAGGTTTCCGAGGCAGAGTCTTGGGTGAACCTTACTGAGCGTCAGATTTGCGAGAAGATTATGTCTGACAAGCCGAACTTCAAGCGGATCACTGGTCTGCTTGGGACGACTACAGTTGGGCTTACTCGTGCGATTATGGCTGCGGCTATTGATGGCGGGTGTCTATCTGATGCTGACCTAATCATTCTCACTCCTACTCTTGAAGAGCTTGGACTCTTGAAGGTTGCGGCTATTAAGCAGAGGTGGGAGACTGCCACACTTAATGCTACAAACCAGAGAGCAATGAACATTGCTCGTAATGTCAAGAGCAGAGAGACTGCTGATGTCTTGAAGGCTGGTGCTGACGCTGCTGTTCAGAAGGCAGTGGAGGAGAAGGTTGCTAACCTTCGTCTCTATGTCATTGTCGATAAGTCTGCATCTATGGATGGAGCAATCGAGAAGGCGAAGCAGTATCTTTCCATGTTCATTCATGGCTTCCCACTGGATAAGATCCATGTTTCTATCTTCAACACTGTAGGTAGAGAGCTTAGGATTAGAAACAGGTCGAGTGCCGGAGTTACTCAGGCATTCATGGGTCACAGTGCGAGCGGTGGAACTAACTATGCTGCCGGTGTTTCTGCGCTGGCGAATAGAAAGCCTGCTGCTGACGAAGATGCTATCATGCTTTTCGTTGGAGATCAGGACCCTCATGCATCTGGTGGTGTCCGTAGTAACTTCGCAAGTGTTGTCAGAGCTTCTGGCATTAACCCCGTCTCCTTCGCTCTCATTGAGGTAGGCAGAAGGCAGGGGCGCTGTGTCGATACAACGGCTACTGCTCTTGGCATTCCATGTGTCAGGATTCAGGAGGACACTTTTCAGGATCCTTACGCAGTTCAGAGAGTGTTTACTCACTTGATTGAGTCTGCGCCTATCGGAGCTTCTAGTGCGAGAGCACCAAGGAAGACTTTGATTGATACGATCTTGGAGACAGAGCTTCTTGCTAAGCCGGCTTGGGCGTAAAAATTTATGGGGAAACGTAGGTAGCTCAGTCTGGTAGAGCGCGGGTATATACGCCCGGTCGCCGCAGGTTCGAATCCTGTCCTGTGGGTGGATAAAGTATGGGCGAAGGAAGCGAGAGGGAAGTAGTACATTAGTACCTCTCGTTAGTAAGCAAACAGAAATTGAAGCCTCCCCACTTTTTTGGAGTCAAGGTGAAAAAGTATTGTCCACACTGCAAAATCGAAACCAAAATGGTTCGAAAATACGGCTCAGTTAAGCTCGGCGCTCATAAGATTTTGAACGTCAAATCAAGGTGGTGTGATGAGTGTAGACAACTGCTACGTTATGGTGGCGATGCATACACTGATGACCGGGTAAATGAAGAGTTTACTAAAAGGTATCTGATATGAAATGGATAGGACCTTATGGCCCAGCTTGCAGTGAGCCATCGTACAAGTGTAGTAAGTGCGGCCATTGGCAAAGCACCAGAGGTGTGAGCCTACCAAAAGAATGTCCGAAATGTAAAGAGAAAAAAGAAGAATAAAGAACTGTTCGAGGGACTCCTTCAACGTGTCATACAAGCATGTCTGCATTGCAGAAGCCATACTCCGTAGTCCAATCGAACATAAAGAGAGAGTCTAAGGCTCCTGCTCTTTTCTTAACGGAGCGTAGCATTGTATCGGTGACGTGGCATCGTTAGTGAGCTGATTAGAAGCGTAACATCCACACCATTTTTAGGAGCAAGAAGATGAAGGTATATGCACATTCCGAACAAGGAAAGAGAGACTACCAGCAGGATAGATATCTTGTCAAGAATAATCTCGTCGCAGTTTGTGATGGGATGGGTGGTCATGCCAACGGAGAGCTTGCAGCAGAGGCAGGAATAGATAGACTTAGTGCTATTAATTTCAATGAAAAGGGAACTCCATGTCAGTTGATGCTTGAGGCCGTCAGGCTTGCTAACAAAGACTGCGAGTTGTCAGATGACAACAGAGGCTCGACCCTAATCGCGGTTCATGTTGATGAAGAGAAAAGATTCATTAGTCTTGCTCACATTGGAGATTCGAGAATCTACTTTATCAACAAGAACAAAGAGGTTCTTCAGCTTACCGTTGATCACGCTGTCCTTAGCGGAGGATTGACGAGTTGTCTTGGGTCTGCTACACGCATCGATATTGATGTTGTCAAATTCGAGAAGGGAGACTGTGTTCTTCTGGTATCTGATGGAGTCTCTGGAGCTTACAGCAAGAGAGATCCTGAGAATCCGTATCGCAAAATCTCCCTCAATTATCTGATGGTTAAAGAGATTGATAAGGCGCTGAAGGAAGGGTGGAATCCGGCAGAACATCTGTGTCATGACGCTATTGCCAGGGGCAGTACCGATAATTGCACAGCGGTTCTCGTAGAGCTTTGAGAGAAGTTTTCTAAGAAACTCACAAGATGTTATAGCATAGTGTATAGGTTTTTATACTCCTTTAACGTCGTGTACTATAGATGAGGACAAGCTGGACATGAGTACAACCCTTCTTTCCATTGATCTTCTTGGACGAATGATCGTTAGAGAATCAGGTGGCAAATTCTTTTTCTTTGGAGAACTTGTCAAGCCAGAAGGTCTGATGAATAATCAGGGTGGAGAAGATATCCTGGTTGCTTTCCACATTAGTGGAGACACAATTCAACAGGTCTCAATAGATACGGGGAACAAAAGTCCGGAAGATATCCTCGAAGAAGGTATCCCACCAATTAAAAATGATTAAGGCAACGGGAAAGATCGTAGTTGAACCTAACTTTATGTACCTTAGTGTAGATGAAGATATTGCTCGACTATACCGATCATTGCTGAGGAAGAAAGGGATCATCCTTATCAGGCAACGGGCCGGCTGCCATATCTCTGTGATTCGCCCTGAAGAAGTCAGGCAAAAACCTTTGTCGAAAGGGTATCACGGAGAGATTGTTGAGTTCTCATACAACCCTGAGTACATTCAGAACAATGCTACTCACTATTGGTTCCGGATAGTCAGCCCTTGGCTTGAAGATATCAGAACGTCACTTGATTTTTCGACCCAACCTGTTGAGGTAATCGGCGGAGAATTAATTGATGTCCACCCTTTTCATCTTACCATTGGTAGGATTGCAGGTACAGAATGATCATTCGATGGAACGATGACGCTACGGCTGTCTCTGATGCTGACGCAATGGACTTTATTCGTAAGGAAATAGATAGCGGAACCAATATCATTGACGTGTCCACCATCACTATGCTATACGCTGCTCGTGTTCTTCATAAGCGAGGCGAGCTTGAGATTGACCATGTGATGTTCGGAGACAACATCGCTCTTGTAGATAAGGATGGAAGACTGTCACGGTGGCCGAGTAGCGGCTGTGATATTTTTGACAAATACCTCGATGAGTTGGCGTGATATGAGTTGGCAAGACCTATTGGCAGAGGACAATGAAACTATTGTCGCACCATGGATTGGTGGTAATACTGTCTATGCTAATGATAGAACATTCAGAATCAAGGGACGACGCCCTAATGAGTTCGGCTGGTATAGCTTTGAACTTGTGGGAGCAAGAGGTGTCAAGGTCATTGAGTCAGCAGAACCGGACATGGATTGGGAAGAGTCTCACTCTTCGACAGTTGGTTACCTAATCGGTGATAGGCTTGTAGCTGATGATGTCGGCTTCAAGATTGATCCAGAAGATATTTATCGTCACGGGATCAGGGTTAATATCCTTGAGGCTGGACTGGATATGTTTTCAAGGATTAGGGTTGCTAACTACGAAGATAAATTCTATGTCTATGTTGGAGAGGAATTCCCTCTTGGTCCAGAGTCTCAAGTGTTTGAGGCTTTCGAAGACAGGAAGGATACTATCGCTGACATTCCAGAGGTAGTCCCATCCCTCGATCTATCTTTTAGGTATGAGGTATATAGAAGGGCTGAGGTTGAAGAGAGACGAGCAGAGCTTGAGAGGATCAGACTTGCAGAAGAAGCTGCAAGAATTGAGGCTGAACGTCGAGCTAACATTATGCGTCAGGTCGGAACAGGTGCAGGCCGAAGAGAGCTTGCACAGATTGACTTTGGTGCGGCATGTAAGGCTTCTCTTGAACAGTCAGGAGCGGAGTACATTGGTCATAACGTCACAAGAAACCGCAACGAAACTGCCGTAAGGTATAGGTTTCGTGGGCAGAGACTTGAATGCGTTGTTGACAATCGGACTCTAAGAATTGTGGACGCAGGAATCTGTCTATCGGCAGGTGGTGTTCGCGGAGATACATTCTTCACCTTGGAATCACTACCGGCAGTTGTCGGTCAAGCTATCGACGAAGGACTACTTCATGTCTACCGCTACGTTTAGAGCCAATATTAGGCTTGCACTAATTGCTCTCGGATACCAAGAGAGCAAGCCTACATGTTGGACAAAGCCTGTTGGTTATCATCTTCTTACGTTCGAGGAAGAGCGTGGAGAGACTGGTGAGTGGACTAATTGGTTCAGAGGTTGTGATAAAGATGGAACTATGTGCAGGTGGAATACTAAAGAGGTAACTATTGATAAGGAACAGCCAGAACCTACTATAAAAAAGATCATTCAGACTATGCAGTATTGGGAAGCTTATGCTCCAGAGTATTGTAAGGGTGGTGGTGTGAACTTTACCTATAGAGCATTGGATCTATAACTCCAACAGGGAGAATACTTGAAAGAACTTGTGACACTATACGCCAGAGACTCAAAGAACAGAACCAAGCAGTGGGGAGTATACTCCGAAGAGTTTGAAGATGGTACGGCAAGATATGTCGTAACTCATGGTCTCATGGACGGGAAGAAGCAGTCGAGCCCAAAGTATATTAAGCAGGGTAAGAACATTGGTAAGTCTAACGAGACTACACCTTACGAGCAAGCATGTTCCGATGCTCAAAGCAAATGGAACAAGCAGATCGATAAGGGATATGTTCCAGATCCTGATAACATTCCTTGGGCTTGGGAGCTTGAAAACTATCTTCCAATGCTCGCTCACAAGTATGAAGAGAAGGGGCTTAAGCATATTAAGTTCCCTTGTGCTATTCAGCCGAAGCTTGACGGCTTCAGAGGTGTGGCAGGTAGGCGACCGGGTCCTGACATTGTATTGTGGTCAAGAGCAAGGAAGACTTTCTCTGCTCCTAACCTGATCATTGCGGAGCTTGAAGCAACAGTTGAGCCTAACGGTAACCGTGATGGCGAAATCTATAGGCACGATTGGAGAAGCCCTACTAATGAGCCTGATTTTCAGAGGATGTCATCGGCGGCTAAGAAGCGTAAGCCTGACACTGACTCTCTTGAATATCATGTTTACGATAGACCTATTCCAGAAGATCCAGATGCTACGTTCTACGACAGATTCTATAAGCCTGCCTTCATTGATGGGACCATCGTTGAGACTGAGCATGTAAAGATTGTAGAAACAATCATCGTGAACTCTTTCGAAGAGATCATGGAGTATTATGAGCTATGGACCTCAGGTGATCTTCCTTACGAAGGTTTGATGGTTCGTAACCTTGATAGTGTGTACTCTTACGATAACAGAAGCGTTGATCTTTTGAAGATTAAGCCTCTTGATACTGACGAGTTCGAGATCATTGGCGGGAAAGAAGCGACGGGACGTGATGAAGGAACTGTAGTTTTCCTCTGTGTGACAAAGGATGGCGTAGAGTTTGATTCACGTCCGAAGGGTTCTTATGAACAGAGGGCAGAGTACTTTACGAATCTTGATGGATACGTTGGACAGATGTTAATGGTGGAGTTCAATGGCTACACAAACTCTGGTATCCCTCGATTCAATCGTGGTGTAGGAATCAGGCCCGATTGGGATATCTCGTAATGTTTTCTCGGTCCAAGGGTAGTTCTCCTGTTAAGTGCGCCGACAGAACTAAGCGTTGGTATGTTGATGATAAGCTTCATCGACTTGATGGACCTGCCATTGAGTACACCAACTGAGCTAACTATTGGTATGTTGATGGCGTGCAGTACAGCTTAGCTGATTACCTTGATCTTGTCTCCGAGGAAGTCCTTGAAGACATTGTGTTAAACCACTTACCGGGATTTTAAATGAGCATTGAAACGGCAGTAGTATTCGGCAATGATATGGAGGCGATCCATTGGCATCTTCCTGCTGGAAGGTCAGCATCTTATATGCCTGACTCAGCAGATTTGTGGTCAGTGTTGATGAAGAACAAAGAACAGGTAATGGGAGTAGCCCACTCTCACCCTGGTTATGGTTCTCCTGCTCCGTCATGGACAGACATCACTACCTTCTCTGGTTGTGAACTTGGGCTCGGCAAACGCCTTCTATGGCCAATCATTTCAAGAAACAGGGTCTCCTTCTATATGTTTGAAGGCCCTCATAAGTATAATTACAGAGAGGTCTTTGTCGATCAGGAATTGTTCTGGTTGCCAAAGCTGATAGAATTTTCTTACAATATATAATTAGACAAGGAGGTAGCAATGACTACACTTAATGAGCTTAGCGCTCTGAACGAAGATGAAGCAACACTGAACATCACTTGGGGTGGAGAGAATGGAAACCTCTCTGATCCTATTCCATTCGGAGCATCCACTACTGACATCAAATCTTGGGCATCCGAGGCTGTTAGTAACGGAAATGTCGCAGGAATTGCGGAAGACACTAACGTGGACTTTGGCGACTTCATTGTTGACCGTTATAGGGCGTCCACTGAGAAGCCTTACAATTCTGTTTTCCTTAGGCCCAAGACTCCGTTCGGTGTCTGATGTCCAGCATCGTTGATATAGCTGCACTGAGCGAGAAGCTAAACCTCACAGAGGAACAGAAGCTTCTGCTCAGTGCGGCTATGGAAGAGATCAGAAACAAGTATGCGAAGGTCGAGAATGAAGACAAGTCTTCAATGGCGATACGTATGTATTGCAACGGCGTTGCTGACGGTTTGAATCACGCATACAAAATCGTCAATGGTATTGATGATGACTATAACTTAAAGACTTAAGAGGTAACTCCATGGGTTCGTTTGATGCCACTTGCATCCTATCTGATATCGGCATCAGTTATGGTGACGAAGTTTATGTATTCCTTTTGTGTTCCGGTAATGGCGGACGAACAATGGGTGGAAACAGATCTTGGTATCCTATCACATATGGTGTGCCAGGAACCTATGCTGACTATGGAAGAGTATCTCTTAACGGAGAATACCCTCAGCATATTCTTGATACACTTGCACAATTTGTTGTGCCTTTTGAGCAGGGAAGCAATTCGTGCCATGAGCATGCGGTTGATCCTAATGCTCTCACTTGGAATTCCCTTGAGGAGGCAGATAGGCAGAGTAGGCTTTGGGCGCAGAGAGCGCCCGTCAATTATATGAAAATGAATAATGCCGAGGAAGAGTGGAAACACCCCATTCAGAAAATCTGCGATGATAATGACATTAGCATTCGCGTCTTCCCCGTTGCCCTATCTGGTAGCACATTTCTCTATGGAGAAATTGAGATATGGGAATCAGATAAGCAGAAGGAGATAGAGGATAAGCTGCGCGCCTGTCCTGAATTCATTAACTCTCCTTATCAAGTTGTTTCCGTTCCGAAAGCAGGTGTAGGTTACTCCGAGGAAAACAAACCTGCTCTCGATAGCGAAGATGGTTGGTACAGAGGATTGCTTTTTGCTCCGAAGTTGAAGCAGCATAACCTTGGTTCCTTCTTCGGCTATACCCCTTCAGATGAAAGGGTTCGGGTAGCAATTGGCTACGTCCGCAAAGATGTATTTGATGCCCTTATAGTTCTTGACAGGGAGTCTGTGGAGATTGCTTCACTTGTCAGAGAGAAGGTTGAAATTTGTCAAGAATATGAAGCAAAGAAAGTTTCCAACCATTGGGACCCTGATAGCAAGTATTATCTTAGGGATGTGCTTAGAAGTCTGAAGCCTAATGCTACTTACGGTACGCGAAGGGGTTTGTCGTATGGAGGTGAGGGGCACGGAATGTCTGAGACTATCCTCACTGAAATGATTTACAGCTCTCCAGTTGATACATTCGAGCCATTCAATGGTTGGGTGCGAGCGATTGATATGTATAACAAAAGCCAATACTCCTTAAGAAAAGGGCTGCAACCTACGGTAGACTATGCCGGTAGTCAATGTGCCAGTGAAGACTGGCCGGACCAGCTTGAGTTTCACCAGAAGATGGCCAAGATTTGTGAGGCAGCAATACAGGAGAACTTCTACATCTGTGTCGGAACGATTGGGATGACTGATGGTGTAGACTTTGATAGTTTCGATGATTTCAAAATTTGGGCTAACGAAGCTATGTTTGATGGCAAGAATCCCAATTTGACTTATAAAGAAGCAATGCAAGCTCTCAAAGATAGCAAAGTTTTCAAGCAAGAATAAGAGGCGAAATATGAATATTGGACTCGTAGGCGTTGGAGCATTGGGATCTAATCTTATGCTCTTCGCAAGGAACGTTAACGCTGACTGGACGGTCGTTGATTTCGATAGGGTCGAGACAAAAAACGTTATGTCTCAATTCCATACTAAGATGAGCCTTAGGCAAAACAAGGCGAATGCTTTGGCTAAGTCAATGAAGGCTCTGTTTGGAATTAAGATTAAGGCTATCCCCCACAAGTTGACTACGGATAACGTAGACGCATTGCTTGGCAAGGCTGACCTTGTGATTGATTGTCTTGACAATGGAGAGTCCAGGCGTGTCATCCAGAAGTACGTCAGAGACAAGAACATTCCCTGTCTTCATGGAGCCCTCGCGGCGGGTGGAGCATTTGGTCGTGTCGTATGGGATGACAGCTTCTTCATTGATGACGAGACAGGAGAGGGACAGGCAACCTGTGAAGACGGAGAGCATCTGCCATTCATTGTGCGGACCTCAACCTGTCTTGCGGAATCTGTAAGACTCTTTGTGAACGAAGGGAGGATGGCCAATTGGCAAATCTCTCCCGCAGGAACAGTAAGGCTTTGATTTGATGCGTTGTTAGATTAAACCTCGAAAGGGCTCCGGCACCACACAAGATGCCGGAGCCCTTCGTAAAACTCATTGATAATCATGAGTAAAAAAGTTTAAAACGCTATTGATAATCAATAGATTCTGAGCCATAGCTCCAGATGTTTTTCTATTGCAGCTACGGTAAAATATAAGGGTGAGGGGAGTTTAGCTCTCTGCTTGAATGAGGGCTTGAAGACCTTTATCGGCAGTATTTAGGAGTAGCTCCGCAGCCCAAGAGATAATCATTTTGAACATATCATCGCTGTGTTTCACAAGCAGATCCCCATGAGGTATATCGGAGATTCTTTTCGTAACCTCATTGGACTTCAGCCTTGTGAAGACGGATTGAATTTGTCCTTGATGGTTCATAATCTTTTGAGCTATTGGCTTAAGAAACTTTAAGTCACTTACCTTATATGCTTTGGTGACGTACTTAGCAATCTTTGATGCGTCACCAAAGCCTGATACCATTGATACGATCGATACAGCAGCGTTAAAGGTTGATGTAATCGTGACACCTTCGGAGAGATATAGACCGGCGTTGGCCAAGTCTGCAATCTCTCCTGCACCTGGGATAATGCCGAGCATATCTAATATGATATGAGTTCCACCTTTTAGAACCTTAGGATCTAATTCGTCGAACTGTTTCTTGTTAAACTGTAATTGTTTATCTGACGGTTCCCAGGATAATTTTAGTAGACTAACCTCTTCAGCTTCTGCCTTAAGGTTTAGTTCTTCTAAGCTACGTTGTAGGTTCTTAAGTCTATCCATTTGATCTCCCTCAACATAGCGAAACATATTAGTAAAGGATAAATATGGGTAAAGATATCGAGCATTTCTATGCCAAGTATGGTGTGTCACAGGTAAGAGATCAGAGTTACATAGATGAGTTCAAAGAACTGCTGGAAGCAGTCTTCGCTGCCGAAGAGAAGATTCAGTTGATTGTGTTCAGAGGATACACTCCATCATTCAATGATGGTGACCCGTGCCGACATAGTTCTGGCATCTCCGTACTAACGACTGATGGTCTGGAAGATGATGATGAGATCGTTTGGCCTGACGTGGAGGAGCACTACGATGATACGATAGAAGATGCCGTATTGCTTGACGAAGTGTTTGGAGTGAGGCTTGCTACGCCAGTCTCTTCTCACATTTTTGATTCAACAACAGCCATTAGCAAAAAGGTTGATAGAGTAATCTATGGCAATGATTTGGCGGATATAATCTACGACACTAACTATCTTGTGAAGGTATATCGCACAGCGAATGGCATCACAATTGAGCATAAGGAGTATCACTGTGGCTGGTAAATTTGACGAACTATATGACAAGTATGTGAAAAGCGAAGTTGTGAAGGAGCAGTTTAAGGCTGATCTTGACGAGCTATTGCTCGCGACCTTTGAGGCTTACCCTACCCTTCGGATGATAATCTTTCAGGGTATGACCCCTGCTTGGCAGGATGGAGAAAGGTGTGAACATAGCGAGGAGATTATGCTCGTATGTGATGATGGCCTCTATGATAGCGGCTTTGCTTCGGATTACAGTTTCGATTCTAATGAGTTTACCGATAAGTACGGAGACAAGGCCGAGAGTATGATCGGGAAAGTTCTTAAGTTTCCTGGAGCAGAAACTGTCTATGTAGAACTTCCAGTTAATGTTGGACCACACCCTAAGAAGCTACCCAAAATGGAAAAGGTGAAACAAATCCTTAAGGCTCAACTTCTTACTACTTTGATCCATGACACTGATTATGTCTTAGCGATTACAAGAACAGAAGAAGGATACGACTCTAACGTTCAGGAATGCTGGGATGAATACTAAACCATATACATTCCTGGCGCTTGATAAGAGGCCAGTGAAGTATATAGAGCCGCCTACATGGGACTCTATTAAAGATCAACGTAGCTTTAAGTATGCCGCGTTGGATTTTGTAATGCGGAATAGTACGGAGCCTATCAGGGCCATTTTGAAGCAGATGCCTATCGAGGGTAATCATCGTTATGTCGTAGTGGATGTTAAGTTGCACGACATAATTGAGGGACAGTTTCCATGTCTGCCGGGATGGCACATGGACTGTACCCTAAACCCTTGGCATGATACTAAGCCTGACGTTCACCATATCTATGTGGTTGGCGCAGGATGCAGGACAAGATTTCTTGCAGAGGATTTCACCATGGAATTTCCTACTGTGATTCCTGCACAGGTTAAGACTCTTATGAACTCAGTTGAGCATAAGAGTTGGAAAGCAGAAGAGGCTCATGTATATCGCTATGATAGATTCGGACTCCACGCTCCGTCCGTCGCTGAGTCAACCGGAAAGAGGATGCTCATTCGGGTGACAGAAACCGATCTTATCAGACCGAACAGACGATATTTTTCTAAATTTACCACAGGACGTTATAAGGGTACGAGCCGTAGCCGCAGATAAAAGCGGTCCCCGTCCCTTTGCAGTGAGTGATAAATGGAAAAGGTCACACTTTGGTATGAGATCGTGGATGGACAGGATGGTAGTGCTGAGCTTTTTTGGTATTTTGATCGCCCTAAGTGGCGCGAGTATCAGATGAACACTGGATCAGTAGAAACCTTTGTTGGTTCCGATATTCATAAAGAAGCTGCTTTTGGATACGATGATTAAATCTTCAGCCGAATGTAAAGGCTGAATGAAGACCGAGCAACACTATACATATAGCGGGACAATGCTTGGTCTTCTGGGAGAGGAACGAAGAGGTCGCTCTGCTAACTTGGCGGCTTAGCAGAGAGGGTGGGTCTCTTCATCAATTTGGATAAAGGAAGTGTGGCATGGAGCTTGGAACAAATGTTCAGAATGAACTTGGTGCAATCCAGTCACTGAATGCCAAAAATCAACTGACGATAGATAATCTTCGTGAGCTTTGGTCTCAAGTCTTCAGACTCAATTTGGGCAAAAATTCTAATATGACGTTCAGTCCGGAAGGTTGGAATCATATCACCATTCGTTTCTACAACTTCGGAATGGTCGTAAGTGCCAGAAAGGAACCAAAAAGATGGAGCGCCGATTGGTTCTGTGGAGCCAGCGGAGAAACGTGTGGCTTCTATGTGAGAGAGGAATCCACTTTCGAAAAGCAGTATGGTTCGTTTGAAGATTGCACAGAAGTAATGGAACTCGTTCTACAGTTTCTACAAGAATAAAGTAGGTTAAGATATGTCTGACGCACTAGTTAATGCTCTCCTTGATAACTCAAAGGCTGGCAACCCACGGCACTATGCCGCTGTCATTAGAGCTACGGAATCTGAAGAGGTTGCCGTTCTAAAGGCTCAGCTTGACAATCTCAAAGAGCAGATGGAGAATGCCGCAGCTTCCAGTGAAATCTTTGGAAGCATTCGCAATGCCATTCTTGGCACTGGATATGCTCGCCGCAGAAAGGCGACGAAGGATGACCTGTTCGGCAGTCTTTCTGCTGCTCCTATGGCTGGAGCTAACACAACTATCATCGATATTGTGACCTATCAGACTGCATTCATTGGTTCGTTCTCTCGTATGATCTATGAGGGTGCCGAACTTGTTTGCAATTCGAATATCATTTCCTTTGATCAGGCTAAGACTGATCTATCGGAACAGCTTGGAGAAGACTCTAAGGTGATCGGTAAGAGTAGGGCTGATGCTATCCTTGCTAAGCTGGGGAACGCAGAGAAGGATGCGCTACAGTCTCTTGCACTGGAGCAGCAGGTAAATGCCAGCGCAGTTACTAACTTTATGACAGGAGTTAGAAGGCTTGGTCAGGCTCTAATGATGGGTGAGGACTACTGCGCAAACATGCTTAACAGCTTTGATGGTTACTACAACCGTCTTCGTCATCGTCACACCGAGGAAGGCATTGTCGTGCAGCCTTGGCATGGAATCCCATGTCCCGTCCTCACAGACGTGGCTATCAATGTCTGGGATAATTTGGACCGTGCCGGAGAGATTGAAGGCGGAGCTTCTACTCGTGAAGAGATTGGAGTTTATACCGTTAGGCGAGCTAAGGCTATGATTGAAGCCTGTCATTCTCTGAGGGTTATGTTTGCCAACGCTAATGACTTCTTTGCGATGGAGCTTGAAGATATCAGAGCTACTACCACTGCCCTGCGGTCTACTGTTGTAGCACTTGATACGATTCTTGGCAACAGTGTCTGGAAGTATTCGCCTTACAAGTTCGATGCATACGCCAAAGAGCTTTCCGATGCTTATATCGACATGAATCTGCTCGACATCCCTCCCGAGGGAAGGACTAAGGAAGCACTGGATAAGTCTGAGACTTTCGCGCTTAAGCATAGGAATGATTGTATTGCAGATATTGCAGCAATGATTGCCTCCGAGCGTCCCGTTGATGAGATTGTTGAGGTTGCACTAGAACTGAAGCTCGAAGAGAAGGCATTCCTTCTTGAAGAGAATAGTTTCTTTGTGTGCAAGATCGGAACGGGGAACTCCTTCCTTGGTGAAGCTCCCGGTGCTATCGAAGTGATGCCGGGAGAGAAGCCTACCGCAAACCTTGACAGGATTTGGGGCTCTGGCTTTGACGAAATGCGTCATTACATCGCAGGTCTTCATACTATCAAGAAGTGGGCTCCGCTATATCTCGCAACAAGTCCAAGCTTCAGTACGGACAAGAGCAACGTTCTTCTTGTTGGACCACAGGGTTGTGGTAAGACTGAGCTTCTGAGGGCAGTTGGTGCAGACAATGGATCCATTTCCATCTTTGCTACTGGCTCTGACTTTCTGACCTGTTGGATGGGTGAGGCTCAGAAGAACCCAAAGCGTCTCTTCAATGAGGCACGAAAGCTTCAGAAGGCTTCTGGTCGTGATGTCAATATCCTTATTGATGAGATTGATCAGGTGCTTAAGAAGGGAGATGGAAGCTCCGGTAAGGTTGACCTGTCTCTTGAGTTCCAGAACCTAATGGATGGTGTGGTTGCATACCCTGGCATTAGAATCTGGGGAGCTACTAACTTCCCCGACCTGATTCCTACTCCTATGCTTCGACGCTTTGCTCGTGTTGAGATTGTCGGAGAAATGGATCAGGAAGATAGAGAGCAGACTCTCAGATACTACATCGGCAACTTTCTTCCCACTACTGAGGATTGTGAGGATAAGTACGAAGGTTGGGCCAGAGGTCTTGAAGGTGCGACTGGAGACATTCTTCGCAAGGTTGCAGACGATGTTTGGCGCGGAACCGTTCGCTCTCTGATTGATGTGAATGAGGATCTTGCAGAAGAGATTGTCACGTACCTTGTCGATACCTACGGAGAACGCTTCTCCGCTCAGGATCTTTCTGACGAGGATAGAGAACTTATCAAGGAAATGATGGGCGAGCACAAGGTAGGTCCCCTTGTCGTACAGTCCTGTATCACTAAGCTACTTGGCAATCAGGCAATCAAGGATCAGATTGCCGGTGCCAGCAATACTTACGCTCTCGCCAGACAGATGAAGCGTAAGAGTCAGTAAAAGAGAGGCAATCATGAATGAGCTAAGAACTTCTGCCGAGAACATCGGTGTGTATCGAGGATTCTATAATCGGCAGTACAATGGGGGCGGAAGGCTTGTAACTAGCGGCGCAGGATATACTGACCGTGAGAATGACGATGCGGTCATTAAGCTGATCACTGGCAACAAAAAGGCTGGTCCATTCGGAGAACTGTATCTGGAAAACCGAGCAAAGGTTATTCGCTATGGCGATACCTTTACGGTTCACACCCCTGGATTCTACATCTATCGCAACATGCGCAAGAGAACTAAGGGAAAGTTTAACGTAATCCTCTTTACTCGGGTAGGTACATTCGACTCTTGGTCGATTTACGATAAGCTCGATCGCTACGGTGATTCGTTTGCTGAGTTTGGAATCTTCGGAGAAAATGAACTATTTTCCGGTGAGGAATTCGAGAGATCCACACTTAAGTGTTGCATCCCTTACGGTGGTTATGGCACTCCGACGAGCCCGGTCCTCCTAGTTGCTGACATATACGGTCAGACGCTATACACTCAGTTGATGAGTAAGATTCTCGGAACGGAAAATGTCGAAGAGGCAGCCGAAGAGGTTGTCGATGAGATCAGGGTTGAGTCTGAGTATGCCTTGTTTAATGGGTACATTCCCGTCTTTGCTTCGAACAATTCAGTTATCACTGTTAAAAGCGATGGCACAGTTGAGGACTTCAAGTTTCCTTACTCTCCAGATGCAGATCCGTCTAGTGTTGCAGGGAACATTAAGGATGGCACAGCCTATTGGGGACGCAGAAGTATCATGAGGCACTGGAATTCCGATTATGATGACTATTCTCCTGCCGAGTTTATCTTCTACGATGAGTTCAAGAATGAGATTGTTTGGTGCGATCAGGCACAGGAAGAGTTCGCTGCATTCTGTGATACAAACCAGAAGGTGATGAAGGCTTCCTTTGATGAAAGAACCGACAGACTGCATGATGATCCGCTGAGGGATCTGTTTGTCGGATACCTTGAGGCGATGAGTCCTATTGCGTTTAAGGAGTACATGAATGATTACTTCAAGAAAAAGGGACTCCCTAATCTGGAAGTAACGGAAGTGTGGCCAGCCATGTGCTGCGGTGGAAAAACCGTACACGATTGGGACACAGGCCATAGTGAGTTTATGACCTCAAAGGATATGGGGTATTACATTGAGGTTGCTTATAACGGTAAGAAAATCATTGGTGGGAACTCCGGAACCTCTTTCTCCTGGCTTGCCGTAAAGCATCAGAGGGAGAAGGATAGGGTCAGACTGATTCACTCCAGTCGTTGTCAGCACATCTCTTCGTGGTCCAAGCATACAACTGATCAGGGTTACGCTCACTGGGAGATTTCGGACTGGATTACTGGTCCGATGGCTGAAGAGTCCCGGCTTAAGATCGGAGATTGCCCTGCTGTCTTCATGGGTCGTGACTCTACTGGTAAGTCCAGAAAGAAGCTTGCGATGGAGACTCTGAGGGCAAGGATGGCGAATCTCTGATGACTAAGATCATTCTGCGATTTCCGAACGTTTCCAAAGAGGACCTGAAAAAGAAACTTGATCCTGCGGTTGAGAACTTCAATCTCTCCGCAGAGTATCAGGACGAAGAGGTTGCTATTGTTGGGCCGGAAAGAGCTATCAATGCTATCCAGCAGGCTTATCTAACTCAGAAGCTGATGAGTGATCTGGGAGTAAGGTTCTGATCCGATAAGGATCGTCCTTCAAACAATGGGGTTCACGATGTATGGTGTCACTTTTGAATTCGCAGAGAAGGCAAAGCATTTTGTCTCCTACCAGTATGATAACTGCAAGATTTATATTCCAAGAAGCTATGTAGACGAACGATATACGAAAATGGGCCTTCCGTATTTCTGGTCGTATAAAGATGACGGAAGCTTTAATATGAGTTGGTCGAATATGTCTCACGAATATATATGTTACGGAAAATTCTATTCCATTTTGAACGAAGATGAGAAGCTGGAATTTGCTTCAGATATTATGCCAGAACTAGAGAAACTTTGTAGACGTTAGGTGATCACGCAGGTTATCTTCCGTTGTTACTGAGGCAATAATGTTTACTTCATACGGAAGACTAAGGTATGATCCTAAGTTTCGTAAAAGGTTTGATCCCTGGTGGGCGCTGCTTGAGTGCAACGACCATGACTATAACCTTTACAGGTGGCTAATCAAACAGAGAAGGTCCTACAAGATGCACTCTGCTGACTGGCTAAAAATGGTCGGACTGCCGGAGAGTGATAAGGTATGGACGGTTGATGTCCCTTACGGTCCAGTAGTGAGGCCAGCTTGGGGGACACATATCTCTGTTGTTAGAGGTGAGAAGCCTTCAAACCCTGATGCTTGGAGAAAGTATCAGGGCAAGAGGTTTAAGTTCACTTACGATCCTGAGTATATAAACACTAACGGTAGACACTGGTGGTTCAGGACACATTGTCCTGAGCTTGAGGAAGTAAGAGTCGAGCTTGGCTTAACTCCTCAGCCAACATATGTTCATCGGTATACGAAGAGAACGAAGATCAATCACATGCATCTAACATTCGGGAAGAATGTAGAGACTCCTTCATACAAAGCCCTCAAGAAAAATGCGAGAGCAACCTCTCGAAAGGCTCCGAAGAAAACCCAGCCAGAAGTGGTTGTTCATCGGCGCAGGCGACGCAAGTAAGGAATTTTTCTAAATTTCCCCTAAGATGTTATAGGAAAATGAGGGGGGGCACCATATCTTTGAGCCTTCTATTGACCTACTAATATTCACCTTTCACATAGTGAGAGGTGAATGTGCCAAAAAAGAAATTCAGTTGTAAAAACTGTAATACGGTCACAGAAAGATATAGGAGCACGGTAAGAAATCCAGACAAAGTCTTTTGTTCTAAAGAATGTAAAGGCTCTTGGCAAAAAGGTAAGACTACCGGAAAGGATAATCCAAACTATCGCGGCGGACTACACTGCGAACAATCCTACTGCAAGTGTGGTTCTGAGAAAGACTATAGAAGTGAGCAGTGCATGAACTGTCGTTCTATCGTTTTCAATATGGATCAAATCCTGTTGGCAATAGCGAATAGTAAGAGCTACAGTGAAGCTTCAGTCAATCTTGGAATGTCGCGAACATACCTAACGAAATATATCAAAGAGCACAAATTAGATATAGCACACTTTAGGCCGGGAAGAAATAGGGAGATTCCTAACGAAGAGTTATTCTCAAAATCTTTTTCGAGAAGAAATAACACGGTTAAAAAAAGAATAACTAGAGATAAACTGCTTGTCAATTCCTGTTTGTGGTGTGGAATTACAGACACTTGGAATGACAAGCCTATAACATTAGAACTTGATCACATCAATGGTGATCCTACTGATAATCGTATTGACAATTTGCGTTTACTGTGTCCTAATTGCCACAGCCAAACTCCCACGTCGAAAGGTAAAAACAGTAGAAAAAAATAGGAGGTGCCGCTATGTCAGGTCAGAAGACTTTTTTCACTTCTGACCTCCATTAGCTGGAGGTCACTTTTTTCATCACAATATAATTAAATATTCTAACAGACCTTATCGTGATTCGCATGGCGAGCCTGATGTGAATGCAATGAATGAGGGAATTGTTAATAACTGGAATGAAGTAGTTGGTCCTAAAGACCGAGTATTTATCCTGGGCGATGTAGCAATGGGCGGAATGTCTAAAGCTCCTTACCTCGCAGAATACCTGCGTCGTCTTAACGGTGACAAATATTTGGTTCCTGGCAACCATGATACTTACATTCTCAATAGCGAAGAATGTATGGAAGAGCTAACCTTGCTTCCTGCCGTTTACGAACTGAAGATTCCAGATGACACTCTTCCTAAGCGAAAGAATGGTCGTATGAAGCGTCAGACGATTGTTCTGTGTCACTACTCTATGAGAGTATGGCACAAAAATGGCAAGGGTGCTTGGCATCTATTCGGCCACAGTCATGGCAGCATGGATGGCATCGGACTATCTTTCGATGTTGGTTTCGACGGACCATACTCTAATCATCGCCCTATGAGTTATGAGCAGGTTCGCGACGTTATGAGTAACCGAGAAATGGCTCTACTTGATCATCACGGCGAACATACAAGCTACCATTAAGAGGTGTTCTATGCAGTTCGAGGACTTCTGTAAAGCTCTCAACGAAAGCAAGTGGCGAGGCTGGATTCACGAAGTTGGATTCGGCCTCCCTTTGCAGGCTTCTTATCTCGATGTTCCTGGGGCTTCCGCTACCATTATCAGTACAGGCTGTCTGTATGATAAAAGTGTGCAGGGTCTTGGGAGTATTCGTTCTGTAAGCAGAGAAGGCGCCACAAGGTTTGCTGCTGGCTTCATGGAAGGTCAGTTGGGCAAGCTCCCTGAGTCTTATGAGGACCTGTTCAGCATCGCTGTGAGTGGGGCACACAAGACTGCTGAGAAGCGTGGTGATAGTCATGCCTGGATCTCTCTCATTACTGTCTCCACCGGATTTGAGCTTGATGGAGAAGAATGGAATGTGCATGTAACCTTCGATAAGGATGAGTTCGAAGACAGAAAGGTTGCCGGTCAAGTGCTGGCACAAATCTGTCAAGACCTTATGTGTTCGGTCTTTAAGCTTGACGTTTGGACAGTCGATAGGTTCATCCGAAAGTATCGTGATGCTTCCGGCTTCTCTGTCGATGTTGTCAGTAATCATTTCCCTGGAAATTGCCTGACTCTTGAGCAGCAAATCTCTTTGGCAGGAACAGGTAAGCCTGTCTTCATCAGAGAAGGTAAGCTTGTTCGTCCGACTGACATTCTGAGAGAGAAGACCACAATCTACAGGGGTTCATTCAATCCTCCGACCAAATCTCACGATGCTATTGGTGGCGATGCCATCTATGAAATCGTCATCTATAATGCTCGAAAGGGTATGGCCGACTTGGGAGACGTAGCACACAGAGTTAGAATGCTCAACGCTATGGGCAAGACAGTTATGATCACCTACTCTGAGGCATTGTTTTCAGAGATTGATTTTGTCTTGAGAAGGATTGTTGACGCAAACTATAGTTATATTGTTGGAGTTGATACTTTCAATGCAGTTGTAGACCCGAAGTGGTATGACTATTACCCTTACGAACTTGAAACTTTCAAGAACGGTAGTCGCTTTATCGTAGCTGGAAGAGACGATGCTCCGATCAAGAAAACTGTCATTGCGGAGTACATTCAATACGAAAGGCTAACCGGTGTTGAGTATGATCACGCCATTAGTTCTTCGAGAGTTAGAGGTGGAGAGAGCAATCTCTGTCCCGAATCAGTTCAGAAATACATTGCTGATAACAAGTTGATAAACTATCCCGCAAAGTCTTAGGATTTTTCAAATGACTATTACCCGAAAGAATGATCCGGATCTTCGTTTTGATTTTCTGACTTCAGAAAAATATCAGTTTAATCCGAGCGACTATGATACGACCGGTCATTACTCTGCTGACAGAAAGGCACTTCTAATCCCAGGTGTCTATGATGTGAAGGATCCTCAGAAAAAAAACGGGAACGTTACTTATCTTTTTAAAGCAAGAGATAATGGGCGAGCAGTTCGAAAGCGCCTTTGCTTGGGAGAATTCGCAGCACTTCTGAACGAAGAAGAGAGGGCGGCTTTTGCAATGATCGCAGAGGAATTGACCGTCGGATTCTGATGATTATTAATATCTTTTTATACCTTCTGTGTGATGATTCACACAGAGATTCACGGTATAATTAAAAGGTGGAAGGTACATAATGAAAAGAGTTCTTTATGCTGAAATTGAGGCACTGAACATTAATGCTTGGGTTACCAGCCTTGGTGTGCCAGAGGACTCTGTTTCTATCGTGGAGTTTCTGCTGACTGGTCACTATAAATCAGAGAGACTTGAAGTCTCTTGGGAACCGAGCGAAGCTGTGGAGATTTATCTGCTTGCTCTTTGGAGTGCAGGATTCGGAGGCCATCATCACTCTAAGAGTGTAGCGAAAGCTGCCGTAAAGAAGCACATCTTCGGATCAGATTTCCTATTGTAAAGGTGAGGTATGGACGACGAGAATGATGACATTTTTGAGGAAGAAGATTCCGGAACACTAATGTATCACGTTGTCTTTAAGGGAGGTGGTATGCTCAGAGTAGAGCTTCCCATTGATGAAGTACCTCAGTCTAAAGATGAATTGGTTCTGGCCAGAAACGTCAGTCCAGTAGTTTACTACACAGGTGCGATTCTTGACTGGAATCAAGTTGCTGCTTGTGTTCCCGATTACTCTACAGTATGATTAATAAGATTTGCCATCTTTATATCTTTCGCGCCTCTTATATCTTCCCATGCCTTTGTTCTTACCTTTATAAGTATCAGTCTGAGCATGACAATTTGGACAGATTAATCTAAGATTCGATAAAGAATTGTTTTCTGAGTTACCATCGATGTGATCTAATTCAATCGGCATTGGTAACTCATTCCATTCTAACAAATCGCACACAGAACATTTGCTTCCGTTGTGTTTTAAAAGATATCTTTTTCCAACTACCGCAGAAAACTTTCCAGATGCTATTCTTTTCTCAAGATCAAAATCATGCTGGCAATAGTTTGAGCAATACTTTGCAGAACCTCTCTTGGTTTTTTTGCCGCAATTTACACAATCTGATGCGGGTTTACCATTTCTGGTGACGCCTACATTGTGAAATGAAGCAGAGCAGCTATGAGAACAAAATTTGGAATTAGCTTTAGCGTAGTTGGTGAATGAATTGCTGCAACCTAAACAAATATATTCTACGAGAACTTCATTAAATAAACTCCTGCATTGACCTGAACAAAATGAATGCGTAAGATTTTTTCGAATGGAACGCAAAACTGAATGCTTATTTATGCGATAAGCTTCATCGCATTGATCACACTCAAGAGTTACAATTTCTCTTGATTTGAAGTCTGATAACCACTCTCTGATGTTATCATCTGAATATTTCATGTCTTCCTTTTATGGCCGTCTAACTCAATTGGCTTAGAGTACCTACCTCGTAAGTAGGAAGTTTCCGGTTCGAGCCCGGAGTCGGCCTCCATATGCTTTATCTTAAGAAAATAATAGAAGTATCACTTCATTAAAAATAAATTGCTCCATAACATATAGGAAAGCTATAATGGCTAAATACGATATGTCTCCACACATCAGAAACCTTGATAATTTCGTCGGCTGGATCTTTATCCGCACTGTTACCAGAGAGGCTGAAAAGAATCTTGGTGATGGCGGAAAGTTCTGGGAACAGTTCCCTGGAATGCGGGAGGCACACAAAGCAGGAGAGATTGATATCTCTCTGACGATTCAGGGTGTTGAAGTAGACTTTGTCGATGTGATGAATCAGGTTTACGCAGAGTACCGTAAGGCTGTCGCCGATGACTCTCGCACTCTCGCCAAGACTCTTATCTCTGACGAGTTGTCTGATAAGATTGATCTTATCAAGGACATGCTTGACGAGGTTGAGTCTAAGATTGCGGAAGAGATTCCTGAGGATAAACTGGCGAACATTAGAGAATGGCATAGCGATTGACTATGCTATAACTTAGGAGTTCAATGACCGAAGGAACCATAGGATTTACGGGAACAAGAGAAGGCTTGACTAATCTTCAAGTTTTCGAATTGGCCCGGTTGTTTGTGATAAATTCAGAGCTATACGATACGTTCATACACGGGGACTGTATCGGTGCTGATGCTGACGCAGACCACATTGCGTACTCATTGGGTTACGCAATTAAGATGAGACCATGTACTCTCGAAAGTATGAGAGCTTACTGTCGATCCGGTATAATAGTAGCAGAGCCAATGCCTCCCTTGGAGCGAAATAAGTTAATCGTCGGTGATTCGAATCTGATGATTGCTTGCCCCAAGGAAATGAAAGAGGTTCGTCGCTCTGGTACTTGGGCGACAATTAGGCACTCTATCAAGATGGGCACTAAATTGGTTATCATATATCCTGATGGTAGTCTGGAGGTAAAGAATGACTAAGAGTAGAGAAGAGTTTTTGCATAGAAAGAGTTTGATCCTGGGTAAGATGTTCCGCGAGGCTTATGAGCGTTGTGGCAAAGATCATCAAATCACTAAGGATCTTCTTGAAAGATATTGCAATACTCGCAGAGAGCTACCGGGTGAAGGGAATGACGGTCAACGTCAGTCTACAAGACTTGGAGCGTATGAGGCTTTCCAGTCAACGCAAGAAGGCTAAGAAAGAAACACATTCTGCATAGCAAAAAAGGGACACTGTAATGGTGTCCCTTTTTTCGTGGCCGCCGGGGAGAAAAACTTGATAGCGGATTTTTCTACATTTCTCACAAGACGTTATACTAAGCCAGCAGCACGGCGCTGCAAACAACGTACAGCATCGGGCAAGCGGAAAACGAAACAAACTGTCGATAGACGAAAGTTTTCCAAATTTCCCACAGGATGTTATACGATGGTGTCGGGTGAGCCGATAACGATTAAGGAGCGCGAAAGCATGTCAAGTCGCAATGCAAAGTGGGATAAGGCGGTCAGTGATAAGACGCCTCTGAACCCAGAAGATACTCTCGCTTACTACGAGAATGTTCAGCTTGACCCCACCGCTGGTCTTTCCAGCCGTGACCGTGCTCGAATTGCTGGATGGATGAGTGCTACGAAGAATAGCTCCAACCAGCCTGATACTGTCGAGCTTTCAGATGGCGACAAGAGATACCTTGCCCGTCTGGACAAGAGAGCTAACGCTCTCCCCGCTGACAACACACAGTTTATACAGCCGGTTGATTACTACAAGCTCCTTGGAGACGCATGGGACAATATGTACGTGTGGTTTAAGGGGAACAGTTGGCCAAAGGCCCGACCGGTTACTACAGAGTCTTAGAGAGAAGAAGGAAAGGGTTGCTATTTTGACCTTGACCAATTAATTAAAACAAAAGAAAGGAAATTACATATGTCTGCTGAATTCGATCTTCGTCCCGATGACCTCGTCATCATTCGTCTTACCCTTCGCGGTCGCGATGGCGGTGCTGCCGTCAACGTGAATGAGACCCCTACTGTTGCTGATCTCGGCCTCGGTCAGGATGCTCCTACCGTCGAGCCCCCAACGCTCGATACTGCCGAGTACGCTCGCCTGCTTTCTGCTGGCGGAAGTGATGCTGAGGCTGCCCTTCGTATGCTCGCTGAGTTTAACGAGGCAACCGCTGACTTCATGGCTGCTGGTGGAACCCCTCCTGCTGAGTCTCTGGCTCAGGCAGTGGTTGACTGGGTCGTTGAGACCCGTCCTGGCGGACACAAGTTCGTTACCACTGACTCCGCAGACGGCTACGTGATCTCCGCTCGTGAGATCAACATCCACCAGGTTAGCCTTGGTGATGATGACCGTGCCTTCCGTGTCACCGCTGTCGGTACTTGGGGCTGATTAACTGAGCGTAAAGCTTAGTTAGTCGCGAAGGGTCAAAAATAGCTAAACACTGGGGGTCGGTAGTTCGGAAGTTCTACCGACCCCCTTTGTCCATTCTTCTCTAAAGAATAAAACATTAAACATAACACCAATAACCTTTACTCATAGGTGATTAGAATGTCCGATATTGGTAAGCTTTGGTCCACGGTAGACGTAGACCTTGAAAAGTATAAGGCCGGCACAATGCCGGAGGTTCGCAGGAGCGGCAGTTACAGTAACTGCAATTGTTCCGAGTGCCAGAGTCTTAAGGCTCTGCGTGACAATATTCTCGCCGCACGAAACGGAAGTACATTCTTCGGCATCTCCCGAGATGTGCAGGCAAAGGTCGAAAAGGTCAAGATGTCTCTGGTCGTAGAGACTCCAGGCTTCTATAGTCTTGGCCCTATCTCGGATCAGACGAATGGTATCTTCGATACGGTCTACTTCTCCGAGCCCGGAAAGTATTCTTTCGTCAAGATTTACAAGGCCGCACGCAATGCTCCAGATGGTCTGATGCTCATTGACGATGAGATCAGCGCTGCCTTTGGAGAGGGTGGAATTACGTCTGCTTACAGAGAGGCTTTCGGAAAGGTCTTTGTTATGGGAGAGCTTGCCGGCGATGCTTGGGGCGCTCTGAAGAATAAGATCAATCTCGCTATCCAGGGTGTTGTGCCTGAGGAAGATGAGCCTATTCTCGAAGAGGTTAACTTCGATGGAGTGTTTCTGGTCAATGACCGATACATCCCGATGTTCTACTTCAATGACACCTTCACTATCATCACGAGTGCCGATGGTAATAGTAAGAAGTGTGAGTCCATCCCTGGTCTTCCCACTGATGATGCGACTAAGTCGATGAACTACATCAAGAGCATCGCCAAGAAGCTTCCTAAGTGCTTCGGCTTTGCTGATGATAAGCACGCGATCCCATTCGTCTATGATACCGAGACGCATTCTCTTGCGACTGGTGTTGGGATCTCTGATGTCATTCATTGCCTTGTGAATGAGAATAAGGATAAGTTCTCTGAGGCCATTCAGAATGTCTTTGGTCACGTTCTGAGTCCGCTTGAGTTTATTGATGCAGTGAAGCAGGACTTCGCAGTCAATGGTGCAGATGAGTTTGAGATCACCGAGTTCTGGCCTAAGCATGTTACGGCACGCTGGTCGGAGTGGGAGACTCACGATAAGCTGGACCACTCTGTTACCTTCTCTGGCTATCTTGCAGGAGTTAGTTTCCAGGGTAAGCCTCTGGTTGGGAAGAATGGTTCTCAGCGTGGAGACATCCACATTCGTTTCAACCCTGAGACTGGCCGTCCTTGGCTTATGAAGTCTCCCTGGTGTCAGCGAATCAACTCTTGGTCTAAGAAGAATCATGGAGTTATCGATCAGCTTTATGATATCTGGGCTCTCGCTGACTGGCTGTCCGGTCCCTTCGCTGAAAAGTGCAACCTCAACATGAAGTCTGCTCCTTGTGTCTTTGCTGGAAACAAGATGGTTGACCGAAAGAAGAGTGCTCTTGACAAGCTTCGTGCCAAGCTTAACGCTGTAGGCTGAAGCTTAGTTTCCCCGCTACATAACACTAACTATACAGGTGTAACAAATGCTACGTAGACCCACTATTGCCATCGTTGGCTGTGGCTTTATCGGCTCGCATCTTGCAGACGAGCTTGCTAAGCTTTTCTACTCTCAGGATGTATTCCCTTTCCACTTCCTCTTCATTGACTATGATGAATGGGAGGACCGGAACGCTGCGAACCAGAATGTGTCTTACGAGATCGCAAATAGTGAAGAGCCTAAGGCTATCACTTGCGCTCGGTATGCCAATCAGTACCCGAACAACGAGGGCAAAGCTGTCGTTGAGAAGCTGACTCATGCAAATGCTGCTGAGCTTCTAAAGGATGCTGTGCTTGTCATTGATGCAGTGGATAACATTCCTACTCGTCAGATCCTTTGGGCTATGGGTATTGGTGGAGCTACTGCTCCCTGTATGCATGTTGGTATCTCGCGGAAGGGTGACGGTATCATCAACTGGTCTTCGACCAAGCTTGATACCTTCCCTTTCAACCCGGTTGCAATGGCCGGTCGTGATCTCGCTGAGCAGGATGTCAAGGAGCCGCCTTGTGAAATGTATAAGTATCGTGCCTCTGGCATGGTTCTTTTCCAGGCAGCAGCTAAGGCTGTATCCTTCTTCTTCGGAAAGGATCCTTGGAATTATCTTGAGTGTGATGGGGTCACTGAGCGTGGAACCATGACTTGCTGGACTACCAGTGTTGAGAACGGAGCGAAGCTTCTGACAGATGATATGTATCTGGATATGGAAGAGGGCTTTTTCCCTGTTGATTGGCGGGACGTTGACTTCCACGCTATCAACGCAGAAACGGACGAGGACTAAACATGACTAATCGTAATTGGGGCAGGTCGAGTACGCCCACAAAGAAGACTGCTCACGCAAAGATCACGATCTACAGTGGCGAGATTCCAGAGGATGATAATACTGATGATTCCACTTGGGAGGTCGAGGGTGAGTATTACGTCGGAGAGCAGAGGCTCGGACAGGCTATTGACAATGCTGTTGATGTCCTTCAGGTCTACTCCGATGTAATCAAGGATGACAACAAGTCGTACAAGATGCCTACTGGTAAGGACACTATTCCTAACCTCTTCATGAAGAAGGGAAGTGTTCCTACTAAGAGGACTTGGACCCGAAATGTTGCTTGCTGTGCATACAATGCAACTGACGGCTACATGAAGCACTGGCTTGGTCGCCAGTTTGATCGGGATGATAGGGATTGGTACTGTCGCCACCATTTGGTGACCCCTGATGGTCTCCCTCAGGAGTTCAGTTTCACTGTGCTTCAGCAGCTTGTTGAGGCTTATGACTGTGGTATCAAGGGGATTCAGGTTCCACGAACCAGTCGTCGCTTTGATGAGCAGAAAATCTTCATTGAGGCTCTCGGCGCAAACCCTCTCTTTAAGGTGAATGGAAACACCACCAACGAAGAGGCTTATGAGGTTCTTTATCCCGAGGCAGCTATTCCTATCTTCCTTGAGAAGGAAGGTCTGGATGATACTCCGAAGGGTCGTGCCGAGCTTAAGAAGCGTGTCTTTGACACTTGGCGATTCGAGTGTATTGATATGCCCGATCTCGGTGCAGTCATCATGCGGCAGTTTTCTTTGAGCATGGTAGGACACAATGGTGGTTCTAACTACTATGGTCCTCGCTCTAAGTTCTCGGTGAATGATGATACTGATAAGTGGCTGATGGCTGTGCAGTTTGCAGAGCTTAAGGACATCGACTATCTTGTTCCGCTGGAGCTTGAGGCATACAAGGAGTATGACGGTACTCTGATCTATGATTGGTGGGGAATCAAGTGCGATGCTTCTAAGACTCTTAGAGGTTACGCTCCCAAGTATCAGAGCACCAGTTCTTACCGAAGCGGCTATGGCGGCGGCAGCAGCTACAACGGTGATACTTCCGGCTCTGGCAAGGGAAAGACTGATTACTTTGTTCCTCCACTTCGGGCTCTTGGATACGATGCTTCACAGATTCTTCTGATGTCTTGGAAGACTGCTCGGACCCTAAAGGAAGGTAAGATTTCTGCGAAGGGTACGGTCATTAAGAGTGATGGTACTTGGCTGTCTGAGAAGGATAAGAGTTCTTCCTCTAAGGATGGAGGACAGATGAAGCTTATCACGGACAAGGAGAATGTTTCGACAGAGGTGAAAGTCCTCGCTTACCCGCCTCTGTGTGAGGGTTGTCAAAAGAATCCAGGCGATACGGTCTATGATATCAATGATAACCTAAAGTGTGAGAACTGTGGTGATCTTGTCGAGGCGTACCTCGTTCCCAGGAACAACCTTCTGAGCGGCTGGACTGCTGTTAGCGAGCGAGCACTGTCTCAGCTTGATGACGACAGTGATGACGACCTTGAGGATTGGGAATACCAGTGGCTTCTTGGGGGCGATGACACCGATGAGATAGATTTCAGTGGAGACTCTGGGAACATTCACCTTCCTTGACAATTCGTTACGGTTCAAGCAGTAGACGTAACTCTTGATTAACAAGAAGAGGGTAGACCAAGTGTCTATCCTCTTCTTGCCGTTTGATTCTGCCCCGCCCACCGGGGAGAAAAAGCTGATTCGCGGCTCTTGGCGGGGGTTAGTTTAAATTTTTCTGACTTTCCCATAGGACGTTATAGGAAGCCAAAGGATTTTTAAGGTAAAACAATGAAGAAGATATGCTACATTATGCGGGGAGTTCCAGGTTCTGGAAAAAGTACTGCCGCCCGTTCAATTGCTCGAACAGCACCGCCCGGAAAGGTTGGTGAGTTCTGGCATCACATTGGCGAGTTTGGTCCTGATCAGCGTTGCGCTCTATACTTCGGTGAGCCTGACGGTGATATCTTTTCTGCCGTTCATTCTGCGGACGATTACTTTCTCAACGAGGAAGGGGTCTATGTGTTCAACAGGATGGCACTAGGAAAGGTTCACTCCAAGAACTTCAAGTCTTTCAGGGAGTCTTGTGAGCTTGACATTCCTATTGTCATATGTGACAACACGAACCTTAGGCGGAAAGAGTGGAAGAAGTACGCAGCCTGCGGGGATAACCGAGGATATATCGTCGCCTTTGTAGAGATGCCTCTTCCAAATCCTCAAGTTGCAGCAGAGAGAAACTCACACGGAGTTCCACTTGCTGACATCAAACGAATGATTAAGAATTGGGAACCATTTAATGGGAAAATATAATTGGCGTAAGCTACTATTTAAGCCTTTCGGCATCCTTGTAGTTATCTTGAGGCACATAACCTCATGGTACATTGCTCCAATATGGGCCTTCTGCTTTCCCTACTTTGTAGGTGATGAAAGCTTCCTTCTGAGTGCCGCAATGGCGCTCGTTGTTGGTTTTGGATCGTACAAACTGTGGTCAGATTACGAGCCAGAACTGGATGGACAGATTACTATTGACGAATTGAAAAATCCTGTTAAGGATGATTTGTCTGAGTAGTTTTAACAACGGTACTAGATCCTAGACAAGGGTTATCGAAAATGGGTTTGCGTTTCTACTCAGGTTCTCCGTTTGAACCTGAGCATGTGTATGTTCCTGAGTTGATCCCAGAAGGTGAACCGCTCGCCTATGGGAACACTAGGGCGGTTTGTTTGATCCTTGAGGATTTGAATCAGGTTAATCAAGAATTTGATCTCGGCATTTCCTTAAGTGGAAGCGATTGTGCATTGGATCCTATTTCTGCTGATGATGCTTTGAGGTTGGCTTCTGCGCTGGAGATTTATCTATTGGATGTTCTCAAGCAAGATAGGCTTGATGGGCCGAAATTTCTTATCACAAGCGTTCTTAATGAGCCTCAGGGGGCCGATAGATAGCTTGAGTGAGTTGAGCTTCACGCCGCAATATCAAACGAGACGCGAGCTTCTCATGGAATTCGTTGAGTTTCTGAGGTCTTGCGATGGGTTTTACGCATGGTGAACTGCTACAAAGAAGAGTTGGAGAATTAAAATGGATGTTAAGCTGCCGGAAAATCATTCTGAATTTGATATCAGAAAGCATTCCATCATCGTTGGGCTTGGAGGTTCCAAGTCATATGGGACAAACCATCCTCTTAGTGATACTGATTGGAAGGGTGTGCTCGTAGCGCCTCGCCGTTACAATATGACGGATCTGTATAACTTCGATCAAACTACTTGGAAGTCTGAGGAGAAATCTGGCAGGCTCTCTGAGCAGGCAGGTCTTGAGGAAGCAGACGAAGAGGGTGTTATCTATGGTTTCAATAAATTCGTTAAGCTATGCGCTGCGTGCAATCCGAACGTAATCGAACTTCTCTTTCTTCGAGAAGAAGATTACGCTATCGTAACTGACGAAGGCAGATACCTTATCGAGAACAGGGATCTGTTCCTTTCTCAGAGAGCACTGTATACCTTCACGGGTTACGCTATGTCTCAGCTTAAGAGGATTCGCACTCACAAGAGTTGGATCGATAACCCACCCACACATAAGCCTACTCGGGAAGAGTTTGGTCTGCCAGAGCACAGGGCATTGCCAAACGATCAGTTGCAGGCTGCTCGAAAGCTTGTTACTCGTCACCTATCGTCGCTTGCTCCGTGGCTTCTTGATGCAAACAATGAACACAAGGAAGTCTTTTACGAAGGGCTCTACAACATTGTGGGTCTGCTTGCCGAAGAGTCGGGAGTATCTCTACCAGAGTGCGATAGTTGGCTTGAGATTGAAGAGGTAGCTGAGAACTGTGCTGCTAAGACTCTTGGTTTCGACTCTAATTTTATGGATTATCTCCGTAGAGAAAAGGTATACGGTCAGAGGCGGCAGCAGTACAAGCAGTATACTTCTTGGCTTAAGAACAGAAATCCTGCAAGGGCAGAGATCGAGTCTCGATACGGCTACGATTGTAAACATGCGATGCACCTTGTCAGACTTCTTAGGATGGGAGAAGAGATTCTTCTTACGGGAAACATGAATGTGTACCGCCCTGACAGGAAGGAGCTTCTTGAGATCCGCAATGGTTCTTGGAAATATGATTACCTTGTCGAGTGGGGCGATGCCAAGGTCGAAGCCCTCAATCAGATGGTAAGAGAAGGCGCGGCTGTTGTGCCAAAGACTCCGAAGCTGGCTGAGATTGCAGAAGTCTCAATGGAAGTTAAGGAAAGGTTCCTCGCGAGAGTTGGAGAATAAAGTATGACTACGGCAATCTATGCAGGATCATTTGATCCGTTTACCTTTGGCCACCTATCAATCGTTACTGCTGCGGCAAGAATGTTTGACGAAGTGCTGGTACTTGTAGCAGATAATCCTGAGAAGGAATGTCTGTTCTCTCCAGACGAAAGAAAGGACCTAATCCATACCGTAATTAGGGATGGATTTAAAGGGCTTGGCACCAACGTTAGGGCGGTGAAGTACAGCGGATACATTGTTGATTTTGCTAATGTAGTTGGTGCCGAAGTCTTAGTGAGAGGCATTCGTGATGCAAGTGATGTTGTGTACGAAATGAATGTTGCCGAGATCAATTCAGCTTTTGCGCCAGGTATTCAAACAGTTTTCCTTCCTGCTAATCGCTCCTTGTCAGAGGTTAGTTCGAGCGAGGTAAAGCGTAGGTTTGCCGCAGGAGAAAGTATTAACTATTACTGCCCTCCACAAATCGTTAGAGCAATGAAAGTAAAGGCAGAGTAATGTATGTAGTTGGCGTAACCGGAGGCATTGGTTCTGGAAAATCTACTGTATGTAGAGTATTGGCTGAGCGATTTCAGATCCCTTTCATCTATGTTGATAAGATTTCGAGAGAGATCGTGCAGCCGGGGATGCCTCTTAACGTTGAGATCCGTGAAGTGTTCGGGGATGAAGCCATGCTTTCCGATGGAAACATCAACAGAGCATACTTTAGAGCTATGATTATCGCGGACCCAGAGCAGAAGGCACTTGTTGATAAGACTTTCTATCCTCACATGAAGAATGAGATCGATAGGAAGCTTGCAAATCTAAAGGAGAACGGCTTCTTGGTTGTCGGTATTGAGAATGCTATGATGATTGAGTTCGGAGCAACGTCTTACGTCAACAAGGTTGTGGTTGTTGCTTGTTCTGAGGAGTCTCAGCTTCGCAGAGTGATGGAGCGAGATAATCAAACTGAGGAGTCGGCAAGGGGAATGATGAAATTGCAGATGCCTCTTGAGGAAAAGAGGAAACATGCAGACCTTGTCATCACAAACGATGGCACGCTTGCAGAGCTACGCGATCAAATCAATTCTCTTTATGAAAGTCTCCCGAGAATCAAATGAATGTATTTCAAGAGTACACTAAGTGTTCGTGGTACATTGTTAAGCATCCTCAGCTAAATGCTACAACCAATCTATTTGGTGGGCAGCTATTGGCATGGCTTGATGAGGCTACAGCTATCTATGCTTCAACTTACATGGCAGAGAATAGAGTTGTTACTGCAAGATTGAATGGCCTTGACTTTCAGATTCCAACAGAGCTTGGAATGGTTGTTACGATTTGGGCCAAAGTAATCAAAGAGGGTAATTCTTCATTGACGCTTGAGGCTGTCGCAACGAAGCGTCGCATGGGTGATCAGGAAGAGATAGAGGTAGCGAAGACGACCCTGGTATTCGTCGCTATTGATGACGAGGATAACTCTAAGGTATGGAAGCCCGAGAGATTTACTAATTAGTTTATATCATGTGACGAGGAATCGCACATGAAAATTTTCATTCTTGCACATCAACTATATAGACTTGGATTCGTAAAGGAATCTCAGAAAGCAATGGGTTTAGGTAACGTATTGCAGACCTGGGATTTTGATAAAGATCAGTCTACTGATCAGGAAATGTATGATAGCGACGACTCTGCGACATACGAAGAGGATAGCCGCACGATTAATGACACTCAGATCAGTAACCAGATGGGTCTTCAGAATTCTCCAAGAGAAACCCAGCAAGCAAGCTCCGAAGTATTATGGCAGAGCGCCCCTCTGCCGAGAGATCACGCAATCATCAAGAGACTGACAGATTACTTCGCTAAAATTTGGCCTGCCATTAAGTCTGAGCCGGGGGCAACAATCTCTGCTTCCGATGCTACAAAGGCAGCCAAGGTATTTAAGTATTTCGATCAGAGCTTCAAAGATAAAATGGACAGGCCGGGCCGGATTGCGCAAAGCGGTATGGCTATTCAGCCTGCACAGGCAATGGAGATTGTATCTCTTGCTACTCAAGAGTTCCTACTTTCCGTATCTGATGCAGATTATCAGTATCAGTACCTAAAAGAATTGCAAGATTGGGGACACGGAATCTATCAGGAATATGCAGACTACTATTACGATAGGGTAGACCCTTCTGGTAGAGAGCAGTGGATGGCCGACGCAGTCAAGAGAGTAGATGAAGCTCCAGAGATAACAGATAATGAATTCACTGATCTGAAGAGGAGATTTAATGAGGGACAAAGACGATGGGAAGAGTCCCAGGGAAGAACTTGGGGTGACCAAGAAGACGTGGACTAGAGTAATCTTTGAGGGACACATGAAGATTCATTGGGTTCCCGAAGAGTTTCTTGGAAATCTTATTGCAGATATAAATCACAGATATGATGTCTGCCCTTCCCTCATTGAGCAAAAGGATGTTTTAATTCTTGATCCTGGCGGCATGATGATGCTGCACAGTAAGCCTATCGAATTTGAAGTTGACGGCTATCGTTTTGATCTGCGACCAGAATGGCATTCTCGCATTGAGTATAGGTGGAGCAGGGGGAAGGAGCGAGTAGGGTTGATGAAGGTATATATGAATAGTAATTGCTACCTCCTACCCGAAGACCTTTACGAGAAGGTTTCTGATAAGCTAAAGGAGCTTGAACCTATAGCTGAGAGGCTTTTAAGGTAAGCTTCTGTGCGAGCCGCTACTTATTAGCAATGACAGTTAGGTTTTTCGGTTTAGATTTTACCTTCTTAACGCTTTTGAATCCATTTTCCAAAAGTATATCTTTTAGAAGCTCGAAATCATAACCTGATTTATGAACATCCCAAACTAATCCTTTTTCCGATTCCTTTTGATGTCCCCAAAATCCAAAACGAGCCACAGCTTCGTAGCTAAATTGACGACGCATTTTAGTTTTTCTATTGGGATCTAAGAATTGCTCTATGTGAAGTCTTAAATTTGGAACAATAATTTCGCAGACGCCATCATTTTTCAAAATAGTGTGCCAAGCTTTAATGGTTCTATTTGCATCATAAAATGTGAGATGTTCTAAAAAGTGTCTGCTAAAAATAGCATCAACTGATTCTGGCTCCACATGCTCTGTGATCTCCCAGGCATTGCAAACGTATTTTACGTTTGGGAAGGAACGAATGTCAACACCATCATATTCTTCCCTTCTTGGTCTATCACCACAACCAAATTCTAAGCCGATAATTTTGTTTTTCATAGGAACTCCATATAGTAAATAGAAATATTACCACTAAGTAATGAGTGTGTTGAAAAAAAGTTTGCTAAATTTCTCACAGGATGGTATAAAGGGAACGTGGCGAGAGCCATTTTTATGCGGGTATAGCTCAGTTGGTAGAGCGTCAGCCTTCCAAGCTGAATGTCGTGGGTTCGAACCCCATTGCCCGCTCCATAAGCGTAGATAAAAGAGGTGAACTAAGTGGACAAAGTCGTAGGTTACACGAGGTATAAGTTGGACACTGATACGGGTGCTCTTGAAGCTGTTGGTCCAAGGCTAAAAACCTGTACGGCTTTCAAGGAAAGGGAGGATATCGTAATTATTCTTCCAGCAAGTGGCCCTCTTCATATGGGGCGCGAAATTCAAATCCCTATTGAGATTCTGAAAGAGTTTCTCGCAGAGAATGGTGATTGAAAATGGAATACCCACTCGAATATCTTAGGCACAAAGAGAGGATGAGAGCTTGGCTGCTTGGTAGTCAATACTACGATGCAATTAAAGCGATGGCTTTTGCCGGTAAGTATCATGTGGGGATGAGAAAGGATGGGTTGACTCCAGAGTTTCACCATCAGATTTCTATCGCACATTACGTTAGGACACTTCCTAATCTGATCAATCCAGAACATGCATTGGTGACATCATTCCTGCATGACTTGGTGGAAGATTACGATGTGCCAGCGGATACAGTTCGTAATCAGTTTGGTGAAGTAGTTTGCACCGCAGTTCTTCTTATGTCTAAGAAGTACATGGGGCACACGAAACCGACTGAAGAATACTATCTTGCAATGAGAGACAATTCGGTTGCCTCCATTTGTAAGGGAGCGGATAGGATTCACAATTTCCAGACGATGCCCTCTGTATTCTCATGCGAGAAGCAGCTAAGGTACATCGCGGAGTGTGAGCAACACATCCTTCCGATGCTTGCAGAAGCGAGAAATATATATCCTGTTCAGGAGTTGGCTTACGAAAACATTAAGCACGCGCTGAAGGGACAGATTGAGTTGATAAAGCTTGTGATTGCAGCAAGGCAGTCACCGGCAGAGGCAGATGTCATAAAGGCATAATAAAAGGAGAAGTCATGAGCAAGTTTAGTTTGCCAGCGGGTGTCAGAGGATACTCCGCTAATGATAGTCTCCAGCGGAGGTTGGTTCATCAGTGAACTGACTTCTTGGCTGGAAGCTTGGGGTTATAGATTCATTGAGGTGCCATCACTGGTCCCGCTTGAAACATTCAAAACCTGTACTGAAGGTACAGAAAACCGAATGTTTGAGCTTGACGAAAGTACGGTGCTGATTCCAGAGGTTACGAATTATGTTCGTGCTATGGGGTCGGCTAAGCTTGGTTGTTCTAAGGTCTATTACGTTGCCAGATGTTTCAGAAATGAAACAAGCACAGGCAAGGAGAGACTAAAAGAATTTACTCAGGTTGGTGTAGAACTTCTTGGAGATAATTCTCTCGATTGCCGCAAGGTAGTCAGAAGGGATGCCATAAGACTCTTCAAGAAGGTGCTGCCATCGGAAGCATGGACGTTAGAGGATGATGTTGAAAGAGGTTTGAACCTGTACGATGATACGGGGAAGACCTTTGAGGTGACATCTACTAAGTTAAAGAAACAATTGCTTGGCGGCGGACCATATGACGGTGGCGCAGGTTGGGCGTTAGGTTTGGAGAGGTTAATCCTTGCAAAAGAATAATGTATTGGTGAACAAGAAGACTGGAGAAGTTCTTTATCGTAGGACAAAGGATGATAGTTCTTGCAGTCCTACGACCGCTGCTGCCATTACTCCTGTTAGTTCTGGCTCTCAGACTTTGCTGCCTCACCTTGAGTCTGACGATGGTTATTGTCCAATGTGTGACTGGGAGTTTGGTCCCTATGGGAATTGGTGTAATAATTCAAGTTGCCTTTCCTTTGGACTTTAATAGGAGTCATTATGAATCTGTCTGATATGGTTATGTCTTGGGCAAGAAGCCCGAAGTTGGTTGGCATTTTGACGAAGCCTGTAGTCGTAACTGACGAAGGAACTTTTGAGAAAGGAACCAAGAGCGACTTGCTGGTCTTGAAGGATGATGGAACTTATCACTTCGAAGTAGGTGATTGTGCATTCTCAGTTGCTAAGGATGAGATAGAAGTTTACGAAAGGAAGAATTGAAATGAAACTTGAGCTTGCTTACAATATCGCCAACGGTGGCGATGGTTCCGCATCTATTGACTGGTATGAGAGCAGCGAACTTGCTGACTGGTACAATGACTACTCCCAAGGGAGAGGCGACGAAAGATATATGTGGGGTGAGCCGTGTAACGGCACTATCTCCATTACCTCAGACAGTCCTATGGAAGCCAATATCAGTGTCATTACTGCTGTAAATCTCTATGGTAAAATGGTCTCTGACAAATACGATCAGGACCTTGAAGCTGCGGCATATCTCCTTGAGAATTTCCTTGGTGGAGAGAAACCTGTCTTCACCGTGAAGTCTACCTCTTTTGTATATAGTAACAAGAGACGTTTCGGTATGGAAATTTTAATTGGAGATGAGAAGGTTCATGCAAAGTATGGAATAAGCAGTGAACCTACTGAGGCTGATCTGAGAAAGCTTGAGGACGAGCTTAACGCAATCGACCTCAACGAGTAAATAGAGAGGGTTGGTGTTAGCGGCCCAACATTTTCGCCTGTGACGTGAAAGACCTGGGTTCGAATCCCAGACCCTCTACCATTTAAAGAGTTTGTAATGTTTCTCAAAAGAGTAAGAGGACCAGTTCCTCGTGTGATATGTATTGATTGTAATGGTTACGGTTCTCATGCGGACTGTTTCGCTTTTCTAAGGAAAGGACTTGTAGTGAAGTGTTCTCGTTGTGCAGGAACCGGAGAGGTTAGCTGCTTCGCGGCGACTAACACTATGCCTCCTGCACCGTGGAGCCCTCGCTATGAGTATTATCACTACGCAAGAAACAAGCTGTTCTCACAGACTGGCGTGTTGAGGTAAAAGATGATTGAAGAACTGATGAAGATTCTCGATGAGGATATCTTTAAGTATTTTGAGGACCCAGGAAGTTGGAAGACTCTTTTTATCGATTACCATAAGCCGTATGTAGAAAGAGCTTACAGGGATCTGGATAGCGGAAGCCGTCTGTCGATTCATAGAATTCATACTTGCACAGAAGAAGAGGCTTTGCTTCATCCACACCCTTGGCCCGCTGCGTTTATTGTTCTTGGCAGTTATGCAATGTCAATGGGGCAAAGTGAGACTCTCGAAAAGCCAGAGATTCTGTCAAGATTTTGGCTACAGAATTCTGCATACGAGATTCTTGACAAAAACACATGGCACAAGGTCTCTCCCATTAACGATTCCTGTATGACGATCATGTTGTCAGGGAAACCGTGGGACAGAGAAATGCCAATCAAACCTACGAAGTCTTTCCGTGAGTTGACGGACACAGAGCTGGAAGCTCTTTTGCGTCATGCACGCTATGGATTGACAAACCCAAAAGGATACTGAAATGATTAGAACTATGATTGTACTACACGATATGGATCACCCGAAGGCCGATAGACTTAGGGTCTACGCTCTGAGAGCTACGCTTAGGGAGTCTCCGATTCAGGTCTGTGCTAACCTCACCAATGTATACGAAGCTGGCGACATTGTTGCTGTGGCTCAGATTGGTCATGATTTCGGTGATGACTTCGTCATTGGAGAGAGAAAGGTCCGTGGTGTTCTGTCTCAGGGCATGATGCTTGGAAAGGTTGAAGGCGCTGTTGGTACTGATGTTACGGCTGACTTCGTGGACTTCGATCCTTCATGAGAAATGAATACTCTGGTCATCAACAGGCTGCTATCTGGCGCAAAGCCATTGAATATATCAGAGATAACTGTGATGACCAGAGAGAGATCATCGATACCATTGTAGCTGCGGCTCAAGATAAGATCGATAATGGTGTTCCAGTCAAATGCAGGCACTGTTCCGATACAGGTTACGAAGACGTTCGCGGTATGTGTCCCTGTAGGAATAAGTGCCAAGCAAGGTAGACGAAATGCTCTATACAAGTGGAAGCCCGCGCTCGGAAGAGATTGCGGCATACATCAGAGATAATATCGGTGATAACCGAGAGTTCCTTGAGTCAGAAGAACTCGCCATCATTATTGGCGGTGATGGTTTCTTTTTCAAAATGATTAAGGAGCTTCCTGACGATACCAAGTTTCTACCTTTGAATGGTGGTTCGCTTGGTTACACCCTGAATGATACAGATGATCTCGAAGAGACTTTGAGGCTCATTGTTACTCAGGAATGGAAGCTGTACTCTTTCCCGAGGATGACCTGCATCTTCAGGTCGAGGGATAGGGAAATCTATCTTGATGCAGGAGCTAATGATGTATTCATTGAGCGGGCAACAGGTCAAACAGCTAAGCTAAACTTTCGCATTGACAATGTTGACATGCTTGAGAATCCTGTATCGTGCGATGGTATGATCATCTCAACAGCACTTGGCTCAACAGCTTATAGTCTGTCGGCTGGCGGGCCGATTGTTCATCCAGCAATGAAGTCATTTGGGATCACGTTCAGCAACCCTCATTACCCGAGACTCACTCCGATGATTGTTCCTGGTGATGTAGAGATTGTGGTTACAGTTTCAGAGCAGGAGAAAAGACCTGTCAAGATTTACTGTGATGGGCGAGAAGTTGATTGGAGTGGCAAGACCGGCAGAGTCATAATCGAGGAAATCGTTCTCAGGTATGATAGCCATCCGGTATCTGTTTTCTATCTGAATGGATATTGTAGGACGAAGCAGCTTGCGAGCAAGTTTATCAGACGGTAATATATCCGTAATGGAGAGTCAATCCGAAAGCTGGCGACGGAACCGGATTTGAAACCCGGCGAGACTTTATAGGTCCTTAAGAGTTCGACCCTCTTACTCTCCGCCATTAAAAAGAAAGCATATTTTTAATCACCTTGTGTAAAGTAGGATGTGGTAGTGTCATTTGAATACGGAACATACATTCTATCGAAAACAGATACCCTAATAGTCCTGTTCAGAACTATGGTGGAAAGCGAAGGTATGCTGCTCGCTCCCGAGATTGAGTTATGGGATTGGGAAGTCGAGAATACGATAGAGGGATATGCTCAGTTGTCTGAAGGAGTTATCCTGGCGAAAGGTGCGGAGCGTAGAGTGAGTGTCAAGGGGGCAGGCTCTAATCTTGGAACTGCTTTGAGCATTCTAATTAACACTTGGAATTTGCTTATTGAAATAGAAAGTGCAAGTTATTCTGAGCTTTCAGAAGAAGATAAGCGAGAAATTTCCCCTATTGATATTGATTTTGATCTTTATCTTAAGGAATTGGTATAGGGGCAGACACGATTTGGTTGCATCGTCAAATTTTCTACTACTAACTATCCCTATATGTAGGGAAGGTGAGGTATGTGGAGAGACGAAGATTTACTTGATGCAGTTAAGAGTTCCAAAAGTTATAGCTCGGTACTTAAAAGTCTTAACATAAAATATTCTGGTCACAGGATGAGGCTTCTCAAAAAAGATATAGAAAGATTACAAATCGATGTCACTCACTTCACGAGACATAGAGTATCTGATCAACAATTAGCTGACGCAGTTAAGATAAGCGATTCTTATGCTGATGTAATACGAAATGTCGGAACTTCAATACGTGGTTCAAATATTGATCACTATAAATCTAGAATCTTAAAACTCAACTTAGACATTTCCCATTTCTATAGCAAAAAAAGAGAGCCTTGGAATAAAGGTAAGCTTGTTGAGTATTCTAGAAAGAAAAAAGAAGACATTTTAATTAGAAGGGCTGACGGGTACAGAACTAAAGCGTACCTTTTGAGTAGGTCCATGATAGAATCTGGCTTAAAAGAAGAGTGTTTGAAATGTGGGCTTGGGAAGATATGGAACGAAAGGGAATTAGTTTTGCAAGTTGATCATATAGACGGAGATCGTTTTAATAATTTGATCGAAAACTTGAGATTCTTATGTCCTAATTGTCATACTCAAACAAAAACGTATGGTTCAAAAAATCGGAAGGTCTGACCTCACTGGTGCGGGGTGGTTGTCTGGAACACAATTGGTGGTAACACATCTGTCGGTTCGAATCCGATGCCTTCCTCCGTTATTTATTCGCATTTTAGCTTGACGCTATCTCTATATGTAGAGCTATGGGATTTTTCATCAGTTCTAAAATATGGAGAGTCAAATGATGCTAGAACAATTAGAAAATTTAAGAACCGAACTAATAAAGAATTATAACCAAGAAACAGATCTTGTAAAGAAGCAATTAATCCTGTTAGAATATGGGAAAGTTGAAGCTGATTTGGAAAAGTTTCACAAAGAAAATAAGGATACAAAATGTTTTACTTGATGCTATGGTTTGTTATGATGTGTTTCGGATTTGATCCGATAACCGCTGGATTATTCTGTGTTGTAGCATATTTCGTCTTTGACGAAGATGGTAATATTTAGCCTCTGAACAGAGGTGGATATGAAAACTATAGAGCTTCTGACGGATAGGATAAATGAATTATTCTCAGAAGGAAAGTATGTCGAAGACTTTGAAGTAACAGTTTTCGGCATGAAAAAGATTAAGTTCGACCGTGTGAATCAGGAACTCTTTGGTGATCCAACGTTGATCATTAAAGAGTTTGAGGAAAGATTCGCAGGTAAAGCTACAACCGAATTGGTAGATCATTTGATCAAAGCTGGCATGTCAACACTCATTAACTATGAGGGGTTACTCCAGCAGGAAATGAGGTCAGTAACTCCATCGGCATCAGAGATAGTCTGTGCTCATATGAATGGAGAGATTAATCTTGACGCGCTAAACAAAAAGCGTCAAAGAGTCTCCGAGAAATGGTTCGCAGTTGTCATGGCGCAGCGTGAACTTGGAGAACTATTACAAGACATAAAGGCATCGGGACCAAAACTTCCAACAAGTGAGAAGAGATTGTCCAAATTTTGGTTCGGTCCTTTGCCAAAGTAAAGGAGTTGAATTGCCTGACACATCGACAGAAGAGACCTATGAGATAATTGAATCTGTTATTGGCTTTGTCCTCATTGAGGGACTAATCCTATGCTTTAAACGTTCTGATAATGATAAAGCGTTTCCTGGTAAATGGGGATTCCCTGGAGGCAAAGTGAACAAAGGCGAGCAGCCTGCGTCTGTTTTGTTCGAAGAGGTAAGAAGAAAGACAGGGCTCAGCAAAACGGACAGCGTCTCTTTTGTTGGAAAATATAAGGCGATTCACGATGCTCGAAAGAAAATCTATAAGATTTCCGCATTCCAGTTGGAGTATCAGTTCCCAGTAAATCTTAAGCTATCCAGCGAATACAGCGAGTTAAAGCTCTGCACTCCGGAAGAGATTGTAGAGTTAGAATTAGCAGGTAAGGTGCCTGAAGGACTACTGAAACAATACATGAAAAGGGTCGGCCTTCTCGAAGAAGATGACTACGAAGATAATGGGGAAGAGTAAGATGCGAAAAGTGTATGTAGTTGTTCAAGAAGGATGGGATTATAATGATGAGTATTATTACCGCTCAGAGAGTAGTGGTGGTCAGCCTAAGCGTGCATTTGAGAGAGAGAATGATGCAGAGTCTCATTGCCGTGCTTTGAACATCAGAGAAGTTAAGGTTATTCTCAGTTCAGGCCCTGAAGAAATTTACTGCCATCTTGGAGAAGGGGAAACGATTACGTCCAGACTTACTGAGAGAAAGTATGGGACTAAGATTTCTCCGGAAGATTCCGCCAGACTTCTCACTTACTTTGATGTCATTTGTGATTCTTATTTCTCAAATGATCCGGTCGGAATCTCTACTTCTGCACAGAACGAAGTTCCTGACGAAGATTGGTTGCTGCTTGGAAAGTATCTGAATCTTAATTCATACATGATGTACCCCATCCCATTCGGTATAGGTTAAATAAAGGATTATGTGATAATCTTTAAACTTACCGGTACAATGAAGTGACATAGGACTGTAGCTCAGTTGGGAGAGCGCCTGCTTGACGTGCAGAAGGTCATCGGTTCAATCCCGGTCAGTCCTACCGAGAGTTTTGAATGAAGAGAAACTGGTATCACAAATGTGTGCGAAAAAAATATAAGCCGTATCCATGGATACTTTGCTCTCTGTGCCAAAAAAGAAAACTTGATGTGCTTTTAACTAAAGAAGAAGCCGACGAGCTTAACAGAAAGCTCAAACTGGAGAAGTAATGTTTTACCTTAGTAATCGAAATATGAACGTGGCCTAACGAAAGCGATTAGGTCACATACGCCTAAACTTGCAGCTACATTTTTTTTGATTAACAGTTTATACAATAAGGTAATTACAATGGAACCAGTATATGACGACGGGTCCAGCATATGGTATGCTTACACCGTCGATGAACTACACGGCATTACAGAGCCACGAAAGCATGTTGTTTTTCGTGGTTGGATTAAAACAATCAGACATTCCAAGGCCGGAATGTCATTCATTCACGTAACAGATGGGAGCGCTTTGCGCCCGTATCAGATTTTCGTTAAGGAGTCTGACGTAGAGGGTTACGATGAGATTAAGAAGCTCACTTCTGGCTGCTCAATTGAAGTCTATGGCGAAGTCGTAGAATCAAAGGGTAAGGGTCAGGACTTTGAGCTTATCGCACAGAGCCTTAAGATTCATGGTTTGGTCGAAGACCCTGCCACGTATCCTATTCAGGCCAAAGATACTTCAATGGAGTATCTCAGGTCTGTTGCTCACCTCAGACCACGCTCGCAGGTCTTCTCTTCTATTACGAGAGTAAGGACAGAGTTGGCTCATGCCACACAGAGCTTCTTCTACGGTAAGGGTTATCAGTGGATCCACACCCCGATCATTACAGGCAGTGATTGTGAAGGTGGTGGTGAAATGTTTAGAGTCTCTACAGATTCTAAGGAAGAGTTCTTCGGTAAGCCTGCATTCCTCACTGTGTCTGGACAGTTGAACGTCGAACCATTTGCATGTTCAATGGGCAAGGTTTATACCTTCGGTCCTACGTTCAGAGCAGAGAACAGCCAGACCTCCAGGCACCTGTCTGAGTTCTGGATGATTGAGCCAGAGACTGCATTTTACGATCTTGACGACAACGTCAAGCTTGCGACTGAGTTTCTACAATCAATCTTCAGAAGCTGCTTGGACTATAGATATGAGGATCTTGAGTACCTTGCTGGTCAGTTTAGAGAAGGTCAAGCTTTCCTATCTACCCTGCAAAAGGTAGTCTCCGAACCTCCGGAGAGGATGACATACACTGAGGCTATCAAGATCCTTGAAGCTACAGACCATCCTTTTGAGTTCCCTGTTTCTTGGGGAATCGATCTACAGTCGGAGCATGAGAAATTCCTTTGTGAATACGTCGGCGGTAAGATTCTTGTTGTCACAGATTATCCCAAGGATATCAAGGCTTTCTATATGAAGCTTAGTGAGGACGAGAAGACTGTCGGAGCAATGGATATTCTCCTGCCAGGAATTGGCGAGATTATCGGAGGCTCACAGCGAGAGGAAAAGTTCGATGTTCTTTTGAGAAGGATTCAGGAAATGGGTCTGGAACGAGAAGAGTACGAATGGTACCTCGACCTGAGAAAGTATGGCACCGTGCCTCACTCTGGATTCGGACTCGGCTTTGAACGAGCAGTACAGTATGTCACAGGTGTTCCCAACATTAGAGACACAATCCCTTACCCAAGGGCTGTAGGAAAGATGGAGTACTGATGTTACATCACGAGTTAAAGATTAAGGCTGAAAAGCTGTTTGAGAAAAACTATAGAGATGGCTTTGAATTCCTGAAGTCTTTAACTCGTGATGAAGCCGCAGAGGTTTGGATACATTGTGGTGCCAGTATTGGCATAAGGCGTCAGATCAAAGCCATAACTAAAGATGATGAGTTTAAAACCTTTATTCAAAACCTATATTTGCCTGCGTCATATCAAGGACAGGAGCAAATATGAAGACCATTCTTCAGCAGGAAGTAGACAACGCTGTTCTCAATTTTGATAACATGACCTTTAGCCAGATCAAAGACCTTTTGATTAAGGTACAAAAAGAGTATTGCGCAATTCATTATGGCTGTGAAGACGAATCGGAGTATGAGAGTTATGAGGAAGATGATTGGCTAAGTGATAGAAGAGAGCAAATGCTCTCCGAACTATACGATATAGCTAAAGAGTTTGAAAACAAAGCGGAGCGTGAGTCGAACCATGACAGGAAGGCTTACCTTTTAGATAATCATATGGGACTTCTTGAACTTTACAAAGATATGAGATATGGCGATTATAAAGCTGGAAAAGAAAAGCTTAAAAGCCCCATGATAAGGGCGCTAATTTCTTGTAGGCTCGAAGAAGCTATAGAAGATCTGATTAAAAAGTTGATTAAGGATGGGTGAGTCTAATGCTAATAGTATTGCTATAAGCAAAGGGTTCTCTTGGTTCTTAAGGATCATGGGGATAGCTCTCACTTCGTTTAGCGCCTGGGTAGGCGGAATGTATTTCAGCGAGCATTTACCTGAGGCTTTGATAATCCCTGTAGTTATGGGATCACTGCTCTGCGGAATTTGGTTATCGATGGATCTATTCATTGCCTCGGCATGGAGGGAATCTTCAAAAGAAGAAGAGAAGGTTTCACATGTGGTGGGTCCTCATAAGCCACTAAGTAAAAATTGGAAGTCTTCTGTGAGGAAAATTCCCCATGGGAAAAAAAGAAAAGAAACGAATTAGGGCCAAGTTTAGGTCCGATGTATTTAGGAGAGATTGTTATGATTGTCTTATATGTGGTGCGTCTTACAGAGACGTTGCAAAAAATGGGGATGACATAATCTATTAATTAGCGCGCATCATATATGAATAAAAATGATGCCAGAAAAATATTGAGACAAAAAAGATTTGAAAATGGTCTTTGCATTTATTGCGGTTCAAGCAACTATCTTAAAGGCAAAAAAGGCTGTCAAATATGTCTCAAGAAAAAAAGCGAAGCAACGTCAAGATACTCTAAAAATAATCAGGAAAGAATTAAGCTTCGAAATAAGAGGCTTAGAAAAGAAGTTCTTGAAAAATATGGAGGCAGATGTGTTTGTTGCGATGAAGTTAAGTGGGAATTTCTAACTATTGACCACATCAATAATGATGGGAATATAGAACGAATTCAAAAATATGGTTCGCAAAGTGGTAGTAGTTTAAGTTTTTTTTATGAATTAAAGCGAAAACCAATAAGAAGCGATCTTCAAGTTTTATGTTACAACTGTAATAATGGGCGTCATGTTTTTGGCATCTGTCCTCATAAGCTTGAGTCGATTGATTTTTCCAAGTTGGATTTAGATTTAAGAAAGGATTCAAAAAAAGATAGTGGCTGCAAAATAAGCTGGCCTGAATCTCACCATTTGATTGAAACTATGAATCGCTTTGGATGCAAAAGAGTTGCGGAGGCATTAGGTGTCTCAATTCCTGCAATTTCTGGAAGGCTAAAGAGAAGAAATATGTATCATCTTTATAATCGTAGTTGCGATAAAATTGTAGCTACAAAGGAAGAAATATTAAAATATATTGGTGAGACAAAGAATGAAACAGTATCCAAGTATCGCGGCGACAATTCGTCGTGACCAACCCTATTACGTATTCGACAAACTAGACGGTTCAAACATCAGAGTTAGATGGACAAAGAAGAAAGGCTTTGTCATGTTCGGAACACGAACCCAACTCATGGATGAATCAGATCCAATGTTCGGCCCGGCCAAAGGTCTTTTTCTTGAGAAGTATGGCGACGACCTTGATGAGATAATGAGAAAGGCTCGCATCGAACGTGCCCAATTCTATTATGAGTATTGGAGTCCTAACTCTTTCGGTGGCTATCATGCGGACGAACCTCACGAGGTTACTCTGTTTGATGTTGATATCTACAGAAAAGGACTGCTACCTCCTAAAGAATTTTTGAAGCTCGTAGGTCATCTTGATACAGCAAAGTTGTTGTACCATGGAAATATTACCCAGGATTTGATTGAGAGCATACGCAACGGTACTTTGGAAGGGATGACCTTCGAGGGCGTTATCTGTAAGGCTAAGAGTCAGAAGAAAACACCGATGCCAGTAATGTTCAAGATCAAAAATGTGGCTTGGTACCTCAGATTGCATGGCGTATGTCAAGGCGACGAAGGATTGTATGAGGAGTTGAAATGAATACGTCACCAACTGAAAACTCCAATGGAACTAAGCGTTGGCATGTAAATGGTAAGCTTCATCGGCTTGGTGGACCTGCTGTTGAGCACTCCAATGGAACTAAGTATTGGTATGTAAATGGTAAGCGCCATCGGCTTGATGGACCTGCTGTTGAGTACGCCAATGGAACTAAGCATTGGTATGTGGAAGGCAAGCGTCATTGCATTGATGGACCTGCTGTTGAGCTTTGCGATGGAGCTAACTATTGGTTTGCTGATGGTAAGCTTCATCGGCTTGACGGACCAGCCATTGAGTACGTCAATGGAACTAAGCATTGGTTTGTTGATGGCGTGGAATACAGCTTAGCTGATTACCTTGATTTGGTTTCCGAGGAAGTCCTTGAGGACATCGTGTTAAACCACTTACCGGGGTTCTGAAATGACTACTGAGAAACCCACTGTTATTGAAAACTCGAATGGATATAAGTGTTGGTACACAAATGGTAAGCTTCATCGGCTTGATGGACCTGCCGTTGAGCGTTTCAATGGAACTAAGCGTTGGTATGTTGATGGTAAGCTTCATCGGCTTGATGGCCCTGCCATTGAGCTATTCAATGGAGATAAGTATTGGTATGTTGATGGTAAGCTTCATCGGCTTGACGGACCTGCCATGGAGTACGCCAATGGATCTAAGTATTGGTTTATAGATGGTAAGCGTCATCGCCTTGACGGACCTGCCATTGAGTACGCCAATGGGTCTAAGGAGTGGTATGTAAAAGGTAAGTTTCATCGGCTTGATGGCCCTGCCGTTGAGTACGCCAATGGAGATAAGTTTTGGTATGTTGATGGCGTGGAATACAGTTTAGCTGATTACCTTGACTTGGTTTCTGAAGAAGTCCTTGAGGATATTGTATTAAACCATTTACCGGGGTTCTGAAATGGCTACTGATAAACCAACTGTTACTGAGCATTTAAATGGAGATAAGTATTGGTATGTGCATGATAAGCTTCATCGGTTTGATGGCCCTGCCGTTGAGCGCACCAATGGAAATAAACTTTGGTATGTAAATGGTAAGTGTCATCGCCTTGACGGACCTGCTGTTGAGTTCGCTGACGGAACTAAGTATTGGTATGTTGATGGCGTTCAGTACAGTTTAGCTGATTACCTTGATTTGGTTTCCGAGGAAGTCCTTGAAGACATCGTGTTAAACCATTTACCGGGGTTTTAAAATGACTACTGATGAACCCACTGTTACTGAGTACGCCAATGGATCTAAGCGTTGGCATGTAAATGGTAAGCTTCATCGGCTTGATGGACCTGCCATTGAATACGCCAATGGAACTAAGTATTGGTATAAAAATGGTAAGCTTCATCGGCTTAATGGACCTGCCATTGAATACGCCGATGGAACTAAACATTGGCATGTAAATGGTAAGCTTCATCGGCTTGATGGACCAGCCATTGAGTCCGCCGATGGATCTAAGTATTGGTATAAAAATGGTAAGCTTCATCGGCTTAATGGACCTGCCATTGAATACGCCAATGGAAGTAAGCATTGGTATGCAAATGGCGTTCAGTACAGCTTAGCTGATTACCTTGATCTTGTTTCCGAGGATGTCCTTGAAGACATTGTATTAAACCATTTGCCGGGGTTCTGAAATGATAGTAATTTACACAGATGGTTCATGTAAACCAACTAATCCCGGGCCATGTAGCTCTGGTGTGGCGTTAGTAATTGACGGAGAAGTTGTAGAGTGCCGCTCCATGTTTCTTGGAGAGGGAACTAACAACGTCGGCGAGCTAACTGCTATTTCGATAGCATTAGATGTATTGGAGTCACGAAATCTTTCGTGGAAATCCAGTACAATTATAACAGATTCCAAGTACGCAATCGGTGTATTAACCGGCGGTTGGAAAGCGAAGAAGAATGTTGAACTGATAAAAAATATCAAGGCAAAGCTTGAAAACTTTCCTAATACGGAACTCCAATGGATCAAGGGTCACAGTGGGGATAAGTTCAACGACTTGGTCGATGCTCTTGCTGGTCAAATCATCGATTCTAACGTCTAAGTTTTCTAAAATTCTCAGACGCTGTTATAGAAAGGTGGGCCTATAAAGAGGGAGAGCATGGACCAATCAGATTTATATAGTACGACAGAAGAGCCTGCGAAATCGGAGCCGGACGAACCTTTTCCGATGTTGGTAGTGTTATCGATACCATTATGGTATAGAGTACTTGAGATGATTCACAGGATGATTTAACTGTCTCCATCAGCGCCTATTGAAAAGATACTAATAAAGAAGTTCCTAACTGATAGGAGCTTAGAATGTATTTTCATCTTGAAAGGCTTAGAGAAGCGTTAAAGAAAGCAGGCTTTAAGAGACAGGCATCAGCAGTTAACAGATTAAAATTGGCAGGCAATTGGGATGAGCTATCAGAAGAAGAAAGGGGAAGGTTCGAGCAGAGCACAAGTCCTTATGATTTAATGATAGAGGATCCGGAAGAAACTTGGCAAAGAGAGGTTGGCGATAAATCTCCAGAGTCTGAGCGGGATTCTTTCAGATTCAGAAATAAGATGAAAAAGCGCCTTGTAAACAATCGTATGGATCAGTTGTTTTCTGAGCCAAATTCTTTGCAGCAGAAAAAAATTGAAAAGTTCAAAGAGGCTGGTATCGAAGAAGATTATATTAGAGCCCTTTATGAGTTGTTCTATTTGTCTGCGGAGAAGGGTAGCAATATTTCAGATATCACAAAAGATATTGATGATGATGTTGAGATTTATCAAGTAAAATATTACACCACAGGTTTTGAAGAACCAGATACATTTATGGCGTGGGAAGTAGGCGACAGTCACAAAGATAGTTTTTATGCTGTCAAAATTCCTGGTAAGGAATCTTCTAAAAAAGAGGGCTATCTCTACGGAGAATGGTAAAAATATACCACTGAGGTTTTAAATTGCTCAGAGGTTGAGCGGATTATTCATGAGATATTTAGCCTCAAATTTGTATTGAACTCAACACAGATGGCTTTTGCTAAAGCTGTCTTATATAAAAGAACCGGAATTAAAAACTTAGGAATTATTATGACTTAGACTTGTTATGAATTTACATAGAACTATGCTCGCGGTCCTCCGTTTGTGATTTGAATTAAATATACTTTCAGATCAAACAATACAAATGGAGAATTAAAATGACAAACGAAATTAGAACTACATTCAAAAACAAAATTGCTAACATCACTATCAGCCGACGCAAGAGTAAGACCGCGCTGAAGGACATTCACAGAGAGGGCGGACACTGGCAAGATATTCTAAACCTTCAAAGGGAGCCTTCCTATGTATCCCGTTGGGATGCAAGGCACACCATGCTTGCTTACGCAATGCTCAGGGGAACTCCTTACGAAAAGGTTGAAGCCTCTTGCAGAGAAGTTCCTTCATGGGGTCTTATCGAAACAATCTCTGGAAAGAGTGCCGATGAGATTGAAAGCTGGATCAGGGGCGAATGATGTTACTTGATAAAACTTAGACACAGAACACTGATAAACTGTACGTGGTGACTCGAAAGGATCTGTTCCCTGGTGCTCAGATCGCACAGGCACTACATGCCTTCAGAGAGTTCATCGAAGAATACCCCTCCCTTGATCAGGAATGGTATAAGACATCCAATTACATTGCAATCCTTTCCGCTCCTGATGAAGGAGAGTTGGAGCGTCTGTCTCTCAGATTGACGAAGAAAGGTATCAAGCATTCCTTATTCAGGGAGCCTGATTTTGACAATGAGTTGACGGCTATCGCCATTGAACCCGGCAGAGACTCGAAGAGAGCTTGTAGCTCATATCCTCTCGCCCTTAAAGAGTATTCTCTTCAGGGTATGAAATGAGCGCCTGTACTGTTTATGGCTGTGCCAGAGATAAAGTGTACGCATTGATCAGGTCGGATGGAAAGTTGTCACGATTCAGCTTCTCTCGGTCTGTGCTTTCACATTGTGGAACTTTCCTTGATGATGGGTGGAGCATTAAGCATCTTCCATTTGTTACAGGGGAAAAGTTGACGCCGGGCGGTTCATCCCGTTCTGGCGTTTACGCCATTGTGGCAGCCACCGGGTCTGCGGGTAAGACTCTTAGAGTTTGTTACTCGTCTGAAATGGCAGAAATGCTTTCTTACCCTGGGAATCGAGATGTTTACGAATTTTGGTTAACGGAGGATTGATGACTGTTAGAGCAGATGTCTGGTAGCGGCGGGAAAGTACTCGAAAGAGGAGAGGTTCTCGTAAAGACAAAGTGGCAACCATACGTTGTATGGGAGCGATATGGTGACGGGTGGAAGAGATGCTTTGTGAATAACAAAGTAGATGGAAAGAAAGGCACCCGTCACTCTATGGCTTGGCTGAAGAAAAAAAGGAAAAATGGTGAAGTAAGATGAAGCTTGATCATATCGCTGTTACTGTCCAGAATATTGAGTCCGGAGTCGAGTGGTACATGGGTCGATTTGATCTTCAGGTATTATATAAAGATGACTCATGGGCCATGCTCAAGGTAGCAGAGCCAGACATCAAGATAGCTTTGGTAATTGAGTCGCAGCATCCAAATCACATTGGAATTAGCTGCGACTCTTTGCCTTCTTTTGCAAAGGAAGGTAACTTTCATCGTGATGGTAGCGAGTATCATTACGATACAGATCCTTGGGGTAATACCTGGGAATGGGTTAAGTATCCTAAGGAGAAATGATGAGAGTTGAAAGAAGGGGTCCATATCGCAAATTAGAATATCGTCGCAATTTTCAATGTAAAGATTGCGGTTCTGCTTTGTCTGAGTGGTCGAGTTGCCTTGTTCTTGAAAAGGGAGATAAGAGTAAAATTAGGTTTACTTGTCCTGTCTGCAAAGAGACGAACCGTATGGTTGCCACCAATCCATCTTCTTTTAGCAGAACGGTTCCTTCACCGAAGCAAAAGAAATATGGCAAAGCCAGTATTCCATGGGAATTCGTTTTAGTTATGGTACCACTTGTTGTGCTTCTGGTACTTGGCGGACTATTCGCAGTCAATTTCATCTGATCAGAATGACAAGATATTGGTGACACGAAGGAGTATTGATGATTCGTGAATTTAAGGGGGATCTTTTGGCAAGCGATTGCGATGTAGTTATTCATTGCTGCAATTGCTTTCATACAATGGGTTCTGGAATTGCAAGGGTAATAAAGAAAATGTATCCTGAAACGGCGCGTGCTGATCATGAGACCAAGTTCGCCAGCAAAGATAAGCTCGGAACATTTTCGATGGCAGAGGTGGATGACGGGAGCAGAAAAGTTTTCAATGTGTACGGGCAGTATCGATATGGCGGCGGCGTGCGTAACGTGGATTATGATGCTCTCGAAACTGGTTTGACTAAGGTATACGAATACCTAAAAGATAATGATCTTCTCGACACAGTGAAGGTTGGAACATATCGGATTGGTTGCAACAGGGGCGGTGCAAGTTGGTCAGTAGTTGAGCCGATTCTGGAACGTTCTTTCCCTGATTGCGACGTTTACGTTTACGAGTTATAGTTTTCTCATAGCGGCCCTTTAAAAGGGAGCTATATGGAATTTTTATAGGAAACTCAGAAGACGTTATAGGGAGGTGAGAGGTGGCTGTTAAGCAAGTTTTGGTTGTCAGAAAAGACTTGAATATGGGGAAGGGTAAGATCGCGGCGCAATGCGCTCATGCTTCCCTTAAAGTCTTTTTCGATAAAGGTTCGCTACAGAAGATGAAAAGCAGCGTGATCTTTCGCGTCAAATTCTGGAGGGACGCAATCGAATGGTACAACGGTTCTTTTGCGAAAGTTGTTGTATGTGTAAATAGCGAAGACGAATTGCTTGAGATATATCAGAGGGCATGTAACGCCAAGATTCCAAGCTCCCTAATTGTAGACGCTGGGAGAACAAAGTTTCATGGCGTAGCAACCAAGACGGTTGTAGGAATTGGTCCTTTTAACTCAAGCGCAATAGACAGAATCACAGGAAACTTGAAGCTTCTGTGAAGGAGTAGAACATGAGAGTCGAAGAAGCAAGAAAGAAATACCGGGCAGCGCATGGTGAAAACGAAAAAGCTTTGTTTTCCGTTTGCATCTCATACGCTAAGTCTAAGATTGAGTCAGCCATTGATAGTGGCAGCAAAAGTGCTCAGGTGGATTGTTCTTCCAAGGAGGCTCTCCTTCAGGCCCAAAAGCACTTCAGAAATCTTGGATACACCGTATCGAGAGTTGAATATGAGGATGGCAGCCCTGAAGAAGGAAACATGGCTGGTGCAAGTTACTACTACGTCACAGTGAGAGGTTGGGCTTAGTAGTTTTTGTTTGTGACCGACAAGTTCGGTATAAAAGAAATGGCGATAGAGCCAATAAAAATGATATGGAGTAGACCATGGATAAGGTAAGAGTCGGAGTTGCCATTGGCAGCTTCCAGCCTATTACGGCACCACAGTTTGAGAGCGTTGTAGTCCCCGCAGTCGAAGAGAATGACATTACTGTTGTCATTCTCGGTTCGTCGTTTAAGCCGAGGACTCCGCGAAATCCATTTGATATGGGAATGCGAGAAGCAATGATCTCCGCGACGATCAAGGCTTATTTTAATTCTTCGGAGGTATACTTCGCTGGCGTTCGAGATTATCTTTACAACAACACACAGTGGCTCTGCGATGTGCAGTCTGCTGTTTCTGACGTTCTAAAGGAAATCGAAATTGCGCCAGAGAATGCAGAGATTACTCTGTATGGTGCTGCACTTCGTGGAGACAAGAGTTTCTACCGTTCTTTTCCCAGGTGGAGAACCCAGGTTTTGCCACTTGAAGGCGGAGAGCTTGCGGACCTGAGAGTTAGAAACTTTATCTACGAAGAGATTCTTCGAATCAATGATGGAGACGAGCACCCCTTCAGGACAGATACTTGGAGAGAGGAAGTTCCAGGCCCAGCGATTGATCTTATCGAGTCTTGGATCTCGTCAGAGGTGGCTGGTTTGATTGTAGATGAAGATGCCTACATCAAGAACTATATCGCGGCAACTCAGACAGGAAGGTACTACAATATCCACCAGACAGTAGACAATGTAGTAATTCATAAGGGTCTGATTCTGCTTGGCATTAGAGGCGCTCGTCCTGGCAAGGGATCGTTGGCGCTACCCGGTGGTTTCCTTAAGCACGATCTCACGGCGGTTGCCGGAGCGATGAAGGAACTTAGAGAAGAGACTCGTCTGCGTCCGAATACTGGATGGCTTGTTGATAGTGACAGGTTTGATCATCCAGATAGAAGTGAACGCGGCAGAACGATTACAGAGGCTTTCCTCTGGCAGATTCCAGATCATATTAACCTTCCGACTGTGAAGGGGAGTTCTGATCTGAAGAGGGCCGGATGGTATGAGCTTTCTGATGTAAAGAATAACCGGATTGGAGAACTGTTCGAGGATCATCTTGACATTATCGAGTCCATGACCGCAAGACTAAAAGGATAAGTGATATTATGATTGTTTTCACTAACGCAATTAAGAATTCTTAAATAAGAAGATTGCTTCGGTAGTCTTCTTTCACAAAGTATAGTGGGAAGACATAATGAAAATAGAAATTAAAGACGGACAGAGAAAGGTAGTTGCAACAGGCGCGAAGAGTTTGAGAATTGTAGCTTCAGAAGAACATATTCAAAAGATGAGTAATGGATCTCTGAAGGCATATCGAACCAGAGTGCTGATGTATCACAAGTGGGTTAATGAATTCAAATTTCATTACCGAATTGACCGAGAATGTAACGCTGACAGTTTTCTTTACAAAGACAATAAAGAAGTATATGATACTATTTATTGGCTTCAAAAAGCAGTTAACCGTGAGTGGTATAGGAGAGACAGAGCAGCTTACGCTGCATGGTCGAAGGAGAAAGGCGTATCAGGCTTTTCTCCCCGTCACTGGTATAAATCCGAGTATGCAGAGGCATACAAAACAATTAGAGCACCAAGCTCTTAACCGGGGATAGACCCCATTTAAAATAGAAAGGAGAAAACAATGAGTTTTCTAAATATTATTCCGGCATCGGTTCTTACCGATAGTTACAAGGCTGGTCACTTCGAGCAGTATCCTGACGCAAACCAAATGACTGCATACGGTGAATTCCGTAAGCCGTTTGAGGGAATGGAGGATGAACGGATTGTCTTTCACGGCATTCGTTACATCGTTGAGAATTATCTCAACCGTCAGTGGACAGAGAGAGACGTAGAGAAGGCTGCACTGTTCTACAGCACACACAACGTGCCGTTTACAGAGTACCCTTTCCCGAAGGCTCTCTTCTTGAAGGCAGTCAGAGAGAATAATGGTTATTTGCCAATCAAGCTTGAGGCTTTGCCCGAGGCTTCGGTCGTGTACGCACACACGCCTCTGTATCAGATTACAGCAGGTAAGGGTACAGAGTTTAATGATAAGGAGTTCTCGCGGATCGTTACGTTTTTCGAGACTCTTCTGACTCAGGTATGGTACCCGTCGAATGTGGCTACGCTTTCGAGGCATACTCGTCAGGTTATTGAGGACTATTTCGATCTTAGTGTCGATGCCGAAAATAACTGGCAGGTAGTATATAAGCTTCATGACTTTGGATTCCGAGGTGCCACTTGTGTTGAGGCAGCTTTGATCGGCGGTGTTGCTCACCTACTCTCGTTCGAGGGAAGTGATACAATGCCTGCCTGTTACTATGCTCAGTTTGAGCTTAATGACGGCAAGCCGGTAGCTATGAGTATCCCTGCAACTGAGCATAGTGTTATGACCAGTTGGGACACCGAGCTTGAAGCTGTGATGAACATGGTGGATAAGTACGGACATGGAGTGTTCGCTACGGTTGCTGATAGTTACGACTACACAGCTTTCCTGAGAGACATTCTTCCGGTTGTTGCCCCTCTTGTCAAAGAGAAGGGTGGCACCCACGTTGTTCGTCCTGATTCGGGTGATCCTGTTTCGTGTGTGTTGGAGGCTCTTGAGTATTGTGAGAAGGCTTATGGCAGCTATGTGAATAGCAAGGGCTACAAGGTTCTCTATAACTCCGCAGTTATCCAGGGTGATGGTATCAATCACTTTACCGTGAGAGATATCCTCAAGGCTGTTACTGATGCTGGCTGGAGTGCAGTGAATGTTGCATTCGGTATGGGCGGCGGACTGTTGCAGAGACACAACCGTGACACCATGAGTATGGCAACCAAGCTCTGTCAGATCGAGTACGCAGACGGACGTGTGCGTGACGTGATGAAGACCCCTAAGACTGACGATGGTAAGTACAGTCTTCCCGGTCGTCTCAAGGTCGTAAGAATCGATGGTGTGGCTATGGCTGTCCCCGAGGAATGCGAAGGCGAGAGTGAGTTTGTAACCGTCTATGACTGTGGACCTGTCGATGATGCTTGGGATGAGACTTTTGATGAGACTCGTGCTCGTCTGAATGCTCAGTGGGCAGCGGCTCCTAAGACTGCTAACGTTGTTAGTGAGGCTCTTAGAGAGAAGGCTGAAAGAATCATCAGTACGCGAAAGTAATAATCCGGTACAATCCTAAGGGTAAGGGGCAGGTCATCTGTCCCCACCTTTAGGAGAGTACAGATGTCAGAACAGAACGAACATGCCCCCGATGATTTGGTGGCGTTTAAGCTTGTCCAACATTTCACCATGCAGGGTGAGGCAAGTTATGAAGATTTTATGCAGAGAGTATCTGCCCTTAAGTTAATTGCTCAAAAGCTTGACCTGCTTAGGCAGGCTGAAGTGAAGTTAGCGGAACAGGAAAAATACATTGAACAATTAGAAGGCGAAGTCGAGGTTCTCAGATCACTGAGTCCGACGAGCGAAGAAGTGTTGCAGGATTTAGATTCTACAACGCAGTGAGGTAATGATGTCCAGTGAGCAGTTTACATTTTTTTGGGATGGGCCATTCAGTCAGTGGTATGAGTCATCTTTTATTATCGATAATGTCAGATACAACTGTGCTGAACAGTATATGATGGCGGAAAAGGCTCGCTGCTTTGGAGACAAAGAAGCTGAGCGAGAGATTATGAAGACTGACCATCCAAGGATTCAAAAGGCTTGGGGACGTAAGGTCAAAAACTTCAATGCAGATAAATGGAACTCTGTATGCAAGGACGTTGTTCGTAGAGCAACGGTTGCTAAGTTCACACAGGATGATGCACTGCTTCAGATCCTTTTGGATACAGAAGGAACCACTCTTGTCGAGGCAAGTCCTTATGACAAGATTTGGGGAATTGGTCTTCAGGCTGATGATAAGCGGGCACAGTCTCGCAGTACATGGCGCGGTAAGAATTGGCTCGGAGAAGTGCTTACGTCTGTTCGTGACAGCCTTGGGAAAGCGGCTTAAGCTTCTAACAGGATCTGAACAACAGTATCATTAGTATCTGCGGCCAAGAAGATGGAGGTTATGGCAGTATTTTTGATACTTCTTAGTGCAAGATTAACTTCGAGCCAAGCATCAGCATCGACAGAACCATGATGTGTGGGGCTTACGTCTCCATCTGTGCCATCGAAAGTGAAGAAACCTGCGTTTGTTTCAAAACGAAGTGATAGTTTCTTTACATATTCTGGCAAGACAAATTCATTAAGAGTGTCTGCTACTGCAAGATTCCATCTGAACACTAATGGTAGTGACGTATCAAATTCGTCTTGGATAATTACTATTGCCATTGGTATAGCTCCTTAGGGTAAAAGTTCAATACAAAGAAGATTATTAGCATAAGGCATCCGGGTTTGCTAAATTTCCCACAGGATGGTATAAGCTAAATATCGTGGAAGGTAGGTCGATACGGCTTTTGCGGCGCCAGTTTGCTAAACTGGTCCGGCTTAACACCCGGTCAGGGTTCGAATCCCTGGCTTTCCGCCAAATGAAATTAAAAGGTAGGATACATGCCCGTATACCCAGGTGATAATAAGATCGTTAGAAAAAGCGACATGCTCCGTGATGGGAAAATCGTTCCATCAATTGTAGAAAAATGGGTTTCGCAGAACCTTGAGCACAGAGGTCTTCCTTGGGATTATGAGTTCCCTCTTCAAGAGTACCTCGAAGAGGTCGTATCAGAAGAGACTATCGCCTTATATGATAAGTACAAGGATGGTGGCCTAATCTCAGATGGTAACATGACAATGTTGCATAGAGATATGCTAAGTCTAACAAATATACAGCGAGGTGTTGTGTGGATCATACTTGGCAATAAAAGAGAGTTCCGAAGAAAGATCCCTGTCATGAAACGGAACTCACCTTTTGTTAGGATGATAACCGATACGTATGTGGAAAAGAGTAATACGCCAGGAGGGAGGTCGAAAGCTTCACTGGAAGCTTCATTTGCTTTAGACCCCATGGGAGTCATTCTTCCAGAACATTTTGATCTGGGCAAAACGCCGAAAGAGATTCTTAGAGATATTGTAGAAGTGGATAAGGAGAGACAATGAGTTTGACACTAAAGGTAATTCCTTCTCAGGAACTAAATGATGAGTCGCGTTCGGTTGAGGCTGAAGAGTTTGGAGAAGACCTCCTAAGCCATATGGAGGATATGGCTCAGACAATGTACGCACATACTGGCGTTGGCTTGGCCGGCGTACAGGTAGGAGACATGAGGCGTATCCTTGTGGCTGACCTTGGATATGTGCGTACCCGTGTATATGGCGGTGACCTTCTTTACATGGTTAATCCAGAAATTGTTGAGCAGTCGGAAGAGGAAAACAAGGCTTCCGAAGGTTGTCTTTCTTTCCCCGGTCTTGAAGAGTTTGTGAAGAGGCCAGATTGGGTCGTCGTCAAGTTCATGACACCTCTTGGTGAGGAAAGAACTGAGAGGTTTCAGCAGTACGAGGCAAGGATTGTTCTGCACGAAATGGATCATTTTGATGGTGTTACGCTTCACGGAAGGCTCTCCAATTTTAAACGTAGACGGTACCAGAAGACTCTGGTTAGCAAGCTAAAAGAGCTTGGAAGAATGCTATCGGATAAGGCAAGGCTCTAATGAGTTTGGTTAGCAAGCCGTGGGGACATGAAGTAATTTGGTCTCATACAGAAAAGTATGTTGGCAAGTTGCTTGTAATCAACGCAGGCCATAAACTATCACTACAGTATCACGAGGTCAAAGATGAAACGATTTATGTTCTTGAAGGAACATTGTCTCTTCATGTTGGAGAAACAGAGGATACTGTAGAGGTTGTTGAGCTAAAGACCGGAGAGTCTTATCACATTACACCAGGAACCATTCATCGTTTCGAGGCGAAAGAGCCTGTCACTTTGATTGAGGTTTCAACACCAGAGTTGGATGATGTCGTGAGACTAAGAGATGACTATGGTAGAGAGGGTACTTGAATGGCAGATACATTTGTCGAGTATTTGATTGAGAATTTTGCAGAAAGAGTAGGAAGAGTTAGAGGCAATTCTCTTAACGAGAAGGTGGCCTTTTTGAGAGGTAGATATCTGAAGACCGCTCTGGATGGCCGAAAGGAATCCGAAGCAGGAAATGATACCTCTATCTATCGTTCTGCTTATGCTTCTGCGCACGAAGATATAGGAAACATGCTTGTTGACTTCGATGAGTCTATCGAGTATCTTGAGACTGAGATCATCAGCTACATCGTAACGCTTATGGAAACTACCGCCGTTAATAAGACTCCATCCTCCGCAGGGTATTTGGATGCTTATGGCTATATGGTTGCCGAGCTTAGAAGGGCTGTGGAGGAATCAAATGTTTGAGTTTGATAAGAGACAGCTAAAGAAGCTTTCTGAAATGAGAGCAGAAGGTGTCGATCCTTATCCCGTGGGGGAAAGCGGTGTGATGCCTCTGTCCGTAATTGATGGGCTAAGAGAGTTCTCGATGGGAGTTCTTGAGGGAACTGATCCTGTAAGAGTATTCGGAAGAGTTCGTTTTAAGAATGAAATGGGAAAGCTTGGGTTCGGAAGGATCGAAGATGATGGCGGCCGAGTACAGATATGTGTTCGAAAGAACGAAGTATCTCCGGAAGCTTTCAAGGCTTGGAAGAGACTGGATCTGGGTGACTGGGTTTATGTCTCTGGTACATATGGTCGTACACGTTCGGGCGAGCTTACGATCTTCGTAACGGATATTAGTCTTGCATCGAAGTGTGTCTCCCCTATGCCTGATAAGCTGTCCGGCTTCACGGATGTAGAGCAGGAGTACCGTAAGAGGTATCTTCATCTTGCTGTATCGTCTGAGGCAAGGGACCTGTTTAAGCGCAGGTCCAACACAGTCTCTCTCATGAGAAGGATGCTTGAGGGTCGAGGATTCATGGAGGTAGAGACTCCTATGCTCCACTCCATTCCTGGCGGAGCTTTGGCTAAGCCATTCGTGACGCATCACAATGCACTTAATCAGGAAATGTTTCTTAGGATTGCTCCAGAGCTTCATCTGAAGAGACTGTTGGTTGGCGGATTCCCCAGGGTATTCGAGATTAACAGATGCTTTAGGAATGAGGGAATTGGAACTAAGTACAATCCTGAATTTACTACGGTTGAGCTTTACCAAGCTCATGCAACATATGATGACCTTATCGAATTGATCTCGATTATTGTTTCAGAGCTTGGACAGTTTGCTTCGTCAGACAATCCTGTGGACTTTGATAACATTACGCGAATCAGATTCGATGATGCCATTCGGAATCTTGGGATTGAAGATCCTTGGAACGTCGATCAGCTAAGGGCATTCTGGGTTGCTAACCGTGGAGAGAGCGAAAGCTTGCCGGATACTGTTGGTGATTGGTATGATATCATCTTCGATGCATTCATTCAGGATACGCTAATTGATCCTACCTTTATCACTAACCATCCTTCCGAGACTTCACCTCTCGCAAGAAAGACTGATGGAGACTCAAGGACTGTTGATAGGTTCGAGCTTTACATTCGAGGCATGGAAGTGTCTGATGGATGGACAGAGCTTAATGATCCTGTTGAGCAGGCTGAGAATTTCGTTCAGCAGCTTGCACGAAGAGAGGGCGGGGATGAAGAGGCTATGCTTTTTGATGAGGATTTTGTAAGAGCATTGAGTTATGGTATGCCACCAGCAGCAGGAGTCGGACTTGGTATTGACAGGCTGATGATGGTACTTTGTAACAAGAAGAGCATTCGTGACGTAATCCTATTCCCTACTCTACGTAGGGAATAGGGTTACTCCTAGGTGAGAAGACAACTTCAAAGTATGATTGCCTCAGAGGCTTTAACAGTAGGAAAATCTATGTCCGGAAAAGATGCTACAGAACCGCTACTCACTCTTCGCCAGATGGTCGGAAGTGATTTCGAACTGACATATACCAGCGTAAAGATCACGGAGGAATCTTGGGATTACTTCGACACATATGGGGAGGTTGAGCCTTCCATGCTTGTGTCTGAGTATGGTTCTTTTGATTCCAGTCTTTCTTTTGCTATCTATCCAGTCAAGCGAGCTTTCAAGGCCATTTATGATTTGATTGGTACGGCGATTAAGTCTGTTGAAGTCGTAGGCTGTAGCTATAGTTCTGGAAATTCACGAGTGCCATCGGCCGTTACTCTTCGAGTTCTTCTTGCGAACGATTCTCACATTGTTATTGGCATGAAGAGTATGCGCTCGGTTAATGGTAAGGAGATTCCTGAGAGATTCAAGAAGTGGTTTTCGGACGATGGGAACCTGTGGCTTACTACCTACTCGAACCTCTGCTATAGAACTGCTGATATAGAATACGTATATCCTGTTGCTAATGCTATTCGAAGTGGAGCACTATCAAATGGTATGGCAGCTTTTGAGAAGCCCACCGTCGAGATCATTACCATAAATGCCATGGGGCTTGATGTAAGGGACGTTGAAATCCGAAACTCTAAAATGGATGATGAGGGTATGGCCCTTCACTATGGTGAGGATTTCCCCGAGTTTAACAAGACTCTTCTGGATGAAATGGGGGAACAGAATAAGGGAGTCGTTCTTCTGCATGGTCCGCCTGGAAACGGAAAGACTTACTACATCAGACACCTTGTATCTGCTCTTAGAACAAAGGGAAAAAGAGTCATCATCGTCCCAAAGCATGTGCTTGCGGAAATGGAAAGTCCTCAGTTCAATGATTTCATGATTGATGAGTTCTCTGAGGATAACGCTAAGGCGGTGTTCGTCATCGAGGATGCCGAGTCTGTGCTTAGAGCGAGAGATAGCATGGGCGATGGGCGAGCGGTAGTTTCTACCATCCTTAACTTGTCTGATGGAATTTTGAATGATGTGTTCAAGGTTCAGTTGATCTGCACTTTTAACACCGAACTTCAGAACATTGATGGTGCTCTACTTAGAGACGGCAGGCTCCTTGCCAAGAGAGAATTTCTTCCTCTTGATAAGGAACGGGCACAGGCTCTCATTGATCATCTTGGAAACGAGGTCGAAGCTCAGGACGAGATGTCTCTGGCTAACATCTATGCTACCAATTCCGGAGACAAGAACGAAGTCCTGACCGGAGTTAAGGGACTGAAGAAGAAGAAGAAGATTCCGCCCGGCTTTCACAGCAAGGATTGGCTGAAGGAGAATGGATACAAATGATATTTACAGATTCATACAAGTTGTCGGCACATATTGACAAGGTTCATCCTGGCACAAAGATTGTGTTGACATCTGGTGGCTTTGATCCTCTGCACCTTGGACACCTACAGTGTATTCAGGGTGCGGCGGAGATAAAGGATGATGGCATTCTTGTTGTCGTATGCAATTCTAATGACTGGTTGGTCAGAAAGAAGGGCTACGCATTCATGCCTGAGATTGAACGACTGTCGATTGTTGATGCACTTAAGGGTGTAGACTATACTCTGGTTTGGGACGATGGAGGCCCCACTGTATGCGGAGCGATCGAAGCTATTCGGCCAGATATTTTCGCTAAGGGTGGAGATAGAGATAGCTCAAAGAATGTTCCGGAGTTTGATCTTTGCGAACAGCAGGGATGCGAAGTTGTATTCGGAGTTGGCGGAGGAAAGATTCAGTCCAGTTCCGAACTTGTTAAGAAGTTCAATGATCGAGAGGGCACATGAGAGATCAACCTATTGTAATTGAAATATATGATAAAGGATCTGGGAAGATAAAAATTCCAAAACTGGAACTTGTCGAACCTTTCGTAAAGATTATATGGTGGGAATACACCCTTTACACCACTGAGAGTCTCGCCAAGATTCGCACCATTGGCGGAGCCCCAAGGTATTACATTTTTCCAAATGAGGATGGAGGGGTTGATAGATTTACAGATCGTTCGAATCGCAGAAATCCGATGTGTGTCGGTAGTTTCTATAATCTTATGAGCAAAGAAGAGCAGTCTGAGTTCGATGAGAACATTGAAGTTCTGCTAGGGATTTTTGAAGCAAATGAGAACTGAACTACTTAAGTTTAGAGACATCGTTCACTCCAACACTATTCGGTATGCACTTCCTGGGCTTGAACTAATTGAGCCATTCGGAGTAGCTCAATGGAACTCGACTTTAATATATTGCGCTCCTTCTCAGTTTCGTGAAAATGACAGATATCCTAATTCATATGCATATTACAATGCTGCGAACCGTCGACCATGCATAAAGAACGGGCGGGGGAATGGGTGCCTTTCGGAATTTATCAGCGAGATGACAGACGAAGAGCAGGCGCAGTTTAGAGAGAACATTGTTGAAATCTTTGAGATTCTTGGAATAAAATGATTGGTGAATATCCGCTTGGAACATATTATAACGGAACAGGAAAGATTAAGATTCCTGGCTTGAACGGGCTTGGCCCCTTCAAAGCTGCTCTGTGGGCGAGGCACACAGTGTACTCCACAGATAGCTTGTGGGAAAGTAAATTACGCCGAGCGCCGTGGAATCCTCCATACATTTGCAAGCGTAATTATGATGATCCAGAGATAAGGATATTCGGAAGAAGGGACCTTGTTTGTTTGGGGAAATTTATCAGCTTAATGTCGGATGATGAAAAGGCATTGGTAGAAGAGAACATTGATGAGATTATGAATGTATTGGGGATTTTATGAGGGCAGAAAGATTAATTTTACCGGAAGCTATCAGTATATATCACCACCCTTTAAATCAGATGTATGTTATTGATGGCCTTGATCGGCTTGGTCCCCTTGGTTCCATTAGACTTAACTCTAGGTATCTTTACAGTACGCCGGGGTTTGATCGGAAGCAGGGTCGCACAGCAGGGATGCTTCCGAGAACTTATTTTTGGGGATATAATGGTAGGCTGAGAATTCAGATTAATAACAAATACATATCGAGTGCTTGTTTGTCTCGCTTTATGAAGGTGCTTGATGCACAAGAGCGATTTGAAATGGAGGAGGCGCTTCCAGAAATATTGGATCTACTAAACTACAGATAAAGGGCATGAAACCTATATTCGTAGAAAACAGTAAGATACCCGTATGGCTCAGTGCAGTCTCTCCGTTGGACGAGATAGCAGCGATTACCATATTTCCTTTCGTCTTTTCGAGAGGAACGATTGACGAAGCCACTCGCAACCATGAGACGATTCATTTCCAACAGTACCTTGAAACATTGGTAGTTGGATTCTTAGTTCTCTATCTTTTCGATTACCTAAAGGGATTGAAGAAGTATGATGATGGTGGTGAAGCTTACTATCAGATAAGAGCAGAGCAAGAAGCATATGAATACGGTCACGAGCTTGACTACTTGGAGACAAGGAAGCGTTGGGAGTGGCTGAAAAAATACGAGGTTTAAAATGTCTTACGAAACTGATTTGCTTGCTGCACAAGAATGGGCAGCAGAGAAACATGAAGGTCAGTTCTATGCCGGTGGTCCCTACACGGATCACCTGAATCATGTCTATCAGGTATTGATTCGATTCGGATATAATCCTAACAGAGTAGACGCTGACAAGGCGCATCTTCAGCTTTCAAGAGACCTTACTATTGCTGCGTTGCTTCATGACATTGTTGAAGATACAGATGTAACTGTAAAGGATGTTAAAAAGAAGTTCGGCAAGAGGATTGCTTCTCTTGTTAATGGGGTAACTAATGAACCCGGAGCTAACAGGAAGATCCGTCATCAGAAGACTTACTACAAGACCAAGAGCATTCCCGATGCCTTCACTCTTAAGCAGGCCGACCGTATTGCGAACATTGAAAAGTGCAGAGCAACGCATAACGGTTTGATTAATATGTACCGAAAGGAATGGGAAGGCTTCAAGGCAGAGTTCGAGGGTTACGGAGATAAGTACATGTGGGAATATCTTGAGCGCATTATCTCTTAGAAGACGAACCTATAAGCGTCAGAAGCTTAGAGGTCTTACTAAGATAATGTGGACGATAGATGATAATGGAGGCTGGGTGCAACCAGATTGGTATTATGAAATAAGCGTTGGGATCGTTCGGTTTCCAGAACAGAAGGCTGAACGGTTCCAAGCTTACAAAGCTCTACAGGCAGGCTACGGTATTTACCTAAAGGATATCGTAAGCTCTGGTGGTTTCGATTCTCCATACTATGTTGATTCGTTTGTGTTAGAATGCAATGATCTCACCAAGTGGAAAGAGATCAATGTTGAATCATCGATGAAAAACAAATTTGAGTGGTTTGATTCGGGAACTATGAGTCATCATGTTCGTATGCTGAAAGAACTTGAGTCTGTTGGCTGCAAGATGATTTACATAAATCGTGAAATGGTAGGTGGGGAATCCCTTATCGATAGAATCCCTGAGGAGTATTCGGAAGATTTCATTTGCAATATCGAATGGTTTAAAATGTTGATGAACTGATTGACTTCTGTGTGTCGGCGAGGTAATAAGGAGGGACAGCATTGGGGATTGGTGTAATTGGCAACACGTTCGGTTCTGGCCCGGAAGAGTATAGGTTCGATCCCTATATCCCCAGCCACACAAAGGAGATACCATGGCAAAAGACATTCTATATAGACAGTGCAGCTTTGTTTGCGAGAGAGACGGCGGAGAATGTACCACAGTTGCATGGATTCCAGAAAAGAAAAACGGCACAAAAATTGAGCCTGGAGTTAAAGTAACCTTTAAGGATTCCTCTGACGACACTCAGTGGTGGACCGTTCGGTCTGTTGGTGATAAAACAATGACAGAGAGCAGAGTGAAAGAGAAGGAACGTCTCAATAGAAGATACAGAGAGACTACCGACATCTGATAACATTGGGGTATAGTTCAATTGGTAGAGCACTGGCCTTTGACACCAGTTGTTGTAGGTTCGAGTCCTACTGCCCCAGCCACAGGAGAGCGTATGTTCTTCAAGAAAAAGAAGCCTTGGTATGCTTGCGAGCCTCCCTACATGAAAAGGGAGGACCAGATAGCTTGGTTTAGAACGGTAGAGGAACTTAGAGATCCCGACGAGGATATTCCGAGAGAGTTGCCGGGACAGAATATGTATCGCTGCCTTAATGGTAATTGCGATGAACCGACTTATGAAAAGTTTTGTTCACGGTGCATCTGTGACCATGACTGCCTTGGCGCCTCATTGAATGAGAGAAAAAATGAAGACTCTTTATATTGAAACTGGTATTGAAGAAGAGTACGAGAATGCTCTTATCGCATCAGCTAAGAAGATTGGCTGGAATGTTGTGACGATTATGCATATTCCATTTGGGGATATGTTCATCTATCATAACGATGGCTATACGGGCAACCCTGTCAGAAAAGAAGACCTTGAGAATGAAAACTCTTGGTACCATGGCAGCATATCCGGTGGGAAAGCTGCACAGAGAGCCACCAAGTGGAAGGTTCATGCACCTTGGCAGCAGCTAAGGTGCTCCGTTTACTATGAGAAGCTGGGCGATCTTATCCTTCAGAAGGATCATAGGTTTGAAACGCTTGAAAGCATCTATGCCAAAAAGGATGAGCTTTACAATTCCTCTCTTGTTGAGGAAGATACCTTATTCTTTAGGCCAGATGGTAACGGAAAGGAATTTACAGGAGGTTGTATTGCTTCGGACGAGTGGGAAAAGAAGTATAAACTGATTACTTTTTATGATCCACCGATGGACACAAGGGTGGTTGTCGCAAGACCTCAGAAGATCCAAGCTGAAGCAAGATTTCTCATTGTTGATGGGAAGCTGATTACAGGTTCTTATTACAGAACCGGTGGGCAGACCGTAAGACTTGAGGCAGCAGGAGACCTCATTGAAACTGGTAAGTCGATACTGCAAGGGGCACTGTCAAGAGGATACAATCCTTCTCCCTCTTGGGTCTTAGACTTGGCTCAAACAAATGGCGTATGGTATATCATCGAGGTGGGTGCAACGTCCTGCTGCGGATTATACAAGTGCAATACAGATGCTTTTATGGAGGCGTTGGATGGGATTATCTAAAGAAGAAGTCGTAGAAGGAATGCTGCACGAACTCAAAAGGGAAGGCATGTGGCGTTCTCAAGCTAAGGCTCTTATCGACAGAGTCTTTAAGCCAAGGTATCTTCATGGATTTGAAATCGAAGAAAAATGGGAAATGCCTGAGCCTCCAAGAGAGGGGCTAATCCCCTGCTTTGATTTTCACGGTTGCGACGGACTCAGCCTATATTGGTGGGATGAATCATGGGGAAAGTATCCTAGTTTTTTAAAAGCCTGGGAGATGATAGAAGCCGAAGGAATAGAAGACACATTGAGTAATGAAAATCCTGTGATCGATCCTGACACTGGAGGCGCAATGTATAAGTCTTGTATGGATGCGTTTAGGGAGTTAGGTTTTAATGGGTAGATGGGATTACATGGGTCAGCCAAGTTTCAACCCTCCAAACGATGACTGTCCAGAATGTAAGGAAGCATCAAGGACATATTTCGTTGGAGCAAAGAAGGTTGATGGGGTGACTCAGCGTAGGTATACCTGCGAACATAAACACGAATGGATCGAAAGGGAAGGCGATGAATAACATTTACACAGAGGCATTTCAAAACATTTCTTGTGTTAGAGAGTTAACGATTGACGACTTTGTTCTTCCCGCTCTTGAATCTGCTGACGTTGTTTATGGAAAAGGTGCAAAAATTTATAAACTTTACGGCACAAAGTTCGCTGTGATGACTCATTCGGATCAATTCAAAAGCACACCAAACCAGATTACTTGGTATGAGGTGATGGGAGTCAATGAGGATGATTCCAGGATTGAGTTTATTAATCTGATCGAAAAAGAGGTAGAAGATAAGATCCCAAATGAAATGTATGAAGAGATTCAATTTTTCATTAAGGCTTCGCAGAGAAGCTGATGTCTGACAGATCAGATAAGTTTCGAGACTCTTTGGCTAAGGTATTCGTTAAGACTCCGGAGTTTGTGAGGACACAGTCCGAACTAAGATTAGATGTTCCAGAGAACCCCTTTTTAGAATATGTCAAAAATATTCACGAAAGCTGGATGATGAATGAAAGAAGAGCTGAATTTCTTGAGTTATATGGTGACAAAAGAGCGGCCGACGAATTAAGAGAAGCTACATTAAACTTTGCAGTATTCACTCGTGGTTACAACTCAAACGTAATAGCAGCACGACAAGCGGTTAATATAGCATTAGATAAAGGTATGTCGTTTTGTATGATCAATTACGGAAACCTTATTGATGTGCCAAAGATCTTATTAGAAGTATCGGACAAGATAGATAAAGTTGATACAAGTTTTTACAGTGACTTGATGATGCCTCCAAGGTGGCAGTATGATTTTTATCCAAGAGATACAGATCATTTGCTTCCGGCATCGAGGTGCTCTATTTTTATTATTGAGAAGATTCCTGGCACAAAATTCAGCGGCCATGTCCCAAAGGACAGCCGGGCCGAAGCAAAGATACCAGAAGTACAAGATTTGGTTGACATTATGGACGAGCTTCCTGCTGAAATTCAGGAGACCATGGCCCTTTACTTACCATTTTTTGCGGCAAGTGAGAGCAAAATTTGCTAAATTTCTCACAAGATGGTATGATGAAGTGAGCAGCGGCGTTGCCGTTCGGTCGATAAACAAGCAACATTTTAAAGGAGGTTGTTATGACGTACATTACGAATTATGTTATCCAGAGCATTACCCTTGATGTTGCACAGATTCCAGGCAAGAGCCCCGTAAGGGTGTAATAAGCTATAGTGCTTAAGCACAATTACAAAAATCTTGTCTGGGTGTGGCGCAGTCTGGTCAGCGCTCCTGTTTTGGAAACAGGAGGTCGCAGGTTCAAATCCTGTCACCCAGACCATATCTCGGGATATGGTGTAATCTGGTAACACTCATGGTTTGGGACCATGAATTGCGGGTTCAAATCCTGCTATCCCGACCGAAGAATTAAGGGACTTAATGGAAGACTTACTAAAGAAGTACGAGGATGCGAGAAAGGCTCTTGGTGAGTATTTTGACGCCCCTATCTATCATAACCTAATCACTAATTTTCAAGATCAGTGGACAGATTATGGTGTTCAGCACGACTCAGTTGCTTGGGAATATCAAGAAGACGAGAGCAGTGAGTGGGATGACGGGGAGTTCATGTATAGCTTTGAGGTCCAAGGAGTTTCCAGATGGCAAAGCAAAGACGGCAAGTATACCTTGTTCATCGGTAGAGACTGTTGTGGAAACACTGACTGTTATATTTTTCTAAATGAATTAAAGATGGAAGGCGTCTAACATGGCGGGCTCGGTAATGCCTTTGTTCGAAGATATGAAGTTTCTTAAAGCGACGAAATATCCGGTGGCAAAAGTTGGTATTATTTATCTTACGGAAAACCGTAGGGGCGGAATAATCTATGCTGCTGAACGAGATCAATGTTATCTGTACGATATGGGAAAGGGAAAATGGAAAACGGTTATTCCGGGTTCATACCTTCAATGCCCAGGCAATTGGGCTCGTCATCTTAACGCATTAGAGAAAAGAAAATTTGTTTCATTGATGAACATTCTTAAATTCAAGAATTGGACATACAAGAAAGTTTACAAGTAGAGGTGCTTATGAGCATTCAGGACACAGTTAAGGCCCACATGAAAGAGGCCATGTATAGCCGAGATAAACCTCGCCTTACTGCCCTTCGCGGTATCAAGGCTGAGCTTACCAAGGAGACGAAGATCAAGGGTGTTGAGACTCTTTCTGAGGAAAAGAGTATAAAGATCCTGCGAAGGCTTGCAAAGCAGCGAACAGAATCCGCTACTGTTTATTCAGATGCGGGAAGAGATGAGCTTGCAGAGCAGGAGCGTTTCGAGCTTGGGATCATCGAAAGTTTTCTCCCCGCCCTGGCAGGTGAGGCAGAAACTCGTGTATGGATTCAGGAGGCCATCGATAGTGGGGCGTCTAACATGGGCGCAGTAATGGGGATGGTTATGAAGTCTCATAGAAGTGAGGCTGACGGCAAGCTTGTTCGCAAGCTTGTGCAGGAAATGCTTAAGTAATAGCTTGCCTCCTTGGATAAGGAGGTGTGTCATGCTTGATGCAAAAACGCAGGAGTTCCTGCGCAAATTGAAAGAGTTGTGTGCAGAATTTGAGGTAGAGATAGGCGGCTGCGGCTGCTGTGGTTCACCATACTTCACAGTGGGTGAGAAGAGTTACGAGGATCTTTTTATTAGCAAAGACGAAAATCGTTGCTATGATAAAGACGGAGAACACAACTTTTAACGTTACTGAGCAGTTAGAAGCGCCGCGTAGAGCTGGATCAACGGGGAACTTTCGAAATGGTGAGAGGCCATTACATCGGGGTATAGCGCAGTCTGGTCAGCGCACCTGCTTTGGGAGCAGGGGGCCGTAGGTTCGAATCCTACTATCCCGACCATAAAACTACTTGGAGTGCTTAAGCATCATGACCGTCGAGAGGGTCTTATAGGACTGTAGCTCAGTTTTTGGTTAGAGCGCTCGCCTGATAAGTGAGAGGCCACTTGGTATACGTTGGTTCAAATCCAACCAGTCCTACCATAAGGAAATGAAATGCTTACTATTGATCAAGTTAGAAAGCTAAAGCGTGGCGATAAGGTTGTGGATACCTACGGAAAGGTTTATGACTTTGGATATATTTCCCAAACGAATGCTGCCGTAGTTTACGATGAAGGCGAATACAATATGCAGGATGCTTCAGCTTTCAGACTACTTTCTGACAAAGAGGTTTCTGAAAAACCATTCTATAAGCTGAGGATCAAATGATAAACAAAATCGATTTTAGCAAAATCCCTAAAGAAGACCTATCTGTTTACGAACTATGGGTTGTGGCAACGTGGTCAGGGAATCCTTATACCGATGATCCTGGGAGTTGGTATATTGAAGATGGTCTGTATCTAAAAAAGGAATCCGCCATTCTTGCTGCCTCAGTAAGGGGCGTCCGTAAGGATCAAGTTATGAGTCTGAGCGATTTCATATCGAAATGCAATAGGGGTTACTAATGGATTTGTGGCTACATCTGATGGAATGCAGTTACCCGGAGGGTTGCACTTGCGGCACCTCCGCATACAATGCTTTGGCAGAAAAAGTTGCTGAGCAGCAGTCTCTTATGAGAGAAGCTGCCAAAGCCTTGTCTGACTGGAACAACGGACAAGGGGTGGATGAAGATTTGGAGCTAATAAAGAAGCTTCGAAGTTAAAATGGGCTGCCCAAATTGTGGTGGAGAATCATATCTGACGACTTATCGAGCGAGATACCCTCGTGCAGGTAAGAGTCTTTTGGTTAAGTCAAAATGTATGATGTGTTCATCCTGTAGGACCCGGATAGGTCCTTTCAAATTCTTGACACCAGCGTTGGCAAATGAAAATGATGCTAACGCCGAGATAGAATGGGAAAGAAAATATAATGAGAAGATGCCTCCAGAATATCCGATGGGTCGTATAAGAAAGATTATGCGAACAGAGGAAGGTAAAAGGCGTGTAGCTGAAGCTTTTGGAAAAGCTTTGTACAAAGAAGTAGAGAAAACCTCTAAGGAGAGTAAAGATGATTAATCAGAGCGATGTTGTTGAATACCTAAAGAACGTTAGCGTTATTGAACTTAGAGGTCTTATCGGGACTCTGGAGGATGAGCTTGGAGTTAAGATTCCAGAATACACAGCACCTTCTCAGTACGATCTCGGTTTTGGTGGCGGAGAGGTAGAGCAGACCGAGTTTACCGTTGTCCTTCAGGGCTTTGAGGGTAAGAAGGTTGCACTGATTAAGGTCGTGCGAGCACTTACAGGTCTCGGTCTAAAGGATGCAAAGGTCGCGGTAGAGTCCGCTCCTTATGTGATTAAGGAAGGCGTTGATAAGGGCGTAGCAGAAGAGGTTGCCGCTTCTATGAGAGAGGTTGGTGGCTTGGTAGACATTGTATAATGTTGAATGAAGCCATCGCAGAAGCTCTTGACGCGCCTTATAAACAGGCGCGTCAAGAGGGAGCAGAGGAAGAGAGAAAAAAGATCGCTGACTGGTTGAGAGAAACCAGCAAGCACAGTAAGATAGCAAGTACCTTGCTGCGATTAATGGCTGATGAAATTGAGTCTGGCGATTATGGCAAGGGTTAACAATTTTGGAGATTAGTTTAATCGTAAAATAGGTGGCTCTGACCCGCCCGTTACTGGTTCAAATCCAGTATCTCCAGCCATCATCATAGGTGATACAATGAAGATCGATATGGAGATTCTTAAGAGTCGAGTCAAAGGGACAGTAAACTTTTCTTTTTTCAGAGCAGGACAGCTCTGGTATGTATGTGAGGACGGGTGGGAATTTCCTATTCCTGTCGAAGATACGGGCAATGCACAGGGAAGCTCTCCCACTTTCTCTGCTCAGATGAAGGGCATTTATATGATGCGCTGGGTAAAGAAGGCTATGGAAGCAGAACTACAAAGGGATAGTGAGTGAGCATTTTTTCTAAAGTTATTGGCGAGAATATCTTTTTTAAACCAGAATTGTATCCGAGCGGAAATTGCTATGCTCATTATCCTTTGTCAACAAGGGATGTGAGTATTATATTGGAATATGATACGGGAAGATTTATCTATTACAAAATGAGACCAAGTGGATATGTTACAGGTGATCATATTTGTGCTGGGAAATTTTCGTCATACCTTTCCGAAAAGGAAAAGAAGTCATTTATTGAAATGTTGGAAAAGATCGAATCGTAGCTCAGTCCGGTAAGAGCACTCGGCTGATACCCGAGGGGTCGGTAGTTCAAATCTACCCGGTTCGACCATTAAAATGGGAGTTGGTTATGTCTAAACTGTTGAAAAAAAGACCCACTAAGCCAAGGGCACCAACTGAACCAAAAGAAATTTTGTCTTCGTATTCGTCAAAAACAATATACAGTTCATCTATTGAAGGTAGCGAGATTTTGGAACTCATGAAAGAGTGTAATTGTAGTATTACAGATTTATCTTTTCTCTTTTATGGAGACGACAACTATTCTTGTGACGAGATAGAAATAAGTATTAACGCTCCGCTAATGAATAACAAGTATTCTGAGCAGATGGTTGTCTACGAGAGTAAGCTTGAAATCTATCACAAAAAGATGGAAATTTTCACGGCAAAGCTTTCTCTGTGGAATGAACAGAAGAAGCAAAGAGATGACGAGGCAAAGGCAAAGAAAATTGAAGCTCTTGAGTATAAGCTATCTCAGCTAAGGAAGTAGTTTGACTCGCCTTAGTGACATACTCGAACGAATATCTGCGAACCCTTACAAGACTATGTCTACTCCGAAGCCCTATGGGAAGTCGGATGGAGAAAGGCTTGCGGGAGAGTTCTACCTTCAACTTAAGAAGCTTGATTGCATTCGCGGAATTGGATCGGGCATTCTTGAGATCATCGGAACAGATTATGTTTTGATGGTAAGAGGCACTAAGAGCACAGCAGAGTTGTTTTTTGCCAACAGGGTTTACATCAAACAGGCAAGGAAGCAGTCCCATGAGGAATCAGTAAGTCTTGATGCAGCCTTTCGTCTCTCTAAAGTGAATGATGAATTCGATGAATTCTTAGCAATTCCACATTTCTTAGATGCTATGGAGGAAATGCCTGAAGAGTTGCAGGGTTACATCGTAACTAACATTCCGGACTTTGCAGATTATGATGTTTCTGATAGGGTTAGAAAGAATTCTGAGTGGTTGAAAAACGTATAATGCTCCCATGAGGTGAGCATGAAACCAGTAGTTCTTTTTGATATGGATGGCACATTAACTGAGCCAAGAAAAACAGTAGAAGCTCCGATGCTTCGGGCGTTAGAGACGCTGATGCAATACGCTGTAGTAGGCATTGTATCCGGCAGTGATTACGATTACATCTATCAACAGATGGAACTTGATAAAAATGATTTAAAAGATGTTTTGATTTATCCTTGCAATGGGACAAAGAGATATGTCTATGATCAAGTTAAGAAACGTTGGGAAAATACGTTTTCTGTCGATATGAAAGAGGAGATCGGGGGCGAGAAGCTTTATAGTTTAATGGAGCTACTTTTAGATTGGCAGCTATTCTATCTTGAATCTGCAAAGAAAAATGGTTTCAAGACGCCCCTTACGGGTTTGCACTTACAGAACAGAGGCTCCATGATTAACTGGTGCCCAATTGGACGAGGCGCAGATCACGACGAAAGGAAATTGTTTCAGGACTATGATGCAAATACTTCTTGGCGAGAAGAGACCCTTCCCTTGTTGGAAGATGAAATCGGACTAAGAGTAGAAGGAGTAACAGTTGTCAAAGGCGGATCAACATCATTCGACATCTACCCAGACGGATGGGATAAAAGATTTGTCAAAAGATTCCACGAAGGACAAGAACTCTATTTCGTTGGAGATCGATGCGAAAAAGGTGGGAACGATTACGAGCTTTACGCCGATCTTAAAAGATCCAAAGAAAGTCGCACCTTTGAGCGCAAACAGCTATTCTTTCCCTGGTCTAAAGTCAATCAAGATGAGTGCAAATATCAAGATTCTTTTAACACCGGATCTCCGGAAGAAACAAGCAGGATCATTGAAGAGGATCTCATCCCGCGTATCGTTAAGGCGCGAGTTTGAGGAATGTCAAGATGAAGTGACAGAGCGCATAGGGTATTTTCAAATGAGCGAGAAAACACTTAAGCCTATTGAACCTATTGATGATATGGTTATGACCATTATCGCTGACCTTAAGGAACTTGATTGTGTTACAGAGGTAATGGAATCTGGGTGGGAGGTTGGTTATAGGATTCAAGGAACGCCTTTGACTCTTATGGTGGCTCACGATGACATCAAGCCAACATTTCTATTTGTGAGAACAGAAATCTCAGAGGATCTTTTTAACTCATTTTGGGTTGATGACATGAATACAAAAGACCCAAACAAGTTGAGCCTTTATGTTCCAGTTCGCAAGCTATTCGATTTGGTAGATTTGCCAGAAGAAATGATTGAGTTTTTGGCGGTCAGGATTTCAATGTTTGTTGATGGAGATATCTCCGAGCAGCAAGACTTTTAGTCCTCGTCTTTATCTTCTTTCTTTTCTTTTGGAGCTTCGCCACCAAAGAGCTTTTCCATAAGCTCAGCAAAGTCGGAGGCATCCTCTGCTTCTTCTGGCATTTCTTCGCCATGACTATGTTCACATATATCAAGCGTAGGCTCATCGGGCATAGGAGATAGTCCCAAAGCAGATGCAATTTCTGCTGGATCTACTCCTTCTAAAATCAAAATCTCTTGAGCCTCTTTTTTGAAATTAAGGCTGTAGAGGTTTCTGCTTAAACTTACAAGTTTAGTGTACATAGTACTGTCACTCCTACTAAGATTAAGTATAATAGTAGGACTGGAGGTTCTAATGAATTCGATCATATTGGAAATTAAAGCTGCCGAAGGCGGCACAGATGCAAAGCTCCTTGTTGATGAACAGTTGGCCATTTATAGGAGATACTGTTCTCGGAGGTCTCTTTGAGTTAGCTCTCTTAGATTCCAGAAGCGGTTTTATCAGATGCAGAGTCAGCGGCAAAAACGTCAAAAAACATTTTAGGCATGAGCCTGGAGGCCACAGATGGCAAAGGGTTCCTCCGACAGAGAGACGAGGAAGGGTTCATACTTCTACGATCACTGTCGCTGTCCTACCGGAAGTAACTGAATCTGAAGTTAAGATTAGCGAAAAAGATTTAGAATGGAAAGCCTTTAGGGGTTCTGGTCCCGGCGGTCAGCATAGAAACAAAACTGATTCTGCTGTGTCGCTTCACCATAAGCCTACTGGAATCAAGATCCGTTCTGAATCTCAAAAGAGTCAGAAGCAGAATAAGGACACCGCTCTTGCAATATTGAGAGCGAGGTTGCATTCTGAGCAGAGAGAGTCTCAGTCTTTGCGACGCAGTAATATGAGGAAGAGCCAAGTGGGCTCAGGTATGCGCGCCGACAAAATCAGGACGATCAGGTTGCAGGACGGACAAGTTACGGATCACAACACTGGAAAAAGAATCTCTGCGAAAAAATATTTGCGCGGAGACTTGGAAGGTCTATTTGAAAAGTAAAGAAGCGATTGCAAAAGTGATGTTTTGGAGAATCGTAATTTCGATTCCGTTAAGCACGATAGTTACATATTTGTATTACGGTCAACTCTTCAAGGCTATTGGGTTTGTCATCTTGATGAACGTAATGATGACGGCGGCACACTTCGCTTTTGAAAAGGTTTGGCCTAAGATTTGGAGGAAGCTTGAGTAGAAAAGAACACTGCCGGGTTTATTGATCCTGAAATTGCCATCAGACTTGGGGCCAATCGTCAAGGTTTTGGCGGGAACTGATAAAGTTTAGAGCAAAATTTGCTAAATTTCTCGCAAGATGGTATATATGATTCACGGGATCGAAACGTGCCGACGTAGTTTGGATGCCATCTTCGAAAAACAAAATAATGCGGGGTCGACTAGTCTGGCCCATGTCACCAGTCTCATAAGCTGGCTCTGAGTATACCTCAATCGTTGGTTCAAATCCAACCCCCGCACCCATAATAGGAAACAATGAGCATCTATAGAGTTCATCACATAGATCTTTTGAATGTTCTGACTTATCTTTCTGCTTTTGATAATAATGTACTTGAAAAAATACATTGTGATGGAGAGCAGGGAAGAGTAGTAATCTTTGTAGATCCTAAAGAAATACCCAAAAAAGATCTTGATCTTATTTTGGATTGCAATTGCGAAGTGGACGAGGAAGGCTTTTTCATCCTTAAACCCACGATCATTATTGCAAAATAGTTATGTTGTTGGTACGTGGGGACATGGTGAAACTGGATATCATGTTAGCCTTCTAAGCTTAAGTTCGGGGTTCGAGTCCCTGTGTCCCTGCCATCATCTTTTTGGAGTTTTCAAATGAAGTTAGAAAAGACTCAATTGAAAGCAGGATGGACTGTGGCTCTTAGGCCGGAAGATCCTACGAGATTCCGACTTATCAACCCTGATGGGTTTGGAGTAGCCTTAATTGGCCTCAAAGGCGAATGGTGGGGCACAAGCTATAATCTGTGGGATTCCCAAGGTGAAGAACATGGATATGAGGCGATAGACCCACCTGACATGCTGAGTGCGGTCAGAAATTGTGCAGCACACTGTGGTGCTTTAAAATATGCGAAATGTGAGGAGTTGTAATGGAATGGATTGATATTGCCCACACGATGGGCCAACATAACTTTGACGATGTATCGATTTCCACATCGTCAACCACAAGTGTCATGAACCTTTCTAACGGTTGCCTCATGCGAGAGACCACTGTTACTGCACAAGGTAGTGTAACCACTTCTCCTATTCACCTTTCCGGCGTCCGCTATGAGAACGGAGTGCTAAGGGCTCTTACCATGAAGGAAATGCTTGGCGACGAAATGGGCGAAATGGCAGAAAAAATGTCTGGACTTACCGGAATGCTCGGAAAGTTCGGAAAGTAATCATAGCTGAGTAGCTCAATCGGTAGAGCAACAGGTTCATATCCTGTAGGTTGTAGGTTCAAGCCCTATCTCAGCTACCGTAAAGTAGAAACATAGTTTGTGTTTCATTTAAACAATCATCAAAGGGGAGAATCATAATGATCACCATCTTCAACACTGACCGACGTAGTACGCTCATGTTTAGTTTAAGGACTATTCATGTCTAAGTGTGCTCTCTCGGTTAAATAAAGAATTAGCTTTCGCCGGAGAGAGCACGTTCACCCACAGGAGGTTAGCGTGTATTACGGTGATGAAAAGAAGAAAGAAATTATGAGAAGCATTCTTCCGTCCAAATGGGCAAAGGGTGCAAGAGAAGACAAAAGAGATCTCAACAAAAAGGTGCGAAGAACAGCTAAGAATGCTCTTCGTCATATTCGGGATGCAGAAGATTGGGATGACTCAAGCTTTGATTTCTGGGATGACGGACAGGATGAGCGTAGCTCGATTGTGTGGAACAGACGAGGGGCTGACAAGCTCTCTCACTTCATGCGCTGGGCCGAGCACACTGCCAAGGATATTCCCGATGGGGAAAAGATGGGGTACATCAAAGGACTACTTCCCGGTAAGGGAGTAATCTTTGATCACGCTTGTGGTCACCTTGAGCACCTCGATGGCTTTGATAGCGACACCTATATCTGGAGTTCTTACTGGAGAAGAAGAGATAAGGATGTTCTTAGCAGAGCAGATCTAATTCGTCTTCTTGAGAAGGTTTGTGAGGTTCGCAAGTTCCACGGTTACCTTAACGATGCAATTAAGAAGCGTCATAAGAAGACTTATTGGCGTCGCGTTCTTCGCATCGAAGAGTACAATCATTATAAGACTGCGCGGATTGGTGGCGAAATAGTGAAGGTTAGTCCTCCCGAAGTAAGGGTAAGGTACCATACTGACTCTCAGGATAAGACCATTGCACCTCGTCAGCTTATGGGTATGTACGACGTTGAGAATTTCGTTGATGATATTATTTGCGTTTCCAAGTGCAAAGAGTGGATTGATAAGTCTGGGTACCGAAGTCGGGTCAGAAATCCAAACGTAAGATATTCTTGGGAGCAGGGTTCCTACCGGTTTATGGACGGGAAGGTTCCCAATCCTGATTACCATCCCGAATGGATTGAGACTGTCAAATACTTCATCGAAGATTTTCTTAAAAATACTCATAAGCTTAAGGGGTTCAGCGTCTTTACTTCGTTCAGAAGAAGAACTTATGATTGGGAGAACTCAGATCCGCGCAGGTCTAAATTTGTCTGGAGGACGGACAGAGTTAAGCGTAGCTACGTCTACGATTGGAAACTTTAATTTGCTTTATCCTTTACTACCCAGTAGTAAAGGATATATGGCCCCATAGTCTAATTGGATAAGGCACTTGATTACGAATCAAGAAACTGCAAGTTCGAATCTTGCTGGGGCTACCATTGCAAATGAGGGAATAATGAGCATTGAAGATCACGAACTCTTATCACTACCATTCATCAAAAGGGTGTATAATCCTAATGAGAAAGTGGGATATAAGAGGTTCAAAATAGTTGAAACCAATTATGGTTTTGACTATAAGATCCGAGGAGACATTTGCTCCCCCATTATGCGGTTTCGAAAAAACGGATATAACTTCAAAGGTAGAAAGGGACCTGTTGATTTCCAAGTTGTATTAGATACTGTCCCTGAAGAATATATTGCGTTTCTCATCTTCTGCCAGGAAGTATTTGATTATGAAGAATCTGAAAATTGGTAAAGAAATGCTGTACGCACCCATAGTTTAATCGGCCAAAACGCTTCCTTGGTAAGGAAGTAATATGAGTTCAAGTCTCGTTGGGTGCTCCATACAGCAAAGTATGGAGAGAAGAATTGTTATTTGAATACGCTGATCTTGAAAATTATAATGAAATGATTTCGGAAATGGGGCAAGAAGAAAGGATAGGCTTTGAAGACCTGTTCGGTTTTTTTGAAATAGACATAGTAGAACATAGGGATGCTTTGAAAAAAGAACTCACCTATACTGGAAGCGATGTTGTGTATCACAACTATGAGGTAAAAGGGACAAACATTATATTTTGCCTGCTTAAGGCAGATTCCGAATCAATGAAGCACGTTTTCAAAAAAATTGAGTTTTTCGAAAAGGGTCTTCATATTAAGGTAGTTCCATTTGAAATGGTCATTGATCATCTTCCTGAAAATATGTGCGAACATCTCATCATACAGATAGGGAGGCTATTCCGTGAAGACAGAATTTGAACATCTTATGGATGATATAGACAAATCACAGTTCTTCGTTAGAGATTCCATTTACTCTATTGAGCCAATTTGGTACTATGCAGATTTCGAGATTAAGGCGAAGAATAGGAAATTTAGTAGCTTTGCTTATCTTCTAATGAAGATCGAGCTAACTGGAAATATAACTTGGCTTGTGACTAATAGGCCAAATGGTATTTCTTTCAAAAATAATCACGGGCTCAAATCTGTTTCTAAAGAATACGCTATCGATGTCTTGTCGGAAGATGAAAGTGTTCTTTCTAAATTTGCAGAACTAACTCCCGTTATATTTAAGTGATCCATGTCTAAAAACTCAAAGCTATACGTAACAGGAAAGACCGAAGACGGCAGACCAATGATTGGTGGCTGGTTCGCTATGGTGGCGACATATGGTATCCCAATAGATACAGTTATCAGTTATCTGGACGACTCGGGGCACATGCCAGATTGGTTAGAGTTTTACTTTACCGCCGTTAGTGAGGGATGGAACGCAAAGCGTACCATAGGGAGACTGAGGCAAGCCGTTGCCGACGTTTACGGACCAGAGTTCAGAGAAGGCTGGTCTGAAAGGTTCGAACCAATTCTAAAAAGATTAGAGGTAGAAAATGAGCGAGAAAGAAAGTGTTCTGGAGACTCTGGCTGAAGAGCTTAGAGCAAATCCCGAAGGAGCTATTATGCTTCTTGAGGCAATGACAAATGTTGTGAGGCCATGGGAAAGTTTAAGAAGCGAAGGTCAGTCTGTCATGCACGCATATAGAAGGCTTACCGCGATGGGTGTAGAGGTTGCTTTAATCGAAAGCAGCGCACCCACATGGATTCTAACTATTGGAGGCGAACGTTTTACAGGCGGCAAAGTCTTCAATAGAAAGGGTGCCGAAGTTGAAGCTAAGGCTTTGCTTGATGCAGAGTTAGCAGAGCGAGGTTTTGTTCTCATGGATTCGCAAGCATGATAAAAGCCGGGTAATCGGTTTTAGAAGCGAATTTTTCTAAATTTCTCGTAGGATGTTATAGAAAAAATAGATACGGTTTTGCTTTTAACCTTCGTCATGCGTAGGATAAAAGCACCGTTTAATGGGTCGTTATCCCGTAGGGGCAGCGGTGGAGACTGTAAATCTCCTGTCATTATTGACTCGGTTGGTTCGACTCCAGCACGGCCCACCATATTTGTGAAGCGATACATCGATAAACACTGACCACGGCTACGGGCGGGATGATGAAGGGGCAGTAGCCTGTCCCAAATCGCTCACAAATATACTTTCGGGACAGTCTCTTGTAGGAAAGATTACGCGCGTGACATCGGTTCAATTCCGATCTGTTCCACCACTGAATCGTCCATCACCTGATAGGAAGTGATCAACTTCGTGACAGGTCGGACAAACAATCTCTAAGTTCTCAATCGAGTTATTCTCTCTATTGCGATCTTTATGATGAACTTGTAGAACTTCAGGATGCTTATCGTATCCGCAATGAGAGCATATCTGTTCAAGATGCTCTTTTGCAGTTTTGCGATAATCCTTTCGGTTATCAGTATAGTGCGGCGGATGAATTTCTTTTATCCCTCCTATCCTTTGTGCAATATCTTTGCAATTTCTTGAGCAAAAAACAAATCCGCTTTTAGATGCAGCAATCTTAGAGGCAGACCTGTAAAAGTCTTTATCACAAATAGCACAAACACAATTTGGCTTTTGTATCTTCGGATTTTTCTTTCTCCATTCAAAAGAGCATTTGCGATTGCAAAATTTTGCGTTTCCTCTGTTTAATTCTTTAATTTCTGCATCAAATTGCGTATAACAATTTAAGCAACTTTTCTTAATGGTTCTACCTTTGTAAGACATAATAAATTCCTTTAATTATATGGGGCCTTAGCTCAATTGGGAGAGCGCGACATTTGCAATGTCGAGGTCGCGAGTTCGATCCTCGCAGGCTCCACCATGCAAATCAATTATACTCCACCGCAGAGTATAACACATAATTAAAGTAAGACTACACATTCTCCCTTAGCTCAGTTGGTTAATTCCATTTTGGTTTTAACTTATAGTGTTCTTCTCTGTGGCAGTTTGCACACAGCATGACGCATTTGTCAAGTTCAGCTTTAATGGTATCCCAGGCATAAGTATTCCCAGAGCCAATGCCGAAATCTTTCTCGTTTGGTTCTAAATGGTGAAAATCAAATGCATCAATACATTTGTCATATCCACAATACTCGCACTTTTCTCCTTTATATTCTACGGCTTTAATCTTACACTGCCATCTTCTTTTTTGCACATAGTACTTGTTCTTACACTTTTTTGAGCAAAATTTTCCTGAAGATGGCAAGTCACACAAATGCCATGTGCATTCCAAAGCTTTTGACTTTTCTTTATTTTTTGGAGAAGTTGATAGTCCAAATTTCTTAAGCCAATGACGAACATTTGTTTGCGAGCAAGATAGCTCTTTTGCGATTTCTCTGGTAGAATAATTATTATCAACTAATAACTTTAAAGTTTCTAATTCCATAGTTCACCTCATGTAATTATATGAGGTTAATAATAGATGAGCTACTGTGGCCGAGCGGTTGAAGGCAGCAGGCTGTTAACCTGCCTGGGAAACCACATCATAGGTTCAAATCCTATCGGTAGCGCCAAATTTAATAAGAGGCTGAACATGAGCCTTGCAGGGAGAGCCAATTATTAAAGAATCAGATAAGAATAATGGAGTATGCTATCCGGCAACGTCGATCAAAGTGATTCCCCTTGTTGAGGGAATTAGATTGCGGCCGAAGATGTACGGTTTGACAGAAGATCAGGTATCCAATATGAGTGATCAGATGATCAAAGATTGGTACGAAGATTGTGAAAACGTATGCGAGCATGATTTAGATATTGCGAGAGTGTCGGACACCTTTGATCCCAGCGGGTAGGGGTCGAGATAACGCGGTCAAGTAGAGTTCCCAAAGGGCTGTTTATGATACGGTCACAATCGAACGACCTAGAGTTATACCTGATTTGAATTCGGGCAATGGGCTGGCCAATAGTCCTTAGACGTAATCCTGTTGAAGTCGTCGCAGGTCCCACTTGAGGGTTGTTTTGGACATGGGTGCTTAGTGTCAACGGCAAGCACGATTGGCTGTTAACCAATTAGTTTGGGTTCAAATCCCAAAGTACCCGCCACAAAGTATCAAAAGGTTTTGTCATTATGAAAGAGATTTTTGGACCTTGGGTTAAGGCTGCAAGGTGTTTGGATTGCGACGACGGCTTTAAAAGCAAATGGAGTGCCTGGATTGAAGAAAGTGATTTTGATACAGAGGAAGAGATGTTGGGGCAAACTCTCATCTGCCGCTCATGTGGCTCGATATTCAAATGGCAAAAAGCTGTCGGAAGAAAAATCAAAACGTATAAAACATCTTGGATTTTTCTTGACAAATTGGTTAAAAGCGAATGGGAATGGCGACACGAAGCTGTTCTGGAAGGAATAAATTGAAAAGAGTTTATGTTGATATGGACGGAGTCCTTTGTGATTACGTTGCAAAATTTACAGAACTCCGTAACGAAGGAAACAAGTTTCCTCAGCAAAGCTTTGACTTCTTCAGAAGTATGAAGCCTATGCCATCGGCTCTTGCAGCTATGGGAATACTATCTAAACATTTCGATGTTTGGATTTTGACTAAGCCTTCCTACAAAAACCCTATGTCTTATACAGAAAAGAGACTTTGGGTTGAGGACCATCTTGGTCTGGATTGGTGTAAGAAGCTGATCCTTTGTCCTGATAAGGGATTGGTTATAGGAGATTATCTTATTGATGATTTCTTGTGGCCTGAATTTCAAGGTGAACAAGTTCATTTTGGTTCAAATAGATTTCCAAATTGGAGATCGGTAATAGATTATATGCGCCCGTGAGCCGAGTGGTTGATGGCCCCAGACTCTTAATCTGGTACAGGTAGTGCTGCAACGTAGGTTCGAATCCTACCGGGCGTACCATATAAAACGATAACATAAATATATGAGCAGTTCATTTTAAATAGCGGAGACTTAGATGTCGATCACTGCCAAGCAGGCTTATCTTTGTGACAGTTGCAAAAAAGTATTTTGGACCACAAGAGGTGCAAATAACTGTGCGGCAAGGCACGCAAAAGCTGCTGCCGAAGCGGCAGCTATCACCAAAGAGAGAAAAATTAAAGAAGACAAAAGGCATGAGCTTCGTAACTCTGTGTCTTCGTTTGAAGAAGTTGCAGATGCATTGGTGGCTTTAGCTGAAGAGCAAGGCTATACTCTGACTTGCAAAATCTTCGGAAAGATTAGCTCTTGTAGTGTGAGCCATTCGAGGCCGCTTGATTTCGATAGAGCAGATACCTACCTTGGTAAAGATAGGCGAGACTACAATAGACGACTAGCTTTCTGTGGTCGCATCGTAGGAACATTTGCATCGGAAACTAAAAATGGGCATTCATACTTCTCCGACTGGTTAAGGTCAGCGGCGGTAGGTATTCATACCGGCACAGGGAGCGGTGGTGGTAACTTCCAATATAGTTTGACCATGTGGGTTGCAGATTTCTCAAAGATTAAAGAAGCCTACTCCTTCGCCTTCCCTTACGATGCTGGAATTGCGCAGCACAATGCACTGTACGAACAGGAGCGGCTCAGGCATAGAGAGAAGCACAGACTCAATATTGAATACGAGCAGAACTATCTTCCGCTAAAACTATCTGCGGATCCTGATTGGCTGTTTTATGATTGCGAAGCAAAGGATCTTAGGGCGCAGGCTGAGGCTTTGATTGAAAAATCAAATGAAATGAACGAGAGAGCGAAGACCAGAATGCTTGAGCTTGATGATGAAAGGGCTGCTGAAACTACTCCTTCTTCTGATTTCGATTATGACGAAGAGCTTCTTCTCAAATTTGATGCCTTATACGGCTCTAAAGTAAGGATGTGGTGAATGGCCCTATTAGTTTCTCATTATTATAGTTACAGTGATATGGTGCGCCAGATCGAAAAAAAGCATGGCGTAGATATCAGAGACTATGCCGGAAAGCATAGGCGAAGCCCGGATGAAGATTATCCGACCATTGCATGGGCAAAAAAGCATGGGTATGACCACACTGTTCTCGAAGGCAATTTAGAGAGTGACTCTCCTGAAATGAAACTTAGGATTCAGATTAATGAAGAGTACGAGAAGGCTCCTGACGGTGAAGCTGCTGAGACTACTTATCAAGATTTCTGGCACTATGCCATAAGCGATATTTTCTACGATGTTTCCAACGGATGCGTAAGATATTTTAATCCTTGGGACGCAAAAAACGAAGCTTCGGAAGAGTGGCAGAAAGAAATTCTGCAAATGTTCATTACGCTTCTCGAAGAGAATGACATTGATGAAGCTATTGAGGTTTACATTGGCTGGTAGTCTTATAGGTATGCCGCTTGGTCTAAATGACTGCGAGGGAAATCCAGTTCACTTTGGCGACACTTTATCTTTCGACGAGAAAGAGTGGGGCGGACCATGTGAATTTGTGGTTGAATTTATAAACGGGCAGACAAGAGTTTGTGGTGCTGTAAGTGAGATTTCAGTTTTCTGCACTATCGTGAAGAAATGGAATGCTGATGTCGAAGAATGGAATGATTGATGAAATATACAAACTACGCTTTTGATTTTGGCTACGCTGAGTCAGGAAGCTTCTCCCTGCTAATGATGAAACATCCTGATGGATTCGTGGATCCGCTTGATGGTATAAGGGATCTCAATAATCTTTTCCAGAAGATTACTGCATCCAAATATGGAATCGGCGAAGACGGAAGAAGCCTGTTGACTTCTGATACAAAAGAGTGTTGCAGGAAATATCATCCGAATCTGGAAATGAATGTCTGTCCTATCTGTGGCAGCAGATTCACCGCGAAAACATTTAAGGATCTCTGCACGGAAGAACTATGGTTCCAGCTATGTCGCGGAACAAATGATAGTTTCGGCGGAGAGGCATGGGAGTTCCTCGAAGAGTCAAAATGGGAAGTCATTGGTCCAGAAGGTGGCAAATGGGTCACCGTCAGTAATGCTAGAAATATTCCTGACGGTCAAGGTTTCTACATTAATGTAAAGGGTCTATACGACTTCAAATACATTAGGGAGAATATCTATGAGTAACGAAGTAACAGTTGAGAAGTCTTGGACAAATAAACTAATTGGAGCTATGAACATGATTATGAGCATTTTTGAGAAGGGCATTGATAAGGTTGGAGAATTCTTCATGACTGCGGGTCCCGATCTTGCATCTGTAGATGAACGACTCTTTGGCATTCTTGACAAAGCAATCGCAGCCGACGAGCGTGTTACCAAGAGCATTGGCGATGCAGTTTTTGGCGAGAAAGATACGAAAGATTCTAAGTCTACTTTGGAGTCTGCGTAATATACAGTTCACATGCCCTATTAGCATAGCGGTCCAATGCTGCGGCCTTTTAAGCCGATGATCCGGGGTTCGAATCCCTGATGGGGTACCATAAGAACATAGAGGTGACTATGGGACTTGATTATTCTGCATATGTTGTGTACGGAGTACCTGAAACAAAAGAGATGGTACAGCAACGTGTAGTTACCAAATTTATAACAATTAATGCTTGTCCAAATCATCCGCCACGAGTAAGGACAACGTCTGTAAAGGGCCCTTACTGTGCAAAGTGCGGAGGTAAGAATACTGGTATTAAGGTTTCTCGAAAGATAAACCTATCTCTCACTGAGGCTTACGCTACAGAGGAAGACAAGAAGAAAAATGATTGGCTTCATGAAGAGGATAATTTTATCATAGAAACCAATGGGCCTTGCGGAGGAGATGTATACTTCGGTATAATACTTGCCAATATGGATATTGAACGTTCCGATGGCGCAGAAGTAATTAGGTCCGTTTCAGATGCAGAAGAGGCAGAACTTATAGCCTTCCTTGATAGGATTGGTTACGAAAACATCGACCTGAAAACATATCTTGTGCCAGCGGTGTGGTAAAACGAAGTTCATAGCTGAGATAAAAACATATTAAAGTGGAGTAAACATTGGAAGCACTGTTCGCAATTCTATTTCTGATTTGGATTTTCTTTTGTCACACGATTGCAGATTTCATTTTGCAGACTCGTTGGATGGCAGAGAACAAATCTTCAAGCCTAAAAGCGCTAACAGTTCATATCATTGAGTACACCACTGTAATGTTTGTTGGATTAATTTTACCATTTGGGCTTGCGAATGCAGCACTTTATGCGGTAATAAATGGTGTGCTACACTTCTTCACTGACTTCATCACTTCACGCCTGAGTAGCTATGCCTACAAGAATGAAAAGATGAAACTATTCTGGGGAATAATTGGGTTCGATCAGTTCATTCATATCTCGTGTATGCTTCTGACACTCCTATTCTTCTCCTTTTGAAATAACGGGGCGCTTGCAGCATTCTAGAAAGCTCGCAATACTGTCTGTGAAAACAGGACGCACCGCACCTGCTCTATTCGTCTAACGGTCAGGACATCAGGTTCTCAACCTGAAAATAGGAGTTCAATTCTCCTATAGAGTACCAAAATATAAAAGGATAAAGATGCTTTACAGCGACAAAGTAATGGAACATATTGAAAATCCGCAGAACGTTGGCTCAATGGACAAAGGCGATGTTCAGGTTGGAACAGGGATAGTCGGCGCACCATCTTGTGGTGATGTTATGAAGTTACAATTAAAAATCAATGATGATGGTATCATTGAAGACGCTAAATTTAAGACGTTTGGTTGTGGTTCCGCGATTGCCTCAAGTTCGTTAGTGACGACCCTTGTAAAGGGAATGACTATTGAAGAGGCGGCGGAGATTAAAAACAGTCAAATTGTGGAAGAGCTAAGTCTTCCGCCAATAAAGATTCATTGCTCAGTGTTAGCAGAGGAAGCAGTGAGGGCTGCAATTGCTGATTACAGACAGAAGCAAAAAAGTAAATCTCTGGAGAAATAATGAAAAAACTACCTTTGCTGCATCCTGCTTTGGTTAATCATATGATGGACAGAACTATCAGATCTACAGATGTTGGACCGTCATATGCAGGAGGAAGGTTTTCTCTGTTTGAGATTTGCTTTGATGTCGATTGGGACTCAAAAGAGGGAGGTTGGATTTTAACTTGTCCCCATGCCTTGTCAAATGTGGAAATACAAGGGTTTCTATCTGAAGCCTACGAGTGCCATCCAGAAGGATTCTCGGATGAACTTGAAATTGTCTTTTCAGACATGGATAAAGAAGTCGGAAAAATTTTCTTCACAGATGATGGAGAGAAATGGATGCTCGCCGATGATTTGATTCACGGGATCGGGATATTTTCCTCTTCTAAGCACAGCAGACCAAGTGGAAAGATCAAAGAATTCACTGACGAAACAGTTATTTATTATACTCCAGAAGAGTAGTTTTCGATTCAGTATCATAGTGTTTTTGACGCTTAGATCCGGTATAATATACCTATAGAAAGAGGTAATTTAATGAGTAAGCCAGTAGATTTTTTGATTTCATTTGACACCACGGGCAGCATGTATAGTTGTCTGTTGCAGGTGAGACGTAAGGCCGCAGGACTTGTCGAGCTTCTGTTTTCGCAGAACCCTGATATCCGTATCGGAGTAATTGCTCACGGTGACTATTGTGACACCTCAAGTTCTTACTTGAGCAAGGTTCTTGACCTTACAGAGAATAAGCGTTCTATTCTTGAGTTTATCGAAACAGTTGGTAGCACAGGTGGTGGAAGCTTCGCAGAGGCTTATGAGCATGTTTTGTGGCAGGCTCGTGCTCTTACTTGGAGGGCAGGAAGTGAGCGTGCATTTGTCATGATTGGCGATGCTGTACCTCATAATAAAAGTATCTGGGGAACCAGAGAGGGTGGACACATCGTTAACCCTAAGTCTCTTGATTGGCAGAATGAAGCAAAGGTTCTGCATCAGGATCTTGGAGTTAAGATTTTCGGAGTCCATGCGTTGGCTTCCGCTCGTAGAGGCAGCGCATACTTCTGGAAGGATCTAGCAAGTATCACTGGCGGAAAGTACCTGAAGCTTGATCAGTTTGATGAGCTTTCTTACATGTTGAGAGCCATCATGTATAATCAGTCTGGTCAGGACGAGTTCATGACTCAGTTTGTCAACGAGGTAACGAACGACAGACAGATGACTCAGAACATGGCTGATATCTTTGAAGACATGACAGGTTCTCGACCTGAGGTCAACAAGGTTTCTATCGGTGGCGGTGGAAGAGGTAGAACGAGAACAAGGACTACGACCAGAACGGTAACAGTCGCGACAACTGTGTCTGCTTCAGACCTTGCAGCTTACCCTGATGTAAGCTTGGAGCCAGTAGCTCCGGGTAGATTCCAGATGCTTTCAGTCGAAACAAAGTCTCCGATTAGGGACTTCGTTAGGGACAATGTTGGTGCGACTCTTTTCAAAAAGGGTGCAGGTTACTACCAATTAGGTTCTAAGGCTGTGAAGATCCAGGGATACAAAAGAGTCGTTCTTGTCAATAGAGAGACGGGCGAGCTTTGGTCTGGAGATACAGCGAGAAAGATGCTTGGACTCCCGTTTGGGAAGGATTTTAAACTTTATCCTAAGAAGGTAGAGACTCAGAAGTTTCTCAGCGAGTACGATGTATTCGTGCAGAGCACCTCGGTTAACCGAGCACTGCAAGCTGGTGATGTCTTCTTGTACGAAGTTGCCGAGTTCGTGTCATGAATGGACACGAACATGGTTGCGGAACTCTCATAGGAGCGCCTTGCTCCTGTGGGGAAAATTTTACAAAAGATGAGGGAGAGATTATAGCAAGAGGAGTTGTAGTTTTCCTCACAATTATGGTGGTAATACTTTCAGCTTTGGCTATGTCATAAGTAACTACTGTAATAATTGACTCGGGGAATTAGCTCAATTGGCCAGAGCGGCAGATTCTAGACCTGCGACAGTGTGGGTTCGAGCCCCACATTCCCTACCAGCATAACTCACTCTAGTCCCGAGGTGAGAACGCCTTTTGGATATCTCTCAAGTACAGTTTGGAATTAATGTAGACAAAAATGGTTTACCGACAGGAGAGGTGAATTATTTTTTTCGAATAACGTAGTATATATCTACGGATAACCTATGCTCTAGTGGTCTAATGGTTAGGATACCGGCCTTTCAAGCCGTGTGATTGCCAGTTCGAATCTGGTCTAGAGTACCATAATAAGATTTCAAATTTACGCCGTTTCTTCAATGGGATAGTTGCTGACAGGTAGGCAGCTACTTATTTGGAAGCGTTCTTAAGGGGCCTGCCTCCTATAGATCGGGGGGTTCGATTCCCCTACGGAGTACCACAGACAAGGCAATTAATTGAAAGGAAGTTGGCTTAAAGGCAGCCATCTTTTAAAGAGTGAGGTCCAGACTCCTGGGAATTATGGCAACAGAACGAATGCTATCAAGAGTAAGTTCTGCGAAAGAGAATGAGAAGCTGTCAGGCTCAAAGTTCTCGGGAGGTATAGCAACTGTGAGATTGTAAGAACCGTGGAGACTCACGGCGTTTCGGGCGAGCCTCTGTAGTAGCTGTAGAGAGTTGAGAAACTTGCAGTGAATGATGACGCTTAGTAGCCTCTTTGGCGTTATAGCACACTTTCAATTTTGCCTTAGTCTCCGGTTGATTTATTTTTTTGATATGCGTAAGATGATTACGCAAGGAGTTTGCGATGTTCGCACGTAGAGAAATTACAAATTTTCGATTTATTACTGTCTCCCGATTTATGTTTGTCGGTAGAGACGGTGACGTGTGGCATATCTGAACTAAAATATTCGGGTGCCTCACACAAAAATGAGGTACCTTAGCAAAGTTGGTCTATGCGCCCGTCTGAAGAACGGGATATTTCGGTTCGATCCCGAGAGGTACCACCACTTACAGTAAACTTTTATAGAAAACCCACAAGGTGTTATAAAAGATTGTTGCGAGGCTGGGTAGCTCAGCAGGTAGAGCAGTGGATTGAAAATCCATGTGTCGTCGGTTCGATCCCGATCCTAGCCACCATATAAAGCAACGTGCAGGATGAGCACAAAGGCAGAAATGGAATTCACTCTTGAGATATTTCCTCTTCCAGAAGAGATAAAGCTATTTGTCGAAGATGGACTTGTTGAGGAAATCGAGAGGTACTACGAAGTTCTTATTGACAAAGATGTAATTAGAGTGTGGTCTCTTAAGAATACGGACTACTTCTATTTTATGTCAGGGATTCGGCCGACAAGAACCAACGGGAAAGTCGTTGTTTCAGGTGTCGTCTGTAATTGGGCTGATAGAGAAGGGGCACTTATCACCACTAAACACATCTTTGAGGTTGTCCAAGATTTTGACATAATCAAAGTTCTCGTTTCAAGGCCGGATATTTACTTTTCGAATGAAGATATCAACAGAGTCTCATTTGTAACCGCATTGGAGTCTAAGTAGTGAAATACAAAGTAAAGAAAGGTGCGATGAACTCGGGCGGCATTAGTAAACTCATAGAGTTTGCAGAAACTCTGAACTATACGCCGTGTTCAACTTGGCTCGGATATTACAAAGAAAAGGTATTCTACCTTGGCGATATGAGCAAAGAAGATGTTCCGAAAATTCTGCACAGTCTTGCTCCTGCGATCCTCGGAAAGCTATCGGCTCTTGGAGAGCTAAGCGAAGACAATCTTTTTAATCAAATCGTGATTAAGAAGTATGCCGAAGGAGACGAAGGCAAGCCGCATTTTGATCCAAGAGATATTAAGGGGAAGGTCGTTGCAATTCACTTTGGTGACTTTGAGCTTAGTACGGTAAGGTTTGATGGCGAAGAAGTAATGGTTGACTCTGGGGATGTCATCATCCGACAGGCAACATCGGGTTACACGATGGGGCCAAAGTACAACGTAAGTGCAGTTGAGGGCGGCACAAAATATGTCCTCGAATTCCAAACAATCACTAAGGAGAAACCCTCTTGAAAACAAGAGTAAATTCTGATATCATAGCAAGAAGAGTTCTTCTCATTGGAGGAGACGGTTCCAAGGTTGGCATTTTTCAGACAAGAGATGCCATAAGTAAAGCACAGGAGGCAGGTCTTGACCTGTTGCAGGTCAGCGCAGATCAGGAAGTTCCCGTGTGTAAGATTGTCGATTATGGCAAGATGCTTTATCTTCTAAAGAAGGGCAAGAAGGCTAAGGGATCAAGGGTTGTTGTGAAGGAAGTGAAGTTCGGACCTAACACTGGTGATGCTGATATTCAGGTCAGAGTTAAGGCTGCGAACAAATTCCTCTCCAAGGGTAACCACGTCAAGTTTACCGTCAGGGTGAAGGGTCGTGCAAACGCTCACAGAGACCTTGTCATCGATAAGCTTGCAGAAGTTCTTGAGAAGGTAGAGGGGAAAGTAGAGAAGGCTCCATCCTTCTCAGGCAACATATGCTCGGCGCTTGTCGTGCCGGAGTAAACTCATAATGTACGTGCCCATGTTCCAAGGCAAGGCGACAGAGATTCCAAATCTCCGTGGGTGGGGTTCGATACCCCAGGTGCGTGCCATATGAGTGGCCTTCATTTGGAAGGATTTGAAGACTTCGTAGATAAAGCATATGCCCTTTGGAACTCTGACAATGAGCGCAATGAAAAAGGTGTTTCTGCTTACAGGATCTTCGGGACAACAATTAACATCCACGTAAGCAGGCGTACGGGCACATGGGAATGTACTTTCTCAAAAACGATATTAGGGGTGAAGGGTAGGGTTAGGGCAGTTTCTTCCGCTTCTATTGATGAGGTGTTTGAAGAGTTGCCAGAAGAGGCGGTAGAGATCCTCGTCATGAGCCCCTTTCTTTTTGAGAACAGGAGAGAATATGGAAGATAAATTTGACAAATTGAGAAGGCTTTGGGCCTCCCTTGTCTTTTCTTTCCTCATTCTCCTTTTTGTTGGATTCATTGTAACTATGTGTGTCCATCTTTGTAAGTTGATCATGATTACTGCGCCATGGTCGTATTTGTTGATTTCACTATTTCTGGCTATTTCAGGAATACTTTATATTTATATGGGGAGGATGGAAGTATGAGATTTGGTTTAATGCTATTGGCATGTTTGGCGATTGGTTGCGGCAATAAGAGGGTCAGTGTCGAATCTGCCCCTGTTATCCCTGAGGTTTGCGGTCCTGAACTGATGATTGGTCACGTACTGTCTGAAGTTTCTGAGTGTGAAAATGTGGTCATTTATCAGGATATTGACATGGCTGATATTTTCTATGGCGTTTGCGAGTATGGTTCAGATGTCGTGCTTGTAAACGTTGCAATGCCAACAGCGCTTTACCTTTCGGTTCAGGAGTCTGTTGCGGAAGATGGAGGAGTAGTTCTCTGCTCTGATGACATGTTCACAATCATCGACGTGCCGAATAAATGATTTGAGTTAGCTTATGCTACAGAGTATAAGTTAAACACCGGTCCTTAGCTCAGTTGGGAGAGCGCTTGCTTTACACGCAAGGGGTCACAGGTTCGAGCCCTGTAGGACCGACCATAAAATCCTTATGGCTTTGTGGCGGAATTGGTATACGCAGGGGACTTAAAATCCCCCGGTCATTAGACCTTAAGGGTTCGAGTCCCTTCGGAGCTACCATATGAAAAAATCTGAACTTGCAAAAATCATTAGAGACCTTAACACCGTATCAAACATGGCACAGGCAATTGAAAACAGAGACTCAGTTGTTATGTCTGGAAAACGAGTTACTCTTGTCAATCCGGAATGGCTGGAAGCTGTTGTCGAAATGTTGTCTATATGTGGAGACAATCTCCTTACTCTTCTTGATGATTCGGATGTAATATTGGAGAAGGAAGATGTCGCAAAAGTTTCGAGCCCATTGTCAGACTGATAACAATTGGGAAATATGGACTGAAGACGAGGATGGCGTAGCGTCAAACGTTGCGGAGTTTCTGGAAGAAGATATGGCTTTGAGAATGGTCGCCCTTCTGAATCTGTTTGAAGGTACTTCTACAAATAGGATTCCGAAAAAGAATCATTACGACCTCGCGATAAAGCTTCTCTCCATTGAACTAAGGAAACAAGAAATATTGATGGAGCTTAAGTAATGGCGGGGTATCACCTAAGAGACATTAAAAAAGGTGTTCTTGGCGAACCATCGAAAATTAGATTAAGGTCAGTCTAATGGATATATTTATTTTCATCATGTTTGCGGTGGCTCTGCTTATCATCTGCGACCTACTTTTTGATGTGTGGACTTCTATTGGGTTTTGGATACTGAATAAAATTTTAGGAAAAGACGAGTCTGAGTGAACAACATCACTAATGAGGTTGCAATGAGTTGGAAAACGAAACTGCTTCGAAAGTTCTTCCTTGTGAAGGAGATTAGATCAAGAAAAGGTATGCTGCATTTTGAAAGATGGCGCATCCTGAATGTTTGGTTGTTCGCTATATACATCCACAAGATTTATCGTAGCGACGAAGACATCCATCAGCATTCGCATCCTTGGATTTTCTTTTCTAAAATTCTCACAGGAGGTTATATAGAGCAGAGGGGCGGACGCGGCGATCTTATGACCCAAGGCTCATGGACAATCATGAAGCCGAAAGAGTACCACAAGATTACGGTCATCAAACCGACGACCTCGTTCGTAATCACTGGCCCGAGGCTACATAAGTGGGGTTACATGACGAGCGAAGGACATGTTGATTCTGTCGCTTATAGAGAAAGAAAAAGAAAGAACGTGACGCATTAGGATTTGGTCCTAAAAGAGTTGCGAAAATTTTAGAAACAAAGTAGAATAGTTCTACAAGGGAGATAAAACATGCTGAACGCACTACTCGATACGCTCGATAGCGACGACGACCTAAGTGACGATCTTAGGTGCGCGGCTACGTTTATCTCATAAATAGAGAATAACGGAGTCGCGTCAAACAAAACACGCGGCTCCGTGATGGAACTGGTATACATGCTGGCCTTAGAAGTCAGTGCCTTTATGGATTGTGGGTTCGAATCCCACCGGAGCTACCATCATGTCATATACAGAACAGGTTCGCAATCTACCAGAAGGAACCCTTTCAAAAGTTCTCCAGTCCGCTCACAGAATTGCTCGTGAGAAATTGGAAGCTGATTGGGGCCGGAAGGCAGAGTACGCAGCTTATAGAGTTCTGTACTATGATGAGTCTACTTGGCGTCAAGCTTTGGAAGACAATGATATAAGTCTAAGTGGTGGAACGGTAGACACGCAGCGCTGAGTACGTTGTCCGGCAATCCGGGTGAAGGTTCAAATCCTTTCTTAGGCACCTTAAGAAGTGTTAAGATGAGTTCAATTAATGTTAATGAATGAGGAAGTTGTAAAATGAATGCTATGATTTTGTTCGCTTTGGTCTTTGGTTCTATCGCTAACGCTGAGCCAGAAATTGTATTTGAGCCTGTTTGCGATCGTTTGTTCGCGGAAGACTACCTTGATGACAGAGAGAACTGCGAGACTATCTCGTCAGAAGTCGTCAAGTTGGCGCCAGTCGTTACGATTACCTGCCACACAGAGGACTCCAAAATCTCCGTATCTGGTATACCGAGCGGCTACTTCAAGCAGAACGAAAAGAATATACTGAGGCAAAATAAGGTTCTCTGTCAGGATTCTTGGTTTGCAGTTGTAGAGAGCAAATAGGCTAACGCCTATGCCCAGGTGGCGGAATTGGTAGACGCGCCAGATTAAGGATCTGGTTCCTGAAACGGAGTGAAGGTTCGATCCCTTTCCTGGGCACCATTAAGAAAGATTATAAGAAGGATTAGAAAATGAGTTCCATTAAAGACCTGTTTCCGATTGATGTAGATAATGATGGTGCAGTAATTCGTAATAAGATAAACGAACTTCTCATTTCGTTATGTTATACTGAAGATCAGGATATCAAAATCAGATTCTATTCGATGGCGATCATGGCTACCTTCAGAGAGTATGAGATTAATGGTCTTGAAGCAGCTTTGAGGCAGCTTGACCAAATGATTGAGAAGCCTGCTCTGAATGACAATTCTGACATAGGATTCCCGGTTAAACTTGAGACAGATGAGAAGTGGCCGGGCATTTGCAAAAACGATTGCCCATTCGACAGAGAGTGCGCAAATGCAGGAAGCGCTGGAGATTATCGTTCTGAAAGCGGACTGACACCCGACTTTGTTAAAAACGAAGATTCTTCGATTACCTGTCACGGTTGTGGAGATATGGAGGAAGGTATGAGGCTTTTCGATGACAATGGAAGGCCGACAACTTTTTATAAGCATTATAATCATTGGTAAAGACATAAGGAGTGAGAGTGAGTGATTCTGTAACGGATTTTATATATGGGTGTGAGTTGCCCTGGAGACATAGAGATATGGTTTCCGATTTCGTTATGAACGGGGAGGTTGGTTTCGTATCAACCTATACGTCGCACGAAGATATCTTTTGGTTTGGAATAGGATACGCATCAAATTCTAATGGATTTAATGATGCGCCAGAACCTCCAAGTGCAGAGCTTATGAGTGAAGTAGACTCTGCTTATGAAGAATTGTCAGATGAACTTAAGGAAGCTTTGAATGGTCGGCCAAGAAATTTGGTACACTCATACGCAGCATGAAAATTTAGGGTATTAGTTTAGTTGGTTAAAACACTGGCTTGTCACGCCAGAGATCGCGAGTTCGAGTCTCGTATATCCTGCCATAATATGACTGTAATTTTACGGAGACCTAATGGTTAAAACATTCGAAACTGGAGGATACATTTGGATTTATCCAAATGTGGAAATATTGGATAAAGCTTTGAAAAAGCATAATCGGTTGGGCGGTCTTGATACAGGATTTCTCGCCAATTGCAGACCAGATGTAAGCTTAGCTTATGGCCTTTGGAATGAGAACCTTTACCGATTTGATTGCGAAACGGATCCAGAAGAAAGAATTTATAAGTTTCCAGATACAGAAGTTTCTTTTGTAATTCGTATAGGAAGTGATGGCCGACACTATATCACGTCACATAACGGATTAACTTTGGAACAATATGGTGCAATGCTATTGGGCTATTCAACGAAACGGTATCTGGAAATGACAGAATCTGAATTTGAAAAAGAGATTGAAAGGCGCAACGAGCCTCCCTCTTCTTCTTTTGAAAACGATTTTCTATTTTAAAATTATGGGGGTATCAGGTCTGTTTCAGACCGATTCCGGGCGGCCCACACGATCAGTGGGACGGGTGAGAGGATTGCTCACTGCCCCCGCCAGTTTTGGGAATATATAGGCCAAGGTACAACGGCCGCTTTCAAAGCAGTATTCATGATATCTGCGCAGGAGAATTACCTGCTATTCCCGCCAGTTAGATTAGTTTTGGGGAGTGGGTGGACTGGTTCGAGTCCAGATAGAAAGGTTATACCCTACCCGCATGGCAAAGGATCGCGCGTCCGACTTTAGGTTCGAATCCTAAACTCTCCACCATTTAAAAAGGAATTTAATGTTTGTTGTTCACTTCAAATCAGAATCTGGTGACAATTACTACTCAGCTTTCGAAAGAAAGCCTGACGATTACGAATTGAAAGTTTGGATCATTTATCATTGGCCTGAATCAATTGAAGATGGCGTCTGCTATATTCATGTTAATAGCGTTACAGAGTGTGAGTTTTATGACGTAGACGAAGGTGATTTGGATCTCAGAGAGTTGCCGTATCCCGACAAAGTGGAGTGGATGTTGCCGTATCCCGACAAAGTGGAGTGGATGTAATGTACAAAGTTAACCATGATCATTTTCGATTGAACGCAGAAGAATCTGCTTGTCTTGACAAACAGTTTGAATCACTCATAATTAAGCACGCTCATTTTATTATGAAGAACGGTTTAAGTCATTTTTTTGTGGTTGCTATTGAGGATAAAGAATTTCGGATAAAGTTTAAGTGGCCAAAGGGTTCCTGGGTTGATGCCGACGATGGACGCGGGAAGAGAATAGCTGATGATGCAGTTCCTATTGGGGCGACAATGCAATACAGGGATTATAGAAAAAACGCTTATGATCATGGTGCTGTTGAAAAATATACCTGCTCTGAGTTTTACAATAAAACAATGATTGATCTGAATGATATCTTTGGTAGGACGTTGAGAGCACAAATGAGGTATCACGATCATAAATGCAATTTTTGTGAGTCTTGAATAGTTAGGTTTGAAATAAGGGTGGCGTGGTGTAATTGGCTAACACGCTGGACTGTCTATCCGGAATTTGGGGTTCAAATCCCCCGTTGCCCGCCAAGGAAATGTTATGAATGTAACGGAAGTTATATCAAAGATATCAGAGTCTAAGTTTTTCGACATCGAAACAACTCAATATCTGATGATTGTAAACATAAAACGCACACACTTTTATTTTGTTATTGATTATGAATCGTCTCTGTTTTCTCTTTATAACTATGAGCATAATCTTCAAATTAAAAAACCTGATGGTTCATGGGTTAATTTAAAAGGGGAGCCTATCATCACTCATTGGAGTGTTTTCGACATAACCGAGAAGATGGTAGGAAAATTCTCTCAAAAATACATCGAGGAATTTGAAGAGTTTGTGATGATAGATCTGCTCTTCATGAGTTCTGAATATAAATTAGAGGAAGCTGAATGGCCAAAGAATTAAATTCCGAATACAAATACCTAATCCCTTACTTATCTCCCCTTCTTCAGGGTTTTGCAGCCCATTTCCCCCTTGATGAACTTGGCGGTGCAAGACAACTTGAATCCTTTAAAAAGGTTGAAGATTCGGACGGAGAGTTCGCAATCGCAGTTTCATATTGGATTGAAGGCGGAGATAGCCCGAATATAGAAACGGATTTGTTTTTGGTCTGTGACGAATCTTATGAGAAGCTTGCCAACTCAATGCTTCAAGATTTTGCCGCCAATAATGAAGAATACTACAAAGTTAAAATAATACACAGCTACGGGAAAGTTGTTCAATTTGTCCCAAAAGCGGAAAAGATTATACTTGAGAAGGTTAGTTATAACTTTCTTGAAGTGTAACGTATATCATAGCGCGAGCCGTAAGCTCATTGATCTTTATAAAAATGCGACCAAGTTAGTATGAGCTATGACGGAAACCTTGGTTTGAGGAACGGTGAATTAGTTGAGTGATTTCAAAATTTTGATTGGGGATGACTTTTCGGGCATGTCTGCGGAAGAGATCCGTGCATACTATGACGGCATGACCATTGAGCAAAAAGCAGAGCACAAGGCAGAACAGGATCGTCGCTGGAAAGAGGAAGCGCGTATTCGAAAGAAAAAGTATGCTGCAAAGCGAGTTGTAATCAACGAATACTACGATTCTTTCAACAAAGTTCTTACCTTGACTGAGGAAGATAAGCGTCACCTTTTTGAAGGTACCCATCCAAGGTTCAGGTTCAAGTCTGGATATAACAGATATGGTGCAGGTCATAAGTTATCCGCAAAACACTTGGATTGGAAATTTCATCCTGACGAAACGTACACAGCGAACGTTACGTTCACGGATGGTCACTCAACGTTCACCGTTACTCTTAGAGCAGAGGACAATCCTCACAAAGATGCGATTAAGCCGTGGCTAAACATGCCAGACGAAATCAAACCGAAATGGGGTGATGATATCATCCCGAAAGAATATAAGAGATTCTCGGTCAGCGAACCGGAACACACGACGTATGCACTTTATACGGTGTATGCGAGAGACGAGGATCACCTTCAGGTGCTTCTTGACAATGGAATTCTTGACGATATGGATTCAGAAGATAGAGAGAGTGGCTATTCTAACGACAAGGTCACATTTAATGAAGATACTAGTTGGTAACACACAACAAGGAGTTGTTTTAGATGAATTTTAGAAATTTTGTTTTGTTCGCGGCGCTTACCAGCGTCATTGGTTGCGCCACTGTAGAGCCAGGTAATGCCGGCGTTGTAGTTGATTGGGATGGTGTGCAGGAAATTCCACTTCCAGAAGGCTTTCATCAGATCAATGTATTCACTGATACGGTAGTCAATTATCCTGTGAAGATTCAGGTTTATAATGCGCCAGCAAGTGCTATGTCGAAGGATATGCAGCTTGCAAACACACAAGTTACTGTTAATTATAAAGTAGCAATCGCAGATGCTCCCGGACTCTATCAGTCCGTTGGTATGATTGATGACGTTGAGGCTGTCCTTATCCGACCCAAGGTTCAGGATACTGTCAAGAAGTACACTGCACAGTACGCTGCGGAACAGCTTATTGGTGACAGAGAAGCAGTGACTGTTGCTATCAAAGAGGAACTTGTTGCGGAGCTTGCGGAACTCGATATCACAGTAACGGAAGTGTCTCTGACTAACTTCAATTTCGCGGAAGAATTCCAGAAAGCGGTTGAGGATAAACAGATTGCTGAGCAGCAGGCAAAGACTGCGATGAATCAGGTAGCAATCGAAGAGGCAGAGGCAGCGAAGACTGTGGTTAGAGCAGTTGCTGAAGCTGAGTCAACCCTTGCATTGGCACGGGCACAGGCAGAGGCTAACAAGCTGCTTGATCGTTCGCTTACCGAGAAGGTGATTCGGTACGAGATGGTTAAGAAGTGGGACGGTGTCAACTCCAAGGTTGTATCCGGTAACGGTAGCGGCCTCCTTATCTCAGTAGAGTAAAATGGAAGCATTTATAATCTTGGCAACTATAGCTATTTGCCTACTGCTTTTCTTTGACGATTAAAAAATGGAGGCCGTTTATGGCTTGGTATATATGGTTAATCATAGCGATATGTTGCCTCATACTAATCTGCAAACGGCCTCCGCACATTTGAGGACCCTATGTCTATTTACGCTGTAATTTTAATTTTGGTTATGATTGGGCTTATCGCCGCAGGGATTAAATTCCTTCCAGGCTATATTCATAAGATCCAGATGAATGCAAGAAAAGTTGAGCTATTGGATCTTGAGATTGAAAAGAAAAGAAGCCAGCAGGCGGACGAGGAATTGAATAGTTATCTCAGTGATGACGAGAGAGCCGAAATGCGCCGAAAAGCGGAGCAGGCACAAAGGAGTTAAAGATGAAAGTAGTATGCATATCAGATACGCACAACAAACATGAACAAATTGAGATACCAGAGTGCGATCTGCTTTTGCATACCGGAGACTTTTCGTCCAGAGGCTATAAGCACGAGTTTCAAAACTTTGTCAAGTGGCTGGACAAACAGCCTGCAAAGCACAAAGTATTTATATCTGGCAATCACGATTACATTTGCCAAAAAGAACGAGAGTTTGTTGCGGAATTCGTAGCAGACTACGATGTTCATTACTTGCTTGATAGCTCCGTTGAAATAGAAGGTCTCAAAATCTATGGCAGCCCTTGGCAGCCTTGGTTTCACAATTGGGCCTTCAACTTCAATAAGAATGATCATGCTCAGGCTATATCAACTTGGGCTAAAATCCCTGATGATACTGATGTATTACTTACACATGGGCCACCATACAAGGTCCTTGATAGAGTGGCGAGAGTCATGCATGCTGGAGAAGATCCGAATGTTGGGTGCAAGTTCCTTTTAGGAAGAGTCATGGAAGTTAAGCCAAAGCTTCATGTTTTCGGACATATCCACGAGGCTTATGGGCAGCTTGAGCACAACGGAACACTTTTCATTAATGCTGCGAGTTGCACCTTACAATATCAGCCAACTAACTTAGCGACAGTAACGGAGCTATGATGTTCTTGATCACAATGGTGAAGACGGTTGATGCCTTATGCAGGGGGAGATAATGAAGACAAGAACATTTCAAGAGTACCATAAAGAGATTATGTCTCAGAAAAGGTACGGTGAAGATACATTTAAGGATTTCATTGAAACATGTTTTAAGCATTGTCCTGACCTTTTGGCCATCAGGCTGAGAGGTTGGACTCCAAGCTTCAATGATGGTGATCCTTGCTATCACTCAGAAGATCTAAAAGTTCTTTTTCGTGACGATGTTTACGGTTTCGATTGGGCAGTTCATTTTCATGAAAAGTACGAAAGTATTTGCGAAGAAATCTTTTTAATAAAAGCGACCCCGTCTCGTTGGAACGAAAAAGAAATGCACTACGGCGGCATGAGTCGTGAGGATATCGCTGCTCTTGGAGATTGTCCGAAAAAAAGAGTCCTTTACGCTATTCGAAATCAATTCTATGCGGAACATGCTTATGGCACAGATTATGAGTTGATCATCGATAGGACAGAGGAAGGTACGGATATCGAGTACAGACAGTACGAATGTGGTTACTGATTTTACGAGAGAAGGTCTTCTTCGACAATTGATTCTACCATGCATCTAACGTCCCAAAAGAGTGGGGACTTAAACCATTCCCCTCTTTTGACGTACGATGAAACAAGTCTCTGATGGCACTCTTTCTCTAATTTGTAAACCTTCTCAGAAGGTAATGAATAGATTTCTATCAGTTCCAATGATTCAGAAGAACCAGTTTGTAACTGTTTCAGTCGCTTGGCAGGGTTTTTGCTAACACCGATTTTAAGGTCAGTGCCATTACTTATGATGTAAAGGTATGAAGTTTCCATGAGAACACCTAATATTTCGGGTAGGATTGTGAGTGAGGGTATCATTTATGCAAGAATACGATTCGTTATATGATGAAGCACACGATCTCCTTTGGGGAAATCATTTTACAAGAGTTCTCCGGAACGGAGCCATGATTGAAGCTGAGCTTCGATGGGGACTACCCGGACCAGAAATAGGAGAAGTCTGCATTGACAAATACGGATGCGACTCTGAAGATATCTTCTATTGGGCGTCGCAAACTCTTAATGAATCTTACGCTTTGCCTACGCATGTTGAGAAAGCAATTATGGAATCGGATGAATATGTTTCATTTGCATTGCGTATAGATAAGGTTAATAAAGAAGTCAAAAGCATTCAGAAAGAGAAGGGTGACAAGAAGTTCTATCAGCAATTTCTTAACGATTTAGAAGACGACCCTGACAATAACAAAGTTATGTTTCATAAAAGCTTAACTAAATAATCTCGGCCCCTTGGTGGAATTGGTTTACACAGCAGGTTCAAATTCTGTGCGCTTATGCGTTTCTCGGTTCGAGTCCGAGAGGGGCTACCAAAAGGAAATTAAAATGGGATATTACACTGACTTCTCTCTTGAAATGATTGGTTCTGAAAATGATATTCGCAAAGTTCATATCGGATTGGAAATGCAAAACTGCAATTGTCCAGATAGTCATGCCGATATCTTTAGCACAATAGCTTCCCTTGAATCAGGTGACGCTGTCGGGTGGAAATGGTACAATAGTAAAGATGATATGGTAACATTTTCAAAGCATTTCCCCAATGTTCTATTCGTTTTAGAAGGCGAGGGAGCAGATAGCGAAGATATGTGGAGACTCTATGTGAGGGGTGGAAGGTTCTTTGTGGTTGAGCCAGAAATTATCTGGCCAGAATTTGACGAATTAGATATATCGAAACACCTCGGAGAATAAAGATGCACCTAACGTCAATAGAACAAATTGACCGAGAGACATTAGAGAAGTTATTCCAAAGAGCGGATTACTGGAAAAGAATAAGAACACAAAAGCTTACAACAATTAAGCCGCTTCAGGGCCGCTTATTGACAAACCTATTTTATGAGCCATCGACAAGGACTGCATCATCGTTCTTTGCGGCGGCTTCTTTTCTTGGTGCCTCTGTTAATCAAATTACCAATGTAGCTTTCTCTTCTGTATCAAAAGGCGAAACGTTTGAAGACACCATTCTGACTCTCGCACAATACTCTGACGGAATTATCTTAAGGCACCCTGAGAAAGGGTACGCAGACTTAGCCGCCAGTGTGTCTCCTGTCCCCATCATTAATGCTGGGGATGGCACAGGTGAACACCCTACTCAGACGCTACTTGATTTATATACAATATACTCAGAGCTTGGCAGGATAGATGACTTAGCTGTGGCAATGGTTGGTGATCTTAAAAATGGGCGAACAGTTCATAGTTTAACTAAAGCGTTTGCAAAGTACGAAACAGAAACCGATCTTATTTTCATCTCTCCAGAAGAGCTTAAGATGCCCGAAGAGTATTGCGAAGTCTCTAAGGTTCTTGGGATACAAGAAACAGAAGATATGACTTCCGCAATGGAAAATAATCATATCGATGTACTGTATATGACTCGCATACAAAAAGAGCGCTTCAATAATCAAGAAGATTATAAAAGGTATCATGGCTGCTATGAGCTTACGCCAAAAGAAATGAAGCTCATGCCGGACGAATCATGTGTCCTTCATCCCTTGCCAAGGGTTGGGGAGATATCGTCAGAGGTTGATCACGACCCAAGGGCTGCATACTTTCGTCAAGTAAAGAATGGTATGTTCATGAGAATGGCGATATTAGAGGCATTAATTTCTTAATTTCCCACAAGATGGTATGTGGAGAAGAACGGTCCCCAAATGGATACCGGATTAAAATCTGGTGTTTCACAGAATAGGAAGCTAAATGAGTTGTTACGAATGGGAAGAGGGCTCTATCAAAATACCTGTAAGCCATTGGCCTATGATTAAAAAGGCAGTTAGGGATGCCTATAACAAGCATCAAGAGGCGGAATACATGGCGGCTCTTTCGGTGTATAATCGGGTATGCGCCGCCGGTAAGGGGCGACGCAATTTTGATTTTCGAGCAGCAGAGCGCAAGCTGAGCTATGAGAATACGGATCGTTACCTTCTTCCCTGGCTAAAATTCAACGCATCTGAGAAACCGTTAAAACCGAAAAAGAAAGATTTTTCAAAAGCCACAAGCACCTCCACTCTGTACTCATATGACGAAATCGTTATCGGCTTCGATAACAAGACCCGCTGTATTGAGTGGCGCGTCAGCGAAAACAACCGAGCAGTAGAGCGTGCTCATGGGCACCCTGTCAGCAAAGCGTTCTTTTCGGAATTGAACAGGGTAAACTGGACCTCCAAAACTGGAGGCGTTTTCGTTGGCAATGATGAGTATAACAGAGAAGACTATAGTGCCGGTGGTGGTGGAAACTATATAACCAAATACTATGGTGGAATCGGAAAACGAGAAGCTGGTTTTAGTTCAAAACGTTCTTTGTTTAGCGGTTACTAAAAGGATATTTATGCCAGTTTATTACGGAATTCAAACAATCTTTATACACATTCCTAAATGTGCAGGAAGCGGAATGGCTCAAAAGCTATTCGCCCTTAACGAAAGTGGCGATGGGCTGAGTCAAGAGGTCGATAAGCATGAGAGTGCTTATGCTGTTGCAAATTATCTCAAGTACGATCTGTTCCTTCAGTTTTTCAAATTTGGATTTGTCAGGAACCCTTACGACAGAATGGTGTCGTGGTTCCATTACTACCAGAAACTATGGAAAAATCCAGACGAAGAACCATGCAGTCAAGATTGCATTGATCGGTTTCTTGAAATGGATTTTGATACATGGATCAAATCCCTTAAGAGGCATGAGGAAGGCGGGTGTCGTTCAGAAACTGCATGTCCGTTTCACTTTATCGCCAACCAGTATCAATATTTGATCTGGAGGGATGGAAGAATCTTTGTGGATTTTGTTGGTAAGGTTGAGAATATCGATGAAGACTGGAGTTATGTTTGCGAAAAGGTTGGCCTTCCTCAAGAGAAGCTGGATGTATCCAATAGATCTGATAGGGAAGACTATCGAACTTATTACACGGAAGAAACTAAGGCTATTGTCACAGCGCAATATGAAAAAGACTTAGAATATTTTGATTACTCATTCTGAGAGGTAACATCATGGAAGATACTGTAGGGCATATTCGCCACATCAACTACATGGTCCGCAATTTAGAGCGTGAGTTTGTGTTCTCGGATGGGTCTGGGCCAAAAATTATGATCGAAGACTATTGTTCTAAAAATTGGTCTTATGATCCTGATTCGAAAAAAGTGACCATTTCATTTGTGGGGGGATACTGGAATTCTTTTGAAGTGTTAGATGTGGCAAAAGGATCAGAGGTCACTCTTTTTTCTGTCAAATATGACACTGACACGCACAATTCTTATTTGGCCGTATCTAACCATAAGGAAAGCCATGAACAGGTTGACTAAAACTGTAAAGATTGGCAGAATAGACTTAGAGAAATTGGGTTTAATTCTGTCTCATTTTAGAAATGTAAATTGTAACTCACGAAACTCTGCCCTTCCAATGCTTGAAGAGATATTTGATAAGGAATCTGCTGAGGCATTAGCGTACTACATTGAGCCGCCAACTCAGATTAAGAAAGAAGATGTGCAAAAAACCATTGAGCGAGCATATAATGATGGTGTGTTTTCGCCATACCTTGCCGCCTGTAACATTATTCATATAGATCATATTGGAAATCCGGAACTGTTTATCGGGATTGCTAAGATAATTATGTGTGCTGTAACTGAAGGTAAAATTACTGAGTTGTTGATATCATTATATGAACTTAGCTTTATTTCGGCCCTATCATTAGACACAAGATCATCGATGATTGCTTGGATATTTTCCAACAGAGAACACTTGACTGACGAAGTGTTGAAGATATGCAGATCGCCTTTCTTTTTTCCATCCGATGCAAGTGCGATGGTGATCCAGTTAATTAAAATGGAAATGTACGACGAAGCGGTTGAGTTTTCAATCGAGAACGAAGGGGAGCATCTTCGGTACCTGCTTGCGTCGGAGCTTCCTATTGAATATATGGCTCACTTGATGGACTCACCCGCCAGTGTTATGGAAGTTATTGATGAAAGATTGCAGAACGAAAGCTGAATGCTTCGAAATTTTCTAAAATTCCTGTAGGACGTTATAGGTTTTCGAAGCGATACTTCAACCCTTAACCAAGGAAATTTAACATGGGTTTCAATAGAGTTTCGACCAACAAGCCGTGCGACAAGCACTTCTGTTTTTTCATTCAGGACTTTCGGGAAGGTGATTCCGTTTACGTCATGGTTAATAGGCAGCGCGTCCGAGGGCGAGTTGTGGCAGTTAACAAGCGTGAGAACGTAGTTCTGTGGGAGGATGGCGATGGTGTTATCAGCCGCTCAGTTCTTGACGAGTTCTCATTCCTCGGACCTTTCGACAGTGAGTGGGTCTGAGAACACCAAGGAGATAGATGATAGTTGTCTATGAGAATAGGAAATACTTTTTTCGCGATAAATGGCTTAGCGAAAGTGGTGCGGAGGTTAGCGATATCCTCTCTAATTTCCTTAGCGAAAAGGCCATGCAGGATGGAGTCGATCCTGGCCTATTTGCGAGCATTGTGACCCCGGTGCAAACTAGGGTTATCAAGGCAAAACCTAAGCCAAAGAAGGAAAAAAAGAAATCAACTCTTGAAGTCTTGTTTGACCTTAATTGCTGATTTCTTATCCTTATTTTGGATTAGTAAAACAAGTTGAGTATCATTAATTAACGATACTAATATAAAATTGATAAAACTGAAAAAGGAGTTTAAATGAATTCTAACGAGAATCGGAGCGAGGTTATCGAGTCTACTCGTAATCTCAAGAACCTTAGTGTGACTGTACGCTCTGGCAGTCTTAGGAAGCAGAGGCTTTCTAACAATGTCTCCCTTACACGTACCCTCGATGGCGGAGAGTTTAGTACAAGACTTACCATTAGAGAGGCCCGAGCCCTTCGTGATTTCCTGAACGAAACCCTGGACTGAACGAAAAAACGAAAATCGTGTTACAGGGGCGTAACACACCGAACCTAACAACGCAAAAAATTAAAGTCAAATAGACTTGGCGCAGCATCGGGGGATCCTTCTACAAGGTGAACCCGATCTCGCCATACGTTGGAGCGTATATTGCCAAGCATTACTATTAGCAAAGAGGCCATTGAAGACATCATGTGGTCATCTGTTGGTCCATCCGATAGCGGAGCATTCATCATTGTGCATGAAGGCGAGTGGACGCAGGACGGAAAATGTCAGTATCAGGAGATTATCTTCAAAAACACTGGCGATACTAAATGCTATTCATTTAACATTTCACGTTCTGGCTCTCCATTTACGTATTGGCATTACGACACAGAGTACATGGAAGAGATGACGTGTACCGAAGTTGAAGAAGTAGAGATCATTACCAAAATGTGGAGAGCCGTAAAGTAGCCTCCCAAAGAGGATACCATGGATTCCGCGAAATATCCCAGGTCGCTGCATTGGCCGAGTTCCCCAGGAACTACCTCAGATGACCGTTTCATTACACAGGCACAAGCGCTCGCATTTCTAAATGTCGAGACTGTGCTTACCGAAAAGCTTGACGGTGGAAATACTACCATAACGAGAGATGCCTTTTTTGCAAGGTCTCATGGTGGAGAACCAGCTCACCCGTCATTCAATCTTCTACGCACCCTTCATAAGAATTATCTATGTAGGGCCATTGATAAAAATATATCAGTATTTGCTGAGTGGTGCTTCGCAGTACACTCAATTAGGTACTCGATGCTTCAAGATTATCTCAACATTATCGCCGTCAGGAATGATGAAACCGGCGAATGGTGGGATTGGGACGAAGTATGTTTGATGGCTGATCACCTCGGCTTCCCCACTGTACCAGTTCTACTCCGTGGAACGTTTACAGACATAGGCGCCTTGGAAAAAACTATGACCACGTTCTCTGGCTTGTCGTCTTTGTACGGCCCAACAAGAGAAGGTGTAGTTCTAAGAAAAGTCAAGGGTGTTGCTGAGATCAAAGACGAGCGTGGTCTTTGCTTAGATGGTCTTGCTAAGTGGGTAAGAGAAGATCATGTTCAAACGGACGAACATTGGAGCAAGAAGAAAGTTGAAATTCAGCCAACCATATCGGCACTGAGTTTTATGTAATCAGCCTTTTGCTTCGTTCTAAAAATTGCGTATATATCCTAGACAAGAAAGCTAAATCCTGTAAACCTCCATCAAGGAAGAAATTAATGCTCCGTAGACTATTCAGTATGTTCAGTGGATCCGCTCCTACCATCAAGGCAAGGAACGTGACACATAAGTACCTGTCCAACGCTCAGGTGTTGGCCAAGGCAATGGGGGATAAGCTTAGGATTAATCCTTCTGCCACCGCCCCCAAGGGAAAGAATCTTTTCATCATCGACTTCTATGGCGATAAGATGGCTTCCCGCGCAGAATTTCTTGGAGAGGAGATTTCTTCCTTGATGACCGTTGCAAATCCGGAGACTGATGCGGTCCTTATCCGCCTCAATTCTCCTGGTGGAGCCGCACACGCATACGGATATGCGGCTTCTCAGATTGAAAGACTCAGAAAGCGTGGCCTTCATGTCACTGTGTCTGTAGATCGCGTAGCCGCTTCCGGTGGTTACTGGATGGCTTGTGTTGCGGATAAGGTTATCGCAGCGCCTTACTCTATCATCGGTTCCATTGGAGTCGTTGCAGAGTTTCCGAACTTCGCAAAGGTCCTTGAGAATCTCGGAGTTGAGTACAAGCAGTACACTGCTGGTAAGTTTAAGAGAACCGTATCTCCTTTCACCGAGGCAGATGAAGAGGGTGAGGCAGAGTTTGTTCGATCTCTCAATGAGATTTACGATGACTTCAGAGAGCACGTTATCTCCTTCCGTCCCGACGTTGATGCTGACGAGGTAGCTAACGGTAGAACTTGGAATGGAACCAGGGCTCTTGAGATTGGCCTTGTTGATGAGGTTCTTACTTCGGAAGAGTTCATCGGGCGTGCTTGCACAGAGTTCTCGGCAATTAAGATTGAGTTCATCGGCGAAAGAGATAGTTTGGGCCGCATGATCGGAACTGGCATCGCAACGACTCTGTCTGACATCATCAGCCTTTCGATTGAGAAGCTGTTTGTCAACATGGGAATGTCGTGGAAGTAGATAGAATATACAAATACGCCGAACTTCCTCCAGAAAAAGGAGTAGTTAAGTTCGGCTGGGGAGCTACAGAGGAAATGCCAGAGACAGATTACGTCTTAGGCTATCATTCCCGTTCTAAGTTCGCCACAGAGGAAGAGGTCAGTCTTTCTCGCAAAGAAGGGACTAATGCAGCCTCCGTGGCTGATTACACAAAGTTTCTGCAAAGCCTTACAGGAAGTACTCCAGAAGCATTCTATGAGAAATGGGATGGAAAAGAGGATGAGCTTAAGGCTTTTTGGTCAGCAAATTTCAGCAATGCCGATCCCAAACAATATCTATTTGTTTGGAAGCTATCAAGACTGTTAGTCACTGGCAAGAAATTCGTAATGTATAGTAGGGGATTTAGGCTGGTGAAAAATGAGACAGGAGACACGCCGACAGAGGTATAATGGGAAAAAGAATGATGCAATTTCTTTACCGCTTAGCATTGTCACGGTCAACTTTGATTTTGATGACAATCTTGCTTTCACAATCAGAACCGCTGCTTGCTATGGTGTGGGCACTATTTATGTAATAGGCTCCGTACCGGACAGAAGTTTTTTGAACTCTCGCTCCGGCAGTCTGTATGACTACGTTGACATCTACTCTTTCTCTCAGCCGAGAGACTTTACAGAGTTTGCAAAGAAGAACGGGTATAATATAGTGTCGGCCGAGCTTTCGGATGATTCTGTAAGCCTGTTCGATTACAAATTCGACATGGACACGCATACGTGTCTGGTGTTAGGCCATGAAACAACTGGCGTACCCATCGAATGTACCTTGAATGGAGATAATGTTTTCATACCAATGCTCGGAGTAGGGTTTTGTTTGAATACGTCCCAGACAGGAACAGCAATCATGACAGAGTATGTTCGTCAGTATTTGGAGAGAAAATGAGGAAGCTTGTTAAGAAGGCGGTGAAGGTTGTTGTTACACCAGTTGCAACAGCCGCTGTTATGTCACAGTGGGCAATTGTAATTCTTGCCCTTTATGCACAGACAATTCGTCGCAACTATGGATCTAATAAGGAAGACTAATCTAATAATGAAGTGAGTTATAGTGAACGCTCACTTCACAGGGATTAGTCATGGGAACAGTAGATAGATATACAGATGATTTAAAAGTAAAGCTCTCGTCAGGAAAGACGTTAACGCTTGATGCGGATACGGTTGCCTTCACAGGTGATGTGTCAATATCAGGTGCGTTAGGCAACACGACAATCACTGGTAGTTTGTCAGTATCAAGTACGGCAACATTCAGTGGCTCCATAGTGGCCAATGGCGATATCACAAGAGCCGCTACTTTATCGATCACAGCAACCGGTGTTTCTTCGGATCTAACGTTAACATCAGGAAGGGACATTAACTTAGTCGGAAACGACGATATTAATGTGACTCCAACAAATGATTACGATTTGACTGCTGGAGACGAGGTTAATATAACCTCTGGCACCACCTGTGCGGTGATTGCATATTCATCGCTGTCATTGACTGGAGCCTTTGGCCTAACTCAATGTGCGGTAAATATAAGTTCTTCTGGGCTCTTCCTTTCTGGAACACAAGACTCCACTTATGTGGTGGACCTTTTGAACAGGTCAACGACTGTTGGCTCTGATGTCTTAATGGTTAGAACCTTGACAGAGTCTCCATCTTCCTCGACAAGATACGCGACATTTGCTTCCGGTGCTGCTCAGACCACAAGAGGTTTGATCAGGGGAGCAGCTACCGCAACATCGAGTGCCTTCTATTCGGAAGGAACATCTGGAGACTCCGCAGCGTATGGTATTTCACCAGACAATGTAGAAGTCAATAGTACGGGAGACTGCGTATTCGTTTCCGGTTCTGCTGATTATGGTGAGTTCATTGAGTGTGGCGATTTAAGTGAGTGGCCCGTAGAGGTTCCAGAGGGTGACAAATACCTCGGACTACCAGAGGGCTACATAGTGTATGTAAGGGATAAGGCATTCTACAAAGAAGGCCCAGGGACACCGATGGTGGTATCTCATAGATCAATCATTGTTGGTAACGAAAGAGTTGACGAAGAATCAGTTGGACAGGTAATGTCCTTCATTGGTCAGGTTCCTGTATTGGTTACAGGAGTTGTCAACTCTGGAGACTTGCTCATCCCTACAGGAGATTTCTATGCAGAAGCATTCTCTCCTGATAACATTACCTTAGCTCAGTATATGAGAGCAATAGGTACAGCGTGGGAGTCTTCTGATAAAGAAGACATGAAGAGGGTCATGTGTTCTGTGGGTGTAAAAAACACTTATTGATAACAAACATATAATTGAAACTTGTTGAGGTAAATATGACCACAGAAGATAATGTATATACGTGGATTTGTCTGCGTTACGATTCCGTTGGCTTGGTGACTGCTGAGCTTAGATGGGACAATGAAACAGTTGAAACTCTTGGAGGCTCACACTCAAAGTGGACTCCGGTGAAATTTCATGCACAGAGCAAATGGGGCAATAGCCTGCCGATTCATTGGCATGGTTACGAGATCCCTGAGGCTGTCAAAATCGATGGAGTCATCGAAGTATCGGAAGACTGATGACTGACGTAGTAATGTATGATTTACTTGATCAGCCACTGCGTATCGGTGACGAAGTCATTTATGCAAATAGTGGCCGCTTATGGAAAGGCAAGCTCCTTTATGTAAGCGGCCTCACTTGCGGATCTTGTCAGATAACAGTTCCAGAACTTGGTGGCAGGGTTGTAACGTTGCAACTTAGGAAGAGTAGAACTCCTTCTTATATCAGGACCTCTCAGCGTAAGCAGATTGAAACTGGTGAGTTTAAGATTAAGAGTTCAAGGTTAATTAAGATAGAGAAAGGTTCTGTGAAAGAGTAATAAAAACTCGGGGGCGTTTTGGATTCGACCGGGTAACAGATAGGAATAGTGCAAGCCGATCAAGGTAACTCAGATCGTTATAAGCGTTACAAAAAACAAACTAGTTGACGACTATTCATTCGTGTACGCAAACGCAGGCAGAGGCTTCGGCGCTCCTGTAGTAGCATACGCCTAATTCCGATTTAGGCATGTGGACTCTGTGTTCCATATATCCAAACACAGATAAGTGGTTGAACGCACTGACATAAACATTGTTCAAAAATGGAGTAGCCCGAAAGGGAGGAGGCGTCTATCATTTGGCGTCAGGGGATAAAATGAATACTTTGCCTATTTAGAGAAATGGGATAAGCTTGTGAACGACTTGAAATTGACGTTATGCGACACGAGGGTTCGACTCCCTCCGCCTCCACCATCAAAACTTGCCTGCTCCACCTTAATTGCGTATAATTAAGGTGGAGGGCAAATATGTCACAAATAGAGTTAACTTGCGAAATATGCGGAACTACCTTTAGTAGGGCTAAGAAAGAGTACAATAGATCTCTTAAGCTTGACAGGAGAATGTTCTGTTCAAGAAGCTGCACAGGAAAAGGTGTTAAGAATAATCTTGGAGACCAATTAGGTATAGGCAGACCTTCTAATTTGAATTCTGGAAATAGACAAGATGAATATTCCCCATTTAGATACTTTGTAAAAAAAGCGCGTGAAAGAAAGCACAAGTATGATATAGATGTAGAATATCTTAAAGTCTTATGGGAAATACAAGATGGTAGGTGTGCATTGAGCGGGCTAAAGATGGTATTGCCAAAGAATGCATCTGTTTGGGAAAAAGATAAAGGCAATCCTTGGAAGCCAAGTCTCGACAGAACGGATCCCTCTGTTGGCTATATGAAGGGCAATGTTAGATTTGTTTGCAATATTGGAAACCTTTGCAAAAACATTTGGCCAGACGATACCGTGTACCATTTCTGCAAAGAGGTAGCGAAGAATATGGCAAAGCCTGTGCGTTGCGGCGGATTAGATTATAAGGAGGCAGAGGATGGGCAAGAAAGAAGCTCTTGAAGAGGAAATCAAAAGGTTAGAATTAAAACTTGAGAAACTTAAATCTGTTGAAAAGTGGATTAGGCCGCTCTCAGATTATTCTGACGAATAGAAGATAATGGAATTTGATTTGCTTTATGGGCAAGCTTTAGAGCATTTAAACGAAATAGAGTCTTCAGGATATGCCGATGATGATGCTGCGCATTATATGTTTAAATCCATGATGGATCTGTTATCTCCATTTGATTCTTCAATTTGGGACTATTACAATTCATTAACGTAATAAGGAGAGAAAGTGCTAAGTAGAGCTGAGAAACTTGCTAAGCTATCTGAATGGATAGAGGCTCGTAAGCAATACTCTAAGGTATGTAACGATGCAATCTCTCTGTTGAAAAAGGACCTTTCGGTAAATTGCGATCATCCAGAGGATTTTGTTTCACCATACAGGTGGGAATGGGATGATGGATATGGGAAACAGAAGATGATGGACGGTAAGCGCTGTACCATATGTCTCAAAGTCAAGCGATGGGATAGTAGCAGTATTTGGAGTGATGAGTGATACACGTTTTAACTTTTGATATGACATCTGTGTCTGGAGACGAGCATTCGGCTCATATTGTTCTTAACTCAAAAGAGGATGCCGAAAAGGTCCAGAGATATCTTATTGAGAACAACGTAGTTAATGGCTCATGTCCTTTTCACAATTTTGATATTTCACCTTATGTTCCGGAAAAGTCAATGTCATTTGAAGAATGGAAGGAAAGGTGGGGATGATCAAACGGTTCATTCTGAAAAAGCTTCTTCCTTTCAGGGAGAGATATTGGGTTATTGTGACTTTTGAGGATCACACAACTGATGAGTGGCCTGAGGATGTACGGAAATATCATTACGACAGATGTGCTAAGCTGAGAGAGCAGGAAAGACGAAACGAAGGAAGAAAAAAATAAAAATGCTGGATAGGAGCTTCATTGCAGACGTGGAAAAAGCTGCTTACGAATCTCTTACGAATAATGAGTCGTTCGAGATTATGGATGTGAGGATTTTCGAAAAATTCGATAGGATTTATCTATCAAATGACGGAAAGCTTGAATTTGTAATGAATAGTAATGCTCGTTCAAAAAGGCTTGCGGCGCAAAGGCTATCGATAATTGTGCAGGTTAAATTATATTTAGAATGATAACATGGAGAAAGGATGATTTGGATATTAGAAGTAGATCTTCCATACGAATTCTATTTTGAGAATTACGAAGAGTTGCCATATATTCAGCGAATTCTGCATTTGATTTCTGATGAACTATGTGTGCAGTACATTGGTAAAGACGGAGAAGAACACGTCGCCGTAATTTATATCGAAGAGGAACTTAAAAGATGAAATATGATTTTGTACCAGTAAAGACCAGAGCCCCTAAGTTGATGTGGGAGATTGTAGCAGAGTTTATGCACGGAGATGCAGATCACTATTCAAAAGAGAAAGTGAAGTTCGCAGAAGAGGACGACTTTCTTGAGAAGGTAAAGATCTTAAAAGACAGGTTGGCTTATCGTCAGAAGTTCTGGAACGCAGCGATTGATTCAAACAATGCCTGGGCGGACGAACAAGAGGGTTGGCTGGAAGTGCCATTTGAGTATGGATCAGATAGTAGCTGGAGAGCTGACATTGATGGCTTTGAATGTTTCTACTATGATGAAAACGGTGTTAAGTTCAAGGTGGTTTTCAATGAAGAAGGTTGAGCTAAATATTCCTTATGCCCTTAAGGTAAAGGACTATCACGATCTATATGATTACGCTAAGATGTTTAAGAACCTTAGTGTGCTTATAGAAATGGAAGAGATCGGATTTGATGGCACTGATTATATCGGCATCGTCTACATAGATAAAGGTTCAGAGTATGAGGCTTTGAGGCGAGAACTCATTGAGGATACGTGGCAAGTCGTATAGAGAGGTAACAATGAATGAGATAACCATAGCTGGAGCAAGATTCCTCGTCGGAAAATTGCCGGAGCATCTAACCCTTGACAAGGATGAGTTCGAAAAGCTATGGGAGATTCGTCCGTCACATTTCAATGCGATCAGGATGTTTGACAAAGAAGTCTTTATCCCAAGATGGCAACAAGCCTATGGGAAAAATTATTTCTTTTCAAACCAGACAAGCGAAGCGCTGCCGATCACAAAAGAACTTGAGCCGTTTCTGCTATGGGCACAGACATTCAATCCTGCATATAACGGGTTGCTTCTTAACTGGTACGACTCCGATCTAAAGCACTACATAGGTAGGCATACGGATAGCACCACAGGACTCGTAAAGGGCTCGCATATAATTACCGCATCACTTGGTGCAGACAGAGCCTTCCGAATTAGGGAGCGCGGTAAGGGTAAAGGTTTTGAGGACTATATTGTCTCTAACGGTTCTGTAGTTGTCATACCTTGGGAGACCAACCGCACGCACACGCACGAGGTTCCTTATCATGGGAAGTACTCAGGCAAAAGAATTTCTGTAACAGCAAGGGCATTTGTATGAGAGATGAACTTCAGCAAAAAATATATGACAAGTATCCTGAAATGTTTAATAATCGTTATCATACAGAAATTCTATGTGGTGATTGCTGGCTTCCAATTGTAGATGCAGCTTGCCAAAAAATAAAGAGACGACTTAAGGGTACAGGACACTTTGTAAGGTTTATTTCAATTAGTAGCTTATCGTATCCCCCTTCTCTTGGATTTTTGGGACCAGCGAGACTAAGATTTACTTGGACTTTGGTAAGAAGAGAATTTTATACACATAATGAACCGAGCAATCAGGGCAAGATTTTGATCGGGGAAGTTAAAGAGATTTTATGCATGGCTACACGTTTGTCTTTGCTGATACCAGAGGAGATCATAAATGATCGGTAAATTATTCGAGTCTATTAACAAGGTGAGAGAGATTAACTCGGAGCATTGTTATCACAAGGTTCTCGTGTTTGATGAGGATGGGCATTACGAAACTCTCATGATGACGGAACACGAGTTATCTGTAATTAGACAGCGCTCAGAGAGGAACCGTGACGAGGAGCTTGTTCCTAAGTGGCATGACAAGGCTTATGTTTCTGCTGTTTTTTCGGTAAAGAGTCTATTCGCCAAAGTTTTCTAAATTTCCCATAAGATGTTATAGGATGACGTAGCCTTTGTTTTACGCGATTGAAGCCCACCAAGCTTCGGCGTCAAAGTTCTCATCTTCATCGGCTAATGGCAATTCTTCCGAATCATCAGGCGTAGGCGCCTGCTGCTCAATAAGGGAAGCAATTGCCATTTGTGCTGTACCGGTAATGAATTCAAGGTTTGGCAGATAAAGAGTCTTCATGAACTTCTCGGCAGGAGCTTCAACAGCGAGCCATAGAAGCATAGAGATACCAAAGTCTATTGCGGAGACTGTCAAGCCTCCAATTCCAAGACCTGCGAAATATCCCAATACTGTCGGCATCAATAGGAGGATATCTTTAAACCCGTCAAGAAGATTGACGACAAAAGAAATTCCTTCGTCCCACAGTAAGCTGCCAGATTTTGTAAGTTCTACAACGGTTTTGAGTTCGACTGGAGACTCGGAATACTCTTTAGCTTTGCTCATCATTTTTGCAGGCTGTAGTGTGTCCATCCAGTTAAGGCCAACGTCACCAGATTTACCCTGTACTTTTTTGAATTCCTGAAAGCCATAATACACATTCTTAATGGCTATTAAGAAACTGAATAGTGGAGCAGCTTTGCCGAGCAGAGCCATAGCTCCTGCTTCTTTAACAAAGAAATCCTCTGATGTCATATTCATATTTGACATTACAACCCTAAGCTTCTCAGCAGAATCTTTAATATCTTCAGGGTCAGCTTCTTTTAGCGCCGCTGCATCTTTAAGGTTTTTTGCAGCTTCAACGAGGTATACTATAGCTTTAGTTTGCACCTGAGTTTCGTGAGGACGTTCGATCTCATTGAGAACTGCTTTCCACGCCTCAAGGTCTCCGCCAACGATATTTGCAGACTTGATTAGCAAGTGCGTAAGCTCGTCGGCTTCGCGGTTAAGGTTGGCTTCTTTTAGGATATCAATAAGGTATTTAAGTTCTTTGTCCACTGACTGCTCCTAAGCATAAAGGTTTTATTAGTAAATGAATATAATTCAAGCCAGTAATGCTAACGTAGTAAGGGTTGCGGAGTATTTCCTACCAAAGGAAATTACAAATCAAAACTTAATAATAGCAGGTGGGTTTGCTACGTGGCTGCTATATTTGCATAAGACCGTAGAAGATTGGGATAAGTTTTTTGCAGACTTAGATGTGAGTCTCATAAATCTTGAGGATAAACGGTTAAAGGATGAAGCGACAAAAGGTATTGCGAAATTTGGAGATATAGATATCTGGATTCCGGAGAACCATTCTTTAAGAAAGATGAAAATAATCACAAGTCAGGAGCTTTATCCCTTTGGCCTTAAAGAAAACGCAGGACTTGTGGAGAAAAGTCTTGCTTCCGAGAAATCATTTGAGAAAAGCTTCGGCATTTCCTCTGACCTTCTGAAGGTTAGCAGATTCGCACACACATATAGGCTTGAGCATACAGTTAAACTTTTAGGAAAAATAGCGGTTCCGTCAGTGTTCGGCTTGTTTGAGCCAATTGTAATTCCGTATAGAAAGCGAATTAAAATGAGGAATGCTTTTCAGATTATAAGAAGAACCTGTGATTCGTTAGAGGAAGTTTTTTCTACATTTGATTTTCACCATACAAGAGCAGCCTACTACAATGGCTTACTACACTTTACAAAAAAAGCTGAGAGGACTTTCGAAGAGAAGACAATCTTTCCGACAAAGAGTTTCCTTGAGCGACACGATAGCATATCTATTAACTCTGCCTGTAGAGCATTTAAGTATATGGAGAGGTACGGATTTGGCTTCTCAGAAGACTTGGCAGATAAGATTGCGGACCTGTATCTTCAAGTTGGAATAGCAGAGGATACTGCGGATTATGTTGGCCCTCCAAAATATGCCATCATCAATTTATTCAATGCAACGAATCTCACCCCAGAGTATGATCCAGATTATTTAATCTTTTTTTCAGAGATCACTCCAGAAACCTTGAGTAAGGTTAAAGGTATTTATCTTAAAAGATTTCTAACATCATTTAAGACATTTTCGAGAATGTCATGCTTTAAAGATGAGTATATAGGTTTGTTGCTATGTTGCGACATGGAAGAAATAAGTAAAGTAATCGAGAGGCGACTATATGAACAATCCGACTGAACTAAGAAATTACATTTACTCTGTTGATGACGAAGAAACATTGGTCACTCTCAATGGAATGTTTCGTGACGCTTTGACTATCATTGATGTAGAGAGGAAGCTTCAGGAGCTAAAAGACAGCCTGTTCGACGGAGCCAGGATGGAGCACATGATGACATTAGCTCCATTTGAAGACGAAGAAGAGGTCATTCATATGGCGGTTACAGTCTTGAAGGGTAAGCTCAATGTGATTGAGGAAAGAAAGAAGGAAGAAGTAGCCGCCGAGCCTGAGGAACAAAAGCCCGAAGCTGTTCAGGAGGACTCAAAAACCGAGGATTGATACTAATATCATGAAGCTCATGTGAATACCCAAATCTGGAGACTATCACATGGATAGAAAGATTAGAAAATCCCTTTTAGAGGACTTGATCAAAGCTGCTCAAGAGACTGATGATGATGAAGATGTAAGCTCTTTCATGGGCGATTTCCTCCCTTATGATGAGGGTCAGTTCGGAAACCATGAAGTCTTTATGGAAGACTTCACCACAAGGTTTAGGCCGAAAGATATCAATCAGGCAATCGCTATGTCTAATAATTCCAATTGGATCACGATTCCAGAGGTAGCAAGAAGAAAAGGTTTTCCTCACCTATATGTCCTTGACCCAGGAAAGGCAACTCCTTATGAAAGATACTTTGGAGTTAAGACTGAGTACGGGTATTTGGACACACCAGCTACAGCGGCGCTCAGAGCAGCAGTGTTCAACCCTGGTAAGGTGCATCGTTTTGAGGCTAACCAACCAATGCTTGAGATTCCACCAGATTACTCATCTTTACCATCTGGAACAAAGTTTATGATATTGGATCCGCAGGCTGAGCAGTCTGTGATTGCGAATGCTTCAAGAATTATGGAAGGTGCGCAAGGGCGACCAGAACATATCAGAAGGGTTAAGATTGACGAAACTGGCGCAGGAGAGTTTACCTCTACTCATGGCGGAGACAGACCTAAGTTAACGCCAGGAATGGCAGAGAATGATCCCGAACTTGATTCTAAGCTAAAGCATCTTGACACCGCAATCGATCGTTTCTATAAGGAAGATAAGGACGGTGGGATGCAACTTCGAAGGCTGCACTCTACAGTTGCAAGATTGAGACAAATCCTCGATTCGAAAATTGATGGTTTGGTGTCAGAACAAAGGGATAAGAATAGGGCTTTGAGATTCGAATTCAAGAAAGAAGAGTATGATGATCTAATTAAGCAAGCGCTTCTAAGAATCATTATCGCAGAGCTTACAGGCGAAGGTTCGCCATTCGAGGGGACAGACCTCGGATTGCTTCAATGAACATAGAGTTTGAAAAAGATGAAATGATGATAGTGGATGGTCACAGTAAAACCGTTGATGGTTATGTTGTAAAGGACTTTCCAGTATTCGGAATAGCTAAATACAAGTTAAAAGACTCGGGAGCCCAGCCTAATTGGCAATGGAGCATTATCCATATCCCGTCAGAAGATATCTTTTCGGATATCTTCAGAACCAAGAAGAGTGCGGAGGAATGGCTGGACATTTTCTTGGAGGAAACTCAAGGACCAAAACAAATTCTGCTTACGGTCCCTGGTGTAAGATTGATTAGAATTGATTTTGCAGAAGAGATTAGGACAACATTCGCAGAATGGAATAGATAGGGACAAATAAATGAAGAGAGTCGTCATATCCGACATTCACATTGGCAGCCAATATTTTAAGGCGGTTGAGCTTTTGCGTTTTTTAAGTGAAGTCGAATATGATGAGTTAATTTTAGCAGGGGACATTATTGATTTCATCAAGGTCCCTGAGTTTACTGACCGTGCTTTAGCAATCGCACGCACAGTTGATTACTCAAAGACTATCATTTATGTTGTTGGAAATCACGATACCCCGCTCAGAGGGTTTATTGGCAAAGAATTCTTCGGCATCAAATTTGTTGACAAATATGAATTTGAAGAAGGCGGAAGAAAGTTTAGGGTTGAGCATGGGGATGCCTACGATCATCCTATTCTTCAGAACAAAATATTTATGACGCTACTGTCTATCGTTCACGATGCGATTGAAAAGATCACAGAGTTCGATATAACTACTTGGTGGTCAGATTACAAGATTAAAAAGAGAAAGCTACGACGTATCTGGGATATTTTGAAAAAGAATAAAGACGTTGACGTATTTATAATGGGGCATTCGCACCATCCAGAGTTTGTAATTTGGGGACTTCCTGATAAGGATGATATTTCTATCAAGACTTATGTAAACACTGGAGATTGGGTCTCGCATCAGACCTATGTTGAAATCATTGACGGAATTGTGAGGTTGAAAGATTATGGAGCAGGAAACACTGATATTGGATCGGACGAATTTACCGATTAACGAGTGGCTTAATTACATAGACAGTGAGGGCTGCGGATTAGATTTAGTCATTACCGACCCTCCATATCCATTCGATAACAAAAATGGCTCAGGGAGACACTCCTATCATGAAGGTGCCGACCTCATGTATCATAGGATGGACTGGAAGGAACTTCAGAGTGTTTTTGTCAAGATTAAAGATTTAATGAATGATGGTGGAAGAATCTATGTTTTCTCCAATCGTGATGGATATGAAAAGACGAAACAGCTCATGCTCGATGCAGGCTATCGTTACCTTAATACTATCGTTTGGGATAAAGAAAGGTTTGGTGGCGGGTATCACTGGAGGAATTCAGTCGAGTACATCCATTATTTCTGCAAGCCAAAGAAGCCAGCAGTCCTTGTCAAAGGTGCTCGCAATGTGTTTGAGTATAAGAAGCCTACAAAGAAGTGTGCTATTCCTGAGATTGGTTATGACCCAGCGTCCAATGACTCTCCGAAGCCTCACGAAATATGGAGAGACATCATATTGCATGGCGGAGCAGAGGGTGATGTAGTAGCAGACCCATTTGCCGGCTCTGACCCATTGTCAGCAGCACTACTTTTGAACGACGAACTTGCAGAGAAGGTAAGTAGAGCATATACAAATTCTTTTGATGTTTAAATAGTTTTTAATCTACCCGAAACGTAAAAATGGTTGGAACCTTTTATGTTCTATGGAGATTAAAACATGGGAAAAGTTGTAAAGATTGGACCTGAAGCAAGAAAAGAAATGCTTCAAGGTGTAGATATTTTAGCAAACGCCGTTAAGGCCACTCTTGGTCCGCGAGGAAGAAACGTTGCTATCGAAAGGGAATGGGGTCACCCGCTTATTACAAAAGATGGTGTGACTGTAGCTCGACAGATCAGATTGGATGATAGAATTCAGAACATGGGAGCACAGTTGGTGCGTTCGGTTGCAGCCGCAGCAAATAGCGCGGCAGGAGACGGGACAACAACTGCAACTGTTCTCGCTCAGGCAATCTACTCCAAAGGCTTAGTTCTTGTAGACGAAGAGGGACTCAACCCTGTTCTTCTTAGACGCGGCATTGACCTTGCTGTGACAAAACTTTCAAGTAGACTGAAGGGCTTATCTGCATCTGTAAGCGATGAAGCAAGCATGAGAAGTGTTGCTGTAATCTCTGCAAATAATGATAAGGTTCTCGGTGCCAAAATCGCAGAAGCTATCGCGGCAGTTGGTCAGCACGGAGTCATTTCCGTTGAGGAAGCGACTGGAAGATCAACTGAGGTGTTCTACTCGGAAGGTATCAAGCTCGATAAGGGATGGACCTCTGAGCATTTCGTGACAAATTCTGCAAGATTTACGGCAGAATTTGATGATTGTCTTATATTTCCTTATGATGGGGCGATTTCCAGCATCACTGATGTAAGGGAAATTTTTGAGGAATTAGCCGAGCAATCCAAACCCGTTCTTTTGGTTGTAAAGCAGATCACAGATGAAGCTATTGCTCATCTTGTCTACAACAAGATTCAGGGAAATATTAGAATCGCGGTAGTTCGTTCTCCTGGGTTTGGTGATTCGAGACGTGCATTCCTCGAAGACCTTGCCATTGTTTCTGGCGGAAAGATGTTCTGTGATAATGACGGAATCGGTCTTGACGGAGCAACAGTTGCTGATCTTGGGACCGCACGCAGGGTCATCGTAAGCCAGAACAGCACAACTATAATTGAAGGTGGGGCAGATCCCAAAGATGTTGAGGCGAGAGCCATTCAGATTAAAGAGCAGCTTACTGCTGGTGGTCAACATGATTATCAGCTTGAGATTCTAAAAAGCAGACTTGCAAGAATCACTGGCTCGGCAGCGATTTTTAAGGTCGGCGGAAAATCTGAAGCTGAAATGAGAGAGAGAAAGGACAGAGTGGAAGATGCTATCAACGCTGTACGTTCAGCGCTTGAAGAAGGTGTAGTTCCCGGTGGTGGCTCCGCACTAATTCATGCCCTTCCAGTCCTTGACGAGATTGAGACAGATGGCCTTCTTCCTGAAGAGGTGGCCGGCATTGGAATTATCAGAGAGGCAGTTAAGGCCCCATTTTATCAGATTCTTGATAACGCCGGAGTCACTGGTGCTGATGATTTTGTTGAGCAGATTTTGAATTCTGATGAGCCAAGCGGTTATGATGCTCTTAATCTTGAGTTTGTAACTAACATGTTAGACAATGGGATTATGGATCCTTGTAAAGTTGTAAGAAGCTCTTTGGAGCATGCTGCATCAGCCAGTGGAACACTGCTGACGACAGAGGTTGCAATTTACGAAACTGAAACGGAGAGATAATGGATGATTTTTTGCTGGTCAATGCAGGACTCAATCTTCAGAAGTTCGAGAACAATAAGCATTTCTCATTGGAAGAGCACCCTGAGATTATGGAAGCACTTAATGTATTTCCAAATGGGGAGATTTGCGGAATTCGACTTGAAGCAATCGAAGAGGTCTTAAACGACACAGAAGTTGACAACATTCGCAATGAACTCAAGGCAGCCCCAAAGCATGTAGAGATTAGATCAGCAAGAGATTTCTTAAAGGTCATAGCATACTACATTGATATTGAAGAATATTGACCTTAGCAAATAGTTCAAAAGCCTGATAGCAATTTAGCTGTCGGGCTTTTGTCATTTCTAATAATATAGTTTGTTTGATTGAGGTGAACGTGCGTAAGCTTGCAGACTTAGAAGTTACAGAGAAGACAGATCCTGCTACCGGAAATAAAATCCGTATTAGCACGACTGCTCGTCTTGCGTTGAGAATTATGTTTCCAAAGTTTACTGAAGAAAGGAATGCGAGACTAAATGATCGAATGGCATTCATGTTCAGTAATTCAGCAGGCAACGTTGTTCACCGTTTCAAATTAGGGAACAAAGATACCGGAGCATGGCGCCCAGCGGAACCAGATTCTGGTGAACAGAATAATAGAGAAGTTGCTGAAATTAGGTCAGGCCCAGGCGGAGACTTTTTCTTCATTTCTGCTATTAGGCAGGGATACATTGATATCTTAACATTACAAGATAATTGGAAGCAGGGAAAGCCTAATCAAGGTGGATCAAAAGGTGCTGGCGCAGGAGCCGGTGATGGAGATGTATCTTTGGCGAGTCTGAATATCGACATGAGTATATTCGGAGCTACTAATAAAACGAATTTGGACAGAAACAGGAGACATAACATGTCAGCATTGCGCATTCTTGCAGATTTAGCAAACAAGTTGGACAGTTTTGGTGAGACCAAGGCTGCTGATGAAGTAACCAAGATGATAGAGAAGAGAGCTAGGTGGCCTTTTGGAAAGGCGGACGAAGAGGAAGAATTTCCTGCTGCCCCTCCAGTCCCTAAGCCTCCTGTGTCTCCACAGTCTTCTCCATTTTTAAGAGGAACAATTCCTCCTGCGCCGCCTATGAACCCTGTTGTTACGACCAGTCCGGAAGGTTTCAGCGATGCTCCAGTTGCTGAACCAGCAGAGTCAAGAGTAGTTGGAAAGCTTGGTCCGATTAGGCCAGACAAAGATCCTTACTCTTACGAATTCCTTCCTTCCGAAGGTGTCTTCAGAGTTTCCAGCTACACTTATGGGCCAGGAGCGGCCCCTAACCCAAGGGCAGAGAGAGCCGTTGGCGCACATATTACAAGAGAAAATGCAAGAGCTTGGGCTGTATTGTCCGAGTATGTTCCAGAAGGGGACAAGTCCCCTTCCGAAGGGAGACATCTTCTCACAGAGTCTACAGGTGATCCTGCAAGAGACTGGAAAGAAGCACAGCTTCAGTTTGCTGGCTGGGTTAACTCAGGACACTTTGGTACTGAACTTCAGAAGAAGTTTAGACTTGCAGACCCGGGTATGCCAATGCGTCAGCTTATGGATGCAGAGCTTTCTCCAGAGAGTGCGGGATTCCTTGTTGAAAGGTTTGAGGCAATGATTGCTGGAAATGTTCTTTCGGATCTAAAAGATCCTGAGACTCTCCTCAGATATGCTCTTGAGCTTCAGAACTATGCTCATCTTGCTAACAGGGCAAGGGCAGTAGGTCAGCAGTCAATGAGAGAATCTGAGACGGTCATGTCTCCGGGTGGATACCCATCATCATACCCATCATCATCAGAGGCTGAAGATTTCACACTGGCATCTATGGACTCAATAGAGGATATAAGAAAGAAGGCATCTGCTAACGTAGATAGGCTTGCAGCACTTTTCACAGTCCCAGGTGGAAGCGGTCCTTTCGGAAGGGACTGATGGAGAAAAAGACGCCGGGGTTTTCATTAGATGATTTAGTTCCATCTGAAGAAGCTGCGTCAGGCATGCACGTTCCTGTAGGGGAGATGATGTTTGCAATCCCGAATAAAGCAGATGATGAAGAGATTGAGGAGGAAGGTATGGAAAAGGAAGCCTTAGGCTTGACCAGTATGCCTCAATCTTTATATGGCGGCGAAGTTCTTGACCTGCCAGGAAGTCCTCAGCCTTCTGGACTCAGCAGAGAACAGGGCGAGGATGAAGAGACTGAATTTTTTGGAGCTAAAGAGGAGGGCGTAGATCTTCCTCCAGAACATTACAAAACTCAGAAGAAACAGGGAATCTCAGAAGATGATGAAACAGATGAAGAATTCTTTGACTTCTTATTTACTAACAAAAGTCACAACTTCCTGAGAGAGGAATCAAACATGAGACACTTAATTGAGAAATTAGCCGAAGGGTTAGATAAGGTTGGAGAAAAGGACGCAGCACTTGTTGCATTGGCACTTACCGACGATAGAATAAACTATTCGGAGTCTGTAAAACCTCCTGCACCTGATAATTCTGCCCCTGATTCGAGAAAAGATGAAATCTATAAAAAATTAGTATATGATTTTGGGATGATTACAGATTGGCTTTATCGCCCAGACGGTGAATTTACACCCAACAAATTAGAGAAAATGTGGGAAATGCTCAAGCAGCGCAAGCCTGCGCTGAGTGATGACAGAAAAGCGGAATTTATGAGTCTTGCAAAAGAGTGGGGGATGCAAGATCGTTATGGGGAAAGTTCTGCGGAAGAAGTTTCGACCGGCGAAGGAGTGCTTGCAAAGCCAGCAGAGCAGCCGTCTGGCGGAGTAACTCCGGTAGCTAAGCCAAGATCCGGCTGGGAAGGTTACTTCGCAAATGGTGGACCAAAAGGCATGAAAGCCGCCTGGGAAGCATGGGTGGCAGCCAACCCTAATCAGGGATATGATGCGTCTTTCTTGTCATGGGTTAAGTGGTACAGGAAGCAGGTTACAGATAGAACCATTCCGTCTGGAGGTAATGTAGATGCTGTTCTTAGACTATTAGGAGGGGCTGCTCCCGCAGCGCCAGCCGCAAAAACAGATGAGGCAGCTAAGCCTGCTGAGGATACTGAGCCACCTATTGCAGAAGAGGGTAAGCCTCCAAGAGAGGCAATGGAAGAATACTTCAGAGCTATTTCTTCTAAGACAAGAGAAGCGAGAATCGCAGGTCCGTTAAGACTAAGAAACGCAAGAGTCAGAAGAAGAATCAGAAGACTCGGAGATCCAGCAGCGGCAGTAGAAGCTGTTCTCTCTTTCAGAGGCGGAGGCGATGTTGAGAAGGGTCTTGCGCTTTATGATAGTTATGATCAGACACAGACACCTGAAGGAACAGAAGAGCGCGGTGGCAAAACCGTATCAACCTACAAGATGTCTGAGTTCCAAAACAAGGCAGTCAGTGATATCCTTACTCTGAAAGTAAGGGATTATAGAGCTGGCAGAGGACGTACCAGAAGAAGCGTGGCTTTTGAGGACAGACAAGATCAGCTTCTAAAGATGGCAGCAGAAAATTCCTAAGCCAATTTAGAATGGAGCAGAAACAAGGAGGGCTTAGCCTTCCTTGTTTGCGTTAGAGCATATTTTTCCAAATTTCCCACAGGGTGGTATAAGGGAGCATGTCCGTAGCTCTTAGTAGTTGCCTTGTATTCGCTTCGGTACTATTATCGCTCATGGAGGAATTTACATGTTGTTATCCGCAGATGTTGTAGTGGGGCTCGCTTGGGGCGATGAAGCAAAAGGAAAGATCACCTCAGCCTTGGCAGCTACAGGGCAGTACGACGCCGTGGCTCGCTGGGCCGGAGGCAATAACGCAGGCCATACGGTCTACGTCAATGGCGAAAAATACAAAACACACCTTGTTCCAAGCGGCGTATTCCACGGAATGCTTTCCATCGTTGGTCCCGGCTGTGTATTGCATCCAGAAGAATTTGAAAAAGAATTGGCTTACCTCGCAGGACACGGATTCGATACCTCTCTTGTGAAGGTATCTCCGAATTGCCACATTGTTCAAGACGAGCATATTGAGTTTGACAAGCAGAACCTTGCAAAGAAGCTTGGCACAACCTCAAAAGGTATTGCACCGAGTTACGCAGCTAAGGCGGCAAGAACAGGTCTTCTTGCCAAAGACTATTACGAAGGCAGTGACATCCTATGGGACGGTCAGCTTAGCGGTGTATTATTGTGTGAAGGAGCGCAGGGGGCTTGGTTAGATATTGATCACGGGAATTATCCCTATGTGACCTCAAGCATTACACTTGCCTATGGAGCTTGCAGTATAGGCTTCGCACCACAGCTCATTAAGAGCATCTGGGGCGCTGCCAAAATTTATGACACAAGAAGCGGAGAAGATCCTATTTTTCCTGCGTCACTACTTGATGACCCTATGCTGTCAAAGGTTGGGGAAATTGGGGCCGAATATGGTGTGACCACAGGGCGCAGAAGAAAGGTAAATTGGCTTGATGTTGATATGCTGATTAAGTCTATCAATTTGACTGGATGCACACACGTTGTTGTTAGCAAATGTGATGTATTGGAAGAGGCCGGAGTTTACAGGATGTATTGTAGAGGGATTCAGAACGAGCTTTCTGAGTTCGAAAGCATTACCGATATGACCGGAGTGCTGGAGACTCTTCTTAGAAAGAATTGTTCCCTTCTCAAGAGAGTGATCTTTTCCTCTTCACCGGAGAATATATGAGTAAAAGAAGTATGTTGATATATCATGCCAATTGCCCTGACGGCTTTGGCGCGGCATATGCATTTTGGAAAAAATACGGATATGGTATTGATTACTGTGCAGTAAAGCATGGTGATCCGATACCGGATGATATTGACGACAGAGATATCTGGATAGTAGATTTCTGTTTTAAGTTTCCAGAAATGGATGAAGTGATTGAAAGAGCTAAGAGCGTGGTCGTTATCGATCACCACATTACGGCTATGGAATCGATGGAGGGCGTTACTCGTCCGAATCTTGAAACCATATTTAAAATGGATAACTCAGGCGCGGTGTTGGCATGGAAATACCTTTTCCCTGACGAAGACGTTCCAAAGATTCTTCAGTACATTGAAGATAGAGATATTCATAAGTGGGAGCTAGAGGGTGCCGAAGCACTTTTGGCTAATCTTGATTCTAATGAAAAGAATCTTGAAATCTGGGATGATTTTGCTCAAGACATTGAGACCTCAAGAGGTTTGATGAATCAGATTAAGGGCGGAAGAATTCTTCTTGATTACAAAAAGGAGATCAGTGATTCCATTAAGAGAGGCATGTATTACATGACTATCCGAGGAATTGAGTTCCCTGTCATTAACACCGCAGTGATATTCCGTGGAGACATCCTTTCGGAGATTGCTGATAGTACAGATTTTGGCGTAGCGGCTGCTTATAATTTTGACGGAAAGCATTATGTCTTCTCGTTAAGGTCGAGAGGCGAAGTCGATGTTGCTAAGATTGCGGAATCGTTCCCCGGTGGTGGCGGGCACAAAGGAGCCGCAGGGTTTTCGGTCCTTACTATGGAGGACCTTTAGCTCTTCACAATACCCGGAGTGAAAAATTTAATATATGGAGATAAACAAGAGAACACCTCAAAGTATTCTTGAAGAGTTAGCGAATTACAAAGATGCGACAATGTGGAATTTTATCAAATGCTTTTCTAAATTATCCCTTGGCAAAGAGGAGATAAGAAGTTGCTATACAACTTATTACCACATTGGCGGAGAAGAGAATAATTCGTTAAGTTTTCGAAAAATCATTGAGAAGATGGGGCCAGGGTCAGGAGGAAGTTTTATTAAACTTTGTTTCACAGTTTACCCTGAGTTATTAGACGAGGTTTTTAGCGACGATCTTGATGACGGAATTATTGGGGCATACGGAATTAATTGGATCCGACTGCTGCTCGCGCAAAGTGGTTATGTCAGAACGATAAATATATACGATAAGTTGACTGACAGTTCTGACCCATACCTTTATCTGTTCGCGTTGGAGGTATGTTCGATTGATAAATTAAAAGAACATAAAAGTCACGAGTCAAAGAAGGCACGAAAAATTGTGTTCAGTAGACTTGGTCCTGTGGAATGTTTGAACGATATGCTTCAGGACGGTACGAAAGATATACGGGCGCTCGGGGTCAGATTCGCCCCGATGCATTGCGAAATGTTTAACGAAATGAGTGAGGAGGCGGCTTTACAAATTTGCAACAATTTGCTAAAAAAAGGTGATGACGAACTAATCGTCATGTTAATGGGAAACAAAAACAACAAGAGCAATGCCTTTTCTGGTTTGCTTAATTTTAGAATAGAAGAGATGTAATTATGGCATACGACAAATCACATTACGGTCCGAAACTCAAAGTCAAAGTCACCAATAGTATTGGTGGCAGAGTAGATTATCACGAAGGTCTTACTAAATTTGATATTGATTGGATTAAATCTAATCCCAACCTCCAAGTAGAGGTTCTCGAAGTAAGAAATGGAAGACGTAGGCAGCTTAAGAGATGAACAAAGGGAGAGTTATATTTGTGCTCTCCCTTCTTGTTACGTTTCTGGTGGGGTTCAAAACAATGACTCCAGCTTATAACAAACTATCAGATGTGTCGTTTACTGTTCACGATGTGTGGGCCAATACAAGTGTTCCATTGGGAACGAGGTACATATATCATGGGCAGGATTCGGCGCTTTCTGATAAAGAAGTTGAGAGGGTGATTAAGAAGACGGAAATAGCTATCCAACATTACTCCAAAGAAAAGGGCTATCCAATGGAGCAATGCAGAACAATCGACACCTTAGAGATTTATTATGTGAGGCAGGATGAGTTGAACAAAAGAGGAAGATTTCCTATTTTTATGAATGAAAACCTTAGCCCCAATGATGTTGTGTGGGGAGTTTACGATCCTGTAAGCCAAAGCCCTCATTACGCTGTTTTGATGATATCGAATCCAGGCGGAACCAAGACTGAAGAGACTCAAGCGCATGAGTTGTATCACTATTGGTATGACAGATTTTGTTGGGAGCGGCATCACCCTGGAGATCCAGAGTCTGCTGCCCTTGAATTTGAAACCTTTTATGAATTAAACTATATGTGAGTTAAGATGAAATTAAGAAGAGCTTTAGCATTTGATGACGTGCTTCTTGTTCCAAGAAAATCAGAGATACCTTCCAGGCTTGCCGTTGATCCTTCAGTAGACGTTGGTGGAATCAAATTAGGCATTCCCCTTATTTCCTCTCCAATGGATACTGTAACAGAAGGACTTATGGCAAAACAACTTGGGCTGCTTGGCGGTCTGGGGATAATTCATAGGTACTGTTCTGTTAGTGAACAAATTGCTCACTTAAGAATACCAATTGCTGCCGGAGTATATGGAGGCTTTGCAATCGGAGTTGGAGCAGAAGCGGAAGAAAGATTCTCCATGATTCTGGAAGAATATGGCAGCAGCCTTGATGTTGTATGCATTGACATTGCGAATGGCCATAGCACGCTTATGGAGAGGACCATTAAGAAAGTTAGAGATATGGCTCCAGATATTTCAATCATGGCAGGAAATGTTGCTACCAGAGACGGATACAGGTTTCTCGCAGATCTCGGAGTAAATTCTGTCAGGGTAGGTATCGGCGGAGGAAGCATCTGCAAAACGCGAATTCAGACAGGGTTCGGCGTTCCTACATTTTCTTCTCTTCTTTGGGCCGCAGACGCTAAAGAGTCTGGTAAATACGAGGCGTCCATCATTGCAGATGGAGGCATTAGGCACCCCGGAGATTTAGCTAAAAGCATTGCGGCCGGCGCAGATGCTGTTATCTGTGGTAGCATCTTTGCTGGGAGCAAAGAAGCCCCTGGTGATGTAATCACATGGACAGATGGCATTGCCTATAAGAAATACAGGGGAATGGCATCGGAAGAGATTCAGGTAGAGAAGAGGGGCGGAATGAAGCCGGGAACCTGCGCAGAAGGAACGTCTACTCTTGTTAGATATGAAGGCTCCATGAAGAGAGTCACTGAGGAGTTTGAGGGCGGAATTAGGTCCGCCTTAACTTACAACGGTTCTTGGGATATTCCACATTTCCAGGTGACCGCAGAATTTATTGAGATTACAGATTCTGGATTAAGAGAGTCTCACTCTCACGGAACAAGGAAATAATATGAGCGAAGATAAAAAGTTACCATCAGTAGAAGAGGTGCTGGAAGAGTTTAGAGTTCTTAAGGGAAGGATTGGAGGTATTCAGAAATATCTGGCAGGGCTCCATGCTGAGGAAGAAGGCAGGGCTGGCAGTGTCGAGTCAGAGGAGCCTGAGGAGACTTATATTACATATAGTAGAGCCGAAGAGGTGCTCCACATAACCCAAATGATTACAGAACAGTTAAAAATTATGCACAACTTCTCTGATCACGAAATACAAATGGATGTTTCAAAAACTTCCGCCCGAGTGATCAAGGTACACAGCCGAATCTTAGACCACCTAGAGAAATAATTTTTCTAAGCTACTCGTAGGAGGTTATAGGAGGTCGTGCAGGAAATGCGTCTTCATCCCCCTACTCACAAAGGAGTTATATAGCTTATGGCAACAATTAAAAGTACACTTGATTCATTACTATCTATGCCGAATGACCAGTCGATTCTGATTATCTCGCCGCACGGAATGGGCAAGTCAAGCTTAGTTAAACAGGCATCTAAAATGTTAGGTGCTGAATTTCATGATGTTAGACTTTCTCAGTGTGAGGTTGGAGACATCAAAGGTCTGCCATTCCTAAATGAGGAAACACGGACTACGGAGTTCTTCAAACCACGTTGGTGGCCAAGAGATATGAGTAGCTCTGGCTACCTATTTTTCGATGAGCTTAACCGAGCTAACAATGAGGTGCAGCAGGCTGTTTTCGAGATCGTTCTTGATAGAAGGCTTGATGGAGATTATCTTCCTGACGGATGGAGAGTTGTTGTTGCAATCAACGGCGACGAAAGATATCAGGTCAGCGAGCTTGATCCAGCCCTTTTTGACAGATTCTATATCGTTGATTTCCATCCGGAAGTAAACGAGTGGCTTGACTGGGCAGAGGAAGCCGGCATTCACGGCTCTATCCTACAGTTCATTCAGTCTAGCCCAGAGTATCTTGACCCTCCAAAGGATCTGAAGCAGGGTATGGTATATCCTTCTCGTAGAAGTTGGGATAAGTTTAATCAGGCTATGACTCATCTTGGTCTTTGGGAGTCAAAGGATCCTGGCAAAATCACAGAGTTGTGTCTTGGTTGGATTGGCAGAGCGGCAGGAATTAGATTTACCGAATTCTATCTCAAGGATTTCAAGCTTATCAGCGGTGATGACATTCTGAATAAATTTGATGAGATCAGAGAGGATCTTGACAGAATGAAGGGTGACCCTTCGGCTATGGCGACAATTGCGAGAGGTCTTGGTAGAGCTATCTCTACTATGGACAAGGACATTCTGCCTGAGCAGTTGGAGAACCTGAAGAAGGCTCTGAGAATACTTCCGAGAGAGATTGCGTCATCCGTATGGATGGAAGCTGGTCGATCAAAGTCAATTAGAAAGCATCTTTCTCAGATGAGGAAAACCGATCCTGATTTCGTGAAATTTGTAACAAAGCTTTATGCGACCAACAGAAAAAAGGATGCGTAAATGAGTGAAATGGAAAAGACAGAGCTGGAAGAAAACGAAGAGAAGGTAAGGCTTCAAAAGGAGTTGCTTGCGGCAAGAAGGGTTATGTCCCGAGAGGGGCTTGAGAGACTTGAAATTGGAATCTCAAGATTAACTTTATCTTTTCCACTCTTTTACATTCCCCTCATTAACCTTAGAAAGGTTGAGTCATGGAACATTCCAACGATGGGTGTTGGTCCGGTCAATAAGATTGAACTCGGACTATACTATAACCCCGAGTTTACGCTTAGTCTAAATCCTATTGAGTTGCGAGCAGTATTACAGCATGAAGCCATGCACATTCTGCTTCAGCACCTTACCAGAGGTAGAGACTTCGGTTCCAATTTCAAGATGTATAACATTGCGGCTGATTTGACCATCAATCCCAAGCTCGAAGGTATTCCGAGTTGGGCTTATTTCCCCGAAAAGGAAGGTCTTCCTTCGAATGAATCGGCAGAACTTTACTACAAGCTCCTAAAAGAGCGACGTGAAGAGATGACGAAGAGAATGAAGAAGCAGATGGAGGGTATGACTGACGAACAAATCGCTGATGCATTCTTTAAGTCCCTTGAGGGAGAGGCACTTGACGACCACTCTATGTGGGAAGATATGACTCAGACTCAGAAGGATATCATCAAAGAGAAGATTCGTAACTTATCAGAAGAGGCTATGAGGGCGCAGGATGCTGTCGGTTGGGGAAAGGTTCCGGGGAATTTGCATGAAGAGATTATGGCGGCGAATAAGCCGTTAGTAAATTGGAAAAGAGAGCTTAAGTTCTTTATTGGGCAGGTTGTCTCATGCGGGAGGAAGAGTACAAGGCTGCGTCCCAACAGGCGCTACAAGTATCTCCAGCCTGGAACGAAAAGGAGTTATACCAGTAAGCTTCTAATCGCATTGGATTGCTCCGGCTCAGTATCTGATAAAGAGCTTCAGATGTTTATTGATGAAGTGACGGGAATGGTAGGTAAGGTTCAGGTTGATGTAATTCCATTCGATGCGGTATGTCATGGAGAACCTCAGAAATTCACAAGGAAAAATGCCAGCATCAAAGTGCATGGCAGAGGCGGAACCGATTTCGGTCCCCCTATCAGAATGGCTGATGATCTTAAGTATGATGGACTAATCGTAATGACAGATGGAGAGTGCAGTTTCCCTGTCGCTCCACGCTGTAGAATGATGTGGGTTCTGTCGCGCAATTCGTCATGGGCTGACCCGCCCCCTTACGGAAGGGTTATACAGCTTAATGAATTAGGTTGAGTACAAAGGGGTAGAGACTTCCGGGTCTCTACCCCTTTCCCCGCTTGAGGGCGGGGTGAAAAACAATACATTTACGGAGTGAAAAATGTTGCAAATTTATGAAAAGGTTCCGAGTAAGATGGCTACCATCATGGTCACATTTGATGGTGGAGCAAGAGCAGAAGGGGATAAGTTTTCTCCTGGTTTAGCACACATGTTAGAGCACATGATGTTTAAAGGTACGGAGACGAGGACCAGTATTGAGATACCAAGAGAGATTGCCCTTTTAGGCGGAAGCACTAATGCTTTTACCTCGAATGAGATGGTTAGTTACTTCATCACAGTGCCTTATGAGAACCTTGAGCAGGCCATGGCTATCTTGTCCGACATCACCACCAACTCTACTTTCCCAGAGGATGAATTCTTGAAGGAAAGAGAGGTCGTTCTTGAGGAGGAAGCGGAGGGGCAGGCAAGTATTGACACTTTCCTTTGGGACTCCTTTGCTGGAGACTTCTTCACTGGCAGATTATCCTCTACAGTCATTGGAACTAAGGAGTCAATCGAAGGATTTACTCTTCCAGAGCTTAAGAAGTTCTACAAGAAATTCTACAGCAGAAGGAATGCTGTTGTTGCGATGAGTTCCTGCCTTGGCAAGAGAGAGGCCGGAAAGCTGATGAGAAAATACTTCGGAAGAAATTCGAAAAATGTAGCTCATAATGTTCCTGTTTACTCTCCGGAATATGGAGGGGCAAGGCAGATGAATCTCACAAGGCCATTGATCGAGCACGCATATGTGTGGATGTGTTATCCTGGCAGAACCTATGGTACTGATAACGAGGCAGCAGACTCCGTTATGCTTTCAATCCTTGGAAGTGGAATGGACAGCAGACTCTTTGAGAATATAAGAGAGAAGCATGGTCTATGCTATGGCATTCATGCAGGAGGTGTTGCGTTTAGAGATCAGGGATCTATCGTTATCAATTCCTCAACAAGGGCGGAGAATGTCGATAAACTCGTTGGACTTGTGAATGACGAAGTTGAAAAGATGCAGAATGAATTAATCACCGAAGAGGAGCTTCTTCGTTCTCAAAATCAGTTTAGAGCACAGACATATTCTTTGGCAGAAAATAGCAAGAGTGCAGTTAGTTGGGCAACCAAGAGGGCCTTCTTTGGGCTCAGCGATATTGATGCAGTCTCAGAGGGCGTAGCTGCCTTAACCAGAGAGGACATCAGAGAGTCTGCTCAGAGATATTTTGATAGAGAGAAAGAACTCTTGATGGTAGTTAGACCGGAGGAATCATGAAGTTAAAGGTAACAGGGGATGTTGATTTCATTGCTCACTCTGCATGGATATCAACCGTAAATGAGATGCGCGCAAACGCACGCACGCATGAGGATAAGATTCGAGTTGTGCAGTTCCTTGTGGAACATCATCACACCTCTCCTTTAGAGGGAATAACTCTTACGTTCACTGACTTTGTAGATGCTGAGAATAGAGAGGTAGAAGATGTTTTTCTTGATTTCGCAGTAAACAAATTTGCGAAATTTACATTAGAAGATGATGACGCTATTGCAACAATCGATCTTTTGAATTTCTGCAAGATGACCCTTACACCAAGAGAGGACGATGATGTTGATTTTGGAATACTTTGGGACGCTTTTGCAGAGCAACGCCCAGAACTTGCTCTGATTCTCACCAGCTTTGGTCCAATTGAGGAACACTTCGCAGAAGAGTTGGAGGCCGATCTTTTAGGCGAGCATAACATGTCCGTTCAGTTGGTACAGTTTCACGACGGTGGTTCCAGAGAACATAGTCGAGCATCATGGAGAGTGAAGTGTCCGCTGTCGATCTCAGTGCAGATCCTGCGCCACAGGAGCGGTTCATATAATCAGGTGAGCGGCAGGTACAAGACGATTAGGCAGGAATTGTTCGAGACGCCTGACGATTGTGCAGAGATCGCTGCACGTATGGGAGAAAACCTCGATAAGTATATGGGTTCTGCTGAGGCATGTATCGCAAGATATCTACAATTTATGAGAAAAGCAAAGAAATCTCGTGATGATGAGGTAATATCTAATGATGAGTATAAGAGGATGCGAGAGGTAGCCAGATTCATTCTTCCAGAAGGGCGGATGACGGAACTCTACATCACTTATTACTTAGATGACTTTTATGATAATTATCTAAGACTAAGGGATTCTGAACATGCACAAACCGAACATATTTGGATTGCTCAAGAAATGCGTAAGACGCTTGAGCAACATAAAACAGAGGATCAAGAATGACTTAACGTTTGATCTCAGTTTAGCGGAGGAAGATTTTGCGATTGATGCGATGGATTTCGCTGACGGCGTAGAGTCTCACGAGCTACCCGTTAATTCGGTTAGCGGAGAGCAGTTAGCCAAATTGTTCTACGATAACTATCAACATTTGCTTCCGCAAACTAAAGAGCCTGGGCCGCCATGGGGAGAGATTTCTGAGGCTAACAGGCTTCATTTAGTTAGGACCAGCGAAAAAGTGTTGGAGCAGCTCTTTGATGTTAAGATTGATATAGATGAGAAGTATCCAGACGATTTAATGATAGACCTCATTCCTGTTAAGAATTTTTTCGATGAATATGTCGGTGCGATAATTGCTGATTACTCAGCCTTCGCTGATGATGTTGAGGATCTCGCAGAGGACATTTGCCCTGCCGTGATCGATTCGACTTCTATTAAAGGTAACGCTTTATATATCAAGCTATCCGAAGTAAACGGAGGCTTTAAGGGTTATCTAAGATTGGAACCTACAAGAGAAGGTGAGTTTGCCCAACGCTACTCAGAAGATGAAGAGATTTGGGCTTCAAGATATAGGATTTTATTGTACGGTGGCTCTGCCATTGAATACCTAGATTCGAACCTTGAAGGTACGGCGTTATTTGTTGATAATCAAAAGGAAAACACATGACATTTGTTAACCTAATATTGTTTATTCTTATTGGCACAGGTATAACTAATGTTGTGGTTAACGCATCAATCCTTGACAGGGTTAGAGATATGTTGACAAGTAAGTCTGATTTTCTGTCCGGCTTATTGGGATGCATGCTTTGCTCTGGTTTTTGGGTAGGAGCCTTACTATCACTTGGCTACACAGGCATTGGCTTAATTGCTGGTGGCGCAGTAGTTAGTTTACTGAGTTATACATTTGGGAGTGTTATGGAATATCTCCATGCATCAATCACTGTAAAGGAAGCTCAGGTTGAATACATAGATGATGAGGAAGAATAATGAGATATTCGGTTCCCGAAAAAGTAATGAGATTATTGTGGGAAGATGACAAATTTTTTAATGTGACCTGCAAGTCGGCCAGGGTTTCTGTAAATTGTTTTCCAAAGAATGACCAGTGGGTTGATGAAAGAGGTTTTAATATGTCTTTTGCGCTTGCCGGATACGGTCCAAAAGACCTTTTGGTACAAATCGCATCGAGCACCTTGACTATTTCCAGTAACGGAATTGCTGAGGTATCACCTGAGCAGCCAGTTATTAAAGAGAGCGATGATGCTATGGATGAATATACAAAAACTGCTAAGCAGGTTATTCAGAAGGGCGCCATTTCGAGAGGAATTGCTCGCAGAAGCTTCAAAGTTAGTCATGCTATTTCAGATGCATTTGATTGTTATAAAGCTATGGCCAGCATTGAGCATGGCTTGCTTCACATAGTAATCCCACCCAAAGAATCCATTGGGGTAAAAGTTGTGGATATCATGGAGAACGGATGATGTTATCGATCAGAGAATTAGTCGAAGGTGTGGTGTCCTCAATTGTTGACAACACAGACACGGTAGAGATTGTCGAGGAAGAAACTGACAGTGGACTTCTGTTCACGATTACTGTAGGCAAAGACGATGTCGGTAAGCTTATAGGTAAGGAAGGTCGCGTGGCAAGCGCCCTCCGCACAGTTGTGAAGGCAGCGGGTGCAAAGAAGGGTCAGAGAGTCCTCGTTAACGTAAATAATAAACCGTTAGGGTAAGGATTATGATGATGTCTGAAAGCAAACTCGATGTCTTGACGAAGAAGATCATCAAGATGTATAAGAACTACGGTTTAGATGTATCGAATATGTCTGATGAAGAAATTTCTCGAATTCGCGAGAAGTATGAAAAGATGGGATCGAATATAGATAACGACTTGAAAAAGTCTGAAAAGTATTCAGGTAATTTTTCAGACCATATTCTATAAATGTTTTATTGCCTGCTGTATTGGTTGTGTAAAATATGAAAGTTTGCAAAAAATGTGGCGAACCAAAGCCATTAGAAAATTATTACCGTTCTGGTAAAGGAAAAAGAAGAGGAACCTGTGTTGGTTGCTACAGAGATCATAGAAAGGTTTCTGACCATAAACCCGAAAGTAGATTTAAAAAATACAAGAGGGACGCACGCCGCAGAAGTTTAGAGTTTAAACTTAGCAGAGAACAGTTCTTTTCCTTTCACGGTAAGTCTTGCCGATACTGCGGAGTAAGCGTTACTCCGATTAGTTTAGACAGAATAGACAACAACCAAGGCTACTTGATAGAAAATGTTGATGCGTGTTGTCATTGGTGCAATAGATTAAAGCACATTTTTGGCGAGACAGATTTTCTAACGCATATTGAAAAGATATGTAATTATCAAATAGGAAAAAATGATGATAAACAAGAAAGTCTTAGCCAAAAAGTTAGCGAAAAGCACACTCCTAACACAGAAAGAGGCTGATCAGGTAGTGGATAAACTCTTCAGCATTGTGCTTGAAGAACTGAAGAAGGGACAGGACATCTCAATCGTAGGATTTGGAAAGTTTTATTTGTACGAGCATAAGTCACGTCCTGTTCGAAATCCAAAAAATCAAGAAGAGATGATGCTTAAGCCTTATAAGTCAATGAGGTTTAAGACGAGCAACGTTGTGAAAAAACTACTAAAAGATCTGTCTTATAGTGAAGATTCAGAATAAGACTGAAGAGGTAGGATTACTATGGCAACAGACAGCTCAACTAAATTGACAAAATTTGTAAGGTCACAGACCATCGTAACCGCAGACTTCGCCAACGCAATGTATGGCGGACTGTACGGCACGACGGAAGGTGATGCATTGGACGCAGATGATCCTCGCGTAGCAGGACACGTCCATGATGGGGAGAATGCCGATGGTCATTCTCAGAAAGTACATCTTGTAAATCACGTTACCGACCAGTTAACGAATTCGAACTTAGCTGATGATGCGGTTACGAAAAGAAATGTTGCAAGTTTCACAGATGCCTCAGATGCCATTCCGGAATCGGAAGTCATCGATGGGACAACGTATTACTACCTTGACATCGATCAACCCATTGGTTATTCGACACTACAACTCTCGGCAGATGGAGGCTCGGTTTCAGGCGATGGTGCCGGAGACATTGAAGCAGATTCATCTGAAGATACGGTTAATATCAAAGCTGGTTCCGGAATTGATATTCTCACAGACTTAACAAATGATTCGCTTACAATTAGCAGCACTGCACAGAGTTTTGGAATTGTGGCCATGGGAGCAACGTCCGGAGAGACGGGACAGTTTTCAGGAACAGGCCCTCTTGAGTCGGATCTTGCGAGAGATACCGTAACTCTTGAAGCTGGTTATGGTATGGACATCACTGGTGACGCATCAGGTGACATAGTTAAGTTTAGAGCACAACACTCTATGACGTATCAGCTTCTTGGTCTTGACGCTTGGGTTAATGGTAATTCGCCGGCCGGATGGGGCACAGTACAGACAAGACATTATACAGATGGTGGCGGCAGTGATTTGTCATATACCTATCAGATCGTTGCTGATGATGATTATGTTTATGCGACTGTACCTATTCCGGAGAATGCATTTGGAGATAGGCCAGATAAGGTTGTGTTTAAATCATACTTCATTGCAGCAGATCAGGGAACAGCTTATCTCGCAGCACTAAATCCTGATCCTACTTTTACAATCAGTTTGGAAATAGGTTCTAATGAGACCCAAGCAGACAACGTTGATAAAGGAACGATTGAAGATGACCAAGATATTACCGCTTCCGGTATGAATCTTTGGACAACAGGTATCGCGGTGGCTTCCACTGCTGTAACAGGGCCTAACAGATATTACATTCTGACTTGGCCGGAGCAGACTTTAGGCAAAAGTGGTGTCGGACTTTTAAGTATAAGAATGACTGGAACTACAGGTTTCTCATCTGGCATTGGTGACTTTGATAATGGTACTAACAGGGGTCGGGCTGAATTTATCAAAGCAGAACTAACCTGGTATTACTAAGATATCTTTGCCTACGAATGAGCGAAGTTTTCTAAATTTCCCACAAGGGGTTATAAGTATGCAGGTAAGGTTTTTCGCCCCTGCTGGCCAAGGGGAGCAACGTGGAAAAATTAGAAGCATATTTGATCCTCGGATGCAATGGACACTGCGGAAAAGATGGGTTCATCAACTGTACGGGGATATCAAATGTCGTTATAGACCTTGAAGAGCTTGGCGACGGAACTTATGCTAGGCTATTACAATTCCTCGAAGGCCCATGTGAATTATTTGAAAAGGCCATGTATAATAGGAATAAGGTTGCTAATACATTAGCAATGATACATCGGGATTATGGTGCTATACCACAGAAGATGCTTTTCAACATACAGGGTTTTATGCAAATGCATAGAAAATGTGGGCACTACATGATTTTAATTATGAAAGAGGATTACACTAAACATGGCTGAAACACCAAGCTCCAAATATATGGAGTCAAAAAAAATTAGAGACGCCCAAACAGATATGCTGAGGGCGATTGATGAATACAAAGCTGTCCTTAAAGATAGCGTTCATCCAGACAATCAGAACGTAGCCTACAAGAAAAGAGAGCAACACGCTCTTGATAAGATGATTAGAGGCGCAAGCGATTTGGATTCTCTGATGGATGAGCCGGGAGCAGGAATATTCGGGCTCATTAGTTTATTGTTCCGCTCAAATCTTTATCTCAAAAATGAGATCATAAAAGTGAGGAAGGAGCTTAAGCAGAATGAAGTAAAGCTTATGAAACTTCAGGCCAATGCTAAGGGTGCAAAGAAAAGAACGAAGGCAAAGTAATGACCCTTAGTGAGTTCTATAGAATAACTGAGGCGCAACATAATCAGCAACAAGAGAAGATCAACGAATATGTCGCTCTTGCTAAAAATGCTGGTGTTGCGGAAGAAGAATACAAGAAGGACACTGTTTACATTGCGCTTGTTACCGAAGCTGAAAAATATAGATTTGCAAAGAATCTTATAATGCAGCACATTAAACCAAAGGATAAGAACACCTTTTTCAAACGTTAAAGGAGATGAAGACTCTTGAATTCTAAAGCTGTTGAATTTGAAAAATTGCTTGAGTTAGCCAAAATTAAAGTTGATAACATTACATTAGAAGAGACACCCTTCATCGACAAATACGAAGTCAGATTGATGGATGGAGTGAAGTATTCTAAGTTAGAAAAAGTCCTGCCGGAACTCGGCATGACATTAAAAGCCAAAGCTTGCCCAATCGGTTATCCGGTTATGGAACGAGGCATTTATCGCATTGAGGTGCAGAAGGTATCTTTAGCGTCCACTCCATATGCGGAGCTTAGGAGTATCAGAGGGGAAGGCTACGCGCCTGTCTCCTTGGGTGTAGATAATTGTGGCATGCCTTTTGGTATCGACCTTCAGACTCTGCCGAACCTTTTAATAGGAGGCACTCCAGGCGCAGGCAAGAGCATGCTTTTGCACTCCATCATCCTGTCTCTAATAGAGAAGAACTCCAAACTATACTTGGTAGATCCCAAGATGGTAGAGTTTAATATGTACGAGGATCTCAGAACCGTTTCGGGCATTGAGCATAGTGTTAAGGGTGTTTATGGCATTATTAATTCGGTTACGGAGATAATGAATAATAGGTTCGAGCGCCTCAGAGATAAAGGTTATCGAGATGTAATGTCATATAACTCGAACGCACGCACGCCTATGCGTCCTGTGGTCATAGTTGTAGATGAGTGGGCCGATATCATCTTACAGGATAAGAAGATTCAGAAGCCTCTCTGTGTCATCGCTCAGAAAGGTAGGGCTGCTGGGATCTCAGTTATCTTGGCTACTCAGAGGCCATCATCAGAAGTAATCCCAGGATTGATCAAAGCTAATTTCTCGGGTAGGATAGCCCTAAGGGTGGCGTCGTACAGGGATAGCATGATTATCCTTGACAAGAAAGGTGCAGAGAAGCTACGTGATGTGGGTACTGGTTTATATATGGATCATCGCCGCGCCACCCCAATGTTATTTAGAAGTCCATATATCGGGAATTTGGCAGAAGCCAAAAAGGTTTCTTTAGATATCTACAAAGAAATTAATCCTTCGGTATGGAAAAGGTTATTTGGATGAAGAAATTTGCGAGCAAACAAGACATCATAAAGACTGTTAGCATTGTTAAGCTCGCAGAAGAGGCCGGTCTCTCAATGGAAGACTGTGTATCTGGAAACTTTGACCTGAGATGTAAGTGTCCTGCAAAGGATCACAAGGGTGGCAACGAAAGGACAGCCTCTTTATACATCGATAGCAACAATAACAACTTTTATTGCTACGGATGTGGCGCATCATCCAATGTCCTTGATTTTTATATGCTGGTAAACAATATAGAATTCGGAGAAGCCTTCAGAACTTTGAGAGAGAGGGCAATCCCCTCTGGTGAAAAAACCACCTTCATTGGGAAAGCTTCGAACTTCGTTGTATTGATGGAAATATCTGAATTTTTTAGAGTCCAAATGTTGAAAAACAGTAAGGATTTGAAGTGGATAAGCGGTATAATGAAGAAGACAGATAAGTATTTGGAAGGCATAGAATCCACTGATGTGGCGAAAACAAGAGCCCTTCTGATTTCACTCAAAAAGACATTTAAGAAGAGGTATTCTATATGAGAGTAGCAATCCTGGGGGATACTCACATCGGTGCTATTTTTGGATTAGGTAGCTCTAAGCCCGAAGGTGGAAACACAAGGGTCGATGACTACAAGGCAACACTTAATTATATTGTAGACTACTGCATTGATAGTGGTATTGATTTGTTCATACAAACTGGTGATGTATTTGAATCAAGAAATCCATCGCCAGAGCATATGTCAATCTTTAATGATGCGCTCAGGCGCCTATCCTTAGCTGGCGTAGCGGTTGCTGTAATCATGGGCAATCACGACTATCGTAGAAGTGGTAACACTTTCACAAGTGCGATCTCTTCTATGGCTGCTGTGTATTATCCGAACGTTAAGATTGCACTTGAGCCGGAGATTCTTGAGTTAAAGAAGGGCGGAGAACACCTACAGGTTGTGCTCATCCCTTACAGAGATAGAAAAATGTACGAAGGATCCACAACGGAGGAAGACTCATTGCTGTATGAGCAAGAGGTTAAGGAACTGGTTTCAGCTTGTGATCCAGATAGTCCAATCATCGCCGTTGGTCATAATTTTTTCAAAGAGAACTCCTACAATGATTATGGCGGTTTAGAAGTTTTGCCAAGCTTTAACGCTTTCGATGGTTGTGACATGGTGACGATGGGTCACTATCATGGTTTCAAGATTCTGAGGAAAATAAAGCCTATTGCAATCTATGCAGGTTCGATGGAGAAGTCGAACTTCGGGGATGAAAAGGTTAAGAAGTATTTCGTAGAGTACGACACTGCGAAGAAGAAAGTGAAATTCATAAAAACTCCTGTTCGCGAACTGCTCAATGGCACTACTGATCTGTCAATGTATGACACCGAGCACTTCTGGAAAGCACTGAAAGATGAATTTTCGAAAGTAGATTTCAAGGATAAGATTGTAAGATACAATATCGCCTTACAGGGCAAGATTCTTCCGACGATTAAGAGGACAGACATCAGAGATATGCTCTATGATCTTGGTGCCTACTTCGTTTCGAAGGTGACGCTTGAGCCTATTTTTAATAGGATGGTCAGAGACAGTGCTGTCCTTGAGCATAAGGACGATATGTCAAGAACTCAGGCTTTTATTGATAGCCAGCCATACGATGACGAGCTAAAAGCAAAGCTCCTCAAAGAGGCAAAACTTATTGTAGGAACGAATGACTCCACTATTTCTGAAACTTGAAAACTTCTTCTCCCATAAGGAGAGCGAGATTGACTTTACACAGTTCAATTCTGCACTTCTTATTGGTAACGTAGAGGGAGATTACGACGTATCGAATGGTTGCGGTAAAAGCGCCATCTTCGAAGGGTTGCTGTGGTGCCTTTTTAATAAGTCAAGAGCCGCAGCTATGAATGATATAATCATGTGGGGAGAGAATGAGTGCATGGTCACTATGACATTCTCTCATGATCTGGAGACTTACAGGATTCGTAGACTTAGAAGCCGAGTGTCCTCGACATCCACTGTTGCTTTCGACATTCAAGATGAATGTGGCGAATGGATGGATATATCTCGTTCTACTTCTAAGCTCACGAATGAAGAGATTATGAAGAGAATTAAATTCGACTATAAAACCTTCATCAACTCGGCCTATTTTAGACAGAATGATATCTCGGAATTTGCAGAGTCTGACCCAGGAAGGAGAAAGGAAATCCTTAAGTCGATTATCGACATTTCAAAATGGGACGAATATGAGGTAGAGACTAAGTCAAAGCTTAGAGTTGCAAAAGGTGAGGCGAAAGTCCTTGAGGCCCTTTGTAAAGATTATGATAAGCTCGTAGAGGACCTTGTTGAGTATGAGGAATTGTATGAAGAAGCGGCAGTTGCCGCTAAGCAAGATTCTAAGGAACGTTCTGACGTAGAGAAGAAGGTTGATAAATTCGCTAAGGCTTACAGCAAGATGAAAGAGAACCTTGATACTGACCAATGGGATAAGGTATCTGGAGATATCGATAGGCTTAAAAGGAAGCTTGCAGATAAAAATATTAAGGCAAAGGATCTCGCAAGAAAGGTTGCGAAGTTCGAACAGGAAGTTGCAGGTCTTGAAAGAAGAGAGTCTGATATTCAGCGGCAGGCTGACTCCATCATCCTTGTCGATAATGCAGAGAAGCTTCTTGAGGAGCTTAGAAAAGAAGTAACGACTCATAAAGCTGAGTCGTCATCTGCAAGGGATAGGCTTTCTGATCTTAAAAATACTCATATCCTTGATGGAGAATGTCACGTTTGTGGCAGCGTCGTGGACGCAGACGTACACGCACGCCTTGTAAGTGAGCATGAAGATGCGGTCACGTTATATAGGCGCAAAAAGGTTTTTGCAGACAATAAGCTGAGGGAGTTAACAGTCCGTTCAGAAACTTATGAAAAGTCCCTTCGTGACAAAAGAAAGAAGGACTCTCTGCTCAACACTATCAAGAACGTATTGATGCAGGGAAAGATTGCTAAAGAGCACCTTATTGCAATTTCCGAACAGCACGAAGAGGCTGTCGGCTCCGTTGAAAAAAATCGTGAATCAATTGTAACCAACGAACGCATCCTGGCATCGTTAAGGAGCGACGACTTCAACAACCTGCGCAAGCAGATTGAGGAGCTAAGGATTCGCAAAACGGCCCTGGATGCCTCTCTTGCTAAGGTTAACATGAGCGTTGGCATTTATCAGGAAAAGGTAGCTACCTGCAAGGTTAAGATTAAAGAGATGGAAGAGTCAAAGGTTGAGCTTTCGATCAAAAGAGATAGAATTGATGTTTTGACCAAACTCTATAAAATCTTTGGCAAAAACGGAATCCAGACCATCCTTCTGAATGCCGTTATTCGAGACCTTGAGAACACCTGTAATAAGATTCTGAACTCGATATGTACAGATCATTTTGAAATCATCATTGAAACTCAGAGAGTTGGTTCTGATGGAGTTACTATGGTTGATACTTTAGATCTCAGAGTGAAAAAGGATGGCGTGGTCCAGCACTTCAAGTCGCTGAGCGGGGGTGAAAAATTTCGCGTATCCCTCGCCATCCGTATCGCATTAAGCGAAATATCGTCGAGACATGGAGGCTCTGCATTAGAATTTCTCCTTCTTGATGAGATTAATTCACCGCTTGACAGGCATGGTATCGAGACACTATTCATCAATGTCATTAAGTCATTGGAGGATCGTTACAAAATCATGGTAATTACTCATGATGATACACTAAAGGAACGATTTGATAGTATTATCGATGTGACAAAATCAAGTGGCGAAAGTACAGTTAATTTTATTACGAGGTAATTATGACAGTAAAAGAACTAATAGAAGAGTTGAAAGGGTTGGAGCAAGATAAGGTGCTTCTTGTTTCTGAAGAGAATCAGACGGGATATGTCAGAATGGATATTGATTCGACACTTATGAACTTCAGAAAAGAAGAAACGTCTTGGGGTGGCGAATATTTCGCAGAAGATGAAGATGGTGAGTTTGAAGCTTATTTTCTCTATATCAGAGATTTCATCTAAATCTACTAATAAAAGTCGTTTCCTAGTTGAGGATCAATAAAAAATGACTTTACTTCTTACAATGACAGAGAGTGATAGCTCAATTATATCTGGTGTACCAGAGTACGTTGAGTTTGAGACCAATGAACCGGCCACTGTTTTCTATACAGTGGACGGGACCGGACCAGATGCTGCGGATTTAATCGCGGTTGGCAAGGTATATCTTCCGACTCATGGTCAAGCATTCACTTTAAGTGCTGTGGCTATTTCTGGTTCAGAGGAATCTGATATCCTTGAGGAGGATTACTCAACGGATTCTTCGGCTTTGGCGAGGACGAGGAATGTAAGTGGTGAAGGTATCGTTATTCTTCCGGCAGGAGAGTATGACAATTTTGTTGATCACCTCTCTGAGGACACTAATGGTCAGGAGTCTCAAAGAACCACTATAGAGTTTTTAGATCTTATGATCATAACAAGCACTACCAATAGTCTTGGAGAGCCATTAGCCAGCGGTAGTTTGAGTACTGAAACGACTCATGATTTCATCAACATTCCAGATAGGAGTGGTGGCACGGAGATACCTGATATCTCTTCGGTTCATGACAGCGATTTTTTCCCTAATGCAAAGGTGATAGTTATCGATGGTTCGACTGAGGCTCTTTTAGATTCTCAAGCTGTTAGAATCATTAATAGGCCACACGGTACGATTGACCCATCGAGTAGTTTTTACAACGATCACATCATTGAGCGTCCATTGGTTTCTGGCAATTTTGTTAGAGCGATGTACAATCCGAAAACAGGGAAAGCGGTTTTTTATTATAGAGAGAGTCGAGACAATAGGTGGATTAAATCTGTTCAATCGGTTCAGCCAAAATGTATAAAAGCCGAGTCCAAACCGGGATTTGTTTTCAAGTGGATTGAGAGCAGATCGATGTCCAAGATTTATTGAGGAAAAACATGTTAAAGTTATCAGCATCATCAATTGGGTGTTTTCAAAAATGCCCAAAGCAGTATCACTATAGATACATCGTTAAGCCAGACATTGAGGCAAAGGACTGGTCTTTCCTTGAGTTTGGTAAATGCGCTCACGAAGCGTTAGAAAATTTCCATAAGTATTTAATGGACAACGTTGTGGAACCTGAGAAGTACAAGTATCTCATGAGAGACTCTTTGAAGGCCGCAGTTAAGAATTACAATGCGCAGATTCTTAAGCCAGATTTTCCCGAACTTAAGCAAGTGCTTCAGAATTACCTGGACATGATTAAGAGAGAGGGGCTGCCACCTGTAGTTGATGTGGAGCGAAGTTTCAAATTTAAGCTCGACGGCAACCTATTAAGAGGATTCATCGATAGGACCGATGTGATCGAGCCGGGCTACTACCATGTAGTTGACTATAAAACAAACAAAAACCCGAAATACCTAAAGCCTTTTCAGTTACTCTTATATGGCTTGGCATTGAAGGAACTCTACCCAGATGTAGAACGGATAAGAGGTTCGTATTGCTTACTCAAGCACAACTCAAGATTGAAAACCTGGGAGTTCTCAGAGCGAGATCTTCAGAAGACTCGGGAGACGATTGCCAAAGTCGGAACCGATATCACTCTTGGGGAGAATTGGGAAAAGAAACCAACCATCCTCTGCAACTGGTGCGATTACCAATCAATTTGCCAAGGCCCATCCTTAGAGTTAGACACAGCAGGCCAAAATTGGGTAGGGGACAACATTTTCAAGTAGGAGAATAAATGGACGAGTTAACAGAAGAATTGAACGAAGAGCTGAATAAGATTGAGAACGAAATAGAGGTTGCTAAAGAAGGGAAGAAAGCTTCTTTCGAGGGCATAGTTAGAGTATATGACGAGACGTTCTATGTGAACACCGAAACCGGTGTTGGTTTGGATAGCGTGCTAAAGAAGATTGAGCCGCTCTTGAATAAGATGTCTTCCAAGACATATATTGCTGGATATACCTTTGAGGATATCAAACAAGAATTAACCATTATGGCGATCCAGGGGGTCTGTTCTTACAACCCTGCACGAGGAACAAAGCTTAGTTCATTCCTTCAGACTCATCTTAAGAATAAGCTTATCTCTAAGTTAAGAAGCGTTAATAAAATGTCCAATGATTCTTTTGCGCTATATGAGAAGAAGGGTTCTAATGTTGGTGGCGGTAAGATCAGAAAGGTAAGGGAAGAGATTCTGTTTAGTGCCTGTACCCCAGATAGTGTTGTAGACCCATCTATGATGTTCGAGAATACTGTCGCAGAGGAAGAGGGACTGTACGGAAAGACTGGACCATCGTTTGCTGATAAGGATTTTCAGCTTGCGCTTGAAAGTCTTGAGGGTGAAATTGATGAAGACACTATCACTATCATGAAGCTCATCTATTACGAAGATTACCCAATTAAAAAGGCAGCAGCAGTTGTAGGATTGACGGGATGGGCCGCAAGTATGCGACTCAAGAAGCTTACTGAGAACGAGTGCTTCATGGATGCCTTCGGAGATATGGTATAAAAGTGAATGGCCGTAGTAACAGACAACGACATCTTGAGGTACATAGATACTGAAAAAGATCTTTCCAGGTTCAATATAAAGACCCTAGAAAGGCTTAAGGATATCTCAGCCTCCAAGAGACGAATTCTCGAAATAGAAAGAGAGTTCGTTTCTCTTCCATTGGATCAATGGGAGTTTGAGGATGTCGCGGATGTTGCTGCGGCCATTTCTATTTATAGGTCTTCTCGTAGCCTTTTCTATAAAACCTATGGAGTGAAGAAGCCAAAAAGCCTTACCAAGAAAGAATTGGCAGAAAGGTTGAATATTAAAATTGACTTCATTCAAGATGCTGCCAACGAGTTCACAGGTAGAAAGGTTGAAGAGATTAATCTTGTTCAGGATGAGGAGCTTTTTTATGAACTCGGCAAGCACATGGCGCGACGGGGGAGAAAAAGGTTACAAACCGTTGTGAAGGAACTTGAGCCGCTTTCATTAGATGAGCTTAATAAGCTGGAACCAATAATGATCTCTAAAGATAGAGCAAGAAGACAAGCGACCCTATACTCCCTTGGTCTATACTTCAGAGAAGAACTGTCCAAAATTAAAATTGAAGCTTCGTTAACGAAGGAAAGTCTTATGTCGTGGATTGATAGATTGGATTCTATAATGGATAATGTTCCTGCCAACCTTTTCAAAAACTATAACGTTTCTCTTGAAATGCTTCCGTCAGAATTTGATTCCGGAATGGGTCAGAATAGTTATTTTCGAAAGACTCATCGTCTAAGGAACATTTTAGATTTTGATAATATGGTAAGAGACCTGTCGGATGCTCCTTCCTTATTTAACAATGGCGATTTCGACTTCGCAGAGCCTATGGTGGGCAGGCTCACTCCGGACGAGAAGAAGGTTATAGGTGCGGGCTTTTCAAAAGAGAAAAGAAGGAAATCAAAAACTAAAACCTTCGGAGTTATGCTGCCTATTCCGAGATTAGGAAATGAGAAAATGAGCCTCATGCACGCACACATACGCGCGTGTGGACAAAATATAACCCCTCTTTTTGATGAATGTATTTCAAACATCAGGGTTTCGTATGAAGATGAGCAAGTCTATTTTAAAGCTTTAATGATGAAACCTTTATGGACAGTCTTGGATTCTTCTTCTAATAACGTAAGATATGGTATGGTACTGTCCAGACTTATCGGTTATGAGTTTCGGCATGTTGAAGAGTTTGATAAGGTAAAGGTCATCGATTTGGTTAATGAATGCAGAAGCGATTTTATGTCTCTTGACTTAGGCAGTGTAGCTTTTGTTCCAAAGACCAGATCCGAAGAAGATGCTTTTCATAAAATCAAACCATGGATCAATGAGATAGCCTCCCAGCTCAGGGATGACTATTACACTACTACTAATGATAGTTGTTAGATTGAATATTTTTATTCTGACATAAGGCGAATTAATATGCACAAAATTGCTAATGAAGTTACTTTTGCAAATCAGCAAATGGTTGAAAGAATCTTTTCTCGCATGAGAGACGGAGAGTACGCAGATACGGTAGCTACTCTTTCAGCCATTCATGACCTAATGTCGCAGCAAGCAGACCTTAGCGTCATTGATGCGACCAAGGAAGTTATTGGAGACAATAACTTCGTTCAGGGATTTGCACGATACATTACACATTATATTGGAGAAGGACAGTTCAGGGGAGTACCTTTTGAAAGTCTGTCAGAATCTCTATATGCATTCAGAGCACCTGCGGCTATCCCTGAAGGGGAACAGGTTCCGGAGGCGGCGACTACAGAGCCGGCAGAAGAAGAAGGCTTAAGCAAGCCTGACTTTGCAGAAGACCTTGAGAGAATCAAGACGCAAAAATACCCTGAAGCTGAGAGGGAAAGGGTTATGATGTCCTTTAAGAACCTCGGCCTTCATTTAAAGAAGCTTCACGAAGCTACAGAAGAAGGTGATGTTGAGCTTTATGCTGAGCAAATCAGGGGAACTATTGAGTTCTTAGATTCTTTAGTTAAGTATGCCCCTCTTGACAAGAAGGATGAATCGGATCCGGATAGCAAGAAGAAAGGGCCTAGCAAAAAAAGGGGATCAAAAGTTGTTAAAGCTGGAGAGACGAATCTTTCAGAAGAAGATGTCGCAAACAGAATGGACACAAGGGTTCGTGTACAAGAGATTCCTGCAACGTTGAGCATGGAGACTTTGGGGTCTCATGCAATTGTAAGGGGAATCGAAATTGTTTCCGAGACAGGTTTGACCACGGAAACCATCCGCCAGACAGAGGAGTCTCTTGTTCAGGTTATGAACAATGCAAAGAAAGCTTTTGTTCATTTTGAACAACTTACTTCTGGAATGATTGAACGGCATCGACAGACCAGAACAAAAGGTAAGGGCTCAGACAAAGCTGATTCAAAGGTTAGTAATAGCGTACTTATCGATTTTAACAATTTGATTTACGCAATCAAGGGTGTTGATCTTTTTGTTAAGAAAGCAATTAGGGCAGCAATTATGGATCCAGAGAATTCAATTTCTGGAGTGGAACTTGCTGGACTTAGAGATAAATTGCTTGTGCCACAATTTGTTGCGGATAAGGCGTTCTTCAGTGAGACAATTGTGCTTGGATTATCGTACCTTGCAGTTAGAGATGTAGGTCTGCTATACGCCGGTATAAAAACATGGGGAGACTTCGAAGGCGACACATACTCTTCAGTTGTTGAGGACTATGGAAAGGATCTTCATGGCGGACGAAGCTTAGAAGATGATACTACTGAATACATTTTTAAACTTATGTGGTCAAAGTTCAGAAGGATGCTCTCTGCGACATCAACAGATCAGGCAGTAAACGATTCAGATCCGATGAAGAACTTCATTAGTAATGTTTTATTCCAGAAAGGCTTTGTTGCGCAAAACCTTAGAAGAGATCTTCGTTCATCTGAAAGCAGCAAGGTTAACATTGCTAAATGCCCCACATGTACTCGTCCAATTAAATGGTCCGGCAAACCCCTTAAGGATTTGGATCTAATCCAGTCTAGAGGCGCATACCTTCCTATGTATTCTTTTGTAGGAAAGCGCTTAAAAGATGATGGCCGAAAAACATCATTTATCATAACTGAGAGACACTTAGAGGAGGGAGGTCCTTATCCTGCTCCGGATTCTTCAAAAATTGGAAACGCTTCTCAGATGAATGAGACTAAAGCTGATGGCTCTTTGACGAACAAAGCTAAGCTCCTAAAGAGGACTCGTTCTGTCATTGATAGCTACGAAGGTTCCAAAACATGGTCAGAAATCCTTGAGTTACTTTATTCCAATGAGCCTGCCGAGCATGAAGAAGGACTTCAGAGAAGAGCCGGAGCATTAGCTCATCTTGGCGCGGTACGGTTACGGCACAAAAGAAAGGGAGGCGCAGGCGTCCCAGTCATGACGGACATTAGTACGATCATGTATGCTTGCCCATTCCAGAAGGAAGAGGCAGAAACGGGATTTTCGAAAAGCGACATATTCAGTCCAAAAGATGAGATTACAAAAATTAAAACAGAGCTTCAGTATCCTGACGATCCAGAGACTCAAGCCGCTGTTGGTGCAATTTTTGACAAAATTGATGAACTTAATCTGTCATTTGCAGAAGCTGTGATGAACGATCCGGATATCGAGGCTCTCATTCGTGGAGAACTCGAAGAAGCATTCGATCAGGCTTATGATCTTGCAGGCGTAGTTAGGGGCGAAGATGAAGCAGAAGAAGAGGGAGAGGTTGGTCCTGCATTTTCTCCATCTGGCTGTGGCTTGAAGTTGTCGCCTTACGAAGATGATCCGTCAAAGATGACTTATGGTTCCAATTCTAATCCAAATGTGTTACAGTATACATGGAACCCTCGTGAATTTGATGAAACACAAGAAGCTGCGGCACAGAAGAGCCTGTCTGGAGGATACAAGTTCTCTAAGACGATCTTTAGGTGTCCGGCAAGAATCGTTGATCCATCATCCACAGATCTTATAAAATATAAAAACGTTGCAATTCCGAAGTCTGGACCGTCTGGCATTGGGAGTGGAGCCTATGTTCCGCCTACAAACGCATCAGGATATGCGGCTTATGATGAGATCGAAAATGGGACTTTCTCTTACCTTGTATGTGGCGCCTCAACTTCCCTCTCCGCTTTTGATAAAACTTCTGGAGGAGAAGGCTCTATCTATACCATTTTAAGAAACCTTCTTAATGTAATTAAGGGTTCCAGCGCAACAGGGGAGAGTGTTACTAACTCCCAGAAGAATGCAGCAAAAAACATAATCGACTTCCTTATTCTTGAAGGAATTGACTACATGGACCTCATCAAAGCATTAGAGGTTGCAGACGCTCCAGAGCCAGAACTTGCTACAACCGCCCGTTTGAAGAAATGCAGAATAAAAAAGATAGAAAAAATGCTCGTTACAGCAGCAAGACAGCTTCCGTCTCAGTTCTCTGAGATTGAAGAGCTTGTTCTTGTGTGTCCTCACGGTCATAGGTTTTCACTTAAGCAGTCTGTAGGGTTCAGCGAGACCCACGTTTCTGTAAGAATGTCGGGCGCCAATAAAGGATATGCTGCGGCCAAAGAACTTTATGCTTTGACCGGAATTGAAAGCCTTGAGGCTGCAAAAAGGATTGGAGTTATTGTTAGAGCTGTTGACGAAGAAGAGTTGAAGACTTTTGAGGATATTGGTAGCGAGAATCACAGTGTTGAAGAGTTAGCATTTGTAATCCCTGATGAGTTGGGGAACCCAGTCAGATGGAAGTTTTCACCCCGTATTACTGATCTTATCAAGAAGAATGCATTCTCTGAGTACCCTGGTGCTGGACAGGAAGATATTCCTTCATCAATCGAGTATTCAAAAGTGAAATTTGGTGGGCAATTTTTGGCGGACCTTATCAAGGAGGGGGCTGGTTCAGGGAGTGAGGAAGAAATCGCTGCTGGAAAACAAGCTGCTGCGGATTATCGCAGAGATGAAGATGCCGGAAGCGAAACTCTTTCCAGAGCAATCGAGGGCATTGACTCTAAGGACCTCGCGAGCAACATTGAGGCTTTGGCAAGATCCCTTAGGGGCGCTCTTAAGATTGTAATCACTTGGAATAATAGAGCTATTGAGCCTGAGTTTTTCAACAAAGTTGTTGCAAACTCGGATTTCTCAATCGAAGGAGTACCCGAAGAAATTCTTAGTATCGATGGATTATTCTACACTGAAGATGACGGTTTGGACTCAGCAGCACTGAGCGCCGTATTAACAGCTTTCGCCCCAAGGCTCAAGACCTATATCGTAGCGACAAATGCTTTCCAAGGAGAGGACTACGTTGGTTCAGCAACAGCTTTAGCTACAGCGGCATTGGTTGATGCTGTAGTTCAAGTTGCAAATGATACGGAACACGATATCGAATTCGATCTCGATCTCGACTCTGACAATACAGAATTTGAGTTTGTCTATGCAAAACTTGCTTCATTCTTTGAAGATTATAGAGCAGATTTTCAGAAGCTAATTCCTTACATCACTCATAGTGATGAAAGATATGTGGCTAAAGCGCAAGAGATTGCCTCTAAGACACCAGTTCTTTCAATTTTTTACACGATTGCATCTTACCGCACCGAGAAAAAAGGTCAGGAGAGAACAAGACTTCGTGAAGCATACGGAAAGAAAATATTCTTGGTCGCATACGCAAGATATCTTGCAAATGCAATCGCAGTTGTTTATAATGAATGCATGGCGCCAGGAAGATGTATTCCAGGGGCATACATCGGATATAACATTGGAGTAGATCTGTCTACAACTGACAAAGTATTAGCTTTGACTAGTGGTGATCTCAGAATAATTGAAGATAACCCGAATCTTCGGGGTGCAAATCACGGGATTGTTCTCAGAAATGTTGTAGCAGCATATAATGGTATTATCGCAAGAATGTCTATTGCAAGAAATATGGCAATTTCTCCAATTGGTTTGGCCGAAGCTAAGAAAGAACTTCTTAGGCAGTCCGGAACATCTGGTGACCCGTTGGCTCATGCAGTTTTCTCTTCTGCTTTCCCAATGCAAACTGTTGATTTCGGAATGGAGAACCTTACTTATGGTTCAGGGAATATTCCAAATGCATTCGGCATTAGGGCTGGCAAAGGAAGAGCTTTACCTTCTGAGCTTCATGAGTCAGAAGAAGAAGGTGTTGAACCGGCAGTATTGCCGCCAGCAATGCTACCGGTAACAAGGAGGGACGGCTCCCCTGTTCTTGACAGAGCGGGGCAGCAGAAAGTCATTCCAGCATATCTTCATCCAGATTCAGGTTTCGATAGTTCGAAATTCCAGATTGGCATGTGTATGGGTAAGACAGGCAAATCCCTTACTTGGCCTCTCGATCATGCAAGTGATTTCGTAGGGTTCCCGCTTCCATTCAACAGAGATAAAACTGCCACAGTAACAAGAGCGGCAGATGCTGCCGTTTATGATTTCAGATTCGTAATCGATATCGAAGGGGTACCTCAAGATATTTCTTTCCTCTTTAGAAGAGGAAGAATGACAAAGGAGGAAGATGGGGAAAGAAAAAATAAGTATCTCCCAATTTTGCGAGAACTTTATTCTAAACTTGATACTTTTGAAGATCAAAGAGGTGATGCACTTGAGGATGCTAAGAATAGCGAAGAAGAGGATGCAATCAATAATCATTTTGATGACGCTATTAGAGAAACTCAGTCTGCTCTAAAGCAGATTCCTCTATTCATAAAAGCAGGAAAGTCTTATGTGAGAAATAAAGCTTCCCTCGGTTCTTCTGAGCCAAAATGGATTTCCGAAGCTCATCCGACAGCACTTCTTGTAGCTCCGAATGAGGCTCTCAACCTTATCAAAAATGTTGAGAGATTCGCTGGCATGCTTTCTGTTGCTCCAAACCAAGAACTATTAGAAAGGTTTGTAATTCAGGTGTATGGACTTGGGGTTGTTAGGGATATTGTTCAAGAAGCACAGAACAAGTACACAGACGAAATTGCCGAAATTAGGGCTGAAGATATTTTCGACACTCACATCGATGGAAACACTTCCTCTGGGAAAAAGATGCTTTCGCATATCAATAGTAGCCTTTCAAAGGTTTACTCTGAGCATCTTGGGCAGTACTATGATCTCATTCCTTCTGGCGCAGACGGAACCGGTTCTAACTTGGTATTGCTCGAAGCGTCTGTACCTTCGTTTAAGGAGAATAGAAGATCCGAATCCGGATTTGAAGTCGTCCCTGATGAAGGATTAGGAACACCACCTTCTATTGGCAAACTGGCATCAAGAATGAATAAGAATAATTCAATCTCAGATTTCTTTGGACGTGGCGCTGAAGGTGATGTTGGCATGACTTATTTGCAGAAGGCTCAAGAGTCTATGATCGAATACGTTAAGGGGCATGCATCCGGGGAGCTTGGCTCCCACACAACGGAGGCGTCATTGAAGACCGAATATTTGAAGAAGATCGCTAAGAGGCGCAAGTCTTGGGAGCGTATGATGTTAACGATGGGTGAGGCCGACATAGAGGTCGATGACCTCGTCGGCTGATTCTCAGCAAGCTGAAAAACAATTGAAATAGGAACTGAAAATGACTGAAGGAACACTTGATGAGGTACTCGTTGATCTGTCTGAGAAGAAGGAGATTACTCCGGAAGCAATTCGCAGATTTTACAAAGAACTTGGAGAAGTAACGGAGACGATAAAGGCTGCTCGTGATGCCTTAAAAGAAGCGGTAAGTGACAACGAAGAGATCACCGGGATTGATGAAGAGATTGCGACCCTTAAGGAGCGCAGAAAAGAGATCATTGAGACAAATCCCGTACTCGTCGGGTACAAGGGCGAGCTTGACGATGCCACTGGTGACCGCAAGGATTTAGTGGCTGACGCTAAGCGCGACGGAATCCCCAGGAAGGAGATCACCACGGCAGAAAAAATGCTCAAGGGCGACATCGATCCTGAGGTCACCACCGAGGTATATCTCAACATTGCCGACTTGGTTGGCTAAATCAATTTTCGGAGAAACAAATGAATGATTTCTTTTTGACTCGTTACGTGATCTGTGATTTATTTACCGAGGAAGATGTCGTATTTTTTTCTGATTCAGATTATCATTGGGATTCAGGAGTTGCTTACGATGAGTTTGATGAATCTGCCCTTTTCAAAACTGAAGAGGAAGCAGATGAGGCGCTTAGAAAAATTCAAGATGATTTCATTAATAGCGGGACTCCGTCTAGCGAGTTAGATTTCACAATCCTTGAAATCAATCTTCTGCATGGTATTGCAGCAGAAATTAGAAAAGAAATGGTTTCTATTTACGGTTCATCCTTAACGGAATATTCTGCTGACGTAGATATGGCTATTGCTATTGTGAAGTTGTTAAGAAAAAAGAAGATATTATGAGTTGGTGCCAAACATATACCGGCCAAATATCATACCCATTGGAGCCGGAGCGTGAGCAGGTTATATCCTTAGAAGATATAGCTCATGCTCTGGCGCACCAATGTAGGTATAATGGACACTGCAAAAGCTTCTATTCTGTTGCTGAGCATTCAGTTTATGTTGCAGAAGAGATATATCGCAAGACGAGCAGCTACGAAGACGCCATGAAGGGCTTGTTACATGATGCGACGGAAGCATACCTTGGCGATATGCCGAGACCGATCAAGGCTTTGATCCCTCAGTTTCAGGAAATTGAGGCAGAGTGGCATAAGAAAATCTTTGCTCATTTCAAATTAAGTGAAGAGATGCCGTCGATTGTAAAAGAGGTTGACATTCAGTTGCTTTACACTGAAGCTCAACAGATCATGGTTTGGCCACCGCCACAATCATGGTATTTTCCAGATAACATACAAGGAATTGACGTACAAATTGAGTGCGTAAGTCCCGAAAGGGCAGAGAGAATGTTCTTAAATCACTTCTCTCGATACAATAAAAATCTCTAAATTGATAGAGTACACGAAAACTAAGGAAGTTTAACCATGGGTTCTTCAGGCAAAGCAGCGCCGTTCGTGTCATTACATAACCATACTGAATTGGGTTCCCCATTAGACGGGATGAATGACACCCACGATTTATTCGTGAGGGCAAAAGAAATCGATCATGCAGCAGTGGCTGTCACTGATCACGGTACTATGACCGCAATATTCGATGCATGGGAAGCGTCAAAGAAAACGGGTGTACAGTTAATCCCAGGTATGGAAGCGTATTTCGCTAACGATTTATCAGTAAGGAAGAGTAACCATATGGTCTTCCTTGCCAAGAATGAAATAGGATACAAAAACCTCTTGAGGCTTAGCTATGAGTCCTTCAAGAATCAGGTAAACAGCTACATGGGCAAAAAGGTTCCGAGAGTATCTTGGAAACACATTGAGAAGTGGAATGAAGGTGTCATTTGCCTTACTGCTTGCTCCAATGGACTTATCGCCAAAACATTGATTACAGAAGAAGATGAGGCCAAAGCTATTTGCCATATGAATAGGCTTAACAATATCTTCAAAGATAATTTTTATCTTGAAATCCAGCCGCACTCCCTATATCACACGAATAAAAATGGAAGTGTTATTGATCAAGGCGCTTTGAATTCTGCAATGGTTCGCCTATCTCACGATATGGGGATTCCATACGTCGTCACTTGCGATGCTCATTACAGAGATGCAGAGCACGCTAAGTATCATGATTTCATGCTTGCTGTGAAAGATAAAGCGGCTGTAGATGATCCTGACAGATTCCGTTACGGAGTTCAGGACATGTATCTTAAGACTCACGAAGAGATTGTCTCTCACTTTGGTCCTGCTATCGCACAGAAAGGAATGGATAATTCGATGAAGATCCTTGCCGAGTGTGAGAATCCAACATATCTTGAGCCAAAAGGACCGATCCTTCCAAAGTTTCCTGTTAGAGATGAGCCTGACTATAAGGCATTCTCTGGTTGGAGAGAAAAGAAGGCTGCTCATGTCGAAGAGGATAAAGCGTATCTTCGTTACAAGTGCATGGAAGGGTTCAAAAACATATTCCCAATGTTGCCACTTGAGCAAAAAAGAGAATATTGGGACAGAGTTAAAAAGGAGCTTGTCATCCTTGAAGATAAGGATTTCTCTTCTTACATGCTCATTGTTGCAGACTACACAAATTGGGCAAAAGAGCATATGCCTGTCGGACCAGCGAGAGGCTGTTTAGTTGGAAAAACTCATGTTATTATGAAAAATGAAGTCAAAAGGCTTGATCATATAGAAGTAGGTGACGAGCTATTTTCTCATAGCGGAAAGATTCGAAAAGTTACAGATACTATGAAGTATGAGGTAGACGAAAACCTTTTAGAAATAGAGACATACTACGGAGATTCAGACCCCCTTGTATTAACAAAAGATCATAAGGTTTTTGCCCAAAAGGCTTTGCGTCCTGATAATTACAATAATTGGGCTGATTCCACTAAAAAAGCGAGAGCTTCTTGGAAGAAGCCGACTTCGGATATTGAAGAGATTAGCGCAGAAGACTTAAGGGTTGGGGACTGGATATTTTACCCAAATTTGGATTTTAAAGGTGAAAACAACCTGACTTGGAATATTAAAAAAAATACAGAACTCATTTCTGTAAATTCAGAGTTTGATTATTCTATAAGAGATCTCAGCAAGAAGGCCGGACTTAGCAGGAGCTTTTTAACAAAAGTTGCTAATAGGCTTCCTCTAAATTTGAAAAATCAGAAAACTAAAGATTGTTTAATTAAGTTATCTGATTCAATAAGAGGATCTTTTGAAAACATAGAAAGCTGGATTTCTTACTGGAAGATAAATAGCTTCAGAAAGTACCATATAAATAAAGAAATAAAGTTAGATCAAGATTTAGCTTGGTTATTTGGAAAGTGGATTGCGGACGGATGGATGTCTAAAAGTGGAAAATGGGGAGTATGTTTTCATTCTGATGAAATCGAACAAATGAAAAGGGTTAAGTTTGTGTTGGAAGGCTTGGGGGTTAATTATATTAAAACTTATGAGCACAAAACGAAAAAGCTTGTTCAGTTCGAAACCTCAAATAAGCCACTTTTAATATGGTGGAAATCAATTTTTTCAGAATATGAATTTAGTTCGAAAACTAAATATATCCCTAAAGACTTAATGAGCGTTTCCAGACCTTTGCTGAGATATCTTATTGCCGGCATTATTGATGGTGATGGTCATATAATGGAAAGCAGAGTTAATGTAACTACTGTTTCTAGAAAACTTGCAGAACAGTTAAAATATTGCTATTTAAGATTTTCACTGCCTTCTTCGATTTCTATTAACAAAAGAATTCATACACACCTTGGGCATACAGAGGAAAGCATATCTTATGCTGTAGAGGCTCCAAAAGATTCTAATAAAAATAGATATGTTTGGCACAAAACAGACAAAGGTTTCTTTGTAAAAATAAACAAAATATCAGAAAGGAAAGATGTAGATTTTGTTTATGACATAACAGTTGATGAGGATCATTCTTATTTGACCACAAATGGTGCAGTCCATAATTCAGCCGCAGGAAGCTTGGTCGCATTCTTAATTGGATGTACGACCATCAATCCTATGGATTATGGTCTTATCTTTGAGAGATTCCATAATGCACAGAAGACCAGTTTTCCAGATATCGATACAGATTTCGCTGAACCCGGAAAGGTTAAGGAATATCTAAAAGCTAAATACGGAGAAGATAAGGTTGCATCAATCTCTAACCTATCAACTATGTCTCCGAAGGTCGCGCTTAAAGATGCGGCTCGTTCATTGAGACTTGGCGGGGATAAGAGTTCTGCATTCAAAATCGCCAACCATTTAACATCAATTATGCCTGACGCGAATTCTATCGAAGAAGCGATTGCTGCAAGCATGGCGACTGACCAACAGGATTTCGCAAGGGAAATGAGGCGTTACCCTGAGCTTTACGAGTACGCTACAAAGCTCCAAGGTTTGACCAGAAACTGGGGTATGCATGCGGCTGGAGTTGTAATTTCTGATGTACCTCTTTACGAACTTGTTCCTCTTAGGATTGATCAGGTTGACCCGAAGAATCCAGACACTTGGATTACTGCAACTCAGTGGGAAAAGAAGCGTTGTGAGAAGTTCGGTCTTGTAAAGATGGATTGTCTTGGTTTGAAAACATTGGTTGTTATCGATGATGCTGTAAAAATCATTCAGGATAGAACCGGTGAGGTTCTTGATATGGAGCAAGTAGCATTAGACGATTCAAGCACCTATGATATGATTGGAAGAGGCGAAACTGCTGGCGTATTTCAGTTGGAATCTTCAATGACCCCATACTGTATCAAGATTAAGCCAAGAGATATCGAAGGAATCTCAGCTATTAATGCACTTGGAAGACCTTCTTGCACTAAGGAAGTTAGAAAAGAATACATTGATAGAGTTCTTGGACATGAGCCAGTCAAATTTGATCACCCCAAACTCGAAAGATCTTTGGGTGGCACTGCTGGTATTCTTCTGTACGAAGAGTCTGCGATGTATGTTGCGGCTGACGTTGCAGGATGGGACTTCAACCAAGCAGATGGGTTGAGAAAGCTTTCAAAGTATAAGGGAAGCGATCCTGAGCTTGCATTAAAACTTGAGGCTTCTTTCGTGAATGACTCTGTTGAACATGGAGGACTGAAGTATAAGGAAGGCATGCATATCTGGAAGAAATTCATTGAGCCTATGAGCGGTTACTCGTTCAACAAAAGTCACTCAATATCTTACTCCAAAATTTCATATTGGACTGCATGGCTCAGGTGTCACTTCCCAACGGAATTCATGTGCGCTTTGATGAACTCGGAAAACCCGAATTCTGATAAGACTCAAGAATACTTGAATGAGTGTCGTAAGATGAAAATCGAAATTACACCTCCAAACGTAGCTAAAAGTGGAGGTAACTACGTCGTAACAGATGATAGTAAAATCGCCACAGGCTTGTCCGCTGTCAAGGGCGTTGGAGACTCTGCCATTATAGAAATCATCTCTGCGGCTCCTGAGTCACTTGTTGAATTCTTTGCTAAAACAGCAGGTAGGAAAGTTAACAAGAGGGTAATGGAGGCTTTAGCAAAAGCTGGAGCGTTTGATTGTTTCGGGATTACCCGTAAAGACATCTATGAGAACTATGCTAAATACAGAACAAAGGTGAACGCTGCCATCAAGAAGGTCAAGGATCGTAAGATCAGGAACCTTATGGAGAGGGAAAACACTCTTGAAATCTTTAAAGCTCTAAAGGCTAAAGAGAAGAAGGAAATGAAGGCTGGTTACGAGGAGATGATTTGCATCTCAGATGAGGAGCTTGACTCTATCCTTGAGCCAATTTCTTTCGACCAGACTTTTGAAGAGTGGGATCGCAAGACTCTTCTTATGAATGAAATGGAAGTTCTTGGGAGAACCATCAGCGGCCAGCTTCATGAAGTATTTGGTTCATTCTTCCGCAGAGGTAGTTCAATTGTGACTCCGTTATCTAAGGTTCCATCACTTGAAGTGAAAGAGAAAGTTAAGATTGAGGTAATTGTGAAAGCCTTGATTAAGGAATTCAAGATTAAAAACGGTAAGAATGTTGGAAGAAGGTTTGCTAAGTATTTGGTCGAAGACATTCATGGTGACACTATTGGAATGACCGTTTGGGCTGACGATTATGAAAGGTACCGAACAATCCTTAAAGACGGCGTTCCCTTGAAAGCTATTTGTCGAGTGAATGAATTCATGGGTAAAAAAGATTTGGCATTGGCCGTTCTTGAAAACGTCGCGGGCAAAAGGGTATGAGAAACATCAAAGCAAAACGAAACAGGGTCTTCCATAGATCCTGCGGAAGAAAGAAGAAGTTTTCGTCAAAAGACGAAGTAGCGGAAGCTGCCGACAAAATCTATCTTGATAGAAAAGTCGTTTTGTCTTGGTATCTCTGCACCTTCTGCTTTGGATGGCACTTAACGAAAAGAGAGGGAAACTAAATGAATTGTGGAAAATGTAAATTTGCAGTAAATCAGGACATGAAGTTTGCTCTAATGAAGAATATTTGTCCAGCCTGTGGCTCTCAACTATTCTCTGACAATGAGATGCGCGACATATCTTTGTTAAGGAATCGTCTAGGGAAGCAGAGCTTTTCAATAGATTTCTCTGAGGAACTCGCATTCGATATTGCACTGTTTGTAATGAATGAGATTAAGAATGGTATTGGGCAGAAGTATTTCCAGAAGATGATGACAAACTCAGGACCGCCTATATCGGCAGAAGAGGGTGAGGAAGAAACTGATGCGGAAGCTAAGGCTCGTATGAGGGCGCAAGTAGCTCGTGAATACGAGGAGCTTCAGGAAATGCCCGAAGAAACGATAACCGTCAGAACGAGGGCTGAAAGCGCAAATGAAAAAGCTAAGCGTCTAAGAGATATTGCCAGAAAAGCCGGCGTTGGAAGTAAGTCAGGAGCGATGGTAAGAAGGGCAGGCTCATGATTAGGACCGTCGCTGGGCGCATAGTTGATATGACGAATGCTGAATATGAGTACTGCGAAGAACTCATGAAGGTTTTTGGAAAATCTGTTTTCGCTGACACATTCCAGTCTGATGACGAGGGTAGGATATTATCAGTCACCCCGTCCACGACGGACCCGACCTCGATGGCCATCATCTTTTTTCTGCTAAACTTAACAATGAATCAAAGGTTAAGAGCGGTTGATTCAAAATTGAACAAACTGGAATTTCTGGAAAACAGAGTTTCGGAGCTTGAAAAGAGGTTGAATGATGAGTAGTTTTCTTAAAGTTGCAGATCTAAGCTATTTTACGATAGCTGCTTTGGATACTTCAGAGATTGATAAAATCGCTGCATGGTTTCCGAAGGGCGGAGTGGTTGACGTAAACATTGCTGAACGTGGAATGATTTATTCTCTTCATGGGCAGAATGTATGTCAGGAGCATATTGCCAAGATTGATATTTGGATCGGATATAAAGAGTCTGAAAAGAACAGAGCGTGGTTTGGCGCAATTGGTAGAGCGAAGGCAGCAGGATATAAAACGGTTAAAGATAAAGAGTGGTTTGGAAACGCTGACGATGAGTACATTGATGCGCTTAATGAGCTAACTTTGGCGAAGGCTGCTAAGAAATATTTTGAGAATAAAGCCGGCAATTTTTCAAGCTGGCACTATGCTTTCAAGACTTTCCTTAATAGAGATTATTCTCTCGAACGGCTTGGAAATGTCCAGTCGAACGGGTATAATATAGGGAGAGACTTAGGGTCGGAATTACACTCCACCGACCCAGAATCAACAGAAGTTGATGAAAAAAACTGGGGTGATACTGAAGACGATACGATGTGGAAATAGTCCCATTTGCTATAACTTTTTAGCAAGGACTCACGATAAAACAAAGTCAATAAGGAGAAACTTAAATGGCAGATTTAACATTTGGTGAAGTAGATTGGAATGATCCTGAGGTAGATTCAGGTGGCCGTGGACCGCGCACAGAGTTCATGAGATTAGAGCAGGGTTCGAGCGTAGTTCGTGTCATGGGCCAGCCAATCAAATTCTATGTAAACTGGGTAGATACCACTGAGGGCAAGCGCAGAAAGGTAAACACCCCAATCGAGGATGCCGGCCTTGTCGATAAGCTTGAGGAAGCTGGATTTAAGCGTTCAACCCGTTGGTTGCTTAAGGTTCTGGATCGTTCCGACGACACTTTCAAGCTTCTTGAGGTTGGCCCCCAGATTTTCAAGGGCATCCGCGATCTCGTTCAGAACCCGAAGTGGGGCAAGGTTACTTCTTATGATGTAACTATCAACAGAGGACCCAAGGGTCAACAGCCTCTCTACAATGTGTATCCTGATCCTAAGGAAGCATTGGCCGCAGAACTCCAGGGAACCTGGAAGGACTTCAATGAGAGCCTCAACATTGAGAGACTCATTACTCCATCCGATCCTGCTCATGTATATGAGCTTCTTGGTTGGGCACCTCCAGGCGCTGCGTCTGAGTCCGCTTCGGCCGAGACTGAGACTCCAGCCGAGGGTGGCGAAAGCTTTGAATTCGAATTTGATGGTTGATCCTCAAAATTGAATATCTGAAATTCACAAAGAACCCCCGTACATTTCAGCAGACGTGTACGGGGGTTCTTTGTTTGGAGAAAAGTGACCATGAAAGAAGTTTTAGATGAGTTGCTCTTTAGATAAAAAATAAGCAACACCAATGACAATGCTGTCAGCTTCATCTTCGCACTCTTTTTTAACGTTCCCAATCTTGTTAAGATGCGTTTTGTAATTTAAAAACTCTTTGGCGAAAATGATTGAATCTTCCTTCTCTTTTATCTCAAAATCATAAGAGTTCTTGATTAACTTTCTTGCAGTATTTACATTTATTGCGATTATTTTAGATATCCCATTTTGATATGCACATAGCCTAACTGTTTCATTGAATACACTTAAGATTCTAATTGTATTTGCAGAGCTTTTACCTTTCGGAAATTTTAAAGCATAATCTTCCACCGCAAATATGTCCGGCTGATGTTCTTCAATAAGTTCTTTTATTGCCTTGCAGGCATCATCAAGTCTTAGATGAAGAAGTCCGGCAGCCTTTTTTTTAGTAAGAGGCTTTATATGGCCATATTTATGCAAGCTGATCAAATTGCTTTCTATAATAAAAGTTGACCAACCAATGGTAGCACTAGATATATCTAGTGATAAAATTTTCATAAGAACTCCTTGTATGACTTCAGTTTTTGTAGTATAACTAACTTATACCAAAACTGAGGTCATAATGGCAACAAAATATGATATAATTCCTGGTTCCCAATATGGGAGTTGGAAGATAATAAAAGAGGCTGAGCGGAAAAATCGAAACGGCAAAAAGACTCGAATGGTTTTAGTTGAATGTAAGTGCGGAATTTTAAAAACATTGGAAGCAAGATCCGTATTAAAGGGCTTTACAAGTCAATGTTCAAAATGCAGATACACTCCGGATCTTAGCTTTATTGGTAGAAAATTTGGAAGTTTATCTGTAATTGATTTTGAGAAAAAGAATAATTCTACATATTGGGTGTGCGTGTGTGTGTGCGGAAATCGAAAGTCTATCAGGCAGTATGATCTAAAAAGCGGAAACTCATTAACCTGTGGATGTTCAAAAACCAGAAAGGGCAGCGATAGTATCTATTGGAAGGGTCATGGCTCTTTGTCTGGAAAGAAATGGGCAGACATAAAAAACTCTGCAAAGAAAAGAAATATAAAATTTGACATAACTATAGGTGAAGCTTGGGACTTATTTCGGAAGCAAAATGAAAAATGTTTTTTAACTGGAATTGATATATCAATTGATGAGCAGTTTCCATACGGAACAGCGTCTCTTGATAGAATAAACTCATCTAAAGGATATGTCACTGGAAATGTACAGTGGGTACATAAGGATGTAAATATGATGAAACAAAGTTTCGAGCAAACGTATTTTATAAATTTGTGCAAATTAATAACGGAGAATTTTAATGTCTAAAGCATTTTTAATTGGTGAGGATTGTAGGAAATCTATTCTGAGTGGTGTGAAAAAATTGGCAGATTTGGTTTTAGTAACTATGGGCCCAAAAGGTAAAAATGTAATCATAGGTCCCATTTCTCCTCAGCCAGGAGTCCCGCCGATAGGTGCTCCAATAAGCACTAAAGATGGAGTTACTGTCGCAAGAGCTATAACTCTATCCGATCCATTTGAAGAAATGGGGTGTCAATTAGTTAAAGAGGTAGCAGGAAGAACTTGTGATATAGCAGGCGATGGAACAACTACCTCTGTAGCCCTTACTTATGAAATATTCTCTAACGGCTTGAGTCTTATGGATAACGGTTACAGTGCTCTTGATTTGAGAGACGGACTGAACCTGGGACTTAAGTTGGTCCTTGCAGAAATCGAGAAGATGGCGAAGCCTGTTGATACGAAAGAAGATCTTCTAAATGTATCTGTCATCTCCACAAACAACGACCCAGACCTTGGTGGCGTAATCGCTGAGGCTTATGAGCTTGTGGACAGAAATGGACTGGTAACAGCAGAGGCTGTGCCTGGAGTTGATAACGCTGCACGCCTCGTGAATGGTGTGGAGCTTAAGTCTGGCTATGTACATCCCGCATACCTTGATAGCGGAGAGACTTCGGCATCTCTTGACAAGTGCTATGTTCTCATGCTTGACAGGGAGTTATCACATCTTCAGGAATGCGAAGACTTGCTCACAGCGATAGCAGGGAAGAATGCAAGTCTACTTATCATTGCTAAGGATGTCACTAAGATCGCCCTGAAGACCCTTGTGCATAATCACAAACATGGAGTCCTTAAGTCCTGTGCAATTAAGACTCCGACTTTTGGAGCTTACCAGGACAAGTGGGTAGAAGACCTTGCTGTTATCTTCGGCACAACTATCTTCAGTGATGAAAAAGGATTGCCTTTGTCTGAGGCTACAATAGAAATGCTCGGTTATGCTGAGTCAATTGAGGTTGGTCGTCACAGCACCAAGGTTACAAACCCAAGAAGGGACGAAGCTAAGATCAAGGAACAAATGGAACTCTACGGAGAAGACCAAGCTCTTCTTCTTGGAGACAGAGAGCGATTCGATATCAGTAAGAGAAAGCAATTTCTTACGAGTCGTGCTGCCATCATCACAGTAGGTTACTTAACCGAACTTGAGCTTAGAGAGAAAGGTGATAGAGCAGACGATGCAATGGCTGCTGTCTCCGCTGCCATTGAAGAAGGCATTGTTCCTGGCGCAGGAATGGCACTATTCAATGCGGCAAGTAAAGTTGAGTTAGACAAGGTAGATGAGAAGTTTAGACCTGCGGTAGAACTATTGATAGGGGCATGTACACGTCCTGCTATCCAGATTTTAATGAATGCAGGTGAGGACGTTGAAACTATCCTTGCACAAATTGTATCTGCTGCTCCGAACGATTCGTATGGCTATAACGCAGCCACTTGCGAGTTCGGAGACTTATTTGACATGGGCGTAGTAGACCCAAAGAAAGTAACCAGAACAGCCCTACAGAATGCATTAAGTATCGCTTTGCTGTTGTTGACTACCGAAGCTGTAATTGTTGATAGACCTGACGATCCTTCGTCATGGCAGCCACCTGCTGGTTTCCGTTTACCCTCTGAAAATGGTATGAATCATAAGTATTAAGATGATTTGTTCTAAATGCGGAAAGAATAAAGATTTAGACCATTTTCATTTCAGGAAAGAAAGTGGAAAGTATCGAAAACAGTGCAGGGATTGCTTTAATCAAAAGTGTTCAGAATATAGAAAGAAGAATTCTGAAACAATTAAGGCAAGGAACTACAAATACAGCAGAACAGTTGATGGCAGATTTGCGAGCTTTAAGGCATTAGCCAAAACTAAAGGCATTGAGCAAAAATTAACAAAAGAGGACTTTGAGGAATTACAAACTAACCAATGCAACTACTGTGGAGATAATTTCGATAGAGGTACCGGATATGGGATTGATAGAGTTGATTCTAATATTGGGTATTACAAAGAAAACTCCGTAGCATGTTGTAGCAAATGTAATTTCGCGAAACACGAATTAGAATATAACGAATTTGTTCAGCATATTTTGAAAATGGCAAAACACATTGGGCTAAATCACAAATACTAAGGAGACATAAATGTCAGAAAAACTATCACCTGGGAAAGCATATTCCCAGGTCGCCAGCATGTTCGGCGAAGAAAACATCTTTTTGAACCCAAGAGATATCCCACCTGTAGAGACTACACCATCCGGCTCACCGGCTCTTGATAGAGCATTGGGAGTTGGAGGCTACCCTCTTGGAAGAATTATGCAGGTGGCAGGAACGCCCTCTGCTGGTAAGACGCAGCTAACACTTATTGCCGCAGCAGAATGGATGGCATTGGACCCAGGAAATTGTGCATGCTTTATTGATGCAGAGTATACTTATGATCCAGATTGGGCTGAGCTACTCGGAGTTGATAATGACAGAATGATGCTCATTAAGACAAACGCTGCTGAAAAGATTTTCACAGGCTTGGTTGGCAAAACCACAAAGACTGCGAAGACTGTAAAGCATGTGGACGGATTGCTCGATATGATTGAGAACGGTCAAACTATCCAGGGAAAGAATGCAAGGGACGAGACTAGAACATTCGACCTTGGCAAAATGCGAGTCATAATCGTAGATTCTGTAGCTTCTATGAACACTCCTACGGAAGAGGCTTCCATAGTTGGTAAGCAGAATGTTGCATCTATGGCGAGATTCTTAACTACAGAGCTTAAAAAGTTGACCCCAGCGGTCGCTAAGGCTAACGTAGCACTGTTCGGCATCAACCATGTCAAGACAGCTATTGGAGTTATGTATGGCGATCCTACAACTACTCCTGGCGGAAGGGCATGGCACCACGCTTGCTCTGTGCAGATTATGGTAGCGACCATCAACAAGAAGGAAGCTAAGATTTTCAACCATAATGACGAGCAGATTGGGCACAAGGTTCGTGCCAAGATTACAAAGAACAAATGTGCTCCACCTTTCAAGAAGGCAGAGTACAGCATTGAGTATGTGGTCGGAATGGTCAAACAGGAAGAGGAATTGTTCGAGGCAGGTCTTCTTGAAAACTTATTCGAACGCCCCAATAACAGAACTTATATCTATAGGGGAGAGACGATTGTTGGTAAAGACAAATTCATTGCTCACATTGGGACCCGACTTGAGCAGGTAGAAACCGATCTTAGAGCATCTTATCTTGATAACGAGATATCCGAAACGCCCGATCCTGGCGTAGAGGTAGAAACATTTACGGCGGAGACTGTTGACGAATTATTCTAAGAAACTTTTGAGCAACGGCACCGACTATTCTGTCGGTGCCGTTTGACTTTGTACTGAGGAAACCGGTAATTCTACTAATGTAGGGAGCTGAAGATGTTATTACGCTGCAACCCTGGTTGTAAATTGAGTGATGGAACTACGGAGGGGTCTTTAGATCCTGATACAGATGAGGTCATCTGCAAAAACTGTGGTCTTGAACTAATGAATGTTGCCTCGTTCACCAAGAGGTCTATGAAAAGCAGTGGAGATGTAATTAAGAAGGACGGCAAAGCGTTCATTTTTGATTGCAAAACTTGTAAGAAAAAAGTTGAAACTTCCGTTGTTGATGGTGACCTTAAAGGCTTAGGCTGCGAGAAAGATTGTAAGTTCAATGTATCTCGTTTTATGATAAACTCGATGGAAAATGTTGGAACAAATGATGATGAATCGAGAGAAGCGTAAATACGCTTTGGATACCGGAATGATTAAAGACTTAGAAACCTTAATAAAGATTTGTCAAACGAATCTTAAGAACTCTCCAGAATGCTTAGCATACTTGAGAGACACTAGAGGTATGTCTGAAGCCGCTATCGAAAACCACAAGATTGGCTACTTTCCACAGAGCATTAACATGCTTACAAAGTACGTGTCTCGTGCAACCTTAGAAAAATTGAATATCATAGATTACTCCGGAAACTCAAAGTTTGCGGATTTTTACTATCTGGTATTCCCCATTTACAATGAATACGGAGAGCCTGTCGGCATTAATGGCAGAACTCTCATTTCCGATACCCAAAGAGAAATGCTTGGAATAGCTAAATATGAAAATAGCTCATTCAAGAAAAGCACCACACTCTTTGGGTTTAATCGTGCGAGGGGTTCTATCCTTGCCAAGGGAGAAGTATTCGTCTGCGAAGGTAACTTCGACGCAATTCAACTGCAAGAGAATGGAATTAAAAACTCCGTTGCCATTTGCGGAACAGGATTCTCGAAAGATCATTTCGTTAGATTGGCAAGGTACGCACATACATTCACTTTTGTTCTCGATAGTGATGACGGAGGGAGGAAGGCCATTTCTCGTATTAACAAGAAATTTATGAACAAGGGTATAAAGCTCAGGTTCCTGTCTCTTCCCGACAAATATAAAGATGTAGATGATTTTTTTAGAGCTGGTTATTCCCGAAGAGACTTTTTCGACACACTCACAGAGTGTAGTCCCGAATTAGAAAACATGGAGTGGAAAAACTAATGAATAAATCAAAACTTTACCAACACAAGATTGTGGAGATCTCTTTTGATCAGGGCAAACTAAATAACTTCCCTGAGAGCAGAGGCATCGGAAATATGCTTTCCGACAATGAGTCCAACGAACAGATCCAAGACCTGAGAGAGGAGCTATTAGAAGAGATTTATGACATCATTCATGGCGATTCTTTAACCGATCATCAGAAAAAGATCCTAATGATGCGCCTTGTTGGAAAAACTCAGAACGAAATTGCTGAACATCTCGGTATCACACAATCTGCCGTGCATAAGGCTTTACATGGTAATATTGACTATAAAAATGACAAGAAAAGATATGGCGGAATTATTAAGAAGCTGAAGAAGATTTGTGGCAACAATTCTAACATTCAACGAATATTGAGACAAATAGAGGAAGCTAAAAATAGTGATCAAATCGCTGATGAGCTTTCTATTAATAAACAGTAGATTCTACGAAGAGGGAACAGTCCATGACCACAAGAGAAAAGTATCTTGCAAATATTGACAGAGTGCTTATGAAAACTTTAGCCAAGCAATCAAAGTCTTTGGCCGATAAGAACGCCATTAAGTACGATGATAGTCTTGTATCGCAAGGTCACATTAGAAAAATTGCATTTGACGTGTATAAAGTTGACAATGATCCTTACAGGGATCTTTGGATTCTTCAGGATGTTGACGGAGTCCCTCATTTAGTTAGAGCTTCGAACCCACAGTCCGAAGAGACGGTTGTTGGAGAGTGGTCTGCGACATCAGATTATGATAAGAGGAATATCACTTTGGCATACAAGAGTAAGCCAATTGCAAGATTTTCTTCTGACACATATGGATTTACCCCTGAAGACGTATTAACATTTAAGGAAGCCCTGCTTGACAAGATTGGTGCTGATGATGGTTTCCTTAAGGAAGTATTCGCAGAGCAGCCAGAAGCTAAAAAAAGATCCCTCCTTTCAAGCTTCCCTGAGCTTGGCAAATACATTTAAGGAACAGAATATGCAGAAGGAAATTTTCGATATAATCAAAGAAGCCCAAAAGGCACTGGAGCAGCTTGAGAATGGCAAGCTCTATACATCTGCATATGTTTGTGAGAGGTTCGTAAAATCTGCGGAAGAAAACCCGCATGATCTTCTCATCAACAATATGAGGAATGTAGTTCTGAGCAGGCTTCAGACACAACAGTTCGTTTCTCAGGCAGAGCTTACCGGCATCTATGACCAAATGATTGGCTTGGGTGGCGGACATTCTGCGTTCAGAAATGAGCTTGGAGACTTACTCACTGAGAAGCGCCAGTATGTAGAGCCAACCAAAACAGCTTCAGCACTTAGAGCCGACCGTGAAGGTGGACTAAGCATTGCTCCTGTAAATCAGGAACTCTCCGATGCATTCTCAACTGCATTCGGATTCGGAAAAGACAACTCTTTTGGAACATATGCACCTCAGCAGGGCAACATGGTCAATAAAGTTGTTATCGCAGGATTAACCGCAGAAGGACAGACTCCTTCCGCAGTTGAAATAGTTTCTGAGAATGAGCACTTCGTATTAGTGGCAGCACTTTACAATGACGGCTTCAACAAAGTAGCAGTTCATGTTCCTGTCCAGATCAGTGGCGGGATTGTGCAGCCTCCAACAGCACTTGTTCAGGGAGAGGGTACAGTCCCACTCACCAAAGACAGTCTTTGGCTTGCCATCAAGGAAGCAAGAGACGAAAAAAGGCATGTTGCTCAGCAGAAATTCGCATCCCAGAGAACATTCGGCGAATCTGTTAAGGTAGCTAAGCAGGTTGTACCTGCAAGTCTTGAGAAATTTGCACAGTTTGAAACTACATTAGTTTCGGCCTCAACAATGCACTCCGCTAAGTCAGTAGCAGAAGCAGTCACTATGGTGTCTGATGAGCTTAAGTCATTCGGAGCGTTTAATCCACAGGTAAAAATAGTAACGGCATCTGATAGAGAAATCGTATTCGATGCACATGTCCCTACAGAAAAGGGTATGGCAGTCGTTAAGGTTCCCGTCGAGATTCACAATGATCATCCAAACCTGCCGAACAGATTTGCAGCCGCAACTTCTGATGTAGAGCAGGTTTATGATTTCAGCCAAGCAGGATATGCAAGGTTCCTTTCCGATGTGAAGGGTAACAGCAGAACTGTTAAGGTTGCGAGACATACCGGAAACCTATCGACAGCGTCTTACCACGAGCTTAACGACATGATGCTAAAAGGAATTTCGACTAAGGATTACACGCTTGCAGAGAATGCACTTTCGGTCATTCAGAACCGCTTCGACTCTTCACAGTTCAAAGCAGCATTTGATAAGTTCACTCAGTTATTAAAGCATTCCTCTACCGATCAGGACTCTGAAAGAGCCAAGCACATTGAGGCTGCGGTTCAGAGAGGAGACCTTATCAAGCACTCTACGACTGTTGAGCTTTACTGTCCTAAACTTGCTCTTCCATTGAGCAAAATTGCATTCGATAGCCAGGGTCGTCCGGTACCGGCAAGAACACATCGGGCTCAGAACGCAAATGAGGAAGAAGTTTTTATTTCCTCTTATGATATTAAGTTCAGCTAAGGAGTGGCTATGACAAGATTAGAATTCATTCTTAGGCAGGCGGGTACAAATCGCAAACTGAGAAGCGCACTTAGAGGTGCTTATGCCGAAGAGTTAGAGAAAGTTGCTCAGCAAGGTATCCTTCAGGATTATCAGGGCGAAAAAACTAACTACGGCACAAGAGAGCAATTGCTCACCGAGAGAGGAACTTCTGATAAGGCGGACCAGCTTTACGGCGTAAACCCCGCAGAATACGGTACGCCTGAAATTGCAGACAGACCATTAAGTGAGTCTCTTTCTACAAGGTATGTCCCAGGTAAGCCTGGGGTATCTGCCGAAAGGGTTCGCGGAACAAATGGCGGCGTTTACAAAGATCCAAACACTAACAAGATTTATGATTGGAATGAGGGCTTTACTGACGAACAGGGCCAGAAGTATCAGGGTAGCAGCGTACAAGGACAGACCGAAATGTTCTCTTATTCTGAGATTTGTGATCCTGACAAGTTAGTCAAAACAGCATCTGAGGATTACGACATTGCAACTTTCGGAACAGAAGCTCCTTTTGTAAAGATTAGTGTTTATGAAGATGATGATGAATATGAAGGTATGATTGCTTACTACAAAACCGCAGAAGATATTGAGGCCAATAAGCTTTATGCGACAGGAAGCTACTTGTATGATAAAGATGGCAGTGAGGATCCTGTTGCTGGCAGAATATACGCAGAGACTTTGACAATTCACAGCGAGCCGGGTATTGACTTTGTTCTTTCTGATAGGATAACTCCGGATGAGTTCCTGAGACTTATGCATGAAAACTTTACAGTAGTTTCCCTTACTGGAGCCTCTTACAGTCCTCCGATTAGTGATGAGGGATTCGATGCTCAGTTTGATGATTTCGAAGCAAAAAGGGATTGGGATGAAGGTAGAGACGAATACGCTGGATTCAAAATCTCCTCGGAATAAAAACAAAGCACAAAAACAAAAGTAGAGCCTGCCCGGTACAAATAAGGCAGGCTTTACTTTTGTAGAAGGAGTTATTTATGGGCAGCAAAGTATTACGACATCCAGAGAAAGAAGAGATTATCTCCAAGCTATTGCAGGGAGAGTCTGTTAAGCAGGTCGAAAATTGGCTAAAGAAGAAACATCCAAAAACAAAGCGTCTCCACATCACATCCATGACTTTGCAGAAGTTCAGGAAGGAGTACCTTAATCTTGAAGGCGAAGCCCTGGAACAGATTAAGGCTGCCAGAAAGAATTTTACAAAGGACTCTAAGGCTCTTGAAAAGCAGGCTATGGTTATGGCATCGAATTCTTACCAGGAAAAGCTCGCGGAGATTATTGATGAGGAGATTGATGTCACTAGAAAGATGCTTGAAATGGAAAAGATTATCTCTTCCAGAATCGAGTATTACTTTAATTCTCTCAACAGTGGAGCTAACCTTAGAGAGGAGCGAGTTTTCATTGAACTTTTGACTCAGCAAAGAGAGCTTCTTAGAGATTGGAAGAAATATGTTGAACGGGTTCCTGACCAGACAATCGACCACAATATTAATATCAATGTAGTTAATGAGCAACTCACTGTTCTTAAGAGTATCGTTTTCGAAGTTCTTAAGGAACTTGACCCGACTTTGATTCCGGTTTTCGTTGAGAAGCTAAATTCTAAAATGGTAGATACACAGTACAACAATCAAAGATATTTGGACTATGTAGAGCCAGAGGTTAAAATTATCGATGTCAGTAACGATTAATACAACGGAAAATCAGGAAAGGTATGCGGATCTCACACTCAGGGATATTGAAAGTGCTGCTGCATTCTCATCTTGGCTGTCTCAACACTTAGTTACTTATGCTACTGGAACAGTAAGTAAAGAGCACTTGTTAATATTCCTTACATATATACAGGATCGTATTGACGAGACAGATTCGGCTGATGGCCTTATGTGGAAAAAAGCAATAGTCGATCTGAAAAGTAGATTAGGAGACGACAGTGGACTTTAAGAAGGAACTTATAGCGCTAAAGACAGAGCTTCCAAACCTCGGAATCCCCGAAGGTAAGGAGGCTATTGCTGTTAGTGTCTATAACATCTACAAACATCACGGTGTCTCTCCAACTGAGGAGATCATCCGTTTTGCAATGGACGTAAAGCTTCCTCCAAAGAATCACAACGATTACTACTATTTAGCCACAGTCGCTTATCTCAGAAATAATGGAATTAAAAAAGTCGCATATCCGTTAGGACATGGGGCTTTGAGCGAAGATTTAGAAGAAGAGTTTGATCTGGAGAAATGGTCAGGACTCGTACATAAAATTTACGAAGCAGTTCAAAGCGGAGATATGTCTTATAGTTTTGCACTGGATTACTACTCTGGAGAACTCGATACTTCTCGACAAGAAGGCCATAAGTTTAAGGAGTGGGTTAAGTACTATAAGAATGGTGAGCATCTTAAGTATGACATTAGAGCAAGCAGGAGCAACGAAATGGAAAAAAAAGCAGATTTCCAATTTCCATTAAGCGGTTCAGGATTCTATCCGGCAGAGACCAAGCAGGTCTCTAAAGAGCGCGTGGAAGTTGATAACAAGAAAGGCGATTTCGAAGAGTGGAAAAGCAAACTCTACGTTGCTATCAGAAGACTTGATAAGCTAATCAGACAGGGCGATCCACATATGAATTCAGATATTCATGCGGACCTCGCAGACCTTCTGCATGCTTTTGATATGGAAGTTAGAAAGGTAAGGCTTGCCTCTACTGCATCTGACCTTACCAAAAGAGCTGCTTTGGCTTTCAAAACTAAAGGTCTCAACGAACATGCAGATACTCTATATGCGTTAGCACAAGAGACTCCGCTTCCGCCAGAGATTGATGCAGCCCCAGATGATATTCTTGGAGACGAGCCACTTGGTGGCGGTTTGACCGAGGAGCCTGAGGTTCCTGGCGCAGAGGGTGAAATCCCTGGCGCAGCGCCAGAAAGTATTGGGGCAGGTACACCCGTTGGAACAGCGCTGAAAGGAGGAACGGGACCTAAGCCTGGAGAGTACGAAGCTCTTAGCGGAGACATCACTCTCGATCAGGCATCTCGAAAGCTTGAAGAGATTGCAGGAAGACTTGCGGACAGACGAGTTATCCGTTTGCTTGCGGAGTTCGATATCATGCTTGATCAGCTTGGCGTGGCTCCAATGTTTCCCGAGCTTCCGGAAGCCCAGAGCAAGCTCATTGATAGTTACTCTTATGCATTAACTCGTGTCACCAAGATGCTTGGTATGCTTTCTTCAGGGAAAAGTCTTTCGGAAATTGCTGACGCAAAAGAAACTGAGATTCAGAAGGGCGTAGACAAGGACACTGCGAAGACATTCAATGCTGGCGCAGAAGAGGACGCACCAAAGGGAACTGAGGCTATTGCTGACGAATTTGGCGCTACAACAGAACTTCCGCCGGAGCCAGGACAGGACGCTCCACAGCCGGCAGAAGCACCTCCTATTGACGAAGAGGTATAAGTAAATGAACTTGGGAGAAACCCTATCATTAGTTGCACAGATTGCCGAAAGGTATTTGGTCGATAAGCCCTACATTGTTGGTGGCTTACCAAGAGACGTGTATCTGAAAAAGGAGATCAAGACAACTGATGTTGATTTGACAACTAATTCTCCCGATGTCTTAAGGCTCGGCATCCTCGTGGCTAACGAAATGAATGCCACTTTCGAGCTATCAGATGATGGGCATTTGACCGCATTCACAGATTCTTTTGATCTTGATTTCTCAAGTAACTTTATCTCTGAAGGCGTAGTTGAATACCTTGGTGATAAGCATCAAGAATATCACGAAGCATACAGTAGAGACTTCACGATCAATACCCTGCATCAGGATCTATTGACCAGAGAAATTGTAGATCCGACAGGGCAAGGTTTTGAAGACATCAAAAATAAGATCATCAGAACTCCTGTACCTCCACACATCACACTGGAAGATGATCCGAGGAGGATCTATCGTGCAGTGAATCTTGCTGCAAGATATGGATACAGAATTGATCCTACGATTGTTGAGTTCGTTCTTGAAAACCCAGAAATCTTTTCTTCAGAGAATGTAAAAGACAAGTACATCTCTGTTAAAATTGCGAAGGCACTCAAAGAAGATGCTGAGCTAACCCTTCACTTGTTAAGGGAGCTTGATCTTTTGAAGAATGTACCATTAAGTGGCTACTTCAAAGATGTGCTTATCTCTAAAAAACTTCTTGTTGAATACTTGGGCGAGGAAAAAGATGATTAAGAACGCAGGATATCTTGCCTCTTCTTGGGAAGAATATTCCGAACAAGGCCCGGCATTTAAAGAGATTGAGGTTTGGTGGAAAAATAATTGGCAGAAAGTTCCTGGCAGTCAAGGTCCGGATTACAATAGCTGGACAGACTGGTATGTAACGAAGTATTATGGAGAGTGGGGAGGAATACACCGTGGGCCCGAAGAAGCCTTAAAGGTTATGCAGGGGGAGCAGGGAGCGCCTAAAGCTGGGATTACTCCGGGCTCCGTATCTCAAAGAGGCAGAGGAATTGGTGAGCGCCTCAAAGGCGTAAAACAAATGTTTAACGGCAAATTACCAAGAGGGCAATTCCCTGGCAAAAACAACGGAATTAACTTCGGAGATTTAAGCGACGAAACTCAGGAATTTCTCAAAACAATTACCGAAGTTGCGAAAGAGCTTGGCGTTCAGAAACCATTCGTTACAAGCGGATACAGAAGTCCATCTGCTCAAGCAAGAGTTATGGCAAATAACTGGAAAAAGAAAGGCGGGTCCGCGCCTCTTTCACCGAGAGAGCTTGAGCTTCTTGGTGCTTCATTATCTCAGAAGCTTTCAGCAGGATTGGATGGAAGGCCGATCACAAAAGGCGCAGTTTACCTTTACAATCTATATCAAATAAAGCCTTTTGCATTATTTGTTAACAACACCCTACATGATTACGGTGTGAACAGAGAAAGTAAAGGCATAGTTGCAGACTGGATTCAGGCAAATGTTCCATTGCGTTCGCATATGGGGCAGCCTGCTACTTCTGTTGACCTAAGGTTAACACAAGATATTAAAAAAGTTCTCGATGTCGTAACACAGTCTGGGGAATTTACTTTGGGAGTCCTATTCGAGGGCGATCATTATCACGTAAGAGTCAAGGAAATGGCTTAAACATACTAATATTCATTGCTTTTTTTGGAACAATCGATGAAAGAAACTATTATAAACAAATTAGATGACGAACCGGTGACTATAGATCTTGAGGAAGAAGATGAAGAAGAAGAGCTTGATGTCAAAACTCAAGCTGAGGAATCTTCTAATATTCCTATAGATGGTAGTCCAGTGTATCCGCACATATATGTTGGCAATTCAGGTATTCCTGACATGGTCGATTATGATGAGAGCGGATACAGGGGAGATAATTATATGATTTGGCATGATATTTTTCCAGATATTTCTGCCGGCAGCATTCATGGGTAAGGAGTTTTACACAATGTCAAAAAACGTAGTCACAGAATACACAGAAGATACAGAGTTTTTCAAGTCTTCCCAATGGGCAGGAGACTTGGTTGAGTTTTCTGAAGAAACAAGTGTAGAGGATGGCATGACACCTCCAGATAATGGTGTCGCACAATTCGAAACAATAGTGGAATTTGATGAGGAAGAAGCTGATCTCCTTGAAGATATGGAGTCTTCTTTGTCTCAGTCTGTAGAGGGCAATGAAGTTGGCGAGCCAACAGTTGTTGAATTCTCAGAGGAACTTCCAGGCGCAGTAGAAGAGATGGAAGAAGAGGAAGTATCCTCAGCAGCAGACGCAGTTAGAATGCTTCCAGGCTCAAGCATCAGTCTCGCAGATGACGAGGAAGATAAAGTAGAGGAGGTAGATGATACCCCTGGTACTTGGAGAGATGACGGAGATGTCAGAGATTTCTCAAATTATCTTCAGGATGCCTACAACAGTCCTCCGCAGCACCAGGGCGAAATGCTTGGATGCGAAAGAGTGATCAATTACTACAAGGGCCTCGACAAAGAAATCTCCAAGGCCCTATCTCTTGATAAGGATCATATCTTAGATGTTGGTGAGCTTGATGGAGTTAGGGTTAACATGATGAATGATATGTTAACTTTGAAGCAGCACATTAAGAAGCTTCAGAGAGGCATCAGAGAGCAGCACGGAAAGAAAGCTGCTGATGGCACTACTATGAAGATCGCAGGAAGCGATGTGGAATTATCAAAAGAAGCCACAGTTGCAAGACCGCAGCTTATGATGACTGCTTTTGAAAGAGCAATTACCGGAATGGTTGTTAACGCAGTTGTATCTTCTGGAAAATCTTTTGAAGATGTGTATGACATTCTTAAGAATAAGTATGCATTTACAGACAGAGAGGAACTTGCATTAATGCAGTTGTTCGCTGATATGGGATATCAGGTTTTCAAAGATAGGGGTTCTTATGGAAAAGAATCTTCTGAAGTTGATTTCATGAGAAGCTATTTCGCATAAGGAGAATGGAATGAGTAAAATTACAAGACAAGATGGAGTCACCGAGCAATACGGTGTCATGCAGGACTGGCTAGTTCTCTTTGCTCATGAGCTTGAGAAGAAGGGTTATTTAGAAAACCTAAAGCCTATTTCTCGCAGAAAGCATTTTCACTCAATTGAAGAAAAGATGGCGGACATCAAGGAAAGAATTGGCTTTGATGTCGTCAGCAAGCTTACGGAAGAACTCGAAGACATCAGCAAAGAAGCTCAGACAAAAACCGCATGTGGATGCGGTGGCTCTTGCTGCGAAGTCAAAACAGCAAATTATGAACATCCTGAAAGGGATGTGAAAAGGATGCGCAATATTCTTAGCTACATCAATGATATGGCTAAATCAGAATCTCACTTAAGTGCTACCGCAATTCTGTCAAAATGTAGAGACGCGGAAGGACTTGGGTTCAATAGTCTTCGCATTGATGAAGGAAAGCTTAAGGGCTATGTTGACGACTTACTTTCAAAGTATAGCGATGATTTGGATGAGGACATTAGGTATGAGAAGAGAGAGATAGAGCCAGTATCTTCTAACACTGGTCTCGATCAGGCAGATTACTACAGTCATGCGCGTCCAGATTCCTTTTAAGGAGGGCGGATGAAAAAATCTAATCAAGACGCGAACAAACAACTTGAGGACCTATTCTTTGACGTAAAGAACAGCTTCTTGGATTATGATCCCGCGTACTTTATTCAAAACAATTTAACACTCGATGGTGAGCCATTCTCCGTATTGGATAATGGCTGGAAGTTTATGTCGGATATCTATAGGTATATCGCATTGCAAGCCACCAGAGAGTCTGGTAAGCCCGTTGTAATTTGCAAAGGGCGACAGGTCGGTGCTACTGTCATGGCAGGAGCATTGGATTTATACTTTACGAACAGCGGCCTCTTTACGTCGCCTCCGGTTAAGGTAGCACACCTCTTTCCGGCTATTGCACTTGTAAAGAGATTCTCTCAGGATAAACTTGAGAATATGATTCGTTCTGCCAAGGATGACTTCATTAACAAAAACAAGCTTATCCACACAGAGCCTAACGCTGTAGACAACATTACAATGAAGCAGTTCAACACAGGGACACTTTGGATCGAAAGCATCGGTGCAGATGGTGACCGTGTTCGTGGTATGTCACTTGATGTGGCGTTCTTTGACGAAGTCCAAGATATGCCGGGAACCGCTATTGGTAACGTTACTAAGACACTCACTGCTTCTAAGTACGGACAGGTCGGTAAGGGCGTACAGATTTACTTTGGAACGCCAAAAGAAAGAGGCTCTTATTTCAATCAAATTTGGGAGCAGTCCGACAAAAGATACTATCAGCTTGGATGCTCCAACTGTAAAGAGAATTATTTCTTTTACCATTCTGATGCACCTGATCTGTGGAGAGATATCTGGGTTGACGATCATAATGTGAAATGCCCGGAATGTGGACATAAGGAACATAAGATTGATGCAATTGAAAATGGAAGATGGGTAGCTACAAGAGATCCTAAGACTGCAAAGTATACAGGTTTTCATATCAATCAGCTTTACATTCCATATTTTAAAAAGCAAAACATCTTAGATCTAATGCCAGAGTTCAATCCAACTCAGTCAGAAAGAATTTGGAATAATGAGGTTATCGGAGAGTTCTACTCTGGCTCCGGCATGCCTTTAACCAGACAGGACATTATTGATAACTGTATCGATATGGACAGAAGCTTCTCAAGAAGGGTTTCTGCTCGCGACAAAACAACATATCTTGGGGTTGACTGGGGTGGCAAGGTAGATATGGACAACGTTGATCGTGGTCAATCATACTCTTGTGTCGCAGTTCTTTCTGCAACGCCTGATGGAACGCTTTATGTAGAACATGCTCATAAGCTTAGAAGCCAATCTTTTAATTACAAAAAAGAAACCATCATTGAGTGCTATAGAAGATTCGGAATTACAAGGGGAGTTAGCGATTGGTTCTTTGGACAGGACGTAGTTCATGATCTTCAGATGATCTATAGAGATAGGTTCCTTGGAGCCCAGGGTTCTGGCGCTTTGATTAAGCCTATTAAGTATAGAGAAGATGAGCTTATCATATCTTATAACAAGGATTTGCTTATTGAGGAATTGTTTGATA